TCCCAGTATGAACATCGTCCAAATACCTGTCGTATCTGAGTTCCCAACTCTCCAATGGCTCGTCCTTGTGCCTCCTGTAGAACTCCATCATCCAATCCTTGGTGAGGTATATCCTGTCGAATTCCCTCCAATCAGCGCCGAAATACTGCGTAGGGGTGAAGTAGAATCCCTTTTTCTCGATGTAGTCCAGTTTGTCCTCAAGTTCCCGACAATCCTTCCAAAACTCCATTGTCTTTACGATTTCGGGTCCTTGTGTGTATCCGGGTTGTCCCCATCCACCAATGTCTCCATATTGTCCACCGTGCAGAACATAGTATCGGTCAACCCGAATGTCATCGAACACTTCGCCAGCAATCCCAGCAAATGGGACGATTGCCGTGGTGGCGACTGCGCCAAATATGAATTCCCGTCTTGTCATGCCGTCCATTTGTAGTTCTCCTGTTCTTGTATCCAATTATACTACTTGATATCAGAAATTGTAAATAGACATATACAACGCAAATTGGGGAACCAAAACATGAAGAAACTGGGAATAACGAAGGAGCAATTCGAGGAATCTGCCGAACTGAAGAAACAATATGGCAATCTGGCGTATGTAAACGAATCGGGAAGCCTCTACAAGACAGACAAGGGGAAGATTCTGAAGTTCGTCAAGGAAGCCAGGGAATATGTGAACGACGACAGCATCGAGTCTGACACCGCAGACGAATTCATCATATTCGACGATCCAGACATCTTCAAGAAGATTGCCAATGTGCAGAAGAAGGAAGGCGAGAAGATTCAGGATGAGGTCAAGGACGGAGATGTAAAGCCAAAGGAAGTCGCCAAGGCAGCATCCGCGGCCGCAGCAACTGCCGGAGCCATAGGCCAAATCGGGTCGGCTGCCATAAACACGGCCGGCAACATAGCCACATCGAAGACAGGGCTGGGAATCGCAGCGGCGATTGGATACAAGAAGGTTCTGGACAAGGCTGGCGAGATTGGGGCCAAGATAGGCGACCAGGTTGGACAAAACATCTCTGATTTGCTGTATGGAGACGAGATGGCAGAGCTCGACAAGAAGGGTGAGGAGATAAGGCAGCAGTCGAACGCAATAGACGACGACTACAACGCCTACGCCAAGAAGACCAATCTGGCGTTGAAGGGGCAACCAGGGTCTGGAAAGGACATCTTCAAGGACAAGCGGGCGTGGAACTACGCAACTGCACTTCAGAGCGGCAGAAAGGTAGACGATGGAAGGGGCAACGCGATATCCCCAGAGAAGATGAAGGGGTGGCTCAAGGACAACGGCTACCAGATCAGGGACGATGGAATTGTGCAGAAGATAGACGCCAAGGGAGCAACGACTGCGGCTGCCGGGGCAGCTGGCGCCGCAGCAACCGCCGGCTCAACCACAGGGGCAAGTGGTGCTGCAGCAGGTGGGTGGTCCTTGTTCGGAATGTCGGCAGCCACAGTTGGATGGATTCTGGCTGGGGTTGCGGCCGCAGCAATCATCACCCCATACATCTACGACAAGGTGAGGGCATGTACGAAGACCTGGATGGCTGACATCATCGCAGAGGTGAAGTTCAAGGCAGATGGCAAGAACTACCGTTGCTTCTACGACCTCAAGAAGAACAAGTGGGTTTTGACCTACGCTGATGTGAAGTGGTCGTCGTACCTGGACAACAAGCTGGACAAGGAAACAATAGACGAGTTCTTCGCGTCCAAGTTCTTCAAGCAGTTCTTGGACAAGTGCAAAAAGACATTCGCATTCCTGTTCTCCACTGGCAGAAACGAAGTCGTGTTCAAGGCCCTGCCCGAAATCAAGGACGCACCAAAGGAACTGAAGTCCATCTTGGAGAAGATCTACGACAACAAGGGCGCAATCTCCAAGAACATGTTCTCTGGCAACTACGAGGATTGAAGATTGGTGTAGAGGCGGTGGAACTCAAGCAACCACTCCTTTGTCAGGTATATCCTGCCAACTCGCCTCCATCTCAATCCATCGTTCCTCAATTCCTCCAGATACTGACCACTTGATCCCAACCAAGATGTGCGTTCGTCCAACACGCCATCCTGATCGTACTTGTCCAGCATGTCAATTAGCTCATCCTTGACTGTGGAAGCTGCCAATGGCAATGGAATATGATTGGGGCTGTTGCTCTTCAGGACATAGAAACTGTCGTATCTCAGAAAACTCATGTCAATCAACCCTCCAACCAATCGTTCTCGATTGCGTAGAACCCGAATAGGGAGATAAGCGAGAACACAGACCACAGAATCCAGAATATCAGAACAGCATGGCTGGTCGTCAAGTACTTCCTGTATTCCTCCACTGGCATTGACACAAGCAATATGCCTTGACCAACCAGGTCGTTGGACTTCGCCTCCCCGAACAATGTGGCGTTGAAGGTCTTGGGAACCACGGTGACGACATCCCTCTTGTGATAGCCAGTTGAGTGCTTGCTTGTCTCCTTTGGCATTCCACCATAGTCGAACTTGCCATAGTCGAACTGAACGCCACAATATGTCACGGTGGGGGAATGTTCACTTGACCGCCCGACCGTGTCCCAACTCCAATATGTCTCTGTGCGATACCTTCTGTGGGAGCGACCCTTGCTGTCGGTCACGGTATATGCCACTCGCCTGGTGTGCATTTGGTACTTCTGATGGGCAACCCCCACATACAACCACTCGCCATCCAGATGTTCGTTCTTCACTGGCTTGTCTGCAACCAATGTGCCATGTGCGAACACATTCCCAACATCAGTGGAGATGGCATGCTTGAACTCGTCGTCAGAATTCAGAGCCACCGCTTGGTTGTATTTGAGTTTGGAGTCGTTGACATTCTGCTCTATGGAGCCAGACGCAAAGAAGCCAATGGTGAACAGACCACCGAGTATGAGAATGGAGAAGATGAGTTCCCTGAGAGTCAAATCCCAACCATTGCCATCAATCAGAACGATTGGGGATTTGGCATCTTTGGGCAGAGGTCTATATCCCCAACCCTTCCTCTCCCATTTCTTGTCCCATATTCGGCGCCTCATTACATTGGCCTCCCAATTATGCGTGGATCAAAACAGATCGAGGGGCTTCGTGTCCTTGACATGCTCCTCAGCCTCGTAGTACTTGAAGTCCTTGGGTAAGTAGCCGGTGATTGAGAGGAACATCGAGGTCGGGAACTTCCTGCAGTGGTAGGAGTAGTTGCGCACAGTCTCGTTGTACGCCACCTTGTACTGAGCCAGATGGTTCTCAGTTATTGCGATCTCGGTCATGAGCTGTTTGTAGTTCTCCTGGGACTTGAGGTCAGGATACCGCTCCTCGACCCTGGAGAACGCGGCGATGCACTGCTTCGCCTCTGTCCCGCTCATGTTCTTGCCCCTTGCCTCAATCACCTTGACGAGGGTCTGATACTCATGCTCGTCGTACTTCTTGACGCAAGCCGCCAATTCATGGAGCTTGTTGAACCGATTGGAGAGCTGAACGTCAATGCCAGACTTGGCCGTATTGACCTGCTCCTCCAGGTTGATTGCCCCATTTCGAGACGACATGACCATGCACAGAGCGATAAGCCCCACTCCAACGATGGCCGCGAATGTGATTAATGTTGCTTTCATGTGTATTGTTCCTTTGTTGTTATCTTTGTTGTTATATGTCAAATCATGTTGCCGAACATCTGCACCATCAATTCCATGTGGCAGACAACCGTGAACAAGTCTGCCTTCAGGTCTGTGATGCCCTTCTTCTCAATCAAGTCAGAGATGTCTCCCCGCATGTGGTTGTAGAAGTCCAGAACCATCTTTGACTCCTCCCTCGTGATTTCCAGTGTCTTGAACCTGGAGAGGAACAATGTCCAGAACAACCTCTGCTTCGAAAGGGGCGTGTCGTTCAATGCATCTGGATATTCGTGGAACGCGGCATATATCCGATTGATGGTTTCGTGTATCCTGTCCACATCCCATACACTCGGTTCCTCAATCCCAAGCATGTTGGTGGATGCCCAGAGAAGAACAATCCATTCCTGCATTCGCTTGAATTGGAAGTACATTATTGGGTGGAGCGCGATAGCCAACAGACGTTTCATTTCAATTCTCCCCCTTCTTGTATTCCCTGATGATGTTGCCAATTTCGAACAGACGCTCAAGACTTTCCTTCCCACCTGGGTAGATTATGTTCGTTGACCGCCCATCCATTTGGAAATACGAACCATCAGAAATGGTTACATCCCTTGACAGAACCTTCGCTATCTTGTCTATGCACTCTTCTGCTGTCATGTTCGATTCTCTTTCTTTGTTGTCACAAATACACTTGTCTCCTCATTTCAACCTTCTGTCAGGGCGTCGAGAACACCAGCTTCTCGCAGACATAGATGTTGGAGCCGTAGATGTCTCGCATCCTCTCCAGAAGTGCGATACACTCGTCGATTGTCATTCTCGTAGGCATTGTAGTTTTCCTCCTTTACTTTGCGTTGTTCTCCAGAATCTTGAAGCAGGGGCAGTTGTTCGCCGTGTCCATCTTCCTGAATGGGGCGCAATCCTCAAGCCAAAACTTGTGAAAGTCGAAGTCGGGCGCCAGGAAGTTGAACCTCTTGAAGCCAGGCATATGTTCACAGAAGGAACAGAGGCAAGCCTCGCCAAATGTGTTGATATACAGCGAGATACGTCCACCTTCGCAGGGCTCCATGTACTTCACCAGGTCGTTCCGACCCCTGGCCTTGTAGTATTCTGAGACCAATCCACACGAGCAGGAGTCGAAGCCAAAACCAATCCCAATCTTCTCGCACTTGGTGATAACCTTGTCAAGGGTCTCTATGGACAATGTGCAGGGGAGCTTGCTTGCCCTACCAACGGGCTTGCACCGAAGGAACACGATGTTGCGCAGACCCGGAACCTTGCCAGACTCAATGTCCCCAAGCACCTCCTCCACGAAGGGCAGGTTGGAGTCCGAGAGGATGATGTGCATGTTGCAGAAGTCCTTGGACCGCTCGTTGAACCTCTTGATGGTATTGTAGCAGAGGTTCTTGTCCGTCTCGTAGACAGAGACAGCGATTCGACCACAATACTTGAGCGTAGCCTCAAAGATTTCGTCGTTGAGGTCGGCCCCAGAAAGGGTGTAGTTGGGGACGATGCCCATGTCCTCACGAAGCCAACGAAGCATCTCCACGAAGTCGGGGTTGGTCTGGACGCCTGTGATTCCAAGCGCAATCTGAGAGAGGTTTCTGGGGAACTTGCCAACCACCTTCTTGAAGGTCTCAAGGCTCATGTTGGTTGCGGGCTTGTCCGTGTTGTTCTTGTAGCAGAACTTGCAGGACGCACCACCCACCTTGGGGCAGCCATTTATGCTCACCTCAAGATCAAGTATCTCATTTCCGAGTGGACACCAACTGGGGTCGTCCTCTACTGTCCTTCCCATCCTGGCGTTGAACCCTGTGGTCTTGTTGAAGATTTGGGTATACGAGCCATCACGGTTGATGACGAACTTGTGGGTTGTCGTATCGACAACCAGCCAATTCTGCGTCACGCCATCGACCTCAATGGCATATTCGTACTTCTTCGCGCCATCCTTGAAGGCTGTCTTGTTGAGTCCCATGAACGCCTTGGGGTCGGGGGCACATCCCCCCTTGATGCACTGGGAGACATAGATGCCAAGCGCGACCTCGGCAATCTCCTTTGGCTCGGAGACAAGACGAAGGTTCACTGTCTTGACCATTGGTTTCTGAGCTTCTGTATCCATTTCAATTTCCCTTCTTTTCTGCTTCCACGAGCTCCATCCACGCGTTGGCAGTGGCGTAGCAGTGTTCAAGCTTCTTCACAGTGTCCACGAAGTCCTTCATCGCGTTCTTGAACACCTTGTCGCCACTACCATATCCAGATCTGAGGACGCCGAGGATGTTCGCAGTGTGCTGGTCAAGTTCCTTCTCGTATTCCTTGTACGCCTTCTGGATGACCTTGGTCGTGGACTTCCGCGCCTTGGGATTTGCGTCCCAGACCTTGCGGGCAATAACCCGAGACCGCTTCATGTACTTCGGCTCAACCTTGGTTGTGTTGTTCGTGCCCTTCATTTCAGTTCTCCTTTGGATTTCGCCTATATTATAGCATATTTGACTGCTGTTTGTCAATGGGGTTGCGAAGCAAAACCATTGTTGTTATCAATGGGGTTCTGCTACGCAGAAACCATTGTTGTTATCAATGGGGTTTGCTTGTCTTTTCTGCTATCTTGACAACCTCCTGTATCACAGATGCGTCTATGTTGGTTTTTCGCCTTTCGGACAGCCCAAGCCACATTTCTATGGTATAGTCGTAGTCGTAGATGAGGGACTCAACAAACCTGACATAGTATCCAGCAATGGACAAGTCGAACAAGATCGAAGCAAAGTCCTCCGGGGAATATCTATAGCTAGGATAATACCCACAAAGCGAGTCATCTTCTCCATATTCTCCACGCGCCCAGATGGAGAATTGCAGATTCGTCAATGGGGGTTGATTGTACATCTTCTCCCGAAGATTGTTTACGATTGTCCTTGCTTGCTTCATTCTGTCTCCCAACACCACATATTATATCATATTATGGGTAGTTCTGTCAATGTGGGTTGTTGAAGCATCTTGCGAAACTGTCGAGAACATCCTCGTCTATGTTGGTGTGCCCCTCTCCACCCTGGACAAGCACTATGGTGATGTCTATGATGTTTATGCTGGACATTGGACTCCATTTCTCGTCAATTGCGGCAATGCACTTGGACTTGAGGGACTCGTCAAACAGAATCCCGAGAAGGGTGTCCCCGTCCATGATGTTATAGGCAATGTCAGCCTCGTCAACCATCATCGACCCGGAATTGAGCCTGCTCCCAATCTCACGTTCAATTATGTTGAACCTAACTGGAATATCATATTCCCGAACCCTTTCGGGAAGGGACTTGAGATACCAATACCAACCTTTGCTTCCATCCAATATCATAACATCCTCGTCATGTGTATAGTGACAACCCTGAAGATGCTTTCACTTCCGATGCTGGAGTTCTGTGCCTCTTCGGTGATTCCCTCAGAAATCTCCCAACCCGAAATGTCCAGGTCGAACATCTTGACGCACAAATCTTCGTACTTCCACGCAATCTCAGTTTCGCACACCACGAATGTTGAGCCATCATATCTTGCGGGAACCTTGACAATCTTGTACAGGGTTGGGATCTCAGAATCCCAATACCTCTCCTTGATCATGTCAAGAAACTCTGCCATTGATGGTGGGAAATTCATCGCCTGGGTCTCCTTCGTCTCGTTATGGTTTTCTGAACAGGGTTATCGTAACCAGAATGAATGCCTTCGTCTCGTTTAGCGCGACATCAAGGCACTCCATTGAATCTTCAATGTTCGTGACTTCCCAACCAGACACATCAAGGTCAAACAACCTCACGCAGAGGTCTTCGTATTCCGTCACAAGTTCCTGTTTATCGAAAAGGAAGTTGAATCCCTTGTCTCCAGACTGAAGCACCAACCTGTACATGCTGATTGGCTTGTCAGGGTCGTCCTCGTACTTCGCCTTGATTCCATCAAGCAGCTCTGGAACAATGTACTTCATCTTACCTCTTCGGCCTCCTTTCCTTCGCCATCTTGGAACTGCCCTTGAAGTCTGGATGCTTCTTCTTCCACTCCACATACTTGTGGAACTTGGGGTCAGCAAGCAGAAGCTCCTTCGTGTTCAACCTGTCCTTCAGCTCCTGGTTGGAGTACAAGGCGTGGATTTGCGAATGGCACTCCTCGCATATCCACAGGAAATTGCCCTCGTCGGTCTTGAGGTACTTGTTCTTGTGCCTGGAAACCTGCTGCGGCACAAGGTGGTGCAGAGTTTGATTACACTCGCAACCACATATCTCGCATATGCCAGTTCTATCGCCCATGTCACTCCTCCAACTTCATCACCGACTGGGACATCACGCCCCAATTGTGTCCGGTCACTTTCATGATGCGTCCCTTGATTTCCTTGATGGTGCCTTTCGCCAACATCACCTTGCTTCCATAGCCCGCGACCTTCTTGATGTAGACCACCTTGTCGCCGACCTTGACTTCCTTGTTGAATGCGTCAGTCATTTACCTTGTCCTCCAATTTCCACTGCACATATGTTCAATTTCGCCAGTTCCTCCATGAACTCCACATCTATGTTGGTCTGACCGTCAATTGAGGGCTGAAGGTAGATCGTCAAGTAGGGTGGTTCCCCAAAGGGGTAATATGCCACCATGTCACAAACAACATATGCCAGGGACATTTCGTGCATCTTCGCCATGAGGGAGTCGACATTGGTTGTTCTGAAGCCAATCTTGGCGTCCCAACACAACTCCACCCGGTGGAAGTCTTTGAAGGATATGTACTTGCCCAGCAACTCGATGATTTCCTCAGATGTCTTCATCGACAAACCTCACTTTCCAAAGCAGTTCCAACATCTCCGAATCCAGGTTCGTGTATTCCATGAACTGCTCGTCAGAACCAAGCAAGTATATATGCACCTCCGCCCCCGGAGTGGAATGGGCTTTGCCGAACCAACCACGCATGTTCAATATCCTATGGGTCAAGGACTTGTCCATCAGAAACGCAAGCAAGTCGCCCTTCGCAGAACCCCCTCGGAATACCTTTCTCAAGGCAGAATACCTCTCAAGGGGGTTCGTCTGAGAATAGACATCCACCTCGAAGACTGGAATCACCTTGCTTGACGACACCAGGTCGTTCAAGCTGGCGATTATCTTCTTTCTAGTTGGCAGTTTCTTCATGAGACAACTATATTATAGCACAGAATCGTTTTGGTTGTCAAGTGGGTCCTGGAATCTGAGTTTGGACACGATGTCGATGAAGTCCCCATCTATGTTGGTGGAATGGTCTTCAGTTGGAACGAAGTGCATATACAGCACTGAAAGGTAGTCGAATCCAACATTCAAGTAGTAGTCAGCGTGGGTGAAGTTGTACGACTTCAACGACAAGTCCATCAGCCCAGTGAGCATTTCGTCTACCGAGGTGATTGCCGAAGAGTGATGCCATGTGGTCATATCCACCCCAGGGTACGCCACCTTGAGGTACACTGCGTCAAACTCTATATTGGAGTCCACTATTTCACGAAGTTTGACGAATTTACCCATGTGTTGATCATCCCTTGAAGGGTAGTTTTGAGATTGCGTCCATCACATCTACGTCTATGTTCGTGACTGAACCATTGGTCTCCACAAGTGTGATGATCAGAATCTGATCCTCCAGTATGGAGTCGACATCCGCGATTGAGCATGTCAAGGATAAGCCCATCAACTTGCACAAAAGGTCGTCAGTGTTGCTGAAGCCGTCGGTGAACTTCAATGTAAAACCATTGGAGGACATCACACTGGTACACGCCATCACAAACCCCCTCTTGGTGCAGCTCAGGCAGGATTCGATGTCAGATAGAATCGCACCCTTCTCCATTGGGGTATATAGTTTGGCCTTCACATCGTCCATCGCAAAGCCCACCATGATGCGCAGCCCCTTATTCACTTCCTCTTTATGTATTCCCACCTATACGCAATCCAGCACATGCCAGGCAATACGAAGAGGAGCAATGCCATTATAGTGCCTACACAGCAGCCAGCCACCCCACATTGGAACAACATGACTATGCCAAACCCAAACAAGCCAAAAAACAATGTCATCCCAAGTATCATCAAAAATGAATACACGGTCGCCAATACGAGGTATAAGAATTTGCCACTATTGGATTTTTCAGAAAGCGCATCCTTGAAGTACGATATTCCAATGGCAAACCCAATGTCGCAGAAAATCCTGTTCCAGAATCCCCTTTTCGCCACATCCTCCTTGTGGAGTTTTTCGTCAAGTTCAAAGTCGTAGCTGGAATATGTCTCGTATCCGTGATCCACAAGCCAGGACTCGTGTCTGTCCATTTCGTCATTGTATTCACGCATTCTCTTGGCGGCAATCCAAGCCGAGATTGCTGGTGCAATGGATGGAACTATCATATGTCTACCCCCTTACTTGCCAAGCAAATACTTCTTGATGAAGCTCTTCTTGGTCTCCTCGTCGAACTGCGTCAGCTTGTCGAAGTACGCCATGAACAGTTCCTCCTTGGAGTCGAACCCGGTCTTCTCGAAGAAGTAGTCTAGACCCTCCTGGTTGAACAGCCTTTCCACGAACAGGGCAAGGCGAGCATTGAACTTCGCGGAGTTGCCAACCACCTTGTTGATCTCTGCGAAGATCTGCTTGTGGCTCTTCTGAGTCTCGAACCATCGGCGTACGCGCATCTTGTCCTTCTCGGTGGCATTGTCGCACCACTTGAGAATCCAATCCTTGAACTCCTCTGCCTTGTCGTCGGCAAGAACTTCGTCAGTGTGGTCGTTGTCGAAGTCAGCATTCTCCATCTTGGAGTAGTCAAGGAGCTTGTTGCCAGGGATCTTCAGGTCCGCGATTGAGATGAGCATACCCGTGATCTTGGGGTACTTCTTCATCACAGAAGCCAGAACGCCCTTGTACTTGTTGTACCAGGAATCAGGAATCCCCTCGTCAACAAACTCTATGAAGCAAGCAATCTCAGTCCAGAGCCACACCGATGTGAACTCGTAGGCCTTGTAGAGGTTGGCGCGAGTGGGAGCCATTCCATTGAAGCAATCGAACTCCACATTCTCCTTCTTCAATGCGTCCCGAACATACCAAAGCATCCTCAACTTCGCCATGGCAATTGTACGCACATCGTAATTCAGGTTGGTGGTTTCCTCCCGAACATAGTCCCGATCGTTGTTCACAACCTCAGCGAACACAGACCTGTTGAAGTCCTTGCCATAGTAGCCGGTGAATATATCACGAATCTTCGTCCCCTTGGGGAGCTGCCTGACCTTTAGTTCCTTGCACATTGTAGTTTCTCCTTTCGTTGTGGTAAATCTCAAATCCAAGTAAACAGGAACACATAGTCCTTGTTCTCGGGGTTGGTCATCTCGTTCTTGACAGCCGTAAGGGCTTCAATGATGTATGACGCACCAGGACGCCAACCCTTGTTGTGCCAGGGGAATCCATAGTGGTATGCGCGGCCGCCATACACCTTCTCCACCTCCTTGTAGATGTCAACATTCTCCTTGCAGGAGGAGACATAGACCTTCTCCCACGGATCATCCGGATCCTTTGGCTTGTCCTCCACATACTTCCATGTGCCAGGCTTAAGATACTGCTTGTAAATCTCCTCAGCTTCAGATTTCTTGTCGCACGGCATGGACGCAACCTTCTTGTCCAGATTGACGAGAACTTCAATCGCCCTATTGACGCTCTCAGGGGTCACGACCATCGCCTGCTCGTCGTCGGAATAGGCGTTCTTGATGTAGTTGGCAAGCTCGGCGTCCTTGCCATCAATCTCCCCATCATTGGGCTTGACTAGCCTGTAGAGATAGTCTTCGCGGTCAAGGTCTCCAACGATGTCAATGTAGTCGGGGTTGTAGTCTTCAATCCAGAGACCATCCGAATCCCTTATAAACCGGGACTTGCCAGAGAGGAACACCTCCCGGCGAACCTTGCAGAATCCATATGAATTACCCATTGTCGTTTCTCCTTTGTTTGGTTTCCAACAACGCCTATATTATATCATATTTGGTGGTCAGATGTCAATAGACCTTTGGCATTCAAGCACAGAATGTTCCATGTGGAACATCATAACCCCAATGCATCTGACAACTTGCCAAGCCCCATCTGGTCAATGTAGTCCTTCACCGAGAGGATGGGGTGCTCCTTCTTCACACAACCATACTTGCAGTCGAAGTACGCGAACGCGAACCCGGAATAGGGCTTCCTTGATTCAGACGCAAACACCCACTTGGCGAAGTCCTTCTTCGTCATGCCAGAATGTTCCATGTGGAACAACATGTCTATCTCGTCCTTGGTGATCTCAAGTGAGGACACATAGGCATCGTACTTGCCCTTCACGAAGTCGAACGCTGCCTTGAACTTGGGGAAGTACGCAATGTACTCGGAAACCTCGCCAGCAAGGAGAATCTCAAGGACGCGCCTCCCCGACCAGTTCTGATTGTTAGCCATGTAGTGAAGCTGAACATATCGCGGAGACTTCACCTTGATTCGGTTGAAGTCCTTGTCGCAAACCACATAGCCCTCCTCGTCCTCAGGAAGTTCAGACGCGGCAGCAACGCACTGGTCTATGCTCGTTATTGGATACACCTTCGGCGTGTCGAACACCTTGGACAACTCGTGGTCGCCATAGAAGGTCTCCTGGAAGGTCAAGTTGTCCCGGACGCCCAAGAACCAAACCTTCGTCTCCTGCCACTGAACAACAACCTGATTATAGGGAGAGGTGAGCTCGAACATGTAGGTAAATCCAGGCTTGAACAACCTCGGAAAGTCCTCCTTGCCCAGTCCATAGAACTTCATGCCCTCCATGAACAGCTCCCCAAACGAATTGAATGGGCAATTGGATCCAACACTCTCAGGAAGATGGCACTTGCGGGCGTCAATCACTCCATTCGTGGATATCAGGAAATTGCCATCCAGGTTCACCACCTTCATAATCGAGCCATCGACCTTCTGCTCAACATATGCCGAAGACCAATCTATGTCCGCAGCATGGGGTTCGCCATAGTTGAAGAACTTGGTGAAGGGAAAGCACACGACCTCAAAGGTCTCGGCGTCCAATATCAGACCCCGACACTCCTTCACGATGTCAAGCGAGAAGTCAGCGTTGGTCTGGTCGTACTTGAACAGAACCAACTTGCGCCCGAACACCTCGTCGTGCGATATGGACAAGTTGAATGGCTCGGACGAAAGCAGACACTCCCAATCCGAGTTTTCCCGAATGAACTCCTGAACCTTCAACATTTCGATTCCCCTTGTGTACCTCAATACTTGCTGGGACGGCAAATCCAAGAGACGATGGCAATAGCAACAAGAACCATCACCCCAATGATGATGTAGTCTGCCGTAGTTGCGTGGTGGACGACTTCCGTGGTGGAAGTGCCATCGGCATTCTCATTTGTCCAAAAAGCGAGCAGATACGGCCAAACGACTTGATTCATGGTTTTACTCCTTTCATTTCTTTTCTTGATGCCTATATTATAGCATATTCGGAGTAGAAATGTCAATACCCCTTGGGTATTCTTGTCGACTATGTTGACACTCAATACCCCTTTCTTGGAGAATTGTGACCAAATTCCGTTGATTGTTCGCCATATTTGACGAATCATTTCACCTTGCCGCACCTACCAATCGTATCCACAATCTCGCGCATGTCAGCCCATATACCCTGGAACATCTTGAGCAATTTGGTTTTGGTGGCTCTGCTCAGATTAGAATATCCAACGGCATCCTGTGCGTCGAAAATGGCATCCTCGCACTTGTCGAAATTAGTTGCCACGACATAGTGCAGGTCGTTCAACTCCTTGTAGTATTTCGCCTTGTCAATCTTGGTACCGTTAGTCTGTTTCCTAGTTTTCGCCATAGTAGTTTGTCTCCTTCCTTTGATGTGACATATTATACAACAAATCTTTGTATAATTAAATTAAATTGAATAAACTTCGTAAGGAAATAGAGGCAAACAAGGAGTGAGAATGTGCTAAAATGAAGACGATAAAATGCAAAATAACTAATGACATAGATGTTTCTGAATATCTTAGGAAATATAATAGTGTTTTGCATATTGCATACAATCGTCTAAAAGATTCATATACACAATCAGATATAAAGAAATACATCAATCCAAGATTTGAAGGATTGAATTCGTTTATCATCCAAAACGCAATTGTATAGGCGTAGTCCCTATTTGATTCCAACAAAGCGAGAAAAATGGAATTTGAGAGGAACAATCCAAGCAAGAAATACAAAGAAATTGTTTTTGGTGGAAGACACAACTTGAAAAACTACATGAAGGGCCTCATTTCAAAAGAAGAATATCGAAGAAACAAATTGATACCGATGATGATTTCTGGCGAGACAAGACATAAAGGAAATAGACTTTTTGATTTGTAGGTTCAGAACAACAAAATTATATTTAAGCCAAAGAAAGGCATAAAAATTCTAATCGAGTTCATGTGCTCAAATAAGCAAAACGATGAACTAATGAGAATATAGGAATTATGCCTATAGAAAAAGTATTCAGTTGCGATTGGATTGAACAATGAATATGTGATGTTTTGCTTCGATGAAGTTAAATTGAATGGAAACAAATTCGCATATTCTGAATTAAAAGACAATAGAGTATTGGGAATTGATCAAAATCCAAATTATTTGGGTGTATCCATATTGGAATTTAATAAGAAGGATAAATTCAATGTAATTCACAAAGAGGTATTTGACTTATCCAATTTAACCAAGAAATCAAACTTGGCTGCCTCCCACAGGAAATCGAAATACTTGACTAATAAGAGAAAATTTGAAGTCATAAACTTGGCATATGAAATAGACAAATTAGTGAATGTGTGGAAAGTTGGAAAGGTTGTTGTAGAGGATTTGAATTTCAAATCAACATCAAATATGAAATCTCATTCTTTGAATAGATTGTGTAGGAATGTTTGGAATAGATGTTTGTTTGAAAACAAATTGAAGATGGTGTCAAAACTTCATGGATATGAGGTTGTTGAGATAAATCCTTGTTATACTTCGTAGATTGGTAATATTGTATATGGAAATGATACCACACCAGATATGGTGGCGTCTTCAATTGAAATTGGAAGACGAGGATATAGAAAATTTCAAAAGAATTGGTTCTATCCGAAATTCGATGGGAGTTTGAATCAAATAAACGAGCAATGGAAGCAAACGATATTTGATAATTCCATTAAAGATTGGGGGGAATTATTCAACCTAATAAAAAATTCTAAACTTAAATATAGAGTTTCTTTGGATTGTTGTAGAAACAATTTCAAAGTTTTTAGTCTAAATCATTCAAAGTCTCGTATAATTAGAATGTAGTTTAATGATTTTTAATGATTTAGATATTTAATTAAAGTAGGTCAACCACCCAAATAGGAGGACATAGACATGGACACGACTTCTGAGATTATGATGAGGCTTCTTGAAGACCTCTATTCCGACGACGAACACACCACATTGACAGCACCATATTCGAAATACTACGACTCGTTGGACGCAGAACAGTCCAAGATCGTCGTGTCGGGGGCAATCAAGCGGCTGTTGAACGAGAACAAGAACGCAAAGTGTCAGTTTGGGGAAGAAGATTTCACCTTGTCGGTAGAATGAGCTAATTGGTCAGAAATCAATTGATAATACTGGGATTTCCACCTTCCAATCATGTGGGTTGTTCTCCACCCTATCGGGGAAGTACTTCTCGTCTGTTGTTGGAAACAATACATGATCACGATACCACTTGACCTTCTCAGGATGCTCCCACAGGTCTTGAATCCAATGGACGAGCTTTGAATCTGAGTTCCTGATTGGATCGGACATTTGTTGCTCCAGTTCTTGCTTTGCATCTTCAGGCAATTCATTGTCCCCATACCTCTATTTCAGATACCTGTTGTAGGCATCTGGGGTCAGGAGAACCTGCATGGCTTCGTCTTCTGTATATTGCTTGTCCTATTGTTGATCCATGACAAGTATTTACAATGGAGCGGGAGGTTTTCGGGCTTCTACCGCACACCCCGATTTGCGACTTCCACCTTTCAGTGAAATGAACCAAGCTTACCGCTCCCGCATCGGTATGTGCTTTCTCGTTGCAACGATAAATCAATCAAATGTACTTGTTGTAAATTGCATCAACAAGTTCCTTGATGGTGATTTTATCTGAGGCGTAGATTGGCTCTCCATACTCATCTTCATCTTTTTCATATGAATATGACAAAACAATGTCAGCAACATCACCATCTTCAGGCGTTGGAATGTTCATGGAGTTCAAGTGTTCCCATGCCATTCTATAATATGTCCCATCGTCAAGCAGTTTTATTGAGTCAAAATCGCTTTTGATGTCGCCCCTTATCAGCTCAACAAGCCTGTCAAACTCGTCCTCAGTAAGATTCACGCCGTTTTCATAACTCTCACAAATTTTCTTCCACATCATCTTCTATACCTCATTGTAGAAGTCATTGCTGTGACTCCATAAAAGTATTTACTATAATTATACAAAAAATCCCGTCATAGGCCGACACCTATGACGGGAAATGGTACGCCCAGGGGGACTCAAACCCCCAACCTCATGGGTAGAAACCACGCTCTCTGTTCAATTGAGATATGGGCGCATTGTCAAATCGTATCTCACGCTCTAGACCCATGGTTCGGCGTCCCCATGGGAAGACTCGCGGCTTCGGTTGCTTTTCTCCATCCCATCTCGACTACTTCTTCCTCAACAACATCGCAACCAGTCTTTCGTCCCAGCACTTCATCCTTCATCGACCAACAACAATTATACGAAAACTCACGAACACAATGCACATCTTCCAAACGTCAATCCCTCCACCAACACATCGGCAATCTCGTTGTATTCGTCGACTGTTATGCCATACTTGTCCAATACCTTTTGGGTTGCCGACTTTGCCACAAACACCCTGTTCCCACAACCATACTTGGGCTTGTTGGCGAAATCAATGTCGTCCCCCTCGCCAAAGTCGTATTGGTCTGCCTTCTGACCCTTGATGGTGAACACTGGGCAATAGCAATTCCACTTCGACACCTTGATGTCGTAGAGTCCATCCTTGCTTCTTTCCAGTCTATATTCTCCAATGTCCATATAGTAGCCTTTGCTTGCTTCTCAATTCGCCTATATTATAGCATATTCAGGCATCGAATGTCAATAGACCTTATCATCTTTGTTGATACTCAATGCCCCCTGTGCATATACAACCACTCGCCACCCTTGAACAAATAGCCATCAAAGTCCTTCTCGTCGCACATCTGTGGTTGAACATCCTCCCAATCCTCACCCCTGTCCCGATGATATGCAACAGTTATTCCGGAAGCAGGATGTTCCCAAGAATGTTCAACCCCCTCTGGAATGTCAACCTCCCTGTCAACACTTGAACAATCTCCAAGGGCGATCAACTTCTCGACCTTTTCTGGATCATAATAGTTCTCCTTGAGCATTTCCCACATGTATTCAGGATATGCGTCGAAATGCACATAGATGCACTCTACCTTGCCATTTCCTCTGCTTATGCCAATATGTCCTGATGTAGCCATTGTTGTTCTCCTCTTTAGTCTGTGCAATCTCCTGGTTCAAAACTTCTTGGGTCGTGGGCTTCACCACCACAAAAAACCATTGCCTCCCCATTCAGCAACTCGCCCATCTGAATTGCGATTCCAAATGGCGAGACCTTCCCATCTGGATGGGACAAGAATACGGGTATGTTCCCATGCAGTTTGAGGAGCTTTTTGCAGCCCCTTACGAAGTCCTTTAGTCCAGTGTAACGTGGCATTACTCCAGTATAACGTGGCATTTGTTGTAGTTCCTTTCAACTATATTATACCACTTTGGATACATTGAAGTAAATCACTTTCTCAACACTTGTGGCACTGGCGCAATCTCCCATGCCTTTGTCAGTTGAATTCGCTCGAACATGTTGGGTGAGCTGTCCTTTGTGGTGCCATTGATGGAGATGGTGTGGGTGGTCTTGAAGCTAATCCAACTGCCAAAAAACTGATTATCGCCGAATTGGTTGGATTCTGTCTTCGCCTCTATCTCAGACTTGTTGTTCGAGTCCACTGGCTCGTCTGGCTTCAATTTGTCGGTGTCAAGCACTTGCTTCTCCTTCATTTCGTCCTTCCTGCGTATGAGGTAGAAGCACTGATATGGCTGATGGCAGACCTTGTTGCCCCTCGTCAGGATGAAGCTGTCCCTGTTGGCGATGCCCTGTATGCAGTCGTTGTAGAGGTGGCGTTGGTTGTTCCACTTCGCCTCGTCTATCAGATACCTCGTCTTGTCCTCGTGTAGGAAATCCTGTAGATCGGGCACCGATTCCTCCGAGGTTATGTCCGGGTTGGGGTAGAATGTGGCGTCCCTCTTTGGGCAGGCATTTGGGGACTTGAAGGTGTTCTGAATCTTCTCGTTCATTATGATTCTACGAACGAACTTCTCCTTCGTTATGTCCAAGTCCCAATAGTGGCGCGTGTAGTAGTCCTTGATGAACCTGGTGTAGGACATCTTGGACAGGGAGGTGACCTAGGGTCTTTGTACCTTCGCCTCGCCAGCACCGGGCATATATGGGTTCACCTCGGTCTCTGTTATCTCGTAGAACCTGCTCAACTGGATGAAGTTGTGCTTCGTCCTCAACATGGTGGTCTCGTCGTTGAGCTTCGCCATCCTGTACTTCCTCTCCTTCTCGTCCCAGAGGATTATACGGGGGTGGTTGTCCACATCGAAGGAAGATGGTTCCATGTACATTCTGTTGAGCAGGTAGTTGATGGCAGTGAAGTAGTTGTCCTTCTGTGTGGTGGTGTAGTAGATGCAGATGTCTGTCTTGCAGGGATCCTCCAGAAAGGTCTGTGTCGCAACATTGTCCAGTCCAACGGCGTCAACGAGCAGCTTGGCTATTATGGTGGTTATTGGCTCTGGCTCCTTTTGGTTGTAGTTGGAGTACTGGCATACGGCAGAAAGCTTGTACCAGGACGCAGACACCAGTTCCAGGCGGTATGTCGTGACATCCGTATGCGTGTCGTGGGATATTATCTCCATCTTGTTGACCAGGAAGGTGTGGTTGAAGTAGTCCTCCTTCTTGATTGGCTTCTCCACCCAATAGTCCGACGCTGGCTCCCCATCTTCCCGGACTGCTGACTTCTTCTCGGCCAGGTTCTCTGCCCACTCCACCTTGACGAGCAGATGTGGGATTCTAAACATCTTGCCCAAGTTGCGCTCTGTGTCCTTGTACACCAACTGCCCAGTGAGTATGAGAGCATTCCATTGGTTGGTGTACTCGAACAAGGATATGTTGGCGGGGTTCAAGATGATGTTCTTCATCTATATGTTGGTGGTGTCGTAGACAGTCGCCTGGAAGCTCCATCCAGTTCCATCTATGACCCAATGCCCCTGAATCAACTCGGGATTCGGCGTTGTACTATAAGTAGCCATTATGCCATTATACCTTTCTTATCAGTTCCTTTTCTGTTATCACCCTGAACAACTTGCCCTTCGCCTGGCAAATCTTCGCAGCCATCTTCCACTTCGCCAGGTTGGTGGCGTATGTCCTCACGCTCTCGTTGTACGCAATCGTGTTTCGGCCTCTCTTGGGTGGTTGTGTCTCTCCACTGGACTTGATCTCCACCCAGACCTCCTGTGTAGTTGGACCAGACCTCACCCACATCACGAAGTCCACTATGTAGTGCCTTTGCCTCTATTGTACTGGGTCGAAGTAGGGTATCGTGTTCATGGGGTTCTCGTAGTCCCACTTGAGGACATCTGGGTTGTTGTCCAGATACCTGATGAACATCGCCTCCAATTTCGACTTGAAGAGGATGTACTTGGAGTTGCGCAGGTTCTTCTCGGGGTGCGAGAGATAGTATTTGCCCCGAAGGGCTGTCTTGTACTTGCCCCTTGTCGCTTGCCCCTAGTAGAACCTTCTGTTGCGCATTGCCATGTTGTGTCAGACCCCCACCTTTGTGTTTTTCTTTAGAATCTCGTCTTGGAACTGGTTGTAGATGCCAACCATGAGCCTCTTCACGGCCTCCTCGTCCAGTCCAATGTTCTACTTGAACTCCCTCACCTTCTGGTCGTATGATTCTTGGGCAGAATCAACATCCTTTCTGAGCTTCTCCAGTGCAGTGAAGTCAGACAGGTGCTTGTTCTTCGCCTTCTTCGCCAAAGACCCCAGTTCCATTATCTTCTGCTCGTTCGCCACCTTGTCCAGGAGCATCTTGGTGCGAATTTGCCTGTCTATCCCCTTTGGCTTTGGCCCTTGCTTCATGCAGAAGTCCCTGATTCTGGCGTTTTCTTTCTTGAGTTCGCCTATCTTGTTCTCGATCTTCGCAACATTGTCGAGAATGCCTTGTATGGACTGCCGATGCTTCTGCATCCTGCCAATTGTGGAATCCAGAGAAGACTTCTATACCTCCAGTTCGGCAAGTCCCCTCTTCACGGCCTCTGAATTACGGTTCTGCTAAACGACATTCCTCAACGCAAGTCCCTCTATGTCCTGCTCGGACTTCACCAACCCCAAGTCACGCAGGTACTTCACTGTGCGCTCAACCAACTTGGCAGAGTCAATCTGCTCCATCCTGCGCGCCAGTTCCTCGGTCTCAAGTTCTTGCTGGGCGGAAACGACCTTGCCTATCTGCTTTACATGCGAATTGGACTTGTTCGATGATGCTGTCAAATGGGTTCTTGGTTGCTCAATCTGGATGTCCTGTTCGGTTTCCACTATATTGTGTATCCTATTGTCCTTTTGTTGTGTCTTCTTCACCTATGCGACCTTTGGTTGCTCCTGTATCACTGCGTCTGCAATGGCAATCAAGTGGATCTTCGCCTGCTTCGACACCTGTATGTCGTCTATGCTCCACACCTCGTCGTCGACCTTTCGACCTTCCTCCCCGTACTTGTCGTCCCAATGGAGGGTGTCCTTGTTCGCCAATATGTCGCCCAGCTCCTGGATTCTGCGTTCTGTCCTGTCAATCTTCACCGCCAGCAATTGGGCGTACTGGTTCTTGCGCAAATTGTAGGATACCTTGTTGCATCTTCTTCTGAACGCCATGAACTCGTCTTCGGTCTTGAACACTAGTTGTCCTTGCGCGTCCTTGATGTCCTCGTAGGTCTTGTCCAGGGCGTTCGCTGCCCAGAAGTCGTGCAGAAGGATGACATCCTATATAGCGGCAACGGATATGTCCTTGAAGTTGAAGTCTGGCTTGAGGTTGTAGTTCTCGTCCCACACATCGTTCCTGGTTCTCTCCATCCTCTCCTCGAAGTTGTGCACCAGCCGGCGCACCTTGATGGTGGCATCCTCGCACTTGACCAACATATCCTTCATGCTCTTCAGTTCCCAGCCAATGGAGAAGGTGTAGTTGCGCCAGCGTTCGCTTTGGTGTATGTACTTCCTCAATGTGTCCAGGTCCAGTGCAGTCAACGCTGGTGGAGCATATGGGTCTGGTTCAGTATCGCCATCGTCAGAATCCTATATGCCACTGTCTGAAGAATCTGCCATCAATTCTTCCAGTTGTACAACGCCATCCAACAAGGCCGATTCTGACGATTCTATCTGGTACTTCTGCTTCAACTATTGGGCCAGGTGGGTTATTTGCTCCCGAAGAACCTCAATGTTCTGGTCAGACAGCTCGTCCTCAATCTTGGCAGCATCGTCCTTTGGCACCTCGTACTTCTTGTGGGATTCGGCTATCATGAAGCGGATGCGCTCGTTGACCAGGTTCATCTCCCGGACAATCTCAATCTTCCTGTCCCGAATCTTCGTCAACTTCTCCACAATCCCCTTGTCCAGTTCAAGGCGGACAGACGATATCTTCTGACCCAGGGCCAGCTTCTTGTCCAGTTCTGAATTCGTCAACGCCCAGTAGTCAGATTGCAGATGCTCCAGTTCAGCCACCTTCTCGTCCCGCATGGACTCAATCTGCGCCATGCTCATCGTCAATCCATCCCACTCGTTCTGCAAGTCGTAGAACCTCCCAACCAACTCCAATATCTCGCCATTCTTCGTGAACTCGTTCATCACCCTGGACAGAACCATGGTCTGCTTCATGAAGCACTCGGACACCCTCACTTCCTTGTGGTGGACATCGCGCTTCAATTGCTGGAGGCAAAGCTACATGCCAGAAAGCCTGTTCTTGAACTGCAGGTAGTGGCGGACCTGCTTGAGGTCGTAGTTGGGTATCCTCTGCCTGAACACAGAATAGTGGGAGGAAGTCGTTGAATGTACCATCGGAATCTCGCCCTACTGCACTAGGCTGGCTTTTTCACCAACGTGCTCGTCACCCCTTTTGCAGAAGTCCCTCTCGCACACGCTCAATATCTCGTTCTTGGTGGAATTCCACTTGCGTATGCCAAAGTCCTTGTCGAACCTGCCATCCTTGTCCATCTTCACGACAACATAGGAATAGTGGTCGTCGAACTGCCTCTGCACCTTCACCAGGAACCATCCAGTGTGGTTCTTGTCCTTGCTTGGATCAACCAACGCGAATGTGGCTATGTTGGAGATGTTGAAGGACTCCATCAACGCCCGATAGTCCAGATACTGCTTGTCGTAGTATGCCCGAGTGAATATCTCCCTGAAGTTGGTGTGCGTATTGGGGACAAGCGATATCTCGGCAGAGAAGTCGTTGGCGTTCAGAACTGGGGAATAGACATCCTCGCCATCACCACCAAGCAAATTGGAGAAGAAGCTCAGCAAGGTAGACGACATCTTGATTCCCTGGTACATGTAGTCTATTGTGCGTCTGGTGTCCGATGTACCCGACTCGGTGTAGGTGATGTCACTGAAGTCAGGAGCGAGGTTCACGAGGTTGATTCTGTAATTTCTGTGCATTAGCCAACGCTCGTACTCCATTGGCGACCACCACCTATGCTCATTCGCCAAGTAGATGTAGTCGTTGGATACAGAATCGTCGTCAACCAGCTTCACCAAGTCCAGGGCAACTGCATCCCTGAATGTCGGGTGGTTGAAGTCAATGCCATATTGGGCGAGATAATCCTTTGGCTCTTTTCCATTGTAGTTCATCCTCCAAGCCTTGTCCCCTGAGAACAAGTCCTGGAATTTACTAGTCAATTCACCAGGAAGGGTCTTGTTCAGATCCTCGTAGTGGCATATGTAGCCAATCTTGTCAGAAGCATCTTTCATCATTCGTCCTTCAGTATGCTCTACAGTATCATGTCGTCAATCCTGGACAAAACGACAGACTCTTGTATTTGTTGCCCGTCGTCGTTCTCCTGCCCCATGTCAGTATTGCCATCCCCCTCTGGTTCCTTCAACTCTACATTCTGCCCCTTTTCATCGACAATCTTCCATTCACCATCGTTTTGATCAGCCATCTGGAAGCAAACCGAAATCACATTGTTGGATTGCCCACCTGAGAAGATCATCTGCTTCAACCTGCCCAATATGCCACGGTTGTCCAAGGCCTTCTTCGCCATCTCCTGACCAAAACCCTCGTCTGGCTTCAACTCCAGTTGGGTTGGAACATTGCCCGAGGGCGTCTACTTCAATTCCTTCTTCCTGGACCACCCCAGCAACATGGATATGTAGTCCTTCGCAACCTGGTTGGTCATCTTCCACTGGAGGGAATCCAATTTGCGCTTGTCTTGTGGAAGCATCTCGTCGGCAGTGTACTTGTGCCCAGCCATGTCACCCTCCTTCCCTGTCTTGTGCGCCCGTGACATCGCGTCTGTCTTGATGGCGAATATCATCTTGTTGAGGAAGCCACTCTTGAACTTGCGCTTGAACCAAGTCTCGTTGAAGTCAGTGTGGATGTCTATGCGCATAGAAGTCTCTGGACACCAACTGTCACCTTGCAGGTTGCTATTACCACCCAAGTGCTCCGAAGTCTTGCCCTGACCATTGAGATCAGACTTGTCCGTCTTTCCCGACCACACATCCCATGCAGAAGTCAACTGGTCAAAAAACTTCTTGTATTCTGAATTATTGTTGTATGCGGTCTTCCACTAATCCTTGCCCAATATACCCTTCAAGCTTTCCCAGTTGTTCTTCGCGTTTTTGTTTGGAACATCGTTTTCCTCAATACCCTCAAGCAAATCCCTCACTTTCTTATCAGCAACACTCCTCTGCTCAAATCCATACTTCTTCTTCCAATCCATGTCCTTGTCCTTGTCGGCCAGGAAATTCCAAAACTTGCCTCTGGCAGTCGAGAAGTCCTCCCACTTTTTGTTCCGAGCCTCCTTCTTCACATGCGTCAGATCAACAAAAGGTCTCACATTGCACTATATCAACCCACCAGATGTCGGAGTAGAACTTGTCTTGTCGTCAGCTTGACTCCTCAACTGGGAGGAAATTCCATATATCTCAGCACCGTACTTCTAAACCATCTGCGCCTCAACCCACTTGCGCTTCTCGTTCAATTCGTTCTGATTCCAAAAAAAGGTTCTGCCCAAGTTGGTCAACCCACCAATCGTCTTGAACACCTTAACCGCCTCAGGCTTCTTGTCGTCCTCCACGACAACTTCCTGGTCAATGCCCTCTGATATGATGTTCCTGAGAACCTCGTCTTCACTGCTTTCAAATGTAATCTTGTTGCTCATGGTATATATAACCCGACCCTTCCTTGAATTTGACATTGGTATTTACCATTTATGGAGCAAAAGAAAGGTTCGAACCGAAGTCCGAACCTAAATATCTTAAACGACTCGAATGTTTTTATTCGTCAATTGACTTAATCGCAAAGATTCGCTTCCTCGATATAATACTTCCCACCAAGGTCAGATTCATAGAATCCCTGGTCGTTCAAGGCAAAATAAACTTCGTCTCCCCAATCAGGGTCGTCAAAGGAGTCAAACCCCTGCTCATTGTACGCTTCCTCAACACAATATGCAATCGCGTCCTCTCTGTCCAAGAAGGAAACAGTGGACAAATCTCCGGACTTGTTTATCAATACGGCCGTATAAATAGTTTTCATGGTTTTCATGGTTTTAATGGTTTAATCGTTGTTGTTGTCTTTATTTACAATTTTCGAGAGCAATTCGATTATCTTCTGGTTCTGCTTCATCTTGAATTCCTGAACATCCAATATGCACATCACCATCGTCAGAAGGAACGCACCTGACACAGCGAACACCAAGGTGAACACCCAAGATGGCAGTCCGAACACCACCATGAGAAGCCCAATCGTCAGACTCCACAGGGAAATCTTGAAGTTCCTGGTTGCAGCACTGGTTGGAATTGGTACATCAACCTTCATCGTTGTCTTCCTCAGAATCGGTCTCGGGTCCAACTTCCTCGCCAGACTGACCTTTCTTGTCGCATTCCTTGCAGATGTAGGTAATCCAACCCTGGGTCTCTACCTTGTTCTTCTCGTCAAGGGGAACTCCACACCGAGCACAAGTGTTGAAGGTCAAGTCCTCTGCCTCGTCAATGTACTTGTCAGCCAGCATTTCGAGGTAGTCAATTGCGATTCTGCGCCGATTCTCCTCGTCAGCAATCCGAGTATCCGAACACACATCGACAACCACACCATCCTTGTCAACATCCCTGATGGTGTAGTAGAAACGGAGTGTCCCGAACTTCTCCTTCACCTGGTCAGCGACAATGGCAATGCCATACTTGTCCTTGAACTCCATGTTGTGGAACTCAAGCACAGTGCAAAGCTGCTCTAGAATATGATACCAGCCGAGTGGGGCTTCGATTCCCCAACACATACAAGTCTCCTGCATGGACTTGTTTCTGTTCTGAAACAGAATTGGGAATCGGGACATGAAATCCTCGCCATATTTCGCGTCCTTTGGCACTCCATAGTATTTGTGGAACATATTTGTATCTCCTTGGTTAAACTTCTCTTCTTCAACCAATTATACACAAACGATTGGGTTTTGTAAAGTGTGGTTTTGAACAACCTCAACCAACACAATTTCGATGTCCTCGTTGAAGATACCCTGTGTGATGAACACAGCGGATTCTGAGTTGATGGTGTTGACCACATGGGTTCTGGAAACTCCACCCATGACAAAACTGACCAGAAACTGATACACCTTGTTGTTCATGGCACACCTCCTTCTTACGCCTATATTATAGCATATCAGGAGGTTGTCTGTCAAGAGGGTTGGATTTGCACAGAATCAGTTGGATGGGCGCAGTTTGAACTTGTACTTGTTCCCACCCATCTTCAGGTAGGAATCGCCAACATCTATGCTTCCCCTCCAATATTGCCCCTTGCTGTCCAGATCTGTTCCAAATCCCAATGTGTGGGTTGGAAGTTTGCCTGTGTTGGTTTCAGTCAAGTCCAATACCCAAATCTAATCTTCTGGCTTCTTGGCATAGAACTTCGTGAAGGTGCCGTCATTTACAACCTTTACCATGTACTGGGTGTTGGTTTCTGGGGTTATCTGATCTCCATGCAAATCCCAATGCAAGTCCTCGAACTCCCACGAGAAGTGGTTGTCGCAAGTTCCTGCCTCCAGGCTTCTTTGCCAGGCAGATGCTGCGATGATTTCCTGTTCGCCACCCGAGATGTCGTTTCCTGTGGTCGCTTTCGCAACAATCTCGAATGGCGTGTTGAAGTTGATTTCCTTCACGGTTTCCAGGTAGTTGTCCTGGCTGAAGTTGCTCCACGAACCATCCATCGTCTGTCTGGGTTCTCCATGTGCGATGTAGTGGATGTACATGTTCCAATGGGCGTAGTAGGTTGTGTTCTCTGTTACTGGCGTGTTGTAGAATGCCTGCTTCCCCTGTCCATCCTCCGTGCTGGTGAACCACCCAACCAGTTCCACCTCGTCTGCCAAATTGGTCTGGTCCTGCCTGGTTGCGATTGGCAAGTCCCCAAGCAACTGACCTTCCTTGTATATCCTGGTGATTACATCCTTGTCGGTTCCTGGGAACTACCCACCATTTACTGCGAACTTGACGACATATTCCCTGGTTGGTTCTGGTTCTGGCTCCTCTTCCTCGGTCTCGTCGACTGGAAGCTCCATTGCCCTGTTGATGAGGGTCTTGCCCTGGATGTGGATTGACTGGGAATCTGTTCCATAGCACTCGAACTCCAGCATCACCTTGTTGATGTCCTTGCTGGGCTAGTCGATCTGAACCACCTCGCCATTCCACCTGCTTTCAAGCGCGATGGAGTCGTACAGACCGTTGTTGGGGGTGTCTCTGTAGATTTGGGTGGGTATCGAGTTGCCACATATCTCCACCAATTCCACTGTCCCGACCGATATGTACTTCTTGTCGATGTACACCCTCAAACGTGTAGTGGACTCGTCCAGGTTGTTCGGCATCATCTCGCCTTGGAAGTTCAACCTGGTCCTGGTGTCGTCGTCCTGCACCAGACTCGTCCCATTCTCCCTCAATGTCCCAGCAATCCTGTTGAGGTACTTCGTCCTCGTGGTTGGCACGTTGATGTAGAGGTCGTAGGTGTTGTTGGTGTTGATTCTGTAGATGAATGGAATCGCGTACAAGTCCATCAAGGTGTTGCCATCTTGGTCGTAGATGAAGTCGTAGAACTCGCTTCCCTCTATGGATGGGTTGCGTTGGGACTTGATGAACACGGTCTGGTCGTCGTATATCGTGGCTGGGTTGGAGACTGCGCATGTCACGATGCCTGGGTTGGAGTCGGACTGCGCCACCATTCCACCTGTCTGGAGGATGTCTGTGGATGCCAGTACGGACACAACCCTGTGATCCTCTATGTCGTCAGTGTCGTCAATCTTGCCACCAGGTATGACGCCAACATCTTGCGTCTCTGGGAACTCTGTTGGGATGAGGCTGAATGTCTCGAACCCCTCTGCGTACTGGTTCACCTTCCTCGCCAGTATGTCGAAGTAGGAGGACTGCTCCTTGTGATGCATCTCGTCCAAGTGCTTCTTCAGAACTGTGTCATGGAATGTGTCGTGTAGTCTGTCCTTGAACTCCACCAGACTGTCTATGGAGAGCTGTTGGTATGCGTTCTTGTAGCCAATTCTGTGGAAGCCAGCATTGGAGAGGACGAAGAAGCCAGAATTCTGCGTCTTCGTGATGAAGTCCTGCATTATCAACCCTGTGATCCTCAATTCGCCAATGCCATCTAGTTGCTTGTTGTCCTCATATATCTTCTGGATGTCAATCTCCCTCTCTGGGTATATGCTGGCGTCTGGAACCGACAACTCGCGGAGGACAATCCTGCCATCTTCATCTTTCTGCACCACATACAGAGAGTAGAGGGAGTCGGCAGTGGTGTACATCTGTGGATGCACAATGTTCCACGGAAGCCTCTGCACCACGCCATTCTCCTCAGATGGGCACTTGAACACAGTATACACCTCATCTTCCTTGGTGTCGTCCTTGAACAGACCATAGTAGTTCTTGTCCACCTCGTTCACATCGAGGATGTCGTACATGTCCTTCGTCTTGGATATGTTGTGGAACCTCAACTATGCAGCGTCGAAGAGCGAATCACCGAACAGAATTGTGTTGTATTGCGAGAACGACATGTTGCCACCCGGGGAACCCAACCACTTCTCCACATTGAACATGTATGGTTCTTCGCGCTTTCCGTAGATGGAGATTGTCCAATCGTTGGGTTCAGAATAGTCCAGGAACACCTTGTCGTTGTCCAATGGAGTTGGGGAAATGGCGATTGAGTTGAATGTCCTTATGCACTGATTCTCGTTTCCCTTCACCAAAACAACAATGTTGTCGAAGTTCACCTTGTCCTGGATGTCGTCGTATGCGTAGATGTCGTTGCTGTCGGTGAATAGGACGAACAACCTGTTGCTGTTCTGCTCGTATGCCATGTCCTTGATGCCATAGTCCCCATTGCTTGGTCCTCTTATTCCACACCCGAGCAGTGGGACATACCATATGTCGTCTGCGCAATGGATGGCGAATGCGTCTGTTATCCTCGATGAGGTGGACAGATCCCGATTGAGCATTCTGAATGTCCAACCATCCTTTTCCTGAATGGTGAATGTCCCAGTGGTGTTCAACTTGGGTTCATATTGGTATTCGCCCGTATTGCTGCCCAACTTGCTCTGAACCATGGCATCCATCGTACCCTTGTCTGATTGAAACGAATACCATTGGATTGCCGTTCCAGATTCAGAATTGCCGACAGTGAACATGTTGCACATCCCATCTGCCACGAACAACGAATTCAACCCACACTTCAATGTCGTGGGGATGTCGTTCATGTACCTCACCTTGTCGGCATATGTGAAGTCGTATTTCCCAGAAGTGCTGTTCAACTGAGCGAATATCTCGTCTATCAGGTCAAAGTCCTTTGGTACTTCCGCGTACTGCCTTCTTGGGGTGTCAAGCATATTGTACAGGTCAAGCAAGGTTTTGTCCCTGAACAACACCACTGGGTTCTTGTCGTCCTTGTAGTCAGAATAATCTTCCTCCTCCAACTTCTTCAATATGTTGTAGTAGCCCCTCTCCTGATATGTCTCCTCGTCTATATCCACAACCAACCTGCGGTAGTCGCCCGAGAACTCGTTATGAAGGTACTGGTTGAAGTTGAGGATGGAGTTTTTGTACAGATCACCGGCGCGGTTGTACCCAAACAGTCCAAATTCCCCATCCCAATCGTCCTTGTTGCTTGAATGGTTGTTGAATGTTGGAGTTGCGTCATAGAAGATTTCGCATATTTCCACAATAGCGTCCTTCATGCTTTTAATTTTCATCTCAGATTCAATCTTTGCCAGGAAATCGTGCAATTTGAGAAGCACATCTTCGAAGTAATCTTTTTCCAATTTCTCGTTCTGACGCACCAGTTCAACCACCTTGTCTCTGGTCGAGGATGGTATTTCGTTGTCTATGTATTGCCCATTGTAAATCAACTCCTGCCACTTGTGGTTGGTTTCGATTGCCCGAACGGACTTCTGGATGGATGTGGCGTCTGGCCAGGTCTTCGCCCTGCTCCAATTGTCTGGCTTGCATATCTCGGCCAGAATATCGGTTTGGACTTCGTAGTGCCTGTTCAAGATGTCGCCATACACGGTGGCACCAACTTCTGGATCAACAACCCTGAGTTTTACGGGTGCCTTTACTGCTAGTCCATTGAACACAACCGAGCCAGAAGCAACCCTTATTGGGATATATACTGCCTCACTCAACTGGTGGTTGTCGAAAACGCAACTCATGTTGGTTCCAATGTCTGTTGGAATTCTGGCGACGGCATAGTTCAACGCTGGCGTCGAGACGTTGTTGTTCAAGTCGCCCAACCCAACAACAAAGTCGACTGAATTGTTGTTCGTCTTGTCGACCAAATAGTTCCCGTTGATGTACGAATACCCATTCAAGTCTCCCAATATCAACTTCCTTTGGAGTACCTTGGCCTTTACGGTGAATTTGAAGACAGTGTATTTCGAACCTTCCTCCTCCCCATCAAACACATCATAGTCGACTTGTATGTTGCTCTCCCTTTGTGGTTCGTACACTTGGACATTCGATGCGTACAAGCCCCGTCTTCCATCAGGAATGTCCTCCAATTGGTAGCATGACCTTGTATCTGTCGTATTGGCCGTCACAGTAACCTGACCATTTGTTCTGTTCACCATGAACTTGATGTGGAACTTCCCGACTGTTCCAAACCAATCCTCGTTCGTCGACTCCTCGTATCCAGAGAAATAGACATCCACCTCGCGGCTGTCCCCGAAATCTGCGCTTCCAACATCCCCATCGACTTGAACATTGAATTCTGAACCCTCCATCAGATTGTATCCCATGTCGATGGTAGTGTCCTCGGTTTCATGCTCGTTCAGAACCAGGAAATCCATATAGGCTTCGTTTTCGGTAGCATACTCGAACCACCCATCTCCCTGACTGTTCACCGTCTCTTGGTAGTTTGACAGTCCATATGTTCCGTTTGGATTGTCCTCTGTTGGTTGCCACCTGGGGATGGAAACCGTCGAAACTGATGGTTTCGTTATCTTCCCGGACTTCACCTTCAGAAACACCTGGTTTCTTCCATCGGTGGTGATGTTGTTGAGCGTACCAAACTCGAAGTTGTTCTGCAGATAGTCCCGTTCAACCACCACATTGGAATATGTGGCGAAGTGTCCACCCATCGTTTTTGGTTGCGTTCCAGAGAACCGATGTGGCTTCAAGACATAGTATTTCCTGTCGGCCTCGCCTATTGTACTGACGAGGAAGTTCTGAGCCTCAATCTCCTGGTCAAATGCGGAGTTCTTTGGATCAGGCGTGTACTTGACTTCAGAAGAAGAAGACGACCCCTTGTCCAGGTAAAGCACATTGGAAATGGACGAGCCATCGTTGTTTCCAGTGTATTCTATGACATACTTGTTGTTCTGGTCGAACACAGAATGATCCAATATGTTGATGGTTTCTGTCCCATACCTCTTCTTCAAATATGGTTTTTTCGTGGACGAGCCATATTGTACATCATATACATTTCCATCCAAGAGGACATTGCCATAGTCCTTGAACATCAACTTGCTGCCAGATGGGAGTGGTTTCGACGGCTCCATCTGGTCAAGTGGCCATATACCCCCATTCTCCTGCGTGTTGACCTTGATCACATAGTCTACGACTTCGCTTGGAGGTCGTGGTAGGCCGTTGTTGATGCCCTTGAACATGTTGTCGACAACCTCAGAACCAAGCAACTCACCAAGCTTGTCCAAGACAATCTCGGTCTTCAATTTCGCCAGGGGTTCCCCATCTTGACCAATGGATATGTCGTAGTCTATGGTATATGTGGAGTACTTGGTTTCTGGAAGGGAGACGACCTTCACCTTCCCATTGTAGGCATACACAATCTTGTTGTATTCAACATTGTATGTACCCTTGACAACAGTATATGTCACATCATACGCCAATTCGACATTGGAATCGGATGTGAAATGTGGTATTGCCTTGACCTCGCACCTCACATCTCTGACCACAGCGTTCGCCAGTAGGTACTTCTGCTCGTAGTCGGATGTCGGTGTACCATCGTACAGGGATTCAATCAAGTCCTTGTTTTGGTTGAGGTAGATGTCGAACAGGACTTCGTAGGTGAATTCGTCCCTGTTGGAAACCCTGTTGACCTGTATCGACGGTCCATCGACCAAGGAAATTGAATTGGCATCCCCAAATACGCCCTCCATCTTGTCCGAGAACTTCTTGTAGACGAATCCATGTTCGATTTGTCCATTGTCGCCAATATCGAAAGTGTGGTTCTTGAACACCTGCTGGAACTTACCTTGTGCATCCTGGTCTGGACTGGGGTATCCAGAGACGATGTAGTTGTCCAAGGTAGTCTGGTCAGAGAACATGTCCAAATGCAAACCAGAGGCGAGTTCAATTGGAGATGGCGAGTTTTTGGAATTCACCAACATCGCATATACAACCTGGTTCAGGGCATATTGGAGATAGTTTGAAATCAAGTCGTTCCTGAGCTTATCCACTTGGTATATGGTTGAGAATTGGACATTCACCGCGTGTATCTCGTTGAACTTGAATCTGGAGATGGTCATTGCTTCGAAGTCGACGACATATCTCTCGTATCTGGACTTGATGCTCCTGCCCCTGGCCACGAAATGCAAATACTTCTTGTTGTTGTATTCGCTTATGACATATTCCCCCTCGATGTCGTCGCTGTTGGCCTTTACACTGTAGGCATATACCTGTCCAGAATCGTCAGAGATTGGGGTCATCTTCAACATCCCAGGAAGGTCGAGTTCTGTGCTGTTCACCCATGTTCCACTTATCACCACACCTGGTTGTATGGTTGATGTGTTGATGTTGCCTACATCCTGCTGATATGTGATGTTCGATTTCCAGTTTTCGATTGGCATCCAAACCGCGTTCAGGTAGTTTTTGGGGCCATCAATGTCCTTGAGCAATATTGCAGTTGATGGATTCAGCAACCTCTCGACGATAATTCCATCCCTTATCTCGCCCTCAATATACCTGTCAGAAATTGGATTCAACCCAAGCAAATCGCCTTGTTGGACAATATCGCTTCTGAATACTGGTCCAAGATCTGTCGTCGTGGTATACCCACTTGAATCCTTTGTCTTCAACCTCAAATTGCTGGTGACTACACCATCCACGCCAATGCTGTACAACTCGACATCGCATTCAGACTCCAACTTGCCACTGTACAGAACACCATTCCCCAAAGCTTGAATGCAACCCAACAAGTGGGGGTATTTGCCCTTGAATCCATCTATGAACCTGGCAATGTACCAATCCCAGGTTTTGTTGGCGTCGAACTATATGTCGAAATTGTCGTACTCGCACCACTCCGTGGCAACCTTGTCCACTACCTCGGACTGGACGCGCCTTATCACAGACACCGTGTTTCTTGCATCGTTGGAGAACTTGAACCTCAACCCAGAGTCTGTCCATTGAGACTGTCCATCTTGCGTGAAGTATTGAACCTTCAACTGGTTGTCGTCCACCTTGGCATACTGGATTTCTGTTCCCCCGTCGTCCAACACGCACCACAGACCATCCAATACGAACATGTTGTCCCTGATGTCGCAGATGTACTTGTCGTCGAATGTGATGTCACTGGATATCCACAGAACCATGCCATTCTGAATCTTGTATGTGGAGCCATTCAATGTGAATTCGTTGTTCTCGTCTACCTGTACCTGTCCATCAGCATGGAACAGAACATCGTTGAATTGGTTGTAGTATACGCTCGTTACCCTATATGGAATGTCGTCTGAATACACCACATAGTACTCCACATCCCCATACACGAACTTGCCATTCTGAATCTGAATTGGCTCATACTGCATCTGATACTCGAATGTGTTGGTTTTCTCGAAGTATTCTATGGCATCATCCAATATCTGGTATTCCCCATACCGATCACCCAACCCAGAGGCAGTCTTGTCGACGACACCCCAATTTCCATCAACGAACACCAACTGGTGCTGTTCACCATCGTGGTTGGTGTAGAACTTGTCTGTTGTGCAATAATAGGCAGCAGACTTGGTCGTGAAGTTCTTGAAGTCGTTGGGGTCGAAGAACATCGGACGGTAGAACTGCGACCTTATGAAGTTCTTCAATACTGTTGCATCCTCTGCCCATTTGCCAAACAATTCCCCCTTAGCAGAAGTCCAATCAATGCCTATGACCCTGTTTGTGTTCAAGTACTTGGACAATGCTGCGAATTCTGCATTGTACCCAACCTGGAACAAGGTCAAGTCGTTCTGGTGATCCTTCAGGTCGTCATATGTGGCATAGTCCTTGAAGAATGGGGATGATTTCACCGAAGCGACCATTTCTTGCTTGGCATTGTTCGCAGACATTATCACATTCACATCGTCCCTGGACAATGTAATCAAATTCTGCTGCAAATAGGCGTCTATTCCAGGATATACACCTTCACTGTAGCCACCGAGCACCAATGCCGTTTGCACATTCTCGGTTATGTAGCTACGTATGGCATCTATGGCGTTCGCTATTGAATCCTCGTATCCATTCAAGGCAAGGGAATTCCACTTACCAGCAGAATAGTCGTTTTCCAAATGCTCAATGAGGTAGTCCCTGAAATACCTCAACAAGGGGAATCCACCAATCAATCCATCCACCAGTTCAGTGATATAGCCAGTCTTGTAGTTGGACTCGTATTGCCCAGATCCACCAAAGTCTGTGGCAAGGGCTGCCTTCAGTGCAGATGCCCCACCCTTAATCAACCACTCAACATCACTTGTGGAGGAGGATGAGGAAGAAGGCTACTGCGAGAAGGCGTATAATGCTTCACAATAACCCTGAAGCGTGTTCGAACTTGGGTTTTCTTCCCGTATGAACTGAACCATGGACTGGAACCTGTCGTGCACCAGATCCTGGTTCATTCCCTGGAATTGGATGTTGGGGAATGTGTGACTCAATCTATTGTTCTGGCCAAGCCACCAAATGAACCCATTTCCATCCTGGTTGACATGGTTGTTGTAGAGGTAGTATTCGCCGAATGCTGGGAGGTTGTGATCCCCCGAATACACCACTTGCCTATATAGCCAATCAACCAACAACCTGACCAATTCGGGGTTGGCGAACAAGAGGCTCTTGAATTGAATCAAGTCCATGCTCACCAGGACATCTATGTATGTGTCGTCAACGCCAGCATATACGCCGAAGTTCTGAGTTCCTCCCCGGAAGTCCAATCTTTTGCCAGTACCTCCAATGATGTAGTCCCAGTACTTGACGCCATCACTGTTCTTCAACGATGTCCAATATCCAGTCAAATCGCTCTCAGTGTATGTCCACAAGTCGTCGTACTCGATGAACTTGCCTCCCCCGCTACTGCCCAATCCGATGTCGGGTCTTGTCAACTTGGACTCGTCCTCGAAAAACGACTGGAACTGCTCTACCTCCTTTTTCCCACTGTAGGAATATGTGATGTCGTTGGTGGCGTTCACCTCTATGTCCCAAAAGCCATAGTCTGTCATGGCAATCGACACACTGTCCAATTCACGCATCTACTCAACCTTGTCGAATGCCTTGTCTACAGCTATTGTCAATCCATCTACCACCACTTGGTCTATCTCAGAAAAACCATATTTGGGGTCGAATGAACTCTCGTTGAGGAAGAAGTACCTGTACTTTGGCTTGTCCGAATTGGACTTCTCCACCGCAACGAACAGGAATGTCGTCTCGTCTGCTATGGCATGGAAACTGCAGGTCTTGAACTCCATTTCAGATATGAAGTTTGGGGATTCTGCGCCAATGTCGTACAAGACCAGGCCAGCCAATTTGCCATTCTCCTGGTATGTGCCAAAACCCAACAGACCACTGTACTCGGAGTCTGGCAAGGTGCAGCACAAGATGTACTTGCAGTTGCATATGTGCATGCCCTGGAACGCGGAATTGTCGTAGAATGCGTTCTCGACTATGCTGTTCACCTTGAGTTTGCTTGACTTGAACCACTCGTTTGCCGAGGCAGCAAGTGGGTTTGGATCCCTCTGACCAGCATCGTCTACAGGGTAGAGTGGAACATCCGAGAATGGGTTTCTGACATCAGAACTGTCGTAGAACCTGTTCATCGAATCCACAATCTCCATGTTGCTGTACACGACATCCCCATCGTCGTCCCTGATGTTCTGAACTCCATACCACACCGAATTCAGATTCACAAACTCGTCAATCCCCTCTGGCAAGTCGAGCTTCTCGATGTCCAGGACAAGATCCCTGGTCTTGAATGTGCCATTGTCCCCATCTATGTCCAACAGCAATTTGGTGGAGTTTGGCAGAATTGTGTTCTCGTCCAAACCCTCGACAATCTTGAAGTAGGAATCAGCCAGGACAGTGTATTCGTGGTTGTTGATGCAGTCAACAACATACGCGATGTCAACAATGTAGTTCGACAATATTGCGTTCAATGTACTTGAACTCGATATCTGATAGTCGTGCAGAATCAAGTCGTCCAAAGTGGGCTTGAACCCGCCATTCTTGCGTCTATTGGAATCCAATATCACTGACTTGAGAATGTTGCTCTCAACCAACGCCCTCTGCCTTATGTCGTTTGAATCGTATCTGGTCATGTTCGTCTATCCCGATTTCCTTCAGTAAACCTCGTTGTTGGTATTTACCATTCTTGGCCCGAAATGGTAAATAACGATGTCATGGCAGAAGAAAAAGCAGAACAACAAAAGACCAGAAGTGGCGGTGGATGCTCAGGTGGTTCAGGTGGAGCTGGAGTTGGGGAATACTCGGCGTCAGATGGTCAGTGCCACGAAAACCCAAAGACCCCACTGTTCAAGTTGGAGATTGAGGAGAACAACCTCCCAGAGAACTGGTGGGACAAGCTCCCTGACTTCGATCCAAGAATTTACGACGCAATAGCAATGGAACAGGCTGCCGCCTGCGTGACGTACATATTCGACGGCCTCCCAGACATCCACGAACTGGAGAACATGATTGAGTCCAGGAAGAACCCAAAGACCTGCCCCAGGTTAAAGACCCAAATTCCCAGAACCCAGGTCATAATTCCAAAAGAAGTGAAATGTGAGGTCAAGATTGATTCCTTCATCAAGAAAGATCAGACCTATTAACCGCATTGGAAGTTCATCTGCGCTTGGTTTGGAACCTTCGTCTGAACATCCTTGAACTCGTCCATCGTCACCTTCTGAATCAACCCATCGCGTATCCTCTTCACAGCAAACGACCTGTCGTTGAATGTGACGTGTCTGGGCAAGGCCGAGAAGTCTGGAACCCTGTCTGTGAATATGCTCTGATGGTCAAACCTCTTGGTTGGGTTCTTCAAGTTGAGCCAATTGAACCAAAGCGACATTATGATTACATTCTTGCGGTGCATGTAGTCAATCTCGTTGCACATCTTGAGGAACAACTTCTTGTTGATGGGGGCGAAGATGTGTGGCTCGTAGAAGTAAATGTGCTCTCGGTTCCCAACAAACCTGTCAAGCGTTTGAACCAAAAGACTGTCCCATGAATTGTTTCGGCAATCCCGCTTCATTCCATCCATGAATGCCTAAGTCTGCTTGTACTCGAACACATACCTCGGGGCGAAATCCTCCCAATCGGTCCTCTTCGTCACCATTATGTCGTCAGAACAAAAAAGGAAATTGCTGGACAACTTGGGTATCTTCTCTATAGCAGTCCTTATCTTGTGTATGATGTTCGCATCCTTGTTCGACTTCGTGATGTCAGGGGCGTAGATGTGGTGTACCCTCGGGTTCCTTATCAAGGGGTTCTCGCCAACGACATAGATGTTGTCCACCCAATGGTCGCAGAACTTCAATATTGATGTTATGGATATCTTAATCTCAAGGTTCTTGTACTTGCTCCCCTTGCCCAGAACATACACGACATCGTGGCGAATTGGCTTCTTGAGGTTGTACTGGAACAACCTCTCTGTGTCGGGGTCTATCTTTGGCCGAGATTCCCATGTCAATTGATCCAATCTGACGAACTTGGAACGGGATTTCGGAATCTGAACCACCCTCTTTTCAACACCGCCATCAACTGGCTCTTCTCTGAACAACCCAAAGCACTGTCCAATTGACTTGCCACCAGACAGATTCTTGACTATCCCAGCAACAGCATTGTCGTACCTCGGGCCAATCTCGTACTTGTAGTCGCCATGTGGCATGGTCTCAAGTGGAACGACAGAATTGACGCGCTTCCCAACGCAATACTTCGTGCAGGGAACCAACTGGTAGCCATTGAGGTGGCAAAGATAGAGATATGTCCTGTCGTCGTTGCATGTGTCAAGGACTGGCTTCTGAACGAACTTCTCCCAATTGTCAAGCATCTTCTTCGTGAACAGCGAATAGCAGGACATAACATAGTTGTCCATGTTGATGGTTCTGGATTGGTTCGATGTGATTGGATGCTCCCTGTTGTTGTCGTTGAAGTCCTTCATCCTCGCCTCTATGAAGTCCTTTGGGAGAAGGGCGTCGTCGTCAATGTCTATGATGATGTCGTCGTCCTCCAAGTATGGCAGAACAGGAAACACCTTCTTCATGGACTTCGTGTTCTCCTCCACCCAATTGAGTATTACCCGATTGGATGTCATTATCAACTAATACAAGTCCTTCGGCAAATCAGCCTCCCAATTGGGGAATTCCTGATGGGACAATGTGAGGTAGATTCGGTCAGGAAGGACCGAATTATCAAGTACAGAATTTATGACCTTGACGCAGTTCGTTATGCGCCTTGGAAACGATGTCATGCAAATGTTTATAGTGGACATACATATGATCCTTTGGGAGTATTTACCATTCACTTTCTCATTTGTCCTTGCCACGGAACTCGATGTTGAGTTTCTTCAATGGGTCGATGAGCCTGCCAAGGGGCGTGTACCTGAACTTGCGCTCCATCGCGTTCACGTCCTTCGGGAAGCACTTGCCACCATATCCCAACTTGCCATCTGGACCAGGGACTTGGGTATGGACGTCGTTGATGTATGTGGATGCGAGGATTCCGGAGCGAACGCGCTCGTAGTCCATTCCCATCTTCTGGCAGAGGTCGTAGATGCAGTTGAAGTAAGTCACCTTCAACGCGCCAAACACGTTGTGGGCGTACTTCACCATCTCAGCTTCCTCTGAGGTCATCTCCACGTACTTCTTGCCCACGAAAATCCTCTTGAGAATCTCGCGATGCTCTGGGGCGCCAGCGAACACCATAGGCTGCCACTTGAAGTCCTCGATGTATGTGCGCTCGGTCAAGAACTCCGGCATGTGGTAGACAATCCTGCCAGTGAGATCCGACAACTTCTTGGATGTCCCGGGGAGAATCGTGGTTCTTATCCATATTGGACGACCCTTTGGCAAGCCATTTATGATGTCAATCAATGGCGTCAAGTCCTGTGTCCCATTGTCCTCTGTCGGGACATGTATTTGGATGAAATATGCATCGCAGTCAGACACATCGTCGTGGAAGCCCTTGTATGGGTCGGAGATGCGCAGTTCGCAGTCTGGATTGTTATTTTCCAGCCAGTTCTTCAATGCTCCACCAACGAAGCCACAGCCTATTATTCCTATTTTCATAGTAAGTGCTCCTTATTATTTTCCTTAAATTCTCTTAATCTATTATTATAGTCTTCAATGCTTTTATTCTATCCTCTACTCTCAGAACCATACCAAAAATGAGATATGCACTTCCAAATATCCACATCCTTGTATTTCACACCATTTGCTGTAATCCACAAATGAAAATACCATCCAGGGTCAGCGAAATAAGTATTTTCAAACTATTTGTTGATATTTAATGATTGGATATTTATGCCAACACTAACATCTGATTTATGGTAGGATATTTCCCTACCATTAAATGAATCCAAGTTAAAATACATAAGCATCGGCTATATTCTCCCGCCAAACAAACAAGCATCCTTTGTAAGTAATGTCCAAGACTGGTTTACATAATTTCCAACGACTTGAAAATTAGTATCGCATATTTCAGACAAATCACATTTTACAATGGTATCGTTTTCAACAATCAATAATTCTTCATACTCCAAATGATTTTTTATAATGTCAAGTATTTTTTGAATTGCCGGAGCATGAGACGATATATTATATGATTTCTTGAAGTTCAATATTGTAATGTTGTCATAATTGAATTTACTATCCAGGGTAAAATCTTTGTCAGATGTTGAAACTATCCACAAGTCAAATTTATCTTGACTGTTGTATTTATACAAGCTTTGAATAAAACACTCGTTGGTTATTCTATCAGCATTAAAGGTTATTGTTGCTATTAGTCGTTTCTTCATAAAATTCACTCTGGTTTATACACATACATTCTATGCTTTGCACTTTGTGTCGTCATTGTAGTTCCACGAAAAATCATTGAAGTGCATGAAATACATTGATTCATCCATATTGGGAAAACATGTATTCTATATGTCTTGGTGCGTTATGGTTGCATCTCTAAACTTCTTTTTCAATGTCTCAAACTGAGATTTGACAACATCATTGTCAAAATGCCTATCATAGATTGAAAATATGAATTTCCTCTTTGACGTCCAGTAGATGTTTGACCACGCCTCCTGGCACTGCAACTTGCATAGACTGTCAAATGAAAACATGTTCGTGTCAAAACCAATGGCGCACTTGTCTGACGATTTATTGTCCATGTGCATTATGCCAATCATGTCATTGTCCAGTATCTCATCGGAAAACGACTTTATTGGATATGTGTCGCAGTCAATGTAGATTCCACCAACCATTGAAACCAGATACACCTTGAATCTCTCCAGGATTTCCATAATGTTCTTTACGGTTTTCCCTTGAACACCCTTGTATATCTTATCGTTAGAATTCACCTTATAATGGTGTATTGCATGCCACAATGCCTTGTCCTATGGGTTTTCCACATTTTCAAGTTCTTCTCTGGAAAGGGATTCAATCTTATCCTTTGTGTACAGAACCCTGTTTATTTCATAAGAAGGATTCATTTCCCCATATGCAGTGAGGACATGTTCGTAATAATCAGGAACATTGTCCCCAAGCCATATAAAATGCAGACTTTTGTCAATCATGTGAAACTTACCTCCTTCATTTTCATTTTTCTATTTTTGATTTCAGCATTGCCTTCAAATCATCCAATACTGGGCTGTCTTTGCATTTGGAAATCACCCCAAGAAACAGTTCAAAGGACTTTTCCCTCTTCTTGTTGTCCGTGGTAGTCATTATGGAGTTTGAATGCACAGTCCTCATATAGCATTGTTCCTGAATCTACATGCACCTTTTGGCGCAGTTGAACACCATTGGGGTGAACACAACATCCTCGTGGATTGCATTTTCAACGAAGGAAATGCAGTTCTCTCTCAGCATGTGCCTTTTCATCACAGAACAACAAGCAGATTCAATATATGACTTGTTCTTCTTCAGTTTGAAGTACAATGTATTGCCATCCAGAACCTTATCAACATATTGATTTATGTCCCCCTTCAATGAATAATACCGCTCATATCCCTTGGCAGTAGTATCATCCTCCTACTGATTTACCACTTTGAAGGTGAAACGAAGAAAATCCAGGTCGTTCTTCTAGCAAAGAGACATCCACTTGTGTACCACAAACTTGTTTGCAAGGTAATCGTCAACATCAAGGAATTGCACATAATCCCCGGTGGCGTTCTTCAAACCAATGTTTCTTGGATTTGAGCAACATCCGCTGTTTTTGGCAGTCTTGAACACTTTTATGTTGGAATACCTCTCTGAATATTCCTTCAGAATTTTATTCGAGTTGTCCGTGGAGCAGTCGTCAACGCATATGATTTCAATGTTGTCGTAAATCTAATTGAGCACTGAACCAAGGCATCTGTCAATGTACTTCTCAGCATTATACACAGGTATGATGATTGATAGCTTCAAACTTCTATTCGCCTATGTCGAATTGGAATATGTTGCCACCATATCGTGCAATACTCGCACTATGACATGCTTGGGCTAATTGGAGAATTTGTATGTGTTCTTTTGTATCTATTCATAAAACCCATTGTAGTCAATAAGTCCCTTCATCAACTCATTTGCGTTCTCTTTCTTGTTCTTGACAAGATGCAAATTGCATAATACCTTGAACATTGGATTTGAAAAGTCGAGCCAAGCGAGAAGTCCGTTTTCGTCGTCGTAAATGTACTTGTTCATCCACGGATAGAACACAGAAACCATAAAGTCCCTTTGACCATATGATCTATTTGCCATATCTCCATGGAAAAAATGGCATACATCAACATAGTTTGCTCCCATTAGGCTCTTGTTGGAACTTTTGCTCAATCTTCTCATTACATAGTGAACATATTTGCGTTTACATAGTTTAGGCAACCATATGGCCGTGTTCTCAATGTCAGTAAGTTCAGTCCAAAATAGGATATCACCTCCACCAAGTGGAAGGAAATTGAAATAATCTATGTACTAAAGAGTATTTTTCTCTATGCAAAACACACCACCTGGAGCGCATGTGTTCAATATTCGATCAATACTACAATTGGACAATTGGGACGAAAATGATTTTTTGTGGCGTTTTGTCTCCTTGTCGTTTTCATCCAAATACACTATGTCGTTAAACCCCTGTGTGAACAAACACTTGTCCAAGGCATCGTAGACTTGCTTGAACCAGTCCTTATCCTCCAATGGGGAAATGTCGGAGTCCACGAACATCAATTTCTCGTACCTGGCACGTTTAGCTGCTATATTCCACAAATGCTCCTTTTGGAACAAGTACTTGTGGGAGTCATTGCCATCTATCCTTATATATTGAATCTACTTTGGAAAGTCCTCCTTGGAAAATGTGAATACCCCATTGAATCCAAGCTCAATGAACATCATTTCCTTTGGTAGATGCGATTGCTTCATCCAGCAATTCACTGCCTTTTTAGTGGCGACTTTCCTCAACTCATTTATGCCAGCATCGTAGAATACAGAAACCATCGTCATGTCCAGATAATCGTGTTGCTTGGGGTCAAAATCAACCAAGTCAAACTCTCTGTTCCATGTCATCTTGACTTGTGGCTTGGACATCACAAATTGGATAAAGGATTCGGGCAAATCAATCATTCTATTGGGAAACAATGCTGTGGGCATCTTAACATACACCAACTCAGGCTTGTTGGTGTTGGTCATCAACTCGTCTATATCCTTTATCAAAGAATCAACATCCTATTTGTACTCCAACTGGACAACATTCTTTCTACCATCCATTTATGATAAATCTCCTTCATTCAAAGGGTATTTACCATTTCCAATCCAATTGCAATTGCACACCAAAATTACTTACGGGAACTTATTTCCATCAACATCTTGGAATACTCCACTACACCATAATCATTCAAATGCCTGCAATCGCACATCCATTCTGCCGGTGGAACAAACGATTTTATTTCATTGTGTTTCTGAGACAATTCCCTGCAAGTCTTAGTCAAAACACTATCTACAACCAAGAACTTGAAATTTGGTTTTGCCAAGATATCCTTTACAGCATCATATTCCCCATAATGAACATGCTCCAAATCCATGGTAACTATCGTCTTGTCCTCGTTTTGCTACGAGGAAAGTTCTCGCATCATTGGAAGATGGTGATATGAATGATGACCGCTTACTCCAAGCGTGGCAACATTGACACCGTACTGCCGATACATGTATTGGGAAAGTCCCATATGGTTTACATTATTGCAGGTTTGGGCGACACTTGAACCGAGTATGACAATTGATGGTGGCACATAGTCGTACTATATCGGTTGATCAGATTCAATTTCCATCTTCTTGACAAGTCCATCTGGAGGAAGACATATTTGAAACTTATCGTACTTGTTTAAGTTCCATATCTTCGCCTAAATCCATGTCTTGTCAGATTGGCAATCAAGAGGGGAATAACCGTTGAGTTCGCTCAACAAATCCCACCTATTGTCCTGACTGGAATATCCCAGGACGGTGCATTCCACCTTCTGACGCTTGGATATTCGATAGAAGTCATCTGAAAAATGACAAGTATACCTTAAACTCCATGACTTTGATTTAGTGCGAATGACTATAAACAAACCACATCCATATCTAAGAATCTTGTCTATATGCGTGTTTCCACTATTGCCATCATATCTATAGAAATTGCTTGATTGTTTCAACCTTCCCCAAAGGAATTTCACATCCACATTTGTTTTCATATTTACCCCCACATAGTCATCCATGCATAAATTCATTGTAATTCAACGGTCTTTGACTATAAGTCATATAATCATTGTGTATTGTGCCTTTGTTTGCAAACATCCACTCCACCAATCTCTTGGTGTTGTTTGTATCCACATATGTAAACAACTTGTGCGAAAAATCGAATTTCCCGGTTGATGCATCCAACAACTCCTAAATCTTGGACAATGCTTGTTCCTATGTCTTGCAATAGGACATGTGAACATAATCCAAATGTTCAAGATGATAGTGGTTTAACGAGGCATTCAAATCATTGATCCCAGGTATATATATGACAGATGGTTTGTCCATATATGCCATCTCAAATGAATTGGATGAGAAATCAGTTACAATCACATCACTTTCCACCAATATATCCTGAAATGTATCGGTTTTTGGAATCTTCACCCAAGATGGTATCTTGAACCTGGATAGTTTATTGAGTAATTTGGCATGGGGAAGAAACACAATTGACACCCCAGAATCATGCAATTGTTTCAACTTCTCACTGGCCAGGAAATTGTTGATGTCATTGAAGTATTTGGATGTTCCACCACCTCTTCGCCAATGAAATGATATAAAAACCTGCTTTTTGCGCTCTACAGATGAACGCAAGGTGTTTTTCTCCAATAATGTGTCATGCCTGGGAAATCCAAGAAGAAGGGGTGTCAATTTTCCTTTAGAATATCTTGTCAACACCTTGTATTCCCCCCTTGAAGTAGCCAACATATATTTCGCTTCACTTGATATTGTTCCTGAAATATAGAACGAATCGTCATATATCGTAGATGTGACTCCATGTCCCATGAATATGGTTTTATACCTGTTGCTCATCAAGGTTGTTTTGATGTCTGTGTTTGGAACATCCTTTGAAAACAGAACAAAAGTGGCGTTTTTTATGATAAACCCAATATGTTTCCCCTCAAATGGATATAGATTAAATCCTTCTGACTTCAGCCTTGTCCAATCCTTGCTTTTGTTGGATAAAATGAATGTTGCCTTTATGTTTGGATAATCATGGGAAATGCGTTTATACAAGAACTCTCCGTTGTCTCCGGCCTTGTCGAATGAATCAAATATAACCACATTGAACAACGAGTCTTCAAATGACTGTGGCATCACCTAATTGTATCTCAGTTCAATCTTGGGAAATGCATCTTTGTTTGATAAATATTGATGTGTCTTTCCCATTGGAAATACACTTCCCCTCTACATCATATTCCTTTTGGCATACCCATTGTGTGCGGATATCTTCTTGGATGGCAACACCCAATACCCATTTGAAATCATCAACATTGTATATAGAAAATCGTCGTTGTATGTGTGAATAATTTCATCACATAGAATCTTGTCGTAGTTCGCAAGCATCTTTTTCTGGAAGATGGACATTGCCGTTACATTGTTATATACAACACCGTTATACAATGGCAAATTCAAATGCCACTTTGGATTGGAACCGCCAGATATTGGAAATCTGAAATCTTCTTCTGCAAATTCGTTCAACCGAATTTCAATATAGTCGTTTGGTATCACAAAATCATCATCGACATTTAATATAATGTCCTCGTCGTCAATCAATGGCAGAACTGGGAACACCTTCTTCATAGTCTTTGTGTTTGGACCTTCCACCCAATTTATCTTGAATGTTGGTTCAATTTTCGACAACTATACCAAATCAGAGGGTAAATCAACCTCCTTGTTCGGAAACTCAACCACTGCCAAGTTCAAGTATATGATGTCTGGCTTAACTGTGTTGTTCAATATAGACTTTACGACCTAATAGCAATTTCCAATCCTCTTTGTCCAAGAGGTCATCGTCACCACAACCTTGTGCCCGTTAAACATGTCCTATAGTTTCCTTTGGTCTACCCAATTGTTGGTATTTACCATTTCACATTAAAATTCAAGATTGACCAATTTCTAGATCAACCTTGGATTCTTCCAACAAAACTTGGCTTATGCCATCACTTCACTGGCTTCTGCTTGACATATATCTTGCAGATGCAGGGTTCGCCAATCTTCTTGTTCTTGATGTAGTCATCGCAATGGCACTTGGTTCCCTCTCCAGCTGGTTGGCAAGGACAATGACCATCGTTCTTGTCGATTGCGTCCAGAATCTTGTTGACCTGCTTGGTGGTCAAGGATTCGTTCAACCGAGTGACATATGCATCCTCTGGTTCAGGTGTTGGCTCTGGGGTTGGCTCTGGATCAACAGCTGGCTTCTTGGCGAACACAGTATCTATTGTGGTAATCATGTTCTTCGCCCCAGCGGCACCAGTCTTCTTGTCTCTGAGGTCGTTTCCTGTGATTGCCTTGTCAACCACAATCTTGCCCTTTGCGTCGTAGAGGGTGATTCTGAACCCAGGATACTGCTTGAGACCACCCTTCTTGAAGATCCAGTCATGGAGTGCCACCCCCTTGTCCTTGTCTCCACTGTACTGGAACACAAAGTAGACGTCCTGCTTCGCCATCCAGTTCTTGAATGTGGCAGTCATCATGCACTTCTCTGCCTGAACGCAATAGCTGCATGCATCGCCATTCGACCATACCGTGACGATGAACTTGCCTTCCTGCTTGGCCTTCTCAAGTGCCTTGTCGTAGTTCTTGTTCCACTCGCCGACCTTTGGTGTCTTTGTTGAGCGGAGTTTCACGAAATCTGACGTTGTTCCCATTGTTTTCTCTCCTTGTATGTATATGTGTATATCAAGCTTCGTCGGGGCAACTATCGCAACCAGCTGCTTCGTCAGCAACCTCGTCTGGATCAGAATATGCCCTGAACTTCACGCCGTTTAGGCTTTCCTTGGAGTCCTCCAGAACCTTGCTGACGAAATCAATGTGGTCTTTGGCTGTGCGGACCAAAGCATTCTTAGAAGTACTCGTCAGTCCGATTGAGTAGAGGACATCCTTGAGCATGTCCTTGGTGTCCTTGACTATGTACGCCAAATGACTGATATCGTATAACGCATAACTGCGCTCGGGCGCTGGAAGTGGATTTGCGTCTTTGTCTTTGTTGTCTTTTTCTTCCATTGTGGTATTTGTTGTCTTTTCCATATACCACAATTATACGACAGCAGTCATGTCAAGACAATGGAATTCACGTCACGATTCCACTTTTTCGCATACTCGAACTGGCCACCACCAAACCCATTGCTGAATGTACCTATGCTGACATCCTCCACCTCGCCGAAGTCCTCGTAGTCCCTACTGTTGTTGATTACCACCTTGAGGTCATCTGGGTATGAATCCAATATCGCCTTTAGTTCGCGTACAGTCATCACTTGATCCTTCCGAGTTGTTGTATCTCTCTCCATCACATGTCCATAGGCGGAATGCTATTGGCGACTTCCTCCGGGATGGCAATCGTCCCCACGGAAGTCACATGCGTTGGAAGGGAAATCTTGACCATCTTGCCTTTGTGACCACTCTTCCTACAGAACTTCGAATGCTTAAGGTTGTACAGAACATTGTCAATCGCGTCTATTGACTCACCGTCCACAAGGTACTCGAAATCCCAGAGTCTGAACAGAATAGATGTATCCCAATCTGGGATTGACCTTGTTTCTGTCCGTATTGAACCATCGCTTTCGACAATCTTCACAGGAATTGTCTCGTAAAGCTCATGGTTGCCATCTGCTTTCTCTGCCAGTTTCAACCCTCTTTTGGCAAGTGTCTTGAGCCTCTTCAACAAGGGCTTCATCTGGGCGTAGATGTCGTTTCCCTCCTTCTGAAGGGCATCGTACTTTTCCTTGAATTGCTCAACTGTCATATTTGTTTTCTCCTCTTTGATCAATCGTCTCGACAGAGCACATCGTATACATTCTGCATCTGGGGACTGTTGAACTGGCCATCGAATGTGCCGAAGTAGTATCTCATTCTGTCCTTGGCTTCCTGGATTGTCGCCTTGAGCTTGTTGATTTCGTCAAGCAACCTTTTGTGTTCGCAAATCTCATTTCCCCGACAATCGCAATCTCTGCATTCACATTCCATCACTTCAGTCCCTTCAATTCCTCGTGGATTCTGTTCCTCAAATTCTCGTCGGGTATCTCCTTCAACATCATGGCAATCCTGGCTGCAGCGGACAGATGTTGGGTAAGCCTATTGGAATAGTCCTTCAGCTTCTCGCTCAACGCCATTCTCACTTCGTCGGCAGATGTGACCAAATCAACAGATGGGTATATGATGAACTGACCCATCGTCCAATCAAATCCCACATCCAGCCTTTCAACTGGGACGGTGGTGTTGCAGGACAATTGCCACTTGTCGTGCTTCCTGACCACAAGTTCGCAATCCTCGTGCCCCTTCGCCCTCTCTATGAACTCGCCTACTGTCATGACAACTCCCTTCCATCGAATGTGACATACTTCATCTGAGTCCATCTCTGCGCATATTTCTTGTCACACTCGACAAAGTGCTTGTTCATGTACTTCTCCACATCGTCGTATGTGTAGCCCAGAAACCCAATGTTGAGTCCCAGGCTTCTGTCTTCGTTCATGAGAAGCACTTGGCAATACGGAACTCCCTTGTATGTCTCCACAATAGACCCCCTCAAATCCGGTTGAACGCCCGAATCACAATCCTCTGCTTGTACTTGTCCAGCCATTCCTTGCCCTGTTCTGGGATATCGTTGTAGATGTTCTCCGCAAGCACATCAATCAAGGTGTCAGGGTCGAAATTGCCCTTGAGGGTCAGGATTCTACTGCCCTCGATGCTGCAATCTGGCAAGTCGGCACCGAAATTCACGAACCAATTGCCGGTGAGGTTGATGCTGTTGCTGGTCTGATGTTCTGAGCCAGCAAGGTAGATTCCATTCGGTTTGCTGTTTTCTGTTTCTTCCATGTTGTATGTCTCCTTTGTCACATGTATTGTTCCAAGAGACGCTTGACCTTCGCCATCATTTCCCTGCCCTTGGTCTCCGCTTGCCACCGTTCCTTGCATTTGCCACGAATTACAAACGACATGTCCTTGAATATCAGTCCCGAGGTGAAGATGTCAATGGACAGATTGTTAAAACTGCAGAATGCCCGAAGATTGGATTCGATTGAACCCATGATCCAAAAGGGCGCGGAAACCATGTTTGTTATCTTGTATGTGTACATTGGCGTGTCTCCTCTATATTATACCACTTTGATTTGTGTCAGTAAACCCCATCCAATATCATCTCGAATGCAGTCTTGGGGTAGTGGAACCAGAACTTCTCGAAGTCGTCATCCTCAAGCATAACGGCAACCATGTCAGACTTCGGTCGAATCCTCAGCTTGCTCCCATCGCACCAACCAATGCAGCGCTTCTTGATTTCCCTCGCCATCACCTTGTTGTCTATACTGCTTCGGAAGTCAAGGTCAAGCCGACCACCATAGTCGTACTCGTACCTCTCCCAGGTAAAGTCGATTGGAGACAACTCCTCTATGTCAAGTTTCTTTTCCATTTCACCTCCTGAGGCGGTCGTATTCAATTGCGTACTGCATGTACTTGTTGATTGCGTTGTCAAGCTCTTCCCACCACTTGTCTTCAAGCTCAGGCTCTGTCTCATTCCTGATCTTGATAACTGCCCTATCAATGTCATTCTTAAGCTTGCCACCAGGAGCAAGCAGTTCCTCAAGTTCCTCTTCCCGAGTCTTGAATCCATCTACTATTGTTTCCATGCCCATGTCGGTTCCCCTTTGGTTGGTTTCCCCCCACAACACCTATATTATAGCATATCCTGCGTCAGAAGTCAATACTCCCCTTTAGACAAAGAATTGACCCGGAACCATATGATTCCGAGCCGCATTATCCCCATGATTAATGGGCAATATCAATCAATTGGTGTTGTTTTCTCGCAACTCCAATCTGTTGTGTCGCAAGCATCCCCAAATGCAGGATGTGGCTCAAATTCGCTCTCTGTACCCTCGATGGGCGAAATCAACGCTATGCCTTGCGAGGCCAACCGGTCAATGAAATCGTCCACCAACTTGATGTCCTCGTCTGTGAGATTGTCAGGTACATCTCCATACATTATGTAGGTAGTTGCCCAATTGGGGATCTTTTCGACAACATCATCTTCGCCCTGTCCTGGGTTTCCACCCCTCTGCTCCCAGAACTCGTCCTCGTTCACAATCACGAAGTCATCTGTTCCAAAGTCCAGGTCAGGATACTCCTTGCCAATCATCCTGCACACTTCGTCCACCAACCGATCATGGGTATCTGCCCTGTCATAATCGATGAGATATGTAGAACCATCGCCCTTGAAGATGCCAAAGTCCTCGTATTCGTCAGTATCCCACATTATCTCGACCTCGCCCTCAGAATCTGACAAATCGCGTGGATTGTCATCCATACTCTCGTCGTATACCATATCATCCAGGTCTGCCCTGTACTGCTCTATGGCAGCTTGGTCATAGTCCTTGTTCCCAATTCTGATGTGGTCAATCTCGGGCAAATCCCCCTCTGGCTCACTGTCCTGCATTCCATCCAGGACATATAGTGCCTCAATGAGACTGTGAACTTGGCTTATTACATGGGGCTGGATGCGACTATCCTTCCAATAGACAATTGCAGAATCAATCTGGTTGCCCTCAGTGAAGTTGCCCCTGATAGGTCTGCATGTCTGGGTCTTGTATACCTCGTCGTCCTCGCCCTTGGTTTGAAGTCCATTCCACTTCACTGCGAATTCCTTGAACTCGTCACCATGTGCGTCCAAAAACACCTCGTTGATGAGGTCTGGGTTTTTCAAGACTTCCCATATATCCAAATCATTCTCATGCAACAGTTTGTCGGTTGCATATCTGGCAAGTTTGGGTTCATAATAGTAGATTTCTCCATTGGCATCGTCAACAATGCACTCCATATGGAAAACTTCGTCACTGCCAGGGAACTTGATTTCAGTTCTATCACAGCTAACTACAACATCCCCTATGTAGTCGGGACCTAATGTGGATTCTGAAACTACGACTTTCATGTTAACACACCTATATTGGATTTCAATATAGGTATTTACAATCTAAAGTCAGAAATTCGGAATATCCACATTCATCTGAGCCAATGCCTCCTGCCGCTTCCTCCAATCCACTAGAATCTTGTCCTTGAAGGGAAGGAACTTGTTGTCGATTTCGTGGAACTTGCAGCCAGTCTCTGCGTGGAAGTGGCAAATGAACTTGCGGAACTTGGCGTCTGGCTCCACATACCCACCTTCCTTGAGGATATGCTCGTACATCGTGAGCTGAAGTCCATACAGGTTCAACTCGCAATCTTCAAGGTCGTCAATTGGGGACAGGAAGGTGTCGCCCCACTCGTTGTCAGTGCGAATCTTCTTGTTGGTCTTCCAATCGACCAGGATGTACTCGTTGGGGTGGTCTTTGCTTCGTCCAATGAGGTCAATCGTGCCAGCGACATTGATGACAGGGTCGAACACAATCTTCTCAGACTCGTAGTCGTAGGGGCGTTCCTTGAGCTTGTTGCAGACAGTGGAGATCTGCTTGAACACGACCTGTTGTTCTGGGGAGAAAGTCGAATCGTCCACGAACTCGCCATTGAAGATGCGCTCTGCGACACTGTGCATCTTCGTTCCATGCTTGCAGGCGGTCTTGTTGATCTTCGCCCACCTGTCCTTGATTTCCTGCTGAGTGACGCCCTCCTTCTTGGCACAGAGCGCAGACATGCCCTCCAAGTCAAAGGGCTTCTGGTACTTGTGGATGAGGGTGGTCACGCTGATTGGCTTGTACTTGAGCTGTTGATCCTTGTCGAACACCCTGTACACATGTCCCTTGTTCTCGAAGCAAACCTCCAGTCCATTATGCTTCACGATTGACTTCTTTTCGCTGCTTACTGCCATATACGACAACCTTCTTTCTTGATTTGGTTTGATACATCATATTATACATGTTTGTGGTTGTCATGTAAACACACCAATCCCCTTGAGGAATTCAAGTGCTGCATTCTTGCCCTCGATTTCCTTCCTTTGGGTCTCGTCCAATTCTGCAAGTCGTTCCTTGTGGTATTCGATGCCATTCTGCCTATTCCCAATTAGCCTGTCGTGGCAGCCAAGTTCGTTCAGGAAATTGACGACATCTTCCATCAACTTGAAGACTGAGCAGGAGGTCTTGAAGTCCCGTATTCTATCCTTGAAGATATACGCAGTGGCAAGGTGATCCCCAATTCCACCACACCACTCGGATCCAATGAACCCCCTTAAGCCAGATAGCCATGTGAATTCCTCCCCAGGTGGAGTATGTGTCGATATCCTCTCGGTGTCGTAATCCCCCTTGAAATACAACCTGCCACCAATCTCCACCAACTTGAATTCCAGCAGCCTGCCGTCCTTGATGTATCTATGGGCATTGGACATGAAGCCACGCAGCCACTTTGGGTCAAGCGGCTGGGCAAACCCCTGGTCAGTATACTCGCATACCTCGAACATGAATATGCCCTTCCTGGACTTGTACACATTGATGACGAACCTGGTGGAGCAACCCTTGATTTCCCATCCAAGCGACGAGGTGAAGAAGCTGCTGGACGAAAACCCCCTCAACTTGGGTCTGGACACTTCATATGCCCTGGAAAAGTGTTCGTTTGACTCTTGCTTCTCTGCATCCAACTCAATCCCATATTGCTCAGAAAGCTTGTTCATGGCGTCTGCTGCCTTTTGGGAGGTCTCAGCGAACTGGTTCTCGAGATCCTGAATCATCGCAATGTCGGTTTCAATTCCCTTTTTGTACTGTTGCCTTTGATTATCGTAGTAGTTGGAATCCTCGTGCAGAACCACAGAGTGGTATTCGTCCAGTTTCTCCAACGCCTGGGTGGTGGTGTCGAGGTCAGGCAACTGCTTCGGGTACATGGACATCAACCCCAGTTCCCTGGCGAAATTGTACATGATGGCGTGGATTGGCGAAAAGCACGACATCGAGATCGCATCCATTCCACCGAAATAGTTATCGACATGCACATTCAGAACTGGCAGACCATCGTACATTCCAATGTCCATGGACAACACCTTGGCGTTGTTGCAACACTTGTTGTTCGGCCGAACAACAACATTGTTGTTATCCACCAACATCTTCTGAAGAACTTCCGCAAGTATGAACTGTTGATCCAGTTTCTCTGGAGCATTGTCGTAGAAGGGGGTTTCATGTTCGTGATAACACTCGTACACCCCATACTTGATAACGAACTTGTAGACGACATCGTGTTGGTTGTTCTTGCACTCGTCGTATGTTGGCGAATACGACGCCACCAAGTACAGTATCTCCTTTGTGACATGCTTGCCATCCACCAGAAGATAGGGGAACAGTACTGACCTTTCGGTTATCCAACAACGCCTCGTGTATCCAGGTATTGTTGGCACACCTGGCATCTTGTCCTTCGCAATCACATTCCAGCGCATGTCACCAGACCCTCCCGCCAACAATGTTCTTGAAGTTCTCCACTGTCATCCCATATTGGTCGATAACATCGGTGAACTTCTGCATTTCCTCGGCCCTCTTCGCCAACTTCCCCTCGTATTCGCCTATAGTGGTCAAATGGAAGTTTCGGTTGCGGGTGAGTCTTTTGATGGTGGCTGTGGCAGACTCCCACAAAAAGGTATTCGGCTGGGTGTTGATTTCGTTCATGAAGGCCTCCACCTTGAGCATCAATCCAAGTACCTCCTTGGCGGAGCCCATTGTGTCCACTTTACCAAGTCCAATCTGCTTGCTGACCAGGAGAACAGCCAGTTCGTCGCCATGGTGGTCGAGGAACCTGCCAACCGTGGAACGGCATATGTGGAACGGCAAAGGGGCATTGTAATAGGGAATTCCATATGGATATCCAACGAAATAGGGTCTTCCACCAATATTGGCGATGTATTTGGCATAATCTGTCTCGCCAACAGCCTTCGTCAGAATCTGGGAGTCGATGCATTCAAGGGACTTCAACTCGCCATCTGAACCAATATTGGCTATCCTCAACTCGAACCTGGGTGTATCCCCAAAGGGGTGTCGGTACATCACAATCCCAAACTTGACCTTGAACGCCACATTGCCAACCTCCACGCCATATTCCTTGTCGTGGTAGAATGCGTGGCGACGGTATCCTGGGAAATGGATACCATCAACCACCTTGCTCAATTTCACGCTCTTAATATCCTTCTCGTCCATCTTGCTTCTCTCCTCCACTACAGAGCAATCTCGATTCCAAACCTCTCGGAAAGCTCGTTCATCGCCTCTGCGGCGGATTCTGAAATCTCCTGCTCCTTCTTCGTGTACTTCTCAATTTCCTTGGACTCTGCGTCCATCTGACTCCTGAGCCATGTGATCTTGCTTTTGAGGTATTCCTCTGATCCATCATGCTCCATGTAGTTCAGTTTTGCAAATGCGTTCCATGCCTGCTCGGCGTCGACGAATGTCCTCAACTTCTCAGGATATTGCGCCATTGCCACCATCGCCAACCCACAATGCATGGCAATCAGCCCTGCAGGAGTCCTTGGCATCGAACTCAGAACTGGAAGCACACTATATATAGTAAGCTTTTTCATCCAATCGTGGGTGTCCATCGTCAGTAACGCCCTACCCTCAACCTCCTCTATGTTGAACTGGACGGGGCACATCGAGAGGAAGTCATCTGGGTTGGCCTCAACGCACATCTTGACCAGATTTGGTGGAATCGGTTCCCATTTCCCAGTAATGGAGTTGGGGTAGATTATCTCCTGCATGACCTGGCCTTTTCCATTATGGTAGTAGGTGTTCACGAAAAAGGCAATCTTCACGGATGTAGGGGAGTTGGAATTGGTATATGCCTTGAATGTGCGCACCTTGTACCCAGGGATGGTCAATGGGTTCATGGGTTCCGACACGAACTTCCAATAGTACCAGGATTCTGATGTTGGCAGTGAATGGTGCATATGTATATACTTCTTCTTATCCTTCTCGACATGTATATTATAGCACATTCCCATGCCATCTGTCAAGGGGGTTGGCAAAGCCAACAACCTTGTTGTCTGTCAAGGGGGTATCCTCAAACAAGTCCAATGGCCTCAACAATCAATACCATGGATAGTAGAACACAACGTGATCGTCGTCCCAATGCTTCAGGGCATCCTCAAACTCGTCTCCCCAACCGTCGGCGACAATCTTCTCCAGGTCGCCCTTGGTCAGGAAGACGTCCACCAGGTTGTCGTTGTCCTTGTCGTGCCAGAAGTTGTCTATGATATATTGATGCAGATCCCAATTCTTTCGCCAATATCCAATTTCCTCCACTCTGTCGTCCTGGTGGTTCAAGCCAAATTCCTCAATGTCGAAGATTGGTCGGCAATCTCGGTCAAGCACAAGTCCATGCTTCTTGGCAACCCTATGTGCAGCACGGCGAAGATTCCGAACCCCAACCTTCTGCTCGTCAGTGTATGTCCTCCAATCGTAGTATCCAAATTCGTCCTTGGGAAGGGAATCCAACAGATTCTTCCACCTTGGTTTCTTCATCAGGAGGTCGATGTCCTCAGAATATGCCCTTCGGATTTCATGAAACTTCTTCGTAGCATCGACCCTGCGCTTGGAAGTCCTGTATAGATAGCCGTCGAGACCCATTTCTGACAATCCTTTCCATAGATTTCTTTTCCAATATTATAGCACATCTGACGGGGAACTGTAAAGGGGGTTATCCCAAAGGACAGAATGGGCGTGAATGAGGTCAAAGTCATGACCATCGCATTTCACCCCAAGCTCAAGCAGGAGGATGTTGTCTATCGTCCTTTGGTACTCTTCCGGGAACTTGACGCTCTCCATCATCTTGCCCGAGTTCTTCTTGCGCACTATGTTCTGCCTCTCAATGCTCTGCATCTTTTGGGCAATGCCAATCAAGGTGGTTCTGGCGTCAGAAGTCAGTTTGCCAATGAAGGTTGGCATTTCGTCGAGCATTCCCTGTTGGTATGTTATCTCACCATCATACAAACGCCAATGCCAATAGCAGAAACTGGAATTGAGCCAGCAATAGGCAAGGTCTCTCGTTTCCTCGTCCTTGAAGCCCAATTTGCGCTTGCCAGAGCGAAATAGGTCAGAGACATATGCCACTGTATTGTACCTGCAAGTCGTTACGAAATTCAAGTAATGTTCTCCATCTGGGCAAACATAGTCGCCAAACCTCTCGCCGATTGACTTTGTTCTCCACGCAAACATCAAAGGCTCCAGTTGGGGGAAGCACTTTGCATATCTGCTCCCATTTGATGACCTTTGAGGGGTGTTACCAACGAACTGGGACAGAAATTCTGGCGTCAGAACCTGGTCCCTCTCGCCATTTCGAAAGCGAACCATGCCAGCGACATTGAGTCCAATACCCAATTTGCGGTTGTCAGTCACCAATATCGCAGGTCTCACCTGGTTCTGCTGGTTGGTGTTGAACACGCCATGCTTCTTGCCGTTGAACAACTGACCTGGGGTGTTGTCGAAGGGGATGACGAAGCCAGAATACCCAGAACCCAGCTTCTCGCGCAGGGACTTGAACTTCCCACGACCCAAGTAGTTTTGTGGCGTGAGAAGCACTGTCCCTTGGCATCCTCCTTCGCACAACACCTTCTCCATCACTGCAGCATACAGTTCGTGGGTATCGTGGACTATCGTGGTCTGAGTCCAATTCTCGGGTATCTCGTCGACCTTTGCGTAGGGTGGATTGGAAACGACCTTGCAGTTATCTGGCAGACACACCTTGTCGTCCAGGAAGTCCCCAGGTCTCGAATGGATGTACCCAACAACATCGTCGCCATATATGAAGCCTATGGTATTGACGCAGATGTAGAGGGCAAGCTCGTCCTTGTCGTAGAGCCAGAGATTTCCTGACTTGATTAGGTTTCTCGCACGTTCCTTCCCAATGTACTTGAGATATGCCAGAATCAGATTGCCAACCCCACAACAGACATCACAGACATTCTCGCCAGGAAGATAATCGAACCACTTCGCCATCAAGGTTGCGACATCCTCTGGCGTGAAGTACTTGCCAAGCGACTTCTTGCTCTGCTTGTTCACATGCGCCAGTCCAATTTCGTATAGTTCCCCGAAGTTGGATATGGACAACACGCCATCAACATGGTCTGGATTGCCCTTGAACCTCCCCAATATGTCCATCCAGGTGTCGTTCAAGCCAATATTGTCAAGCGATGTCAGATATTCCTCAATTTTCATACCTCAATTATACCACATCGTATAATTGTCATCAAGGGCATGCATAGAGAAGCCAGCAAATGACAACACTTACGATTTACAGCTCGAAATACGACTCGAAGGAGAATGTAGTAAACAATGGAATGTCGGGAAAGGCCTTCCTGGACAGGGACAACAAGCTTGGAACGCCATTTGATTGCTTGGACGACGCACTACAATATGCTGTGGACAATAGACTGGCCATCAACAGGATAGAGTTCGACTATATAGACCAGGACGGCTGCCAATCGTTCAAGAAGTTCGATGTATTCGATGCCTGACAATGGTAAATAGGAATTGCCATGAAGATATTGAACAGAACATATAGGGATGTAATTGGGACAGAACCCAGTTTCCAGAAGACCACGATAACCGACCTCCCCGAGACGCAGGAACTGCTGGAGGGGTCGTTGATGCATGTCGCAGTGAAGGTTGATGACGAGAACAACAACTACGAGTCCATGAGGATATCCACCGACAACTTCAAGCAGAAGATATACGAGTCAATATTGAATACCCTCAGGACGAAGTACTGGGACTCACACGAGTACAACAAGCAGAAACGGGAGCCCAGCAAGAAGCACGATGTCGTGGAGGGACCCGACAGCAGACCGGCTGGCACATCGTTCAAGGATTTGCTCGACTACCTCGAACAGATGGACAAGGACAAGCCATCATCCGACAAAAACGTGTATGCTCCAGAGGAAGTTCCTGAACAAGACCCCAATGGCTTCGTGGATCACCTCTACTACGACTTCGACTTGCTCAAGCGGTACATGGTGGCGAAGGACAACGAGATTGAGGGCACCATAACTGGATCTCTGTCGATGTCAAAGGACTTGGATTGCTATTTCACAGAGCGCATGATGTTGTACTCCACAGACGAGGACAACAACTTGGAGGTTGTGGATTCGGTCAACGCAACAGATGGCGACTTGACAGAGAACGACACCTATTGCCAAATGAAGATAGAGCCAGGCAACAAGATATCGAACGAATGGCAATGCCCCAAGACTGGCAATTTGGTCGTATATGGGTGGTTGGATTCCAGCAAGTGCCTCAACAACAAGGCGACCCCATCTGCGTTTTGCGTATTGGAGGGCATGATAGAGGACAAATGGAGGGTGATATCTGTCCAGCCAGTTAACCCAGCCAAGAACATATGCTATGTTGGCTTCAATCTCCTGGTGAAGGAAGGCTTGACTATACGGGCCAGGACAGGATTCGACGTTGGTGCCAAGTCAGGGCAGTACTCCAATGAGCAGGATGGCTTAGACACACTCTCCAACACCACGCCAAACGGCTTCAAGTGCATTATATACGCAAGAAAGGAACTGGAACAATGACCATATTGGACAAGGCAAGAGGTGGTAGTGGAAAAAAGCCAATAGGCGAATCCACGACCAAGAAGGAACAACACGAAGTTGAAAGCAACAAAAAGAAGGAACAGCCAAAAGAGGTTGCCTCCGACGAGTCCAGTGCAATAGACCAGAATGCCCAATTGCTCACGGCAGTTGAGAGTCAGTTCAAGAACATAATGGCGGAGTTCCAGGCGAACACTGGATTCAGCGTAAACACAGGTGAGCAACCAGTAGACGCCATGATTGAGGTTCTGTCCAGCAAGGGGGTCGTCGTCTCAATCGCTGTCCTGTTGTCCTACATCCGCCACTGCATCAACCACGGCATCAAGAAGGAACTCAAGGTGAAGATTGGCTACAACAAGCCTGCTGGCGTCCCAATGAACTTCGCCGTGAACGAGGAGCTGCTTGAGGACATCTACCCAGGGGATGTAATCGAAATCAACTGACCACATCCACTATGTCCGTCTTGATTTCTGCATTTGCAGAACCATCCTTCTTCCCAATCTCGTCTGTGGCGGCCTGATGCATCTTGTTCATCTCCTCAATCACCATGGCTTCCTTCGCCACTCTGACCTAGTTGGTGAAGTCAGAAAGCAAGTTGGACAATTCGGAACTTGAACTGTCGGCGTTCTCCAACTTCAACTCGATTATCCTCTCCTTCAACTAGCACACACTGGAGTCGCTGTTGATCTTCTGATATGCAGCCCTGGTCAACCCTTCCTCGCTTCCCCACTTCCTCGCCACTATGTCGTTTCTGACGCTCCTCAACTTCTCCACCTGCATCTCGGACTCCCTGTCCTGAACAATCTCCTTCTTCTCCTTCTCGTCGGCCACATCTTCGGCAACAACCACATCATCTGGAACCACCATGTTCACCTTCAACTGCGCCATGAACAATTGGTATAGGGTGTTGCCTTCGAGCATCTGGTCTATCTTGGTGTAGTCCTTGGCGTCCTGTTCTGTTATCTGGAACAAGTTGGTTCTGTTGATGTCGAACTTGGCGTCTTTTCTGATTGCGTCCACATCCAACTGGAGCATCCTCAACTTCCTGGTGATTCTGTATATGGTGTCGAACTCGTCCCATGCGCAATTCTTGAACCAAAGGATCAACCTCCTCATCTCGGCAACTATGAAGTCCAGCACAACGACCCTGAAAAACCAATCCTGGTGGGTCAATATGCCATATGTGTCGAATTTCTGAAGTTCCCTCACCTTGTCCTTGAAGTACCTTGCCTTCTCGTCGGATGTGAGGTACTGAAGTTGCTCCCTCTCGTAGGGGTTCACAATGCGCTCGTTCCAATATTGCTTGAATACCCTGAAGTTCAGTTCCCTCCGCTTCACAGACACCACATCGTCGTGTTCGTCGAATGCGATTTGAATCATGTCAGTGTCAATTTGAACCAATTCGTCAGCAACTTGTTCTCTGTTCTGGCCTATTTCAGACACAGTCTTCATCAACTGCACACGTTTCCTGAGCAATTCGTCTCTGGATTCAAGGTCAGTGGTCTTCTGCAACCTGTCGTCTATTTCCCTGACATCAGATTGAACTTGCCTCAATTGGGCGTCAACCCTCCTGAGTTCCTGAATCCTATTCTTGTACCTCTACTGAAGCTGTTTCCTGTAGTCTGGCTTGAATGTCGTTTGCAGTTCCTCGTTGGGGTCTGGTCTGTACCACAAGGCGCTGTCTGACGAATTGTACAGCTTGTCGAGGAACCTCTGGGAGTCGCCTATGGTCGCCTGGGACTGCTTGACTATCTCCACCACGCCTTGGGATGTAGTGGACTGCTCCCCTTGGTTTGTGTTCAACTTGCCAATTGTCTTGTTGTAGGTGGATTCCTCGAATGTCTCGATGAACCTGTCCAACTCGTCAGAATCGACTATTTCTGACTATGATCCACGAGTAACCCCATTTGTGGTTTCTTGTTGTTGGTTGTTGGTGGTTTTAACTGGCGGGTCCTCCGTTAAGACTTCGCCGGCCTTGAACTTCTGCTGCACCTCCCCAGTCAAGATGGCATCGGTTGATATCGCACCATCCTCCTGCAAACCTGGCTTCACGCCATCACTGTATCCAACCATCTTCACATAGTACTGAAAGACAGCCGTGTTCATGTTGTTTGGCAGACAACTCTTGAATGTGATTGAGAGCTTGTATGCGTCTGGAAGCACCTCAATTCCCTCCTGGTGGGGGTTCTTAATCGGCGCGACTGTCTCGTTGGAAGTGCCTATCTCGAACTTCGCCCCAGAGACACCACCACCCTTGAAGAAGTTGGTTGGAGTGCGTCTGTTGAGTCCCAGTGGATAGAGCTTGAAGTCGCCGGTGCACATCAAGTGGCGCTGACCAGTTGGCAGCCAAATCTCGTACAACGCGCCAGGGAACGCCAGAATGGCCTTTTGGATTGACCTGTTGTTGTGGATGATGGTGTTCACGCACATGTAGTTGTTGCGGGACTTCACGATGTTGTCGTTTATCAGGATCAAATCGAACTGGAACGAAACACCCTCTCCCTTTGGACCACCCCAAGTTGGTGCAGGGAACAAGTCGGCACCCCTTGCAGTCGATCCAATGGCACCAGCAGCCAAGCCGGCAGCCATTCCAGCAATGTTGCTCAAAACCGTCTTCAAACCCTCGATGAGTCCACCTTGTCCCCTTTCCCACTCGGCACTGTTGCTGGCCTCGTTAATCACAGTCGAGCTGTTTGCTATGTAGGGGAAGATGTAGGTGTTGCCATATTGCCTTTGGCGAAGTCCAGCATACAGGACATATGGAATGTCTATTACGGTCTTCTGGGCCAACTTCACATCTGCCATCTGGAAGATTTCCTTGATCTTGTTGAGCATGGAGTTTCCCTCCTGCTTCGCGTCGGCAGAACCCTGGGTGCTCTTTTCGTTCACATTGGCGTCTCCACCACCATTATCGTCTGGTTTTGCTGGCTGCCAAGCGGTTTTCACAGAATCAGCTATCTTCTTGATGAAATCAACCATCGTGGCAGCAGTGTTCTTGAAGAAGTACTCCTTCACCACTATGTATGGAACCAGGTTGAGCATGTCGTCCATGGACTTTATCGCCTCAAACGAAGCTGGCGTTATGGCTATTTGGGGCCAGGACTCCCTGGCGTCCTCTGGCCTAAACGAGTACATCGTCCAGTTTCCAGTAACGTGTCCATATGGGTTGAACCACTGTTGGTCGCCATCGTGCATCATGAACTCCATGCCAGTGACCAATTCGTTCTTCACATTGTTCCATCCAATCTTGCGTTGTCCACCTCCATTTGTGGTTTCAATCGAGTCGTCTTGTTGTGGTTGGTTCGCAGTCGGGTATGTCGTGGAATTTGGATTGGAGTCCTGGTCCTGGTTATCCTTGTTTTCCTGCTGCCTCTGCTCTTGATCTTGTTGTTCTTGGGTCTTTTCCTCTGGTGGGAAATCATCTCCTTTGTCCTGCCATGTACCCTCTTGCCTCCATTGATCCTCCCAATTCCTGTTGTTCATCTCTCCAGCCATTTGCTCAGACGCCTCTTCCATGGCCTTTGCCCTTTCGTCGTTGGCGTAGTCCTCTGCTGCCTGCTCCTGGGAGTTCTGCATCTCTTGCGCGTCCTTCTGGGCGTCGTCCACGGTTTCCTCCGCCTCCTTGTCTGTAAAACCAAGCATGTCGCCAATTGAGGAGAACAGACCCTTTGCCATGTCTGAACCTGCATCCCACAACGACCCAGCGAAATCCACCAACCCCTTCGCGGCGTCTCCACCAGTTGAAATCAACGACTTGGCAATGTCACCGACACCCCCAACGAGGCTCTTGCCTATGCCACCAGCGCAATCAATCAAACTCCCAGCGACATTCTTGGCAGTGTCCATTATGGTGTTTTGTTGTTGGTTGGATGCGCCGAATATGTTGCCGAGGACATTGGATGCGCAATTGGTTATGTTCTTGACTACATTTCCTGTGGTTCCAAGCAGGGTGCTTGTGGTGTTCCCCAGTCCATTCGCCAATGTCCCAACCAAGTTTCCAGCAGATTGCAGGGCAGTAGGCCCAGTTGAGTCGCCAATGTCGTCTGCCGTCTTGCCGAACTCGCCACCCTGGTTGTCATCTTCCCTGACTGATGCCAAAAGCACCTTGCGCATCATTGGCTTCCTCTATTGGGATTGCTCGACATCCTCTACCCCAAACACCTTGATGGCGAGTTCCCTGCCCTCTTCCTCGCCCACCATGACGATGGCATATGAAACCACTGTGTCGATCAGATTGTACTTCGCCGACACGACACTGTCCTTCAATTCATCCACCCCAACTCCCATGACCTGAGATATGTCGGGCGGAACGACATCCTTTACTTCTGCTACCTAGTTCGACACATAATCCTCCATCTCGGACACAAATGGACCTATGTACCCATCCAGTGTGTCAAGTGGCATGAATTCCCCAAACTGGTCCCTGGCCATCTGCCGTATGGTCGTCGCCACTTGGGTCGAGTGGTGGAGCATGGATCTGCGCGCCCGTTCCGAAAACAGATTCATCTCGTCATATGACTTGTAGTACAACTCAACCAGCCCATCTATCAGGTAGCCACATTCCTCAGTGAATCCATCCACCAAGTTCTTGGCGAGGTTCAGAACCCTGAGCGTCATCGGTCTCCTGGCCTCGTCTATTGTGCTTCGACCATCGAGGTATGTCCTGCCCAGTAGACCAACCATCTGACCAAATCCCATGTCCCCATCTGAACTCTGCGTTATCGTCTGTCTTCTGTACTCGCTGTCGAAATCCTCAGTCAATTCTGAACTGGTAGAGTCGTATGCCTCAACCGAAAGCTCAAGCAGCTCCTGCAGTTCAAGCACCCTGTCCACATGTTGCTTCAGGGTATTGACAACATCATCAACCTGTTTCTCAATTTCGTTTGTCATGTTCACCTTCCTGAAATCGTAGTCTGTTCCTCAAACCTGGCTGCATCTGCGCCAGTGCCACCAACGACGCTGTACACCACCCTCACATGCAGGGCGTTCGACTCCTCAGAATCGTTGTCGTCCTCCCTCTTGACAGCAACAGTCTCCACCTTCGCCCTAGGTTCGTTTTCCTCAATCGCCCTCTTGATCTCCTCGCATATCTGGTCCTGGTTGAATTGGTTCATCTGAGAGTACATCGACAACTTCAACTTGTGCCCGAACTCTGGCCTCAATATGCTCTCTCCAACCCTCCACATCAATATGTTTCTCACGGAAACCCTCACAGCATCCACATCCACCACCATTGGCACCTCAAGCAAATCGACGCCAGTCCTCCCAACGACTGGTCCCTTGTACTCAAGCATGTCGATGTCCGAGTAGTGCCACCTTCTCTTCAACCTATCCTGCGTAGGCGCGTCGAGTTTTACAATCATGCTTCCCATGTGTCAAGCAACCTCCGTTCCTTGTTCTGCCCTGCCCATCCCTGTCGCATCGTGCTTTGTCACCATGCTCACATAGCTCTCCACGGGGGTTGGCTTCGCCGACGGGGAGTTCGTCATCCTCTGTATCAGACCACCCAGTTCCCCAATTCCACTTCCAGTGAGACCGAGTACCTTGGACGCCAGTTCGCCAACACCACCCATCGAGGACGATATCGTGTTGGACGCGCCAGCAAGGGCAGACGCCATGGTTAATGTGTTCTGCACCTCGTTCTTCGCCTACGTTGTCTGAGCCATCTGTTGTTGTATCTGTTGTTGTGTTGGTTGCCCACCATCGAACCTGCCCAGAATGCCACCCATGATGTTCCCAGCCTGTCCAACTACATCACCAACCTTCGTGAATGCCGAAGACAGGGTCTTGTCGAATATGCCACCCAATGCAGTGGAGTTTCCAGTAGCACCACCACCCTGTGGGGACAATGCGTTTGTCACAGTTCCAAATGCCGTCTATACCCCACCCGCCAGTCCATTCAGGGCGTTCCCCAATGCAGAGAACAACCCACCAGAAGATCCTTGGTTCTACTACTGGGTGGATTGCTGACCACCTCCACCTACCATCCCACCGGTCAATGCGTTGAATGCGGACGAAGCAAGGTCTGCCGCCGCCCCAACCAATCCCTTTGCTGCCCCAGAGGCGACACCCAAGGCACCAGTGGCAGCATCCGTCACCAGTCCAACCGCACCAGTAGCCAAGTCCACAGCACCACCAATCGCCTTGTCCATGAACGATGGCTCGGCGCCAGGGGCATTCTGCTCGTTCGCTTGAAATCCCTCTGGTTGTGCAGACGCATTAGCAACCTCCGAACCAGTGTCCAAAACCTCGTTGTGTACATCAGCGACAGCAGCAACATCCCCAGGAACCTCACCTTGCCCCATTCCAGCCTCCTGCTCTATCGTCTTGTCGTGGAGGTCGCCATTTGGGTCGTTGGTGTCGTTGGCTTGGGCGTCCTTGTTCTCCCATGGCTCCTGTTGGTCGGGCGTCGTGTTCTACTCACCTTGGTCTGGGGGATTCCCCTCCTCGTTCACATCCATGTTTGAGGTTTGCGTTTCGCCATCGCCATTCTGGTCAGCATATTCGTCTGGATTGTAGTTGGGATCGTCCTTGTTCTGCCATTCTGGTTCGTCCTCTCCTGGCATGTCACCCTCACCTTGCTGCTGTGCGTCTTGCTCGTTCTGATACGCCTCGTCGCGCATCTCCTGCAACGCCTCTTGCATCTGCTCCATTTCCTCCTCTGTTGGACCAGTGTCGTCTTGGTCTGGGTTCTCGTCTTGGTTGTCTTGGGAACCAGACGCCGATGGAGGCGTGGTGAACACGAACGACCTTCTGTTCCCCAGGTTGGCAGAGCCCGAACTGGACCCAGCAACATCCCCCATTATGTCCACCAGGCACATGTCGCAGGTCAAGGACAGACTCCTGAGCAAATTGCTGACGCCAGACCCATTCACCTCGAATGCGTTGTAGTTGGTTGGCTTCACCCCAATGTACTTGTAGGAATAGTACTGATACTCTGCGTCGTTTCTGGATTCCTGGGAACTGGGCATGTCCCTGTACCGCATTCTGGGACGCTGAACCTCAAGGGTTGCCATTGGATAGGGGGTCGCCCACTCTGTGTATGCAGCATCTGGCTTGTACCACCATGGGGAGTTGATGTCCTTCATCCAGGGATAGAACAGGGAATCCAGAATGGAGAACTCGGTGTCGACCATCTGCAGGGTTATCTGTTGCTGACCATCAGACGCATATGGGGAGAACGAGCCAGCAGCCGTTTTTCCGAACAAAGTGTCAATCTACTCGCCATTCGCGGGCTTAATCTCTGGCAACTGCGCCTGCCGCACAAATGGAGTCAAGTCGATGCAATTGTATGGCAAGGATGTGTCGTCTGTTCCACTCTGGATTCCCCCCTCGCCCCACAGACTCCAGTTGGTGGCATGGAAATCTGGGGCAGTCTTGTCAAGCACCGGCCTCCACCCAAACTCCACATATGGACACTATATCAATGTGCCCTGGGCGTCGTGGAACCAGAGGAACACATAATACTCCGGGTCGGTGATGATGGTATAGTTTGGGACAGTTGGCTGATGAAACTTGTCGAGAAACCGTTCCAACCCTTGGTGTGCATCTCGACCCATCGGGTCCTGATAACCATTGGTCATCATCTCCTTGCTGTTGAATATATTCTCCATCACATTTCGTATTTACCATTTGTGGAGCAAATGGAACAGACAAGCAAAAACCGACTTCAACTGGGAAGTCGGCCTTTGTCATTTGGATTACTTAATTTGTTGTTGGTCTCTCAATCCCCTTCTTCTTCAGAATCTTCGCCGTCCTTCATCTTGATTTCAAGGTTCTGACTCCAAGCATGTGGATCGCATCCGAACATGTCAAGGATGGTCGGGAAGTCATATGCGAATGCATCGTTTATCGCAGTAAGATCCCGAATTTCCATGTCCTCAATCATCTGCATGACGAAATCCTCGTCAAACAGCTCAGATTCAAGCAACTCGCGGAGATTCTCGCGCCCTTGTCCCCAAAGCATCTCGGAGAGTTTCCATGGATTGTCAATTTCCTGTTCTATCGTCATTTCTGTCACCTCTTTCTTGTTGTTATAGGGGTCTGCCACCTTGTGGGAAACCAATCCCATGTCAGCCGCATCCATATCTGTTTCGGATGCACCACCCATTATTACTGCTGCATCTGCGTCGGTCATTTCCTTCTTGTTCTCCTTGTCAGAACCAGTAACGAGCGTCTTGGTCTCGCCATCCTTCTTGTACTTCTTCTCCCCACCCTTCACTTCGTCGGGCTTCTGAACATCACTCTCGTCCAAAGAACAGGGTTTGTATTGCAAGTCGTCGGAAGTAACGATGCCAACAACCTCTTGGTTGAATTTATCGAACTCAGACTTGTCCTGGATGTGCTTTCTGGCAAAAGACCACGAGCCATCTTCCTTGTCAAGTATTATGTATTGGTCGTAGCCATCCTTTTTCGCGGTTTTCTTGGCATTGTCCACAACCTTTCTCTGCTCCGGGGTCATCTTGATAGAACCTTCAAGCGTCACTGGCTTCTCGGTATCAACGAAAGAACCATCCTTCTTGAACTGCTCGACATCTAGATCAAGGGCAGAGACAATCCACCAGAAATCCCGAATGGCGTCGTTCAACTCCACCTTCGTTGGGGATTCCGCTCCAAATCTCGAGTTAATCGCGTCCATTATCTCGTCCTCTGTTCGGACATGGGAGTTGATGAGGTCAGTGAGGTTCTTGTTCGCGTCAGGATCGTCAAGGAGGTCAAGCACCTCCCAAACATCGTTTGCGTCAACGACTACGGACGCTTCGTTCATTTGCTGGGATTCGCTATACTCAGAATTCCCCTCGTAGATGTCCTTGACGAGATCATACACGCTCTTGGAAATCCCCTTTGCTGGGGCGAATTCGTCTTCGTCGTTGCTTCCAACTGCCCACTTCACCACAACTTCCCTTGGATTGAGTTTCTTGACGGAGGAGGCCAGTCCCTTCATCTCAATGTACTCCAGAACCCGCTTTGGCACAATGCCCACTATGTTCAACCCACTGTCCTCGCTCTCCAAATGGGATATCTCCTCGGCAATGTAGTCCATCAGGTCGTCAGCTTCGTATTGCGTGAAGTTCAAGGTCCTCGTGGTGGATTTCCCATCCCAGTCAGATTCAAGGGTCACATGCTTCTCGGAATCAACAGCGCCGGCGGTTTCCTTGAATATTCCCTTGTATGGATTTCTGGGGTAGAGGACAGGATACACTTTCTTCACTTCAAGTCCTTCCTTCTCAGCAAGTTCTTTGGCCTTTGCCTTTGCCTCATCCTTACCACACTTGAACTTCTTCTCGGTGCCATCAGAAAGCACAACACACCACACAGTCGCCTTGGCTTCGTTCATCTGCTTGGATTCGTTGTATTCCTCCACCCTGACATCATCAACCCAGACATCCTCGCCATCCTTCTCCAGATGGTATTCAAAGGTATTGACATCGCAGCCAATAACCTTCCAGCCATCCTGCATCTCGTCGTTCTCGTCCTTCCAGGAGACAATCTCGCCAATGCCATATTCGGGATACCAGGACTCCTTATATTCCACTGGATCAGAATCACGGGGTCTTATCTCCCAACCAGGAACCTCTTTCTTATCACCGTTCTTCTGTCCAATAACGAAAAGATTGTCATATGAAGTCTCATCTTCTGCCTTTGGCATCTCCAAGATCTTCCAAACACTTTCCTCGCCAGAATCAGGATCCGTCCAAATCACCCACATTCCCTTTTCAAATCCACCATCGTTGTAGGAGTCCTCATCGTCCCAATTGATTGGATCATCGTCAGATTCCCCAACCTCCATTCCAACAATGTCTTTCATGGGAACCCAATCGGATCCACCTCTCTCGTTTGTCGTCTTCTTCATAGTGTCATATACCTCTTTAGTTTCGCAATATGGATTCACGAAATTCACGATGTCCTTCACCTTGTTGGCAATCTCGCCAATGTGCTGAATGGCGAAGTCGAAGTCCTTGTTCATCTCGTCTTCTTCTACCTTGTCAGCTTCCTCGTAGTCTTCTTTGACTTGTTCAAATTCCTCAAGCACAACCTCGTTGTTGTCCCCAGAAGCTTCCTTGTCGCCAGCCTTCATTATCTCGGCCATCAAGTCGTCAATCTTCTGGTTGAATTCAGATACGCTGACCTTTGGCATCTTCCCATCAGTCACCTTCCCAAGTACCTCGAAGAACGCCCTCCACCAATTATACATCTTCTTCTTGACATCGGGGTTCTGGTCGTCTGATGCACAAAGCACCTTGTCAAAGCACTCGGTCGGGGGAATTTCCATTGTCTGCCCCAACGAGTTCAGGGCATCCATCAACTTGAATTGGAAGTCCCTGGGGGTGTCCTGCAATGCGTCGAACATCTACGAGAACTCAAGGGAATTGTCCAATGTCTTGAGCTGAATAATGTTCTTTAGAGAGCCATCTATGGTTTCGGTGAATTTCGTCTTCATGGTAGTAGTATTTACAATTTCCCGCCAAAAAGCGAGCCTATGTATTCAAGCAAGTTTGGCCCGATGTTGGTTTTGCTTTGGATCTTGTCCAGTTCATGGACCTTGATTTGCATTTCAAAGCGATTGTCGGACAATTTCTGCACGCTGAACCTCGTGATGTACCACGCCAGACTGTCGTCGAACAATTTGCCCACCACATCGTCCTTGTTGTAGTACCCTGAACTGTCAAACCAAGCTTCCCCATACCGTATCTCCACGAAGACAAGACGACTGTTGCCAATATGTGCCATTGCGTCCTTCAGGCACTCAAGCACCTTGGATTCGCATTGGTACGTGGAGAATATCCTGTTGTACCTGTTCACCTCGCCTCCTCCACGAACGATATAATTATCGTCCTTGAACTCAATTCCTGGGAACCGTTCTCTATTGTGTTGAGTCTGATTCATGAAAGAAATTTCCTATATCTTGATATGCAATCCACAAACTCTGGGGTGATGTTTGTGCAACCATCTTTAGAATCCACCAAGTATAAGTTGTATCCATACAATCTCCCATTGTTGGACATTCTGTACTTGAATGCGTGGTCTATCGTCTTGGACATGGATGCATCGAACAAATATCCCATCAAATCATCTATATCAGATGGCAAGATGAACTTCTTGTTGGGTATCCTGTATCCACCAACCTCCACTACCAGGTCAATGTGTCTTGGCAAGTCTGAGGCGACGAAAACCTCGCCAATCTTGTCTATGTTCAAAATCCCAATCATGTCTCCCCACCATTCATGTACTTCTCCAACATTTCCCAGGGGTCTTCTGGAGGAATGCAACAAATGGGAACACCATCAGAATATCCCTTGAACTCGTACTCAATCCTGTTTCTTCCCATTGGGAACGCCAGTCTATCCAACCCATCTCTGGTAAACGCCACCTCAAGGAACTTCATCAAACGGGGAGTTATGTTGGTGCTGTGATCCTCAGAATCCCGAAGTCCAAATGTATATCCAATTATTGGGAATTGACTGCCATTATAGGACTTCTTGCCAATACGAGAAGCAAGTTCATCCACCCCCAATCGTCTGGCCCTCACAACCACGATGTTCTTGGTCAAGGAATAGTCGAACAATACCTTGAACATATCATCCCAATATTCCTCTGAGAAGCACAACATCTTCTTGCCTCCGGAAAGGTCTATGACATCCAATGTCAGGAAATCTGCTGTCTCGCCAGTGATAATATCCCCCTTGATTATGTCAATTATCTCTCGGTCGGTCATGTATCCTCACTTCTCTGGCACATCTTGTTCGCCAATGCCTCAACCAGGTCGGCATCCATGTTGCTTGCGCCCCCATTCCTATAGTCCACTGGGGTCACGACGACATCATACGAGACCAATAGGGAAGTTGTGCGCACACCTATCTTGTATATGTTGTATCGCAAGGACAGATCCATGAACACACCCATCAACCCACCCATGTCAGTGTCAATGCACTTGAGTCTGTGCGTTATCATATTATATTCGGGATCCCAAGAATAGGGCAGAAGACTGCCAATGGAAATACACATCCTCTCGTTGGTGTATATGCCATTGTCGAAGTCCTCTAGTTCGTGTTCTGACTCCGCCTCGAATATCTCCACCACTGCCATTGGATATCGGGTATTTCTGCTGAGCCAATGGGGGTTGAACTTCAGAAACTCCCCAATTGGCATGGGTCTTTGGCTATAGGTCTTTGGGTATCCCATCTACAATCCCCTTATTTCCAAACGAGTCCATCAACGCCTCCACCACATCCCCAAAGATGTTGGTCTGGTGGTTGCTGTTCAATTCGAGATATATGTTCAACAGGGATATCATTGCGGAGGTTGAATTTCTCTGCACATCCACAATCTCCCAGCTCTTTAGGTTCAAGTCATACAATTTGACTGCCAGTATATTGGCATACCTCCTGTAGAACATTTGGCGAAAGTAAAAGTCTTTACCCACGAAATGAAGGTAAATCACATCTACGTCCCTTCCAATCTCGCGGATTGACTTGGCTATGTCCTCTGATGTCTTCATGTCACGGTGCATATAGTATCGTGGGGTTGTCGTGGAGAACAGCAACCTCGCCATCGTCAGAAAGATGCTCTGCTTGCTTGAACTTGTTGAACATCTGCAGGTCGAAGGGCTTGGTGATGAGATGGGTTCCGGTTCTAGTTGGTATCACCGCGACCACCTTCTTGTTCTGCTCGTCGTCATAGGGTTTGCAGTAGTTTCGGATGATGCTCATGGCCACCTGGACCTTGTTGCTGTCGGGTCCAAAGTCGTCTATGTCAACCAGCCAAGTCTTGTCCTCCTTGTGACCTTCAGGGAACCGACCTATGACCGAGTTGATTTCGTTGTAGGTGTTCCCAAACTGCTCTCCCTTCCTCGCCTTTTCCAGCGTCTCCTGGGCATACGCCATCGCAATCGTCTTGTAGTTGCGCTTGTTGAGACGGATGTACGCACGGGCGTTCGTCTCGTTGCAGCGGCGAATTACATCCTCCTTGATTTCGTCAAGCATCTCGGGGGATGTGATGTGGTAGTCCCTCACTAGACGATGTTGGTTGTCGGAGCCAGCAGGAACATCGTTGCCATCCTTCTTCCTGAGCAATAGTTGCAGGAAATAGAAGTCCTGATGGTCGGTGAACTTGAGCAGGGGCTTGATTATGTCGAAGTTGTCTACCATTGCGTGTTCCTCCTCCTTTTCAGTTAAACCTCGCCGTTCGCGTATGCAGCCCCAATGTCAGACTTCATTGTAGTAATCCTGTTTAGGATCTCCTTGTCTTGACCCAATATTGAGGATATGGCTTCCTTGAGGCAATCCTTGCAGACATTGGCGTTCTTCCAATCCTCGTCTACCCAGTCCTTGAGCCTGAAATACCCAAACGGCGATTTGGGAAGATTGCCAAAGTAGGTTTCAAAGGCAGGTGTCTTTGCATACTGCTCGTATCCAAAGGAAGGGAATTTGCCCCCATCGTAAAAATGGAAGAACCTGTACTTGACACACTCCATGTCTGGGCCCGTATTGCGTTCGTTCTCCACATCGCGTTCATGCGTGATCCAAAACACGCGCTTCTGCTCCAGATTGTAGAAGAACTTGATCCCCAGTGGAATCCAGATGGATATGCACTTCGGGTCGGTGCTATACCCAAGAACGGAATTGTATTCGTTCATGAGGGCATAGGCGCACTTGTTCGACTGAACCCACTTCCAATCGGGGTTGTAGAAGATGTCAAGATTGTCCTCGATGAACTTGGACATCTCAAGGAACAGCTTTATTGTATCCTCGCGACGGGCGACGCAATAGTCTGAGACATCGCTGAAGTTTGTCTGCTCAACTTCCTTGCGGACTCTCCTGATTTCGTCCAGCCACGAATTGACGCTGATTTGATCTTCCTTGTCGAATGCCATGTTCAGTCTCCTTGTCATCAGCCTATGAGGTTTTCCATGGATATGTCAAGCATGTCGCAGTACTCGTCGAAGCCCATGCCCTCCTTCTTGGCGCAGAACTCCACGAAGCCCTTGCTTGCAGATGTGTAGAGGAACCGATATGCCTCGTCCAAGTATTCGTCTTGAGGGATCTTCCCATACGAATTCAACTCGTCAGCTCTCCAATACTCCTTCCAATACTTGAAGGCAGCAACCCTCTGGCGCACCTCCACGAATATGTCTTTGTATTGCATTTGTTTCCCTTCCATATTCACTTGATTGTTATTTCAAGCGAACCGTAGTCCTTCAGCTCATGAAACTCCATGTGGTAGGCAGCCGTCTCATGGGCAGAACCATAATAGTCACCCTCCACATAGTAGAAGTCGAGGGCGCGGTCCTTCGGGAACTTCTGAAGAAACTCGATCATTTCCCCCACGGTGCCAGGGATGGGCATTTCTTTCTTCTTGTCATCCATAACTACCTCCTTCATTTCTTGGGCTTATAGTCAAAGGTAGAGGCATGAACATCCTCAAACCCCCTATCAATGGCTTCGGCTTTTGCAATCTTCATCACATCCTTCACATCCTCCGGGTCAATGGGGGCTGCGTCATGAAGATAGTTGAGCAGAAAGTATCTAATGACATTCCCTGACCTATCATATGCCGCATGGACATACATGGGATATCTACCGTAAGAAGTAACCTTAATAACCTTTTTCATTTGTTATGCTCCCTATAGTCTTGTTTCTCACAACACCTATATTATAGCATAATCAGACTTCGGATGTCAATACCCCTAAAAAGAAAAAGACCCCAACTAAATGGGGTCTCTTCTGCTCAATCGGCATGGTGAGTTGCGTGTATCAAGCCATTGCCCAGGAAATGGTGAAGTGGTAGTTGATCGTGCCAACATCCTTGCCATAGGGTGGCGTTGTGGTCTCCTTCATGTCCACCTTGAATCCCCTGGTGGCATACCAGTCGATGATGTGGTTCACATTCACCCAGTCGTTGGGGAGGACGCGGAACTGCACATTGGTGGAGTATCCACCCTGACGGGTCTCGTCAAAGATCTTCTTGTTGATCGACCTCACATATTCCTCGATGCTGGGGTCTTCCATCTTGGATGACTCCTCGTGGCACATCTTCGCGTCAATCTTGAGGTTGTAGCATGCCTCGGCGAACTGCTTGGTCTCTGGGGAGATGCCATCACCGTCTGCCTTTGACTTGTTCTCTGCCTTTGGCGCTGCCTTCTTGCCCTGACCCTTTGGCCTCCCAGCTGACTTCTTGGATACTGGAGTCTTGATTGGATTGCCCTTGGTGTCTGCAAGCGCGTTGTTGAGGGCAGCGGCGATCTTGTCCTTGTCCTCTGTCATGGCCCTTCTGATTTCGGCCGCATTCTTCTCGTTGTTGTCTGTTGCCATTTGTCGTTTCCTTTGTTATGTTGAAAAACCCCTGCCCATGTCCTTGAATGTGTCGTCTGACTCGAACTCGAAGTCCTCGTCAACAGGATCGTCGTCGTGCGCAGGATTCCTGTAAAGCGCGTTCCAGGATTCAACTGCGAAATCTGGCGTGTACTCTGTCGGACCCCTTGCTCCACAGCACTCGCACTCCATCTGCCATAGGTTGTGTTCCTCGGTGGAGCCATCTTCGTACCTGGTGTTCACGACATCATGCAGAAGACGATGCCCGTGGTGGCCACAGAATGGACAAAACCGAACCTTTGCTGTTTTTGTGTTGGACATGGTATATGTATGTTCTCCTCTACTCACACAATTATACGACATATGAGGGGGAAAAGTAAAGCCGATGGGAAATACCCACCGGCTCCATTATATCGTCCAACTGTCTCTTTGTATCAGTTGAATATCTTGGCATTGAGGTCAAATGCACCAATCTTTGTGCAAATTGGGGTCTGCTTCACCTTCTTGAACGAAGAATCAACCCTGAACTTGTTCCACCACTCGCGGTATGTCAAGCACTTGTTGAACGCCCGCTTCATGGACGAACTCAACACACCACCGTTTTTCGAGTCGCCCCAGCTCACGGTCTCCTCACCGCAACCAGATATGACCAACATTCTCCGTGCCACATCACGCACATTCTCGAATTTGGCGAAGAATGGCTTTTCAAGTGGAAGTCTGTCCTCTTCCTCCACACCCTCCTCTTGTTCGGTTGGAAGACGGTAAATTGTTCCTGAGTGGCAGCAGTCCGCAATAAATAGAATCCTGCCCTTGCACCAGCCAAACATCTCCCAGAGGTCGTTGTCAATCAACGCGCCATCGTAGAGGCACAGGAACTCGTCGCGACCATCTGTCTCGTCCTTCGCAGTTGAAGACTTGTTGTATTGCCCTCCATGACCACTGTATGTCAAGATGAGCAATCCATCCTCTGGAACCTTCTCAATCTGCTCTGTCAAGGCCTTCTTGAATGCAGCCACTGTCGCCTGCTTGTTGTTGAGCCTCACGATGTTGTCAGTATATTGCGACACCATGCCATACATCGTTCTGGAATCCAGATCTGCACCTGGACATACCCCCCACTTCGAGCTTTCCATTCCAACCACCAACGCGAACTTCTTGTTCTTGTCAGTCGTCTGGCAAATGTCCTTTACCTCGCATTCTGGGCAGTTCCCATTTGGGTCCGCCTTCTTGAACAGGCTCTTGATGAAGCCAAATATCTTTTCAAATAGTTTCATTGTTCTGTTTCCTCCCATTTGTTGTGTAGATATTTACCATTTCCTCTTGCAAATGTATAATTGAATTAAAGACATTATACAAGGTTCTACAAACCCATGAAGATGAAAAAAGTGCTTTTAATAGTGGATGGTTCATACATTGCGTTCGTCTGCAATTTCCGGGCGTTCAAGACCTGGCAGGAGCAATATGCTGGCATGGACACCTGCATAATCCGCCCACCAGATGAGTCAGACCAAGACAACTTGCCCGACTTGGTGAACGAGAGCCAGTGGTTCAAGAAGTGCCTCCACAACGCTGCGGTTGACAAGCTCAACTCGATAGCGACAATCGTCGAAAACTCCACTGGCATGATGTACCCACAAAGCACATTCGTGGACACCATCATAGCGAAGGACAGCAAGTTGGTGAAGTCGTTCAGGTACTCGTTGTATCCAGAGTACAAGCTCACCAGAAAACTCAATCGGGCAAAGAGGGGGCAATACAAGATTGGACCAGTATTCGACGAACTCTACACAAATGTGTTCCCCTCAATCTTCGGCGACCATGCAGTTCAGTTGGTTGTTGATGGTGCAGAGGGAGACGATGTGATAGCGTCAATCGCCAGAAGCCAGCGTATAGCAGATGACTACGAGAAGATAATCTTGATATCGTCTGACAGGGACTTCGTTCAACTTCAGATAGACAGACCAGTATCCCAATACGACGCGAAGGGTGAATTGGTGCTTCCGAAGATGAAGCATGGGGCAGAAACCATCAACCTCACCCCTCAACAAGCCTTGATGATTAAGATAATATCAGGAGACAGTTCTGACAACATCAAGCCAATCAAGCCGAAGATCGGGGAAATCCGCGCATTCAGGTACATCACAGAGAAGACTGATGAGTTCAAGAAGATGCTGAGAGAGGAACCAGAGGTGGCGCAGCACCTGATACTCAACTCCAAGCTCATCGACTTCAAGAACATCCCAGAGGAACTGTCCAAAAAGATCGTCGACGAGTTCTACAGCATCAAGACCTGGAACTGATGTTATTTCCTCTGCACGACGAATCCATAGAACGCGGTATATGGGGGTATGTTGTTGTGCGTCACTGTCTGTTCGCCGGTCTCCACAACTTCGAATTCGTCCACTGTTCCATCCAACTCGTTCTTGTCCAGTCCTGCGTCAAGCGAGTCTGAATGGAACATGTCATATGTGTAGTTCCCCTTCTTGGCGTAGGATTTCCCAGTACCATTGCCCAGGGAGAGGAAGTCAGAACCTGTCGTTATAGCACTGTGGTGCATGTGGGTTGGCATGTTATCCTGTGTGAGATTCACTGTCGTGTTGTTGGGGGAAAGCACCGTCAACGGGTCTTCTTCCTATATAAGCAACACCCCCCGAAGCATGCAATTTGGAATTGGGGTCAATTGGAATTCAGACGAAACATCCCAATGTTCCAAGGCATAGTCCATTGGGGAGACACCCTTGGGGACGCCAGTTGCATTCAACAGTATCACCTGTCCCTCCACTGCCCTGAACTTGGGTTTTGCGCCAGATGTGCTGGGTATGTCCAAGTCCTCGTACATGTCACCCAATCGCATCTTGGTTGTATTGAACTCAGATACAGTCAAGTACTGGTCCATGTCCAGATATCTACTGAACAATGCGTCCTGAGCCATTTCTGCCAATGTGGTGTATGGCAGTTGCTTGGAGTCCATCTGAGTCTGAATCTCGTCAGAATCGGAAACCAAGAGGCATCTGTTTTTCAAGTCAATTGTGTCGTTTGTCGTCGTCGTTGCCATTGTGAAGGTATTTACACTTTTTGTAGGAAATATTGTAAATAGACATGTTGAAACGCCCGAGTGGATTCGACGCGAAAAAGTGTAAATAATAGCAACCAAATGGGTTTCTCCATCAAATGAGGTAAAAGAGATATGGCAAACTACAATCTAGTTCAAGCAATTGACTTGTTCAACCAGGATCAGGTCCGTACACAGCATATGTACGAGATCGACTTCTTCTCCGGGTTTCCGAAGATTGACGCGACGTTGACGAGAATGCAGGTGTATGGTCAGAACTTCACGCTCCCCGAGAGGACAGTGAACTTCGACAATGTTCAATACAGGGCTTACAATGTCCCTGTCCCAACCACATTGGAAATGACTCAAGATCACAGCATCACCGTCTATGCCGATGTGCGTGGCGACTTGAGAAGGGCGATGCTTGACTGGCAGGCAGCATGCATTGACCCAGACATCAGTGGTGGTTCATACTTCGAGTCCAACAGGCGTCCAACGAAGCTTGGTCCAGGGGAGGGCGCGACGCCCCAAATCACCGTGAAGCTTCTGGCTCCTGACTTCCAGACATGCATCGAGAAGACTGTGATATATGGAACGAGGGTGACGAAGGTTGGTGGTCTTGAACTCTCCAATACTGCTGGAAGCATCTCGACCTTCACTGTTGACTTCAAGTCTGTGTATTGGGAGCAGTTGCCAGGCGAAGGCACCACGGTTGGCATATACAACAGGGACAACGCAAGGCACACCATCATGGGTCAGACCTACGCAGATGGCGACTTCAACAGGGCAACCGAGGATCCAATGGCGTCCGAGAACCACGTGTGATGATGGATGCCGCATGATTGGCGACGCCACCTTGATGGCTGCGGCGTAAAAACAACAACCGAGGGGTGGAGAAGTACAAGAATCTCCGCCCCTTAACATTATGGGATGAAAGAGAAGTCAAATGCGAGGAGACCCAACATATACGCAATACGACATGTCCGAGAGGGGGGAGGAGAAGAAGTACCCAAATTGGAAGGATGCTGCCCCAAATCTGCAGACATTCCTCACTGCCCTCAACCAATCTCAACCAATAATCCAATGCCAATACGAATTGGTGTGGAGCAGATGGCCGAGGACAATCTTCTTCGCAAAGAACATCACGATTCCTGGCGTATCTGTGAACACGCTTGACATCTCCCATGCTGGATTCACCATCAAGATACCAACTCACGTCACATACGAAACCACAGAGGTCTCGATAAACATAATCGCTGACAAGGAGGGCTTCCACTACTACGACCTCAGGAACATGGTTCTGCAGACTGGACATCCATTGGTTGCTGGCGATCCAAGGGCCACAATTGGAAACCCATACGGACTGTCACCTGACGAGGACACATTGGAGGTCAGATTGCGCAACAGACCCGAGGACGAGACCCACCACCACTGGATTCTGCACAACTTCCACCCAACTGGGATAGGAGACCTTGAACTGACCCAAGATGGTGGTGGATTCGTGGAGTTCGAGTTGAAGGGGACGATAACCCATGTCACATACGATTGTGGAAACAGCAACGGAGAAATGCCACAACAAGAGCAGCAACAGCAAGAAAGCCAACAGGAAGGTTCGAGCAACAACCCAATCGTGCAACTGGCGTAGTCCCCAACACTTGGCGTGTATGTATACAACACTGAAACCCACGAGGGCAAGTGGGAGCGAACAGGGCAGCCCGTTGATGTGTCTAGCGTGGTTCTGCCACCTGGAACATCCCAATATGGCGACAATCCAGATCTGAACTACGACGGTTCATCCACGCAAAAGTGGAATCCACAGGATTGGGATGGCGACCCAAACACCCAATACATCGTCAAAAGCGAAACCCTTACTGCTGCGAAGAAGGATGTTCAGGTTGATGGCAAGACGATGACAATGGTGAAGATTCAGGGGAACTTGACTCCAGAACAAACAGAAATACTGAAACAGGGTGGAACACAGGCATTGATCAACCAACTTGAGATGGAGAACAAGGAACAAGCAAACATCGACCAATATGCCGAGGATTTGCAGGAAATCAGCGACCAATCCAGAAACAGCAACTAGTCTGAGCAACAACCCCCAGAAGAAGACGACCAAAACACATCTGGATTTAAGATATAGGCGACGAAAAGCGCAGATGGCACATACACGATTGAAAAGGCAACCATGTTCAACTCGTCGAAGGTGTTGACGCAAGACGACATGGTTGTGCAAACGCAGATACTCACATCACTGAGAAACGACTACGAAAAGTCCAAGGGAGGGAAGAACACTGTGATGCAGGCGCATCTAAAACGGCAAGTCGAACTGCAGGAGAAGAAGATGAAAGTGATGCAACAGTGGATTGACGAGCGAAATGCAGAACAACCCCAGACCAGAGGTGGTTCCCTTCCTGTTGGATAGATGTCCCAAAGCCAATTGGAGCAGCTGAAGTACCTTTTCGAGGCGGTTCAATACAACTACGACCTGCCAGACAACTTCATAGTCGTAGTCAATCCACTAGAGGAAATTGAAATATACAACCAGAGATTGACCAAGATGAGCCTCCCAGGGAGATTTGGAATGTACAAGTCCACAAAGAAGGATGCTGAGGAAAAACTGGACATAGACCCAGAAGACCCACCCTTCAACCCAAATCCAAGAAAAGTGGATCCCAACCACAAGGTCAGGGATATATTCGGGTGATTCAGATTCGGAATTTCGTATAATTGAGGCATAGGTAAGTGTAAAGGGTGGTATTTACCATAACTTCAAGTAAAAGGATACATGGTGATGCTCCCAACCAACAAAGGAAACAAAACACCATGCCAAGAAGAAAAACCGAATCACTGGAGGAATTCCAGAAGAAGAACCTAGAGAAGTCCAAGATAAGATAGAGGTAGAGGGCGGAGCAGGAGAAGACCAACCCGAAGCCAAAGCGCAAGCCATTCGTCAACAACGCAGAACTTCTGGACGAATTGAAGAAGTGGCGGGACTCCAACGAGGACGAGACAAAGAGGGTTCCATCAGAAAGGTTGGGGAAGATGATGCAGGACATAGCCACGCACTACATGGGACACCCAGACTATGTTCGATACCCCAAGGAAATCAAGGAGGACATCATTTCAATGTCCTACGAGAGGATATTCAAGACTGCGATATTCAAGTACAACTTCAACTTCACGAACCCATTCGCGTACTTCACTCAGGTTTGTTGGAGCTGTGCGATGACCTACCTCAAGAAGCACTACGACTTTTTGAACTTCAAGAGGAAGCTGGTGAAGGAGAATCTGGAGAAGGCGATGGACGAACTCCCATCCATCAACATAGACAAGTCCTACATGACCTTCCTGAAGAACATGATTGGCGCAGATCAGATAACTGAGGCAGACGCCAAGTTCCTGAAACGGCAGAAGGACTCCATCATCCAGGAGATTCTGACAGAGAAAGCCAACAACGAAGACGACGACAACATCAACTGACAATGGCGGAGCAAATCAACAAGAGCAAACTGGACGAACTGCTAGGAATCCACGAGGGACAAAGCTTCGACGACTACATGAACGAGTCCATTGGGGAGACCCCTCAGAAGGACGAAGCCCAACAGGTCATAGACCAGACGACGAAGATGCTTGAGGAGGCGAAGAACAAGGTTGGTGAGCTGGATTGCCAGTTCCAACACAACTTGAAGGTGGCAGACGACAATACCAACCAACTGCAACAATCCTTGATGGACAGCCAAGGGTCGGCCAGCGCCAGAATAGACAACATGGTGAATGTGGAGAGCGCGTTCAAGTCAATCGAGGATCTGGTCGACACCACCAAGCAGATGATTGGAACAGTCTACTCCATCATATCGAGTTGCGATGTGTTGGACTCTGAGACTGTCTCTGCGGCAGCCTCCCTCATCACCTCCACCAAGCAACTCATAGCTGAGTACCTTGGGTTGTACAAGCAAAGGGTCAAGTTCTTCGACAATGTGAAGTTGGAGATGATGAAGCAGGAGCACCGTCTTGAACTACTGCGCGAGAAGTACAGGTTGGACGAGGAAAAGCAGAACAGGTTGATGTCAAAGCCAGCCGAGGCGCAAGAGGTCACTGGTCCAGGTGGAAATGTCCCACCAGGAATGGTTGAGGCAGGTTCAATAGACATGCTCAAGCTCCTAGAGGAAATTGACGACAAGGACGAAGAATCAGAAGAAGGAGAAGACACTTTACAATCTGACTCAGAGGGCGTATAATTCAACCAGAAGGCAACAAAAACCAAAAGGAAAACAAACATGAACTATAGAATCTACACAGGCACCGAACGTGATTTGCTTGACTTGCTGGACGAGTTCTTCACGGCAAAGTCCAACGATGAAAACCTCAATTGGTTCAACGGCAGACCATATGAGGTGCACTGTCAGGAATACCAGGCACCAACAATCGAGTTCAAGGACATCCTGGACGATGTGAAGCAGGTCATCTACAACGAGCCAGCCACCATCGTGGTATTCTCGGATGGGTCGAAGGTCTGCGTCAAGTGCTGCGAGAAGGACAAGTTCTCCAAGGAGGCTGGTCTAATCTACGCCATCGTCAAGCGGCTCTACTCGAACGACATCGAGAAGAAGTCTGGCTACATGAAGTCCACTGGGCTGGGCGAGAAGCTGAACAAGCTAATCAATGGCGCACTTGACCAGAAGGAACAGGAGCGCGAGAGGCGCAGGAAGCAGAAGGAGAAGCAGGCCAAGAAGGAGAAGGAAAAGGCAGAACAGGCAAACGAGGAGTGCCCACCAAAACAGAGTGGTGATTGAACTACTCAGATGTGAGGACAAAAAGAAACCGAGGGAACAATCCCTCGGTTTTGCATTGCCATTATTATTATTGTTGTTATTGCTATCCAACAAATGGCATTTCATATACCTGTATCTTGTACTCGGTTGGTGTGAACCCAGAGGTTTCTGGATACCACTCTATGATTTCGTGTGTTCCACTGCTGTCAAGTTCATGTGTTCTCTTCGCCAATGTACACACATAGTCCCATGTTCTATCCGTTACATAGGAATATCTTGTACTATCGACAATATCGTTTTCAATGGGTTTGTCCAAAGATGTTGGTGCATATTTCCATGCTGGTGGCGTGTCATCTGTCTTGCGGTCGCTTAAATCAATGTCACATGCCACGAAAGGCGAATCATAGGACCAGGTTTTTGGTGATTCCAATCTGCTTTGGAACTTCACGAAGTGGAATGCGAATACTATCTTTGTTCCCTGTTTTACTGGTAAATTGAATGCAGACTCTGGTTCTGGTCCCTTGAACATCTCCAGATGACGGAACAACCTGTATCCAAGGATATTTGTCCCATCATATGTGAATATGGAGAATCCATCGCCATAGTGGTCAGACAAATCTTGCCCCTTTACATATAGAAAGCAATTTGTTCGTGCTGTATATGTCAAAAACCCACTTTCCTTGGCAAAACCCCTTGAATCGCATATGGATTTACCCTCTGTGTCTGTGTGGTTTTCACCCAGTTCATATTCTGTGCTGGCTGTGTATATGTGCCCTATTCCTCCATTCCACACTGGCGTTGTCAAGTCTATTGTCTTGTCGGAATCCATCACTATCCCAGGAACACTGTCCACCTGAACGCCGTTTTGTCTGATGGTCAATTCGTGGGAGGGAAGATTGATTGTCTTGTCGCCACCCATCATCCCATTTGCACTGCCAATCGTCTGTGTGTTACCTTTTGTTATGGTCAAGGTTCCGGCTGGGAGTCTTAAAGTCTGATCATTGCTCATTACAATGCCGTTGGCAGTTACAGCAATCGTCGCCTCTGAATCGCCATATGATATCGTCAAGTTTTTCTTCGGTAGCGTGATGGATGTTGTTTCAGACGGGTATTGTCTCATTGTATTGAAACTCAAGGTCTGATTCTCGATTGCCAAGGTGATGTCCCGTCCAAAGCCACCAAATGTTGTTGGTCCACCGGGAGTCAAGTTTCCATTTGCTATCTAAGAACCATTGTTGTCCTTGAACACCAAGGTATATGTTGGGGATGTTGTATGCGAGGCAACCTTTTCAATCAACTCCAAGATGGCGCGCAGGTCATATGTTATGTTGTTGTGCTGGTTGTTGTTGAAGTAGCTTATTACGGTCTCGCTTCCAGACAATGCGTCTTGTATGTTTGGCAATCCCATGTTTGTGCTTGGATTGTCGCTTCCTGCCAGAATGTTCCATGTAGCCCCAGAACCACTGTATCCATATGCCGAGCAAACTGTCTTTTGGCAATGTCTGTGGAACTTGACTGGATCTTCCCCCGCTCTGGTTGTTTGGTGGAATGTCGTTGGCATGTCGTCGCCACTTGAATTTGGTATTGTTGTGTTCATTGGCTGTTTACCTCTAATTATTCACAATTTGTCAGCGGGTTCTTTTCCACATGGTGACGCCAAAAGATGGTGGTCTCAATGTAGAACCGACAGTAACATTGGAAACAGAAGAATCCAGTATTGTCGTTCTGGTTGTTCCTGTTGTATATCTCCCAACATATACCCATCCCGTTTGTTTATCGGTCAAATCGTTTTCATGTCCATAATATTCTGGCGCTTTGTCGTGTTGGTGTGTGTGTTGTGGGAATATGCCATCCAGATTCTTATTCAACTCACTGGCATCAGTGGTATTCCACAAAGTCCTGCCAGTTCCAATTTGGGTCCAAGTTGAAGACACCCCATCAATACCCTGGAATGGTATCCTGTTATCGACACTTATGTATATCGAACCAACTGGCCAGAGTTGGTTGAACATGTTTTGCGTCAATTTCACTTCTGGGGTTGGTGGTGTTGGAATGTTGAATTCAGTCAATTCCCTTCTCTCGTTGATTCCAATTGGTCCCTCGTAGCCTTGGCGGATTCCGTTCTTCACTTTGATCGTGTTGGTATTCCCAGACTTGTCGATCTGCACAATATCTCCAGCAGCCAAAGTGGGTACTGGAATGGTTATGCTCGTACTTTCAGATTGACCCTGAATCATGGTGTTGAAACTGAGGTTCTGACCGTTCACTTTCAAGGTGATGTCCCTGCCAAAGCCGTCAAATGTTGCTGTTCCATTGGGGGACAAGCTTCCACTGGTTATGGTGGAATTCCTGTTGTTCTTGAATTCCAAGGTATAGGTTGGAGTGGCTGTTTTACCTGCAACACTGTTAATCAACCTCAATATCGAAGCCAAGTCTTGCGTAATGTTTTTGGTATTGCTGGTGAAGTAGTTTTTCCAATTGCTGTCCAGGTTCGTCAAAGTCAGTTCGTCTATGACATTCCATGTGGCTCCATGACCAGTTGGGCCATATGCAGACAATACTGTTGCTTGGCAATGCCTGTGGAAAAGCAAATCCTCGTTGTTGTTTTCGTCGCTCATTGTATTTCGCCTCTAAATTCCATTACATTCCCTATTTACCATTTCATCGTTTTGTTGTATAATATATTGGACATCCACAAAGGAAGGAAGGAGAAAGAAACAACATGACTGACAAACTGGACAAATTGGAGGCGCAACTTGACGCCATTATGGGTACCCTTGAGGGATTCAAGGACGAAATCAAGGAACTTCGATCTGGTGGCAAGATCGAGACTGTAGAGGTCGATGGCGACCCCAAATTCGCGTCCCTGGAGCCAGTTGAGAGGTCCAAGATCAAGGACATCCTCAAGAACTTCGACTTCGAGAGGGTACATTCCATCATGAAGATGCTTGACTGGAAATGGGCCACTGTGAAGACCGACAATGGCATTCCAAGCGTTGACGAACTCAAGGCAGAGGCGAAAAGGCTTTTGATCGCGGCAGCGACCGAACAGACCCAGGTAGCAACAGGTGGGTTCAGGGCAGTGTACGAAGCTGATGGGGAATGCGACGGCGACCCCTACATTGGACTGGAGTTCATCGCGGTCGAGTGCGAGGGGTTCGTTGACGACGATGAAGATGAAGACGAAGACGAAGACCCAGCACCATGGACAAGTGGTGGAGCGGTAGAATAACCTACCATGCATTTGGTTCAATTTGGACACCCCTTTTGGTGTCCTTTTCGTATAATTAAGTCATAGAAACAATCATCAAACGGAGAAACAAAAACATGAAGAAACTCATTATCACGATGCTTGCTGCCGTTGGAATTATGTTCAATGGTTGCACACCCGACGAGAATACTCTTGTCGCTGCCGCCAACAGTGCAGGAACAATTGGAATGCTGACTTGGTTCAGCATCGACGACCCAGATCCAGAGGTAAAGGCGACTCTCAAGGAAGTCATTACCTATGTGGATGGTGCGTCGGTGAAGGTTGCTGAGGGAGAAACCTACCTCAATAGCCTCCTTCCCTACATCCAGAAGTTCGTTGGCGAGCAGGAAAAGCTCACTGACTATCAGAAGCAGCTCATCAACGCCGGTTCGGTGGTCGTGCTCAATGGCATAGACACCTTCATGGCAGCAAATCCAAAGGTAAAGGCAAACGCCGAACTTGTGAACAAAGTTGTTGGCGCGTTCTGCAAGGGATGCCTTACCGTGCTCAACATGCCAGAGGATTGCCCTGAGTGCAGGCGGGCCAAGGAAGTCTACCAGAAGCGCAGCATGAAGTGCAGGGGTGGCAAGTTCGTCACTGAGAAGTGATTAGTGACGAAACTGGAAATTCAAGTCCAGTTCCATACGATTGGGAGGGAAGTCAATCTTTCCTCCCAATCTTGTTTTACTTTGGCTCTGGGGTGTCGTATGCCAACTTGGTTGCGGCGTCGCAGGCCTTTGCTATCGTGTCGACCGCATCAAATGGCATGTCGATGAAAGGCTGCACAACCTGAACCACTTGTGGCAGTGTCAGGTTCAACGCGCCATTGCAGCAGGTGTCGGCTTGATTTGGCACCTTCCAGCACATATCCAACAGATCCTCCAGTGGTGGTACGATTTCGATGACCATCTTCCATATATCGAATACCTTGTCTATTATCTGTTTCGCCAATTTCGCGAACTTCTGAACGAACATGTTGATTATCAGCTCGACTATCTTGTCTATGACAATGTGCAGGTTCTGATATATGAACTCAACCTCAATCAAGACCTCCATGACAAGCATCATGTCCTTTGGTGGCACCATTGACATGTCTGGTCCCTCCAGGGATCTCAACTTGTACAGTACCATCTTCGCCTTTTGCCTGACAATCTCCTTTAGTATCTGCAGTTTGTCCTGGAAGTCAATCATCTGCTTTCCAATGGACATGTTCGGCACCTTGAGTGGTGGTGTTGGGAAATTCTTGCATGCCCCCTTTTTTATTGCCTCCCTTATCTGCTCCTCGTTGTAGCCACCACAGCACTTTGTGACCTGTTGGTACATCTCCTTCCCACCTTCCCACACCGCGTCAATCGCGCCACCCATGACTTCCTGGACAAAGTCGAAGAATTCGGACAGTTCCTGCTTGCACTCAGACCATGTTGGGAGTTCATCTGCCTCGTCCACGCCCAGTTCGCCTTGTATGTTTTCAGCCAGGAAGTCGGGTATCCATTGTTGGTTTTCGCTCCAGGTCATCTTCAAGATTGCGATGAACAAGGGATGTGAATAGGGGTGTACTGCATTCACTGCCCCCATTACCTTGGTCATCAGATACGCAATTGCCATCTTCTTGGCCGAGTCCAACGACGCAGTCAGAAGGTCTCTGGCCCCATTTCCCTCTCCGACAATGGATGTGAGGGACTTGATGCAGGACATTCCCTTGTCCATTGCGGTCCTCACCAACTCCAACTGGCCATGTGCCTGTGATACGGATGCTGAGCAAATCTCCGGCACTGGAACCCTTACCGACACTTGTGCGCCATCTGTGGACTGGGTTATCGAAACCGTGGCCTTGGCAGCCAGTTCCCTGGCTGTGTTCCCTTGAATTGCGGTTGCCATCCAGTTTGTGCTTTCCTGAGATGCGAAAGTCCTGGCGGCCTCAATTGTGCTCTGCCCAAAACCCGTGTCTGGCAAGTATCCAACTGACACATCCACGATGTCGTCAACCAACTCCTGCACCTCGTCCCTGTTGGATGGCTATACCTACATGGCGGCGTCCACGATTCCCTTTGTCGTTCCAACATGCGATGTCCTAATCACTTGTGGATTCTGCATGGACACTGACGTGAACATTTGAAACAACTTGTCCATCTTGGATTTGTCGTTGTATTGGTTCATGAACGACCTCAACTCGCCAATGGCATCTAGATCCACAATGGATTTCTGGTAATGATGATGTGCATTCTTCCTATTGGCAGACGACACACCAGTTCTGTGTGGATGACTGTTTTGCTTGACCTTCGCAATCATCCTTCTGGGGTTTACATGCTTTTCTATGTGTCTGCGTTCCATCTATGCGCCTATTTACCATCTTTGGCGTCAAATGGTAAATACCAACATATGAGCGACACGACTACAACATTTAGCATGAGGGACATCAACAACCTCCTGACGAATCAGTTCCAGGAATACACCCTTCTCTTGAACAGTATTGTTGGTGGCGGTGGGTTGATTGCCGAATCGCAAATACGACAGATATACAAATACGACTCTGACGCCAACAGGGAATACGACAAGGGTCAGATTGTGTTCAAGAATGGAATAGACTCCCTTCAGTACATGCTCGACCACAAGGAATCAGTCGCCAAGATGATTGGGTTGAAGGATGGTACCGAGATATTTGAGGCAAGAAGGGATTTCGGCAAGACCAGCGAGTTCCTGTCGAGGATGAACAGTGCCTATGAACTGGGGGATGTGAACCACCCAATGCAGATGTACATGTCCAAGGTCAATGGGAATGTTGGCGAATTGGACATACTGCAAAACTGGCAGGACTACATAATGTCCCAGAGTTGGATTGACGACCTCGCCAAGTTCTCGGCGAATGGGGATGCCTCCCAGACAATATCCGACTACCGCATATCCTATCTGTCCGACATCATACAACAGATGGTGAAGGAACACGAACTCAACTACCACAAGCAGCTGTCTGAATTCGACGAATCCCTCTACATGGACGATGGGGGGGATGACGACTACATTGACGCATTGAACATGGTTGGTTCCATGGGCAAGTTGGAATATGGCTTCTACGAGATGTTCAAGCCAATTGGCAGAACCACAGAGAAATACATCAAGGTGAAGATGTCCACTGATGGGATACTCGACATAACTGGCGTGGTTGGTTTGGAGGATTGCGAACATTGGGAATGGGAACATGGGTCCAGGGACTACCTTCGGTCGCTCAACAACGGCAACCAAAGGTATATGCTCCAGTTGTCGAGACCGATCAACGACTTGTCCGAGGAAAACCCTGGCGGAAGCGTGATTTGGTGGAGGCCCGACAACCCAGAGCCACTTGATGGCATAGAGGAAGTGGATGGAGAAGAAGACACAGAGAAGCAGATGCGGTACTTCAAGCCCTACGAGACAGAACGCATGTTGAGGTGGTTTGGAACGACATACATCCCAGTTCTGGACATAGACAACATATACAAATGCACTGTATGCTCAATACCCCAATTGTCAGACGATGTGCAGTCAAACGACTTCCACCTGGATGCCACCAACATAGCAGCGAACGGCATGGACTTGGCCCGGGCGAACATAGACAACTCCACTTCCCTGTCCCTGTTGACGCTCGCGCCAAAGGCGACAATCAAGGTCGAGAACCACGACGAGCGCACATACAAGATTGGGCAGTTCCTGAAGTTCATCGTGTCTGGAGGCCAATAGACTTCTGTAATGGCATTCCATGTTCGGGGCAAGGCATACGACGACATCCAGGAGATGAACCACTACATCGAAACATGGGAGTCGTTCACGGACATACATGAAACCCTGTTTGGATGGAAACTGGCACTTGAACTTGCCGAATATGCCCACCCAGAGGTGGTGGAGAAGTGGAACATCAATCACCCAGACGACAAGTGGATACCAAACGACTGGACAAGGACACTGGAATCCACGACCAACATTTGGTGGGATGCCACATAGATTGACATGCTCCGTCTAAGGCAACTTGACATTGAGACTCTAGTCGGGAGATTCCAACAGGACTGGGATGACAGATTTGGATATATGTCTTCTCAACAATCAACAAAGGGGTGGTTCGACAATGTATACAACTACATGGTGATGTTCAGGAAATGTGGAAAGAACAGTGGGCCCGATTCCTCAGACACAAGCAAGAAGGAACTGGACATCCTCTATCAGGCAATAACCAACATATCAAACAGCGCCAAGGACGCAAGGTTGAGGAAACCATTGAACTTGATGTATGGCGTATATGAAGACTATCTTTCCAATGATGAACAGAAGAGGATAGATGATAGGGAAGAAAGATACGACATCATCTTCGACGACATCACCGTTGACGAGTTGAGAATCAGAATCCAGACATTCAACAACCTGGTTGTCAGACTTCCTGTCGACACCAAGCACAACAAGATGGCATCCAAGCACATATTCAAGGATTGGCAGGCATTTGTGGATGGTGCAGTGGATTATCTGGTTGGAATGGAGCAGCTGTTTGTGGAAGACGACGAGAGTCAAGGTCTCGGCACCGATGGACTTCTGCATGGGTTCAAGGAACTCTACATAGACGAAAGCAAGTCCATTCCATTGATTGACTATTCCTACATCTGCGATGGCAAAGACTTCGAGCATCCATACATCGACGAAAAGACAGGAAAGCCAGTTGCCGACAGATGGGACTATTGGAGCGAATCTGACTTCGATTGATCAAACCAGACTTGGCATGTCGCAATCCAAGCTCTTGATGCACCTGTCTATGTAGATTTGCGCATCCTTTGCCAGAATTCCCTTTGTAATCTTTGAATCCAAACCACCCAACAGCTGGTTGGTGGAGCGTACTTGGATGTACGGCGCATCAGAAAACCCTTGTATTGTCAATGCGGTTTTGGCGAAGAACGCACGCATGGCACGCTCCATGTCAGGAACCCCCAGGGACTGCATTCGATACAGCCGAACCCCATCCAACCCCCGATTGTAGAGGGAGACGAATGTCTGAACAAGCATCTCCTCTATCTCCTTGTTCTGGGGCACCATGAATGTAGAGGACACCAGAACATACCTTCTGTTTGCGAGATGGAGTATCTGCCCCAGGCGGGTCTTGTCAGACACCTCTGACTCCAGTTTCCTGAGCATTGGTTGCAGCCGAACATTGTCAACTGGCCGAGGTTCCATGACCACAACGGCAATCGACCCATCAGAAGCCAGATTCCCCAATTTGCCCAAGATGAACTTCTCTGTTGGTTTCCTGTGCGAATCCACCTTCAGGGCATTCACATACACGACATCCACGCCAGGAACAGACGATGCCTTGTTCCCAACATGGTTCGGCAGATACTCGTTGTACCAGTCGGAGACCAAGCTTCTATAGTCTACCAGCTTGTAGTTCATGGTTCACTTTGCTGTGTATCTGGTCTCAGATGCATATCTGGACTCAGATGCATATCTGGACTCAAGCTCCTCGATGATCTCGTTCCTGTGCTTGGGCGAACCGTAATCGAGGTCGTATTGGAACAACTTGAGACCATCCAGTGGCAGACCCTTCCCACGGGACTGCTTCCTGAGTTTGTCCCTCACAGAACCATCATCGTAGTAATCATATGAATAGTCGTCCAAATAGGACTTGCCATAATTCCTTGCCATCCATTTGGCGTATGAGTCTCCAGTAGTCATGCTTGATTCGTTGTCTATGTACTTCGCCTTCACGATGTCGAACAAATCGCTGCTGAGGGGAATCTGATGCATGTCGCAATCCATCATGAACTCTGGCGTGACAGGGAAGATGTAGTCCCCTTCGCTGCCAACACCCTTGAGGACAATGAAGTAGGCCTCGTCAGAACCAAGTACCTCCAAGTCCGTGACTTCCAATTTGCCAGTAAACAGGTCTCCATACACGATGAACGAACTGGAACTCGAATTGCTCACATAGTCTGACCTAATCTTCATGGTATAATATTGCCTTTCCTTGACATATTATACCACTTCAGGGAAAGGATGTAAAGCTTCAAGCGACAATCAGCAGTCTGTCGTTTGACCTCGTTATCGCTGTATACAACCACCTGCTCTTGTATGCGTCGTCCCAGAATCCTGATATTTCCTCGAACAACATCACATTCCCCCACTCGGAACCCTGAGCCTTGTGGACAGTGAGGCAATAGCCAAAGTCAAAGGAATCGAAGTAGAGCTTCTTCTTGCCAATCTTCCTCATCATCTTGCGCTCTGAAATCGTCAGCTTGGACTTCAGCTTCATCAACTCCCTTACGGTGATGAACTCCTTGCCATCAGACGAATACTTCATCTGCCCAAATGGGGACTTGTTCACCAACCCAGAATATCCGAACCCATCGTCCACATCCACCGACATGGAATATACCTCCCCCAGTTCAGATGGCACCAGCCCCTTCGCGTCAGAAATTGAGGTGATTCGACCCAACATCCCATTGTAGATTGGCTCAGCATAGGACTTGTTGTTCCTCAGGCAAACCACCCTGTCGCCAACCCTCGGTATCTTGTCCTCGAAATCCTCCACGATGCCATAGTTGGTTCTGATTAGCTGGTTCACATCCACCCTCGTGTTGTTCGTCCCACACAGGCAAACGCCATTGGAAAAATCACCAAGGTGATTTAGGATGAAGTCGTTCACCAATGGATCGTTCTCGTTCACCTTCGCCACCTTGTCGTCGAATTGCTTGAAGGGGATGTCATCGCCATTTCGCGCCATTATCGACAAGTCGAGCAATGTGCTGTTAGACCCAAACCTATGAACCTCCTCCAACCTTATCTGGGGGTTCTCCATCAAGTTGAACTGGTCTGCCGAGATTGGTGGCAACTGACCATGATCCCCAACAAACAAAATCGGAATCCCATACATCCTCAAGTCCTGGAACAACTCCCTGTTCACCATCGACGCCTCGTCCACTATGATGAGGTTGTAGTCAAGGTAGGTGACGCGCTCAAAGACATTCAACTTCGTCTCAGGATCCTGCCTTACCCTATAGCAAAGGGAGTGTATTGTCCCAACATAGTCGTTCGACCGAATGGCGTTCGCGTCAATCAACTTCTCCTTCATCACGCCAGAAGCCTTGCCAGTATAGGCGCAAAAGGCCACCCTCCACCGCTTTGGCAGCTCCTTGCGCACCTCTGCTATGAGGGATGTCTTGCCAGTTCCAGCATATCCACCCAATGTGAGATAGGACATCCTGTTCCTGGAGTTTACCCAGTCCATGATTGTCTTCTTCGCGTCTATCTGATCCTTGCTTAAGTCCATAGCATCATATTATACCACTTTTACTGGAAATGGTAAATAGTCTCAACAATCAACACATTTGGGTAGAAGCTTTTTTGCTCTTTTTGTGTAAATATAATTGTTGAAAACAAAATCTACATTGTGGACATACAAATGAAACTTGAAGAACTATACGCCAAGTACGACGAAATTGCGGGCAAGTTGAATGTCACGCCCATTGAGCATTTCGTGTTCGACCTTGGCGACGACAATTCCCAGAAGTCTCTCAAGAATGGCTTTCCTGGGATTGAGGCTGTGTTGATGCCCGAAGTTGGGAACTACATGGTGGCTTCCACGGTAGTGGAGGATCCTGATGTTCTGCTTCTCTTGTTCCCACAGAAGACAGATGGGAACATGGGTCTTTGGGCGTTCAACACGAAGACAAAGGCGAATCGCGATCTCCTGGAGAATGGAGAGAAAGCGACAATAGACAATTTCAACGACGACTTCGAAAGCATGGAAGAAGTTGCCAAGCGGTTCAATGAATTCGCTTTCATGCCCGCTGATGGCGAGAATTCTGCCAATGAAGTCAAAAACATTGGTTCATTTGACGTTTCAACCGATGAACCTGTGGAAGTAAACAACAACACACATACAGATAACGAGGAAACTGAAATGAAATTCAAGCCAATCAACGAGGAAGATGAACTCAAGGACACAAAGTGGGTTGAGATTCCAAACACGAACGCACATGGCGTCACGGTGACAGAGGATGGAGAGGAAAACGCCGATCCATTTGCCGATGCCGGCGCAGATGTCCCAGCGGACAATGCTGCCCCTGCAGACACTGCTGCCCAAACCGATCCAACAGGGGATGTTGCTCCCGCTGACAACGCGGCCCCAGCAACCGATGCAGCCCCAGCAGACGCAACCACGGATGTTGCTCCAGCTGAAGCACCCGCCGAGGAAGCCCCTGCCGAGGAGCCAGCGACAATCGACGACCCCAAGGCGAAGATGCGCGACCTGCTCGCGTACTACACCAACTACATGACAGAGTTGGTCAAGGATCCAAACACTTCCACAGAACTCATCTCGGCGACGCAGGAGATGATTGATTCTCTCATCAAGAACATGGAGAGCGCAGATGGAATCGAGGAAGTCAAGGCTGAGCAAGAGGAGGCCGCTGCAGAGGAAGCTCAAGCAGAGGAAACACCCGCCGAAGAGACTCCTGCCGAGGAAACCCCAGCCGAGGGACCTGCGCCAGAAACGCCAGCAGAGGAAGAGCCAGTTGCAGAGAACACTGACGAGCAGGCGGCACTTGACGAGCAAGCAGCGCTTGACGCCAAGGTTGATTCCGAGATTGACGATCTCCACAAGGACGATTGGGAGGACATCGAGCCTGCCACGAGCGACAACATCATGACGCCCGGCGACCTCTCCAACCTCCCTGTAAACCAGGTTGACATCTCCGATGTCCCTGCAACACCAGACGAGGAATTGGCGGCAACCCTCCCAGACGAGACGCAGCAGCCAACAAGCGATGTTCTTGACGACATGGCTCCAGTCACGCCTGACGAGGAAGTTGACCTCCTGGGCGCAGACGAATATGCTGTTGGACCTGATGGATTGCCACTTGACAAGTTCGATGGTGATGTAGATGCCTTGACCACCAGCCCAGTCTCCAAGAAGATCAATTGGTCGACCGACTACGCAGTGAATGGAATTGCCACGACAGACGACAACTCCGTTGTTGTCCCTGAGGTTCTGAAGGAGCTTGAGGACTACTACAAGAAGGTGTCCGACGAAGTGAGCAAGGTTCCTGGCAAGGAGGATGTTGCGATGAAGTTGCAGAAGATTCAGATCCTCTCGCAGACAATCGCAAACGAGTGGAATGGCATCGTCTCCCAGATTGGGGACAATGTTGCTGATTCCTATGACCTCTCCAACATGGGAGACCTCGAAAAGGACGAACTGGCCGCTCAGGACGCGATGAACCAGGTTGGCGCAGATGTGATGTCCGACCGTGAGGAAGAAGAGGAGGACGACCTCCGAATCAACGACCAAATCGCCGCGTTCTGCGAGAGTTGGGGGCATTTGATGTAATAGGCATCAAGATAGACCCAATGAAAAGCGAAGGTTGCTGGTTTAGTTCAGCAACCTTTGTTTTTGCGATACAATCAAGCAGATTGTTGTTCTGCTTCTTCCTAGTCCCGTACTATCTTGGAGATGTTGTCCTGCTTCTGAACAACCATCATCTGGGTCTCTGGCATGTCCTTGAACATGGTCTCGACCTCGCCACGGTGCGAGATGATGGAGATGTTGGTGTTCTCCCTCTGAGACAACTGAAGCAATATGCCCAGCAACTTCTGAATCGACACACTGTCCAACGCCCTGTCCACAACCTCGTCTATGATCATTATGTTCATGCAGACATTGAACCTCGACATCAAGAACCTCCGAAACGCCAACTGGGAGGATATTATCAACTTCATCTGCTCGCCCAACGAGAGGTTGGGGAAATCCAGTTCGCCACCACTGGACTGAATCTCGTAGTCGTTCATGTCACTGGTGAGGTTGCAGGTGAAGCTCACGCACAACTCAGAGAGGTTGGCGTTAATCATGGCGTTTATCGAGGACACCACTCGGGAGATTATGTTGCGCTTGATTGCGTCTGGCGAGACTATCTCTGAGCCAACCTTCATCAGGCACATCCTCAATGCCTCGGTCTTCAGGTCGTTCTCAACCTCGGTGATCTGCTCCAATGTGCTCTGGTACACATTCCAGGACGGTATCTTGCTCTCGTCCTCTATGGAGTCCACCAATTCTGATATCTTGCGTTCAAGCGACTGTATGGAGCTGGCAATCTGGTTCTTCTGGAACAAAAGGCTTCTCTCCTGAACCTGAATGTCTGACAACTCGCCCATCTTCCCAGTCTCCTCTGCCTTGAGCTTGTCGTCGTAGACCTTCACCTTCTCGATTTGTCTGTTGGCGTTGTCAATCCTGGCTTGCTCGTTGGATATGTTCGCATTCAGCTTGTCTATCTCGTTCCTGTACACATCAAGGGAGTAGAACTTGTTGACGACCTTCTGGCAGTCGTCGCAAATCATGCCCAGAACCTCCTTGTGCTTGTTCAACTCCCGCTCGTGGTGGGATATCGTGGTCTGGGAGTTCGTGATGGATATTCTGGAATCTGTAATGGCGTCTCCACACCTCTTCATCGCGTCCTCCAACTTCGCCTTGCTTTCGCGGATGGTCTTCAATGCGGCATCCACGACCTCCTTCTGCCTCTCCAACTCAGTGAACTTGGGTTCCAAATCCCCCAACTGGGACTCCTGCGACTCCTTCTCCTTCTTCGTCTCCTCTATCTGACCGTTGACGCCAGCCTTGTACTTCGCAATCTCCCCCTCACACATCTCCTTCGTCTTCTCCAACTTGACCTGGTTCACCTTGAGGTTCTGAATCAGCATGTTCTTCGCCTTCATGTCCTCGCCCATCATCTTGTACATCTTGGTGTAGACAGAGGTGTCGAACAGGGTCTCCACGAATTCCCTCTTCTGGGATGCGTTCAGCTTGAAGAAGTTGTACTTGTCGTCGACAGAGAGCATCACCATGCGCTGATACATCTCGAAGTTCATGAACAGAACATTCTCCTCTATGAACTTCTGCGTATTTGCGGATGTTGACTTGGATATGTCGGTCCACTCCCCAGACTCGTCGTCCAGGGCAAACAACTGCAGGACAATGGAGGCCGAACCCTTCTGAAGACCACGCACTATCTTCCAATGCCTGGTGGACGAACTCGACACAATGGCGTCAACCTCCACAGACACGCACATCTTCCACCCATTCCTCACAGAATCCAGATACTTGTTCTTGAGGTTCGCTGTGTGGATCTTTCCACTCAACTGCCCAAACAGCGCGAACATGAGGGCATGCGACCAGGCTGACTTGCCAGAGCCATTGGATGTGTTGCCCAATGTGGACTCAGTGTCTTTATTGACGCCCTTTATCAGAACCAGCCTGTTCGTGTTGTCGAAATCCCATTCCTCGTCCTGAAACGACAGGAAGTTGTGTATGTCTATCTTCTTTACCTTGACTTTGGTCATATTATGGTATTCCTCTTTGTTCAATTATACCATTTCGCGCATATAATTGTAAATAGACTATGACAATACCCAATAGAGGAAAGCAACTATGAAATGGAAGAGGATAGACGAGAGTTCCGACTACAACGGACCAGTAAAGATAAAGAACCTGCGCGAAATCTCGCCAGACGAAGATAGTTCACTTGGTACCATCGTAGCGACCGAAATTGAGGAATTCATCGAATATCGCAAAAGGCACTGGTACACTTCTAAGGACAAGGAGAACGAAATTAGAGACGCAACCGTTGGTGTATATGTGGAATTCGAGTATTGGTGCGAGGAAGACGAGGAATATGAGGCTGGATACGAAGATGGTGCAGCCCTGGTCATCATAAACAAGGAGGATGGTTCATTGTATTCCGTAAAGGCTTTTGGAGAATATCCCGATGTTTTTGATGGGGATGAAATAGAGGATGCAGCATACGAATATCTGGATGTCGAGCCAGGATACGAATTCACCTTTAGAGACTACGATAATTGACTTTAACCAACATCAAGGAGAGACAACAACAATGAAAACCGAACTATACGCCAATTTCATAGAAAACGGCCAGGAGAAGGCCACCAAGTTCATCATATCCGACGAATGGGCAAGCGTCGAGGAGATTCTACGCACAGACGCGGTGTTCTCCAACCCGAAGTACATCAAGATTGAGGAGGTTCCAAAGCAATTGCCAAACCTCACCAGGTTCCTGAAGGACAGGTCATGCCTAACAGTGAGGGTGTTCGACTACGACAAGGTTGCTAAAACCGTTGGAAACGGTTTAGCATCCATGATTATCCTGATTCAGGGAACATCCAACCAGATAATCACGATGAAGAAGCTCTCTGGTGGATACAAGGACGAGGACTTCATGACGCAACTCAACCCAGTGCTGGCGAAGGTTGCATAATCCAAAACGAGGAAACAGACAATGAAACCCACCAAACTGACACACGAAGAAGTGCTTGTGATTGACAAGATCATATATGAAGCCAAGATAACCGATTTCGAGCTTCGGAACACCCCAACAGGAAGACAATATTTCTGGGACGGCGAGAACTCCGAGAGGTTGAACATAAAGGACGGGCTGCAGTTCATCTGCGACGCAGCCTGCTATGGATTCGACTTCGCCCTTGAATTCGGTCTCACCCAACAGGAGATCGACACATGGAACGCCATGATAGACAGATTTGGTCTTTCTGACGAATTCAAGGCAGAAGACTACAAGGAACGCGAAATACTGCGCGCCAAGGAATCAACGAGGAAACAGACAATGAAAAAGCTGAACATCACGAAGGAACAGTTCTAGAAATCCAGGTACTTCAAGAACAAGTATGGAACACTTGAATATGTGTCAGAATCCGGCAAGGTGTTCAAGACCAACAAAGGCAAGATTCTCAAGTTCAAGGAATCCAATGAATATGGTGATGGTAAATATGGTGAACTTAACGAAAAATTCCATGAGTTCATTGAAGGCAATTATTTGGAGGAACAAAGCCTTGTCGAAGATTGGGAAAAAGATAATACTTGGCTCTACGATGTAGGAAAAAAGGTACTCGCCAACCAACCATTAGATGTTGCCGATGTGGCAGTTATTGTAGATCTCATTCTTGGCTAGATGAAAGAAAATATGGTTTCTTGACTTTACCTATCCACATAGATCAGAATCGACCATCCTTTCGTTGGGGTGGCCGATTTTGTTTTGTAATATAATGCTGCAATTTCCAAGTGGATAGGTAGATGCGCAACCAACCCCTAGATTCAAAGGAATTTTTCTTGCAATGGACTTGAACAATATTGTTTTTCCATGAGTTATTTCATACAGCATTGAGTTCCCGTATTGCGTCCTCTATGTCTATGTCCCCTATGTCAATAGATTGATACAACGATGCCGACAGCCACACTTGATCCAGAACACCCAACCTTTGCAGGAACTTGAATGTGGAATTTGCCGTAAGCCATTCCTTGTTGGTGCGCATGTCCTCGGCCTGTTCCTTGTCCTGTGGCTTCAGACCAGCCCTTCTCCTGACTTGAACCATCTCCTCTTTCAAGTCAGCTACAACCTTCATGCTGTCCAATATCTGATCATTGGTTTCCTCCAATCTCCTTCCAACAATCGACATCAATTGCTCGTTGGAATAGACATCCTTGTTGGATGCCTGCTCCAATATGGCATTGTGCTTGTAGAGGTTCTTGCTGAGGTCGAACAATGCCTCTTGCGCTTTCTTGCCGAACTCAAAAGCCTCCTCCCACGAGGACTCGTATTCGTCGTAGGGGTCGAACTCCATGTCCACCAACTGCGGTCCAGACAGCCACTCGTCGTTCATCAAGTCGTAGCAGCCACATGAACCCATGTCGGCGTAGATGTTGTTCTGGAAGTAGAACTCCAATGGGTGAGTCTTTGAGGGATCACCAACCATGATGTTATCCTCGGAATCCAGAATCCTGATGTCCTGCGTCTTCTTCCTCAAGTTGTTCAACTTCTCGGCGACATCCTCTGGCAAATCCACCTGGATGTGGATGTCAACGTCCCCATCGTCAGTGTATTGGTTGGAGCAAATTGAGCCAACGACATTAACGCCCTTCGCCTCCACATGATACTCGGCCAGAAACTTGTCCACCAACTCCAATGCCCGTTGCTTGATTTCGGGCTTAATCTTGAACTTCCCTTCCTCGACTTCGTCCCATATGTCAGGGCAAAGACCCTCAGAAACAGGATAGTCTATGCTGGATTCCTTTTTGATGGTTTCTCCAACCAAACTGCCCCCGTGGATTGCTGGAGGCATTGGATCTCCACATCCACCAGACATTCCACCTGTCGCCATCACCAGGGGATTCACCGTGCCTACTATAGACTGTCCTTTCTTCTTGTTTTCCATGTTCAGAACTCCATCTTGGTGATGCACTCCACCTGCCCACCCTTGCTGTCTGTGAGGGCTATTCCAATTGTCCTCTTGAAGAAGAAGTCGTACCAATGTCGCCTTCTCGCATAGCCCCTGTATCTTGACGATGGAACAAGCTTGTCGAACTTCTTGACATCACCAACGACATTTACTGGAACTGTTCCTGCCAACGCGATTCCAACCATTGTCTCACCTGACTTCCCTTCGCCATTCAACACCAGACCTGGCCTAGTCGTGACTATCGCATTGCAGGTGTGACCATCAGAGAGGGTCACTTCCTTCTCGCCGCCGAACATAACCAATGTACCAGGCTCGTATTGCTTGTCGGACTTCCTGTATTCTGCCAAGTCTGCCCAGCGGGACCTCAACACAGTACCCACAATTTCCTTGTCGAATGTGGCTTGACCCAAGAACCTGGCGTTGTGGAAGAACCTACACTCGCCTATGAAGGAATTGTGGGTATAGAACCACGACCGTTCGCCATAGTGGAACTCGTTTCCATATACCTTCAAGACGCCATCCTTGTCGGGGTGGGCGGCCCTGACATTCTTCTGCGTAGCGCAATGTCCACTGCTCTAATCCAAGTCCTCGTAGTCCTTGTAGTCTATGCCCTGAGTGGACAACTCACCCTAGTTCAAGAACCTCTCCCTACTGCCAGAGTCCTTCTTCTTGTACACTTTGCCATCGTATTCGGGTATTTCGGAAATGTCAGTGAACTTGGTGTATCTGCCACCCACGAGTTTGAAGTAGTCGACGCCAGACCGCGGGTTCTGCTTCTCATCCTCCCCAATCTCCTGATATTCGTCCGTAACCAGAGGTTTGATGTCGACTTCTCCATATGTTGGCACGTGATCCAGTTTCCAGTTAATCAACGCCTTGATAGCGTTGAACAACCACGCCAAGCTCATCTTTCTGGAGACATAGCCATTGTGGGAGCCATAGGCAGTAGCACCATCACCCAACCATTCAGACACCTCCAGGTACGAGCGCATGATGTTGTGGCGAAGGGTGTCTGTGTTCAGATTCGTTGGATCTTCCACTGGAATGTCCTTGGCGTGTTCATCATCGGAAGCATCGTATCCCTCTGGCATTTCGTCGTGTGGCAGAATGGACTTCTGATAGCCCTTGAACTTCCTGTAGTCGAATGTGCGTTTCTTTGTGCGCTTAAGGTTCTCCACCGCCTCGCCCCACATGTCCATTTGCCACTTTGGATCAGACTCGTCCTGTGTATAGTCCCCAATTGGACACCAATCCTGGTAGAAGTACGCATCATCTACCTTGTCCAATCCATACGACCATATCAGTTGCTTCTGGTAGATTTCGTCCAGGTTCTCCAGACGTTGCTGGGTCACCTGCTCCTGCGTTGAGCCAGATGGAACTGGATCGTCGTGGTGGTTGATGAACCTGCGAATCTATTCCTCTGGTCCCCAAAAAGGTATCTCTGAAATTCTGTTAATCATGGCTACATTGCTCGTTGTTGTGCTATTCTATTTACCATTTGTCAATAATTATTGTAAATAACCATGTACGACCTAATATGGGGGAAAACAAACAATGAAGAAACTTAACATAACGAAGGAACAGTTCGAGAAGTCCAGGTACTTCAAGAACAAGTATGGAACACTTGAGTATGTAAGCGAAAGCGGCAAGGTGTTCAAGACGAACAAGGGCAAGTTGCTCAAGTTCAAGGAATCTATTGATTCTGAAGGCGATGATGTCATAGAAACCATAGAAGAAGAACTCAATTCAATGGTCGATAAACTCAACGAACTCAAACATCTGGCGATTGAAAAACTCGAAGACAAAAAGCTGGCAAAAGACTTGGAAAACCTTGAAAACCAGGTCGCTGAAGTGTACTACGATGTATAAAGCAAAAAGTTATTCAACATATTGAAATCAAAACAAGAAGATGTACCTCTCGAGGTGCATCTTTTGTCTATCAGAACTCCGTCAGCACATTGTATTCTGCCTCTCCATCGTCCCATTCATCCCCATTTGCGAAGTCGAAGGTCTCGTTGATGGCGAAGAACTCCCGCTTGCTTCCATGACCCCATTGTCTGTTTCCATAGAACAACTCGTCGTCTGGGATGTCCCTTTCTGTTGCAGCCAATTTCACGACCTTGTGTTCCTCCAGGTTGCCAAGTTGCGAGACAATGCCCTTGTTCGCCTCCAAGTTCACGGTCTACTCCAACAAGCTCTGGTCAAATGGGGATGTGTACACTACCTTCTCAGGAAGAACCCTGTCCATCTTCGTCTTGAATGCCTTTACCACCGAGTAGTGTTGGGTTATGACATCAGCAAACAGCAGGTACATTCCCCATATCCATGTCAGCATATAGTCGTCGTGGCACTTGTCCTTCGCAGCAAAAGTGATTGAGTTCGAGGTGTTCTTCCTGACGAATGTTCCCATCTCGTTCACCAGAAGTTCGTCGGGTATCGAGATTTCTATTTCGTCGGTCGTTATCAGCTCGTTGAGGAACATGCATGCCTCCAACTTCGTCTTGTTCTTGGACTTCACGCCATAGGTTATCTCGCCATACTTGCCAGTTGGGGAAATAGCCTGCTCGTAGAACATTCTGTCCCTGGGGTAGTTGTAGGTATCCAACATGATGTCCACGAAACCAGAGCCAACGCCATTGTTCTCAACTATGAATGGAGGGAACGCATAGAGCTTCAGGAACTCGTATGTGGCATATCCGAAATCCACCAATGTCGCCTTTGAGCAAGACATACGCGCCACCAACTGGATGTGCTTGACATCTGTGACATCCCAGACATTTGCCACAGACGAGTCGTTGCCAGTTCCCTCAGAGATGTCCCCAGAAGCAGCATATGTCCTGGTTGGGTCAAACGGCTTCCAGAAGTTCGCGGTTATTTCCTTGTCTGGGTTCTTGGAGAGGTTCAACTGGGCTGGCTTGGGGTAGTTCTTCAAGTTCATTCGGAAATGCTCTATGTCCTCAGATGGGACAAGCGAGGCGTCGCCAGCAGACTTGAACTCGCACTCAAACTCCTGCAACCACCTATTCATTCCAATCGTGGCAATCTGCTGCCGCTTCCATTCCTCGTCACGACCAGGAACATCATACCACAAGAATCGGAAAGCCTTCCAGTTCTCAGCCTGCACGATGTTGGGGTCAGTAGCCTGCTGCCAAGTGTCGTAGAACAGGTTGTTGGAGGTTCCGTTTGGCGTGGATACCATGATTGCCTTTGAGTCCTTTGAGGACGAAAGCACAGGGAACACGGAAGCCATGAACTCGTCTGCTATTCCTTTAGGAATGAAGGCCGCCTCATCCATCACGAGAACATTGGCTGAGAAACCACGACAGCCGCTTGAACCAGTTGCAAAGCACCTGATTATCGAATTGTTCTCGAATTCTATGCACTTCTTGTTGTATGTAGTGACACCTATCTTGATTTCGGATGGGCAGTATTCATAGCCCAATCTGATTCTGTCCATGATTTCAATGGCTATGTCCAGCTTGTTGCCACATACCATTATTCGCTTGTCTGGATGGTACATGGCATACCAAAGGAGAAATACTGTGTATATCGTAGTATTATGAGACAGTATGCCATTCGTCAGGTAGAGGTGGTTACTATCGTCTGACAACTAAACATCATACATATGCTTTGACTTTCCTATGTTGTCCACCTAAACAACTTTCACAAGTCCATCCTTGCATCTAATGTCCAATCCATCAGAATCCTTTGCAAAAACCTGATTGCCCATCTTGTCTATGAATATGTGATTGTCTGCACATTCCAATGTAGTGCCATCCGAGAATCTAACCAGGTATGTCTCGTACTTTACGGTCTTTCCGACATACTATATGTCGTTCCACACCACATCCCCTTCTTCGTCAAGAGATGCAATCTACCAGTTCTTCAACGAGAATAATCCTATGAACTTCTTAATCGGATTCATCTTCACACCTCGCAATGAAATCCAAGCACTTGGCTATTGCCTACTGTCTATTGCTCTTGTATTCCTCATCTGTCACGACGAGAATCTTGTAGCCCTTTGATGCAATTTCCCTTCTTCGCATCTCATCATACTCCTTGTTTACCTCGCCATGCCAGTGCAATCCATCATATTCAACTACACACATCGTTTCAGGTATGCAATAGTCCAAGTAGAAGCATCTGCCGTTGTCGCGCTCAAAAACCAATTCGTTGTTCTGCTTGTCTCCGTTTAATGCAAACCACGCCTTGTGTTCCTTGTTCGTTCTCTTGGCTTCAATCTCCCAGAACATCGCCTATGACTCGTAGCTGAATCCATTTACTGGTGGAATGTGCGGACACTTTGATTTGTTGATGTCAAACATCTCTTGTTCTGACCTATTGTATAGAGAGCGAATCCATCTTCTCTGCCTATCTTCGTAAATTCGCTTACCTTCCTCCTCGCCATACTTCTCAATGCACTTCTCCAATGTGAATGTGCGTTGCCGCTCACTCAACTTCTTCTTCGCCTCCTCTTCTGAATACCCTTTGTTGAGCCAATATTCCAAAGATGTCGTATGCACTATGCTCGCGTTGTTTTTCTTGGCGCGATTGAATGCAGCATCCTCTTTCTGCTCGTCGGTCATGTTTTCATAGCCAACGAAGTTCTTCGAGAATGGCGAGAACTTTCCACCGTGGTTATAATATGGATTCTTCACTTCCATCAATTCATGATATGCCTTCTTCTGGAATTCCTCGCTATCCGGAAAACACAATCTACACAACTCCTTGGAATTTACTGTCTTTGGATGTTCCAACTACCAAGGAAGCACACTGTCAAAAAACACATCGAAATCAGTATCGTTGAACTATCTACAGTGTGAAACTATTCTATGGAATACATTGAACTGACTATTCCAGATGTTCTACTTGTGCAATTTCCCTATCTTGGCATATACTCGCTTTAGGTACTTCTCAACAATTTCAATCGCAATTCCTGAGAACTTGGTGGAAGAACCGACTCGTTCACTCAACACCATCCACTCAACATCCGTAAGCCCATGCTCTTTCAATAGATGCTTGCGTATGGAATTGGACTTGAACTCCTTGCCACAATATGGACATTCTATCTCGATATTCTTAAACATTGGTAATTCCCCACTTGTCGTGTTGTCATTACTATTTACACCTTTCTCCCAAAAAACTTCGCCAACCAATACAACACGCCAATCGGAATTGGAATCTTCAGCCACTTAAACCACCTATGACGAACCCACACTATCGTTCCGAAGGACACACACTTTCCCACCTAACGTGACGCACAGACAATTGCTCTATTGTTGTCCTGGATGAACTTCAACAACTCGGCCTGCTTTGGATATGGATTGAGCGTCACCAAGCCATCCTTCAACGACACAATCTTGAAGTACTTGCGGCAGAAATATAGAATGTCCTGCTTGCATTTCCTGATTTCCCTGGCTCGACGCTTGAATTCCTCTGGAGTCAGAATCTCCTTCTCGCCGGCCTTCTTGATTGAAGCAAGCTCCCCAGTTGGATTGCCCGACTTCTTCTGTTGCTGAACCAACTATGCAGACGCCAATTGAGGGCCTTGTGGCTTTTCCTACCCAAGATCCAGATTCTCGAACTTGTCGATTGTCGGCTTCTCTATTCCTAATCCCATATATCACGCTTTGAGTCCCCTCGTTGGACTTGGAAGAACCAATGAATTGCCTTTAGTGGAATGCCTCACAAGATATGTGAATATGTCATGTGGATCGTTTAGTGTGGAAGGGACAATGAAATTGCAATCGTATTTCTGATATTCATCTGGAATGCCGTTTGCGAGGAAGTCCCTCATCAAATTATGTTCCAATTCAGACATCAAGTGCGTGTCCATGCCACGGTGATACCAGAATGCGAACTCGTCGAGGATGAGGGTGTTGTTTCTGTCGTGCCAATCCACGCAAGTCAAGGCGTGTGGCGAGACGAAGTGTATTCTTTCTGAATCGAGGTCGAATCCACCCGTGTTGGAGACGTTTGCGAACAATTCCCCTACCCTTTTCGCCATTGCCATGTTTGGTTCTACAATCCAGACTTTGTGATCCGGGAAAAACAGATTCTTCCAATACACGAACACGTTGTTCGCAGTAGAGATTCCAACCTGGCGTCCCTTCGCGCAGAAGAAATAGTCCCTTGCCGTGGACACTCTCTTGAGATATTCCCTTTGCTCAGGCGAGAGCTGAATGGCGTTTCCCAAATGGTCTCTGACCACGAGGTACTTGTCCACGAAATAGAGAATGTCGTCCTTGCATCTCTCGAATCCCGTCCGAGAGTCGATTGCAAACGTTGGCGTTACGGCAAGCGCAACCAACGAGCCAATAAACTGTTTTCTGTTCATGTCCATACTTCAATTATACAATTTCCAAATTAAGGTATTTACACAGAAGCAAGCAAAAGGTTGGTTCGAGGATTTCGACCCCGAACCAACCAGTGTTGTTGTGAGGTGGGTTCCCCCGAAAGGAGTAGAGGGAACCCGGAGATTGGAACCATCAAACCTCGTAGTCTTCGTTGAGGTTCTTGCCGAACTTCGCCCTCCACTCCTTGTACTTGGGGTGGCGCATGAGGTTCATCACTGCGGTGCCCTTGGGGATGCGCTCGGTTCCCTCACGGGCCTGAGTCATCGCGGTGGTGGCGAAGGCGGGCGGAAGTCCCATCGAGATGCGGAGGAAGCCATCAACGAGCTTCTTGGTCTCGGCCTCGTCCTTGCCCCGCCAGATGTGGTAGACCATCGCAGAGGTGAGTGCGAACTTGAGGTCGTCGCGGCTCGGGATGACAACCTTCTTGCTGGGGTTAATCATCATCTCGTAGACATTCTCCAGGTTGTTGGCAATCTTGAAGAACTCCATGAACTGCTGACCAGTAGGGACGCCAACCAGACCATAGACTGCCTTGCGAAGCAGGGTCTCGTTCTTGAGAATCTTGCACATCTCGGAGACGCGCTCCCAAGAACGCGGGGTCGGGAAGCCACGCTCCAGGTTCTGGTCGTCCACGCTGAGAAGGAGCTGGGGCTTGAACTGGATGAAGCCAACGACCGCCGGATGGACGCCATGCATGACCGCCCAAGTGATCCAATCCTGGGCATCCGCCTCAATCTCCAGGTGCATCATGCGGTTCGCAAGTGCGCTGGACATCGTGGTGGAGACGGCGCGGTCGCAAGAACGGTTGCCTGCAGCCACGATAATCCACTTGGACGGAACCTTGTAGATGTCGCCACCACCAAGCTGGCGGTCGAGAATGAGCTCGTAGGAAGCCACCTGGACATCCTTCGGCGCGGCGCTCAACTCGTCGAGGAAGATGATGCCACCCTTGGAGTTGTCGGTGGGGAAGATGGAAGAGGGTAACCATTGCACACAATGGTTATCCTTGTCGGGAAGGGGGAGACCACGGATGTCGATGCTCTCCATCTGAGCGAGACGGACATCCACGAAGCCAAGACCCATTTCCTTGGCGAGGGACTTGACGATGGTGGACTTGCCAACACCAGGCGCACCCCACACCATCACCGGGGGAAGCGAGGACGAGAGGGACTCGTCCGCCTGAACACCCTCAAGCGAAGAACGAAGAATGTCCTTCAGCTCGTTCGCGTGAACCACATTGTGCGTATCTATTGCCATTTGCTTTTACTCCTTAGTGGCGAACTCATGGGCATCGCCTTTTCCCTCACAACGCACATATTATAGCATATTTAGCTGGGAAAAGTCAATAGGGTTTCAAAACTTTTTCTGAGTTTATATTTGATGAAAAACGAAGAAAAACGCCCGGAAATTGGAAGATTTGGATTGGAAGTTCAATTGGATAGACGAAAACCAATTTAGTTTTCCAATTTCCGGGCCATCAAATCACTGTTGATATGGTTCGTAGACATTGTTGATGTGCTCGGTGTCCTTTGCGATTCCGAACATCATCTTGGATATTCTCCACGCGCAATATCTTTCGGGTTCAGGAAGGGATCCAATAACCTTGTACTTGTACCACGCAATCAGGTCCAGACCTGGGTGGTTGGTCTCGAACACATCACCCAAGTTGTAGTTAGGTGGCAGTGCTGAAGTTGATCCCATTCTGCAGCAATACTCCCATTGTGCCTCTGTTGGAAGGTCGAAGTTGATGCCAGCTTTCTGGCCAGAATACCAACCAACTGCCTAACCTGGTTCATATGATATGACCTCGCCACCATCCACACCATCTATTTCAACCTTCCTGGGCTTAGTCTCGTACACGACCTTGTTATTGAGAATGTCCATGAAGGAAGTCGTTCCAGTCCTTGAATTCATCTGGAACTCGTCGCCCTTTGTGTTCCTGGTGAGTTCATCATATGTTATGGTGTATTTCGCACCATCGCTTCCACCGACTTGCTTATATACCTGCCCCGTTCCCCTGACCTCGTTGTATGTGGCGTAGTAGTATGGGCGGGTGTCGTCAAGTGGCTTGTACACTCCATCTTCAGTCAACTCCCGAATGAAAGTATCGTCGTCGTCCACAGTATATCCACCGCGCACTTGGACAACCACTGGATCAACTTCGATGATGTCGTCTTCCCACGCAATTCCCCTTCCTCCGGGTCTTGCCTTGTTTCTGTATTCCTCCTTCAATTGCGCCCACTCGTCCTTCTCCCACACGGACAAGTACTTCCAATAGGAACTCTCGATTTCACGTATGTTGGCACTCAACAATCTTCTTGCTTCAGATTGCGATGGTGTTGTGCCATTTGCCCTCAACTTGATGTAGCACCACTGGGCAATCGTCAGCTCGAATGGGTCGATGAAGAAGTGCTTGTTGCGCTGGTATTTGCTGTTTTCTGTGTCTCCTGCCTTTATTGCGTACAAGTCATGATCCACATCAGTGTTCTTCTCGACATCGACCCTCTTCTTTTGGTAGGAACCACCATTGCCCAGTGTCACGGTGATGTGGTCGTCAATCGCTCCATCTGGATTGGATTCTATATCACGGTACTTCCTGGCTTCCATGTCAGTGACCAGGTCGTAGTCGGACGAATGGCTGCCCATCTCGAATATATCGAACTTTCTTCCTGATATGCTTGGGATTCTCAACAACAGCAACTTGTCCTTCTTGTAGAGATCCGTGTTGATGTCGGGCAATGTCCCAAAAAACTTCATTGGGAACTTCCCTGCCGTGGATTGTTCATTGGAGTTCAAGTCTATTATGCACGAATTGTACGAGAACGAATTGGCAGACGACAAGCTCTCGACTTTTGTTCTGGCAGAGTTGAATATCTGATCCAAACCAGAGACATCTTGAATTGGCAATGCTGCCATTTTCACGGAACTGTCCTTGTTGGCGTAGTCCACGACACTCACCCCATTTCCATCAACCATGTTCCCAAATACCTGGGTTTGGTATCTATATGCCAATTGAACGGGGGCGGATTTTTGTATATGTTCGTACAATTCATCCATTTTCGGACATATTGCAGTCCATATGGCGGAATATGCTGCCTTGCACTAGACGGTTGGGTTTTCATTAACCGTAAACCCGTTAAGTTCAATTTCCGAACTATTTGCCAAACAATATTGAACCCACTTCCAAGCCTTTGGATAGGCGCGGGGTTGGGTTGGGAGATGTTCGCTGTCGAACAAATTCTCTCCGACAATTTGACCATATACTGACAAGGCATCGTAATTGGCGGGGAGGTTTGTGCCATTGAATGGTCCATTGAGTTTCCATATTTTGTTGTCCAGAGGCTTGATGGAACCATTGTTTCCGGATGTATCCTCTCCAAATATCTTTTCATTTCGCGTTATTATCTTCAAATGACCAGTAACAACCTTGGTTGATTCGTTATTGTATGCGTACTCCAATGTAACCATGTCGGTTGGAGGGGTTTTGAATATGTCACTGGTTTCTGTCTGATACGACGGTATCCCATAACCACTCACCCGGCCGCCGTTTGAATCCAGGTTTTCACTGTATATCATGCTCTCGCCAGACACAAAATACCTGAACATGCAAAAGTGCGATCTACTTGAGTTAATTTTATTATTATTGTGCAGGTCTATACAAACACCCAAAATCTCCATGTTCTCGTGATCCAGGAAATTCTTGTGGAAATAATCAAAGCTACGCCTGTCGTCGGAATTCCAATATGTGCTTGGGTTGCTGTGTGGGAGATACACAATGTGCTTTTCCACCCAGTCTTTCAGACCGTCCGACCACCCGGCCGGTGGTTGTGGTCGATAAGTCAAATAGTAGTCTCTAACCTACTTCAAGAAAGCAACATCAATTGCCTGCCCGTCTGGCAACAAATCTATTCCCTCAAGTACAGCTGCATCGATGTCAGGATTACTCTTCTTCAAATAATTCACAATTTTTTCCCGCCAGGCCGCAATCGAAATTCCACCATTGGTGATGCTCAACCCACTTGGCAACCCAATCAGGAAATACTTGTATCTATCTTTCTACTTTTCGTTTTTAGCATCATTGAGGAATGTATCTATGTCATATGTTCTTTTGCCTATTATAGTGTGGTTGGATGTATATGGATTTTCAAGTCCAAATATCGTGGGTATTGCAGATACCCATCTGGAGTTTATCGTACTCTATTTGTCTTGATAGGGGATTGGATTCCTCATTCTACCATTATTGCTCAGTATCCATTGCAGATTCGACACGACCAATGTACCGAAGTCCCATTTCGTTCCTGCCCATTCCTCCTTCTGCTCCTCATGGCAATCATTCCACAAGGCCTTTTTGTCGGTTCCAGTTGGGATAGAAGCATTTATCGTGCTCTGCCAATCTTCAGGAAGTTCAATCTTCAACATGTCCTTGAACATGTCTATGTCGTTGTATGGGAACAAATGTGTTGGGTCAGTAGTGTCGTCATGTACTGGATGGGGTGCGTCAGAATCCATCACGAACATATACACATTGGTTGGATCTGTGGTATTCGCCATGGAATCCATCAACCTGTAGTAGCCAATTGTCTTTGCCATTGTGTAGTCGATGGACTTTATCCTGTCTTTCTGGGCCTTTTTTGCTGTTGTGGTTATACTTTCTATCGTATAGCCCAGTTCAGCGAACCTTCCTTGTTTTATGAGTTCTTTCTGTTCCTTGGTCAACAAGTTCTCCGCCGAACAATCTGCCAATGGGGAATAGAATCCATTCAAATCCAGATCTTCTATTTCCAAGTCTCTGGTCTACGATAGACCCCCAACTCTCTTGTAATCCCAATTCAAATAGCCATTCTCCAATGTTGTCTGTCCATTCAATCCCATCCTGGTTGGGATCGGGATCGTCCAAGTTATCTTTTGTCCACCATTCTTTTTCTCCAGTTCAGAACCCCTAAAGGTGAGTTCTGTTATCCTTTGCTTAATCGGTAGAATTGATGTGATTGGTCCAAGCCAGGAGTTATACAAGTATTCCAATGAAGAAGAATATTCATTGCCGTCCAACCCGATTTCTGTCAAGTAGTCCCTAACCTAGGTCTTCAAATCTTCATCTCTGAACAACCTCAGTGAGTGGGGGTCTGGTGGTTGTTGGGAATCGTTCAACTTGCTTCCAGCATCAACATAGAATGCCAGTTTGTTCCCACTCATTGTGGTTGGGAACGACACCAATTCGAAATCGAAATCCCTGAATTCGGCGTCGTTTGTGCCTCCAAAATAGTGTTTTGCCACACGGGAGAACGAGTTGTCGAACTCGTTTGAGAACACGAATATCAACCTGGGGACATTCTTTCTGAACATGAACGCCTAACCCCTGTTCCATGGTCTGGCATAGAAGTATCCATCCCTGATAAGCTTGTCCAACATGTCGCAGACGGGTTCGCAACCAGCCCACCAACTGGACAAGGTTCCATTGTCGTTCTACGCAAATGGCCATTCGTATATGTCAGCCTTCTCCTTGGAGATGTCGTAGGTGAATAGGTTATAATTGTGCTTGAATATGTCCCCTTTCGTCGCATCATCTGAATATTTTTTGTAGTTGTCCCCCGATACATTGCCGTATGTCAAAACATCTCCGGATCTATATACTGGAACACCACAAAAGATGTCGACTTTCTTTTCAATTTTTTTGGAATAACGGGTGATTGTATGCCCCTTCCATGGATCACCCCCACCACCACCGATGAATCTACCGCTATGAGATGATCCACCAGAACTACCACCATCCCTCAATGACATTGTTGAAATGGATTCATCGTCGCCCACCCCAAACGACATCTTCTTCTGTTCGGGAAGTACATTGGATTTGACAGTTCTGATTGACGCACCATCCTGACGGCCTTGCCATTCTTCCATGTACTGTTTGAACTTGTAGCACAATCCACTAGGCTGTCCAGATACATCCGTGCTGTTGTTTATCTTTTGTATTTTGCCGGTATGGTATGTACCATTAATAATATCGCGTTCTTCATCTTCTGCCAGGTCTATCCAATCCTTGCATTCAGGTTTCATTTCCCCGTCTTTGTGGTCTCGACCCTATGTATATGGTGAATTTTTCCAGAATGAGCTATGCCAGCTATGCCAATCCCCGGATTTTGTTGTTCGATTAGTAATTTTGTATCTGCAATATGCTGTTTGGCTGACATCCTTGACTTTCTGCCCACACATCATGTGAATTGTCGGTCCCAGGAACAAGGCGGATGCAACATGGCACTTGTCCTTGATGTCGTCGTTGTCGTTGCCGTCAGTGACTTTGCCAGCATATAGCTTTACGATTTCATTGGCTTGTTCAACCATCTTCTGAATTTGGCTGTCGTTTGATGCCGATGCGTCGAAGAGGAAGAACAAGTCAACAGGTCCAGTTACAACAGTGGAACCAGATTCGCCATATGCAGTGAATGTCATGGATGGTCTGAACCCAACATTCTCATGTGTGGAGTTCTTGGACTTGTTCTGTTTTCTGCCTATGCTTTCCCTGGCTGGGGATATCGTGTTCCTCGCGAATTGATCGAACGCACCACCCTTGATGACCTTTTCTGTAGTTGTAATATCCCCCTTGGTTCCAACGATGTGGTTTACAGACGAACCAGCGTGTCTATCGCTCCAGTCGTCCCTCACGAGTTCCCACACATTGCCGAGCATGTCGTACATCTTGATGTCTGAACTGGGGGCATTCAATTTGCCAACCCTGTGAATCATGTAGTCGTTGTAGGACCACTCGTATCTCCAATAGAGGCTTGGAACAACCTGGAATGTTATGCCCTTCATGTCCTCCACCGTGAGATCGTGTACATCCTTGTCCATCGTCTCCATCGAGGTGTATACTGGGACAACCTGCTTGTTCATCACAGTTTGTTGTATCCTGCGAACCCATCTGTTCGTTACATCATCTGGGTGATATTCAGCAAATGGATACATCTGGTCCAGGTCAACCAACTGGCCAAACCGCTCTGTCGTGTCAACTAGGCTCTACTGGAGTGTCTGGAAGTCTCCAATTACATATGAGGTTGGGAGGTCGCCATACTTGTGCCCCTTGAAGTAGCCATGCAGGTCTTCCTCTCCTGCATTTGGTTGGTCTGGCCTTATTCCATCCTCGTCGTCTGAGGCATCCATTCCTGCCAGGGACAGAACCCTAAACGAGTCTGTGCTTTCCATTATCTCCTTGTAGGTCAATGACGCTCTGGCCATGTCGTTTGACACGAGTTGGCTGAAGGTGCTGTACTTGTTGCTCAACCTGCGCTTTTCAGCAGCAATCTCGTCATTTGTCAACCTCACATCCCCAGTGAACAGAACGAGCGAGGCCTGATGCTCCCTGGCGTTCCTCTCCAGTATGGATGTCACCTCTATGAAGGAGTTTGTCCACTTCACCAGGCAAGGTTCTCCATAGTTGGTGGAGATGTGGTCTATGTCTCCGAATGTGCTGCGCTGTCCTCCAAGCGTCTTCTGCCTCGCCTTGAATGTCCTGTAGATGCCCTTGACAATCTTCTTGGTGTATGTCTCCAGCTGGGTCCAGGATGTCATATCGTCACCCAGTTCCCTGTTCCTGTTCTTGAAGTACTTGATGTAGGCGTAGTGCCGAACCACATTCCAGAGGTTCCACACAATCTGCCTATTCTCCATCGAACCAAGTATGTCCTTGTTCAAGTCCCCAGGCACGGCCTTTGCCACCATGTCTGTCTCACCATTGGAGTACTGTCCCATGAAGTACTTGTCGGCAATTGGGTCTTCGTGTTGGTTCGTTCCAAAGTCGTTGCTTGGGTGGTGTACCTTCCACTTCTCGTCAGTTCCAGCGTAGTTGGGATCGAACGCCCCCTTGTACACATTGCCAGAGTTGTCTGTCGTCAGAACGGCGTGTCCATTCGCGTCCTTCGCGAAGTCGACTCCCAGGGTATGGGCGACCGCATGCCACCTCTGCTCGTCCTTCACGATTGGCTTGTGTACCTCTTCCCCAGTGGCAGTAACAGTGGTCTCCTCGTCCTGCCTCTCGTGTGCGCAACTCCAGCACCAACCACCCTCTTGGTAGTTCAACTTCGCGCTGCTGGACAATCCATAGCAATCCACATCTGGACCGTTGTTCTTTACGCCCCTGTTGTCCCACCAGAACACATATGGCATTATGTCCTCAATCTCCACCACCTGATCAATCTAGTCCATTGGCTCAACCATCGTGATGTAGAACCAAACGGAATCCTCGTCGAAATCGTCTATCGCATGTGCCTGACCCAGGTTGTACTGGTACTTTGGCGAATTCACATAGGAGCCCGTCATGTCATAGTCGTCAACCCAATCCTGCAGGGGGAACCTGGGATTGTCTGGGAGGTTTTCGTATGCAGATCCATAGACGCCATTGTAGGTGTCTGGTTCGTGGTCCTGGTTGGTGTCCAACATCGTCAACTGCTTAAGTGTGTTGAGCGAAATCAAGTTGTTGTGCAATTTGGAGAGGATTCTGAGGTTGTTGTCCCCATGGTGATGGCGCGCCAGGAACTCGCAGGAATCCACCATGTCGCCGAAGTTGGGGTCAGCGCGCCTGTCCATGAAGGACTGCTCGAATATGACGCCATTTATGTGGTTGGAGGTGGTTGGGAATGCGCCAGAAGTCAAATCCAACATGTCACTGTACACTTCGCCATTGCGCCCCTTGTTGAAGAACGGCTGCATGAAGTATGTCCAATCCCTGTTGTTGTACAGCCAGCACCATGTATTGGCCGCCTTGTCCTCCCTCGTTGTTGGGTCGATGTATATCCTCTGCAGGTCAGAATCCATCTGCAGGAAGTTGCTGCCACACACATGGTTGTGGTGGTCGTAGGAGGATGGAACATACAGCGCGCCCTCGTTGTACTCCATGTCAACCATCGTCTTGGATGGGATTGTACACCAACCGAAAACGCCATAGTCGTTCTTCTCGTCGCAATCGCACTTCAAGGTCTGACCCTGACAATCGTCGAATATGTCCCTGACCTCTGGCATCGCAACTGGCCTGTACTTCTTCACGGTGGATGTGAACGTCTGAACCTGCTTGTTCGTCCTCGCAATTGGATTCAACTTGTGCTTGATGAAGTCGGTTATGTCTGTTGGGGATTGCACAGAGGTGTTCTCGTACAGGCAAATTGGGCTGACGACATACATCATTTGCTCGTCTGCCAACTCTGGATGCAGTCTTTGACTTTGCTCTGCCCCAGAATCCCTTGTCTTGTTGACCCCCAACCACTCCTTCTTGTAGTCGTAGAAGTAGTGGAAGTCGTTGTACTGAACGCCAGTAATCTCCACGTTCACTGGGCGTATTCTCCCCTGGGCATATTCGCCAGAAGTACAACATATCAACCTGTCTCCCTGAACTTGGTTTGCGGCATGGAAGTTGGAGAACTTCAACTCGATGGTTGGCTCAAACGATATCCACTTCTTGTCGTCCTGGTTGTGCCAAACCTGATTGTCGTCTGGTCTCTCGCACACAATCTTGTCCTCGGATCCAGCTTGTTCACAAACCACCTTGTCCCCCTCTCCAACGCACATTATGTCAGAGCCAGTTGTGTAGCCATACCACCAATTGGATGGCTCGGGGACATCAATCTTGAGGAAGTACTCCTGGTGCGCGATGTCCAGGTTGATCTTGAGCAAGGCATTCAACAAAACCTCAACGTCGCCTATGTCCATTATCGACAACTGACGGAAGTCGTTTTCCTGCTACTTGTATGTTGGTTCCCCATACATGTCGACCAGCATCTTCACATATGGGCAATTCCACAGTTCCTCGAAATGCTTACCACTTGCAGTTGGGTCCAATCCACACAACCCACAATGAAAACTGGATTCGGTTGAGTCAACAACGAGGTTGGAGCAATCAGAAAACACATCCTAGTCAATCTACGACTGTTCAACCTCCACGGGAATTTCGTTGTCTTCTTGATGCTCAATGGATCCAAGGTCCATCTCCACAACCTCGTCGTAGACAGCGACAAACACCATGTCAGAAAGCACCGTGAAGGATGAGGACAAGTTGCCAGACTCCAGCAGCCAATATCTGAACTTGAACTGGTGTCCATCATCCGTAGTGTAGTGGTTCTGAATGTGGAAGTTTGGAATTCTGCAGTTCTGAACGACATCAAACCTCTGTTCTGTCCTGGTCCCACCCACATCCATGTACTTGAACACGACATTGAGCATGCTGTTCTTGATTTCAACGACAACAGCCTCGTTCACAACGCCGTATTCTGGCATTTCTCCATTCTCGCAAACAATTGGTTCTGATGTATCACCACACACAATTGGCTCGGCGTCTTCTCCACATACCACAAACTCGTTGGAATCGACGCCACCTATGTAGCTGCCATTTGGAATCGTCCAACCACCAAACTTGAATTCAGTATCCACCAGTTGTGGATCGTGGTCTGGAACGACCATTTGGTTCTTCTTGTTGTCTATCAGAACCTCGCAATAGAGCTTTTCCCCAACAGTGAACTTGACCTTGTATACAGAATCCTCCCACATCGCCCGAAACGTCAAAACTGGTGGTTTGTCCATGTTGTACACGATTTGGGGAGTGAAGTTCTTTCCAGGGTACAATGTATATGTCGTGTTCCCAAGCGAGTATTTCCAACTGCTGAACCTCCCCGTCTTGACCTTCGGGGATTCATACCCACTTGTTGGTTGCCATGAACTGTCGTCGTGGTATGTGTATAGCGACTCTTCCTTGGCATATTCGTACCCACATGCCGGCACTGGAGTCGACTTGCCAGACTATACAACGATTGGGTCCATGTGCCCAGATACAGACGAATCGTCGCTTTGGAACTGCACTATGTAGTCGGACACCCACATGGCGTGTATTGTCATCGTGGTCTTGCCATATTCGAAGTTCTTGGGAGTCAGAACCGACTTTGTCGTGTAATCGACTCTTGAACCACCACTGGTCTTGCTGAACCCAGACAGAACATAATTCACTGTCTTCCCATTTGCCGTGAATGTTGGCTTTTCCACGACAACCAATTGGGACAAGTCGAATTCGCCTCCAGCATCCTCGAATTGCACATGCAGGATGTTGCTTCCTGGCATCCATTCGGCAGAACCATCGGGGAACTGTATGTTGCCATGCGCCCCACCCTGCCAGGTCATGAATGCAGTCGTTGAGCAGTCTATGAACAAGTCCCAGGTTCCAGTATAGTTGTCCTAATCTGAGGTAGCCCTGGCCAACATCGTCTTCGCAATTGGCGTATCCAGGAACTCCCTTGGGCTGGACGCCTGCCTATCGAGCAATGGGCACAAATCCCACTTCTTGTCCAGCCAGTCCATCGTCTGCTTGGAGAGAACCTGGTTGAACTCCCTCAGCACTGCGCGTTCGTTTTTGTCCAGGACATCACTGTTGTTCTCGTATGTCTTTAGCTTCGTGAGGTATCTGAGGTAGTCCTTCCCCACTTCGTCTTCTGTATCGTAGTATATCCCCAAGTCGTGGTCAGACTTCTTGAGTGAGTCAGTCGTCAAGTACTTGTAGCCAGAATCCAGGTTGATGTGCCTTTGGAAGGTCTCAGTTGGCGTTGACTTGAACTGAAGGTATTTGTATATCCTGGAGAACACGCGCTCGATGACGATGGCGCACTGGGATTCAGAATAGTACTGCGCATTTGCCTCGGTGAATTCCTCAACCCCATTGGTGTTTGGGTTGAATATGTTGAGGATATGTTCGTTCTGCACAACCGAGAAAGCGTCAACCAGTGCATCGAAGCCAGAAGCGACCATCTTTGGCAGGACAGACCCCTTCATGTCGGAAACGAAGTTTGGCTTGGTGTACTTCCCATCCTCTGGTACTGCAATCTCCATCAACTCGCAATACTCCCTGCCAGACATCACCTCGTATGCCCGTCCCAGGTGCAAATTGGTGTACCTCGTGAACCTGGAGTACCCATCGAAGCTGGAGTATACCTTGCCCTTCTGCTCGAACCAATCGAAGTCAGAAGCATATGCTGTCACCTGTCCCCTGTAGCCCTCCAATCCACGCACCAACCCGCAAATCTTCTTGAGGACACCCCTGGGAGTCGTGTTCTCCCTTCTGTCGTTTCTGATTGCGCTTGATTTCAACTTGTACTTCTGCCACAAATCGTCGTCCCATACAACCTGTTCACCCTCCTTCTTGTGGGGGTTCATGTTCATGTACCTGTCGTCGAATGGATATTGGGCGTCAATCTGCCTGTAGAGCAATTGATACCAAATGTCCAACGCCAAGATGCCCTCCCATTGCGTGTGTGGATGCTTGAACCCATATACCTCGTGGCACATTCTGATGTTGGAGAGCTTTGCGAACAAGGATGCCAAGTGTTCGCAGAAGGTGTAGATGTAGGCCCTCTCGTCCTGCTCCAACACAATGTTCCTGAACTTGTCCTTCGCGTCCTCCAATTCCTTCTTGAGGTTGCCCAGTTCGTATAGCTTTGATGTCAACTTGTGCCTGTTCTTGTCGACTTGGTTTTCCTTGACATCGTATACCCCAGTGTTGTAGTCGGTTAGGAACTTGTCTGAGTATATGCCAGTCATTGGTATGTTCTAATCGCCAATTCTGTATTCACCCACCTGCGAATAGTCCACAAATGGCGTGTATGTGAAGGAATCCACGAAGAAGCCACCCATGGACTCGTTGAACTTCTGCCCGAACTCGTTGTTGAACTCTGCGAATTGACCACTGACGTTCTTCAAACCACACCAGGTGCTGCCCTCTGCGACAGAAAACCCCTTGAACCCACCCCGATTGTCCGAGTAGAACGTCAACCCATCCTTGAACAAGTTGAAGTCAGAAGAGAACATGAGGCCAGAGAAGTCCTACAGGACAATCCTCTCAATGTGGTCGAATGGCGTATTCAGCCTGTCCATTATGTTGGGCCAGTACTCGGGGTTGTTGTTCACCAGGATTTCAGATTTGGTGTTATCGGGCTATAGTGCCGACCTGCCATCCTCAACCGACGGTGCAGTATATGTTGGAGGCAGGTTCTGAAGCATCTCCTTGCGCACCTCGTAGTCAGTACGCTCCTTCTTCATCACATCGCGAATCAGCTTCTGAACCTGATTAGTTACCCGTTCTTTCAATTTGTCAATGTAGTCCATGATCTTTCGTCTATCACTATCCAATCAAGGACTATTTACCATTCCATGAGCAAAAAGAAAGATGTCCCGGGAAACCCCCAGGACACCATCATCATCCACAAATGGAATCAAGCATCAAATCTCAACTGCAGTGTGCTTTACTCTGTCCTCGGTCTCCCTTTGCTTTCCATAGTTGAATGCTGTCTTGTAGTTTCCGGTCAGATAGCCCGTCACACGTCGAAGACGTTGAATGTTAGAAGAGCCACACTGAGGGCACTTCTCCCCAATCTCGTCCATATAGCCACAATCGTTGCATATGTCGTTCGGCACATTCACTGCGAAGTACGGAATGTCCTTGTCCATCGCGTAGTTTACCAGTTCCTCGATTGCCTGCACATTGTTCTTCGCAGAACCATCGAGTTCAACATATGTAATACAGCCTGCCGAGCTGTATCCAGTCAACTGGCTTTCAAGGTCAATCTTCTCGAATGGGGTCATCTTCTCCCACACAGGAATGTGCATGGAGTTCGTGAAGTAGTCGTGGTCAGAGACGTGCTCAATCACCCCATACTTCGCCTTGAACTTCTTCATCGCAGTATAGCACAGATTCTCTGCAGGGGTGTAGTACACGCCGAAGTTCAACTTGTATTCCTGCTTGAACTCAGCGCACCTGTCCTTGAACAATTGCTCAATGCGCTTTGCCAATTCCATGCCCTTCTTCGTGGCGTGGTTGCATCCAATGAGGATGTGAAGGGTTTCTGCAAGTCCAAGCTGCCCAATTGCCAAAGTGCCATGCTTCAACGCGGACTTGATGCCCTCCTCAGGCTTGTAGCCATACATCGTGCCATTCTCGTACATGAACTTGGCAGATGCTGCTGGCTGAGAGCTTATCCAATCGAACCTTTCAAGCAAGGAATCCTTGGCTTCGTGAATCTTCTTGTCAAGCAACTTCATGAACTCCTCAACCAAGTCGGTTCCAGCCTTCTCTGCCTTCTTCTTCGCTTGCATAGCAAGAACGGGCATTATTAAAGTCACGGGACATATGTTGCCCCTTCCATCCTTGAGATGCTTAAGCTTTGGATCATCGGCATTGATATCCCACGAAGAAAACGTTCTGCAGCCCATCGTGCTTGGATATGTGCAGGGATTGTCCTTGTCATAACCAATGTCATTGGTCCAATCACAGTTACAAAAATTCGGATACAGCCTCAATGCGGTGGATTTGCAAGCCAGCTTGAACAAGTCGTAGTTGGGGTCTCCCTTCTTTCGGTTCACGCCCTTCATGCACTGAAAGATGCCACATGGGAAGATGCTCGTCTTGTGGAACTTGCCAATGCCCTTGATGGAACCCTCAAGCAACGCCTTTGTCACCATCCTGCCCTCTGGGAGTGTGCAGGTACCATAGTTGATCGAAGTGAACGGCAATTGGTTTCCACTGCGCGACTGAAGTGTATTGAGGTTGTGATACATTCCCTCCACTGCCTGGTTAAGCTCCTCAATTGTCTTGTCCATTGCGTACTTGTATGCATCGGAATCCTTTGCATAGAAATCATCGTCTATTGACAGCTCACGAATTTCCTTCTTGCTCTTGACAACCGATTCTGGACATTTATCAATGTAAAAGGCACCGTCCCAATAATGCTTGAAGAAGCTGAGACGAACATATGGAACCATAGTCCAATCAAGATGCGTCGCTGCAACTCCTCCAAACTGTTGTAGACTTTGGAGTTGGAATATCACGGCGACCAACTGAAACGCGGTGTTGAGTGAACCAGCCGGTCTTACATCACCCTGCCTCGTGTTGAATCCATCGGCAAGCAACTTGTCGAATGGAATCGACAAACAGTTGTGGGATCCTACTGCATAGGAATCCAGGTCGTGTATGTAGATTTCGTTGTTGTTGTGGTTGTGGCGGGTCTTCTTGCCCACCAGATGCTCAAGCGCATATCCCTTCGTCACGAAGCTCGCAGTCTCGCCCATTCTTCCACCAAAGGAGTACTCGTCCACATTGGCATTCTGATTCTGAACATTGCTTGCCGTCAACTTCTCTGTGAGGAACTTGGTGTTTCTGACGCGCTCCTTCTCGTATCTATATGTGATGTACTTCTTCGCCACCTCGTAGCCAGAAGCCTCCATCAGCTTCTTCTCTATGACATCCTCCAATATGTCGATGTCTATGGGTTCCTCCAGTGTCTCGCAGAACGCCACAACCGAATCTGTTATCCTCTTCAGTTGCTTGGATGTCAGCTTCTCGTCTGACTTCACATTGTCGTTTGCCTTGATTATCGAGTTCAATATCTTCTTTGGCTCCAGGTCCTCCACCTTGCCATCTCTTTTAATAACTGTCATGTCTTGTGTTCCTCTTCTTGAATTGACAAGTAGTATTTACATTATCCAATTATACCAACAAAAGGCAAATTCGGACACCCATTCAAGGATGCCCGAATTCCTGATTGCTTGTGTCGGTTGCCCATCAAAGATGCCTGAACACGAAACCATCTTCCTCGAAGTAGTCGGTCATGAGCAAGTCCCGACCGAACGCCTCGTAGTCGAAGTAGTTCCTCGCAGTGTCTGCTCCAAGCTGGTCAACGCCACCAATGCTGTCGATGTAGTCCCTGGCAACCTGATCGTCAGACTCGTACTCGCCCATGTCGTATCCATCGTTGTCGTAGTAGTGGTCGGGATCCTCTGGGTTGCCCTCGGAGTCCTCGTTGTCCTCTTCTCCCATGTGGAAGTCGAACATCAAGTCCCTTCCGAAGGAGTCGTAGTCGAAGTACATGTCCAAGTTGTCAGAGCCGATTCCATCCCAACCGAGGTCGTCTATGATGTTGTACGCAAAGTCAGATGCTGAATCGAATTGCCCTTGATACGCCTCGTGGAAGTCGTCGATGTCGTCGTCGTCAGTGTAGTTTACATACGCCTCGTAAGCAGCCTTCTCGGTATCGTCCATCAAGTAGTAGTCGGTTATCTTGTTGAACTCCTCCTCGGTTGGCAATCCACCCTCGTGATACCACTTCTCTGGGAAGTTCTCGTAGTCCTGAACCATGAACTCTGGATCCTTCTCGTCCTTGTGGAGTTCACGGCAGGCATCCACGAAATCCTCGTAGTTGCTGTAGTCAGTGAGGTCAATCCACTTGCCATCAATCGAACCATCGTTGTACTTGGCGTAGGTTCCGACATAGATTCTGGGGTGGTCTGAGCCGCCACCGTCTTCAGACTCGTTTTGCCTCTTGCCATCTGGCGTCCTGCCAATCTCCCATGTCGCTTGGTCAAGGGACTTGAAGTTGGGATTTGACTTGTCAGTTTCAACTTCATTCACAATGCCACCTTTTTGGTTCAAGTCGCCATAGAACTGGCCCAACCTATCGCGCCACTTCTTTGCAACAAGGAACTTCGCGTCGCTCGTCTTCGAGTTAATTCCTGCGGCGACCAACGAATACAGTTCGTCCAGTTCCTCCTTGCCATTGATGTCCAACGAAAACTTGGGTTCGTTGTCGGCTTCCTTTACAATCTTCTTGAATTTCATGTTTTGTAGTCCTCTTAAAACCATTGGTTCAAGAGTATTTACAAAAACACATCACTTTTGCTGGTTCTGATCCTGCTCCATGTTGGAGAGCATCGTGTGGACGAACTGCCCATAGTCCAGATACCGTATCTTGGTTCCGGCCTTCACCTGGTCGAACAGATTCAAGTCCCTCACATTGTTCAACTTCATCAGGAACCAGGCAAGTCTGGTCGATCCATACACCTTCCAGGAAACAGAGGGCCAGTGCATGTCAGTTGGGCAGACATACCATTTGCACACCTCGTCTGGGATGTCAACCAAATAGAATGTGGAGTTGAGGTTGTATTGCCATCGGCCTTCCTCGTCTATGAAGAGGGAGAACATCTTGTCGAGGTCGAAGAAGTCTGGCTGGGTGTCGGAGACTGAATGAACATAGTCCCGAATGTCGTCTGCGAAGACGCCATCCATCGTATAGGGCTTTCCAACGACCCTTGTGTTCCTCAATCCACGTTTCTCTGCCATCAGTTGCCGAACTCCATTTCAACGACCTTTCCAGTCTTGCGCCACTCGTCGACCTTGATGATTCTCTGGTTGGTGCTTCCCCTGAATGGCGTGGACAAGTCACGCTTCTCCAATACAAATGGTCCATCCACAAGCACATCGATGTAGTCCAGAATTGGGGACATCTCTGTGTCTTTCGCAATTTCCTCAAATGTGTATCCTGACCAGCACCACACAGATTTGTCAGGAAACCGCTCCTTGACTTCCTTGCACAGTGCTATCATGACCTTGCGATTGTCAGAGCATTTGGACAGTGGCTCCCCACCCATCAGTGACAGACCCGAGCAATGAGGGTCTTCAAGTTCCTTGAATATCTTTTCCTTTACCTCGTCTGTGAATGACTGCCCAAAGTTGGGGTCTTGAGCCTCGGGGTTGAAGCACCCTGGACATTTCCTCATGCAGCCCGTGCACCAGAGTGTGCATCTAAATCCAATTCCATTTGCGATGTCAGCCTTTCTCAATGCAGAATAGTTCATGTTGTTCTCTCACCTTTGAAACTCTATTATATTTACACCACAAGCAACTCGCTTTGCCACATTCAATTCTACATCAAATGGGCTTTAATATATACCATTTCTAGGGTCGAAGTTGAACCCCAGAAACTTGCCCCAAATTGTTGAGATAACTCAACGGTTTTGGCATATACTGCCATCAAAAGTCAACATTCACCTTTACTTCACCGTTTTCAAAAGCCTTGTTGTTATCAATGGGTTTTTCGTCCTCTGAGCCAGCAGATACTGAAGTCGTTGGTAGGTAGCGGTAGTAGACCATCAATTGAAGGGCAACCAGGCATGTATCCATATAGGGTCTTGTCGAGTGGGCATCCTTGTTCTCGTAGTAGCCCTGCTTGTGGGGCTTGCCATTGGAATCCAGAACTGGATCGGGGACATCTATGATTGACTGTGGATATAGCTTCTTCATCGCGGTGTTCCACTTCACCCAGATTTCCTCGTCCTGCTTGAGCGCACCCGGCTTCATGCCAGCCTGGTACTTGCACTGGGTGGCGTAGTAGCAGTAGTACTGAGGGCTTGAACCTGGCTTGTTCTTCGCAGAAATCTGGTCTGGGTTGAACTCGGGCTTCCAGTCCTCCATGACATCCAATGCATTTCTGACCTCTGGCTCCCCACCCCTGCCAAGAAACTGCATTGCCAGTGCGCCAACTCCTGCGAGACCCGTGTTTCCACCATTGTTGTTGGGTGTTGGCGTGTAGGTGAATCCAGAGGATTTCGAGTAACTGCGCCTCTTGAGACAATTGATGGCCTTGTTGATTGCCTGGTCCAGTCCCTCTGGATGGAGGCCAGCCATCTTGCCTGCCTTGAGTGCCTGAATCGCCCAACCAGCATACGACAAGTCGTCTCTCGTGGAATTCTTGTTCAACTTGTAGTCCCAACCACCAGTAGAGGATTGGTTCTCCACGATGCGGTAGAGGCAAGTCATCGCAGCATCCTTGCAGTTCGGGTTTCTCGTCATGCCATATGCCTCGCAAAGCGCGTATGTCGCCAACAGGAAACTGTACTCGTTGCCATCGGTTCCGTTGAAGTGTGGGACATTGGAAGCATCCACATTCAATGCGCCGATGATGTAGTCCAAAGCAGACATGACCACAGGACCGAACTCCCTGCCATATTTGGATTCTGAACCTGGGTACTCTCCATGCGCAAGGTATGTCAAGATGGCCAGTGCAGTGTTGGCAACCTTGTTCGCGTTCCCCCAGCTGCCATCTGTGTTCTGATGCGCCTTGAGCCACCATAGGACCTTCATCACGGTCGCCTCTGTGCTGGGATCTCCATGGCCAGGTACGCCACCCTTCGTCATGCCACCAATCATCCCAGGGTTTCTGCCACCAGTAACACACCTCAACCTCACTGGGGAGTTTATCATCGAGACGGAATCAGAATCTGCTGGACGAATGGATGTCTGGGTAGAAGGTTGGGAAATTGGTGCAGGGTCAACAATGTCTACATCCACTGTTGGGGCATCCACCTCGAATTCGGGCGTCTCGTCGCTCGTTGGTTGTTCTGCATCTGGTGGAATTGGGGGTTCCTCAAATTCCTGCTCTGTCTTATCCTCGACATCTGGGATATCAACGATGGGGAACTCAAACACATCCTGCCTGGCCACGGCAGTGACAACGCACAACACAACGGCAACCAAAGATGGTATCAATACAGCAACGAGGGGTGCAGACATCCTCTGAAGCTCAAGCCTCGCCAACTTGTACTCAGGCGTCCATTTGGGCTTCCTCAGACCCACAATCATGTCAACCACCCTCCTGAAAAGGGATTTGTCCTTGTATTTGTCTTCTGTGTTGTTTTCCATATGCATTCTCCTCGTATAATTTATATTACCACAAATGGACAAGGAATTCCACAACTTTTTTCGACTTTCCACGAGTCAATAGGATATTGAGGCAAATCTCCAGAGAATTCGGGAGATCAACCCCAAACTCTACCTTGAATTGCGCCTAAACCAGGGAAGGATTGGCAACATTCAAACCACCAAGGCGATTTCGGACATTCTTGAAACGAACCCCAATGTGGAGTTCAGACTGGATTGTCCAAATGTAACCGAGGTCGAGGTTGCCGACCACTTGAATGGAGGTCTGAATGGCTACGACAACTCCCCCTTGTTCGCCCTCAACGCAATCTACCAACAGACCCAATATGTTGATGTGGCTTTGGTGCAGTGCTTCTTTGGACAAGACAAACTTCAGGAGCAGGCAATAGAACTGGCGTTGCAGTTCATGTCCATGTCAAACCCAAGACCCAGGGAATGGGTGTTCGTGGAGGCGCAAAGAAGCGAAATGGACGCGAAGTTCAAGTGGGTTGTTGGGATTGGATGCAAGTATGTGTTCGTGAGGATTGAGAACGACAAGCAAGACTACTTCATCAAGGAACAGCTGTGGAACATCGGAGCGAAGAACACTAAGTCAGACAACCTTGTGTTCGTGGATGGGGATGTGGCATATTGCCAAATGGACTGGCTCAAGCATGTAAAAGGGACATTCGACGAGGGTGTTGAGTTGTTCCAGCCACATGCCTGGTCGTGGAGGGCAAGTGAACTAGATGGGACAAAGGAATTTGGCGCAAATAGTCTAAACCTAATTGAGTCATTTGGTCACGCGAGAAAACTAAACAAGTCTTCCTACAACGCATTCAACGGACACACAGGATACGACATTGCGATTTCAAGGCGACACTACAAGAAACTTGGTGGCTTCTATTCAACTGCTGGAACTGGAGGAGACTTCTTCAACTGGTGTCTACTTGCCCAAGGAAACTACCTCAGAGGAAATCAATTTGAGCAACGACTTGCAGAGATACTATCTGGGTGCAACATACCAGTTGTTCAAATAGGGAGTTCAGACATGATATGCTTCCACAACTACCACGGAAGCGCAAATGACAGAGCTAGGAAGTACGGCAGCGATCTCAACGGCAAAATCCTCGTGGCAAACAACTTTGGCATGAGCAAAATAGCGGAGGTTGGTGAATGAACATATGCTACATAACAGACAATGGCTATGTCCAGCACACCCTCGTGAGCATGGCGTCCCTCAAGGCAAGCAAGTACCCCACATCAGAATACAGAGTGTTCGTGGTGTGCGACAAGGTTGACCAAGACAAGAAGGACATGTTCAGGAAATTCTCAGGGAAGGGGTTTGAAGTCGAGATTGTGGATGTAGAAAACCAAGACTTCCAGAAAAAGGAATATGAAATAGGGAAATACATTTCCGCCTCGACATACATCAGACTTCGACTTCCGAGCATATTGAAGGGGATTGACCGTGTCCTCTACATGGATGGGGATGTAATAGTTCAGGATGACCTGACAGAGTTGTTCAACATCGACATGGGCGACAACTTCACAATAGCAGGATCTCTGGACTATGGCACATGCATATCGTCGTTGACTTGGAACAAGGTTGACTACATCAGAAAAACACTCCCAGGATACGAGAAAACATATTTGAACGCTGGTGTTTTGGTGATGGAACTTGATAAATTGCGCAAGAGCAAATTCGAGGAGAGGTGCAAGAAACTCTACGACACCCGAAAGGATTTCATCTACGCAGACCAGGACATCATAAACTTCGCCGAGCAAAAGAACATAAAGGTGTTTCCGATATACTGGAACTGCCCAATACTGGCATTCCACATCAACTACGCCAACCAAAGCCCCGAACTCATACAGGAGATGATTGAAAGGACATACCACATAGGATATGACAACCTGATGGACATCGTGTACAAGTCCAGGATAATCCACATCAATGGGGACAAGAAGTACATACACGAGATACCATACTTGGGCGCGTTGTACCAAAGGTACTTCAGGATGTCATGTGAATATATAATTGGAAATGCAGGAGAATAGACATGAAAAAAGTGATATTGTTCATATGGTTCGGAGACGAAAAACCACCATACATACAGTGGACATTGGAGAACTTCAGAAGGATGAACCCAGGTTGGGAGATTAGATACATAGAATATTCAACTCAACAAATACTCGACTACAAAAATTCAAACGATGAAGCATTGTTCAATGTAATGTCCAAAAACAAAATGTTTGGACATTTATGTTATATGTCAAACGAATATCGCTACGAATATCTCAATTTGAAAAAAGACGAGTTCATCATATATTGTGATTTAGATTGCTTTCCAATAGCTCCATTCGACAACTTCATAATGCCAAATGACGACAACCTTCCAAAATGGGCGACAGAAATCTTTTGTCCAAACCAGCACATTTGGTCCAATGCTCTTGGAACATGTGGTTTTGTCATTGAAGGACATTACTTGTTCAAGAAAGACATATGGTGTCTATGTAATAACAAGGCACTTGCGTTTAGACAATTCCTGCAAATATGCAAACATTCCACATTAGACGAAAATCTCATATTGTATAATGGTTTTTTGCTAAACAAATCCTGTTTGCCGATGTACGAGCAACGACTCAACAACTTCCACAACATGAATTTGACCCTTGGGGACAATTTCTGCCTTCCGCAATTCACACCAATCGAACACTACTATTCTCGAGAACGCAACAAGTTGAACATAGGCACAATAACAAAATGACTATAACAGACACATTTTGGGGACGCATTGGAAACACATGCTTGTAGATTTACAAGCTGTTTCTATTTGCACATCTTCGTGAAATTCCATATGATTTCATCAAGATACCACAAAGCAAGTACAATCCATTGTTCGAGAACATAGGAACACACTTCGTTCAAGACAATGAATTGAACAAGATAGAATACACAATTGAGCTTGAGGACTTCATTGACCTATAGTCTGTTGAATTTTCCGAACATGACAACATAAGGTTCAAGAAGTGGAATTGGCTATATCCCAACACTATAGACGAACTTCGCTTGTTCAACTAGATATTCGATGCAAAGACATTGCACGACGATATAATTGAGAAGTATGGGCATGTATTTGACAAGCCAACCATTGGACTCACTGTGAGACGAGGAGACTTCATTGAATTGAAGATACCAATCCTAAGTGAATGTCAATTGAGAAAATTGGTAAACAAGATCATTTCTGATAGACATGGATTCGTAAAAATTGTCTTGAGCAGCGACAACATTCCATGGTGCAAAGACGCTCTTCAGGACTGCAAAGATGTGTTCTTCGTGGATGATGCGCCAGAGAACTAGATAATGCTTCTCTCATTTTGCGACTATGTTTTGAACAATGGTGCATACTATAGGTCAGTTGACAAAATATGCAGAGGATACGAAAGCACATTTGGACAAATAGCACAATGTCTATGTGCTTCTAGGCACTTTATGTAAGTCAAACAACCACCATCTCCACGCCATCTACCATCTTGACCACTCCATCTGGAACCCACACATCCAGTTCCAATTTGTCGAAGTCCTTGAAGTCGAATGGCACATACATCACAGTTGATCCCTTCCACTTCTCCTTCTCAATCGACCCAATTGCGTCTGCACACATCTCCACGATGCTATGGTTCCTGGACTTCCCCGAGAGTATCTTCTTGTCTATGGGCAGGACATTCAAGTCAGCTTCCTTGAAGGACTCCTTGAACCGATTGTTGTCGGTTAGGAACACCACAGTTGGGTTGATTCCATGACCTGGGTTGTATTCTGACTCAATCTTGTTCTTGAAATCCACAAAGTCCTTGAACTCAAGTCCAAAGCAGTCCTTCACGATTGTACATACGAACAAAGGATGCTTCTCGTCTGGGGTACCGAGTCTGTTGCGCATCTCCTGATAGTACGAACCACTTATGTCCTGGTTGTCCTCAATGTTGTTTTGAAGCAGTTTTCTGATTGCGTCCACACTCGCCAGACCTGACTTCCACACAGGAATGCCATTTCCACCATCCTCAATCAAACTGTCAATGTCCTTTACGCCAGCTGCATTCAGAAGTCTGGTTATGGCTTCGTACTTGCCACCTGGATCGCCATGCCACACATGGCAGGCGATGTTGTTTGCATACCCAAGTGATAGATTGTACCCCAGGGCGTGTGGGTTGTCCAACTTGAACGAGGATGTCCACTTCTTGAATGGCGCGAATGTGGATTGTCCCATCAAGGTGTGGAATGTGCGCAGGTCGTCGAGAATCAGAGCTGGCTTGAACTTGCCAATCTCCTGCCACGCCTTTTTGGTCATTCCAATGGTGAATCCACAATGCGAGTTCTCCACGGTCCTCTTCACTGCCCATCTATACCCTATGCTTTCATGCAGGGAACAAGAATCGTCAGCCTGACAATACTGGTGCGAGGCAAGGGACAACACATCCAGTCCCGAATCGAATGCGTCTCGGCACTTCTCCACCCAATCGGAGTTGCACATCACCACATCAGAGTCCAAGAAGCACAGTCTGTCCTCGACGCAATTCTCGACGCCGATGTTCCACAAGGGGTTCTTGAGTAGAATTCCATCGCTGTTTGAGGTTGTCTTCACGAAGATGTGCCTTATGCCATACTTCTTTACCCAATTGAACACACATTCTGACTTGCTCTTCTGTGCCTCAACGAACACCCATGTGCTGGGCTTCCTGGTCATTTGCAGGTTGAACTCCAGTGCCTGGGTGGTTGCGCTTATGCGGGAGATGTCGTTGCCATAGAAGCACTGAACCAACGCGATTCCATCAATGGTCTCGGTCTTCTGCTCCACCTTGTCGTATAGAACCTCTGGCGTATTTGCCTCCCCAAGCAAAACCCTCAACTTCTCCAAAAGAGTTGGCTTGGAGTCGAATTTCATCATCGTTTCGTCTGTAATTGGATGTTCCATTGATGTACGCATACATATACAATTATACGACATCTGATCCTTTGGTGCTGCCTCTCTCCCCAAGCCAGATATAGATGTAGTAGGTGGTGATATATTTGTCATTGAGGCGGTAGTGACCCTCGTTCAACTCAACGCCCTTGACCTCCTTGTTGAAAAGCTCAACCTGGTCGAAGAGATATGCGATGGCGTCCTCAGACCTGTCGAAGTCGTGGTTGCCCATGTCCGTGACATGCTCCATCACCCGAAACACGATGTCGTTGCCAGTGCAACTGGCAATCGTCTCCATCAATTCGTCGAAGAATCCTGGGTCAGTGTAGTGTGTCATGCCATTCTTGATCCCATTGCAGAACTGCACCAAGTTACATTCCATGTCTTCCATCATCAATCCTCCACTTTTCCACCAAGACAAGTTGTCAGGTCTTGGGGTTCTTGGAAATGCGCATCCTGACCAAATCAAGTATGGATTCGCTTCCTATAAGTGCCTTTGGGTAATATTCCAATTTGACTATGTACCATCTGTTCAGCTCAACCTTGTCGAATAGATATGGGATGATTTCGTCCACGCCATAGTAGTCGTCAATGGACTTGACTATGCCACCGATGTCCTCAAATGGCTTGAAGTATATCCCCCTCCTGGGGCAATTGGATACAATCTCAAGCAGCTCCTGGAACTTGTCCCCAGCTCCAAGGGCAAGTGGATTGTCCTTGAGCAGAAGATCAGACTCGTTGATGTATTCCACCAGTCTGCAGATCTGCCCTCTTTCAATTGTCCCAAGCATGTCGTTTCCCATATCACGCCTTCCTCTCCTCCACATACAGGTAATACACCCACCTCTCTTCGCCGTACATGAGTTTGACCGAGCCAATTTCAGTATGTAGAACCTCCCAACCAGATGTACCGCACTTGTCGAAAAGGAAGTCGCAGAATTCCTGGGTGTTCATGTAGTCCCCATACATCCTCCATGCTATTGGATGCTTGTTGAGGTTCTTGAACTTGAAGTTTGTGTGTTCGCCGAGATATATGCCGAAGACAAATCTTGTGTGGGGCTCGTCTGGGATGGCATTCACGAAGTCTGATATGAAGTCAGCAGTGGATGTGCACTTGTCCTCGTACTTGCTGAACACCTGCCATATCTTGTTCGTCTCCATTGGGTCGTCTATGTTGTCATAGCAATCCATATCACACCTTCCTCTCCACTATTGAACATCCCTGTAAACCCAAATCTCCCAGAACAGAAACCCTCCCCTATGATGACCCTCCCGAAGCCTCCATACATCATAGCCCTTGCATCCACACAGGTCAAAGACGCATTCAAGGATGGATTTCTCGTCCTGCGAAATGTACTTATTCAGATTGTATTTCCCATTCTTCTTATCCTTGGAGCAGAGGAAGATGTCGAATTGGGGTGACTTGCCTTGGTTCTCCTTGGACGAAAGTATTTCAGTCAAGCGAGTCATGAATTCCCCAGTGTCAATGTGTTCATCGTAGGAACACAAGAACATATGAGCCAACTCAGATATGTAATGGCTCTTGTGGGCATTTGTCGCTAGGTTATACATACTCGATGGTGGAGCGGATGTCAACGATGTCGATGTCAACGCCATACTTGAAGGAAATCTCCTGGCGAAGCTCGTTGATCTTGGTCTGGAGCTTCACATCAGCAAAGTCCTTCTTGGATGACTTCATGTGGACGGCGAAGCAAAGACGCGCCTTGTTGTCCTTGGTCAGATTCACCTTCACAGTGTTCGCGTCGATGCTGAACTCCTGAGGGATGCCCGTGCCAGACAGGTCCTTGGCGAAGGTTGCCTTGACATTGCCAACCAGCTCGGAGTTGAAGTGGTTGACTGTCTTGCGCTTGTCCCCGAAGGTGAATATCTTCGTGGTCTTGGATGGTTCGTTGAAGTCGTAGATGCAAGCAACGCCAAATACCTCGCCCAATCGCTTGGTCATGACCTTCTTCCAGGTGGACTTGGAGTTGATGTGTTTAGCGTCCTTGTTGAACGTTCCCTTGGTCAACTTGTCCTTGATGGAAGCCACCACCTTGGGCCAGGAGGCGTTCTCGTAGACCTTGACGACCCCATAGCCATCGTCAGCCTCAAGTTCGACTATGGCAATCATCCTCTGGGCTGCGGACGAGCCATCCCAGCATTTGCCCTTCACAGCAAGACCATAGTAGAGAATCTTTATTGCCGACAGATTGCAAGACTTCGCGTAATCGTGGAGTGCCTGCTCAGTGGGAAGTCCGCCATTGGGATTGCCGTAGATGATGATATCGTGCCACTTCTTCATTGCCGTTCTCCTTTGGTGAACTCATGGGCATCACCTTTCCCTCACAACACCTATATTATAGCATATTCAGATTCGGTTTGTCAATACCCCCTATGAGGGTATTACGGATATCCTTCGGACATCCTTCAATACCCCCTATCAGATTTCTGTTTTGGTATTTGAGGGGTTTTTTGTAAATACTATAAAGAACCATCTATTACATTCAAAACCATGAAGAACTGGATTATAAGGCAATTGTTGAAGATGCTGTCCTATGACACCCTTGTGGAGATCATAGCAAAGGCATTGGCGTACATAATGGAATATGCCAGAAAGCACTCTTCCGAGGAAGGGTGGGAGAAGGCCAAGTTGGCAGTGAAGCAAGTCAAGAACTGGACAACCCTCCTGGACGAGGTTTACGAGGACGACACCCTCACGCCCGACGAGGAGAAGAAGATTGCAGACGCCATCTCAGGATGCACTGCAATTGAATCCATCTACGAACTTGTGACTGGGAACAAGAAGAAACCCACGAAGAAAACCACCAAGAAAACGACAAAGAGAGGAAATAGGAAATGAGAACGAGAAAACCACTGTTCAGGGAATCTGCTGACGAAGCAACCCTCAAGGACATCGAGAGGACATATGGCCAGAAGACCGCGCAAGCCCTGGACAAGTACTGCAAGTTGTTCAAGAAGACCCCAACCAATGTGGTCTCTGACTTGAAGGCTGACGGAAATGGCATGACAGAGTGGGACAAGTTCGATGTCTGGGCGAAAAGGAAACTCAAAGTCGACATCATGGACAACTTCGACGACACTGTTGACTGGACTGGCGCAGAGGGAAGGGATGCCGCCGACAAGAAGGACATGAAAAGGCGCGAGTAGGACGAACTTCGGGCCACACGGAAGATCAAGAGGGGTCTCAGGGAACTTCGCAAGAACAAGCAGGACTTAAAGAAGGTCAGAAGGGGCTTGAGGAATGGAAGGAGACTGACCAGGGAATCCATGGAACCTGAGTTTGAGCCAATGAGCGCAGCTACCATCGCTGACTGGCTGAACGACCAACTGTCCAAGAGGGGCTTGGTTGGTCATGTTGGCACGGTAAAGGTGGATGGAGATGGAACTGCGAGGTTCAGCGCCGAGACCGAAGATGGGGGCTTGTTCAGCATCACTGTAAGCGACATTGGCTGAATGCCGATGCAGTGAATATGCTTTACGGCATGACCTGATGGCAATTGGTTCAGTGTGGTTCAGCACTGAACCTTGCTTTTTCTGGAGTCCTTCTCCTTGGTGAGTTTCCACATCTTGTCCCAAAGGTCCAGATGCTCGTCCTTGCTCAACTTGATGCAGTCCTTGTACTTGTCTGGATGGCAATTCGCGTTTTGGCTGTTTGACAGGGTCTCGTGGCAATAGTCAAGATACAAGTCCAATTCGTCGTCAGATAGGCTTTCTGGGTTGACCGTATCCAAAGTGAAAACCCCCTCGTCTCCCTCCACCAATTTGTATAGTTCAATCATGCTGACGCCCTGTTGTAGTATTCCTTCATCATCTCTGACAGTTTCGCGTTGTCAATCGCGGGATGGTCAATCTTGTCAATCTGCTTCTGGATGTAGTCGAACTTGTCCACCACAGCAACCAAATCCTCTGCAGAACCACCTTGCTCCCCATCTTGCTCTCCCTCGGAAACACCCAGGACGAACACAGAACTGTCCTCCTCGTAGACTCCAGCCCCCTCCACCAATTTGTCCATCTGGGCGCGCTGTTCCTCTGTAAGCACGACATCGTAGCACCTTCTGACCACAGATCCCCTCAACTGGGACTCGTCCAGTGTGCCATTCACCATGTCAGACGCATATACCGTGACGAACTTGGGGACAGACGCGCTCACATGGAATGTCTCCTTGTTGCTCTCGTCCAGAATGTAGTATCCATGCAGTTTCTTCTCGTCGGGCAGACGCTTCATGTCGTGTACCTGGTACTGGGGAGAACCAACTATGTTCCACGTCCTGTTGGCGAATGTCAAGGTCTCGTGGTCGTGGATGTGACCCATGTAAATCGTGGAGTAGTCGTGCGTATGATGGAGTATCTCCGACACGATGTTCCCTTCCTCCACATCAGAATAGTTCCTGCTTCCACTCTTGTATGCGTCAACGTACTTCTGACCCTTGTACTTGATGTCGCCAGAATAGGATATGTCGAAGTGCCCCATCATCATGTCGTAGTTGTCGTCCAGACCCTGCGCCTTGATGTGTTCGCCAAGGGTGGTGCCGCATAGCCACGGGACGAGAAGGACAGACTGACCATTCAGCTTCACCTCCCTGGGTACCGAGATCAACTCCACATTGTTCAGGTCGAATATGTTGAGGGATGTGATTACAGAGTTGTACTTCTCGTATAGGTCGTGGTTTCCCTGAAGCAGGAACACCCTGCACACAGAAGCCAATTTCCTCACCAAGTCGTTCGCCACATTGAGGGATGTCACCTCTATGGATGTGCGCTGATGGAACAGGTCTCCGAGGAAGAACACCTGCTTGATGCCCTCTGTCTCAATTCGGCCAACCAGTTCATCCACCAAATCCTCGGCTATCTTCTGCCTGGACGCCTTGTCGTTCGATATTCCAACATGCAGGTCGGTGAACACCAACGACTTGCCAGTAAGTTCAATGTCAGTTTTCGTTTTCATCTGTATTGTCAATTATATCGGTTTTGGTGGCTTCAACCTATCGCCTTTGCTGAAGCTCAAGCATCTTCTTGTAGTATGTGTCAGTGTACATCCTGTCGAAGTAGTCTGTGAAGTTTGGTATCGTCCTGTTGAATGTGGACTTGATTTCCACGGCAATCGCAGAGTACTCTCCGACATGATCGTAGTACCTTCCCTTGAACACCTCCCATGCGTCCTGCATCTCGTAGTGTTCGTAGCAGTCCCGTATCTTCTGAGCCAACTCTGGCATGAATGGAAGGAGCAGGAGGGGAAAGTCTCCAGACATCACATACTTGTCCAACCTATGCTGCTCTGCCAATGTCTTCACGCACTGGGATGGCTCGTTGTACCCAAGCGAGTAGGTGAGGTGCAGGTACTTCTTCACGGCGGACTTGAACCTCTCCACCAACTTCTGCCGCCCCTCGACCAACCTTCTGTTCCTCAAGAACCGCTTGGTCTCGTCAATCACGATTCCAACCAAATGCTCCATTCCGACACAGTTCTTTGGCACATGCACAGCCCTCTCAGCGACCTTCTTGAACACAATGTGCCTCTCGCGTTCGTCCACATTGTTCTTCAGAAACAACTCGTACATCCTGTCGAAGTGCCTCTTGAACTTCCTGTACAGCGACTTCCCATCGTAGTTGTCTATGTACGCCTTGGACACATTCCTCACAATCCCATTGTCGTTGTATACCTTGATGTACAACGACAGAACCCTGGCGATGTCGGTTGGGGAGATGATGTTCTCCTTCCCCAAAACTGCATGCAGGTTCTCAATGTACGGGTTGTCGCTTGTAGCCATCAATTATCTTCTTTACTATGTTCGCTGTCCTCTTCCCTGTGTAGAAGTAGTATCCATATACAGCATATATCGTCTACAGAATCCTGTCTATGCCAAAACCCCACTGGTCTTGGAACTGATGCACAAACCCCTCGTCCATCAAGAAGGTCTTAATGTTCTTCAGAAGGGAGTCTGACAACGCCTTCAATTTCGCAACCCTGCAAGATGGCCTCATCCCCTCTATGCTCTGAACACGGGCGTAGAACTTGTCGGCAGACAGTTCTGGATACTTGTCCACAATCTTGCTGTATATGAAGTCGTACTCGTACAAGTCCTCGTTGTTGTCCCTGCATATGGACACAGCACTTTGCTTCGTCGCAAATGGAAATCTATTGTCCCTACTGTCGTATTCAACCATTCGTCATACCTCTATGTCTTTTCCACCAACAATTGTCAATATAATTATACGACTTGTGTTGGAAATGGTAAATATTCCAAAAGGACGGCAATCATATGGGAACAAAGGAAAAGTCAAACCAGCACCTCAACCAAAATGGACAGGGATTGGATGGCATCTACCGTGGGGAGGTGCGGAAGCAAATGTCAGATGGACGAGTAAAGGTGTTCGTCCCGGGCGTCTTTGACCCACAATTCGAGGCAGATGGCAACGAGGACTTCTTGCCCAATGCTGAGGTGATGCAGCCAGTATGGGCGAAGTCAATTGGACAGAGTGGGAGCTTTGGCCTTCCTGATGTCGGCGCCATCGTGTATGTGGTGTTCCTGAACCAAGATGCCAACTACCCATTGGTAATAGGCACTGTCCTCAACGCGACACCTGGATTCGGAAAGGCCAGTTGGAACAGGTTGATCAGGAAGAAGAAGTATGTCAAGCAGCTGCTCAAGAATGGGAATGCTGAGATTTCCCTGGACGAGAATGGTTCAATAGACCTCACAGTAAACTCGATGGAAGGTGCTGCAGAGGAAGCTGGCTCCATGAAGGATTGTCACATAACCCTGGACAGAACCAACGTGAACAACAGGATCATATTGAGCGCGGACGACATAGTGCTGGACTGCAGAAACCTGCTTCTCAAGTCCTTCAACACGCAGATAGACGCCGGGAACAAGGTCATAATCCATGGCCGCGGAGGAAGAGTCGCCATAATGTCGCCATCCATATTCGTGAACAGCAATTTGGGAAGTGGCACAAACGCCACTGTAATAAAGGGGGCAAGCGGAACGCTTGTTGTTTGAGAACAAACCATGAAACTACCAACACTACTAACCACAACACTACTGGTATTCCTGCCATTCCTCCCACTGTGTGGTGGGGATTATCAGGCCAGGCTCACGATGGAGAACGACACCTTCCTGAAGAAGGACGACACCGACTACACGCACGGGACCAAGTTCGAGGTAATAGACCAAGAACGGGGACTGCACTACATGCTCCAATAGACCATGTACTCGCCAAACGACCTGTCTCTGAAGCACCATGTCAAGGGGGATAGACCATATGCTGGCATGCTGATAGGTGGTGTTGGGTATGAGTTCTGGCAAGACGAGTCCAGTCCATGGTCGAACTATGGCGAGTTGGACTTTGGCGTGATTGGTCCTGCTGCTGGATGCAAGGAAACACAAACCTTCATACACAAGGTTCTGAACTGCCACAAACCCAATGGGTGGGACGATCAACTGCACAACGAGGTTGTTCTGAATGGACAGTGGTGGACAAAGTACAACTGGGATATATGCGACTATGTTGCGTTTGTGCCAAAAGTCGGTGGTGCTGTCGGCAACATAGAGGACTTCGCTGAAATAGGTGCAGACTTGAAGATTGGATACAACATCAGAAGGGCAGCCAACAACGAGATCATGTTCTCCATGCCAGCACCCAGGGGAGTGGACGATCTTCTGTCCTGGAAGGAGAAGTTGTCCATATATGGTTATGTTGGCGCCAGTGAGAGGTTCTACCTGTACAACCACATGCTGCAGGGAAGTATGTTCAACAACAAGGACGACAAGCTAAAGGTCGACATAGAGAGGTTCGTAACAGAGGTCAGAGCTGGCATTGTCGCCCAATATGGCAGATTCTACATCATGTACTACGCCGTGTTCAGGACATACGAATACAAGCACCAGAAAAACCACCCTGACTTTGGTGGGATTGGAATAGGCTGGACATTCTAAACCATCAACGTTGCAGATTCAACTTCATCTTGATGCCAAATGCCGATGTGATCAACTTCCCCAACAGCTTCTCGTTGGTGAACACATCAAGTCTGTTGGTCTTTTTGGCAAAGTCGTTCAAGTCCTTCACCCCAGCAGCATCCAGAATCTGGTACATGTCCAGGAACAGAAGGTTTGGGTTCTTGTCAGCATGCTTCAATGCAGACTGGATGCCAGCTTCGTCGTTGTCGAACGCCAGCACAATCTTGTGCCTTGGATAGCAGCTCTGAATCATCTTCTCCTGATAGTCAGTGAGGTTTCTGCCCCCCAACGCAACGCCATTCTTGACGAACAACGAGTCGAACACGCCCTCGGTGCATATGACATATGGGAACGATATGTCCACATTGCCCAAGTTGAACACTGGCTTTGACTGGAAATTGATGTTCTCGTCCTTTGGGAAGATGTACTTGGTGGCTCCTTGACCAGATATGTCGTACTTGTTGAAGTTCGCCAACTGGTGGTAGATTGTCCTGTCCTCCCAGATGTACTGAATCAGAACGAACTCCCTTCCAGTGATGTCGTACATCGACATGAACATGTCCCGTTTGTCTAGAGGGATCAACCTGGAGTCCAGATAGGAACTGGCTTCCTTGGACAATGGCTTTGCCGCCCATCCCATGTCCAGAAGGTACTTGTACGACGGATTTGGGGACAATATCTCGAAGTCGGGCTCAATCCCTCCTCCACCAATGGTGGCATCCCCATTCTTCCTCTGCCTCCTCACTATGCGGTCGAAGTTCAGAACCTTGTAGTCCTGTATGATTTGGTTGAACACATCCGGGGCGCATATCGCCTTGAGCAACGCATATCCAGTGAGGTTGGCTTCACAGTTGAAGCAATGGTATGTCCCAGTCTTTCGGTAGAAGTATCCCCGCTTCTTCAGCTTGTTCTTCTTGGAGTCCCCACAAATTGGGCAGCGGAAGACAATCTCGGAGTTGTTGCGGGTCTTGAGAGACGAGGCAGGAAGGTACTCCCATACCTTCCCGTCAACATAGTTTATCCAAGATGTGTCGTTGAAGTCAAACACAGCACCAATGTCACATATTGTCCCCAGGATACACAACGAACCTCACCGCGAACACCTCGTCACCATCCTTGTCCTCCATCGTTGTGGGGAAGCAATAGATGTTGGTGTAGCCAGTGTCCTTGAGGTAGTCCTCAATCTCCTGAACCACAGTTGGAGATGCGTTTACCTTGCTGGTGATGTATCCAAGCTCGTCGATGGTCTCAATCTTGGGAAATGTCTTGCCCTCGTTGACCGCGATTGTCATGGCATTCGGCGCGACCTCTATGTTGGAGGTGTCGAACACGATGGGCTGGATGGTCTGAATGAGGAATGTGAGGCGGTTTGCGATGAATACTGATGGATCCTTCGCAGGTACAGGCTCATCCTCGTCTTCCTCAATGTGCTTGTTGGCGACATTCTCCCTCTCAGCAAGCTTCTTGTCAATGATGTCACCAAGAAGCTTCTCCAACCTCTCGTCCCCATTCTCCAGCATCTCCAAGATGGACTTGGGTTCAGGCTTGGGTTTGGGTTGGGATGGGGTCTGCGTCCACTCGGGAACATCAACATTCGTCCGAACTTCCTTGCGCCAAGTAGGTTCCTTGGTCGGCTGCTCGTTGGGACTGACATCGCAGTTGTTGTCGGGGTTGCGACTTCTCCTCGGGAAATAGACCCGTGTATGCGCAATGCCATCGTCATCCACAATGCGATTCGTATTGCGTTTTCCAAACAGACGTTCGACCAGTTCGTCAAATGCGCCGGTTCCTACAAAGTCAAGACTGTCAATCATCGTGTGTTTCCTTTCCCTATATTATACAACTTCTTGGTTGGTCAGTAAATAGTCGTGGTCTGTCCCTTGGAATCCTTGAACTGAATCTGCTTGGACTCGGAACCATACCACTCGGTCTCGTATTCCTCGCCATAGCCCCTGTCCTCCAGGTTATCCACATTCACATAGGAATAGGTCAGCTTCTTCTTGCCCTTGAGGTAGTCAAGAACCTTCTGGCACTTGTCCTTGTTCTCGGCATAGTACGAGTAGCTGCGGGAGAAGATTGAAGACCTCTTGCCAGCGACATCACAGTGATACCAATCCTTGAAGTTGATCTCGGAAAGACCAAGCGACCTCAGCTTCTTGTTGATGGCCAGGAACTCCTTGCACGGACGAATCAGAAGTATCTTCTTCGTGATGTTGTACTTGTTGTAGTACCCGCTGTACCAAGCACTCCCAACCCACTTGCTTTCCTCCCGAACATCGCGGTACAGGATTTCGTTCTTCTTGAGCTTGAACTTCGCGCAAATGGCGTCAGCAATCTGACAGGTGAGAGAACCAAACGCCTCGTCTGAGAGCTCCCCAAAGTCAACCTCGTCCTTGTGGCCAGAATGGAAGATGGTATGGACACCATTGAACTTGCTGGAACTCACATGGTTGAAGTTCTTCGTGATGGAGATTCCAGAAGCCTCATGGTCAGACTTGAACTCCTTGATGAGACTTTTGGCGACGAACGCCACCTTTTCCTCTGTCGTTGCTGACTTCTTCATATGTCTCAATCCTTCTTGTTTTGTTGTTAATGAATTTCGTTGTAGGTATGGCCAGCAGAATTGACCGCTATTCCAAGTTTGTCTGCGGAAACGCCCTTAATCCTCTCGTCTCCATAGGCTGATGCTATTTCATACCGCCCATTGTCGTCATCGACAACCCAATAGGGTGTCCATTCATAAGTGGAATCGTCGAACTTGAAGACCAACTGCCCAACAGACACCTTGTCCTTGAAGACCAAAGAGTTTCTACCGGACATTGACCACTGAAGTTCATCCCATGCCTTTGAACCTGGTATTGTCATTTCTACTCCTCCCATCAACCAACCTTGACCTCGACAATCTTCGCCTTGAAGTACCAATCGTCCAGACCATTCTTGGCAGTGACAATCACGCCCTCGGTCCCATCATCGTCCTTGTACTGCTCTGGGGCAAGGTAGTCGCCACACGCCAGACCATAGTTGTCAAGCTCGTCGTCGCAAAGCTCGAAGCAACGAACCAGAGCCTCGTCCTTGGTGTCGAAGTCGGTGATGACCTCCCTACCGGATTCAGTGGGATAGAGCCACTCGGCAACCACGATGTAGTATTTGCTGCCCATGTCGTTCTCCTTTACTTCCAAGAGATGATCAAGCTTGTGTTGCCATATCCATTGGGCGAAAGCCAATTCTTTTGTCTTGCAGAGAAGCCTTCACGGGAATAGTGCCGAATTGCCGCTTCTATCGAGGGGCCGCCATACCTATCACCAAGCACAGCCTCTTTGGTGTAGTAGTAGTTTGGTGACACCTCGCTCTCGCCATCTGCCGCAGCTTTCTCTATCATCTTGTCGATATGGCGGCGAAGCGCGCTGTCATTGAATTCCCTGTCTTCAATCGCTTCCTTGGAAGCACGAGCGGTAGCGGTTTGGCTACGAAGTTCAGTAATGTTCATTGTCGTTCTCCTTGTTTCCTTGTCTCTCACAACACCTATATTATAGCATATTCAGTGGTCAGATGTCAATACCCCTTGGGGCAGAAACATCAAGAGGCGAACTTCAGAACCCACTTGCAAAACCAGGAGTCGTCCTCCCAATCCTCAGCAATTTCGTCGTCGAACTCGTCGTCCGGGTCGTATGTGTTTGCCTTGACTTCGCTCGTAGAGACGGTTCGTGGTGATGCTGGCTCCCCATCAACATCGTAAATTTGCCTATCGTCCTCGTCTCCCTCAACTGTACCAATCTTCACGACTGCAGGCTTGTCAAGCATCTCCTCGGGGAGGCACTTCTCAATCTTCTCAACAATCAGCCCAACATCAAGTCCCTCGTCGTCGTGCTGTCCAAGATGGAGAACGCCGTCATTGAACCAAATGTATTGAATTCCCCAACAAGGGGCTTCTGCTCCTTCCGCATAGGGCATTACTGCCGAGCACTGGTCGTCATAGTCCTTGAGCGACTTGATGAGTTCTCTGAATGTAAGATTGTTCATTTCTCTGCTCCTTGTTATGATTTAGGCGTTGCTCAAGACCCTTTGTCTCTCACAACACCCATATTATATCATATTCCAATTTCGGATGTCAATACCCCTTGGGAGATTACTTCTTGACGAGAACATGCATCCTCTCGTCGTTGTTGGAAAACATCAGTTTTCCACCATCCTCGTATTCGCCACCATTCGCTGCCCCATGGCATCGCTTTTTGTTGGTCATTGCCTCAACGCAGACATGCTCAAACCCAATCTTCAGAGACTCGTAGAGGAAATCGCGCTCCAGTGGGTATATCTCGTTGGTCTTGTAGTCCCGGAACGACTTGACATTGAATATGAAGTAGCCACCTTTGACGAGATACCTATGGCAGTTCTCCACAGTCTGGGGAATGAACCCATCTCGCCATTCATGATATGTCATTCCCTTCTTGTACGACTGCTCTTCCCCAATGCCATAGTCCTCAAGGGAGAAGTATGGTGGACTTGAGAAGCACAATCCCATCTTGTCCTCCCACTCGGGGACGAACACCTGGCTTCCCTGGCATCTGATGTCGCAAGTGGATGTGTTGTTAGCATTCACCCTCTTGTAGTCGTTGAACAGTGCATTCAACTGTGGAACCAGTTCAGTATTGGGATCGGTGCCGAAGTAGTTGACATTGTTCTGAAGGGCGGCAAGCAACCTCGACCCCCATCCACACGAGTAGTCGTAGTAGTTGCCATTGACATTGTACTTCTTCACTATCGAGGACGCCACCTTCATCGGAAAGTTTGGGAGCTTCACGCAATACCGTATTCCACACAACCTGAAGGCGGTCTCAATCTTCTTCGACAAGGACATTGAATCTGGGAACACCTTCTTGTTGTCAGCAACCTTTCCCGCGAAGTACTCCATTATCTCCTTGTTGTGAATGCCATCCCAGATGGACCAGGACGCCCTGGTACCCACGCACTTGGACATCACTTCCTTGAAGTAGAAGTCGTAGACGACATTCATCTTGGTCTTGCCTGAGGCAATGGTCTTCAGTTGCTTCTCCACCAGACCGAAGTCAGGCTTGGTGTAGTATTCCCTCGCAATTGACTCGAACTCCTCGTCCGTGAGGAGCTTCGAAATGGACGAGTTCTGGGAGATGCCCTTGTATGTTATCAATGCCATGACATGATCATTATACGACAAATGCCAACCCAATAATGGAGTCGGCATTGTCTATTTGCGCCATCTGAAATGGTCAAATTACTTCGCGAGTGGATCAAATCCACCAGTTGGTTCACCCATCGCTGGCTTCGGTGGTTCAGTTGCAACTGGCTTGTCCGATGTTGCGTTGATGTTCTCGCTCAGCTTGAACATTGCCAACCGCTTGGACATGTTCATCAGGGCGATATCTGATTGCACGGAACGTACCAAAACTCCGGAATAAGCGTCCAAAAATTTCGAAAAATTCAAAAATTCGGCCGGTATGTCCGAAAGTCCGATGACCTCATAGAACTTCTTGATGAACTCCTGCTCGAACTGCTTGAACTTCGCCTCGTCTGAGCCAAAGCCCGTGGACTTTGCGATTTCAAGTGCTGTCGCGCTCATGTCGACCTTGTTGTTTTGTGCTGCTTCTGCCATAGTTTGTTTCCTTTTTGTATGTGTATCTTGTTTTAATTATACGCGGATTCCCTTGTCAGAAATCCAATCCCCTATGCCAATCCACGATTTCGTAGTTGGACATCAGATGCTTGTGGTCAACGACATCCACATAGAAGTTGTTGAGTAGGTCTGCCTTGATGACCACCCAATCCCTCGGGCGAATGACCAACTTCTCGGGTGGATAGACCTCGGTGTTCAGTTTCCCAGGAAGGGTGAACACTGAATCCCTGGTGCAGTACTTGCGGAGGGTGGCATCAGAGAACTTGCCCTTCTCGGTCCACTCCTTGACATCTGGCTTCGGGAAGTCCAGGTTTTCGATGCCTATCATCCCAATGATGTCGTTGATGTCGTTGTATGAACCAGTGAACTGGATGGCAGGATAGGGTTCCGTGAATCCAATCCTGTCCTTTTCCCTGTGCTGAATTGCCTTTACCTTGCCCATGTCACTTGACCTCCTTTTCGTCGTTGTCAGACTCGACCACCAACTGCTTCTGCTTTTCCTTGGCACCCTTCACAGCAGACTCAATCTCTGCCAGGTCGTCCTCGGAACGCGAAGTGTACGCCATCTTCTTGGCAGACTCCTCGTTGAACTTCTCGATGAAGGTGTCCCAGATTTCGTCCTTGGAGACCAGCTCCTTGTAGGTAACTCTGGTGTCCTTGTAGGTTGGCACGATGTAGCCACCCCGAACCTCCTGGATGAAGCCATACTTCACGGCGTCCTGGATGATGCCATCGTACTTGGAGATGCCGGTATCGAAGTCAATGAACACATCAGCCTCGAACGCGGGCTTGATTACACGGTTCTTGGTGCAGAAGAAGCGCATCCTGTTGCCCTTGTAGAAGCCAACGTGACCACCATCGGACTCCTTGCCTGTTGCGAACTCCGTGTCACCATCCTTGACCATCAACTTGGAGGCCTGGAGAATGACATGCGAAGCGTACTCAATTCCCTGACCACCAGCCATGTTGTGAATCTTGGAGGGATACATCTGACCAGGATTGGAATATTCATGGTTGATTACGATGAGGGAGCAATTGGAGACCACCACGCGCATCATAAGGGTGCGAATGAGGGCGTTCCTGGTCTTGGCGGCCATACCCTGGTCAGCAACCATCTTGTCCTTGTCAACTGCGTCAGAGACGACCTTGGACGAGGCGAGACCACCAAAGGAATCCAGCACGACGATGTACTTCGGCTCGTCGTTGTTACTAGGATCCTTCTCCCATTCCTTGTGGGCTTGTACCAAGCTTTCGTAGATGTTGACGAGCTTCACGCAAGCATCCTCGGCGTCAAGAACAGGGACATACTCGACCTTTTCAAGATCGACCCCGAAGTTCTGGAGCAACTGAGTGCCACCACCCTCTGAATCCACCCAGAAGCAGCCATCAATCTGGCCAGCCTTGAGCGCGTTTGCAACGACCTGAGCAGCGATAAGCGACTTGCCCGACTGCGAAGGTCCATATACTGTAGTGATTCGCCCACGGGGAACACCCTTGTGAACATCTCCTGTTATTACTCTGTTGAGTGCATACGAGCCTGTGCTGTAGAACTCATGGACAATGGCATCGGCATCTGCCGCCGTTCCTGTGTCGTTTTTCTTCCTCAAACCCTTGAGGAGGTCTTTTGCTTTCATCTTGTTTCCTTTAATTGATGAAAGTGATGTGGGTATCGCAACCCACGAATTGGTTGTTCGCGCCCTATGCGTGAACCACATAATCAATTATACGAAAACCTCTGGAAAGATTAAACTGTTCAACCAACTTCCGAATATCCCGAATTGGCGTCTGGTACTGGCGTGGTCTGTTCGCTTCCTGGGTCTCCACCAGCAACAGCAACTGCAACGGGCATGCCATTCTTGTTCCTGTCCTTGAGCTTGTTGGTCTCTGTGGCAAGTCCCTGGCGCATCACTTCAAGTCCATCCCTTACTGCATATATGGTCTTCGCGCTCTGTAGAAGCGAACCTGCAGCCTGCATCGCCTTGTCAAGTGGGATCATCACTGGTCCTTCCTCAGAGACCTCTATTCCATATTGCGCAAGTTCCTCCACCGACATTGGAGACCTCGCGCTCCAGTCAATCTTGCGCTGCTTGCGTTCGACACCCAATGGTATCCTCTTTATGCCATCCTCTGGCATTCCATGCATCTTTCTGTAGTACCTCTACCACTCCTCCCATGTATACTTCCGCAATCCTGCCTTTTCCAACTCTTCCTCGCTTTTGCCACGGGCCTGGAGTTCCCTTCTCTTCTCCATGTGCGCATACCATGCCTTCTACATGGCGGCGGTGTCCTCCCCAATCTTCACCTCTATGAAGCCGTCGCTTGATATCTTCGCGGAGTAGTCCAATATCTCCTGTTCGCGCTTCCTTTGGCGGTCCTCCTCTTCCTTCTTGGCTTGCTCCTCCATCCTCTTCTTGCGGATGCGCTCGGCTGCGGCCTTGTCTTGCGCATTCAGTTCCAGTGCCAGTTCGTCTTCGTTGATGACCACAGACTTGTTCATCTCAACCCACTCTGGGGAGAACATGTACAAATCCTTCTGGAGTCCATTCGTGGCTACCTGCAATATCGTTGGCCGCTCTCCGACATTGAATCCAAGTCCTGCCTTCTGCCCCTGGTTGTGGTACGCAGACACCATCTTGGACAACCTGAGCGCAGAACTCCGCTTTGCATTGTCCTCCCTCTCCTTCTGAAGTTGCTCTGGGGTCTTTGGGTGGATTTCCCTGTATTGCCTCTTGAACTCATCGAATGTCATGGACTGATACCCCATTCCAGACACCTGTTGCTCTGTATGACCTGTGGCAAGCAAGCTCCTGCGCTTCTCCTGATGCTCGTAGTACTTCTTGAGCAAATCTTCGTCGGCGTTGATTGTGTCTTCTGGCACTGGTGGATTCGATCCTGGTGGCAGGACAACTTGACCAACCTTGTCTTGGTTCTCCTGCTTCTCCTTCTCGGTTGGTTCCTTGGAGACGAATTCGCTGTCCTGCACATCCACTTGGCCAGAGGGTGTTGTCTTCACTTCCTTGAACTCAAACAGCTTGTTGGTGTCCAGCTCGTCCTCCCCAGTGACGCTTTTGATTCGCTTCGTCTTCGCGTCCCCCTGGGAAATCTGGTTGAACGACTGCCTTGATGTCTGCTTGTCGAACAGGTTACCCTTGTTTAGCTTTTCTATGTACTTCGTCACATCCGCCATTCCACTCGATACGACATCCTTGTTGCTTCTGTCGTACTTCACTATCTTGTCCGCAAAGTCCTGAAGTACATCGCCCTGGTTGTTGATGATGTTCGACCGTTCCTTGTTCAATTGATCAAACGCCTCAATCAATGTCTTGAATGCCTCTTCGTCGTCACGGTCGGGGTCAGACATCATGGACCGTATGTTGTCCAGGAACTGACCTATGTAGGACGATGGCATCAACATCACTGTCTGTCCATCTTGTGGGTTGTAGTAGAAGAACGCCGACAGAAGTCTCTGGGAGTTGTCTGGATCCTCCAACAACTGCCTCAATATCTGTTGCGCCGCTATTGGGCCAGTGCTGCCCAACTCCCACACATCCTCCAGGAACTGGTTGTAGTTCTCAACCTGTTGGGAGTTGTACTGGTACAGCTCGTTCATCGCCTCAATCTTCTTCGCTATGTCCCCACCTGCCTTGTTCGCGTATATCCTCTGATACTCCTGGAAGAACTTCAAGTTGTCCTGAACAGTACCCTTCATCTGCAGACCCCTTACGGCAATCCTGGTCTGCCTCGCCTGCTCGCTGTTCCTCTCGGTTGGATCCTCCTGAAGCGTCTCGTTGTTCACTCCCCTGAATGCCTGACCAGAGAATATGCCCTTGATCTGCGCCCATATATCCTTCCATGGTGCGGTTATCGCGTCTATTATCCCACCAAAGTCGCCCTTTATCAGCTTCATGAAGCCGCCCGCCAGACTTCTCCACAGGGCAGTACCCAGGTTGCCTATCAGCTTTCCAACAGCAGTTATCGCATTCACTATACCCATCACAATCTTCATGAACTTCGTGTCCCTTATCCAATGCCAGAGCTTTATGCAGAGGCCAGCAATCATGTGTATTGCCATTCCAAGCCAATCACCAGCCAGGAACATGCACAGAACGTCGATACTGCTCTTGCCCGTCGCCTTGAGCATCTTCTTGATTCCAGCCTTGATCATCCCAATGAACTTTATGCCCCACACTATGAACTTCACTATTATGCCCTTTGGGTTCGTTATCCAACCCACGACCTTGACCAGGGCGGCTCCAACCATCTTCGTTATCTCCCATATGGCAGAGAACAGCTTCACCGCTCCAGACACGAACCCAGACACCATTGGCACGATGTAGTCCCTGAAGCCACCAACGAGGGTCTGCATCCACCCCAACAACTTGTCCTTGAACAAGAAGAAGATGCCACCTATGATGAGCGCAATCGTCAAGGGGTTGAACAAAACCCGCTTGAATAGACCCCAAGTTGACTTCAAAACCTTCTTCGTCTGATGGACTATCGCAGAAATTGCCGACAGAATCCTGTCCACGGTCGACGAGACAAGCCACTTCATGAAGTTGATTGGAGCCATCACAATTCCACCCACAAATCCAAACACTGTCGTCAATATGGTCGCAATTGGCCTGAGGATGAACCGATATGCCTTGTCGATGGCACCAGCACCTATTATCTTCATCCAGTTGCCAACCTTGTTGACGAACTTGCCCATGAAGCCAAACAACCTGGCGAAGAACTGAAATGCGTTGAACGCCAGCTTCTTGATTCCAGCCCACAGCTTCTTGCCAACGAACTTAATTGCCTTCCACCCCATCTTCGTCACGAATACTGCAGGATTGAACTTGCTTGCCGCTGTTATCAAAGCCTGGCCAATTCCAATCTTCCTGACTGTGCCTATTGCGGACTTCACGCCCCTGCCAACAGCCTTTGCTGCCCCAATCGCCGCCTTCCCAACGAACACTGAGGCCTTGACAAATGCCTTGGCAACAAACTTCACTGTCTTGTAGATTGCCTTTACAGTCTTCTTGATGGCCCGACCAACCTTCTTCATGACACCCAACGCGAACTGAAGTGCCTTCTTTACTGCACGATACGCCTTCCCGATGAATGACCGCGAAATCTTGTTCTTGATTCCAGTGGACATGCCACCAATCTTCTGCCCAATTGATGACTTCTGCCTCTTTTTGCCAAAAACCTGCTTTCTGTTTCTGACACCAAATGGATTCACACCAATCTTCGACTTTCCTGATGTCATCTTGTCGTCCTTTGCGAGTACACCAGACCACTTGTTGTCGAACACCAAACCACCAGTCTTTTGCCTCTGACGCCCACCTTCAAGGTCTCCATTTACCTTGTCCACCAATGTCTTTACCCCAGAAACAGTGGTTGCCATCTACTGACCTTGACCTCTGCGCCTGTCATTGAGTTCGCCTATACGGTGGTTGAGGGCGTCTATCTGCTCCTGGAGTTGGGTCTTTGTGCTCTATACCTGCTCGTCGAACTTCTGGATTGTGTCTTGGTTGTCCTTGATTCTGTCCACGAGGGTGGTTATCTGATGGTCGCGCCTCAGATACTCGCTCTGCTCGTCCAGTTGCTTCACTTGACCATCGACATCAGAGAATATCCTGAATATCTATGCCCTCTGGGTCTTCAACAGGGCGATTGCCTATGTCACCCTGTCAACAATCTCCCGGTGTTCCTGCGTAGACACGGCCTCAACAACCTCAACCTTCGGCTGGTCAGATGTGGTCTTGCCATTCTGATTCTTGAACACACACCCTCTTTTCACTAGTTCGTCAGCAACCCAATTGGTGAACTTGTTCTCGTCCAACTTGTCAGAAAGCAGTTTCTTGATGTTGTCGTAGAGGATGTTGGTCAGAACATCTTTGTTGAAGTCCAGATTCTGCTCGAACTACTTCGATGCGAACTATACGCAGTTGTCGACGAGCTGGCATATCAGTTCGTCTATTCGCCACTTGTGGTTCTGCCCATTCCCATTCTTGACCGCGTCAGCAGTCTGTTGCGACGGCTGTGCGTCGTTCATGGGGTGGCGCTGCGTTATCTTGCTGTCCTGGTTCATATACGGTATTTACCATTTGTTGCCATTCTTTGTAAATAGATATATACAACAACCAAAGATGGGAATTGACGACGATGATTACAGGATTCATGGGAATAGCCTACTCCACTGACAAGATAGGCAAGGACGGCAGGTTCTTGGACAAGACGCTTGAGTCTGACTTCATGCAGGCGAGGTACGACATGCTCCGCGCCCCGAACAGATGCTGCTTCAACGAAAGCGCATGGAGGAAGAACACAGTCCAGGCCAGGCAGGAATTCCTCAAGATGATGGAGGACACCAACGAGCGCAACAGGATTGACTTTGGCGAGGATGACAGCGACCAAGATGCAGGGGATTCCGAATCCAAGATCTACAACTACAAGGGTGGTGGACAAGTTGATGCCAGCCCAGAAAAGGTTGAGACCGTGATTGTGGAGTCTGATGTGGAGGAAATTGCAGATGGCGCGTTCAAGGACTTCAAGAACCTTAAGTCGGTCGTGTTCAACGAGGGATTGAGGAAGATTGGCAAAAACGCCTTCGAGAACTGCTCTGGATTGGCGAACATCAGGCTAAATGGCGTTGAGTACATCGGAGACGAGGCGTTCCTCAACTGCACAGGGCTTGTGGCTGTTGAACTTGGCTCCAACATCCAACACATTGGCATGGGGGCGTTCAAGAACTGCACATCGCTCGGTGCTGCATCCATCCCCCCAAACACCACATTCATTGGGGACTATGTGTTCGCCAACTGCCCCAAACTGAAGACAGTACAGATGGTGGATGGCGTGGTGGAGATTCCCGCCTACATGTGTCAGAACGATGTGGAGTTGGAGCAGATAATCCTCCCATCGTCAATAGAAAAAGTCGAGAAGGGCGCATTCGACAACTGCCTCAATGTGGAGGTCTATGTGCCAACTATGGACATGGACGAGGCACAGGATCTTTTGGGAAGCAAGTTCGTGGCGAAGGACGCTGACGACGACTGCGTGTTCAAGACAGAAGATGGATATGTCGTGAGACTGTACAAAGATCTTTACTGAGGAGACAACGAAAATGAAATGGTATAAACTGTACAATGAAGGACAAGAAAGGGGAAACCCCATAACCTGCAGCGATATATTTACCTATGACTCTGAATTGTATATGCATATAACAGGGAGAGGCGATGAAGGAAAATACTGTTCTGGCACGATTCAGTTCTTATGGAAACCAAAGGGTAAATGGACGAACAATGACTTCTTATGGCAATTCAGGGAACCTGAAGACTCCAAACCCCTGAGTGGATACTACGAAAACCACTATCAAATGATTTCCCAGGGAACGACACGCCGCGAAGCACTGAATGTGTGCAACAAAGTAAAGAAAATGATTAATAAAGACCCATACATGAACTGGGACCAACTTCTCAAAAAAGTGGAGGCGATTGTGGATGAGTTCAGAAAGCAAAAGGAGGATGATGGATTTGAAACATCTGGACATCCTTGGTGGTATGGAAAGTCAGACCATGGCAGAGACTAATTTGGAGACAACGAAAATGAAATGGTACAAGATAAACGAATCCAAGAGACTGTTCAAGGAAAGAACCGCATATGATTTCATGGAAATTCCCTTGGGGAGATACCCAATTGAAGTTGTCGATGTGGTATGCGACAATCCAGACGAGGCGTATGTCGTCTACAAGTGGATTGGTCCCGACAACTATGGTTACAGGGAAAAGATAGACGCTGCAACAGAAGCGCTGCGTCATGACATCAGCGAGGAATGGCACATTGACGACAATGGTGGATACGCCAATTGCGGACCAGGCGAGAAATGTATGATAGTGTGGAGATAAGCAAATGAAATTCTCGATTACATTCAAATACAGCAATGTCACCTTCAAGAACAAGGAGACGAAGGAGACCATTTCCTACGACACCAAGGCAGAGGGCAACACTTTCACCTTCGACAATGTGGACGAGGATGTTGTTCTTGGCATCGTGAAGGGCATCAAGGACAAGAAAGCCGCGCAGGTCTTTTCCTACGACGACTTCCGCACGAACTTCATCAACGTGATGGCGAGGAACAAGTGCAAGGAACTCTACGACAAGCTCGACAAGGGAGGTTGGAAGGTCGAGGACATAGCAATTTCCAACATAACGATAAAGGACTTGGAATTCACCAAGCCCACGATGAACGCAAGGGAGGCAATAACAGTGGAAAGCAGAAAGATGGTGGTGCGCGAAAGTGAGAGTAGTCTATTGGACAAGGAATACCACGAAGTGTATCTAAATGGAGTGGAAATCCAGGTAAAGATGAGGGAAATCGGGGAGTTCATGAGGAACGAAGGTTTCGCCGACCACTTGGATATGATGAACAGGCTCAATGGCGTCAAGAAGGAGATGCAAGAAATCATGGACGACCTGGAATGCGCAGTAGACGACATCGGGCAAGACGAATATGTAAACAGCGACGAATTCCACGACAAGATTGACCGAGACGCACAGGCATCCCTCGACAGAGGAACCTATTCTGAAAACAGGACGATTGTGAAAGAGGGTTCTGAAAACATCGAACCTGTCATCTTCAAGCGGGACAGACACGATGGAGAGGTCGTGGCGTTCTTCCCAGAGACGATGTTCGATGGCTCTGTGAACAAGGGAAACATCATGTGCTACGCCCACAACGGTCAGAGTTCCGAGGCAAGCATAGAGTACTTCCAAGATTGCAGACCCTGCAAAGACGAATCTGAATACGCAGACTTGCTTGCCGAACTCGAGGACTACTTCATGCAGGACCCAGATGCTGGCGACATACAGTTAAAGGTCGTGAAGAAGCCCAACTATGGAAGGGGTCCAAGCAGAAGGAAGATGTGGCCTTCCAGGTTTTGATAACCAAATGCATACACAACATGGCGACGAACACTGACAAACTTGCACCAAGGATAATCGTGAACGAACACGACATCCCATCCCCTGAATCCAGAATCAGGAGGAAGCCCGTAACATTGATGTTCGGCTTCTCCCCCATTGGACGCACATGCGAGATGGTCGTGTGCAACACCATCCAGGAGATAACGCAGGAGTTCGGTCAGCCAGAGTCAGCACCAGAGAAGTACTTCATAGACTCTGCCCAGAGGTTGGTTCAAGAAAACGCCACTGTGTTGATGACCCGTCTGCCATACGACAACGACCAGTCCCACACCGTGAAGTATGTGGACTACAAGGTTGAGGATCCAATATCCACCAGGGACATCGTTACTGTCCCACAGGAGACCTTGATGCGCAAGAAGGACGACAAGGCGGTGACTGTCCTCAAGGAAATGCACAATCTGGACAGCAAGATGACGCAGGTTCAGAGGATATCCCAAGTCTCCAACAACCTCGGCGAACACATCCACAAGATGACGAACGAGGAACTGGTGGAGCTTGAGATAGACCCACAGGCGAACCTCGATGCCAACACCTTCAGAATCGTGGACATCAGGGGAGAGAGGTATGGGGTTGGTGCTGCCAAGGCTGCCTACACTGGCATATTCCCTGTTGTCGTGACATCCCCAATGGCTCTGTACTACCAGGGGAGCATATAGAACACCACAGATCTGGATTCAGCGATGTCGATGATGGATCTCTCAGAGGGGATTGAGATGTCCACAGAGTGGTTCAGGACAGCCGACCCAATAGACGCCGACACCAAGGACACCCAGGCTGAGATAGTGGCAAGCATAGAGCAGCAAATCAACTTCGATACCACCACCAACAGGTTCCACAGAAGCGACTCCTTCCAGGACACTTGCGTGAAGGGGTTTCCGAGGGTTGGATTGACTGCCCCAAACACTCTGGACAGAACCCACTTGAACGAAATTGGGGTATTGGTGTGTGGCATCAGATGGAACGACGACGAGCAGCGCACCAACTTGGTCGTGCTGGAGTCCTTCTTTGGTAGACTGGGGGCTGGCAGGAATTCCGTGGACAAGAAGATCAACTCGCAGTCCCAGTACATCAGAATGTACAAGAATGTGTCAATCCCCAACCAAACAGACTTCTTCGTGGTGAACGACCAGAAGCTCACCTCGCTTGGAATGGCGTCCGAGGAATGCCAGAAGTTCGTGAACTACAAGACCTCGATAGTCGATCCAATCACCTATGTCCTGGAAAGCATCTACTCTGATGTGGATTCGCTTGAACTCGATGTGATATTGGACGCGGGTCTGTCCTCCACGGCGTTCATGGCATATGTGGCGAAGAACCAATATGGCGAGTCCTACGAGCAGAACGAAAAGGTCAGGACAAGGATAGACTGGGGTTCGGGCGAATACCCAATCGACGAGTATGTGGAGAAGTACGCCCTGGTCTGGAACAACATGACCAAGCTGTTTGGGGACTTCGTGAAGAATGTGCGTGGGGACTGCGTCTACATTGCCGATGGACCCAGAATCCTGAATCTGGAGCGCAACTACCCCATCTCCAACTACACGGAAATCGACAACTCAGAGCTGTTCAACAAATACCTGCCCCTGTTCAATGGCTACACCAACAACTATGTGGCGAGGTACTGGAACTGGGTGTTCATAGAGGACATGCAGTGGATCAACAGGGGATTCTGGGTGCCTGGCTCTGTCGTGATGGGAAGTCAGCTGGCCGTGAACGACCACGATGGGCAGGTTTGGTACGCACCAGCAGGTCAGACCAGAGGATTGGTAGATGGCGCGTTCGATGTGAGTGTGAAGACAAAGGCCTACAACCAGGAGAACGACTTGCTCTACTCCAACCAATGGAACTTCTTCAACATCTACCAAAACGAGGGCGTGGTGGTTGAGGGGCAGAAGACCCTCCAGACGCGGAAGACATCACTTGACAGGCTAAATGTGCGTAGAATGGTGTGCTGGATCAAGCAACAAGCCAGAATAATCGCAAACAGGTACAAGTACGAGCCACACACCAAGACAACGAGAGATGGGTTCAGAGCAGAGATAGTGGCGATGCTGCAATAGATACAACGCACCAGTGGCATATCTGACTTTAGGGTTCTGTGCGACGAGACCAACAACACAATCGAGAGCATCGACCGTCACGAACTGTGGTGCAAGATAGCCATCAAGCCCATAAAAGCGGTTGAATATATATTGATAGACCTTGACATAATCAATGGCAAGGTCGGAATGCAAGAAGGAAATGCTGTGATTGTCTAGCAGTGACTTAGCCAAGTTCCTCGGCCACCTCGCACCTCATCAGCTCTGCGTCGAACACATAGTCCCTGTCCTCGGTTTCGTCAGCATCCTCGTCGGCATCCTCAATGTCGTCCATCGAGATTGGTTCGCTTCCATAGGCGCAGTTCATCATGTGGTTGTAGGCATTGCCGTCCGATGGAATGTAGCCATGAAGTCTGTCGTCCTCCCCAATATACACCACGAACACCAGAGGCTTCTCCCAATCCCCTCCTGCAGCACACCATGCCACAGGAAAGGCCTTCTCCCCCTCTCCAATCATCTCGAACTTGTCGAGATACTCGGTGCCGGGCATGTCGTACTCGCCTATGTAGTCCATGTTCTCGAAATCGACATTGACCTTGGATGTCAGTTCTGACAGAATTCCAGGGCAAGTCTCCCCTCCATATACAACAGATTCTATGCCACCCACGTCCTCTATCCTGGACTCAAGGTTGTCAATCGTCAATCCACACTTTTTCGACTTGATCATATCCATGTTGTTCCTTTCCTTACTTGAAGAACGACGCCAGGGCAGAATTGCTCCGAACCACAACGACATCTTCCATTGATGAGTCAGCATTGTCCTTCATGATGTTGCAGAACTCGTCGTACAGAATAGGCACTTCATATCTCATCTTGTCGGCATGGACAATCGTGGAGTACTTCTTCCCAGACAGACACCCAAAGGCATCCCCAAGGAACGGAAGACCCCTGCCACTCAAGGATCGGACCAACCTTACCATGCCAGACATCTTGTTCACCTTGCCCAGTTGACAATCAATCCACTTGAACAAGTCCATCCCAAAGTCCTGCTCTGGATTGAACTTGTATTGTGGAATGTCCTGGTCGAATATGCATTCACCATCGTCTGGCGACACATCCACTATCACGAAGTTCAGAGCCTGAAGCAGCTTCTTCATGTAGAGCCGCTTTGTGTGTGCCATGGGGGACAACATCCAATCCTTGAACTTCTCTGACACCACTATGTTGTTGTACCTGGTGGCGGTGGTGGACAACTCGAATATGAAGTCGTTGAACCAAATCTCCCTCTCCACATTCGCGTCAATGTCACCAATGATGTTGAAGTGGCAGTGGTTTTGAACATCTCCGCCACCACCATCCTCCTTGAATGTGGAGTTGATGTTGTCGGCAACAGAAATGGCAATTGGGGAGCCACCAACCAACAGGATGTTGAACACCCCTATCTCGTCTATCGTCGTTTTCCTCTTTTTCATGTCTCAAATCCCCTCTATCTTCAAAACTCGTGTATCTTCGTCCATTCGTTGTATGGCATGAAACCCGAAAAGAACTCGCATATCTTCTTGTATTCCCTGCAACGACCACTTTCTGACATCTGACCCAGTTGAACTGAACTCACTATGATCATCTTCTCTGGGATGGAATTGTACTCAGACGCCTTTTCGTCGTAGTCCAAGTCGTATTCAAGTGTCGTTTGAACCCGTTTCTGCCACTCGTCGTTCTCGTCTATGGGAACGCACTTGGAGAAGTAGTTCAATATGACATTCACCATGAAGTCTGATGTACAGAGGAATGTCATGTACCAATTGCCCTTTCCATGACCACAACAACTCATGGCGGTTCTGACGCCAGGTAGGTTGTTGAACACATCCAACATGGGCAAAAGCTCCTCGTCCACGTCGTCTGGATATGTGAACTTCCTGTGGTTTGCGTGTTTGTACCACTTCTTTAATACATAGTTTTTCATCTTTTAAATCACCTCGTCTTGGAATTTGTATGCTGTTGGCGAAAGTATCTGCTTGAGGTAGCTCACCAATGTGACCTCGCTCACTGGCTGATAGTCCCACAGGTCTGTGCAGACATTTATGTTCAACACCTTGTTCACCTTGTCCACATAGTACTTCTCGCCATTCCAAAGCGAGTGGCAGTGTCCGCAGATGTTGATGTCTCCTGGCTTCAAGTGCAATCTACTCCTGGGGTCGGTTGACGGATAGTGGCACAGAACCACATTGAATATCTTGCCTATCGTCATCCTCATGGATGTAGCCATGCTCTTCACGCCATTCGTGGGATCGTGGTTACCCTCGATGTTGACTACATTGGCTTGGAATCGCTTTTTCGTTTCCCTCCAAGGCAGCAACATCCCAGGGCTTCCATTGTCGTCCTTGAGGCAGTACAAGTCCCCTATGTGGTAGATGATGTCGTCCTTGTCTTTCGCAATCTCGTTGCAGTTTGCTATCAACTTGTCCGTCATCTCTATGTTGTCCAAAAAGGGTCTCTTGCACAGCTCAAGGATCTTTGTGGAGCCAAGATGCAAATCTGATGTGAAGTACCTCCGCATGTGGATTCGCCATCTTGGTATTCCTGTTAGAGAGACATCCCCGAGAGAATGTCGTCAATCTTCGCGTTGATGTCCTCAGTGGCAACTGGGGCAGGTTCAGCCTTCTTCGCAGCCTTTGGAGCAGGTGGGGGTGGAGGAGGAAGGTCGTCAACATCCTCAGTCACATCCTTTGCGACTGGGTCAGGAGCAGGTGCTGCCTTTGGTGCAGCAACAGGCTTCGCCGCTACTGGCGCAGGGATGTCCATCGGAATGTCGTCGTTGGATACCTGGGACGAGAAGTTCTCCACATAGAACGCCTCAAGCTCCTCCTTGGTCGGGACCGTGTACCAGTTGGCGTCGAACTGCGCGTCGTCAACAAGATCGTCCGTCAAGGCATCAATGTGCTTCGGCGCAGTGGTGAAGCCAATGCGGGTGAATCCGTTCTTCTTGAAGCGGTACTCGTTTGGCTTGCCCTCGTTCTTGACCTTCTCGACCTTGCCCCAAGTGAAGAACAAGTCGCAAGCGTCGTTGTTCCAGATTGGCGTGTTGCTTCCCTGAGACGCCTGGATCTGCGCAAGCAGTGCCTGATAGCAATCCTCGTCCAGAGTCAGAACCTTGACGGCTCCGTTGTTCGCCTCGTAGTTGGGGTCGTTCACGACATAGACCAATGCACGTGCCATGAAGGTGTTGTGCAGGGCCTTCATCTTCGCCTTCGCCTCCTGGTTCTTGAAGTGGGAGTCCGTGTATGCCTTCCACGCAGCACCATAGGCGTTGCACATTGGGCAGTGCGCCTTGGAGAGGGTGGAGTTGGCCTTCACATAGTCCGTCTGAGGGCAGACAATCATATGCGAACGGCGCTTCGTCTTCTCTGGGTCGTCCGTTGGAACATCCTCCCACACCTGGTGGACATGCTGGATGATGAACGGGAAGTCCCTGTAGTGGGCGAAGTTGGAGGAAGCAACGAACTTCTCGTTGGGCTGCGTATTCAAAAGGCGCAGGCGATAGAACTTGCCATCCTCGGTTGGCTTCAAGAACAACTGCGTGGTGTTCTTGGAGAACTCACGGGCTTTCCTCTGAGTGAGTAGACCCGTCATGATTGAACTCGTCGGCATTCCGACATTTGTATTTAGCATCATTTTTTGTACCTCTTTTCTGTTTTGTTGTTTTCTGTTTTTCTTTCATCGGTTCAGTGCAAACAACCTTGCTCACATTGAACAATATTATTTACACTTTCACGATAAATAATTATACGAATTTGCTCAGGAATTGTTAAGCTTTATTACCTCAATTGCGTTTTTTATGTTGTAGGAAAACTCAGACAACGATGTTATGGCCTGTGCTATCACTTCAAGCGACAGTTCTATGTTCTTCCTCGTGGCGTCTATCTTCTTTAGGGTCTCGTCCTCCTGCGTCGCGGTCTTGAGCTTGTCAAATGCATTGTTGCCCTTGTTCTTGGAAAGCAGGTTCTTCTGATACTCGGCACGCAAGGAAACCAGCTTCTGCAATGCCTCCTTTTCCTTCGCCATGTACCCAACCCACTTGGCCTTCATGGATGATGTAGTCAGAGACTTCTCGCGGAGGTTGGACAACGACAACTCCAAGTCCTCCTTCAACTCGTTGGAGTATTGGATTGCGGGGGATACCTTCTTGTTGTTCCTGGGTTCTATGTCTATATTGGGCAAATCTTCCATGTTCAAATTCCTTGCTATATTATACATGTTTTGTTTTGGCCCGTAAAGATGTAAATATTATCCGACATTTCTTGTATAATTCAAGTTGAATATGGCGCACAATGGCACAGAAAAGAAAGACAGAAGCGAGACCACAGACAAGTGCATGGTCTCCGTGTGTCTGCATGGCGTGAAGTTGAGGGACGAAAAGAACCTGCCACTGATGGTGGATTTGGCGAAGACCTTCAACTCTGCGTCACGTTGCGCCTTCAAGCGGTTCAAGGACATTGGGTTGAATGGAATGCTCAAGTCCCATAGGGAACCAACCAAAAGGGCATTCCAGTTCAGGGATGTACCAATGGTAAATGGCAGACCTGTGTGCTTCGACAAGCCAGTTGGAATGTCGGACGAGATGTGGTTGAACATGCGTCTGGAATCCTACAAGCGCAAGGTCAATTCGCACCAGGCAAACCCCTTCTGGCAAATTGACAAGGATTTGGGCAGCCCGATATTGGGTACAGAGAGGATTGTTGGGGAATGGTTGGACAACAATGGCTACAAATTGGACTCCAACCTCCTACACAACGCCATATTGGATGGACTGAAGAACTACAAGTCCTTTGAAAGGCAAGTGTCCAATTTCAAGACAGGCAAGTTCAACCCATCGTTTGGGGATATTCAGAATAGATCAAAACGACGCATTGACCAGGACGAGTTCCAATTGACCAGAAACGCATCCTTCACTGTCGTTGGAAGCGCATCCCAAAAAGGCAACCCCAAGTTCAGGTTCAATGTAGACGACAACACATTCACCTTCACATACCAAAGAAGGAAGATCGAGTTCGACTTCTCTGCCCACCACTTCTCCAAGAACAACCTCAAGCAGGTGTCCAGAATAGTGGAGATGATGGAGTCCAGAAAACTGCCAGTGACCGTGACATTGAAGCGCATTGGCAAGGGCAACTCCTTCGAGGTGACTTTGACCTGCTCCCAATCCCAATTGTCCAGGTGCATTGGAGAGGACCAGAACTGCAAGGATAACAACATAGTGTCTGGCATTTGGGTTGGTGGAGACATCATCCACCACAACATAGTGGACCAGACGTCAGGCAGGACATTGTACTCCAAGACATACAGAATGGATGAGTTGTCTGGGGAGAAAAGGTGCGCCAAGCAAATGGAGTCCTTGAGGTTCAATGGGGACTACAAGACCCTATCAAAGGCCAGAAAGCACCTGAACAACAGAATTTCAAACACCACCCACAATCTGCTCAAGAAGGTATTCAACATCAACAAGGCACATAATGTGGGATCTGTCGTAGTCGAGAAGCCATCGTCAATGACCAAGAGGAAGTTCAACAACTCCTTGATTGGCTTCGACAAGTACGATGTGGAGAATGGAACAGGAGCAGCCTGCTTCATGAACCCAACCAAGTTCAACGCAATGGTGAAAAGCCATTGCGCCAGGAACATGATGGAGTTCAAGCAGGTAAATGGAGAATTCATACAGACAAAGGCTGTCCTGGAGTCAAAGACCATGGGAGAGGCAATTGGAAACGCCGGCCTCGAAATGGTATCCAGGGCAGATTCGAAAACAGGCAAGACCTCTCTGACCGACTTGGCTTTGGAGATGTCCCTTGACCCTTCCATGCTTGATTGGGTCGGGCATCTTCTCCACAACAAGCGCAGTCGGCAGGCGAGAATCGAGCTGAAAAGGGCGTTTCAAGCAAGGGCAGTCGAGAGAGCTGTCCGCCTGGTTGACAACAGGTCCAGTTCTATTCTTGTCTGAATAGGCAAGAATACCTCAATCTCGCAATATCCACTATGGCCAAACCTGCCATCTTAAATGTAGGTATATGGTCGCACTTTGCACACTTGGTCCCACTCTATACATAATATGCCTTGGAGATTAATGGACAACTTCAATCAACTTCCCTTTACACAACCCCTTGAACTTCACGAAGCATGAAAAGCAATGTAGATGATTTTCAAATCAAGGAGACATGAACTACACCCACAATCAAATTAAACGATGATGTTGGAAAAGAAATGTTGAATTCCCATCGAAGATGGGAAGATATTGTAGAGAAAGCGACACGATGATGGGAAATTGTGGGTGTATTGTAGATAGAGCAGTACATGTTGGAGATGTACATGTGGAACAGACAATGTAGAAAGACAACATGGAAAGTATTGTAGGATAATACACAATACGATGCTTCGCATCGTAAGTCACGAAGCTTGAAGTCACATAACCGCTAAACGCGGTTGGTGTTCCGCTTAACGCATCGCTTGCCTCGCTGCTTACGCAGCGCGCGATGCTACGGAACAACCGAAACAGAACATGTTTACGCCACGAAGATGGGAACTCGGAAAGATTTGGGAATTTGACGGATGTTCACCGTAATATTCGACGAATGTGCTTTTGGCGAATGTTCAGCCATCATGTGTCAATTCAACAACCAAGGGGAGAGCTTCTTTTTATTATAGTCTTGATATAATGTACATTGAAAAAGGCAGGGGAGGGGGTTATTATATTTCGTTTCCGTCGTCATCCGTGACAGTGACAGAGTTTTCGTTCGGCTTGTTATCCTTGTTGTCGTTGCTGTCGATGTTCACAGCCCCAACCTTGACAACTTCATCTTCTGGAGTCTTCTCTGGTTTTTCCACCTCTTGCTCCTCCTTGCCCTTCACGACCTCCACCTTCTTTGGCTTGTTGGGGTCTTCCTTCTTTGGAATCTGTTTGGATTGCTCGATGTCCTTTTTCGTCTTCTGCTTCGCCTTGATCTCGTGTCCAACATTCTTCGCCTTTTCCTTCTGTGCCTGCTCCTGCTTGGCCTTCTCTTCCTTCTCCCTCTGTTCGTCGTCAATCCTCTTCTGCTCAAGTCTGTCGATTTCCTGCTTGATTTCCACATTGAACTTGGGGAAGAAGGACGATGGGGACTTCTTGGCGTCCAGGCAGTTGTCCACCAGGAAGCACTTGATGGTGTGATCCTCCCCTGGGGTGAAGTCCTGTCCATAGAAGTATGTCGCCTTGCCACGTATCTTGGTTCTCCTGGTCCGATACGAATATGGCGCAACCCTTCTGGATATCGTCTCGCCATCCACTGTCTCGTACTTCAGCCACACCATCTTGCGGTTCTCTGCGCACCAGGCGATTGTATCCCACATGTCGTCGAGTGATGATTCCCTGAGCAATCTCCTGCGACTTTTCCTCCTTCTGGTCGGTCTCTCGTCAGCTTGTCCAGTGACGAACCTCTTTCCGATTGGCATTGGGGCGTTGACGCCTGGAACCTCCACATCGTCAACTATCCACTTGCCACCCTTTGAGGCGACACTCACGCCACAGAACTTCATGGTGTAGGTGTTGTTGACGATGAGCCACTTGGTGTAGATTGGAAAGGATGTCAACACGTCATCATCACCATTTCTGATGATGCGCTCTATGTGTTGCTCCCCAGAGGACATGTTCTCGAAGTCGCCTATGAACACGGCGCCAGTGGAGATGTCAGTGCCAAACCAACACAGGTCTATGAGGTCTTTGTTGGTGATTCGCACGTCCATGTAGTCACCCCTTTGCATCCAATGTTCCTTGGCGTATTGCCTCAACTTCTGACCACATTGGAACATTATTTCGTGGAACATCTTCCTGGCCTTGCAGACATAGGTGGCGTTGGTCTTCTTGTGTGAGATTCCATAGAGGGTGCCATCGGTCAACCTCACTGTCGTGTCAGAACGGTTCTGCTCCCCATTCGTCCCATGGCTTGCAGATGCGTCTATGACCTCAACTATGTCCAGTTTCACCCTGACTCCATAGTTGTCAGAGATGTCGAGGTGGCAAACGCCATTCCTCTCGATTTCATCCAAGATGAACTTCTGAAAGTCCTCTTCGTTCTTCCTCCCCGCCCTGTGGCTGCCACCCTTCTTGATTCTGACCACTATTGGCTCTCCCTCGTCCTCTTCCTCATCGTCCAAATATGTCGGAATCTCCAGGGTGTAGCCATCCTTCTTCGTTTTCCTCGGTGCGAGAAAGTCAATTCCCAGTTTCGGGCCGATGACCCTCACCAATTCCCTTCGCATTGCCTTGGGGTCAGGGGTATTGACTTGCAGAACCCTGTAGTCTTTCCTCACCTGGACGATTTGCACATCCAGACCTTCAACTTCTTGAAGAAGGTCGAAGTACTCGTCTATTGTGTTCGCTTCAGTTTTCATGTTCGCCTCCTCAATCAAACTTCGCCCAGGATGGTATGCTCCAGGACGGGTGGAACTCGTGGAACACCTCAAGGCATCTTCCAATCTCGTGTCTCGTGTCGGGGTTCTGCCACATGTCAGAATCCACAAGCGCGTCCCAGGCGTCCCTTGGAGTCAGTATGTCGTCGCTCGTGAGGGTCTTGTCGTTGTAGAGGAACTGCACTATCTCGTCGGGGTCGTTCGTGACAAGTTGCTTGTCCACCACGCTCCACTTCGCATATGTGCCGTTCTTCTTCTGTTTCCTGGCGCGCCGTATTCTGTACAACCCCACTCGGTAGTCGTAGTCGTACCTCGTCATCTCAACTGGTTGGTTCTTGCCCTCGCCTGGTATGTCGGCGGTGGCAGTGACCTCAACATGCCCGCCTCTCGCAATAGCTGTGAACAGTCCGTTTCTGAACCCACTCTTCGGATTCACATCTTCGTCAGCCTCGCCGTTCTATACCTCCTTCAGGTCAGGCGAGAACATGCCCCACTTGGTGAACTTCATGCTGGGGGTGAGGCACAGATCAACCTGGACATACTCCCCTTCCTGCTCCCCGTCCACATTCTCGATTGGAAACGCATACGATGTAGCAGTCCATCCGTCGTTCTTGTTTATGGAGTGGTCTACGCCCAGCCTGTCTGCCACATCGTAGCACAGGTCTATGAACTCCTCTGGGGTGTTCAGTCCATTGGCGTCAGCCAGAGCCTTCTGGTCTATGGCTATGTCCAGGTCGCCCGATGTTGGCTTCTTGCCAGCAGACCCAACCAGTTCTATGGAGCCGTCTGGGAGGCTGAACGCCTGTTTCAGCGCCTCAACAGCCTTCCTAGCGGTCTCTGGTATGTTCGCCTTGTTAATCCTAGTTGTCTGCACCTTCTTGAAGTGCTTGTCTCCACTTTCGTTCGTCATCTTCGCCTTCCTATTCTACTGTCCTGCGTTGAACTTGTCTGCCCTCGCTTGGTCTGTCATGGATGGGTAGTCCCCACTCTCTGGGTTCATCAACTTGTACACTTCGTCGAATTGCTGGTCGGACAGTTCAGATGGAAGCACCTTTTTCAACGCCTCCTTGTCGTCAATGTGGTCTCTCACATAGGTCGCTGATATGTTGGAATCCCCATCTGTGGTCGCGTTGATTGCGTTCTCCTCTATTGGCAATATCTCCACATTCTGAAGTGTGTCCTTGAATCTGTCGGTCGTAAATGCACTGAACCTGGACATGTCGTCCTTCTTGGACAACCCAAACATGACCTTGCAGTTGGAGAAGTGGCGCACAGTTGCAGAAATCCAATTCATCGGGTTCAGTGTCATCGCAATCTGAACATTGTCCAAATGGGCAGCCTCACAATATATCTCCAGAATCTCGCCAGCCACGAAGTTGGGCATGGAGCGCCCGAACTTGTCGTATCTTTGGGACGCGACATTCGTTTGCCCAGACACAGCGACAATCACTTCGTCGCATATCTCGGCATAGTGCCTTATCATGTCGAGGTGTCCCTTGTGTGGCGGTCTGAACGAGCCAGGAATCAGCGCTATCGTCTTGCCATTCTGGTCCACGACCTTGCCATCCACCATCTCCACGAGGGACATCACATCGTTCGTGAGCAGGTTGGGGTCGAACCTCTTCGGAAGACCTTCCGCCCTCGCCTTTGAAATCTTGTCTATGAACCTGGGGAGGTCTGTCCTTCCCTTCGCGTGCGCAGCCAGTTCTTGTGCTCTGTCTATGTACTTGGGCAACAACTCCTCGTACTTCGTCTGGTACTCCTGTGGGTTCTACCGTATTGCGTTCACCATGGCGACCAGGCTCCCCTTCTCGCTCTTGCCAGTTATCGCCGACAGAAACCTCTTGGTGAAGTCCGACATCTCGTCTATCTCAGAGAAGTAGCCATTTCTGATGTCCTTCCAAGATTGGTAATGTATGCCATACAGGTTGCCCTTCAACTCAAACGCAACTCCCTCCAAAGAACCATCGTCTGCCTTCATTATGTCGGGGTTCTTGAACTTGCGCTTCATTATGTCAGTGAGGGCGGCGTTTATCTTGTCCCTGAGCTCCTCTGCCTCCTGCTTCTTCATCTTGTCTATGGTTGCTGTATTGAAAGCCTCAACCACATCATCTCCAAAGTCCTGTGCCTTGAGTTCCACCTCCTGCGCGAACTTGTTGATGTCGAAGTAGGATGCGTTGGCGTCTGACAGCTATGAGCAGGCGAAGTCCACGACCTTCTTCTTCGTTTCTGGCTCCAGGTCAAACGCCTTTTCCTTCGTCATCCCCTTCACATCAATTATGACCAGTGAGCCACGTCTGCCCAGTTTCTTTGCGTCGTAGGTGGTTCCGACATAGGTTATGGTGCCATCGTCGTCTGCGAACTCGTCGCCGTTGGAGAGCAGTTCACCAACCAACTTCACGCCATCCAGACCCAACCCCTTCACGAACTTCGCCATCTTCTCGTTTTGGTTTTCCTCCACATAGGTGAAGAAGTTCAACTCGTGGTCGTGCACCTGTGGCGTGGCTTCAGCACCTTGTCTGTCGAGCAATCCAGAATACGAAATCTCCATCAGAACCTTGCCATCCAGCCAAGCCACCCTGAACGGGTAGCCGTCAATCTTTGGCGTGACCTTCACAATCAGCGTGGAGTCGTTGACGCTCGATATGAAGTCGTGCAAGAATTGCCTCAATTGCTTCCCTGTGAGTTGGTGTATCTTCGTCATTGCCTGGCGTGGCGTGTCTATCTCTGACATGTCCTTGGTGCTGCCGATGGACTCGTCGACCTCCTGTGTTGTGTAGTCAGATGCCTTTAGCCCAAGGAAGTCCTCTAGTTCAGGTGGAATGTAGTCTATGTTGCCTTTCTTCAGAGGCCGTTCCAGTCCAGTTCTGAGAGACTTCTTGAACTGCTCCATCCTCACCGGGTTCTTCAATATGCCTTGCTTCTTCACTGCGTTCCAAGCATCTTGCCAAGTGAGCATGTTGGCAGAATCAACTCCAAACAGAATCTCGCATATCTCGTCTGGGTCGTCGGTCACCAATTCCCTGCCAACTTCCTTTTCGCCCGAGACATGGATTCCCTCTTCTCCCTTCTTGCCCTTCATCAAAGGACGCTCAAATGTCTTCTTGAACAAACCACCTTCTTCATGTGTATAGGAATATCTTTCCCATTTGGTTGGTTGTTCCTCGTCTCCCATTCCATTGACAAGTCCAGTGTCAAGAACCCTGAATCCAGACACCCTTGCTGCTGCAGTGATTATCTGATTTCTCACCAGACCCTTGACATACTGCTCACCCTCCACTTCTTGTGGACCGAATTGCCCCCACGCCTGGAACTTGAGGTTGTCCACTGGGATGAGGTCCAGCTGCACCACTTGACCTTCCTGCTCTCCATCGTCGTTGCTGATTGGGTAGCCAACGGATGTTCCCTGCCACTCCCATCTCGGAAAGTTCTTCACCTCAAGCCCGTACTTCCTGCCGAACTCGTCGGCGAGGTCGAACCACTCTGAGACATCTGTTATGCCATGCTTCTGCTCCAGCGCCTGTTTGGATATCGCTATGTCGATGTCTCCGCTTGAGCCAGAATCCAGCTTCTTCCCCGTTGAGCCAAGAAAGGACACCTCGTCCTCAGACAGACCAAAGAAGTCCAGAACCTTCTGCTTCGCCGAGTCCATGGTGGACTTCGCGTTGCGCTGGTTCAGCCTTACTGCTCCTGGTATCCTCTTGCCACCCTCCTTCACCAGGGTGCTTTCGGTAACGGGCCTCCCATGACCATCTGGTCCGTCTGGGTCTGGCTTCTCTATCCCCAGCTCGTCCAACATCTCCTGTGGCATCTCCAATCCGTCGTTGATTCTATCGAGCAGCTTCTTCTTCATCGAGTCCACGAAGATCTGCCACTGCTCTGGGTTCTTTGCCCATTCGGCATCGTGTGCTGCCCTCCAGCATCCATCCCAGGTGAGCAAGTCCTTTCCCTTCACCTTTGGTCCGAACATCAGCTTCGCAATCTTGTCAGGGTCGTCAGAAACCAGAGTGCGCTTTGTCCTGGACTTGTCCAGACCCTGGTTGTACACAGGACCCTCCACGCCGTCTGGGAGGTTCTTTGGCTGGTTCTTCATCAGAGACCGCTCCTTGTGCCACTTGTTCAGACCCTCAGGGGTGAAGAACACATACTCCTCCCAGACCACGGGCTCCTCCACGAATCCTCCATCCTTCTTCACAGTGCCAGTCTTCAGCACCTCCATCTTCTGCATGGCGTGGGAGGCAGCCTCAAGAACCAGGTTCCTTATCACGCCCTTGATGTACTTCTGTCCAGCAATCTCCTTTGGCGCGTACCTGGACCAGGCCTAGAACTTCATGTTGGTCGTTGGCATGAGGTCTACCTGAACGAACTGACCCTTCTGCTTTCCATCGAAGTTCACAATAGGAACCCTTATGGAGAACTGCTCAACCTGGAAATTGTGCTTCAGACCCAACTTGTCCAGTATGGGTGATGCGTACTGGTTGAACTCGTACGGCTTCCTCGCAAATTCGTACTTGTTCGCGTCAATGCCAATGTCGAGGTCGCCAGATGTGGAGCCTGGCAGCTTCTTCGTGACAGAGCCAACTGGTTGCGTGTCCTTTCTGTCGATTCCCAGAGCAGGAAGTATCTCGTCGTAGATGTACTTCAGCGTTGCGGCCACATTCTCCTGGTTTATCCTGACTGTGTCGTCGAACATCTTTCCACTTTCAAGCAACAACTCCTTGGTTTCGCCAACCAGGATTGTCCTCAAGTCGTCAGCACTCATTTCACCAACTACATCTTCTATGTTGTTCATGGTCTATTGTGTCTCTCTTTTGGGAAGTTCATGTCTTGTCTATTTACCATTTCAACAAAACAAAGGTAAATAGTGTCATCATGGATACGACAAGCAAGAACACTGTTGTGCTGGAGGGTGGACACATGCCCTTCAAGAACGACAAGGGGGAGATGTTGGAGGTTTCACCCATTGACCAGGATAATGCCGCAGCCACCCTCGACGACATCCAGGACAGGTTCATATCTGGGTTTCTGCATCTGGACCCAAGCGAGGACACCGCCACCCTGGGTTCCACTGGCAAGAGGTTGAGTGGGGAGTAGAGTTCTGACATTGACATAGCCATAGACTATTTCAAGCTGCAAAAGGAATGGGATTTGCCAGATTGGACAGGGAAGCGCATTGAGGAATGGGTGGATTTGGCAAGGTCTGGCGCAGAGGAATGTGGAGTGGAGTTTTCCATGGTTTCCACGGTGTGTTCATTGCGCTGGCCGATAGTGAACGACGATGGAAAGCAAGAGGACCAGTATGTTCAGGTTGACTTGATGCCGACAACCAACATGAAGATGACAAGGTTCGGAAGGTTCTCCCAGTAGCAGAGGGATGGAGAGACCTTCTTCAAGGGGTCGGTCAGGAACATCATGTTGGCAATCATGGCAAGATGCGCATACCACAAGGATTTGACTGACGAGACCCATGTGAAGGTTCTGTCGGACGGCACCGAGAAGGAAGTCCACAACGAGTACGAGGGGTGGACATACGACCAGAACACGGGTCTGCACCTTTGCCACAAGAAGTATTAGCAATACACCAGAAATGGAAATGGATTCAAGAAGGGCGATTGGAAATCCCATGCAACTGTGGTCGATTCCCCAGTGATATCTTCTGACCCCGACGAGATTTGCGAGATGATATTTGGCAAGGGCGTTACCCCCGACGATGTTGACACAGTTCAGAAGATGTGGAGGGCGTGGAAGAGTTCACCTGCTGTCAAGGAGAATCCAGACTTGGTCGAAGAGGTGAAGATTCAGGTTCAGCGGTCAGCACAAGGCAATCCAGACATGACATTCCCAGACTTCGATGGTGAGGAATTCGTAAATGAAGCCAGGGTGAAGAAGGATCCAACCGAGCAAGTCGACGAATACATCAAGTCCCTGTCAGAAGACCAGATTCAGACCCTCACATTGAGGTGTTCTGAACTCCTGGACAAGTGGGACGAACCACAGGGTTCAGACACAGTCCTCAGAGTGAGGCAAGTGGTTGGCAACGACGAGAGGTTCCTGAAGTTCCTGCGAAAGACAGTTCCATTGACCGAGCCAAAGGTCAGGGACATGGGGGCAAACACCTTCGTTTCGCATTTCTTCGACCCACCATTTGACAACGAGGCGTTCATAGGCAAGATGGCGAAGGAGAAGGGTATACCATTTACGCAAGCTGAGGAAGAATGGAATAGATCCAATTTGGACAAGACCCACGTTGGGAGGTATGCCCATATGCTTGCTGACGATGCCGTGAATGGTAGGCCACCATCAAAGGAGGGGACGAACCCCAAGGAGGTTGCGATATACGAGGCTGTGTACGAGTACGCCAAGAATCTGGTGCAGGGTGCGTCTGATGTCGAAAGCGAGGTTTCCCTACATGCTTCAAGCGTTACGGTTGGTGGCAAGTTCGACCTGATGATGAAGAAGGGCAGCCAATGGGTTTTGGTGGATTGGAAGACCAATGGTGAGGAGCTTGAGGACATACCCAATGGCAAGGTTGGTCTGGACGAATTGACCAAGAACATCAACAACAACGCCTACAACAAGTACGCACTTCAGTTGAATGTATACGAGTGGGCAGCAAAGGACAGTGGCAAGATACCGAAGAATGCTGTCGTGAGCAAGGAACTCCACCACTTCCAGTACCTTGAGGATGGAAAGCCAATTCAGATTAGGGTTGTCAAGGTTCCAGACCTTCAGCCACTGGTTCAAGCAATGGTGGACAGGGCGGTAGAACTTGGCGTAGTCAAGCGCAAATAATTGTAAATAGAACAAGAAGAACCTACATAGAGGGAACAAGCAAATGAAATTCAAGAAGATTGTAAGGGAAACATCCAATTTGGACGACATGGACTATGAAATTGCGCAGAAGATGCGGGATTTCGCAAAGAAGAACATTCCAGAAGTAAGAAATGTTGTTTCCGGAAGCGCAACTGGGCAGGTATATGTGATGCTCAAGCCCGATGTTTACATAATGGCTGATGAAGCGAAAGAAATCGCACGGGAATTGATACGCGCATCTGGCGCACGTGGTTATAGATATGTTGGTGTGAACAAGGCAGACCCATATATCGTCATTGCCAGAAGGGGAATTGCAAGCGAGGCGATGAAGAAGAGGAGGAGCAAGACGCATTCCAAAGATGCCGAGAAATACTGGTTTGGCATCAAGGACGCGGAGTTCATATACCACGGAGACTGGAACGATCCAGAGGTGGAGTACAAGGGCGTGTCGTTCAACTACTATGACATCGAGAGTGGATTGCTTGGAATATACCGTGACGAGCATCCAGAGGACAGGAACGACAAGGGATTCGACGAGTGGATGGCAGCCCACCCAGAGGAAATCAAAAGCGAATTGGATATGCTCTACGACGCCGAGATGGAGTACAGGGCAAACAACCCAAAAGGGCAGTACAACGAGGTGGAGTACAAGCCTTCGCCTGAATACGACGATAGCTGGACTTGGGGCGGAAAGCGTCACGAATGGGGCGACACCTACGGAACACTGTGCAGTAAATACGGTCCGATGGTCAGCCTTGAGCAAAAGCACTATATCCAGAAGCTTGTGAAGGAGATAGCGGACGAGTTTGGCGTGAAGACCTACGATGGATTCAACAACCTCGTCTGCGTGTCCACCAATGGAGTTTCTGACGAGGATGCTGAAGACTTCATCCAGGAGATTCTCGACAACTATCCAGAGCTGGACTATGTTGAGACTGGGAAGCACTGGTTCAAGTTCGCGCTAAAGGAGGATGACTTCATTGACCATCTCGTTGACGACGACGACAATACGTATAAAGACATTGACTACAGCGGGTTGAGAAAATACGACGAGTCCTGGGTTGGGGACAAGGCGAAGGCTGGATGGAAGAAGATCAAGTCTGGCGCAAAGAAGATGGCGAAGGCTGTTGGCGATGTGTTCAAGGGTCCGTTTAGAAAGGGCGATCATATCGTCATGAGGGGCGAAGATGGTGAGGAGTTCAAGGGAACAATCAAGTCCTTCGACCTCGGAAACAAGACATACGAGGTTTTGCTTGGAAATCCAGTTGGCGAGTAATTGGAGTGGCAGAAGATGAAACGAAGATGGGCTGGATTTCTCCAGCCCATTTCGTCTATCATGTAGTTGACTCAACATGTAGTTGACTTAATGCGTGTATTGCTCGGTGAATTGCCTGAACAGGAGATTGCCATATAGATACGCCTCTCCCTCTATTTCCTTCAACTTGGAGTCCTCCTTCAATGGGAGGTTTGAAGCAGATTGGGCGAAACCCTCTGGATCGACCAGATTCTGGTTTCTGTGAACCATCTCGTGGCAAAACGACCTCAATATGTCCTTGATGTGCCGGTTGTCCACGAACAACACAATCTCGTTGTTGTTGGGGTCGTAGTATCCCGTTTTGATGAACAGTTCGTCCTCTGGGTTTGGCGTCTCGTCCAATGTGACTTTGGGCAGAGGGTCTATGTCGAACTTCTGGTCTCTGAGGTACTTCACAATCTCCTCAATCCAGTAGTTGATCATGTCTATCTTCGTTTCGTTGGTTGTCATGGCAAGTTCTATTTACCAAAGTCGCCTCCAAATGGTAAATACCAACATATGAAAAGGTTTGTCTTGAACATAGAGAGGTTGTACACAGGAGCCACTGCGAATGCCCTGGTTTTGTCGCAGGTTGACGAGGACTTTCCTGTTCTCTTGCCGTCGCTCACAATTGAGCATGATGGTGAAACTACCTTTGGCCAGTGGAAGTCCAAGTGTCTTGAGTTGTATTCGATGTTCGACCCCATTGGACACGAATACGAGGTGAAGTTCGACAACATCAATCCAAGTCGGTATCCCATTATAGTGAAGGGCAAGTTCCTGTAGGCGGTTCGCATACCCACAACGACCACTATGGTTCAGGCCGCTTAGATGGTCATCGAGCATCCATCTGGGGATCACCAATGGCATACCGATACCACTGTGTTCGATTTGTTCAACTCATACATACTGGACTTCAACCTGGAGAGACAAAGGGACTTCAGGAGGAATGGGCACGACGAGTTGTACTTGATGGACGACACGCAGTGGAGGAAGCCAATCAACGCAGACTCCACATACTCGTCTGACAAGACATACATGCACAGCATAAATGGACTGGGTGACATTGGGTATGAAGACGACAAGGTTGAGGTGGTGTCTTCCCAGATGAATGTTCTGTTCCCCTTCAAGAAGGTGTCGAGCAAGTCCTTGTATGCAGCCCAGTTGGATGTGAAGTCGGCAGGCGCAGTAGACGACGCGATGGAGAGGTCCCGAACGATAACGATGCAGGGTAAGGACACGCAACAGCAATGCGTGAATGGAACTGCCGTGGTTGGTGGTCATCTCTATGTGATGTCCTCTTTGCTGAACACATTGTTCCCATCCAGGTCAGGTGGTAGACCAAATCTATCTTCCAATGGGTGGTAGATGTTGAATTCGATGATTGTGGGGAATGTGGATGACGCATACGCATTTCCACACACGATGACACTGTTCCAGCCATCTGGCGAACATAGTGGGGACGACAACCTGCAGGGGGTTACTGAATTTGCCGAATGGTATGGAATGCACGACAGAAAGACCGTGGTTTCGTTGTCCGAGGAATATGGTGGAGACACATCGTATCTTTGGTGCCTGTGCGTTGGTGCGTATGAACTGAAATTGTCCACGCATGGACCAACAAGCATTGTGCTTGGGGAAGATGGCAAGGTTGAAGTTCCCCTAGGTGCGTCGAGTTTTCTGAAGATGCGGTCCGGTGAAGATGAACTGAACAAGTATTCTGATGGTAAGTACATCGTCAACAATGGTGGGCAGGGAACATCAGTTGGCTTCAAGTTCAACCTATACGACAACTTCATTTCTGGGCAGTACCGTAGGCTGGTGGTGAAGGTTCCGAAGGACAAGGACTTCGACCATCTGTTGTTGCAGTTCAAGTGCCAGACATTGTTTGATGACTTGATTGGAACAGAAGCGGAGTACAAGTTGTTGGTGAATGGAGAGCAGGCGTCAGCAGACGACGATGGGTGGATAACGCACCACATAGACAATGCTGTGTCGAGGGAACACGAGGTGGAGATTGGGATATTGGTTCACTACGAAGTTGACTTCAACAGGCGCAACACAGAAAGCATATACCAGGACATGCTCAAGAATGCTGGCGTGGTGTTGTGGGACATCCATTTGGAGAAAAAGAAGAACGATGTTGGTTCACAGAAGGAGCATTTGACATTCGCAGACTATGTGAACGAGAATGGGATATCACATGAGGAGTGGGAAAGGCGATACGACCAGTTCTGGCAAGTGTCCAGGTACATCAAGGACATGCCGTACCAAACGGTGCTGGAGACGCCATTGAAGAACATGTCGGGCTCTGGAATAGCATTTGCCAACAACTACTCCACCGGCGACATATACGGTGACACATTCGCCACCAAGTCTGTTCTGAATCCACAATATGACATGGAATTGGATGAGGCAAAGGGGATTCTGAAGTCCAAGGGCAGGGAGTACATAGGGATGGGAAATTGCTCCAGCCAGTTGTTCTTGCTATATCAGCCAACATAGGTTGAAATTGGTGGAAACGGAAGCATCTACGCATACAGGCAGGGAATTGAACTTGACGACGAAAGGAGTGGAGAAAACCAAGATGGAAAACATTGAACCAGATTCCCCATATAAACTGGGATTCCAAATGGTGGAGGTGGTGAAGAACATCAACCGCTTCGAGTCCTCCATAAAGCACAAGCCAAATGTGTTCTCTGTCGTTGTCGAGAACTCCAACCTGGAACCAGACGAGAATTCCCAGGATTCAGAAATGGAGGACTACAAGCAACAACTGCGCAACTCCATATCCCAATACATCAGAAGCGCATGTGAGGGCATAACGCCAGCGCATACGCAATTGGTAAAGGTTCAGTTTACTTGATTACCGCTTCCTGAATGTGACGCGACCCCTGGTGAGATCGTAGACAGACACCTCGAACTCAACCTTGTCCCCCAATGTGAGCTTGATTGAGTTCATCTTCATCTTGCCATTGAGTGTGCAGAGCACCTTCATGTTGGTGTCGTCGTCCTCAATCTCGTATGTACCACCGTGGATCTTCGTCACGGTTCCTGTCCGAGATACAGTGCTTTCGTTCTTCGCCATATGAATTTCCCACTTAGGATTGCTTGTTCCTGAGTATATTGTCATTTACCTCATATATTGGTGTTCGGTGTGACCCAACCAAACTTGCGTTTGATCAGCTCGTGTGTTTGACTATTACAAATCCGCCTAGTGCGAACCAGTCTGTCACGAATTATCTGAATTGATGACTTTGTGGGAAAACTTATACTGAGCCAGACGAAGAATATCAACGTTGAGATTGCCAGTGCCAATAGTATTGCTGCGATTATGTTTGTCATACAAATTCCTTGGGCTCAGGAGATTACTTGTTCCTGAGTATATTGTCATTTACAATCCTTGTTACGATTCTTGTCATCAGATCGTTGAATTCCATTGAGTTGCTTATCGCGTCCACTGTAGTCTCGGTTTTGTCATTCACGAGCCTGCTCACATTGAAATTATACAACTTCTCGGAGTTCTCGTAAAGTCCATTGTCCTTCTTGAGATCCTGGGTGACGCAATACTCCAGGATGTTCACGACATCTGCGATGTTCCTGATGAAGTACCGCTTGTTGGAGTGTAGGGGGTGTTCGTATGTGCGGTTGTTGTACTGGACCACATATCTGACTTTTGTATTGTCCATTTCAAGACTCCCCTTTCAGTCAATCTCGTCCTTAATCGCCTTGCAATCCAGCCAACTCATAGGGACAATGTTGCCCTTCTTCGTCAGAATCATCAATTCGACGTGAATTGCCACCTTGATGGGCATTGTGTGACGACCTTCCACCGGAGGTTCGACCCACTTCAGGTCAACAGAGTTCGTCAAGTAGGAAACCATGTCCAATGTGCCGATTTGGGGGTCGGAATATCTGCTGATGAGACTTCCAATTGCCTTTTTGAGCTCTTCGGGCGTTTCGTATTCCTCAGTACTCATATACACATTTGGGGTTGGCTTGCCATCCCAATCCTCTGCGCGCGATATGATTGCCAGAAATTTGCTTTTCATTCTTCTGTCTCCTGTTTGAAATTCAAGGTCAGGGTGGCTGCTAGGTCAACCACCCATCCCCATTGAAATCCCCTTACGCGACCTTCACTCCGGTCACACCCTCCAGCTTCTTGAGGAAGCCAGTGAACCTCCTGTTGGTGAGCGTGGTCTCCATGAACTTGCTCTCGAACTTGTTCTTGGTATTCTTGCCAATGGCATGCGTGGTGTAGTCGGCATAGGCGCGGATGAGACCCCAGGCGTTGCCATAGTGCGCCTTGTTGCCAGCGTCGTCGTAGCAAGCGAGGAACGCCTGACGGTTCTTGATGATGTTTGCCTTTGCGGTCTCGTTCATGTTCTCTTTCACGGGGAAAAGGACATTCACGAACATCTCAATCTGGTTCTTGTCCATCTTGATGTTGGCGTACTTCTCGGCAACCTTGCGAAGCCCGTCCATGTACTCGCGGATGCCCGTAAGGGTCTCCTGACCCTGCTTCATGCGGGAGGGAAGGGAGGAGGTGTGGCGAATCGCAATCGTGTTCGCGATGCCATACAGACCAATGTTGAACTGGGCGTAGTTGGCGTTGTTGAGCGCAACGATGTTGGCGCGGACCTTGAACCTGCCATTGAAGCTGTTCTGAAGGACGATGCAAGGCGTGTAGTCCTCGCCCAGAATCTTGATGGAGGGCAGCTGACCAATCACCCAACAAAGGCCCGCATAGGTCATGCCACCACGGGTGAACTTGAGCTTTTCGTCGATGTAGTCTGCGAACGCGAACGCCACCTCGTTCTGGCAAATCTCGTACCCCTTGCCAACGATGCCCAGGTAGCCATCCTTGTCAGTGCGAACCGTGGCGAATTTGTCGGCAATCTTCTTCATGTCAGGGCCGAAGAAGATGGGACGCTTCTCAACCTCAAAGTCGAGACCAACAGCCTTCAGGGCGTCGGAAATCTTCTTGGCGTTCGTGGACTTGCCAACATTCTCCCATGTGGCAACGCGGTTGGTCTTGACGATGGACTTCTCCATTTGACTTACTCCTTTGGAAACCTCTCGGGCGTTTCCATCTCCCATTGCTTGGGATGATTGACTTCACCTTGAAATCACCTTTTCTCCCTCACAACACCTATATTATATCATATTCAGATTCAGTTTGTCAATGGGGTTTTCAAAGAAAAAAAAACCATTGTTTTTCAATGGGGTTTTGAAAAAAAGATGGGCGCCGTTCAAGCACCCATCTTTTTCATCTTGTGTGATTCGATTTGGATCACCTATTTAGGCTTCCGGGTGGTGCGGCAATCACATCGTCCACATCCAATATGAAGGACACGCCATATGACTTGTCGCAGTCGTTGCACTTGAACTCAGAAAGCAACTTGGCTCCAGAGAAATACCCCTCCTCTGGATAGTCGTCAGCATCCACGAACTCGCAGTTGTGCCCACCGCAATATGGGCAGACATATGCTGGGTCGGTGGAGACATCACCAACACTTTCCTTGACAGACTTCTTACCGAACTTCTTGGCGGATTCCTTGAACTTCAGAATCTTGCCCTTCTCTGTCTTGAACAACTTGCCACTTTCTGACACATATTCAAGCTTTCCATACTTGCTTGTGAAATACTTGGACTTCTCAAAAGCCTCTTTCGTTATGTTGAGTTTTTTCATTGTTTGTATCCTCGTTCATTGTTGGTATCCTCGTTCATTGTTTGTATTTACCAATGTGTTCAAGCGAAGAATACCTCTGGCATCCCTGCTGTCTCAGAACGCAAGTTCTCCAAGGTCTTGTCAAGTTCCTCCTTGCCCTCAGCACCGATGTCCTTTGACACCGAGCCACCTCCGGGAAGGGTAATACCCTCGTATTTTCCCCTCACCTGACCTAGCATAATCTTGCAGTATGCCAATGTGAGCCTTTTCACATGCTCGTTGGCGTAGAGTTCGTAAAGTGGTGGCTCGATTTCGCACTCAAGCACCATTGGGACGCCCCATCTTGGGTCTGGTCTCCTCCCCAGTTCTGGGTATGGCCATAGGTCAGAGTGGTAGGGTGGTGGCGTCGAGCAGCATCCCTTTGGTTCGGGTATTATCACCAACCGCTTTGAGCTTCTGTTGAACTGCCAGTCAGGTTGGGTCGCCAAAACCCTTTGCGCCATCTTCTTGAACTCGATGAAGTTGTGGTAGGTTACGAACGATCCAGCCAAGTTGCCAGAGCCATAGTGTCCAGTGCTGGTTCTGTTGATCATCCAAGGCAGAACCACGCCCCAGCCAGAGAAGTCAATGCCATATTGGAGGTCGTTCACCTGGACGACATTCTCTCTGCTCAAGTCTATTCCAACACCTGGCACATATTGCCTAGAGGACTTCAATATGTACTTCTTCGGAAACGTGGCGTACTTGGTGTAGGTATACAAAGCATTCTGAATTGCTGCGTCAAAGTGGTTCTCCCTCAGCTCCACAGTCACCAAAGGATACCCAAGCATAGTCAGAACCCAGTCTATCAAGTCCCTCTTGCCCTTGATGGCAGGATGTAGGAATGTGGACTTGTGGTCAACCTTCGCTTCCTCGTACTTGGGGTAGTCTTTGATTGGCGTTTCCTGTTCTGGGTGCAGATACGACACATGCTCGTCCTCCCGATTCTCGTGGATTTCCCTGTGGGTGTCGTCTGAGATGTCGGGCTTGATCTGCAGGATCTTGTTCAATCCAGCAATGTTGAGGTCAGGAAGCTTGTCTGTCGTCGTTATCTTCATATGCCAACCATCCTTGCCTTACATGTCAACTTCGGTTGAAACAGATATGTCAATCTTGAAGTCAAGTCCATAATATGGATCATTAACCAATATGCTCTTGTAGTCCATCATATCAGGTTCCACTGTGTATTCATCACCATCGCACTTCTTCAATGCACTGACAACACAATCCCTGAACTCCCTAATCTCGTCAGAGTATTCGTCTTCTCCTTCCATGCACTTGAACCTGGGATTGGATTCTGTGCCTTCCTTGGTGAACTTCTTGGTGGATTCGGTTGTATCCTGTTTTGGTCTACACCAATCTTGGGGATGCCATTCATCTTTCCTCCAAGAACCATGTGGACGATATGTTCCAGCATTTTCGTCTCCATATCTCCATTGTCCATCAATCCATTGGACATCTTTCACGACAAATGGATACCATTCATCGCCCTTTGGATATTTCCACTCCAATTCATCCCCAACCTTGAACTTGGGTTTCCCCTTGAACATCTTCTTCAATCCTTTAATGCCATCGTCCATTCTACTTCCAATATCAGAGAATAATCCCTCATTTACCTGCTTGGATTCCTTGAACATCAGAATCCTGCCCTTATTCGTCTTGAACACCTTGCCAGATTCACTGACATATTCCAACTCACCATATTTGTTCGTGAAGTATTGGCTTTTCTCAAAAGCCTCTTTCGTTATTGGTAGTTTCTTCATTGTTTGATCCCATTATTGGTTGTGCCATTTGTTATTTACCAAAAAACAGTGCACAAAACGCCAGTTTGTCGTATTGGACATCTACATTGCTATTTACAATAGAACTTCAAAAATAGAAATAGGGGTTGGTGAAAAAAGTGTTTTCTGTGTAAATATATTTGAACTATGAATTTCTGAATGGGTATTCAGAATGGAATAGTACAAATAACTATAACTAGCAAAAAAGAGGTATAAATAATGGCAACAAGAGATTTGAGAGCACCTGGTGTGTCTATCATTGAACATGATCTCTCTGGCTACACCACGACCAACATTGGTACTTCCTGCCTCATCACTGGTTTTGCGCAGAAGGGCGAGGACCTGGAGCCGATTCACATCACGAACCGCTCTGCATGGCTGCTCAACTATGGTGCGCCAACCAACGAGGCCGAGGAGTACTTCTACAACGCAGGCATGGAGGTACTGAACCAAGGTGGCTTCCTTTACGCCGCGAAGATACCCTATTCAAACGACATGGCGGGAATCTACGCTGCATCCAAGTTCATAGTTGGAAAGAACCAGCCAATCTACAAGCAGAATGCAGATGGGTTCTTCATTGCTGACGAACTGAATGATGATGGAAGCGAGATTGAGATAATGGATGATACTGGGACAAATCCCCTTAGTCCAACATCTCCAGAGGGTCGCTTCATCCGCAACTACAGGGGCTTGAAGGACTTGGGCATCAACACGCTTCAGCTTATCGCTCCAGCAGCACAGGACTTCCTCTCGAAGGACTTGGTTGACGAGTACGAGTGTGGCGAGACCAGGCCGAACTCGAATGTCATCTACTTGGTTGACAAGACCCGTGCAGTTTACACCCGCGCACCAGAGGTTGCCGACAAGCAGGACAACCGTGATTCGCGCTACTGCATTGGCATTGTCCCTGTGATAACCACGATGTGCAACACAGCATGGTTCCAGAAGAATGTGACTGGCTTGAAGGCAGATGTGGATGAACTCTACCAGCCAGTCCGCTCCCTCAAGACGATTGAGTTCCCAGCGGGCGCTGCAAGTGCTGCTGAGTACAAGGCTACCAAGTTCGTGGATTCCGACCTCCACACGCCTTTGATGAAGGACGACAGGGCGTTTGCGACATCCCTCTCTGAGATGGCCGCGACGATTGCCCAGTCTTGCTTGACGAAGGGTAACTTGGTTGATGGCAAGTTCAAGCCCTACATCTGCAACGATGTGGCTGTCGTTGTGTTCAAGGCGTTCGTCTCCACCGAGGACGGAAAGCTGGAGTTCACCCCAGTCGAGACTTTCGTTGGCTCCCTGGACCCTGATGGCAAGGACGAGAAGGGCCGCACGACATTCATCGACAAGATCGTGAACGACAACTCCGAGTACATCTACTGCTTCTCCAACTTGGCGAATCCACAGCAGGTTCTCAATCCTGACCATGGTTTCGTCGCTGGCTCTGATTCTGAGTATGACGAGGTGAAGAAGGAGATCAAGAACGACTTGGAGTACGATGCTGCCTCCTTGTTCTCTGCATATGCGGCGAGGATGCTTGGTTTTGACCACAACGAGTCATCTGACATGTCTGGTCTTGCTGCTCCAAGGTACTTCCCTGAGGAGGTTCATGACGAGGACGATCCCACAAGCGAGTTGTATGATTTGTCCAGACGGACAATGGGTTCACTTCGCCAGTTCTACAACCAGGACGCCAAGCACCGAGTGTGTGTTTTGGACGAACTGGTCTATGGTGGCAAGTTGAAGGAGGATGACTTCAAGAAGATTGTTGGAGAAGAAATCTACGGATACATCTCTGGACAGTTGACCGACAAGTACCTCAACATCGTGGACAAGTTCATCACAAAGACCCCTTCGTTCAAGTACGACTTGGACGCCAACAACAACGAGGGTTCTGTGAACTTCACACTTGAACAGGAGAAGGACTACGACTACGACATCGAGAACTACTCCTACAAGTTCACGATGGGTGCCGACACAGACAACAAGCAAAACGATTGGAAGGATTGGGTCAACGCAATCTCTGGAATGAAACTTGGCGAGTTGAACATCCTCAACTCCACCGACTACCTCCGCGCCATCTACGACTTCGACGAGTTGGTTGAAGCTGATGTATTGGCGAAGATTGAGGATCCAAGTGGGAATGTCCCTGATCCAGATTCAGAGGAATGGGCGATAATCCGCCAAAAGGCAATCCAGGCGTTGGTAATCAACTCCATCGAGAAGTCCGGCAGGTTCAAGCTCAACCTCCGCAACCTCAAGAAGGCGCAAATCAACATCGACAAGCTCGATGACGCATTCGTCGCCTCCCAGAGCGCAGAGAAGGAAACCGACAAGGCAATTGGCAAGAAGTATGTCGAAGACCTGTTCAAGTCCTACAACGACCTTGGACTTCTCTCTGGTATCAACTTCGTGGATGTCGACAAGTAGTCGTCCTCCTCTTCTTCAAGCAAGTCTGATGGGGACATCCTCTCCAAGAAGGACGCGCTTGAGGCTAAGCTCGACGCAATCGTGAACATCGACACGAGCAAGCCACAGAAGATGAAGCCCCGTCAGGGACACGATACCCCAACTGGTGGAGACGAGGACCTGGACTTCCTGGAGAAGTACCTCCGCGTGAGGATGTACCTTGAGGCGCAGTTCAACGCGAAGAAGGCCGACCTCCTCTCTGCGATTGCCAAGATAATGGAGGATTGTTGCTACGCGCAGCAACGCTATGTCGAGGCAATGCGCAACAAGGACGACTCCTCAATCATGTTGGGCTTCTACCCAGAGATGGCTGAGCCAATCATCACCTACACCACAATCGCGCAGTCCCTCAACAAGATACTCGACACGATGAAGAACATCAACGAGTGCGACATAGATGTGATGTGCGACGCGGGTGTTTCCAACATCGCCCAGTTCGTCAAGCAGGTCTACGACCCAAGCGCAGACGATGGCGAGGATGTTGGTGGTCTCTACAACCCAGTGAAGTACTCCAGCTACTTCAAGTTCAACAAGAACACGGATCTCGCCTACTGGAAGACGATTGTGTACAAGTTCGACACATTCTGCAAGTACCGTGGCGACTGCATGTTCTGCACAGAGGGGCCTCGTGGAATGGTTCTGATTGGAAACAAGCAGGTCGTGCGCAAGACCAAGAAGGACACGAACATCGACCTCAACATCTTGCCCTACTTGAGCAAGATCACAGGGTTCAACACCTCCTATGGCGCTGGCTACCTCAACTGGTACCGCACGATATCCGACTACACCGGAGACACCCTCTGGGTTCCACCATCCATCAAGGCAATGGGTACCTACATCCTCACGGACAAGCAGTACAATTGGTGGGATGCCCCAGCAGGAATGCGCCGTGGCGTAATCAACATGGCAGAGACCTCCTTCAACCCCAACAAGGATCAGGCGGGAGACATCTACGACGCCAACTGGAACTACGCAATACACTATGTCAACGATGGCATCATCCAGGAGGGTCAGAAGACCTTCCAGACGAGGCAGAGTGCGCTTGACCGCGTGAATGTCCGCCGTCTCATTGGACGCATCAAGAGGTATGTGTACCACGCATCCAGGCAGTTCCTCTACGAGCCACACACTCAGGCAATCCGCGAGAAGTATGTCAAGACAATCACTCCATTCTTCCAGGACCTGATGAACAGGGGTGGGTTGTATGGGTACAAGATTATTTGCGACAACACGAACAATACGCCGGAAGTTATCGACCGTAATGAACTCAGAGTGAAGATAGGCATCAAGCCAGTCAAGACCATAGAGTTCATAATAATCGACCTCTGTGTGTTGAACACCGGAGCGAGCTGGACAGAAATGGACGCGGTTTAATCCACACTCCATTGAAGTTCAACAACAATCTGCCATCCTTTTGGGTGGCAGATTTGTTTATCCACAAGGTATATAATTGACAATATGACATTCAATATCATGACAGAGCCTGAATTCCCCTTGACGATAGAGGGTTTGCGTCAGAACAAGGAGTTCCTGAAGGAGCGTCGTGAGTCTGGCGATCCAAACTACCAATATCAGGGGAATTGCACAAAGATGTTCGCCGAGAGGGTTTCTGACTTGTACTTGGACAGAGAATGGGATTGGGTCCGCAACCATGCCATGCCGAGCCCGATGGAGAAGCAACCATCTGAAGCAACCTTCAGAAACGAGATACGCACTTTGGTGCAGGAGCAAAGGAGTTGGAAGTCCAGGTCCAATCTGATCAAGGCGTTCCACCCCAGCGCGTTGGATGCATCGAAGGGTGGATCGAAGTCGCCAAACGAGGGTTGGAGGCTGCTGCAGTCCAACAAGGACGAGTTCAGGAAGTTCTACTTGAACAGGTTGAGGTGTTCAGATTGGTTCAACGAGCACAGGAGGGGTGAGGATGTCGAGGAAGAGCGGTGGACGAGTTTGCTGGAGGGTCGTGTTCCACCATTCATATACGCCATTGGACTCACCACATCTGGGAAATACCCAAATGTTGGCATGTTCAAACCCCATGCAGCGAAGTATCTGACGAACAAGTACCTGTCCAGGTTCGACGAGGTGTTTGATCCATTCTCTGGGTTTTCTGGGAGATTGTTGGGAGTCGTTTCAACTGGGAGACGGTATGTTGGTAGGGACTTAAGCCCAATTGTCATAGAGGAGTCCAAGCGGTTGATGGAGCATGTCGGTCCAATGTTCGAGTTGAATGGTGTGTATCCTGACTATGATTTGGGTGTTGCAGACGCAACCCAGCCATCTGATGTCAAGCATCAATCTCTGTTGACATGTTCGCCATATGGGAACTTGGAGCATTGGAATGGTGTTCCTGACTCCAACTTGAGTTGCGACGATTGGATTGACATTTGCATGAAGAACCATGTTTGCGAGAGATATGTGTTCGTCACTGATGGGAATATAGTCAAGTGGAGACCTTGGGTGAAGGAAGTTTGGCAGAACACTTGCCATTGGGGTTCAAACGAGGAATGCGTGGTCGTTGTTGATGGAGATGGAGGAAAGGTGGAGAAATGATCGCAACCAGTTCAAGATTCAACGCCAGCAGAATTGAGATTGGGGATGGCATGTTGGGTAAATGGAGCAAATTCCTGGTTCTGCCCCCTGTTCTGGATTTACACGATTGCTTGAACAAAAACCCCTTGCCGGACCACATAACATGTTGCCCCAGGGGGTTGGAGGGCATGTGCAACGTCATATACTCGTCGTTTGGAATGATGAATGCCCCAATGTTGGATGTAGTGGACTTGAACGACGATGCCGCAGATGTAAATGTGGGTGGCAGAAGTGGATGCAAGGATGTGGCGTTGGGGTTTTCTGGTGGATTGGATTCGGTGTACCAAGCCATACGGTTGCAGGAACTGGGCTACACTGTCCATTTGGTGTTCGTGCGGGGGATGAACACATACGAGGGTGGTCAGGCGTTCAAATACGCCAAATCCATCTCTGACGAACTGGGGATGGAATTGATTCCTGTGAACATGAAGAAAGCCTGGGCGAAAAGTGGCAATCCATATAGGCAAGGTTGGCCAGAGAACCCAATCAAGAACGAGGTCATAATGGCCTTGCTCGTGGACATTTGCCTGTCAAATGGCTATTCCAGCATCTCGTTGGGGGACGACTTGTCGTTGTCTCTGGCAGATTCGGTTCCTGGGGTCAACACCACCGATGCACACGAGGTAACAGAACATTTCTTGTCGTTCATCCATTCGCGTTTTCCACATTTGGGGTTCTTGCCCATTCCAAAGGAGGATGGAAAGGACAAGAGGTTGGTGAAGACGATTCAAAGTGGGTTGGGTGATTTGTACTACAGTTGCGTGATGCAAGGTAGATTCAACAAGTCGTTCAAGTCTCGGGTTGAGGGCAAATATGGTGTGAAACTCCTGGGGAACAACTGTGGCATGTGCAGAAAGTGTTGTATGCACAACCTAATCCTGCACTACATCGGCAACCGCCCATTGCCAGAGGAGTATGTGGAATATTGCTGGGAGAAGATGTATTCAACGGGAAAGAACGCAGACGCCAAATTCTTCGCCAAGGAATTGCCATTGGAGACCAGGATACACAACTTGTTCAACTATTGACTTCTGCAATGTGTTGTTGAACAATCAAGCTTGTAGTTCGTCTACCACGAACCTGGGGTATTTCTTCTGGTATCCACTTCTTCCAAGCAAGGTCTCGTACACGAAGTAGACATCGGATATGGTTCCAGCGAGGTAGCCACTTTCCATTTCGTTGTTTCTGTCCCATCCAATTGGATCATGTTCGTCCTGGATTTCCTCCTTGGCGATTGCCTTGAGTTTCTTCGCCATGAATTGCTTGATGGCGTCTTTCTTTCCCCCAAGCTTGGTCATGAAGTAGTTTTCGGTGAAGTGGTTGCTTCCAGGTCTGTTGCTCGCTTCCCATTCGCCCTGTGTGCCATCCACGATGAATACAATCTCCCCACCAGTCTTTTCCACATTGATGAATCGCCAGTAGTGTTCCATTGCAGGGGAGTTCTCCCACATTCCATCGGACATCTGCCCGATTATGGAATCCAGAATGTCCCTGGCCTTGTCGCCCTTCAGTCCGGTTGGAACTATCAATTTCTTCTTTTCTGATTCAGATACCAGTTTCTTCCACTTCATGTTTTTAATACCTCAATTGGCTTTTGTAGTATTTACAATATCGTGGTTGGATAGGCATGGGCATTTGGGTGAATGCGTCAGTCCGCTTCTATGGCATCCTACCATTACAAGGTATTCGTGTTCATCAATCATGATGTACCGGAATGTCCATACCCCTGATCCTGGAAATATAACCGCACCGAATTCGTTTGTTCCATTTCTTTCGGCAATGGGTCTGTCACTCTCGTCGACAGGTGATTTCGAGCATCCAATGAGGAAGCACAGTAATCCAATTGCAAGCAGTTTCTTCATAGTTGTTTCCCTTTAGTTGAGTTCAATGTCCTGAAAGATTTCCTCTGGCTTGGTCTTGAATTCCACTGCGTTCATCCTGTCCTGAATCTTCCTCAATGTCTCCACAGGAAGCACATCAATTGGATTGGGGCAACCCTTGAAATTTCCACGAATCACGGTGTCGAGGTCGTCATAGCTGAACCCAATCTTGTCCTCGTCGGTCTGCTCGGAAAGACCATCTGCCGGGGTCTTTTCGACGAGATACCTTGGGATTTCAGGCATTGTAAGTCCAATTGCCACGACCTCGTTCTTGGTGAGTCTTATCAGTGGTTTGAGGTCTCCTGCAGAATCTCCGTTCTTGGTGAAGTAGCCCGTGAGGAATTCACTGAGGTTGCTGGTGTTGACCACCCTTCCCCCAATCGTCTGACTCACGGCATACAATGTGGTCATGCGAAGCCTTGGGGCGAGGTTGATTGTGGTCTGGGAGGACAGCCCCTTCGTCCAATCAAGTTTCTCTGCCAAGTTGAGATCCACTTCAGAGCCAATGGCGTTGTAGGCCGCGTTGATGTTGACGATGATGTACTTGATTCCAAGCGAATTGCACACTGCAATGGAGTCTCCAATGTCCTTCTGTGTTCCGTTTGGCATCAACACACCAAGAACCTTGTCCTTGCCCAATGCCCTAGTACAAAGACCAGCTACAATCGTGCTATCCTTGCCTCCACTGATTCCAATGACCGCGTACTTGTCCTTGCCATTTCGGTCGAACCAATCCCTGAGCCAGCTCACGAGGTTGTCTCTCGTCTTCTCTGCGTTGAAGTAATTCATGTTCATTTTATTTTGTCTCCTTTGTCCAAGTTGTTCTCCATTTTCTGTCCTGGTTTGGAAATGGGCTACTGCCACGTTCAATCCAGGTTTCAATTTTCAATTCGTATCCTCTTTTGACCATTGATACAACGAAGTCAATTTCATTCATGATTTCGTATGCCAATCCATTTGCCAATTCTTGTTCAACATCCATTTCAGACCTCCTTGATGTGAACCACGAAGTCGAACATTTCTCCGACATGTAGGAAATACTTGTCTCGGTTCGCTTGGGTTTCTCTCCTATAGGTTGTGAATGGGATGTCCTTGTCTCCCAAGAATACGCACTGGATGTAGTATTCGCCCATCTTGAACTCGTACAGTCCATCGGTGTCGTACTCCAATGCCTCCTTGGAGAAGGTATTGTCAATCTTCACCAGTTCGGCATGAACGAGCTTCCCGCTTCTCTGCCCATGAAGCTTGGTATAGTCGTGGTTGAACATCACTATGTGTTTGTCGTCCATTTCAGTTTCTCCTTCCTTCTACTGGTGCTTCCATCTTCCTTCCACATCCAGGGCAATACCTGTAGGTTTCGTGGAAGGTCTGGATTTTCTTCTGCGCCTCGTTGGTGCAGTCCCAATCCGTGTATTCCATGAACCCACAATTGGAGCAGGTGGCATACTCGTATTCAATGGACTTCCAATATGCGGAAGGAATGTCGCTGATGTACAAATCGTTGTCCATTTCACACTCCCTTGTTGATTCTGTCCCGGATTTCGGCGAAGGTGGTCTTGTTGAGCATCACGCCATCCTTGAACACAGTCTTGAGCGCGCTGGCGGTCTCGTTGAGCATCTTGTCGTGTTCATCGGTCTCGAACAGGTTGCCATTGCTGTCCCTCATGACCCAAACGATTCCCTTGTGGCTCTTCTTGAGCTTGCCGGTGTCGGTCTTCGGGTCCTTGTAGATGAAGTGGAACTGGCCATTGGTGACGCCAGCACAAGCCTTGGCCGCGATTCCAAAGGTATCTCGGGTGTTGACAATCAACTTCTCGTTGTCGAAGATCGCGCTGAAGCAAAAGGCACCCACGCCAAAGCAGACATTGTTGGCTGCGAACCCATGCTTCTCCATCCAATCCCAAATCTTGCGCACTGTGAAGAGTGTGCATCCATCGCCCAGGATGATTCTGATGTGGGGATCCAGGACGCTATAACCCTTGCTGTTCTCCTCTCCACCGAACTCGTCCCAAAGCATTTCGAGGGTCTTGGTCACTGTCTCAAACTGGTCTCCCGAATCCGGGCGGATTAGGAGCGTCCCATTGTGCTTGAGGATTTCACCCTTGAGCGCAGGGATGATGTTCTCGACCAGGTTCCAGTAGTCGTAGGTGTCCGAAACCATGCTGAACGAGGTGTTGGGGTAGATCTCGGTTAGCATGCGCTTGATGAAGGTCACTTCGTCCCCATCAATGGCGTAGTTGCTTGCCATCACACTGTGTTCAGTCGAGACAGCACCCTGACCAATCTTGGTGTTGCTCACATCGGCTTCGTAATACTTGTCGATGTAGGGAAGCGCCGGGATTGTACTGGTCTTGTTGAAGCAAGTAAGCCAGGCAGCCGAGCACCTAGCGGCTTCGTTCGTGCAGCTCATTCCCCTCATGCCAAAGTCCGACATGGCGTTCTTGGGGTCGCAATTTGGGTCGCAGGTCCTGTCGTAGTATTCCTTCGCCAGCTCCAGGTACATCTTGGAAATGGTGGCGTGGTTGCAGGTCTTCCAGAGTTCGGCCTGCAGGATGCACTCAACCCACTGGACGAGCCAAGCGAAGTGATCGTTGGTGTTCGTGATTTCGATGCAGGGGATGCCCATGTTCACCGAAGTTCCCTCGGGGATTGCCCGAATCTGAAGTGGGAGGTAACCCAGCCTGTGGAGGTCGATGATATTCGTGGTTGCGTATCCCCCACCAGGAAGCTGAACCTTCATGTACTTCTCGTATTCGGCTATGACTTCGTTGATTTCGCGGTCAAAGAAGTTCTCCTTGAAGTAGTCCACCAGGAACTCCTGAATGAAAGCCTGAAGCCCGAAGAACACCATCTTGTCGCAGGTCTTGAGCATGGATTTCCTGGGAGTCCAATAGGAATAGAGTTTCGTCAACCCAGGGTTGTATTGAAGAATGTGGCAGAACTTGTAAGTGTCGGCCAAAAGCATTGCGTTTGTCTTAATCATTGTCTTGTTCTCCTTTTTAGAATTCACGAATAATCTTGATCTTGTTGCTGGCAACCTGTACACGGAAGATGGAGTTGGTGGCGTAGATGGTCTTGATGAGGTCTCCCTGAATCAGCTTGCCCTTCTCCTTGTCCATTACCGAGTTCTCAAGGTGGGTGACATAGCAGGAGATGTCGTTTGCCCCCTTGTCCTTCAACGCGCAGGCCGAGTAGTAGAATGTTCCACCATAGGCGCAAATGTCGTCAATCATGAGGATGTTCTTGCCCTTGAGGTCGTCGTAGCCAGCAATGTCGATTCCCAGAATCTTCCCGGTCTTCCAATCGCGCTTCTTGATGCCAAACGCGACTGGCAATTCGAGGAACGAGAGCAGGTCACTATACCTCTTGCAAGCACCTTCATCGGGGAAGTAGAGAACCACATCTCTATCGGTTGCGGCGAAGTGAAGAGCCATCTGGACATCCTCGGCCACGCAGTCGAAGTCAACGGACACCCGGTCGAACAATGCCTCGCTTACAGTGCTGTGGGGGTTGCAGATGGTGACGCCCTCGAACCCAAGCCAGTTGATGGTCTCGGCGAACGCCTTGAGGGTGAATACCTCGTCCGAGTTCTTGACCCTGTCCATTCTGGCGTTGGGGACATAGGGAAGTTTGAGCCAAATTCTGCACCTTGCCTTGCTCTTGAGGTGCTTGACGAGCGCAATGAGCTGGAACAGCTCGGAGTCGTTGTCGTAAAGCCATGTGATTCTGTATGCCCCATCCACGAAAGTGGGGTTGTACTTGATGAGCTTCGTCCCATCGGGGAATGTCGTGGGGTTGAGCATCACCGTGTTCTGGTTGTTCAAATCTTCTACTTTAATCATAGTGATTTCCTCGCTTCCTTGATTTGCCTATATTATATCATATTTTGGTTGATGTTGTCAATGTGGTTCGTTGGTTTTTATCACAATGGTTTTGAACGAACTAGAATATGGTGGTTATTGCATCGTCCGTGATGTTTGTTGTATGATCGTTGTCCTTTTGCACCACAAAATTTAATGTTTGGTTTAGTGTATTGAGTTTTGTGATGCGACAGCCATTGTCCATCAAATCCTGCAACACTTCAAATACCAATCCCGCATCAGTGGTTCTTTTTTGGTATATGACGAATTTGGCGCAGAAGTTTTCTGTTATTCTGTTCACGCACATGTATTCACACCCCTTGAAATGCCTTTTGAATTTTTTAATCATCTTGGGCATGTCAAAGCCGCCATCCTCGTAGTCTTCAGGATACAACCAAAACTCCTTGCTAGTATCTATGTCAATCTCATTGGGATTTGTGAATTTTGGCAAGAAGTCAGTATACCAGTTCATGGTTTGTGCTACAGAAGTCATGTTGCATTTCCTTTCTGTTAGTTCAAACCACTTCAATCTGGCACATTTCCATCGTCTTGAGGGCAGCTTCGTGGCTTTCAGGGGTGACGCCAGCAGTGCAATCCCTCAATACCTTGATGGTGCTGTTGGGGAAGCTTGCCCTGATGAGCAAGGCATTGGAAACCACGCAAATGTCGGTGCAGAATCCAACAATCGTGAATTCATAGTCTTCCTTGGGGTAGTGGGTCGCCGAGAGGTTGTTGACCATCCAAGCCGAGCCAAATGTCTCCTTCTCGAATCTGTCGGTCAGTTTGCCAACCAGTGCCTCGCCAAGTTCGCTTGGCATCTCCCATCCCCAAGTTCCCTTGATGCAGTGCTCTACAGGGAGTTTGCTTCCCTCCAGGGTCTTCGTTAGGTAGGTGTCCTTGTCGTGGGTGTCCATCGTCGCGTAAATCTCGTCCCAATCGCTGTTCTTGACGAGGTTGACGATGTTGGGCAGTTTCTTGATTGCCTCTTCGTTGCGCAATGCGCCTGTGATGAAGTCGTTCTGGACATCAATCACCAATAGTATCTTTTTCTTCGTTGCCATAATGGAAATTCCTCCATTGTTTTGGTTGTTATAGATGCCACCACAATCCCGTGGTGGAATCACATCATTGTAATTATACAATATTTACTCAGAAAAAGCAAGGGGGTCTGGAAAAATTTCCAAACCCCTTCGTTATATGCCCAGTGTGTGGTTTTCAGTCGATGAAGTAGACAGAAAGGTTTACAGCATATTTGTTCACACTGGCATCTCCAGGAAAAGAAAATATCAAACTGTCGTTTGAATCCAGGAATATTGGGAATGTCTCACCAATGTTGTTACTCAACCAAGTGTCCAACAGTAGGTGCTTGCCGTAGTTTTCGTTGCCGACATCTTTTTCGTTCGCATATACGAATATGTGCCTAGTTGAACCTGTGTCGTTGTGTATTCTGGTGTAGACGATGCACTTGCGACCAGGAGTCCAAGTGTGATCCCCACCTGTGTTGAAGCCTGGGATTTCAGATGAGCATCCTCCATCACTGGCATATAGGAACTTGTGTTTTGCCATGTCGTCGTAGTCTGGGAACGACATCTTCTTGTCCATGTCTTCGGACTATGGGATTGGTGCTGTGGTTGATAGTTCGTTGAAGTTTGTTGCCATTGTCAGTTGCCTCCATGGTTTTGCTCAGATGGGTTGTTTATCACGGTTCCACCAAATGCCCTCACGCACGCTGCTATTGCGTCCATGAAGCCTTGGGCTGTGGCGAAGTTGAATTCCTGACCAACGAGATCCTTGGTGGCGCATTCTTTACCGTCTATGGTTAGCTCTTCCACCTCTATTTCGTCTGTGGTTACGCCATCCTCCGCCAGTTCCTCCTTCGTGACAATCTCCTTGTCCAGATTGGATGTTGGTATCTTGCCATTGCCATCCACAATAGTCGTGTCCATGAACCTGAGAGAGTTGGACTGGTCGTTCGCCCTGGTCGAGAAGCCAATTTGCGTGGCTCCCTCCGCTGATGCCCTGGCCCCTTGTCCAATCGCAATCGAATCCTATGCTGTGGCCTGCGTAGGTGTGTTGTCACTGTACTTTCTGACACCTATGGCAATTGCTCCATCTGCAGTAGTTGTTGAATAGTCTCCAAGTGCAAGTTGGCGGGTCTTTACACTTGAGATTTGGGTGGACATTCCAATCCTCATGCTCTGCTTGCTGTCGTTGAACTCCATGTTCGCGGATGGAATGTTGCTGTCTACTGGATTGCCATTTGAATCCAGAGATGCGAGGTGGCCTGTGTGTCCCGTGCCAGCATTGATGGCAATGTCGGTATACGGGATGAACCTGATAGGCGTCATGGTACTATTGTCGAAAATGGAGATTTGAAACTCACCAAATTGAACTGTTTTTAGCCGCGAGATATCATGGAATACAAGGGTACCATCCATCGTCAGCGTTCCTGTCGCAGTCCCGTCGCTCTTGTCGAGCTTGCCCTCTAGAGCATCACTTATCTTCGTGGTGTCCTCTGCACTGACCGCGATGTCCTCGCCAGTCAGCTCCTCCCACGAGTAGAACTGAGCAGTGGCGATTGGCACGATGTTCGACCTTATGAAGTAGAAGTCTGGGTTGGAAGCACCCGATGGCAGAGAATACGCCGACATTCCGAAGTTTACTGCGTCTCCTTCTGGTGTCTCTGAGAAGTCGAGTGTATAGTAGTTGCCACTTGACGCAAGTTCAACTGACCTTGGGAAGCTGAACACGACATCTGTGTTGGCAGTGTCGGGCCACACCGTCAGATTCGAAACCCCCAACACTTGCCCATCTGAGTACCTCTTGATTCGCATGTAGACCCCCTGTGGGAATGGGGTGCGTATCGTGCTTCTGGTCCTGAGGACGATTCCCTTGAAGAGGTCTCCGTCCCTCATACCGAAGTACCTTGGTCGGAAGTATATAGGGTTGTTCGATGATCCCTGGTCTGCTGTCCAACCCTACTGTTGAGGTACTGCAAACGACCTCGCAAGCAAGGGCGACTCTGTGTCTATCTGGTCTTGGATGTCCTGGAGGGACTTCCCACTGTCCGTCGGGTTGCCATGTTCGTCAAGCGCGGCGAGGTTGCCCTCATAACCAGACCCGGCGGTGAGAGCGAGGGTGCCGGACGTAGAGGGTGCAGCAAAGTAACGGACTCCGAGACCATCTCTGTGCACAAGGAAATTGCCTGAGGATGAAAGCAACGTTAAGTTGCTCGATTGTGTGTCTGAGACGGCAATTCCCTCGTCGGTAAGTGATATAGTTGTTTCGCCAAACGTCCCGCCGCTCTTGTCGAGCTTACCATCTATCGAGTTGCTGAGTTCCGAAATGTTCTGTCTGATGGCGGTGTCTGCGTTCGCCCTCGTTGTTGACTCTGCTGTGATGCGCTAATCAACCAACGAGAGTTTTGCCGAAACTGTGGTTGAGTCATTGTACGCGATGTCAGCGCCAGTCAATGTCACATCCGACGAGAGTGGTTGTCCGTTCACAGTGCGCGAGTTCGGGACGACATCGTTTTTCTTGGCAACTACGGTCTCGTCTATCGAAATCACGCCTGGACGCGCTATGTCGTCGGCGGTCGACCTGTCGTAGTAGACGGGCTTCGGCAACGACACCGTGTAGATGCGCCCGATAGTCGTGTTGATGGTCTTAACCGTCTCGCCCGTCGGTATTGTGGTACTTCCATTCCACGAATAGACCGCGCTTCCAACATCGGCTGGCCCTATGGTGTATCGCAGTTCACGCTCTGTTGTAGTTCCCTCTACACCCCTGTAGGCATAGAGCTTGTTGGGGGTTTCGACAAGACCTGTGCCGACAGTGAAGTCGTCCTTCTTGGCGTCAAACTTGGCATTAACATCTTCAGCAAGCTTCGCCATCGTCACAGTCCCGTCGGTTAACTTGGCGCCGTGAAACGCATTTGTCTTGAAGTGCGTGCTGGTGATGCCGTTGTTTCCATCGCCTTGTAGCTTCGCATCGCTTATACTGTTGTTCGCGATCTTTTCGTTGGTGATCGCTTGATTGGCGATGTCGGTTGTCGTGATGGACCCAGCTGATATTATTTGCGCCTTTGTCACTCCATGGGGGTTGTCTTTGTTGGAGATGTGGTTGGTCAATGTGGAGTCCAATTCCGAGAATCTGTCCTCCAACCCAGAGACATCATCAATTTCGTGCGTATGACCCTCAAGGGATGGCTTCTTTCCATCTATCGTGATGTCCTTTGCGGATATCTCGTCCACCTGGAGACCATCCACCAAATCCTCCATCTTCACATAGTCCACAAGTTCGGTCTCTATGGAATCGAGCGCCGTCTTGATTGTCCCACTTTCCAGAAGGTTCTTGCTGTTCGTGGTTGGGGCAGAATCGAACAAATTGTCCTTGAATTTCCCACGAGATATGGACTTGTCAGCCAAGTTCTCGTTCTTCACGCACTCTCTGGTCAAGTGGTTGGATGTTATGACACCATTCTTGTCGTCCAACTTCTTCGCCAATTCAACCGTCAATTCAGTTTTCTTCACGACAGAATCGACCTTCACAGGTATGATTGGCTTGAATGTGAATGTTATTGTTGACGCATTTGGAGGGGTGTATGTGAATGTACCAAGGTCGTCCAATGCTGGGTCAGGATATTCGTCTGTTCCAGGCTTCTTTGGTATCCTTCCCAGTACAGTGGTTCCCCCATTCGTCACCTCTCCTGTGGACTTGTTGTATACCAATGTGTAGCTGTATGTGGAAAAGAACCATTTGTATGGGGTTTCTTCTGTTCCATCATATACATATGTTCCTGGGTTGGATCCATCCCTAATCCACTTCGTGTCCTGTATGCTGCCAGTGTTGTTCTGGTATATTGCGCAGTCTCCAGAGATGAATGTGTCATTCCCGCCAGTTACAGGAAACAGCTTTCTTGCTTCAATCCCTATCTTCTGCACCAGACCACTTGTTATCCCCGAGTTGATGGCTGCCCATTGGTCTGCCGTGAAGGACGAGTTGTTCAATGTCCATTCGTACTCCCATTGGAATGTAGCTGGCTCCACGCCCTCTTCTGATGTCTTGACGCACTTGTACCTCTCAATCCTCTCGAACACAGTTGGTTCGCTGTCGTCGTGGGGTATCTCCACGAATGCGTAGTCGTTGTCGTCGTAGGTGAGGTGCTTGGCGTCTATTGCCTCCTGCAGCTTTTCTGCGATTTGCTCGTGTGTTGCTGTATTGGGAAGTCCAAGGTTCTCGTGGTTGTTGTACGTTCCCTTGAAGCTCGCTGTGTTCGTCTGGATGGACGAATTCACGAAGACCTTGTCGGCCAGTTCGTTCCCATCCTCGTATGCTTGGTCTGGTATCACGCCTTGGATTGAGGACAATGTGCTGTCAACTTCTACGAACTTGTCGTCTATCTCGCCAAACTTCTCATCGACATGCTCCGACAAGTTGGATATTGTGGAATTCACTTGGTTGAATCCCTCGCGCATCTCCTCCCTTGTCGCCTCGTCTTCCTCGTCAACATATTCCCTCAGTTGGGATATTGTGGAATCCACCTAATCGAATCTGTCATCTGTGTATTCGCGCAGCTCTTGTATGTCGCCATCAAGTCGGTCAACCTCGTCGTCGACGTGCTTTGACAGATTGGATATGGTGGAATCAACTCGCTCGAACCTGTCGTCGGTGTACTCCCTGAGGTCAGATATCGTGCTGTCCAGACGGGCTATCTCATCCTCCACATGTTCACCCAAGGTGGATATTGTGCTGTCAATGCGCTCGACCTCGTTGTACACGCCACCACTGGATATTGGTCTGTCTGACCCATCAACTGGCGCATCGTCTATAACCAGCCTGTCGTTGGGTATCTTGCAGTTGCCGGCGCCATCTTCCTCCACCACGATGTGTCCCTTGTACGCCAGGGAGTTGGGGGTGTCGTTCGTCCCTGTGCCGAGTTCCACAGCATTGTCGCCAATTGCGGTTGCCTCGTATCCAAACGCCAACGCCCCACTTTCGGAGCTTTCAACCATCGCCCTTCTGCCAGCAGCCACATTCTTGCCATTCTTCCAAGACACGAACATTGGCTCGTCGTGCGCCCTGCCAGCAGGAGCCACTATCCTGTCCTCGTTCAACCCACCTTCTGGCCCCAGCCTGTAGCCAAGCAGGTTCTCGTCTGTCCTCTCTGCGGCAATCTCGTCAATCCCGGTGGCAACCTTGTCAATCTCGTCGTCGTACCATTGGAGGTTGATCGAGGTTGAACTGCCCTTTGGTTGGGTCACGGCCCTCCAGTCCTATGTTCCATCGTCGAACTTGACTTCCCATCTTCCATCGTTGCGCAGCACCATCTTGAGTTCGTGCCCGTACGCATCGAACTTCGGAACCACCTCCCACTCTCCAAATGCTGGCTCCCTTTTGTCTATCTCAATTGGGAACAACTCGACATGCTCTGTGAGGTCAACTACCCTTCTGCCACCTTCTGCTGTCGGCGTTATGTTCTTGCCATCCACCCTTACATCGCCAACGAATATGTCCCGGACATCCTTGGTCTCGTTCGTGTTTGGGTTCCTGGACATGATTGTGCCGTGGAACTCGTTGTCCTTGTTGGTGAACTTCACCTGCTCGGTCGACTCGTTGCCAATTGGGTTTACGGAAATGTATTTCTTCTCAGCCATCTTTGTGTACCTCAATGGGTTTTGTGCTATTGCGTTTTCCATTGTATTTACAATTTCGGACCTCCAAAGGTAAATACAACATAGTTATGGCAGACGAAACCGACAACAAAGTGTACTTCAACGAGTTCTTCGAGAGCTATCCCAGTCTTCCGAAGGAGGAATTGAGGAAGTGGCTGGAGGAGAAGCGCAGGCACAAGCCCTCCTTTGTGGAATACCCATGCGTCAACAACCTCACGAGGAGGGACATATGGGAGGACAGGGCGAAGTTCTACTTCCTGCCATTCCTCATCAACTGCTACAAGTTCACCAAGTTCCAGAAGCTGCCATATTTCGCAATCCCAGTATCCCCAACCTGCATGTTCTACAGGGACAGGCTGCACCAACGCAACTTCATGGACACCATATGGCAGGCGTTCTTCAAGTGTCTGGACATGTGCATCCCACAAGGCGAGAAGATAATGCTTTTGGTGCAAAAGAGGTTCCATGTGTTCAACCCAATTGATGGCGGGACACAACAGCTCTACAACATGTTGTGGGATGTAGACCTATCCCCTGTGGCGAAGAGCGTTCTGCTCCCTCCACCACAAATGGGTATGATGTCAGGGAGGATGGGAATTCCAGGACTTGTTGGTACATCCACCACAGAGAACAAACTGGGTTGGGACAGAGACGACTTGAACCCAGATGTGCCAGAAGAAGGTGTTGAGTTGATGAGGACGACACTCTGGTTGATGGACGACCTCGAATTCCTCTGCAAGAGGTACGACATATGTGATCAGTACCACTCGAAGGAGGTAATAGACTTGTCCAAGTACCCAGAGGAGAAGTGGCCGATATACGAGAAGACAGCCAGGGACTTCTACTTCAAGGTGTTCGAGCCAAAGGACAACCCAGACGACCCAGACGAACCATCTGCTTCATCTGATTCAGATTGGGATTCGTCAGACGACGACTTCGATCCAATAAGCACAGAGACAGACTTGCTGGATTCAACGACAGACTTCAAGGAGGACGAAGAGGAAATGAACCGTATAATATCGTTTTTCGCCAAGATGCCAAAGGTGACGAAGCTCGTTCAGGGCATGCTTGACATGATGGGGGCGTTGACGCGCATTCTGCCCCTGGTGATAATGAAGATAGACGACCCGAAGTTGAAGGGGGCGTTGGAGAGAACCATCAACATATTGGGCGTTGGCATAACCAAGACGCTCAAGATATGCGGCTATCTGGGCATAAAGGTTCAGAGAAAGCAGGGAGACGCGATAAGCCAGATAGTGAAGAACAGGTTCAACAAGAACAAGAACAAGCAGGACTTCCTGGAGTACGAGATAGAGGAATTGGACAAGTACATCGAGGAACTGGGGAAGATTGACGATGGCAAGGATGACGAGGACGAAGACGACGAGGATGGCAAGCACATGAAGGGTCAGATACCAGTCATCGTCAAGCAATCCGACCTCTATCCCCAGAAGATGCCATTGCGCCCACATGGACCACAACCAGACCACGCAATCGTAGTCCCAGTCAAGGATGGCAGGATAGTTGACAAGGAAGGAAAGCCGTTGCCACCCCCACCACCAAAGATCAAGTGGATAACGGACGAGGATGGCAAGAAAAAGAAAAGGGAGCCGGATGGCGAGTGGAACACCTGATTATATGACTTTTATTTAAAAGCATAATGAATTATTCAAATTCATCATTTGATTTTAACAATTTCAATAATATTTTCAACTGTCACTTTCCATATCTAATGATGGAATCATCGTCAAAAGCATTATCTGAAATTTCTGGGTTTCCGAGGATTCTGACCTCTTTTAGTTTTTCGCAATCAGCAAATGCAAGAGTTCCAATGTATGTTACACTCTTTGGTACCGTCACGGATGTTAATTCAGGACAGCACTAAAACATCTAACTATGAATCCTTTCTATATTGTTAGATAGTTTAACATTCATTAAACTAGAACATCCAGCAAATTCGGCACATCCCATTTCCATTACACTATTTGGAATCTTTATGCTCGTAAGGCTACTGCAATCATGAAAAGTATAACCAATAAACTTAATTACACTATCTGGAATTACTACATTTTTCAAATTTTTGCATTTCTCAAACGCGCACAATCCTATCTCCTCGACCCCATAGGGAATAATCACTTTTTCAAGACTCTCGCAATATCTGAACGCCTCTTGCCCAATGCTTTTTACGCTGTCAGGAATAATTACTTTGGTGAGACTTTCACAAAGTGCAAATGTACCTTGTCTAATGTATTGTATTCCTGATGGAATCGTTATTTTTTTAAGGCTTTTGCAACAACAAAACGCCATCCTGCCAATATTTGATACATTGGGTGGTATTTCTACTTTGATGAGATTATTGCAGTCATAAAACGCATAATCTCCGATACTTTCCACCGAGTCTGGAATTACAACTTTGCTCAAACGGTAGCACTCGTAGAACGCTTTGTTACCAATGGATTTGACTCCGCTTGGAATTACAGCAATTCTTCTCTTTCCATTATATTTCACCAAAACACCATTGTCAATATCAAATTCACCATCAGACTCGTTAAACTTCAGTATTTTTCCCTTGTCCGTCTTGAACAGATTTCCTGATTCGGAGACATATTCAAGCTTGCCGTACTTCTCCGTGAAGTATTGGCTTTTCTGAAAAGCCTCCTTCGTTATGTTCAATTTCTTCATTGTTTGTTTCCTCAATTGGTTATTACTATTTACATTAAACTATCTTCAAGACCTGACCTGGCTTTATCACATCTGACTTGAGGCCGTTGAGCTGCTTTATCTGCTCGACCTTCTTCATGTTCTTGCCAGCGATGGCATAGAGGGTGTCGCCATCCTTGACAGTGTATTCCTTGGTTTTGGTGGAGGCGACCATTTGTGGCACATGTGTCTGGTGTGTGGGTTTCTGCAGCTTCTTCCTCAAGTTGCTGGCGTGCCTTGTTTGATCCTTTAGTTCGCCCACGATGTGGTGTCCTACAGTCTCTGGCTCAATCAACTGGGATGCCCAATACGGACTGCACTTCTTTGGGTTGTAGTATGCGTTCCACTTGTCGTTTTCAGGCGTGTAAGTCCCATCTACTGCCTAAGTTGCCAGATCAACGCATGTATTCCATAGGTTGTACTCCTTCCCATGTCCTGTTTTCACGCATTTCGGGAACTTTATCTCGTAGGTGGATGGCTGCTTCTCTGACTTTGGTTTGCCGTTCCAGCACGAGAATTGAGATGGTCTAAGGCATTCCTCAGCCAATTGACTTGCCATTCCACCACCCGCTCTGTTCCAAATCACAGTCATTGACATATTAAGCCCAGCCTTGCCATCTTCCCTTGCCTCCATGTACAATGTCCTTGCGACTATGTTCAGTATCTGGGATCTCCTCCATCTTCCTATCCTGGGATCCTCGACCTTGGACTTCTCCACGGCGTCTGCTATGTCCTGCTTCGTTACAGTCGCCCGTCCTCCTTGCTCAGCCTGCTTGTTAGCCTTTGCCACCTTGCCAAGCTCCTGCTTGAATTCTGCCGCATTCACTATTCCAGACGATCCAAGCAGAAACGCCAGTGCCCCAAGTGAAATCAGATTTCCGATTCCCTCCTGCACAAGCTCTTCGTCGACTATGTTCAAAACGATGTCGTCCAGGTTTTCCTGTGGTTCTATTCTCTTCCAGCCCATTCTCGTAGTATCTCCGTTTTGCCCTATTTACCATTTCGCGCCATCCATTGTAAATACAATAGAACCAACAACATTACAGGTGAACTACAATGGCATTTGACACGACAAACAACAAGGCGACAAGGCTTGCCCCAGATGGGATAGTCCAGGTTGATGATGGGACTGGCGGGAACAATGGAACAGAACTGACCAACTTGGTTCAGCAAACAGTTGACTCGAATGTGATTGCCACGCAGTCATGGGTATCGAGGCTATTGCGCAGGTTTTGTTGGTGGACGAAGGTGTTCCACACGGATGTGCTTCATGTCGCCACCGAGACCCACACACCCTACCTCAAGTCTGACACGATTGAGTCCAACGACATCTACGCGAAGGGCTTGACATTGGTTGGGGAGAATGGCGCGATGGTGAGGCTTTCCATTGGACCAGATGGCAGGTTGAATATATCCGACACCTTCTGCGATGTGTTCGTCTACCCCACCAACAATGTGTTCGTGAGGGAATACCTCTATCGGGACCACGAGAAAGTGGCGAAGAACTTCATCGGGCTTACTGAGTGGCAGGTTCTCTTGAACTTCGTGCCATTCGTCAATTGCAGAAGGGTTCAGCACAATGGGTACACATGCCAGTTCCTCTGCCGCTCCGATGGCGAGGACGACTTGGTGAACCACACTTTGCTCTTCACGATGCACACAAACAAGGTCGCAAAGGATGTCGTTGTCGTGGACGAGGATGGGAACGAGGTGCAGAGGTTTTCGCTTCCAGAGCAGGATGGCATAAGGCAGCTCACGGTGAACCTGCCACACTTCAAGAACCCAAACACAGGTGAGATAGTCAATGTGCCCCTGCCAAAGGTGGATCCAACTTGGACTGGCACCGACACCACAGCTGTGTTCCCATCCCCAATTCCACCTCCAAGTTGCTCTGGGTTCGTACCTCCACCAGCAAGTGGCACCCTTCCTGAGCCAACATACCCTGGGGACGACATCTTCAACGACGATTCTGATGTGGACTATGGGCAATTGGATCCAGATGTGGACTACGAGGTCCTGAACGAGGTGTACTCCACCAACACCTACTACAACATCGTCCTCAAGAGAAGCGACTTCCCACACGCGGCGAAGACGCTGTTCCTTTTGGTCGAGACAACCCCAGGCTAATCAATCCACCAACCCAACTTCCTCTGGTCTGGGAAACCCAAGCTTGAACACCTCTTCTGGGGTGATGTTATCCTTCTTTGGGTCCAGATGCACGACTCCATCTATGTACTGGAACGTCGTGTACCATGTGAACCCATGTTGGTTGCTCATGGATGTGCCAACTTGGTTGTACTGGATGAACAGGTTCCTCTTCGACGCCAATATCCTGCCTCTGTCGATGCAGGTGTTGTTGATTGCCCAGAATGGCGCGTCAGACACATGGTACTTGTCGAAGGTGTCCAGGAACCTGCCATATCCACCCTTGAACACGATGTAGGCGTGGGTGCCATATCCAACGAACCCCTCTATGAACTGGTCTGACTCGCCGTCCTTCTTCCAATTACACGAGTTCCCCAGTACCAGGGAGTCGCAATCAGGAACATCAGAGAGCAGGTCCTTCAGATGGTCAACCACGCCATTGATCGGCCAGGCGTCGTCCTCGAACACGCACACGAAGTCCCAATTGCGCTTCTTTGCATATTCCACGATGCCCTTGTGCGATTGGCAGCAATTGTACACTGGGGAATTCCACCACTCTGAATGACCTGTCCATTTCTTGGGCAGTGGACAGAGATTGTGGTGCTTGAACACCTGCTTGAATGTCCTGTACCTGCAATCGTCTATGGTCAACACAAACGAGTGCTTCAGTAGTTCCTTTAGTTCGATTCTCAAGTTCGCGCTCTCCTTTCGTCAGTAGTTGTTCCTGGACATCAAGTTGAGGTTCTTGTTGACGACCCTTATCCTCTGCTTCAGTTCCTCCTCAGTGTTGGTGTAGAGGACTGGGTACATGAATGGCTCAAGCGATATGTTGCCACTCTTCACCTGCAGGTCGTCAGCGAGATCAACCAGGTCGGTGTTGGTGCAGAACACAGCCATGGAGATTCCATGCGTATATATTGGCGATTCGTTCTTTCCCGATTGGTAGACCGTGTATATGTCAGACACCTGTGGCATCTTCTCCATTATCAAGTTCACGATGTCGTTGGTGTTGAAGGAACCAAATCCAACCTGCCTGTTCCTGACATTGAAGAAGTAGGACAAGAGGGAGCATACGCGCTCCATCACCTCGTTGGACGAGATCGAGTAGTCGTCGTTGATTCTGACCTCCAGCCAGGAGGCGTCGTAGTCCCCATCGTCCCCCCGTATTGTTGGAACTGTCGTGTGTCCATTGGATTCGAGGTACAACTTGGCATCCTCCTCGGGGACACTGGATATCTCGCACCTCATTTGGATTGCTGGCATCAAAACTGGCTCGTGGCACATGTCCTTCAAGTCGAACATCATGGACTTGCACCTCTGGATCATCTGGTCGTAGTTGATGTCTGACACATCTCCGAAGTTCGTGATGTACCAGATGTAGACGTTGTTGGAGTCAACTGCGTCAGATAGCGCCGCACCACCATACTTCGTGAACCTCGCAGGGTTGAGGTAGTACCTGGGGTTTCCATCGTGGTTCTTCACGCCAAGTTGGTTGAGCCATCTGTAGAAGGTCGCCACATACTCCCAGTTGTTCATCACCTTCACTGAGTTGAACATCCCAGATATGGATGGTTCGTTCATGACGAAGAACTCGTAGTCCTCCTTCGTCACGAGCCTGTTGTTCATCTTGAACCAATGTGGTGCCCGCTCCCTTATCTCGTCTGGACCCTCCTCCCTGACTGCTGATGTCGAGCTTGTCAACACAGAGCAATCAAGCAAATCTACATTCGTCTCGCCAGGGAACAACTTGTCGTAGAGTTCCTGGGATATGCCAAGCATCGCGGCGTCGTGTCTGAACTGCAGTTTGTCTGAAGCTGGCGTCACGCCACCTTGCATTCCCTGCGTCTCCAGGTAGAACACATACAGTTCTGAATTTGGCGTCAACTTCCTGGTGGTCACGCCATCGCCGAACTTCAACACCAGTTGCTTAATCTCGTTCAATTCCACATTGAACACATTGTCGTCCTCCCCACCAAGTCCATTGTAGAGGAAGTTGTGGAGTTGGTCTGTGTCGTTCACATTTGGCAGACCCTTGAACAGACCTTGTTGCGTTGGGTGGAACACATTCACGGTGGTTCTGCCCCAGTCAATCTCGTCTGGGTTGTCTTGCTTCGTTTGCTTCACAACCTCCACTGCGAATATGTGGGATGTGGTGGCGTACTTTTGCTCGTCCATCTCGCTCCGCACCATTGGCATCACGAATGTCTCGTAGTCGGTTCCATTGGGCGTGAACACAGTCGAATACCGCTTCCAAACGCCATTGTGCAGAACGATGTCGTATGGCTTTCCTGACTCCAGATTCCTGGGGATTTGACACTCTTGCCAGTGGTATGGACAATAGGAGTAGTACTTGCCCTCCTTCGTCGAGACCATGGCGAATGGGGGTATGGACACATTGCGCGTCACTGGGTTCTGCACCAAGTCCCCTGCATTGGAGAGTCTGAACATCGCCGTGCTTGGCGTAATGCCCTTTGCGTTGTAGCCAATCAACTTCGCAATCCTCACGATGTTCTCGTAGTATTGGGACTGGGAGAACATGGATTCGGAAGCAGCATGGTTCAATTGATAGGACAGTGTCTGGTACATCGTAGCAACAAGATCCACCAATATCGCCAGGTTGCTGCCTGGGTAGACCTGATCCCTGGTTGCTGGATCCTCTATGAGTTTCCTGATAATCAAGTCCCTCATCTGGTAGGCATTAAAACAAGCCAGTTTAATGGGAAAGTCCTTGGACAAGGTAACATTGTCCTTTGAAAACCTCTTCTGGTCGTCGTAGTTTGAGTTCTTTGAAATAGCCATTGTTCTGTCTCTGTTGGTTTTTCTCGCTTTGCTATTTACCATTAAAAACTTTTTTCAAAAAACTGCAAAACATCCCTCGGTTTTTGTCCGTTTTTGCGTAAATATATGTAGACTTTGAAAAAGGAACTTCCATGAAAGTGTCAGAGACAACGAAGAAGATATACGAAGGGATATCCAACATCCTCAAGGAGAATGGACAGCCCCTCACCAAGGCTCAGGTGTATGCCATCGAGAGCATGGTCGAGACGGTCGAGGATGCCACCGAGAAGAGGTGTTGCGAGGTCACTGAGGGCATCTTGAAGAAGAAGGACGCATTGATTGCCGAGGCCAACCAGAGGGTGGCCGCGTGCCAGGGCACTGTTTCTGAAGCCACCATGCAGAAGGTGAACGAGATGGTGGAGAGCAGGATAGCGCAGTTGAAGAAGGACATTCCACAAGTGCTGGACTACGCGAAGATGAAGAAGCTCGAGTCCTGCATGGCTACAATCAAGGAATGCGTTGGATACAAGACCGACGAGCAGGTTGAGCGCGTGGCAAACGAGTCCGCCAAGATGCTCAAGTCCACCAAGTCCCTTATCGAGACACAGGCCAAGACGATTTCTGAGAAGGTTGCTTCGCTTGCTGAGAGTGCTTCGAAGATGAAGGCACTACAGGAACAGGTGAGGCAGATGAAGCAAACAATAGACGCAAAGGAAAAACAGATAGTCGAAAGCACGAAGACGAACACAGAGCTGGTCAATCAGAACCAGAATCTGCAGAAGAAGATAGAGGAAAGCAAGAAGATAACCGAGAGCATAGAGGAAAAAAGAAAGGCAGAGGCATTGAGGTATTATTTGGAGGAAAAGATATCGAAGTACCCGAAGTACGAGGCAACTCTTCTCAGAAAGCATTTCCAGAACGCCAAGTCCAGGGCAGAGATAGACGAGAACTTCTCCAAGGCACTTTCGATGGTGCAGGAGAAGCGGGACACGATGAGGACGGTTCAGGCTATACCAGTGGCGAAGGTTCCAGCCACGCAGGTGAACGAGAACAATGGGACCGAAAAGCAGATTTCAGGTGAAACTATTGTCAAAGAAAGTGGTGGGGCAAACAAAGATGCTTCCCTCTCGATGTATGACGATGGCTTCGTTGAGGTTGAAGCAGACTTCGACGAAGACCCAATCAGCAACGAGGAGATGCAGGCGTGGATGTCCCAACTTTGACATACTTCACACCAAACAAAGAACAAAAACAGGTAAAAGAAATGTTCAAGACAAATTCAGAATACCAGAAGAGGTTGCTCAAGCGTTGGGCACCCGTCCTGGAGAAGGGCGCAGCGATCGACTCCGTCGAGAAGAAGCTCGTCCTGGCGCAGGTTCTCGAGAACACCCGCAAGGAGTTCACGAAGAAGAACCTGTTCACTGAGGCTGCCCCAACTGCAGTCCAGAACACGATAGACAACCGCGACCCAGCATATCAGGCTCCAATTCAGGGCAAGGGCGTTCTCACTCAGAACGACTACATCCTCCCCAATGTTGTGATGCCAATGCTCCGCCGTATCTTCCCAACCCTCATGGCTCACGAACTCGTTGGCGTCCAGGCAATGACTGGTCCTACGGGCTATGTGATGGCTCTCCGCGCGATTGCTGCCAACCCAGAGCGTGTTGGTTTGCCACAGGGCTATGAATTCGGCTATGGCGATCACGGCCGCACGAACCAGAGCGTCTTCACGGGCGACACCGCAGTGAACACGAATGTTCCTGTGGACTCCACGCAGTCCCTCCAGAACAAGCTCTATGGCGAGAATCCTGCCCTTGACGACATCGGCATGTTCATCAATGGCACTTCCTACTCCGGCCGTGGCGTTCCTACGGGCCGTGGCGAGGGCTATGCACATGGAACACCTGCGACATACAAGGGACTTGACGGCAAGGATTATCCTTACATGAATGGTGCAGCAGGATATGCTGGTGGCTATGCTGGCGATCCCAACAGGGCACTTGACCCAACATTCGGTCACTGGAGGAACAACACCTATCCTCAGGCCACCATCAAGTTCGAGAAGCGTTTGGTCGCAGCTGAGACGCGCAAGCTCGGCTCCGAGTGGACGCCAGAGGACGCAGAGGACCTTGAGGCAATGCAGGGAATCGACATCGAGACCGAGATGACGAACCTCATCTCCTATCAGCTCGGTGCCGAAATCGACCAGCAGATCAAGGAGTCCATGCTCTACGCTGCATGGGGTACCGCAAAGGTTCTCGATGTCTCCAAGCTCGATGGTTTGGACCAGATGGGTCGTATCGCAGCAATGCTCACAGTCGTGACGCGCGAGGCGAACGAGATCTCCATCAAGACCCGCCGTGGCGCAGGCAACTTCGTCCTCGCTTCGACGACGGTTTGCTCCTGCCTCCAGCAGCTCGGTACATCCAAGCTCGTGAGCGACGGCAAGACGATGCCTTCCGTCCCTGCCTCCAGCATTGGCGCAATGACCAAGGAAGGTCTCATCAACGATGGGCGTCAGCTCCTCGTCCGTGACACCAATACCTTCGGTTCCTACGCTCTCGTTGGCTACAAGGGAACGCAGGCTGGCGATGCGGGCATTATTTATTGTCCGTACATCCCGGTGACGTTGTATAAAGCAATTAAGCCTGAGAATGGTCTCTCGGTCATCGGTGCCCGTACGCGCTACGGTCTCGTCGACAACCCATTCGATGCTGACAACTACTACAGCCTTATCAAGTTCACAGGTTTTGACCGCGGGTATACGCTTGGCAACTCTGAGCGCACCTTCTTCGGAACCGTCGAGGCTGCTGAGGCTTCCGACAGCACGAACTTCAACTTCCGCAGCGGCCTGGTTGGCTAATGCGTCGTTGATTGAAGAGGTATACGCAACGAAAGATGGTTCGGAGAAATCCGAACCATCTTTGTTTTGTTGTCGGTTTTGTTTGGTTTTTGTCGTATAATTGTAAATAGTGGTGTCATCATATGACCATCACATCTATGATTGACATACACATACAGCTACAATAAAGACACTATTGACATATGGATACGACATACGACAATCTTACTGACAAGGAATTGATAGATGCCGTCAATTCGTTGAATCTACATCCAAAAACCTTTCGCGTGGTATTGTCCAACAGGCACCCAGAACTATATAGGGAGTTGACGAACCGCACGTCCTTCTTGAATGACTCGTATACCGACACAAAGGAGGTGTCTATATTCTCAAGGATATACTGCCTTGAACATGGATTGACTAGTGCTCCAATGTGTGCAAGGGAAGGCTGCCCCAACCATGTGCACTGGAACAACGACAACAGGACATTCCATAGGTTCTGCTCCAACAAATGCAAGGCGAACGACAGCAATTGGCAGATGGAAGTCAAGCAAACCACTGTTGAACACCATGGGGGAGTTGGATTCGCGTCGCCCGAACTTGCTGACAAGGCACATTCCACATTCTTTGCCAAAACGGGATACCATCATCAAATGCACGATCCCAACACAATCATGAAGATAATGGAGACCAATAACCATAGATATGGCAACGACTGGGCTATTGCCTCTGAGTCAGTGAAGAACAAGATTGCCTCTACATGCATGGATAGGTTTGGGTACGACAACTATGCAAAGTCCCCAGAATACCAATGTAGAAAGCGGCACAAGTTCCATTCCAAGAAGTACCCTGGATTGACATTTGACTCCAAGTGGGAGGTCAAGGTCTACGAGTTCTGTCGGGACAACGACATTCCAGTTGAGTATTCGCCAGAAGTTGCGTTCCCATACGAGTACGATGGTGGAATACACTACTACCACCCTGACTTCAGAATAGAGGGGAGGTTGTATGAGGTGAAAGGCGACAACTTCTTCAGGATCAACGAATCAACTGGCCAAGAGGAGATGTTCTGTCCATATAGATACGACTATTGGTCAGACGAGAAGTACGAGTGGATGTGTGGTCTATACAAAGCCAAGCACCAGTGCATGATTGGAAATGGCATTGTGATTCTTCGGGGTACTGACATAAGGAAGATGGGAAAAACGAAGTCTGGAAGAACCATCACATTCCCCCAGACCTCTGACCACAGCCAATAAAGACACTATTGACCATGGCTAATGTAAATTATACAACAAGAGCAACGACTTCAAAACCTGTCTTCTGACATGTTCTCCACTAAATCCTTGGCGCACACGAGTTTCTTCATTTGATTGGATTAGTCATGCGGTATTCAATCCAGTACTTGTCCATCTTGATTGACTTTTCCACGAAGTTCGTCCACACCTGGGTGTCGTTGACCATCTTCAGAACCATATCCCTGTCGTATTCCTGGGTGGGGTTGTGGTACTTGATGATCAGCTTGTTCTCGTAGCCAGTGTTTTCCACATTCCATTTGATAATCCAAGAAATAAATAGTATTACGCAGGTTATCAGTATCCCAACGAGTGCTCCGGCGCAGAAGGCTTGGTTTTCTTTGTCCATGTGAATTCTCCTATGTAGTTGTGTTTCGTATATATTATACGACACTACTGGAGAACCGTAAAGTGGGTGTTTAGATTGTGATGTCAACAGAATTGTCGAACTTGGACTTGCTGTAGAACTCCTTGTAGAGCCGCCGACGTTCTGCTCGGTGCCGCTTGCTGTACTTCATGGAGTAGACGACATCCAAAACCTCAGCTTGCTTGCCGTCCTTCAAGCGCAATATGCGGCCAATTGACTGGATGGTTCGCGCCATTGACTTGCCACCCACGAACAGAACCAACTTGGACAGGGACTTGATGTTGATGCCAGTTGACAGAATGGAGCTTTGACCCAACAACAGGCAGCCCGTGTTGTTCTCCACATACTTCCTCACCCTCTCTCGCTCTGCAACGGGTATTGAGCCATCTATGAACAATGGGGTTCTGTCTATGACGCCCCTTTCCTTGAGCAAATCAAGATATGTGAACAACCTCTCGCCCATTTCTGTCCTGTCGAACAGAATGATGGCGTTGTCGTCCAGGGTCGTGTTTGACACTAGGTAGTTCAGAACTGGCTGGAAGAGCTTTTCGCAGTTCTCCACCATGTACTTTTGCTCTGCCCTGAATGGATCTCCAGACCCAACCAACGACATGCCTGTTTCGTCCACAGAGTTTACCTTGTAGATGGAGTTGGGGTGGAACAGATACTCGCGGTTGGACATGACATCCTTCACCTCCACGGAGAGGCTGGTTATGGAGCAATTGGAGAGGAAGCCCTGCTCCTGCAGCTCGGTGACGGATGCGTCGAACACCTTTGGTCCAGTCAACCCCACCATTTGCCAGAACTTGAAGCCCTTTGGCAGGGTTCCAGACAAGCCAACCCTCAACTTGGTCTCCATCAGGAAGTTCTCCAGAACCGAGAACCCAGCAGTACCATGGTTGAAGGTCTTGTGCGCCTCGTCCCCAATCACCATGTCGATTCTCCCAATCTCGCCAATGTGCTGGAGGCAATATGTGGAGTTGGCAATCACGATGGACGCTGTCCTCACATGCTTCTTGTCCTTCGCCTTCGTTGAGCCTGAGAACCTGCACACCTCGGTGGGTCTATACCCATATTCAAGCAGGTCAGAGTAGAACTGCTCCACCAGCCCGATGTTTGGGACATATATAAGCGTTCTGAACTCCTCGTTGGGGAAGAACTGCCTTTTGAGAGTGTATATGAGGTTGGCTATTATCAGGCTCTTTCCTGCGCCAGTTGCTGCCTGAACCAAGCATCTGCCATTCCCCTTGAAGATTATGGATCTCACTGCGTCGTCTTGGTAGGGGCGCATTATCCGCACATTGGGATCCTCTGGGTTCTCTGCCCTGTCCAGCGAGATGTTGTCCACCTCGAAGTTGTCCTTGTCAATCTTGAGTTCGGATATCTTCTTGGCGAGTGGAACCAGGTAGTCGTATACATAGAGCTTCGCCCTGGGACCAATTAGAGCCAGTTTGCTGGACGACAAGTGCGTTGGATTCAGCTCAAAGTCGTTGACGATGAAGTTCAACACCTCGAACAGCAGACCTGTTGGGAAGTATCCAAATGGCGACACCGCATACAGGTAGGTTGGTTCCCTCTGCCCAGTGAAGAAGCTGGATTGGTCAACCTCCCTGAAGTGGCGAACCACCCTGTCCAGATGCATGGCGTTCCTCACGAACATCCTGAACATCATTTGCTGGTTGTCGAAGCCGATGTAGAACCTGAAGTTGGGATTCGTGTACATCAAGTCGTCCATGTCGTCCACATACTTCAAGTACTGGTTCTGGATTGTCTGTGATATGTTGTTTGTTGCCATCTATCTATATTATACCAAAACTGTATTTGAAGGTAAAGTATCATCAAAATTTTACCTTGAATCCCCCTTGGTTGCTGTCGTGCGCGGTCCCAAACTGGATTCTTATGTTTTGACTTTGGAGAGACTTCAGAACAGAAATTCCATTCTTGTACCAGTCTCTCCCCTTTGGCACAGAAATCTTTCCAATTTTCGCACTGAGCATTTTTGAAGCGTCAGCACTGGTTCCAAGGTTATCGTCAGTGTTGAAGATGAGGAACATGTTTATCCCCTCCAACGAGGTGTATTGGTTAAATAGTGCGCCAAACAGAATTGGAAACAGGGCGTCGTCCAGTTCTTTCTCCTTTAACTTGACTGTCTGAAGATGCGCTATGATATCTTCATATTTCATTCCCTTGACCTCGTTCAGGAGTTCTTGTGCCTTTGGACCGCTAGCTTCCAGTCCATTCCACACATGGTTCTTCAGAATCCTGAAGTTGTTAATCAATTGAACTCGCTCTGTTATGATGCCGGTATTTCCCTTGACTTCCACCTTCATGCCCTTGGAATTTTTATTCTGTCCAATGAGGATGTCACCCTTGTCAGTTGGGAGGTTGCAGTCTCCGAAGAACATTGTCAAGGCAATCTCTGCCTTTCCAACGGCCTTGTTGTTCTTGCTGTAGTTGTTTGCGGTGACCAGCTTTCTGAAAATCTCCATTATGTCATCCATCGTGTATCTTGGGGTCTCGCCTTGGTCTTCGACAAACTGAGCAAATGCGCCGTCAATCAACTACCTCAATGTAATTCCTTTCTTGCCCCCAATGTTTCCGAGATATTCTTGCAACGACCTCTGTTTTCTGGAGAAAATCATGTCTATGAACGCCGTGACGTTGTATGTGTATTCGCTATTGCCATCCGTTTTAGTCATCATCTTGGATATGGTCTTCCCCGTTTCAGCATCCTTTACCTTTCCAATGTAGTCTGGGGACAACATCTCAAGAAACTTGCTTGCTCTCACTTTCGGGGACAAGTCAGAAATTCCGCAATTCGAGAAAAGTTTGTCAAGACTTGTTAGCCTTTCCAATCCGGCTTCTGGACCTTTGCCGCCTCCCAATTTGGAAAAGGTTTCTTTCATGTTGACAAGAACTTCTGATATTTCGTCATCTTCAGCTCCCATGAACTGCGCAATCATCCTGCCATGACGCTCGAATTCTGTCCATTCGCCTCTATTGAAGAACCCAGGGTTAGTCGAGTTTGTGGTTTTCCCTTCCTTGACCAAGTTGCTCCTGTACTTCATCACTGCGTCGAACAGTGTGGTGGCGAGAATCTGCGACTTTAGGCTGTCCCTTGAGTTTGCTCCCTGCTGGTACTTGAATGCTGGCGTTTCCTCGTTTTCGTTCATCGGCACGAACTTCTTTGGTTCAGTTTTGCTTTCAATGTCAACCCATTTTCTTTCTTTCATGTCTATACCTCTTTTCTTGTACGGGTGTGTCGTTGAACTATTTACCATTTGCGCAACAATTGTATAATTGAGTGTTGAGATATGAAAGACTACTACAAGATATTGGGCGTATCGAAGGACGCATCTGCAGACGAAATCAGGAAGAGTTTTCGCAAGTTGGCACTTCGCTACCATCCAGATCACCAACAGGGGAAGTCTGACGCCGAGAAGAAGGAGGCCGAGGACAAGTTCAAGGAAATCAACGAGGCATATGAAACCCTCTCTGATCCAGACAAGCGGCGGCAATACGACAACCCCTCTCCATTTGGTGGTTTTGGTGGCGGGGACTTTGGCGATGGTGCATCTCGGACATGGACATCCCCAGATGGCAGCGTGCATTTCGAGTTCAGTGGTGATCCACGGGCGATGGGTGGTGGATTTGGCTTTGGTGGCTTTGATCCCTTCATGGGTGGATTCGGACCATTTGGGCGCAGACGGGTCGATCCAAATGCACCCCGTCCTGGCGAGGATTCCATGTTCACATTGTCAGTTGGGTTCATGGAGGCCATAGAGGGGTGCAAGAAGAAGGTGAGGTTGGGAATAGAGGACAATTGTGGTTGCCTGAATGGCTGCGACAAGTGCAACCACACTGGACGGGTACACAAGACCATAACATTGGAGGTCAAGGTGCCGAAGGGTTGTCCACCAGGTCAGAAGCTTCGGGTCGCAGGTCAGGGAAACCGCGGCTACAATGGCGGCCCCAATGGTGACATCTACTTCGTCATAGACTCGCCAACCCAATACGATGGCTTCATCAGGGATGGGTTCGACTTGCTTGAGAAGATAGACCTTCCGTTCGAGACCTTCATTCTGGGTGGAGACATCAATGTGAAGACCTTGGATGGTGAAGTCAAGTACAACATCAAGCCATTCACCAAGCTGGGCAAGATTGAGGTCTTCAATGGCCAGGGCGTTCCTGTCATGAATTCCCTGAATGCAAAGGGTGACTTGAAGGTGCTTCTGAATCCAGTTCTCCCAGACTCCCTCACAGAAGAGCAAAGGGAGAAATTGGAGGCATATCGGGATTCCTGTGCCAAGAATGGTAAATAAGTCTATAACAACGAGGTATTACTGACATGGAATGGTATAGACTTTACAAGGAATCTTCTGATGGATTGACCAAGGATGAGTTCGACAAGTTGTTCTACGACTATGTTGATGCTGTTGACGAGTATTATTGGCAGGAAGGATACAAGTCCAAGACCGCCAATATGCTCAAATTGAAGATGAAGGAGTTCATTGACACTGTGAAGTCGAATGTGTCCAGTGACTACAAGCACGACGACCCGAAGTGGGAAGAGCATGTCAGTATGGTCATAATCGAACTTGACGACATCATAGGCGATGGAAATGACGATTGGATAGAGAGGAAGAAAAGGCAGTTGTGGTATGACTTCATTGCTTACAAGTCCTTGCCTGGGGAGAACACCAACGAGTCCTCTGAAGAACCAGTTGACCTCAAGAAACTCCTCAAGTTGAATGGCGTGACGAAGCTTCCATCCGGGAGCCAAATCAAGCCAAACAGAATCAGTTGGAGCAAGCGGGGTGGATATGCTGGCCGAAAGACACTTGACCAGATGCGCGAGGTGCTTGAAGACGCAGGATGGAAGAAGGGGGAGTGGAAGCCAGATGGTTCGCCAGATGGCTCTTGGGTGTCGAATTCAGACAGCTACACATCCCCCGACGGCAAGATAGTGATGTCCTACTATTCCTGCTATGGGGCGACATCAAGGGACAACAGCTACGGCTTCACATTCAAGTTGGCAGAAAGCCAAATGAACGAGTCGGATGAATTGGACGATTGGAACGATGGCGTGCCGAAGGTATACAAGTATCATTCCGACGATACAATTTCCCCAAAGGAGTTTGCTTCCATTGTTCGTTCAACAGAGCATACAGTAGAGGACATATTCATTCAGAACAGTGACTTCTACGAGAATGCTGACGATCCTTGGGGGGAGTTTGTGAACGACATGTGCCAAGGCAAGTCCCCAGAGGAGGCGTTGGAACTTGACTACTACATGAATTCGTCGGCCCGGGAGCAGCTTCCAGACGACATTGCCAAGTATGTATATGCGAACGACTTTGACGCAATGCAGTGGCTGCGTGGAATATTCGAGCGGCTTATGCCAATATGCAAAGACCCAGTAAATGAGTCTGAAATAAAGGGAACTGGCAGGGTCGATTTCGACGACGACCTGGTTGCCGTATATACCCCTGATGGAAAACTTGAATACAAGGGGTTGTTCGACGATTGCCCATACAAGGACGACGACATGAGGTACGACAAGACCACCATGACATATCGCATTGAGGGACCAAATGGCGACTATCGGACGATGGCGAAACTTGCTGAGAGCTGCAGGGAGTCCAGTAGATTTGGCTTCAACATTGGAGACAAGGTTGAACTCAAGTCTGATGTCGAGCCAAACAGATTCAGCGGCAGGGGTGTTGTCCCCGCCGGGACAGTTGGAGAGGTTGTCGCAATTGACAAGCCCATGCGTGGTGTCATCAAGGTGAAGATTGAGGATGGAACAGTGGTTTCGGTGCCTGAGCGCAAGTTGAAGTTCGCAGGAACCGACAACGAGCCCTGGGAGAAGTACAAAGTCCCAGCGAAGCCAAAACCGTCATTGAAGGAAATCCTGGACAAGCATGGTCCAGAGGAAATCTACAACGAGCCTCCACCAGCAGACGGTTCTCCAAAGTGGACAGGTGACTGATAAATACAATTATAGACAAAGAGGATAAACACATGAAATGGATTAAAATGAACGAATCAACTAGATATGACCCTTGGCGAGGGGACGACATCAATGACTATGTTATGGAAATTCTCGCAAAGTTCACCAACGACATTCCAACAGACGAGGAATTCTTCAGAGGAAATTGCCTTAAATTCCTTGATGTCGACATCGTTGATGGTCACATGGAATACAACACAGTTGAAGGAAAATGGTCAAGCGAGAACACCTATCCACATCTACATAAATATGATGGGTTTACCCAAGCAAGTCTTTCCTGTTTCCACAAGAATGAATTGCATGTGATAAATGGTCCTGACACATGGGTGTTTTATTTCAATGAATCTGCAACTTGGGAAGATGTCGTGGAAGCAGCAGTCCATTTTACTCACGATGTTGTCCCAGAATTGAGCGAGGAAGTCAAGGAAGAGATTTTGCATGCGTTAAGAGGAAAAGCAGTGACACAACACGCCATTGAATCGCTTATTCCAGTGATGAAAAAGTATGGTGGAAAGGACATATTTGTTCGCTCCGCTGGCTGAAAGGAAGATCTGAATGCTGGATATAGACAACTTGATAGCCGCAGGGGTTCAGACGACCCAGGAGATGGAAGTCAAGAAGGGGAGTGCCAGCTATGGCACAGGGAAGAACAAGAACGCCAAGGAAATTCCCTTTGAGATTGACGGTCACACCTACATGCTCGACTCCCAGGAGGAATGGTGCATGTTCAACTGGATCAAGGAGATGAAGGAACATGGTCTGCTCTTGGATTATGTCTACCAACCGGAGCACTGGGAATTGACCCCCAGGTTCGAATACACGCCATATCCAACGGTTGTGGACAAGAAGAAACGCCCTGTTGACGAGAAGTACGCGAATGTTCCGACGCCATTCAAGACCAAGTTCCTGATGCATCCCCACATCTACACAGCAGACTTCACCTTGAAGTTTGACGCGAACAACCTGAAGTTGATGGAGTATCTGTCACAGGCGTTCAAGTTGAGGTTGGACGATGTTCAGGATGGCGTTTTGACTTTGGTTGTGGACGTGAAGGGAACTTTCATGAGCAACGATGGCGGACGCAGTTTCTCCATCAACCAGAAAATGATGATGGCAGTCCACAACATCTACGTCCAAAAGTTCGTGCCAAAGGTGGCGTTCAAGAAGCTGGGCGTTCCAAAAAGATGCACCACCACGATGAAGTCCGGCAAGGCAAGCAAGGTGTTCAAGGGAATGAACTTCATGGAGACTGTGCTTAAAAGGTTTTCCATATTGTAAATATTACAAGAGTACAAAGAGGACAAATCTATGAAATGGAGAAAACTGTACAAAGAATCCGAAAATGATTTCTATGCCACGCATTCAAACAGAGAGATACTGGAAACATTGATGGAAGATATAATGTCTGTCCTTCCATTGAGATACCAGGTTGAGATTATTGGCAATGAAATCGTGATTCCATTTGACACAACCAGATTTAGATTTAGGGACGTTGATAGTATCAAGATAAGTGACGCGATTCAGGAATTGGTGGATGAGGTTCGGGCAATCGTTGACGCTTTCTGCGACATGAATGGAATTGAGAACAGATTCAAGGTGGATAGGTTTTTCGGAGACCCTGGAGTGAGCGTCTCCTTAACATGACAAGTGTAAATGACTTTCGCTTTACAATTCTCACCAGATGTGGTACAATGGATTGAGAAAGGAAACTTAAATCCATGATAGAAATTGAATATAAATTGACAGAAGACGAAACCAAGATGGTCAAGCGTTGGGCGCCGATTCTAGAGAAGTGTGGAAACCTTGCAACCCCCAAGGAAAAACTGTATCTTGCCAACACACTTGATGCATTTAGGCAGAGTTACAATGCAGCCAATCTAAAAGACAGAATATTGGAAGATGGTGGGACAATCTACATATCCAATCCAACCGGAACCAAGCGACTTGCGATTTCATATGACGACAAGGGAGATTTTTCCATAACTAGTCAGCACAGGGATTGGGTCAACAATTGACCACTCCAACCCCCTTGACTTTTCGAGGGGGTTTGTGCTATAATATAGTCGTCAAGTGAGGAAAAGGAGATTACCATGAACGACATCAACGACACCATCGCCACCTACGAAGCCAACCTTCGGGATGCTGAGAGGGATATCGAAAAGGCACTTCAATCCATTTGCGACCTCTATGGGGATGGCCAGCTTACTGAGGTGCGCAAGACCCTCAACGAAGCCCTGGCAATGGTTCAGTACAACCTGGGTGGGACATACCTGCTCTACGACAACCCTGAGATCAAGAGGTCGTGAAGGGGTATTGAGTATCAACATAGTTGATAATAACACCCAAAGGGTATTGACAAGACCGATGCATTTGTGATATAATATTGGCGTAGTGAGGAGAAGTCTAAAGGAGCAGACGCCATGATTGACTACAACAAGATATTTGACCGTAATGCCCATACCACTGATGTTGGGGAGCTTCTTCTGGTTCTGTTCGACCGAAACAACACACTGGCTGACAAGCGCAAGGTGTGGAGAAAGTGGCGTGACGAATACTTCTCCAACGATGTCCTTATCGAGTTCTTCTCAGACTCGTTGTTTGCCAAAGACAGACCCAACTACTTGGATGCCGTATTTCAGGGGAACTACAAGAACTTCTATGAGATGGCGTGTTCGCTTGACATTGCTGGCATAGATCCCAGGGCATACTACATCTATTGGATTCTGTGCTATGGACATTCATTTGCATCTGGTCTCCTCAAGGAGGCATTGGAGTACGACCCCGAGACCATCAAGGGTATGTTCCCGGACATTGAGCAGGTAATCATGGACAAGGGAGTTTGACACGATGAACCCTTTGATGTCAGAAGCCCGAATCTTGGAACTCATAGATGAGGCGCACAACCATCAGATGAGGTGGTCTAGTTGTGATTTCAATTCAATTCAGTTCAAGATACGAGATGACAAGAAGTTCAGGAATGTGTATTTCTCTGATGTAATTGAATATTGTAGGCAATCCCATAGGCTGGACGAAATTCCCTCGGTGATGTTTGACTTGTCGCTCCACCAATTCTACATATCGAATGTGAAGGCACTCGCATATGGAATTCTGCGTGTCACTTTCAAGCATTGCGAACACGGTCGGGACACCAACTATGGGGCTGACACCATAGATTGTCTTATGTCAGTGGCCAAAAGGATGCTGAAGTTGTGAATAACTTGAAAGAGGATACAACCATGTCACGGGAATACAAGATGCCCAAGGCAATTGAGAACAAGCTCCACGCAATCTATGACGCTGAGGAATATGGGGATTGCGCAGAACAGGCTGTGATTGACGCCGCGTCCGAATTTGGCTATGAGGTCGAGGACGAGAAGGTATCTCAGCAGGATAGGGGTGATGGTGGCTTCATGCGCGATGTGAAGCTGGTGAAGCGAGAGCCTGGTCCATGGGGCGAGGTAGTTCATGTTGGTTGGGCGCACTTCAACCATCCTGGTTCAGACTATGCCCATCACCGTGACGAGTGGTACATGTACTTCCTGTGATTCACAACTTGTGGATGAACACCTTTGTGTTCGCAGACCCAAACTTGACCATTATCTTGTTGAGCATCGTGTTCCAATCGCCACCAGCAAGTCCACATCCAATTCCATAGGGCATGTGGATGTCCAGGTTGAAGTAGTTTGCGATGTCCTCCAATTTGTCCAGAATTGTGTTCCATGCGCCATATTCGGTCATGTTGCCTTGTCGCCCTGGATATACTTGCCCAAAGCAATTTGCCACCACCAGGTTGTTTGACACCAAGGTATCCTGAACATGCCCAAGCAACTTCTTTGGGTTCTCCACGAACGAATCGCAATCTTCCTTGTAGTTCTTGTACACCACAGGCCATTTGTTCTTGATTTGAAGCGCGATTCCAGCCCCCATTGCGCCAATGCAGTTTACTTGGTGGCATATTATCCCTGACTGGACTTCAAGCAAATCTGAATGTTCAAGTGTCCGAACCATGGTGATGTATTAGAATGTGGAGTGGATCATAATTGGGCCATACTCTCCAGCATATGGCAGGCTGCGTAGGGTATTGTACCCAATCCAGTCATATGCCTCCTCGTGGGTCATCCCCTCTTTCACCAGACATTCCGCGAACTTGTCGTAGTCATAGACAACATGGTGGCCATCGCAGGTCAATCCCACTATGGCATCTTGGTATTGATCGGGCGTGTCTCCGAGATAGACCAAATCCTCGTTCTGGTTCTTCAGTTGCTCAATGTCAATCATTGCTTGTCTCTCTCCTTTCAACTTCCAGACAAATTGTCTTTCCGTCAGATGGAATTCCCTTCCATCCAAGAATCTCATATGGCTGTCCGATGTCCACTTTCGCCACTATGAAGTCTGTGTCGAATATCTTGTATTGCTTCCCTTCAAGTTCAATGTCCACCCCAACTGCCTCTGTCATGACGACATCATTTGGTTTCAGGTTGATCTTCTTGAACTGGCCATTACCCTTCACCCACTTGACCTTGTAGAGCTTGAGGTTGTCCTTGGAGAGCCTGTCGTCAAGCTTCGTGGATGCAAGGAATGTGTTGCCAAAGTCAGCAACGCTGACATCAGCGTTCCAGCATTCCTCGCAGATTATCCTGTTGTCTCTGGTTATCTCGATGTCCATGTTGTATTGTAATTAGTTCTCAAGAGTTTCGGCATTCGTGTCGTCCGAGAAATGTGCAGAATGCACGAAATATGTGGGACTCAACTTGAAAATATGCCTATGCGTGTTCAATGTGGTATTGAAGTAGACATCAACATAGATGTAGTCTGTCTTGTCCAATGTCTTGTTGGTTATTTTCCATTTGCTTATTATGCCGGAGTAGGATTTTTTCAACTCTTTCAATCCCTTGTCGATGAACTTCTTGGTCTTGCTCATGCTGAATGGCTCTTTTGCCGATTCACGGATTCCATTTATTGACGAGATGCATTGTTCCTGAATGTCGCAGTCTGCCATCATGGTCTTGTCCAACGCATTTTCCTTGTATGGAACATGGAGATTGTGCTGCCTTTTCGCAGATTCGCTCAATGACTTCGCCTTTTTCCTGTCAACATCCAAAAGACGCATAATCCTATTGACATGCTTGGTCGAGTATTCATTGAACGGAAAGTCAGTTATTGCCATTTCCCTTTCCGTGTTTTTGAGGGTCTTGATTCTCTCGGACTTGCTTGGCATCTTGGCGTCCGAAGCAGTGTTCTTGGTGTGAAGACCCTCTCTCAGCAAAATGGATTCCAATTCCTTCGTGATGTCCTTTGCAAGCACATCCCTGTTCTTGCGCAGAAGTTCCATGAACTCGTCCAGAGCTTTCCTGGACTTGCTTTTGTCTTGTTTCAATGACTTCTTGGCTTTCTTGCTCGTTTTGGTGGGTTTCTTGTTCATGTTTGCGTGATCCTTTCTGTCAATCGTTGACCTTCGCTATGATGGCGTCTGTCTTGTAGATGAGAATTGGCTTGTCTGGATCCAGGCTGGAATCCCCCTTGAAGCCATGCAGGGTGTCGTGTTCGTCCTTCGTGAGCAGAACCTTGTCGCCAACCTTGAACTTGGATGCGTTGTCCTCTGCCCCATCGTATGGAGGGGTGATGGACTTGATTACGCCGATGTGCATCTCGTCTGATGTTGGGATTATGAAGCCACCACTCTTGTTTTCGTTGGACTCATTGACCTCCTGCACTATGCATCTGCCACCCATTGCCCTGTACTTGGTCTTCTCTGGGTTGGATTCCATTATCAGTCCTGTGTACCTTAGAACCGCTATTGGTTGGGTGTGGTAGAATGTGGACAGGGTGTCGTAGAACGCCCAGTCCCCCTCCTGCAAATTGGTCTCGGACTTCGCCTTGTCTCCAATCTTGAGTATCTGGGCAAATCCAACCCGAAGGTTTCTAAGCGCGTCGTCCCCAATCACGAAGCCGGATGACTTCGTTGACAATGTGTCGTTGTCCTTGATCCTAATCACCACGCAGTCTGAAGCTGGCTCGATGTTCTCGTTGTCGAAATGTATCATATGATGTAGCCTTTCACCTTTCAATTATACGAAAACGCGCCCCCTATTGAAAGGAAGCGCGTTTCGCCTTGTGATGTGTCGGTTTGTCTCACATTTCGTCTTCTGGCAAGTCCTCGTAGTAATCCATGCCGTTTTCCAATGCGGCATTCTCCATATACTGCCAAAACTCGTCCTTGATTTGCTCTCCCTTCCAATCGTCGTCAAGAACCTCGTCCAAATTGGGGCCAAGGTACTTCGCTATTTCATCATCCCCCCAACCTGCGCTTGACAAGTAGTCGTAGATGTCATATGCAATTCTCTGCATTGTCTTGTCGTCGAGTTGGCTTGCAGCCATTGGTTCGGGCAGTGATTCGTAGTCGTACCTCGTGATTGTCACGCCCTTGTAGGTGAATTCCTTTTCCATGTCATCAAAGGACTCCTTGAGCATTTTACCCTATACCATCTTGAAGTCAGCAACTTTATTGCCATTCTGACTTATGACAATGAATTCGTCGTCTTCAACCCAAATAGCTTTTCCGTTACATTTACGGGCAATGAAATTTCCATTTCGTTCAATCCACTGTTTACATGACTTCATGGAATTAAAAGTACGGATTTGGTCTTCATTCCAATTTTCGCATGATGCAAGGCAGGTAATGTGTCCCATATCATTGGATTCCTTGAACATCAGCACTTTGCCTTTGTTGGTCTTGAATACCTTGCCACTTTCTGACACGTATTCAAGTTTGCCGTATTTGCGCGTGAAGTAGTTGCTTTTTTCAAAAGCTTCCTTCGTTATTGGTAGTTTCTTCATGTTTTGTTTCCTCGTTATTTGTCGAAAATCACATCCCCAGTGACCTGAGCTTCTCGTCGATTTCCCTAGATGCGAGTCTGGTGTCGGTGGCAACTCTGGAACTGCTTGAGTCGTCGCCATCCACTGGCACATACTCCACCACGACCCCAGTTCCCTCGGTTCCCACAGCCTTTCTTATCACGAGTCTGCACTTGATGCCTGTCTTGCTGTCCACGAACACGAGCTTGTTTACGTCAATTTCGATGTCGCCACTCATCCTCACAGTGGTGTTTACGCCCATGTTGAGGGTTGAGCCATTCTGCATGTCGAGCACCGAGCCATCGTGGAAAGTCACCTTCGCCCCATCAGCGACATTGGCATTGGAACCATCCTCCATGAATACATCGCCACCTACATGGACGCTTCCATCGAACTCTGCAAGGCCCCTTGACTTCAGCAAGTTGTCGGTGTCCACTACATTGGACGCAACGGATGTCGTCACCACCTTGTCTATGTTGATGTTGTTGATGTTGAACTCGTATGCCTCCAGTTTGCTGAATCTGCCTTGTTCGCAGACCAAGTTCTTCGAGAGGGTGTTGCCATTGGAGTCCAAGCGGTAGATGCCATCCTTCACAGTGAACTTCTTTGGCACATTGGGGTTGGAATGCTCCATTGCGTAGGATATTGGGTTCACGAGCGTCTTCACCTTCAACTCGGCGTTCTCGTAGTTCACCCTGTTCCTCTCCATTGCGTCTGCCACGGTCTGATATGGATCGTAGTCTGGGCTGGCGTTCTCCTGGTCGTCGTATTCCTCAACCATGTCGTCAATGTACTCGTCCCAGTTCTGTTGGGTTGTCAACTGAACCCCCTTGGTGTTGGTGGACTTGGAGGACGATGTGATGTAGGATATTGGCGTGACGAGAACATTGTCTGTGGCGAGTGTCGAACCATCCAGAATCAACTTGCTGTCCTCTCCCTAAATCGTGACATTGCCCTGGAAGAGGGAGTTCACGCCAGGGTCGACAACGAAGCAATATGCCGGGCTGGCCGTGCCACCACCCATTATCTTCATCGTCTGGAACCTGTTGTTCACCGTGTGCGAGACGATGCCCCTGTTCGCCACTATCTCGCCACCATTTACTGTGAGGGCTGCACCATTCACGCCAGTTCCATCTATGACAACGCTTTGCTTGACCTGGATGTACTTTGCGATAATGTCCTTCACGGTCAAGGTCTTCTCCACGCGCATGTTGAGCGAAGCCATCGTGTCCATGAACAGGTTGTTGGTCTTCACTGTGTCTGCGAACACTGTTTGACCTATGATCTCGCTGGTGGCCTTCATTGTGTCAGCAGTCACCACATTGGCCGCAACCTTCTTCGCCGCGATGTCGTCCACCACCAGTTTCTTCAAGGACATCGTGAAGGTGTCTGCTATGATCTTCCTGGAATCCACATCCCACTTTGCGGCAGAATCGCCCAATATCAACCTGTCCCCAGCATGGAGGGTCTATGTCCCAACATACGCAGAATCGTAGGTCTTCTCAATACCTATTATGGTGTTGCCTCCACTGAACTCAACTGGTTCTGCGAACGAGCATGCCTTTCTGAAGGATATCGTGGAGTTGCTGACCCCCAGGGAGAGGTTTCCGTCGTCGTCTACCACCTTTAGCCCATTGGTCGTGGTCTGACCCTGGACGCCCAGGTTGCCCTCCACTGTCAGGCTTCCGTGGATGGTCGCGTTTTTTCCACTGTCCTCTGTGTCCATGTAGTCGATGTAGTTGCTTTCGTCTGATGATGTTGCCATGGTTGTCTATTGCCTCTCTTGTTGATATGTCAAGGTTGTTGTCATATCCTATTTACAATTTTGGGCTTGGAATTGTAAATAGACTACGATGAACAACAAAAGGGTTTACTGAGATGGCACAACAAGTTCAGTTTGTATATCTGACATAGGCGGAGTACGATGCTCTGGGGACGAAGGATGCAGCCCGCCTATACTTCACATCCGACACAAAGAGGGTCTACAGGGGTTCGCAAACCTACATACCCCAAAGAATATTCTACGGGACTTGCTCCACTGATGCAAATATGGCGGTTAAGGCGGTGACATGCGGAGACTTCACTGATCAGGACTTGACCACTGGAACCGTGTTGATTGTGAAGTTCACATATGCCAATAAGACAATCAATCTCAAATTAAAGGTGAACGACGGCACCGCAAAGAACATGAAGTGGCAAGATGGTGTCGATGTGTGCAACAATCCCTGGGCAGCAGGTCAGACGGTATAGTTCGTGTACGATGGCGCACAGTGGATTATGATGGAGACAACACTGGCCATTCTAACATATGGCAGTTCCACATGGAACGACTTCCTGAATGCCTACAACAGGAACGCATTGGTGTATTGTCGGGTTACAGTAAGTGGTGGTGGCAGTCGCATGGCGTTCATGGCATACAATATAACTAGTGGTAGTAATGCCAATGTTGAGTTTCAGTATGTCAGAAGCTTATCAACAAAAACCATCACTGATCAAGGGGACGAGACCATAATATACAAGCTTGACAGTAGTGGAACATGGACGACGACTACGCGAAAGAACTACACCAGGATAGCTGCAGGAACTGGTTTGGGTGGGCAGTTTTCAGGTGGCACGACCACTCCCGTATTGACCTTGAGCAACACTGGCGTCCTATCAGTGAATGGAAGCACAGGTGATGTCACCATTTCCGATGCAAGCACTTCGACGAAGGGACTTGTTCAGCTCAACGACACCCTGACTTCAACATCCACAACCCAGGCGGCAACCGCGAACGCAGTAAAGCAGTTGAACGACAAGTTCGACGACTATGTAAGCATTGCCGACCTGGAAGATGGGTTGCAGGTGGACGACATAGAGGCCAAGTCGATAACCATAGATGGCGTAAAGCCCTCTTTGGAGGGGCATACGCACTCAGAATACAAGGTTCTGCAGACAGCCAAGTCCAGTCCAACCGCGAGTGGGACAGACATATCGTTTATAGACACGGTATCCCAAGATGCCAATGGCGAGATAACAGCAACCAGGAAGTCTGTGCGATCAGCGTCAACCAGCCAAACAGGGGTCGTATAGTTGAGTTCCGCTACAAATAGCACATCAGAGGCATTGGCAGCAACCCCAAAGGCAGTGAAGACGGCATACGATCTCGCTAGTTCGAAGTCTTCTGTGACGATAATTGATTGGGAGGAGAATTGACATATGATATACATGGGAAACACGCGAGTTGGGTTCAACGCATTGACCAGTCTTCCAGCAAACCCACCACCATCAGAGAACCTGGTGAAGTTCAGGGACTATGATGGAACTGTTCTGTATGCATATACACCAGCGAAGATTGCCAGCATGGAGTATCTGCCACCACTTCCATCGAGACCTGGCTTGACTTGCCAAGGGTGGAACTGGACATTGCAGCAGCTAAAGACCTATGTTGCTGCATATGGAAGATGTGAAGTTGGCGCGACCTACACAACTGACGACGGCAAGACCAGGATAAAGCTTACGATACAGGATCCGAAGTACACGACCATTCCAATTGTGTTCCAACAAACCGTGGCAAATGGCGTGAAAGTGAATTGGGGCGATGGATCTGCTGACCAGACATATGGCGGCACTTCGCAACAGACCATAAGCCACACATATGCGCCATCCGCATATCCTGCCACATATACCATAACATTCCAGGTTACAAGCGGCACGATGTCGTTCCCAACCTACATAATGGGGATTGACTCCAGATCTTTCCCGAACATGATTGACGAAGTGAACATTGGCAATGGTGTGACGAGTATTGGGTATTATGCATTCTAGTTTTGCCAGTCCCTTATTTCTATAACTATACCTAGTTCAGTGACTAGTATTTTGGGGTATGCGTTCAATAATTGCTATTCCCTTACTTCTGTTACGATACCTAGTTCAGTTACCAGCATAGGGACTTATGTGTTCACTCTTTGTCGTTCCCTTGCTTCTATAACCATACCAAGTTCAGTTACCACAATTGGGACTTATGCATTAGCTAATTGCGCTTCCCTTACTTCTGTTACGATACCTAGTTCGGTTACCAGTATTGGAAATAATGCGTTCTATTGCTGCTATTCCCTTGCTTCTGTTACGATACCTAGTTCAGTAACTAGCATTGGTTAGTATGCGTTCAATTATTGTTATGCCCTTGCTTCTATAACCATACCAAGTTCAGTAACTAACATTGGTTAGTCTGCGTTCAATTAGTGCTATTCACTTGCTTCCATAATCATACCTAATTCAGTCACCAGCATTGGTTAGTCTACATTTAATTAGTGCCATTCCCTTGCTTCTATAACCATACCAAATTCAGTTAGTAGTGTTTAGTCTTATACATTCATTTAGTGCTATTCCCTTGCTTCTATAACTATACCAAGTTCAATCACTAGTATTGGAACTCAGGCATTTTACTAGTGTGGTGGCCTCAAGACATTTGACTTCAGGAGAAGCACATCCGTACCAACACTTGCCAATGTAAACGCATTCTAGTACACACCATCAGTGAAGGAAATTGTCGTTCCAGACTCCCTATACGACACCTGGATTACAGCAACCAATTGGAACTCGTCCACGAACCAAATCAAGGAAAGCATCGTAAAGGCGTCAGAATCGTCGCTTGGACCACTATAATTAAACAATGGAGGATTTGACACAAATGGCAGTAATATACGAAGAACAAGAAGATGGATTGGTCAAGGCCTATTCTGACCAACACAAGAAGATATTCGGTGGATTCCCAGAGGCCGAATACGATGTCGTCTACGACCCAAAGGACGCACACAGAACCTACGTGGAGACAGACCATTGGATTGACAGCATCCCAAAGCCAACTTGCAGAACATTCTCCAGGTTGTACATAGAGATGGCAGTCGCCAAATTGGGGCTGATAGACCAGTTCGACGCCTTGCTCAACAACATCGAGCTGGCGCCAGGATACACAGCGCATAGGGCGTTCGAGAGGGCCAACGACATCAGCGAGGACTTCCCTGGGTTTTGGGGATATGTGGAGCAACTGAGGCAGGCCCTTGGGTTGACGATGGAGCAAGTAAACGCGATATTGAACGAATCTGAAATGCAGAACGAGAGGTGATTTGAACATGGCGAACACAGAAACAAAGGTTGATTTGGTCATAAACAGGATGTCACAGTCCAAGTACGAGCAGTTGAAGTCTGCCGGGCAATTGGATCCAAACCAAATCTACATGACCACGGATGGAACTGACCCTGTGCCTGAAACCAGAAAGGTGAATGGCCAGACATTGGAGGCAGATGTGACCTTGACTGGTGCTGACATAGCAGTATCGACATCAGATTCAACGAAGATCAACACGGCATTGGCAGGAAAGGCCGCAACCAACCACACGCACTCAAACTATGTTCCAACGAGCAGGACGGTGAACAACAAGGCGTTGTCGGGGAATGTGACGCTCACTGGAGCCGACATCGCGGTTTCGACATCTGATTCGACGAAGATAGACGCAGCTCTCGCAGGGAAGATGTCAGCGACGGCTACTGGCTCGGCCATCAATATCAACAATGATCCGTTAGCCCCTAGTATAGATACTGCATTCCAGTTATTGAACCAGAACAAGCAGGATGCTCTCACCTCGCAACAACTCGCCAACATCGCAGCGGTGCCAAACAAGCTCGACAAGAGTGGTGGTACGATGACTGGGACTTTGCAAGTCGGCGACAACGCGGCGGAAAACATCATACTAAACCCTAGCGACGCAACCATTACAACAGAATTCATCAAGAATAATTATAGCAATGATAGGTGCTTTGTTCCGAACGGTCCCGGCACCCTCGCTCTGGCTGCAGCCACGGGGCACGCGGGTGAAATAGCCACACTGGACGCAAATGGCAATCCTGTTGCATCTGGCTATGATACATCTGACTTCCTCACCTCTGTCCCAACTTCCTACAAGACCTATGTTGACACCTTGACGCAACTCGGTACGGATGGCTTCAAGACCTACTCTGCGACAAAGACCCAATTGGTTACTGATGGATTCAAGACTTATGCCGACACAAAGACAGCTCTGGATTCCATCTACAAGCCACTTCAGACGGCAAAGACAAGCCCAACTGCTTCTGGCAATACCACATCGTTCATAGACACGATAACCCAAGACGCTAATGGTGTTATAACAGCCACAAAGAAGACAATACCATCGGCATCGACTTCGGCAGCTGGAATTGTACAGCTCAACAACACCTTGACAAGCACATCCACAACTCAAGCAGCTACAGCCAATGCAGTAAAGACCGCATATGATGAGTGCTTGAAGAAGGATGTTAATGGTCAGACCATGAATGGTGTCAAATCATTGAACTTCAAATCCAACTTGGCATTTCCAGATGACAGTTACACGACAGACACTTTGATAAATGCCTTGTACTTCTATGATTCGACAGGATACAATTTGGCAAATCTAAACACTAGACAAACAAAAGCTGGCGGCGCAATGCTGTCGCTCTCAATGGCAGCTCCATTTGGAGACAATGAAGCTAACATTACATCCTATCTGAGACTCTATATCAACAAAGCTGGTAAATATGCCTATGCTACTGTTCCAACACCTCCAAGCAATTCAAATGCTGATGTTGTTGCCACGACAGAATGGGTGAACGATAAATTGTCGGGATACAAGCCAACTCAAACGGCCAAGTCCAGTCCAACAGCATCTGGCAGCACGACATCCTTCATAGACACCATAACACAAGACGCAAATGGCGTTATAACGGCCACCAAGAAGAATGTGAGCTTCTCTGGATACAAGACCACTCAAACCGCAGTAAGTGATCCTACGGCGTCTGGTACGGCGACATCCTTTATCGACACGATTTCTCAAAACGCAAATGGGGTGATAACAGCAACAAAGAAAAGCCTCCCGACGGCATCGACATCCACCGCCGGAATTGTTCAGCTCAACAACGGCAGAACCAGCACTTCAACCACAGTCGCCCCAACAGCAAATGCGTTGAAGTCGGCATATGACAACTGCATACACACATCCGGAACCAACCAAGTCATAAATGACTGCACGACATTCAGATTCGATGGTACAGCAGATTGGACGGTTGGGGATAGTGCTGCACATACAATCAACAACATAGAATTGCGCGACGTAAATGACTATCTTGCTGGGTATTTGCAAACCCAAAGGACAGCCTCCAACAACTATGTGACGAACCTGGTATGCCGTGCTCCAACAGGGACAAGTGGTGCAGCATCTTCAGCAGCAATAACAATATATATTACGACATCCAATGGGAAATATGTTGGATTCCCGACTCCAGCCGCGACTTCCAATGGTGCAATTGGTGCCACTACTGAATGGGTGAATTCAAGAATAGACGAATCGTGGAAAAGGGTAACCGTTGGAAGTTCAGGAGTTTTGGAGAACCACGCAATCAATGTGTTGACGCTGACTGGGACCCACAAGTTGTATCCACCAGCCAGCTTGGCTAACTCAGGAAACAGACACTTCTATCTACTGGCGATAAACACAAGTAATCAAGCCAGATCGCTCAAGTTCTTCAGATATGCGTCAGGCGGCGCGGCTAACACCATAACATACTACATGGATGATGGGTATACGCCAGTAACAAATATACCAAAGACATCATACTTCTTCTATGAGTTCTATGAAACATCCACCAACATGTTCTATGTAAAACAAACACAGATAGAAGATCAGTCATCCGTGATTGGTACAAATTCGTGAATTTGATTGGAGATACAAAACTATGGATATGAACAAAACAACAAGGGAATTCGGGAAAAGACTTGAAAACGGCGACATCCAGTATGCCCCAACTGAATTTGATGATGGGCATGGTGGCGTTGTGGTTCCTGAGCCAGAGGACGACGAAGCCTACTATTCCAGGGGTTGGTTGAAGGTTGTTGACATTCAGCCAAATGTGCCAGGAACACAGATAGCAGTATTGACAGATTGGGTTGAGGATCTGGAGAAGAAGACAATCACTGCCCAGTACACGATAGAGGACATGCCCCAGCCAAAGGAGCAAATCCAGGTCCGCAGGTTCAGCAAGTTGCGCCTCGTCGAGTTCTGCATGGAGCGGGGTGTATGGCAGGAGTTGAAGTCCTTCATCGAGCAACTGGGCTACTACGATCTGTTCGTGATGGCGCAAGTGTTCCTGGAGAACGACAAGTTCTTCATGGGTGGATTGACCGCCTACAAGCAGATGAAGATTGAGGGTGGGGCCGATCCCGAGCAGATCCAAGCAACCATAGACGCAGGATTGGACTACGCATTCGACGCATACGAAACGGTGGATGTTGAGGACTGACCAAGGTAAATATACATATATACATGGCAAGCACTACACCAAAGAACATATCAGGCAAGTTGAAGAACAGCAGAGTGCAGGTGGACAACTTCATCTACACGCAGTTGCTCTCCAACAGAAGGTCGTTCTATGTCTACTGTGGCAAGTCCAAGAAGCGCATATACCAAGGCTCATGCTCCAAGGAGATCAAGAACATCTACTTCGATGGCACTTGCGTGGTGTGCATCTGCGACAACAAGACCTACATATTCGGACCCCAGGACATGAGGTATCCCCTCAAGAACTGGCGGCAAATCAGGGAGTTCTGAAACATGAAGGCGACGATAACCAAGATTGACAACAATGGCACTGAGGTTGTGTGGGAGGGCGAAGTCTCATCCCCAGAGGAGGCGTTTGACATCTACACTGACGCCATAATGGACAGGAGGGCAGACGACCACTACCTTTGGGATGACTACAACAGAATACTGGAAGGGCACAACAAGTTGTACAGAGACAAGCGCATAGGGTTGTTGAAGAAGAATGGGAAGATATACGAGACCTTCCTCAGAGGCCAGTACAGCCTGGAACTTGAGATATTCGACGACGATGATGAGGATGACGAGGAGAATTGGTTTGTCGCCGAGAGTTTGGATCCCAAGTACGACGACCAGCCAGAGAACCAATATGGCGAGAAGTGGTAGATTCTGAGGGGGACATACCTCAACTCCGTACTTGAGTCCATAATGCAGGACATTCAGATTGACCCAACAGAAGATGGTCCCAAGATGGAAAGACTCTCCCTTGGGGGACTCCACATTTGCGAGGATGGGCATCTCATAGCCGAGATATATGGTGGGGCGAATGGTGGTGGATTCCGTGGGGTGGAAAGCAACTGGCCCTACTACCTGTCCCTGGTCCGCAAGTTCTTGGGCAAGCTTCTGAACTACGACAATGGGAATATGTTCAAGGATGTCTGGCTGGTGGATTGGGACAACGACTGCTGCGACGATGTATGGACATTGACATTGGGAATAGAATTGTCGGACCAGGAAAAGCTGCAACTCGCTGAAGATGGAAAGATGTTCTCAGTAGTTGATCCCACCAAGTTGGATGTTGGTCTGGATGCGGCCGTGGCCGTTGTGTCAAATGAACCAATTGATGTCGCCAATGCGGCAGCAGCAGTAGCAGCAGAATCCAGGAAGCGAAAATAACCAACTTGTTCAGATTTGCGTAACTCAGATTTGAACAACTTGAAAACTCTGTTCAGCTTTTTTTCGTATAATTGTAAATAGACAATGGCAAGGGAAAGTCAGGAAGGTTTCCGGCGACTACCGAGCCAAATGGTTGATTGCGAAAACAACAACCAAAAAACAGGAGGAACAGAAATATGTTCGAGATAATGAACCCACTGGCCACATGGGACGATATGTGGCAAAACATGCTTGCCTTGACGGAGTATCCGTTCAACAATGGCAAGAACCTGATGAACACAGGGCTACGTAAACTGATTGGTCGGCCCCACAATTTGGTGAATGTCACCGACAAGGACGGCAACATCATCGAGCAAAGGCTGGAGGTTGTCACGACGCCATTCAAGAAGGAGGATGTGGATGTCCAGGTTTCTGGCAACACATTGACCGTAAAGTGTGGCTCCGAACAAGAAGAACTCCAGGAAGCACCCGAAGATGGGAAGGATAAGCCTGTTGAGAAGTACCTGTACAAGGGCATTTCCGAGCAGTACTACACCTTCTCCCTCAAGTTGTCGGACAAGATTGACAAGACCGCAATCAAGGCAAAGAACCAAGATGGCGTCTTGACAATCACCCTTCCATACAAGAAGGAGACCAAGTCTGGCGACATCGCCAAGATAACTGTGGAGTAATGGAAGAACCACAGAGACAAGCAGTAATCGGGGTGGGTTTACGGACCCACCCCGATGTCGTATAATATAGAAAGGGAAGTTTTAACTATGGTAAACATTGACTACACTTTGAGATACGATGTCGAGAAGATTCGCTCTATAATAGAACCAAACGATGGCTACTGCTGGGTATACTACGATCCACTGGGGATGGACAGGAAATTGGACGAGAATGGCAGAATCGTATTGAAGTGCTATGAACGCGGTACCCACAAACCCATAGTGGTTGAGGTCAAGGACTTCCCATCAACGCTTTGGCATCGGACATCCAAGTCAGACGAGATTGCGAAGGCAACAGGCGTAGTGGACGCATATGGGCATCCTGTCGTCCAGGAGACCTTCTTCAACGCAGCAGCCAGGAAGAAGTGGATTTACGCATGGAAGAAGAGGGAGGACTATTGCGACAACCAAATCGTCGAGTGCTACGAGCCATGCGACGAGTTCATGCAGAGCATATTCTGGCACGAGGCGCAGGAGGAGACCTTCAACAAGGGGGTTCAAAGGACATTCTTCCTGGATATCGAGACAGAGGTTTCCGAGACCTCCCTCATGCCATGGAAGGCTGTTGACAAGATGCTCATGATAACGGTTCTGGACTCCAAGGACTGGAAGTTCCACACATGGTCTCTGAAGCCCTGTGCAAAGTTGTCTGACAACCACGAGGTATACGACTTCAACGACGACGAGGCTGCGATGCTCAAGCACTTCCTCAAGTTCTGGGCAAGCAACTACCCAGATGTCGTGTGTGGATGGAACTCGAAGTGGTACGACATGCCCTACATCGTCAGGAGAATCGAGAATGTCCTGGGGAGGAAGTGTGCGCGGTTCCTGTCCCCGATGGAGGACTACAGGATTGTCCACGAGAAGTCCGATAAGAAGGACGAGAACGGGAAGTGGATTGAGAAGGACGACATCGAGTGGGTGAACATAGCTGGTCTGTTCCAGGCTGACGACCTCATCCTCTACTCCAAGAAGTTTCAAGTGAAGGCTGCATTGGATGGCGGCTATGGTCTGTCCAATGTAGGTCTTGCAGAGGGATTGGGCGCGAAGGTGGCATACGAGACCACGCTCAAGGATCTCTACCTCACTGATTGGCAGAAGTTCTACGAGTACAACGTCCGAGATGTCGACTTGTTGGCTGAGATTGAGAAGAAGTGCAAGTTGATTCCTCTGGCGAGGACTGTTGCTGGCTTCGGGTTGACGAACTACGACTACATCTACCAATCAGCCCCATACCTGGTGCCAACGATAACGATATTCTGCAGAAAGCATCGAGAGAAGATGGTGTTCAACTCATACGCCAACAACTTCCGCGAGAAGGTGAGGTTCGAGGGCGCATGGGTCGTGCCTCCATCTGAAGGAAGATATTCATATGGTACTGCGACAATTGACTTCAACTCGCTTTACCCATCGGCAATGCGGATGATGAACCTCTCTGTTGAGACCTATGTTGGGCGCATAGACGATGGCTACACTGGCGAAGGTGGCTTGGACAACGATTGGATGACCAGGGGTGGCATAGATGGCTACCCAGAGGATTATGTGTTCAAGTTGGTGATAGACAGGGTTGACATGAAGGATCCAATCTACAAGGAGATTGACGCAAAGACGCTCAAGGTTCTGCTGGGCACGAAGTTGATTATTTGCCCAACGAACATGACACTGTTCTTAAAGCACGAGGTCAAGAGGGGAGTCATCGCAGACTGGGCCGAGGTGTTCTTCAACCGAAGGAAGGCGACAAAGGGCGAGATGTTCAAGTGCGACCTGGACGCGGACAAGTGCCAGGATCCAGTGGAAAAGGAGAGGCTATTGACCAGAAAGGAAAATCTGCACAATCTCCAATACGCACTCAAGATTTGCTTAAATTCGATTTACGGGGCCTTGTCGACGACAGGATGCCCATTTCTACATTCCATTGGACTTGCTCAATCAGTGACAAGGGCAGGGAGATTCTGTAACTACAATGGAAGATTGTTCTATGGTGAATGGCTTAAGGAGAACTATGGAATAGACGATTCGTATAAAATCACCTGCGGTGGCGACACCGATTCGAATTTTTTGAACCTTGAAGCAGTAACCAAGGACTTCATCAAGAAGTATGGTTGGGACGAGGACATGAACAACTGGACTGACGAGCAGAAGCTTCAGATGTTCGCGTATATGCAGAAGTTCACGGACGAATATCTTGTTCCACATGTCCAAGAATTGGTGACAAGGGAATTCCACACATCCAACGCGAAGCCCATGAAGTATGGCTTGGAATACATGACCAGTGGTGGAATTTTCGAGGGCAAGAAGCACTACATAGTACACAAGATAGTGGACGAGGGGCCAAAGGTCGTGAACAAGTTCAAATATACTGGAATCGAGTTGAAGAAAGCCGTGGTCCCACCTGAAATCAAGAAGTTCATGAAGGACATCTACTTCACCGCAGTACTGGACCCGAAGTTCAATCTGGAGGCAGCAAGGAAGAAGATGGACGAGGTGTATCAGGAGATCTTGAAGATGAACCCCAACCAACTCGCCAAGTGGCAGGGATATGGAACAGAATCCCAAATGGATGGATTCTTGGTGGAGTCAAAGGGTGCCACTGGCATTGGCAAGTGCGCCAACTACTACAACCAGATTGTGAAGAAATTGGGCATGGACAACAAGTATGCGTTGATAAATGTCGGGGACAAGGTTCAGACAATCTACATAAAGCCAACGAACAAGTTTGGAATAAACCAAATTGGCTTTCCACCAAAGCAGTGGCCAGAGGAGTTCAACGACATATTCGAGATTGACTACCCAAAGATGATGGAGAAGGTCGTAATATCCCCATTGAAGGGAATGCTCAAGGCGTTGGGGATGGACAGCTTGATGAAGTACGATCCAAGTGTTGTTGCCAATTTGGAATACAGCATCGACGACATTTGATGCTGTTTCATGTAAATACTTCTATACAGCCCAAATGAGGTATAGCAACATGAAAAGGAATAGACTTTACAAGGAATCTTCAGAAACCCCCGAATTCGTGAATTCGGACAGACTACGCAAGGAAATCAAGGAAGTGCTGGAGGAGGAGACTTCTGGCTGGGACGGGACGGACGATGATTCCGTGCAGTACATGAAGGATTCTGCGCCAGACTTCATAGACGAGTATGTGGAGGATGTTGTTGACGATGCTGTGAAGAGCTTCAACGAACTGGTGCATAGGAACGACACCTCTATGTGGGGCAACTTCAAGGACATCAGATACAACTGGGAGGGCTTCCACAATGAACTTCCACATGGCTGCACTTTGAAGGAAGTTGTTAAGATGATTGATGCTGGCGAGGACAACGAGATTACCAGGGAGTTCAAGAACTGGGCAGTTGACTGGTATTTCGAGGCATTTGGCACATATAACTTGAAGTACAAGTGGTCGGAATTCATGGGCGAGGTTGCTGCCGACCATGAATACCAGCAGGAAAGGGATGCTGAGGATGAGGGCGAATACAATGAGTCCTGCAGAAAGATTCATGACAAAAGAAAGGTCGTGAAGGAGAGCTACGAGGTCTCTGATGATCTTGCAGATAGGTTGAACTCAATTCTGGCAGACGAGTTTCTTGCGGCGGAATTTTACAAGCTTGCTGAGCTTGCGATGAAGGGCAACAAGCAACACAGGCTGTCTGAGATTGCTGACGAGAATGGCGAGGACGAACTTGAGGATCACTTCAAGAACCTTTCTGAGTGGATGCAGTCCAAGGGAATCAGGGTTGTCACGAACCACGACGAGATGCTTGACATCACCAATGGCAGTGTATTTACTGTGGAGGATGGGGATTCCACTTCTGACATCGTTGACAAGTTGATTCAGTCTGAGGAAGAGGCTATTGAGGCATACGAAAACCTGATTCCTGACACTGACTTGGATTTGCGCGTCATGCTTTGTGGTTTCTTGAAGGACGAGCGGGAGCATCTAAAGGCATTGACTGACGCAAAGGACGAGATGGGTGGTGGCAGCAGGTACGATGGCGAGGACAAGCCAAAGCACACCATATACGAGGGTGGACGAATGTCAAGGCATGAAGTTGAGCCAAACTACGAGGTATACAAGGCAGTTGACATTCAATGGGATGTTGACGATGAAGAGGATTTGGATGAACTTCCGACAGAAATGGAGGTTGAAGTTCCAAGGGATGTCATACGCGATGGCGAGGAAGCTGTGGAGGAATATGTTTCAGATGCAATTACTGATGAAACTGGATTCTGCCACAATGGCTTCTACTTGAGGGAGTTTTCCAAGCCTGTGAGGAGATGATATGCCAAGATTGGGTGATTCAATGGAGGATTTCTGAAGGTTTTTTGTAAATAATGATTGAACATTCGATGTGAGAGGACTAGTCCATAAGATTGTTCAAAAACAAACTACTCTATAGAGGAAACTACAATGAAGAAACTAAACATTACGAAGAAGCAGTACGACGAGAGCAAGTACTTCACGAAGAAGTATGGTGCCATCAAGTTCGTATCTGAATCTGGCAAGCACTTCAAGACCGACAAGGGTGTTGTCCTGGCTCTGGAGGGCACTGAGGAACCAATGAAGGAAGATGGCGACAGCATCATGGACCGCCAGCTGGACGACAACCAGGAAGCTGACAAGAAGGAGGGTGGCGACAACGAGGGTGACATCACCCGCGGCGAACTCACTGACATGCTCAAGGATGTCGTGAAGGAAGTCGAGAAGGTTTGCGACGAGCAGGACATTTCCTTTGAGGATGTTGCTGGCATCGAGAAGCCCGAGGGTGAGTCCGACGAGGAAGCCGACAAGGACGAGGTGGTTGCCACCAAGGACGAGGTTGCAGAGGTTCTCGCTGGGGTCATTGACACGGTCGAGAAGGTTGCTGACCAGAACGACATCGAACTCCCTGAGGAGGACGAGGAAGCCGATGGTGAGGATGGTGATGGTGATGCTGGCGATGAGAAGAAGGACGATGGCGAAGATGAAGTCACCGTCGACGAGGGTTGCGACTGTGGCAAGAAGGATTGCCCAGAGTGTAATCCAGACAAGAAGCCAGCCACCGAGGGTTGTGAGGATGGCAAGTGCTGCCCAACTTGTGGTGCTCCAATGAAGAAGGAGTGTGGTCCCGCATGCGAGTGTGGCGACAACAAGCCTGACAAGTTCATGGAGGCCCGCAAGTCCCGTAGGGCGAAGCTTGTCCGTGAGGCAATCCGTCGTCGCCGTGCTCAGAAGGTGCGCGAGAGCATCGCCCGTCGGGCCAAGGTCCGCAAGGTTCTTGAGAGCATCCGCAAGCGTCGGCTCGCCAAGAAGGTGATGGAGAGCATTCGCCGTCGCCGTGCGATGAAGAAGGTGATGGAATCCCGCAAGGCCCGTGTTCTCGCAGCACGCAAGGACCGCAAGGTGATGGAGTCCGTCCGCGCCCGCCGTGCGGCCCGCATGCGCCGTCTGGCCAAGTAATCCGACATATAGTTTCGGGTAAACATAACGGGGCATCTTTTGATGCCTCGTTTTGCTTTTGGTGTGTTGATGTTCTGAAATCCCAAAAGAATGGTAAATACCACATAGACAATTCAGGGAACATAGACACAGATGAACACATCATTGACAAGACCACAGTCCCTTTAGGAACTATACAAGACATACTTCGCCTTTGCGAACAAGTTTCAGTTCACTGCCCTTCTGAGGAACTACATTCAGAACGAGGAATGGAAGGACAAGAGCCAGGAGAGGGTATGGTCGTTGATTTCGAGGATATCGGACGATCTTGGGGCAGTCTTCACGGACGACATCGTGAACTATACGCGCAATGTCGTGGATGTGAACACCTGCAAGGTTCCTCAGTTCCTGGAGCAGTGCAAGATGTTGTCCTACAATCTGGAGCACATCAAGAACTCGTATGGGTTCTTCCCCAAGCAGATACAGTGCCTGGTGGACTTGTTCTCTGTGAACCCAGAGTATCTGATTGGCAACTCCAGCAACCACATCCTCTCTGACCAGGTAATCAAGGAGATATTGGTGTACATCAAGGATAATGCCACATCTACTGTGACATTCACGAACCAGGATGTTGTGGACAGGCTGATTGACGATCCGCATGGACTGGTCGATGGCGACAACTACTACAACTTCGTCGTGTCGCTTTTCTACACTACATTGGTGGAGGCGTTGTCGGCGAAGTACTCAGACGAGGATGGTCAGCCAATCGTGTTCAACTTGTTGTGGTGGGAGATGTAGAACAGGGACATCATACTGGACAACTTGAAGGGCTACAAGTCCTGGGTGGACAGGTACATCTCCAACGAGATTGAGCATCCCCTGAACGACCAAGGTCTACAGAACACGATATGGAGCACGGTCCAGGCGGTCAAGAATCAGAAGAAGATGTCCCCAAGGTTCAACCCATTCAAGTTGGCAGACGAAATCTACTTCAATGGCTTGAACCCCACCAACAAGCTGACTTAGGACGAATTGGATCTCATTGGGACTGTGCTTGACTACCACGCGAGGACGAAGTACAACTATCAGGAGTAGTAGTTCTCGGACGACCAAAGCACGCAATTCGCCTACTACCGAGAGCTTGAGTTTTGTGGATATGTGAAGATGGTGATGTTCGTCCTGAACAACTTGAACAGCTTTGACTTGTCCAACTTGTCCTACGATGTCCCCACCAACAAGTTCATACAATATGGCACGGACGATTGCCTGAAGGTGGCTTAGATATTCAACGATGGTGAGGGGCATTTGGTGCAGATGCCAAATGGGGATGTCGCCTTGAACCACAAGGATGTCGTGTTGAGGGTGGCGAAGTTCCTGGCAAACTATGTCTTCCACATACAGCATCTGAGGGAGAACGCGAAGACGATTGCCTGCAAGCATGCGATGAGGGGTACTGCTGGGTTGCTCGCGCATGTTGTGAACGACTATCTGGTGAAGGAATTGCCATCTGTGAGGGACAACTTGCTTCAGGGCTCTGATGTGGACATTCGGTTCCAATGGGAGATTCAGCCAGACAAGTTCCTCAACTATGGCAATGTGAAGGTATTGGAGTACATGGACGACAACGAGTACTTCAACATAGACCCAATAGAGGATGTGAGGTTCACCGAGAGGACGAACGCGAGGTATTGGGAGAAGTTGTCGGAGATTGGCTATGACGAGTCTCTTGGCGCATTGACGAAGCGCGAGATACACGACCTATACGCCAATGTACTTGGAATTGGGAAGCTTCAGCCAGACAGGGAGAGTTCGTTTGACGATGTTCAGGACTTCCTGGTGGACTTGTTCAAGATTGGCGCGAACCCAGTGAAGTGGGACTTCGGTGATGGGGACTTCATGAATCCAATAGACTACGATCCATTGAGGGATGCGGTCTACGATGTCGAGGGCAAGTATGGCTACACAAAGGCCGAGAGGATGAAGGTTCAGACCAACACGGGGCTGAGGAAGAACCAGGAGGCGCAGTTCCTGGAGTATAGTGGTCAGAATCTGGAGGACGATGCCATACAGGGCATATACGACTACATGAACAACCAGTTGTTCTATTGGAAGAACACCGACTACTCGTCCCATGTCCTGCACCCGTTCATGTACAACCTCAAGTTGTGGAACCGCCTGGACAACATCATAGTCAACGGCTATAGGGACTACATCAACAACGACCTGGTGAAGCACATGTCCTCCAAGGTGAAGTTCGACGAGTTGGTTGGGGAGTTTGGCGAGTGCAGAAGGTTCTGGAAGTACAATGTGGTGGACATGACAGGCTACACCACCAGATACGAGGCTGCCGTGAAGGACGAACACAAGGACGACGCCAACAAGACGACGAGCCAATTGACTGGGTACGATGGGTTGTTCTACCCAGACGCAGCATTGGAGTTCCTTCGGATATACGCAGACGAGAGGTCAACATCGACAGGAGAGAGGTTCCAGATTCCAACTTGGTTCTTCGTCAACCCACAGGATCTTCTGGATTCGCAGAAGACCGAATTGTTGGAATACTTCAAGTCCCACGCATTCATCAGAGCGATACACTCAATCTACTGGCAATTGTCTGGTGGGGTGCCCAATTTCGCGGAGTATGCGGTGAGCCGATTCTACCTTGATTGGTACTCGCACCTCAACTACACGAGGGCTGAGTATCAGAAGATTGCTATGCAGTTGTGGTATTGGCGGGACAGGGTCAAGGAGCTGATTCAGACCGAGTACCCAATCAAGAAGTACTGTCTGGACATCCAAGGCAACTCCCTGTTGTTGGTATCCACATTCGGTCCGGACGAGGTGGATTCGAACAGATTTCTGATAGACCTGCAAATCGAGCAGAACAGGGTGCAGACAGAGGCGAATGGCAACTTGAACATCCATGTGCCATTCTGCGAGGACAAGCTCGTGCAGCCCAGTGAGATGTGGGTGAGGTGGAAGTCAAACCCAATCGCTTTCCCAGCATTCGACATAGAGTGGAACCAGAAGACTGGCGACCAGCAATTCGACTTGAACTTCAGAAAGGACGACGACAACACCGAGATGGGGCAGTTGACCCACGCCAACAACGACTGCAACGACGACTTCCATGTGGTGATTGAGGACTGGCTGGCGAAGTATGGGGACAAGATCAATTGGGAGAGGGGTGGCTCAAACAGGCTGCCGGTGTTCTTCGACATGGAGCAATCTGCGAATGTGTTGGCGTTGGCGTCCTGGCACACATTCCAGAGGAAGGTGGATGGGGTGGCCGAACTGGACGAACTCGGAAACCCAATGTACGAGACCCTTTGTGGAAAGAACCCGCTTCACATATTCTCGGTGGAGAGGACAAGCACATCCACATTGGAGTACAATTGGACGAAGTACATCCAGTCAAACGACAAGATCTTCGCAGAGGATTACCTCAAGGGAATGCTTTTCGACGCATACCACTATTGCCCCGCGAATGGAACGCTTATGGTGCCACTCTACAGATTCACCTGTTCAGATTCAGATGACTAGGGGGACATCCACGGGCAGAAGGTGGATATCAACATGTGGTTCATTCCTGCGCAAATACTCAAAGACGACAGGTTCGTGGCGCAAAGGCGGATATTCATGGATCGACCATCCAACTCTCCCTTGGACTTGAACCAGCTTCTGGATGCTGGGTAGAACGCAAGCAGGTTCCTGTTCGATCACCCAGTGAAGGTGTGCAGGAACACCAACCTCGTTTTCTCGCCATATGAGGACCAGAATGGGATGAACAAGGTGAAGTGCGCGTTCCTGGGCGTGTATATGGACAAGACGCCAGATCTGAAGAAGGACAACCACAACATCAAGTCGATATCCTTCAATACTGGCAATGGAGCCACCAGATACGAATACGACTCGCAATCTCCACTTGACCTTGGGTTGGTGAAGAACGGGTACTACATGCAGAACGACATCGCTGACATATACGAAGGTACTGATCCAGACTGCTGGCCAGATGGCGATTTCAGAAAGCGCAGGTACATCGACCAGGGGATATCGAGGGAATGCTTCAACTCATACGACTCCAACGACAAGTATGTGTTCGTCTTGGAATTTCAGCAATCTGTGGACAACGCCATTCTGTTCAACAACTCCAGTGACCTCCCGATGGCATATGCCTACAACATACTGTCGGATGCTGGCTACATCCCCCACTTCGCGTACCAATCCCTCGTGAAGTACAAGGGCGATGTCGATGGAACAGCATATACATGGGAGAGCAAGTACTTGTCTGGCAAGGATCACCTTCAGTTCGAGTTGCTGGGTCTGGACGACAAGCAGATTCCATTGGCCTACGAGAACATGGAGAGGATGATCGTTGAGGACACCACAGACGATTGCCGCACCATAGTGAACCCAGCCAAGTTGATGGAGGACATCTACCGAGTGTGGTGCGAGACCAAGGGAGTGAAGTAGAACCCAGAGGACCAGTACGAGTCCTACTTCGAGAACGAGTACAAGGGATACGACAACCCAGAACTGGAGTTTGACGACGACAACGAGGCTGTTTGGGACGACACCGAGGACTTTGAGCTGACATTGCCATAGTTGAACGACCCATACGCATACGACAATCCAGATGTGTTCAGAAGGTTGCTTGACGAGTACTACATCACAGTGGTCCGGACAGACAATGGGGAGTTGGCGAACGAGAGGAAGTACATTCTGCCCCCAACCAGCATATCCGAACTTCTGTTCAACAACGACGCCTCCACCAACGATGGCTATGTGAGGTGTTCTGGGTTGGTGGAATACGCAGATCCAACGGTTCAGGACAACCACTATGTCCCAGAGCAAGTCGTGTTCACGGGCACCCAAAACCCCTTCGCCTACGACCAGGAGGGCAATCGGGTGTACTCCAAGTCAGAACTGCTCCAATATGGCAATGGCATTAGGGGCGTGGACGACATCTATGTTGGATTCGACATCAGAACTGAGGATGGCGAGGAACCAATTCGGGACAAGCAAGGCAACATAGTGTCCGAAGAAGAGGTAGTGGCGGGGCGGATAGTGGTGAATGTGCATACCAGACCGGTTCAACACAAGTTCATCAGACCAATCGTCAAGTTCAAGAAGTCCCTTAGACCATTGGATGCCAAGAACCCAAGCTTGGTTGACAGGTTGCACAACGAGCAGAACATTATACCTGCTGGCTCAATTAGGGTGATACTCTCGCACAGAAACATGGACAACCTGGCGAAGTACCACATCCTCAACACATCGTCCAACCTCTACTTCAATGGCTCCTTGCCAAAGAATGGATTGAACCAGTTCAAGTACTCAGACTTCAAGTTCTCCAAGACCGTGCATCTTGAGCAAACCGATGATGGGTGGAAGTCCACGGAGAATGACGCCAAGGGCAATCCAGTACTGGAATTCACCAACGAACAGATTTCTGGCCAGATTCCACCATATTCGGTTTCCATCAACAAGGGCAAGGTTGCTGAATTGTGGTATCTTGAACAAGATGGCATTCAAGGCGATGGCGAACATCAAATAGAACCAGGAAGAAGGGGATTTGACCACTTCCAGGAGAATGGACCAACCTATCCAATCCCAGATGTTGGTGGATTCAAGTGGGCGCATCTGGCGAAGGAAGTGCCACTCAGATACCTCGACTACCTCTATATCAAGCGCGGAAGGCTGTCCTTCAAGATAAGCGAGGAATCCGAGTCCTTCACAGACTTGATGTCCAGGCTGCCATCCTTCCACATAGACGATGAATTGAGGAACAAGATGGCGGATTTGAACGATGTGCAGATCCTCAAGGACTACTCCACATTCGTCCACCAAAGCGAGAACCCAGAGGTTGTCCGAGCATGCGGCAGCTTCAATCCACTGTTGGTGAACTCGATTGTGCGTCCTGGCGTGAAGTAGATGGAGACCCATAGGTATCTGCTCAAGGAGAATCAGAGTTCAGATGGCATCTTCCAATTGGACGAGAATGGACACCCAATCGAGATAGGCGACGATGGCAAACCACTTAGGTACGACGAAGATGGCAATGTACTCAATCCACTGCCAATCGAGGTGATTTGCGCCAACGAAGGAGGTGAGCCGAACACCATGATTGAACTCAGCACAGGGAATACAGCAATCCCCCTCATGCTCCAGTTCGAGGATGGAGAGCTTGACGACTACCTCAAGATATACGCCAACTATGTCAGGGTTCAGGACAAGCACGGGGACTTCCACTACGATCTCTACTTCAACATCCAGAACCTGTTCAACTCCCCATTCGAGTACATATCCACCGTGACGAAGCAACCCAATGTGCTGGTCATCCCAGACTCCTACCTCTACTTGACTGGCGACAAGTACACCGACCAAGGAGACCACAACGAGGTTGACGCCGACAAGATGAAGGTCATCAAGGATGGTGGGGAGCTGTCCATATATGGGCAGGTCAAGACATATTCTGATTGCTTGCTCTCTGACGCCAAGACAATCAAGATGTTCACATACAGGATATACAACATCTCTGACGACAAGCCCAAGTTCCTCATCCAGAAGACCTTTGACATCACCAAGTCCTCCCTCAGGAACAATATTGAGAGGAAGGTGGAGGTGAAGTTCTCGGATGTGCTGTGGACGATTGACGAGAACCAGTTTGAGTTTGCAGATGCCAACCTCAAGGACGATTTCAGAATACTGAACCAGGATGTTGTCGTTGTCCAACCAATCCACATCAACTGCCATTGGGACAAGGACGACGACTCCAGGGTACGGACGCTATCCTTCGACATCATGCACGACACCATAGACTTCGCCAATGTCCCTGCGCTGGGTCCATATTGGATGCAGGCCAGGACATTGAACTGCGAGGTGATGTAGACAGAGGATGTTGGCGACAAGGTGTTCAAGAAGCCCTACTACGACCATTGGTCTGACTCGAACATGAGGTTGGTTGTTGACGAGAACACTGGAATCCCCAGGCTCACATTGACCTTCAACGACGATGCTGACTTCAACTTCGAGACCATATACCTGAAGTGGGTTCTGCCAAAGGGCTGCAGGATAATGGACAGCATCGACAGAATGGGTGGGTATGTGTTCAGTTCCACGCCTATGAACATAGTCGCCGACTGTGGAAATGCTGCCGTCGTTCCCCAGATTGAGACTTCCACTGGACACATAGTGGCTCGGGTCAAGAGACCAGACAGAATGTACCTCGGGCTGGAACATTCCTCCACCCAGAGGATGAATGGGTATGTCATATCGAACTTGGCAGAGGAAATTCACAAGGCATTGGTGAGGGGCGAGAGGAACCCAACACTTGAAGGAACAGACAGAAATGGAGGTTGATGCAAATGGCTGACATGGAACTATTGAACAAGTCGATGATCAAGAAGTACAAGCTCGACGACACCATACTTGAGTCGTACTTCAAGGACGAGAAGAACCACAATGTCTCTGGCATGACATTCCCATTGAGGATTGACAACAGACAATATTGCTCCCCAACTGACTATCAGGGGTCGAAGCCATCGTGTTGTGGGTACTCCACCGCACAGATACTCGAATCCCTCAATTGGATACGGACTGGGAAGATTGTGCAGATGGATGCCGACCAAATCTACGCAAAGTGCAAGGAAGTGGACAAGCAGATGGGTCAAGGCGGCACATACCCCGACCTGGCGATGGCAAAGGGACTTGAATTGGCGAAGGGGATGAAGAGCAAGTACGAGGTGAAGACATCCACAAAACGGGAGATTGACATCCTGAAGAGGGCAATCCACCAGAACATGTTCGTCTCTGTGAACATGATCGTGACAAAGGACATATACGACCTGGATGGGAACAACTTCGTCTACCAGGGCAATGGGGCGAAGGCTGGTGGACATTCCCTCGTCTGCTGTGGATACGACGACCCCTCCCAAATGGTGATTCTGCAGAACCATTGGGGCGTGGATTGGGGGTTGAAGGGCTTTTTCCTCTGCCCATATGACGTTTGGAAAAAGCAGTGCAACATCTTTTGTTGGTACGAGAGAATTTGATGTTATAATTGTAAATAGATGCGAACATAACCAATTTCAACAAAAAGGTAAACAGAAATGAGAATCGTAATTGACAAGGACATACCTGAAATCCAACTCCTGCAGGAATCCTGGGAGAAAAGCAAGCCAACCTACAAGGTAGTTGCTGTAAACGAATGCGACAGGTTCGTATATGCCAAGGACTTGAAGAAGATTGACGAAGCCACTGATTCTGCGTTGGACATGGCGTGGGACAAGACATTCGATGATTGTTCGGCGCAAATTGTTGAGACAAAGAATGGGAAGGATGCCACAATATGGTCTTCTGATGGGAAGCTTGTTGTTTCCGAGGGGGTCTTTGGGGACCTGGTCAGGGGGCTGTCTTCTGGAATGCAAAAGGCGTTGAATGGATTGAGCAAGGCGTTCAAGAAGGTCAAGGATGGAATAGCCAAATTGGGCAATGAGGTTCTGAATGGTCTTCGTGGGGCAGACTACATCAACAAGAACAACGACATGACTGGTGTTGGCTACAAGGCGATGACCAAGCAGATGACAGTTGACGAGAACGAAGTCAAGAACTTGAAGGAGTATTGGAAGGTTTTGTGTACTGGGGTGAAGCAAGTAGTTGACCAGACGAAGCAATACCAACCAGTGGATGTCAAGAACATAAGTGGCGTGATAATGAACAGCGACAAGGATCCAATCCAACTCAAGGTCGATGTTGTCACTGCCGAGGGAGGGGAATCCCAATCCCTTTTGTTGACGCAGAATGGAGATGCGAAGCCCGAGGCTGGAGAAGGCAAAGATGATGGAGACGACGCTGCAGGAAATGGCGATGGTGCTGGAAATCCTGGTGGAGCGAAGCCCCTTGCTGGTGTGACACCTGAGCAAGCCAGGAAAGCCGCGACGGACAACCCCGAGCAGGTTGTGCCAACCCTCGCCCAACAAGTCACCCAGAACACCCAGGACATAGCTGGATTGAAGGAGAAGATGGCAAAGGTCGCAGAATCCACTCAGAGCTGGAACTTCAACAACGAGGTTCAGACCAACAAGGCTGGTCTTGAGCGTCTGGCAATCAAGCGGTTCTTCAACGAGATGAACGACCCAGCAGTGAAGGAAATCAAGTTCGTTTCTGAATCTGGTCAGGTGAGGACATACTACACCAATTCTGGATCCTCGGCATATGCTGCGTTCAAGAAGGACTTCAGGGAATCCACGGCGAAGTGCGAGAAGGCCGCCAACTTGGTTGGCTACAAGGTGACATTTGAGTCCGCAAACTCCAGAAGCCACTTGAATGGCTACAAGTTCTCGGACTTCGGAATGGACGACGACTTCGATTCCACTTCCAAGACAATCGTCATCAAGGAGAGCGTCACTAGGGTATCTCCTAACGGAGATAATAGCAAGGAGACATCTACTACCAAGAAGGAAGAGGTGGTGAAGGAATCGACAGACGATGTTGATGCCAGATTCTCGACAACCACGGTTGACGCGAAGACACCATCTGCGAACCCAGAACCAAGTGGTTTCACGCTTGAAGTTGGGGAGTTGAACCCCGAGGACGAAGTGAAGTCCCTGTTGGCTTCCATGAACAAGTACGATGTTGTCAAGCCAACCGACATCCAGGATGGTTCAATCTCAGATGGGGTGACGACATATCCAGATGCTGAGGTTGTTCAGGAGGCAGAAGGAGACGAGGAAGGTGGTGGTGACGACGCAGGAGGAGATGATGCTGGAGGAGAGGACGCCGATCCATTTGCTGATGGTGGAGGAGGAGACGACGCGGGTGGGGACGCAGACCCATTCGCAGGCGATGCGGGTGGCGATGACGCTGGTGGAGATGCTGGTGGAGGAGAAGATGCCGACCCATTCGCTGATGGAACAGGAGATGACGCTGGCGGCGATGCTGGTGGAGCCACAGGTGGGGATGCAGGTGGTGGAGACGCCCCTGCCGATGCTGGTGAAGGCGATGTAGCATCAGACCCCAATTCCCCAGAGGGAGAACCTGCCCCAGAATCCCCTGTGAACACAGACGCCCAGGGTGAGCCAAAGTCTCAGTACAACATCAATGTCACTGAGCCATTCAACGTCAACGACGACTTCTCCCTGAACGAGGAAGAGCAGAAGGAGTTCTTCGGCAAGATTGACCAGTTGGTGAAGATTCCCGACATGGACAACTACTCCCTTTACCTCTATCAGATTACTCCAGAGAACATGAACCTCGATGATGTCCACTACATCCAGGCACTCTACGAGCTGTCTGTGAAGTTGGGCTTGCTTGAGGATGTCTATGCCGATTCCAACTTGCTTGAGAAGTACAACTCCTACAAGTACTCCGTTGTGAAGGATGGTGAGAACAAGGATGGCGAGGACTTCAAGGTTCAGGAGCAGAAGAACCCAATTTGGGGCAACAAGGTGATGCTTGAAGAAGCCAAGGATAACAACAAGAAGCCCCGTGGCATCTCAAAGGTCCAGGACGACAATGAGGACAAGAACAAGTGGGTGAAGGACAACTCGAAGGAGGATCTTGAGAACAAGAAGCAGGACGACAGAAGGGGTCCGAAGTGGACGAAGCTCGACAAGGACCAGAACGGCGCCGACAAGCCCATCGTCATAGACGCAGCAAAGGAGGCATGGGATTCTGTCAATGGAAAGAAGGATGGCAAGGATGACAAGGAAGACGCCGACAAGAAGCTCCTGGATGGAACTTCCGAGGGTCAGTTCCACGGACTTGGTTGGTTGGTGACATTCAAGGCAATGCAGTTCGGCTCCCCCAGATACCTCACCCTCTACATCAAGAGGAATGGTAACGACAAGGCCGAGAAGCAATGCGAGGACTACCTCAAGAGACTGTCGTACACCGAGATTGAGTTCGTGAACATAGACGAGGTTGACCCCTACGAGTATGTATACAGGTCTTGCTCTGGAATGAAGACCCCCGAGCAGGTTAGGACAGAGAAGTACGCGAACGAGGCAGTCCCAGTGACATACCTCGAAAGCACCGACAAGAAGGTGACTGTTGGGGACTTCATCTACACCCCAGCCGACACTTTTGGTGGAAATGGATGGAACACAGTGCTTGCGCAGGTAGTGGAGGTCGATGGGGACAAGTTCACAGCCAAGGCCGTAGATTCCACTGGAAATAAGTCATGGCAACTTGAGGTTGTTGGAAAGATGAAGGAGATGCGCGGCAATTCCACATATGGCAAGACAACTGAAGCAGAGTTCAGGGAACTGAAGAACAGCGAGTTGGCAAGGGAAAGCGCCGAGACGAAGGTTCCTGAGTCAATCCCAGGGGACATCAAGCGCGACATCAAGCGCGTCATCACAAAGCTGAATGCTGAAATCAGGGGAACCAAGCAGTTCAACTTCCTCAAGGAGTGTGGGGTGGAGAAGCCACAGATCGACCACCTTCAGTTCCTCGCAGGATACAAGACTGCGCAGGTGAACGAGACATTGAGCGAGACGACCTACAAGTTCATCTTCAAGAAGGACGATTCGACCTTCTCGCGGATGTTCTACTCCAACCTCAAGGAGAAGTTGTTCAAGTACCTGGGGAGCTTCGCCCAAAAGTTCAACCTGGAATGTGGCTGCGAAGTGAAGCCAACCATGATTTGCATCGACTTCATGAGGAGCGATCTTGGCAACCCAACCTACGACCTGGACACGATGATTGTCGAACCAGATAAGCCAGAAGTCCCAACATTGGATCAGGCGATGGAGATTGCGAAAGACATGTAATCAACGAGGAAACAAAACATGAAGAAACTAAACATAACGAAGGAACAGTTCGAAAAGTCCAATTACTTCAAGAACAAGTATGGCAATCTTGAATATGTGTCGGAGAGCGGCAAAGTATTCAAGACGAACAAAGGCAAAATGCTGATGTTCAAGGAAGATTCATAGGGATTGCGTAGCGATGAAAAGAAGAAATGGACATGGTGGGGAAGTTCCGACGATGCCACTTATAATGATGCCCCCAGTTCTGATTATGAACAAGGCGATATAGATTGGTGTCCTGAAGGAGGATGGGAAGATAGAGAGGATGCGTGGTATTCAATGTTGGCAGTAGTTACAGATATAATTAGCCAAGAGACTACTGGTGTTGATTTACGGAACGATGTCTATGATGATGTCAAATAGGGTCATAGGTCAGCGGAGCTCGACATAGATCATGATGCTGGAACAGTTGAAGCCAATATAAATGGCGACCACTATGAATGGTGGCTTGCGGAAGAACGATGAAGATTGACTCAATTGCAAGCAAAACCTTGTAAGCGATAGACTAAAAGAAAGAGACCGAGGTAAAAACCTCGGTCTTTTTGCATTGGTGGACAGAATTACACTCACTTGGACTTTCTTGGTTTTCGGTCAGTATAGTACTTTTTTGTTTTTGGCGATCTTGTGGAGACATATTTTGGGCCATGTTCCTTGTTGAATTTATCGCGCTTCTCCGCTCTGTCGAATTTTGAAAACACCCTATTTACAATAGCCTGTGCATCTTTGTCTCTTTCCATCTGTAGCTTGATTGCTCTCTGAGCTTTAAGTCTTTCTTCCTTTTGCGCACTTGTCTCCCACCTCTCTCCTCCATTTCCATAACTGGCATATCCTGTTAGATCGTCTCTCCTAGGATAAAATTGTCCAAATACAAATCCAGGTAACAGGAACGAAAAAATCAACAGCATTATGTTTCTTTTTATCATATTACAACCCCCTAGTTTTGATTAGATATGGATGTCAGTTTAGGTTACTGCACCACAATTTGCCTCTGCTCATAGTGCCCCGGCTGCCAGACTCGAATGATCGTTCCATTGGCCTGAACCTGGTCGACATAGCGACCCTCAACCCAAACACTCTGCGTCGTGTAGACGGGAGTAGTCACTACTGGCGTAGTCACTACTGGCGTAGTTACCACTGGGGTTGTCACAACGGGGGTCGAGACTACTGTAGTGGTGGGATAGACGACTGTGGAAGGATACCTATATCCACTATAGAGTGCGCTTCCAACGACGCCACCAACGAATCCCGGCCAGAAGTTCCGACCTCCATGTCCCCAGAAGCTGTGGCTATGATGGTGATGTACTGGCATCGGTCGATATCCAAATCCACCGTGGAATCCACCCCTAGGTCCACCATGGGGTCTCGCAAACGCACTCACACATGCGCACATTGCCACAATAACTGCAATTACTAGTTTCTTGTTCATATTAGTATCTCCATTTACTTTGTTGTTCATAGGGTATTTACTATTCCTAGTTCCCTACTTCGCCTATATTATAGCAAATCTGGTTCTGAATGTCAATACCCCTTGTTTTTACTTGTTGGATGAGCTTCTGGGCTTGAACCCCGACTTGATGTATGGGGTGAACCTGTTGTAGGTCTTTGGAACTATCTTCAGGAGCAACTTGTACATCAACTCAGGCTTGTCTGCCAACCCCTCCAATGTAGTTAGGTGATTGAGAACGACATTTCTTACAGAGATATTTGAGTTCAACGACAAGTACCTCAGAACCATATATGGAGAGAACGCCGATTGGAACAACTCGTTCTTGATGTGGCTCTCGTACAGAGCCTTGTCCTTGTCCACCAGGATGTTGCCCAGTATCATGAACAGGTCCAGACTGGGCTTTGGTTCGTCCGTTGATTTACGCTTCTTATTATATGCCGCCATAGTCGAAACCACCACTTCTAGTCAGGTTCTTGCATGCCACCTCATATTGCTTTTCGCTCATGTTCAGCCTCTTGAGCAGTTCTGACTTGGATTTCGCCGCCTCAGATGCGTATTCCACCAGCTTTTTGTTGTCAGAGAACATCCCTTGGCAATGGTTGAACACCTTCTTGAACAGATACAGGTAGATTTGCTTGTTGTTATAGGAGTTTTCGTTGCGCTCCACTATGGATAGGAGATATCCCACCATTTGCTTGACCTTGTTTTCGTCTATGTTATTATAGGAGTTTTCGCGCATCTCCTTGATTGTGGCATAGAGGTTCATGTTGTTTTCGATTGATGTCAAGTCAATCATCTCGAATGGGTGGTGATCTGAGGGGGATTGCCAATCTGGGGACAGACTTTCGGGCGTAAGAACCTCCTCCAATGTGGTGGTGTTCGTTGGATCTTGGGGGTTTAGGGTGGATGACAGGGACTTGTGGTTCACCATCGCCCCCTTCTCCTGGTTTGGCTTCCTGACCTTGTTCAAAACCCACCAAGTGGCGTATGTCAGAAATCTGTTCGAGTAGTCCAAGTCGAACCTCTCGGCCGCTATTGCCAGACCCTCGTTCGCCATCTGCTTGAAGTCGTCCAGGTCATACCATTGGGTTGGGGAGTTCTTCAGATACCGCTTGAAGTATACCTCTGCCAGGTTCTCGCTTGCCTTTGTGTTGTGCAGAACCAGGAGCTTGTTGAGTTCTGGCCTGTCGTTCCTGAACAACCCAATCATGCGCTTCTCTGACAACTTGTCCAATGGGAGTAGGTTTGTCTTGAAGAAGTCCATCCATTCCTTGGTTGTGAATACTGTCTCCCATTCCTCGTCTGTCAAGTCGGGCTTCGCCAGTGTCTTGTGCAGCTGCTTGGCATATGCCTTCATCGCCTTTTCGACTTCCTTGCGGTACTTGTCCCGATAGCCCTTTTCTGTGCGTTTTACATTGACATATGAAACCTTTGCGGGGGTCGCCTTGTGATGCCTAGTCAGTTTCCTTGGTTTTGCGATATTACTGTTCTCGTCCATGATGAATGTTGTCCTTTGCTCAAGCTTGTCAATATATTGTACCATATTAGGGGTTGTCTGGTAAACTGTAGTTCCTCCAAAGGGTCTCGGTCTTCGTCCTTGGTCTTCTATTCCCGTCTATGGTGTTCACATTGAATTCAACCTTTGTGAAGCCATTGTCCTCGAGTTTCTGGTAGATGGGGTTGTCGTAGCCAGATATCAGAATCTTCGCCTTTGAGGAAATGCACTTGTCCACGAACTTCCTGTGGAAATCGTCGTCCTGGTCTATGTCGTATCTTGTTGCGCCACGTGTCGACCAGACATATGGTGGGTCGCAATAGAGGAAGCAATTTGGTTGGTTGTACTTGTCCATCAACTCCAATGCGTCTCTGTTGTACACTATGAGGTGCTTGAGGCGTTCGTGAAGTTCTGGCATTCTGTCTATTGACGACAAGAAATCAGAAACAGATTTAGCCATTCCCCTTCTCACGAGCATGTTGGTGGCGAATCCTCCGATACCATTTATGGACAATCTGTTGGCTATGTAGAACCAATATGCCCTTTCGAGTTCTGATAGATTTGCATCCTTCAACTTCTCCCTTGCGTCATATCGCATGTCCTCGGCATATGGGGTAAGCTCCACCATCTTGATGAACTTGGGGAAAAGCTCCTCGTCCCGAAGCACCTTGTAGAGGCAATAGACATTCTTGTTGAGGTCGTTGAATATCTCTATCGGGGGAATGTAGGGCATGTGCAGACCAATGGTGTATGAGCCCGAGAATGGCTCCATGTAGATGTTGTAGTCCGGACTTGGGAACTGCGATATGATGTTCTTCCACATCAATGCTTTTCCCCCAAAGTACTTGATTGGCGCATGCAGGTTTTTGATATGGTTCATATGAACATTATACGACAAAATTGGGGTTGTGTAAAACGAAAGGTGACTCCTTTCGGAGCCACCTCGTTCCCTTCTATGGAACTAATTATATGGAAAATTAGGAGGGGAACTTGACTATCGTTGTTAGCGGGCGACGACCGTAACCGTGCCAGAGGCGTAGCGGCGACCAACCTTGACGCGCTTGGCGGTCTCCAGGTACGAAATGACCGCGGAGCCGGAGATCTTGCCACGACCACTCATGCCAGGACGACGGGTGAGAGCGGTGCCCTTCGAGAGCTTGAGGATGTCGCGAACCTGATCCTTCGTGTACTGCATCGTCGGCTTGACGAGCGTAGCCTTGGCAACCATGGTCTTCTTCGTGTTCTTCTTCATTTGTTTTCTTCTTTCCTTTTTTGGTTTGTTTACCCGGACTCCCCAACCATTGGGTCATCCAAATCTTATGATATATTATACGAGTTGTTTGCTGTGTTGTAAAGTGGTTTTTTGTGGTTTTTTAGTTCAGTTCATACAACCTGGCAGACGAAATCGCCCACCATTCCTCCAGATATGGCCCAGACACGATTGTGAACTTGTCATGGGAATCGTCCTCCCAACGAACCACATACCACAGACTTGAAATCTGAATCGTTCCCATATTTCCCTCCTTATTATTCCCAATGGTAGCCTGAGCAAATTGTGCATAAGGCGCATATTCCAAACAGCATGGCGAAGAAGATGATTGCCCCAACAAATTCCTTGATGGTGTTCACAATCTCCTTGCGCTTTGCCCGACGCTCCTGGCGTCTCATCATCGCCGACCAGCTTTCCATAGTTAATCTCCTTTTTTAGTCGTTTCCGTCATAACCAGGCTTGCGCCACTTGATTGGCTTGCGCGGAGGCTTGATTGCCTTGATTGGCATGCCGTCATGCTCCTTGTCGTAGTCCTCAAGCAGTTCGTCCCTGGAATCCTTGTCAATGTAGAGGGACTTCAACTCGTCTTTGAGGTGGTAGAGGTCGGAGTGCGCGTACCTCGACTCGTCGGAGGGACCGCCAGCCACGGGGTACTTGAAGTACAGGATGATGTCGGTGTTCCACTCTGTCCAAGGCTCGGCGGGGGTCTGGCGCATTGCGTCAATCCCAACATAGTAGGGCCGCAGCTTCGCGGGAACCATGTTCTCGGCGATTGCCACTACTTGCTTCTCGGTCAGAGCTGGATGCCCCCACGCACAGGTCTTCATTTACTGATGTTCCTTTCTCAATCAAAGTGGATGAATTTCCTGAAGAACACGAAGCTCAGTGAATTTCTCGTTCTTCCCCATCTTGAAGAACTTCCTCAGAATGTCAGGAATGTCCTCTTCACAAGCCGCCCATACACGGGTATCGTTTGCATACCAGCCAGTATTCTTCGTCCGCCATAGGACACGGAACAACCTTTCCTTGCGGCTGTCGTCGTTCTTGACTTCGTTTCTTTTGGCAAACAGATTTCTGAGCCAATGTATGAAATCTTTCATCTTGTCCTCCTTGTTTCCTTCGAACACCTATATTATAGCATATTCGGTGATTGTCTGTCAAGGGGGTCTATGAACAAATTGGATGGGAATCAATGTGTCCCAGACGATCCAAACCCACCACCCCTGTCTGTGGACTTGCCCATGTCGTCGTAGACGCAGTTCAAGATTTCGTTCAACTCCAAGTTGATGACAGGCACAATCAACCCTTGGGTTATCTTCATGCCAGGCTCAATGCACACAGGTGTCGTTCCATGGTTGAAGAAGCAGAATATGAGTTCGTCCCTATATTCAGAATCAATCAGGCATGCAGAGTGGTCAAGTTTCAGTTTCGTGGCAACCCCAGACTTGTTTACCATCATCATAGCCAGACCAGGAGGTATGATGGTCTTGATTCCAGATGGGATTGCGACATGGGCGTTTGGTTGCACGATTATGGTATTGTCCACCACCACGGCACTGGGGGTCTGGTCAGGGTTGTGGGAGAAGTTCTCCACCTTCGCCTTGAAGTCCTCGTCCCATGCTTTTCTTTCAGGAACAAAGAAGTCGATGCCAGCGTCCGTTGGATGTGCCTTGGTTGGGGTCTTGACTTCCCGTATTCTGGTGAACAGGAGTTTTCCATCGAACTGCCTGTTGTGGTCGTGTTCAAGTTCCTCGGCTAGTTCATGCGACACCTGGTGGCTGTTTTGCTCGACCAATTTCCTCAGACCATCCACAACATCAGAATCTGGGAACTCGACCTTTGGTCTTGGGGGTGGGTTTGCGGCCCTCTCCATCTCTGCCTTGATGTTCTCCTGCGTCTTCTGGCGGATTCCAGCCATTATCCTGTCTATGGCATCCTTTGTGGTGGACTCATCCTCTGCAACTACTGACAGGTTGTTGATGAGGTCGACTATTGTCTTCTCGCGTTCGTTCAGTTCCATGAATTTACATCTCTCTTTCTTTGGTTGAATGGATTGTATGGATTGGCTGTGTCGGGTTTCTTTGGTTGGTTTGTTTCCGTCAGGGAGTTCTTGAACAACTGCTTCTTGAGCTCATCTGTGAACAATGTGGTTATGTTGACCCCACTTTGGTAGAACACCTCTATGAACTTGCATGATTGTCCATCTGTTTGGTTGTCTTCGTCGTCTATTGGCCCCTTCAACAGAATCCCAGTGAATGTCCTTGCTGCCATTGCCTTGTCTGGGTCGATTCCCATTGTCTCGGTTTCCTCAATCCAAAACTGCCTTGGGTTTCCTGGAACCACCGAGACAATTTCGTTGAGGCATGTTATTGGCGTGAGCATGTGTGTATATCCTTTCCCCTTTGTTCAATTATACGAACAAAAGAAGACCACCAAGTTGAATTGGTGGTTCTTTTCTTTGTTGCTTGTATTATATTGTTATTGCTTATTCACTATTGTCCAGCCAGATGGAATGTTGCTAGTGCCAGTAGTCTTTGGCAATGCGCTTGGGCAAGTGAATGTCTTTGTTCCCGTTGCTTGAGTTCCTGCGCCATAGACCCAGTTCGTTGTCGCCTCAGATGGGTTCCAAGCTGTGAAGTTGACATCTATAGCCGAGAGCTTGCTACAGTTGTAGAACATGTTCTGGTAGCAGTAGTAGACAAGTGTCGTTGCTGGCAAAGTAGGAGCGGTCGTCAAGGAAGAGCAACCGTAGAACATGTAGTAGTAGCAACCGGCAGCGAGAGTCGTCGCTGGCAATGTCTCTGGAGCTGTAGTCAAGGACGAGCACTCGTAGAACATGCTGTAGTAGCAACCTTCGGCAAGTGTTGTTGCGGGTAGTTCGGGGGCAGTAGTCAAGGATGAGCAACCGTAGAACATGTTGGAGTAGCAGTCGTTGGCAAGTGTCATCGCAGGAAGTGCAGGGGCAGATGTCAAGGATGAACACCCCAAGAACATGTAGCCGTAGCAACCACCTTCGAGTGTAGTAGCTGGCAATGTCGGAGCAGTCGTCAAGGATGCGCATTCCTAGAACATGCTGTAGTAGCAATAGGTCTTTCCAGATATGTCCAATCTCGATCCATCTGCCTTCATCAAGGTCTGGATGTTTCCACTTGCGGCTATCCTCTTTCCTGTAGTAGTTGCAAACTAGTAGTAATTACTGCTGTTTGTGTAGAACGAAATGTCGTTCTCTTCAGCAGCTCTGAAATACACCTTGTCACCAACATTGGCAAGCGTTATTGTTGTATTGAATTCATATGGTGTCCAATTCTGTCCATCAGTAGAAGTCACAATATTTGCCGCAGCTGGACTGCCGACTTTGTTGAATGCTATAGTAGCACCGGCATCTTCTGCAGTGAAGCAAAGTGGTTCGTCCAGTTTTGGTCCGGTTGTTATTACAATGCTGTTAGCAGTTATCTTGCTTACATGAATCATGTCGGTTTACCTCGTTATTTGCACTTTCTAGTCTGCTCCATCTACTGCTTGTGCATTTCGTTCATGCAGAACTGGAAGCTCCTGGGCGTCATGTCCATCCACGGCATCATGCTCCCTACATTCAGCGAGTTCAATGGGTAGTTCTCGTTCTATGACTTGTACAATGCCTCCTGACACAACTTGAAGGAATCGTACTCCCACGAATTGTGGACATGCCCATAGAACATCGGGTTGCCCTTGTACCGTCCATTCCAAGTATAGAAGGGATAATGGGTCAAAACCAACCGAACTCCATCACCAATGTTCTGTTCCTTGTAGTTCTTGATCTCCACGAACTGGTCCCGAAATGCGTTGTCGTGCAGGAACTGGTAGTCGTGGTTGCCCAATATTAAGTGCTTCTGACCCTTCAAGTTCTTCAACAACCCAATAGTCGTCTTTGTGTCGTAGCAGGAGATGTCGCCCAGGATGAACACATGGTCGTCGTCCTTCACCACGGCATTCCAATTCTTGCTCAATCTGTTGTCGTAGTCCCTGGGACCATTCAGCTTGTAGTGGGAGAAGGTCATCTGGTACTGTGTCCGACGAATTGGGTTGGTGTCAGTCTAGTAGCCAAAGTGGATGTCCGATATGTAGAAGCAGTTTGTCACAGTTGCGTTTCCTTTCTTCCTTGTATTGTATTTACATTCTTGGCGTTTTTCTCGAACACAACCTCGAACCATGGGTTTTCGTACAGGGACTTCGCCAGATAGCACTTCCGCTTCACCAACCCCAGGAACTTCTTCACCTCAAATGTCTGTATGTCCGCAATTGGGTAGCAATTCGCCACCAACTCGAAGCAATAGAGCTTGCCCTGGTCGGACTTGTAGTCGAAGTCATAGGGTACGCCAATCTACTCCATCACGTGCGACAATGCGGTGGTCTGACCTCCATTTGGGTGCAGAACCATTATGCGGTCCGCCTGGCAAAAGTCCAATATGTGGGTTTCCTGAACATATGGTGCGACGGCATGGACAACCAGGTTGTTTCCAATGTAGAGCCCAGCATGGGAATACCCCCTGTTGTCTGGGATGAACTTGCCATCCAGGTACTTGTCGTAGCCCCGCAGGAGAATGTCCCCAGGTCTGACGAGGTTCATTATCCTCTCCAAGTCGTATCCAGTCACATAGTAGGGTTCAGGATCATATGCCAATATGGGGAAGAAGCTGAAGGACAGAACCTTGATCTTCCCAAACTATGTCAGGAACTATGACCAAATCTTGTATAGAAACTGCTTTACCATGATGATACTATTTACCATTTCTGTGGCAAATAGGCATCATCAGTTGCTGCCCTTGTCTACGATGTAGTAGCAAATGTAGATCAACCCCAGAAGGAAAAGAACCACGACAACAGGAATCCAGAGAGGCGCTGTCACCCACCACCAGGACCAGTCAATTACATGCGCGAGCTTCAATCCCAGGAACAGAAGGAACAGCGCCTGCATGAAGCCAATTCCAATTCCCCCAACCTTGTTTCCATTGTCGTCGTTTTTCATGGTTTTACATATCTCCTTGTTTTTTCAATACACCAGCATAGGCAAAACTTCTTCGGTTGAGATTGTCCCATCCCAATATGCCTTTAGCGCATCCTTGTTGCGAATGACGAAATTGACGAAGTACTCAATTTCCCTCGGAGTGAGTACATCACCAGTGTCGCCAACGATCTGTGGGGTATCGGAAATCGTCATGCTGAATGTTTCCCCACTTTGGAACGAATCTCCCTTGTTTTTCTGTATCTTGATCCTTGGACCGTGTTTTGCGTTCTTTGCAGAAATCCAAATGTTGGCTGGAAGCTCCTTGTGCAGACGCTTGGCGATGTTTGCCATTTCCCAAAAAAGCTCCTTGTCGGTATCGTTGTCGATATCAACATCCAATGGAATCCATTTCCCCTTGTTGCCATCAATCGTCATGGTGATGTGCCCTTTTTCAACTTCAACTATATTATACCATATTTGGGGGTTACTGTAAAGGGGGTTGGTGTATATTGAAAAGGTTGGGACTGTAAAGCCCCAACCGGAGGTAAAACAACTATGGAATTACACGTCGTTGTTTTGGAAATCGTATATATCAAAGTCCCTTGATGTTATCAAAGACCCTTGATATACTCAATCCACTGCTCGAATGTCTGCTTCTCCATCTCCATGCCAGCACCAATCTTGCCAGCACGGACCTGGTTCGAGACCACCAACTTCATGGCGTTGTCGAGCTTGTCGAACCTTTCGTGGAAGGTGTTGTAGAACTCGCGGAACCGCTTCTCGGTGTTGATTCGATACTCCTGGTTGTCCTGCTTGAGCCAGGCTTCCGTGTTCATGAGGTAGTAGGTGTCGAACATCTGGGTGCAAATGAGCATGTTGGCGTTCTGCTCCCTGCCCCGTTCAAGCAACTGCCCCACCAACGCCGTCACCGAGTCGATGTAGTTGTTGTAGGTCTTCTGCATGTAGAGGGGGTCGTGACGGCAAACAGATTCGTCGCGCCACTTCCAGAGGTAGATTGGAACATCACTGTACTTGATGGTGTTTGGATCGTCGGCCAATGTAGTCGCCATGAAGTTGAAGTAGGAATCCTCGTGGACAGTGAGCTTGTCGTTGAACCTGATGTTCTTGTCAATCAAGTACTGGCGTTTGTGGAACTTGCCATGAACAAATGTCCTGTCTTGCTTGTGCTCTGTGAACCAGACCTTGCCATCCCTGTGAACTTCCTCGTAGAACTTCGTGGTGAGGGAGTTGAAGCCCTTGTCCATCTCGGCGAAGATGATGTTCAACCCCACCATGGAGAAGAACATGTCGTCGGCGTCGCAGAACATCACATAGTCTGCTGTGGCGTGGTCAAGACAAGCATTCCGAGTGGCGGAGACACCCCGATGCTCCTCCATGTAGTAGTCGATCTTGAAGGGGTACGCCTTGAAGAACTTCTCGGGTATCTTGGTCTTTGGGTAGCCGTCGTTCACGATGACCACGCCAACTTCCTTGAAGTTAATTCCCTGCTGAAGCGCGATTGAATCGAGAAGGGGCTTCAGCACCTCCTTCTTCTCCTTGTATTGTGGAACCAGAATCTGCAGTTTCATGTTGTTTGTCCGTCCTGTTTTGATATTTGATGTATATCCTTCTTCAATTATACGAAACCGCCCCACCCAAATTCAGGATGAGGCGATTCTCGCTTGTTGTGCATCAATCAACTGATTGCTGAGCCATTTGCATCCAACCAAACCAAGGCTGCGTCAATTGCATTTCTGACAGCCTTTTCTGTTGGAAGTGCCGTGTCTGCACCAGTAGCACCAATTGCCGTCACAACTGTCTTGTCGGCCACGGATGTTGTTCCCAGTGTCGCGTTGAGACTTGCCTTTGTTATTGTGGTCGTGAGAGAGGTCAGCTTTCCATCAGATTGGACAACCTTTACATTTACGCCAGAAGATCCATTGCTCACTGTGGAATCAAGTGCACCAATCTTGCCAGTAACATAGTCTGCCACGGCATTTGCAGTCACAACTTTCACTGCTGTGGTGGTAATGTCAGCAGATGTTGAAACAGGATTGACATATATGTCCATAATTGGACTAGAATTGGAGTAGAGTTCCACTATACCACTGATGCCATATGCACCAGAAGCATATCCAGTTCCTGTTTTCGCCTTGCTGCTATCCAACTCGCTGACGCTCGCATCCACATATGCCTTTGTCGCATATGTGTTTTGGTCGCCAATGAGTTCCCAGTCATAAGCTTTATCGTCAAATATCCACTCCTGTCCATTGACATATGAAGAACCCGAAGAAGCACTACCAATTATGATGATGTCACCACTTTGGGGATTTTCCAAATCATATGGAGATGAGTACACGCCCTGGAAGTGCATCACATTGCCGAACGCAGTTGCGTCTACGCTTACCACCTTGACAGAACCAGACTGGGTCGTCACGCTCACTTTGATGCCATTGCTCGTACTTGTATGCGTTTCTGATGCAATTGCGGCAATTTGTTTGTCAGCCAATTGCTCCACCGTGCTTCCACCAACAGTGAGGTTCGTGGCTGACACATTCGTGACGCTGAAGTCTGCGGTGCTCGTGACTGTGAGGTTGGTGAATGTACCAGTCTGGGCACTCACAGTGGTTGGCGTGAGGTTCGCCGCAGTAAGGGACACCGCCGTGACCTGACCATTCTTGGTCGTTACGGATGCTGTTATGCCATTCGCGGTGCTTGACTTTGTTGATTCAGCTGCCGTATATGCTGGCGCAGTGACATCAACATTCGTAACAACACCACTGGTCGTTGTAACATCAACAGTGACTCCATTGCTCGTGCCATGCTCTGTGGACGAGTCAATGGATGGAATGGATGGGAATGCCTGGGCATATGCTTTGACATTGCCATTTGCGTCCTGCTCGATATGCGTGATGTAGGAACTTCCGTAGCCAGAAGCAAGGCCGCTAGTCATCAACGAAATCATCGCCTTTACCTGGACATCGTTCTCAATCTGCACCCACGCGCTGCCATTCCAGGCCTTTGTCCATCCAAATCCAACAGCAAGATCTCCAGAGATTTGCCCAGATATACTGGCTAGATCAGTGGAGGTAGATACTTGAAATACCTTGTTCGCACCAAACCTGGATGCTCCCTTGTAGAGTTCGCCACCATCGACGAAGTACACGCCACCAGCATCCTTGGTTCCTATCGCAGAATAGGAAGCGGCGGTAGTAGAATAAAACTTAACTTGTGTTGCCATGTCGTTCTTTACCTCATATTTGCGTGATTTGCTTCAATATCACTGTGTCTATTTACAATTCTGAGGGCAAAAAGAACTAAACCTCCCCTTTGGGTAAAAGGGGAGGTTCGAGTTGTGTGTCTAATCATCAATCAAGATAGATTAGGGTTGTTGTTCTGGTTCTGGGTCGGTAATCCACTCGAATGTCACTGCACATGAAGTGAGTACGCCATTGGTTTGAGTGACCGTGACACCCACATTGCCCGCTGTGCTCGACACTGTTGCGCTAAGACCACTAATCAAGTCAGTCACGAAGGTGTGGACTGCGGATTCCGTAGGAAGATCCGTGCCAGTAGACGACAACTAATCAACATAGCCCTTGGATGCAGCAGCTCCAAGGTTGAGGGCCGTGCCGAGTTCAGTTGGATTAACCGTGAGTTCCACAGACGGAACCATTGTGGTAGAGTTAATAGTAACTTCCACACTAACGCCATTGTCTTCAGAAGTTCCAGTTCCACCCTCATAGGCGTCAATCGCGCCAGCAACAGCATGCATTGCAGCATCAAGAGTCGTGGCCGCGGAGGTGACGGTCTCTTCACCATGTGAATAGGACAACTGGGTTGAGACATAGGAAGCAACAGCACTGCAAGTTGGGAGTGTTGCTGCATTCGCAGTCACAGCATCAGCAGCGTCCTTTGCCGCAGCCGTGCCAACGCCCGTGAGCGTCACTGAAGGAGCGGCTGTCGCTGCAGCAGTCACAACTTGAACCGTGACACCACTGAGAGTGCTTGTGCTTGTTCCACCAGTTACTGCGGACTGATCGCCAATCTTCTCCCACTTGAAGTCTCCAGATGCCTTATCGTTGTATATCCATTCCTGTCCATCGACATATTCAGAACCCTGAGCAGCACCACCAATTATGATGATGTCGCCGCCTTGGGGAGTTGGGCAATCAGCTGGAGACGCGAATACACCCCTGAAGTGCATTGCGTTGTCGAATGCATTCAAGGCATCACGGACAGCCTTTTCAGTTGCGATCTTGCCATGGGATGCGGTGTCTTTGTCTCCAAGAACTTCTGTAACAGTCTTGCCAGCGAAGGTTGCGAGGTTGCCAGTTACAGCAACGCCAACTTCGCTCACGCCACCACCAAGGGTGCTTACCGTGACCGCAACACCAGAGTTGCTTCCGGTTGCGCTTGAAGCAGCAACATTGTTCACAGAAACATTGTTAATCTTTAGGGATCCAGCATCAACCTCAGTTGCTGTGAATGTGGCCGTGCTAGTGACATTCAAGTCCGTGAAGTTACCGGTTGTTGCCGTTACCGTGCTGTTGGAGACATCAACGATGCCCTCGATTCCCGTGACGCGATCCGAGACACCTGTGATTTTCGCGGTGTTAAAAACAACGCTTGCAACCAAAGCATCCCAGCCATTGACCTTTGCCGCATCGTCACCCAACTTCACCTCACCAGCATTGTCGCCAGATTCAAGTGCTGGGAATGCAACAGCGTTTGCCGTCACATTGCCATTCGAGTCCTGCGAAATGCCAGTGATGTAGCTGCCATTGCCACCAGCAACAAGACCACTGGTCATGCTGCTTACGATAGCGCGAATGTCAGCAACATCGCCACCCAGCTTTTGCCATGCGGATCCATCGAAGACCTTTGCGCCCTCGAATCCGACATTGATGTCACCACGGGCGGCGCTTGTAAGTGCGGATAGCTCAGCTGCTGTGGACGCCTTAGTGACGCGACCCAATCCAAAGCGCTGTGAACCCTTGTAGAGTTCGCCACCCTGAATGAAATAGACGCCATTCTCGTCCAGCTTATCACCTGTTGGTAGGCTTGCCTTGGAGTAGAATTTAACTTGTGCCATATTGTTTTTACCTCTTTGTTTTTGTTTTTAAGTTTTTGATCACTTCACCCGAAGCAATCCAATTTCAACTTAAATCGTCCTTTGATCTGCTTATGTATACCTCCTTTCCTTAGTCAGCGTCCCATTCTGGGGAGTCCTCGTCTCCAATCTCGAACCACTTCGCCAAGCCATTTGGCACTGGTTGCCCATTCTCGTCCACATCCACTCGGTACAGGAACTCCTTCTTCGTGTGAGCCAACGCCACGATGTCGTTCAGCTTTGGCGTGACCTCACCACCCCCTATTATGAGGACAGTGCCCTTTTGCGACATTTGCTCGTTCGGGTCAGTCTCTGTCTGGCCTATGTACCTCACAATCGAAGGATCAGACCAACCTTTCGTATAACATGTGCGCCGCCAATGGAAATCCACATAGATGTTCTACTCGTCCTCCACGAACATTATCTGTCCAGTGGAATATGGAGGAACGAAATCGTGCTCTGATTCCTTTGTCAGTGGAACGCCAGGATCGTTGAAACTGCCATCGTCCTTCCTCACTATCTTGAATGTGACTTTCGCACCCATTCGTCAACCCTCCTCCATCACTATGTCGTCGTTGTCGTTATTTCCTCTGGTTTCGTCTTCCCATTCCATGCCTCCGCTTCCGCCACCACCTTCCTTGACGGCGTTGCGAATCTCGTATATCCACGGAATCGCCATGTTGATGTTGGGTTGGTTGAAGAAGCACTCCAAGTCCTTGAGGACTGGGTCTTCCTCACCCCTTTTCTTTTTCTTCTGTTGCTTTGACGAATCTGGTTTCACGACGTTTTTGTAGATTTCATAGAGCCACGGAAGCACCATGTTGATGTTTGGTTGGTTCAAGAAGCATTGGAGATCCTTGATCTTTGGATCGAATCCACCGGAACCCCTGTTCTGAACCTTCTTTCCCTTCTTGCTTGATGTTGTTCCCATGACACGCACACACATGTGGTTTGTTGTTCTTCTCAAGATATATTTACATTTTTTATGTTGAAAAGGTAAATACTTCTGTCATGAGAAGAAGAAGGGAAACAATACAGAACATATCTTGCTTTGTAGCCGGGATGTCGGTTGCGATTATCCTGTAGTTCGCCATTCCACAGTTGTTTGCGCCATCCAAACACAACAATCCACCAGAACCAGATGCTTTGAGCACAACCACCAATGTAGTGGATATCGTAGATATCGCATACACCAATAGACCAGCAAAACCAAATGCCGATTGGTTCAAGGACAATTCGACCTATATTTGGGAGAATTGGAAGTTGAGGTGATTAGTTTGATGAGATTACACCATCCTTTAGGTGTAGTCTATAGCCAGATTCGATTCCCCATTTGGTGTCCATTGGAACCTGGGACATGTAGATGTTTGGCAGATACCAGTCGTGGTATACCCCAGCAAATGTGTTGTCGTTGAAGGCATTTGGATTGGATGTGGTTATTCTGTTTTCCTGCACATTCGTGTTGTAGAGCATATAGTCGCCAAAACTCCCATCTACGACTGTATCCAGGTTGTAGAGGTGTTCCAAACCAGTGCCCTAGAAGCAACCATTCTCAAACGAAACCGTCTATGGGGTGTTCGTCAAGCACACATTCGTCAAATTGCCACAATCGGCAAATGCATTTGTCTCCATCGTGATATTTGGCACTGACGACTTGTCGTTGTTGAAATACACCGCATATAGGTTGGAGCATGAAACAAATGCCATTTCCCCAATGTATTCCATGCTTGGACCAAATATGAGTTCTGGAATATTGGGGTTGTTTTCGAAAGCATATGATCCTATATGCTGACAATTACCCAGATAGTTCACATCAACATGTTGGCAACCATTGAACGCATAGTCTCCAATGTTCTGCGCACACATCAACTGGTCAGGCTTGTTGAATTCGATGTTTGTTCCAGCAAAGGCATATGCACCAATTCCCGAACATGAATATAGCCCATCTACACTTGTCAAGGTTGATATGCCAGAGAAGCAATTGTCTGGAATCGAGAATTGGTATCCATCAGGCCCAGTTGAAGTCGCTATCGTGACATGTTCTAACATACTGCATCCCTGGAACATCGAAACCATAATGGACAGCCGGCTGGCCAATGTTGGTCCGACGTGAATGTAGGACACCGGGACATTATACATGTCCATTTGGTAGTCCACACCCACATTATCGACATAGAATAAGTTCAAGAATGGCAAGCTGTTGCATCCAACTATGGTGTTCGTGGAAAACGACCTCTGAAACTCCAGGTTTACGATGTTGCTCAATCCACTGCAATCAGAGAATTGACCACTCTCCAGATACAACCTTCTGCTTCCAACCAGTGCCTCGACATCAGATACAGTGTAGACGGAACTATACGATGAAGGGCCAGGAAGTCCAATCCACCTTAGATTGGGATTGTCTGCAAATGCGTATGCCCCCATGTAGACGCAATTTCTGTCAACCCACAGACCCCTATCCGAATCTGGTCCCCCTTGTTCAGAGAAATTCCCACTCTCACCGAGGTGAGCATACCGAAACGCCTCAGTGCCTATCTATGCAATGTTGGCCAGTTCCCCAGACTTTCCATACAAACCCCATCCAATCTTGGTCTCTCTGAATGCTGCACTTCCTATGATAGAGCAATCACGCAAACCAGTTGCCGACAGAGACACCTTTGGATCTGTCCCACCTGGGGAATAGTCGCCAGAAGTGTAGGAATACCCATCTACACTCGTCAAATTGTAACATCCATCGAACAACCCAGCGCAAATGCTGAAAGTCGTCGAGAAACTGTACATTATGTCAACCTGGTTGATGGTGGATTGCAGTCCATACAGAAAAAGGCATGTCTATGTTCCACTTTCATCGTATCCAGGTCCCCACAACTCCTCGTTCAATGTGACTTTGCTCAAACAACTTGATGGACCCAAGTCCCAGACTGTCGATCTAAAGTCGGCATACAGAAGTGTAGTGCAATTGTCCAACCTCAACTCCTGAATGGAACTGCAATAATCAACAGCATCTGGAGGAAACTGGGTCTGATACTCCAAGTTGAATATCCTCTACAAACTTTCACAATTTGTGAATTGTGAATGGTAATTGCCATATAATAATTGGTCAAATGTAACACCATTTGGGCAAAGTGTTACCTCACTTATTCCTTGGCAATTATCGAACGCACTGATGCCCAGGAATCTGCAATCCCCCAAATCAACACTGGTCAAATTCCTGCAACTATGAAATGCTGCTGCCCCTATGGAAACCACATGGTTCAAGTTCACGACATTTGCCAGACTGGAGCAATTTCCGAAACATTCATCTGGTATGGTTATTCCACTGGCCAAGGAAATGTGTTGCAATGCTCCGCAAGAGTAAAAGGCCCGCTCGCCAATCATTGAGCAATTCCCAATGTCAACCGTTACATTATAATCCCCCATTCCAATGTGTGTATAGGCAAATGCAGATGATCCAATTGCCACACAAGTGTCCAAGTTATCCACACTACTTAAATATGTCCACCCTGTGAATGCATAGTCGGGCAGGGTCACGCTTTGGGCGACAACAACCCTGTTTACATCCATGCAACTTACACTGGCATCAGACAATGCTTGGGAGATGTCGCCAAGTGAAGGCGTTGTTCCAAAACTAGTCAGGTTAAGTGTTACCATTCTACTGTACCTCTTGTTTTCAATTTCTAGAAGTATTTACAATTATTGGTTGAAGTGGCTTGAATGTTCATTCATCTTCTTGCAGGAGGTATAGTAGAAGTGTAATCAGATCGGAGTCAAGGATGTCATCCTCGTAGTCAGACGGTTCTCCAAGTTCTTGCATCACCCTGGATTGTTCGTCAAGCTGGTCCAGGTCAACATCCGAGTCGTCTACCTATATGACCTCGTCGGGTGTGTACATCTGCGCCTCCAGTTGTTCGATGCTGGGTTCGTAGATGGGGTAGATTTGACGATCTCCGAGGTAGACCGTCACTATGCGTCTTTCCCTAGCATATACTTGCGTGGTTTGTTCGTTCTCTTCAGCCATTGTCGTTACCCCCTTCTTGTGGTTCGGATTCGCTTGACTCAGATTCGTCTGCCTTGTATATCAAGTGCTCTATTGCATCGTCGGATATTGTGGTGTCGGATTCGTATCCAGGGAATTCGAATATCTCGCTGTTCAGGAATTCTGACGTACCATTTGCCTTAACCCCAGGCGTGTCTTCAAGCAGGAACGACCATGGGTGGTATACTCCATTGACCTACATCAGTGAATGCGAGTTTTCGTACATCTAGGCGCGACATTTGTGGAAGTCCAAGAAGAAGTCTATGATGGCGTTGAAGGTGGATTTCAAATCATTTGGTACATATATATCATGTAAATTGTAATCATTAAGTATTGATCTACTATTTCTTGGTTCAATAAACGCCACGAAGTACCTGTCTATCTCTGGATTTAGCTTTATGAATCCCAATTTATTCTTCTTGATGAATCGTTGAATAGCAATAAAGCTCTTTATGTATTCTATCAGCAAGGACCTTTCATTGTTCGTCCTATCTATTATGAATTTATTGCGGGTAATGTTCTTCTGCCAGCTTCTAATATCCTTGAACCACGGATTCACCATGTAGTGGAAGAGGACATAGCAGTACACAAATGGGTTTTTTTTGACAGCTTCGTTTCTATCGGAACCCGCTGCAATTATCTAGTTGAATTCATTTGCGTCGCTTGTGTATTCATATGCATTCCAATTGACAAAATCATTAACACCAAATGATAACAACGAAGTTCCAATGAAATAGATGTGTTTATTGTAGAACTCCTTCAATACCTACAGGTTTGCATTTCGTATATTTTCGATGTCGGCGTTTATATTGTTGTTCCCATAGGTGTAATCGGTGTCAACTATACCAAAATCTCCATACTAAACAACATCTCCGACGCAGTTCCCGTTCTTGTTCCTGTATGTTTGACTATTGGCGTTGTCTGCCCATTGCAACATGTAGTTGGCGTTGAAGTCTTCAGATACAGTGACCAGGGAGTAGTCATTGTTGTGTACTTCTTTCTCGAACAACCCACCCGCGTAGTTCGAGTTGCATATTATGATGTAGTATTCGTTGTCTCGTTTTATCCCAAGCAGTTGCTATATATGGTCGTATGTCAGGTAATTGTTTTTATTGATGCTATAATTAACTCCCATGTATATTAGGTTAGATGATGATAAAACGACTTTTGTTTTACCTTCTTGATCTTTCAATGATGGAGCATTTATGAACACGACCTTGAGGGGGCATTTGCACTCCTTTATCTGCTGTATCTTCTAGTCTATCGTCCATTCGGTCCATTCACTTTCGTTTTTGTACAAATACCCTTGTTCGCCGTATTTGGCGTCCAAAGCCGCCTTTATCTTCTTGTGCCAGGGGTTGTCCTCGTTCTTGTATATGTTTGAGGTGTCCAAGTCTGTTGTGCAGTTCAGCTTGAAGTACGCGCACTTTAGGGTGTCTTCAACATTGACAAATATTGGGAACAAGTTGAGACCATCATCAGTAATGGGAACATCTCCTTGACCATTCTTTGTCGACACTATTATGCGCTTGTATTCTTCCTCGCCTTGTTCTGTGTCTTTGACGAATGCGAACATGTTTGTGAAAACCAAGTCGGGTCTTCCTGGTATTACATATTTGATTTTATTCCTGAGCTTCTTTACATTATTTCGTGTCGTGATGTAGTATTGTGGATATTGTGGGAAAGTATTTTTGCGCCAGTTGTTGTAGGATGGAAAGTTGAAGAACAACTGCCTTGGATATTCAATTGTTGGATTTGGTACATTGGCGATGCTGTCACAAAATGGCTTTTGCGATACTTTCATTTCCAAATTTCCTTGTGAATTTGGTTCATATTCCAACCTGAATGTGCAATATGGAATTGAGCATCTGCCATCTGATATTGCAACCAGTTCATCATATATGATGTCTATGGTTTTGCCTTTTATAGAATAAGGAGTTGGTGGAGAGAAATTATCGTTTTTTGGGTCCCATGATATTTGACAGCAATCGCAAAGGCAGTCATTTTCTCTATATAGGTTTTCTTGACGATGGAAGGAATAAGCAAATGGAGCATCATCGTACTACCATGCGTTATTCCCAAATGGTATTTTCATGGGTTCTAGTATTCTTCGATTCGCAATAGTAGTATTATTGAAGTTGGCCATTTCAATTGGACCATTCAAGTCAACACTTCCCATGTCAATCACGGTATTGGTTACATCTTTTACTACAAGACCACCTACGATGGATTTTCCCGTAAACACGGAAGCAAGATAAAGGCTCATCTCGCTTTCTGGGGTGGTTTCATCATTATTAGAGCAATAGTAGAAGTTTGCGTTTGAATTAAAGTAATTTGGTTCGCCTCTTATTGTAATTGTAACATTATATTTAGTGAAACTTCTTGATATCTTTTCTTGTTCTTCCCATCGCTTTTTTGTAGTTGCCATCGTGGAGCCACACTCGATTACATAAGGTGATATTATCTTGCAATAGTTCTTTTTATATGTTCTTTTTATGTTTTGGTAATTGTTTGGAAATAATAGGTGATTAAATAAACCAAGGTTAATAGTGCTGTTGTCGGTATATGCGGTGGTAGTAGCTACACCATGTCTATCGTACTTAGTGTAAATTGTTGTTGTCTCCACATTTGCTTTGTCTTCATATATCATGCTTCCATTGTTTGGAATCAACAATATATTGTCACCTGAGTAGTTAGGTGTGTCGTCTGTGTAGGTTTCTGTATAATAGTCACTTGCCCTGCATACATTTGCAAACAATCCATCAGGATAGATTATCGTATAAGTTCCAGCCTGCCCATAAGATATAGTTTCACTTCCCATCTTTCAATCACCTCTCATTGGTTTTCCTGGATTATGAAGTAGAATGTGTGTTCGTCCTTGTTCTCCAGTTCGTTGTATTGCGCCTATGTCAGGAACTGCATGTTGTAGCTGGCCAGATTGCCGAGGTTCTGCACCTTGCGCTCCACCGCCCTCACCCGGCTGTCGAGAGCCGAGTCTGCGTCCTCCCTTTGTTCCTGCTCATCCTCAATCATCTCCATCAGTTCAGAGTTTGCCTACGACGAGTGGCCACTTTCTCCACCACCTCCACCACTTGATGTCGAACCACCCGAACTCTCCAATGTGGAGACTCGGTTCTTCAAGCTGGACACATCCGTCTCAAGTGTCGACACCCTGGCTCCAATGGAGTTGACTTGACCTTGGATGTCGGTTTGGTTGCTTTGGAGGGTTTCGCAACTGGCGTACAGTGTGTTGAGTCCATCTACCTGGTTGTTCAGACCAGCTATGCTTCCCCTGATGGCGTTCAAGTTGCTGTTGAATGTAGATGTCGTGACATATACGCCAGGATCCAGTTCTGTTCCTCCACCTTCTGTTCCATTGCGTTCCAGTTCTGCCACTCTGCTTTCGAGGGATGTGACTGACCTGTTCATCGTTCTGACATCCACGCCAATGTTGTTAACGGTCCTTTGGATGGAGTTTACGCTGGAGGTCAAGGTGGATATGCGCCCATTCAATGTGGATACATCAGACTCCAATGTGGTTATCTATGCGTCAATTTCTGTGACATCCCCCTCCATCAGCCCTGTAATGTCCTTCATGTCGGTGACATTGGCAGTGACCTTCTATAGCCTCTCGTACAAGGCGTCTGTCTCGTGGTTGTCCTCGTATTCCTGCATCTCCCTGGTTCTCAATGATCCATCCTTCACGAACACTCTGTACTTCGTGTCTGGGGAGTTCTCGTCGGTTAGGACGATGTGGTCCCAAGGCCCGTTGTACTTGCCCGCTACCTTCAGAACATATTCCTTGATCTTGGCGTATAGTTGCTTTGCCCTGATGTCGATGTAGGAATTGATGTAGGCTATGCAGCCCTGAAAGATGTGTCCATGTCCGTGTGGGCATGCGCCTGGGTCGGTCTGCCCCGTAGTCAATGTGTTTTCGTCTGATTGCGCCATTTCGATTTCACCTCGTCAATTGGGTATGTCTATGCTATTTACCAATATAGAGGCGAAAAAGAAGCCATCCCAGGGCAGGATGGCATCTATTGAGGTGGAAGAGAATTATTGTGGTATTATGTCAGGTCTCCAACAAATGTGACATTTACTGTGCTTCCGAACTTCGTTTGATATGCTGTCAAGTATTCAGATTTGACATGGCAACGAGTAGGGTCATTTTCATTGAAGTCGTCCTTGCCACTATCATCCCAGGTCAAGTTAGTGGGATTTGGATAGCAATAGACATCATTGACATCTGTGCACCCGTAGAACGCATCATACCCGATGCTCGTCACGCCATCACCTATGGTGATGCTCGTAAGTCCGCTGCAACCCGAGAACGCAGAATCCCCGATGCTCGTCACGCTGTCCGGTATCGTGATGTTCGTAATACCATAGCAGGCGTTGAACGCAGCCTACCCAATGTTCGTCACGTTGTTACCAATCGTCACGCTCATAAGATCCCTACATAAGTGGAACGCATACTGCCCGATACTCGTTACTGCGCTTCCAATTTCGACTTCTGCTGGATATTTTATCCACGATGGTTCTTGTTCTGTCCCACTTCCTTCTGGCATCAACCCAGCTGCTATTAATGCTGGGCAATCCATAGAATCTTCTATCAAGTAATCTCCTTCTGTTCCATCGACAAACTTGATGTGCGTCTCAGCCTTTACAATTGGTCCAGTAGTTATCGTTATGCTGTTCGCTACCAATTTGCTTATCGTAATCATGTTGTTTTCACCTCGTTTGTTTTGTTGTATTATAGTTTTCCAATGCCCGGGCAATTTGGTCTGGGCAAGAAGTATCCCGATTTCCGCATTTGATTCCCTTCAGTACCTCAATTGCCTCGACCACCCGCATTCCCCGCATCAGACGAATCAATACCGTCAAGTAGCCATGACATCCACCCAATATGGCGATATTGACCAGAGTGTCGTCGCTCTCGTCAACATATACCTTCATCATGGATGGACATATGCCACCCTACGGGATGTACTCAAATGCTGTCACATATCTATTTACAAAAAACTTGCGACAACATCACCGAGGTGGCTGCCAAGCAGCAGGTGAAGTTCAAGGCCGACAAAGCCAACATCGCCCAATCGATGGCATCTCTTGCAGCATCCATCAAGTACAACTTCAATATCTTCCAGGCCCACAAGTTGACGAGAACCATCAGGAACAGTGTAATGGCAGTAGACATCACAATCCTCCCTCTTCCTACTGGTCAATCACCCATTTGCTGACCGTACTTCTTGACGAGATCCCAAATCTCGTTCCAGACCTTCTGACCCTCGTCATACATCTTCTTGTAGTCCAGCATGTTGTATGTGCCCTCGATGAGATAGAAGTGCATGTCGTCGGTCATGGTTTTCTTGGTTGGTTCCTGGTCGTCAATCTCCTGGTTGAGGTAGAATGTATAGAGGTCAACCAAATGCGCAATGTGATCGTAGGTTTGCTTCTGGTGTTCAACTGCAAGTTTCTCGATTTCCTCAGCTTCGCTCCTGTCAGCATTCATCATAATCTGGTTCATGCGCTTTTCTATTTCCTCGTCAGAATCCATGGGGTACTTGTCGTGCAAGACATCGTACATGAACACAGTGTTGATGCCACAACCCTCTTCGTTGAGCTTCTTGAGGTTGTACTTCAAGTCCCGAAGCATGTGCAGCTCCAAGGACCAGTATTCATCCAAGGAATGACCGGTCTTTTTCCAATTCTTGCAGTTCCTTCTGTTCCACCGCCAATCCTTAAACTTGTTCTTTGGCTTCTCCCAGCAATACCAAGTCAGGCCATCCCAGAACTTGAGCCAAGTCCAAAGCAACCCCCGAATGACCTTGCAGGACGACAACCTCCTGATCCTGGCAATCTTCTTGACATATTTCTCTCGGTTGGTCAAGTCCTGGTCCTTGCGCATCTTCACCCGAACCTTCGCAATCCAGTCGATGAACACGTTGTCGACATCAGACGCCCCCCATGAGCATATCCCATCGCAATGCCAAAGCCCAAAGTCAGAAAAGTCCCTCGACCGCCTTGGACGCCAATAGTATGTCCAACCATCGGACTGATGTTCTTCCCTATACCGCTTCGTGTATTCAATTGCCTCTGCGTAGGAATGGACCTTGAATGTGTCCACTACCTTGGCGTTTGGTTCGCCAAAGAAGTTGTATTCCCTTGTATCGGCATCCAATATGCAGAACAACTCGCAAGTGGTTCTCGTGTCTCTCCAATTGCTTCCCTTCATGATTCGTATTTCTCCCTTGAGGAATTATACATCAGACCAGAGGAACCGTAAAGCCTCTACATCAAGTTGACCATGCCATTGGGGAGAAGAACCTTCACGACAACTTCAATCTGTACTTTCCATTGCCAAGTTTTTTCACTGACAGTCCCTTGATTTGCTTCAAAACCTCAAGTGTCTCGTCGTGTTCGTCAGTCGCCTCAGAGACAAAGCCCTTCAAGTCAATTGTCTCGACTTCCTCGAATGGTCCGTATTTCCTGTCGAAGTCGTCGTCAAGTTCATAATTTCTCTTGCCAATGCTTGACTTGGATATGTTCCGAAGTCTGGTTGAGTTGAGGTTGTCAGTTTTCAATACCTTAACTGACTTGCACCCGCGCTTCTTCAACTGAGATAGCACGGCATCCTTGTCCCGTTTGGAAATCTTCAATATGGATGTTTTGCACAGAACTGGATTATACCCCAATTCCAGAAACATCGCGTTGTCGAACTTGCTCTTGATGTTGTCGTCGTCTTCAGATGTTTTCATGTCAGATTCGTCCTTTACAGTTACATTGAACCCATATTTCTTGAATTTCCTTGCTTGCTCCTCAAACCACCCCTTGGATTTCTTTTCAGTCATTGGCTATGCTCTACACATCAAAGTCTCCCATGTCCCAGAGGTATTCCTTGTCGTCGTCGTTTCTTCGGTACAGGGTTATCTTCCCCAGGCGAAGGAATGGAAACGCCTTTGCTGGATATCGCTTCCCAATTTCCTTGGAGAGGGCATCCTTGATTTCCTCAAAGGATTTCCAATTGCCAAATTCTGGGTATTCAGTGCACCATTCGAGTTGGTCGTCGATGTCAGGGATGTTGCGAACCCACACGGATTCGGTGACGTCAGAATATCCACTGGCAAGGTAGACGATTTGCTTTGCCTCAAGTGTCCTGTGGATTTGCTCTTCTGTTGGCTGGTTTGGTTTTGACATGGCAATTTCCTTGTCCCCCTTGAAGTTGGGGATTGCCAATAGCGAATCAACGAATTTCCTGTTTGTCATGTCGGTTTCCTTTTGGTTGTCAATCTTCCAAGGCAAATGTGGTTTTGATGTACTCCAATGTGGTCATGCCAGAATCCAATGGTTGGCAGATGATGTCGATTAGGGAGTCGATGGAGGAAGCGAACGATTCAGCCACAGCCATCCTCCTGTCCCTGTCCATCAAACCCTCAACATCGAACTTGCTTCTGATTACGCCCATTATCTCCTTTGGGTCGTCGTATTCGTAGTATTCGACCAGCCACTTCTGAAGGGTTTTCTTCTTGTTGACCTTGCCCTTGATGGTCATTCGCCGCAGGGCATCGACATAGTTCACCACCTCTGCAGACCAATGCTTGAATGTTGGATTTCCCTTGTCGAACAAGTGGCAGTACTCGCACAAGCACCAATGGGAAGCCAAGGTCATGCTCAGACCATCCATTCTGTCGATGAACACCTTCAGGGGAGTGGACATCTCAAGCAGAAATTCTGGATGTCGTCCAAGAACCCGCTTGATGGTGGATTCTGAAGATTCGTTTGCTATGTCAATCCACTTCATGATCTCTTTTTCTTGATATATCCCATATCGCCTATATTATAGCACATTCAGAGGGTTTCTGTCAAGGGGGTTATCAAATGATTCCAGTCTTGAACACCCCTATTGCAGAAGGTGGGGTGTTGTCTGATGTGAACAATCCATCTGGGTAGTTTGGATCTACCTTGAACCTGTTCTTGGATGGAATCTTGGATATGTCCACCTTGAGAATTGAATATGTTGCATCGGAATTGGCTTTGCCCTTTGTCTTCCTCAAGTTCGGCAACAATTGATGTTCAAGCATTTTGGGGTCAAGCCCAAGGTAGATTCTGTCAGGATATCTGAACATGACATTGGATGATTTTGGATTCAGCCCATTCTTCAGTATTTTATCCACCTTGGCATCAGTTGTGACATGGTAGAGGAACTTGATGCCCGAGAATCTATTCAACTCGAAGTCCTTGTCGCTGAACTTCGGCTCCAAAATGAACTTGAATATATGTCCACTGTTTGCCGTGGCGAGTATGTCTTTTTTGGAAATGAACAGTCCACAGAATTTACACACCAAGTCTATGGAATCTATAAACTCCTCTTGCCTTGTTTTTGCATCGTCGCACACATCATATATGAACATTCCTATCCTATACACACCAAGTTCGATTTTCGAGTAGATTCCACCGCAGTATTTATCAGAGAGATCGTTGTCGGGGTAGTTTATGAAAATATACGATTTGTTGCTTGCTACCACATTTGAACTTCTCGATCCGGGTCTTGTCAAATTTATGATGTCTATTCCAAACGCAGACTTGAATGTGCTTTGCAGACGCGCTATGCAAAACTCTGGGTTGTGGGTTTTTATCAAGCCCTCGTTGAAATACACCTTGTCGGTCCACGAAAACGAGTCCAACCAGAAAGATGGGTGGAATCTCGCCTCCATGAAGGTCTTCCTTCTTGTCGTATAATTCTCATTAGTCATAATCAATAGTCCTCATATTGGTTTTGATCAGATGCTCCATGAAACTCCTATTTCGTGGAGCATTGTTCTCACTATTCACCAATTATACAAAAAGAGGTGGGTTGTTCCACCTCTTTTCTTCCTCTCGCAATTGAAGCAAACCGTCAATCCAGTACTTCAATCAGTTTTGGTATAATCTCTCCTGACTTCAGGATCTTCACCTTCTTGCCAATCTCCACTCCAAGGGACTCCATCCAGGTGATGTTGTTTAGGGTGACGCGCTTGACAGTGGTGCCACAAAGCTGAATGGGTTCGAGCAGACCAACAGGCGTGAACTTGCCATTCGCAGAGGGAGTGCCCCAGTCGATGCCAATGAGGGTGGTTACGCCGACGCCCTGGTTGATTTTGAACGCCTTGCAGCCATCCGGGCGGTACTGGTCCTCGTTCCTCCATTCGGAATCGCAAATCACAAGTCCATCAGTCTCGTAGGGAAGCTCGTCCTGAGCGGTCTTGAAGAGCCAATCAACGATGTCATCCCCGCGCCAATCCTGTCCCTTGGGATTGACCAGAACATTGCTGGCAACATTGAATCCCATATCCCCAAGAATTTCAAACTGCTCTTCCTTGGCGTACTGGTTGCCAAGAATGGTGTAGGGGACGAAAGACACAAGCCTTGCCTCAGTCTCGTTGAACTTCTTGTCTCCATCCTTTCTATTGCAGATTCCTGCACATGCATTCCTCGGATTGGCGTACTTGTCCTTGATGGTCTCGAAATCCTCGCGCATAATCACCAACTCGCCACGAATGGAGCCGGTGAAGTTGTCCCAAGCGCCGTGGGGGAGAACTGAGGGAAGCCCCTTGACATACTTCGCCTTGGAAGTGATGTCCTGACCAAAGTAGCCATCTCCACGGGTCGTGAGGGAGACGAGTTTGCCATTGCGATACTCGGCTCGGGAGGAAATGCCATCAACCTTCGCGGACACGGAGAGCATGTTCTTGACATTCTCCTTGATCCACTTCTTGACAACTTCCGGCTCCTCGGCCTTCACCTTCTCAAGGCTGCCCATTGTAAACGGATGCTTGACCTTGCCATCCATGTTCTTCTCGATGCTGCCCTCGTTCAGGGTTGAGACGAATGCCTCGTACTCGTCCTCTGGCATGGATGCCTTGAGGGATTCGAGCAGGTCGTCGTATTCCTGATCCGTCATGGTGGGTGTTCCGCTGCGGTACGCCTTGTTCGCTTCAATTATCTGCTCTTTGATGCTCATAATGTCTCCTATTTCAAGTTCACCAATATTATATCATATTCTTGTTGGCTTTGTCAACCCACCTTTGGGGGTTCCGCAAACTTCGTTTACTTCAACCTACCTTGTAGATGCTCTTCGATGTGAGTTGCATGATTCTAACAATATCTTTAATTACAACGCAACCCTTTGACAGACCTTCAACAACACCAAATGCCAATTCTGCGCTTCTTCCGAGCACGCCTCTTTTAATGTACACAACTGTGTCTCCAACATGAACAGGAGTTCCATTGAAGTCCTTGACCTCAGTAATCGGGGATTTCTTGCTTGCCATTGTCAATTCCCTTTCTGTTAGTTGAACTTGATGAACTTCTTCTTAAAGTCCTCGGAAGTCCAGATATCAACGCGCCATTTCTCCCAATCGTTATACGCCACGACAACATCCCCAATCTTGACATGTTCAGGTCTGTTGAGCTTGACACCCTCTGACTTGTCCTTGAATGAAAGAAACGCTGTTCTCATATTCCAAGACCAGGTCATGTTGAACTTCTTGGCGAACTCGTCAATCTCACCCGCGTTTTTAAGAACGTAGTAGGATTCTTTTCCATTCTGCCAAAACACCTGCTCTCCCTTGACCTTTACGGCGTAGTAGGTTGGGCTTTTCATCCTGTAGGTGTTCATTTAGTTTGCTCCTTCTTGCATCAATCCAACGAGTTGTTGTATTCAATCAGTTCATCCACCTTGAGGTTCAGCTTCTGGATTTCCTCAAAGGAGGCCGGTTCTCCACCCTTGATGATGCTCGGCCAAATGTCGTCTAGCCAAATGTCGTTGTCAGCAACATGTTCAAGTGCCACCTTGTTGTTCAGAACGAAGTTGCGAAGCGCATTGGTGTCATCTTGGCTCAACTCACCAATGTCCTGGCAGTGGAGGTTTCCATCCAAGTCCATAGTCCCGAATCGCGACAGGTTCATTCGATTCCCATGGTCAAGCTGAAACTTCACCATCTTGGAATGGCGACCCCTGATGTAGGTCTGGTTTTCGTCAATCCAGATGTTCATCGGCAGCTGGGTCTGAGCCTTGTTCTTGTTCGCCATTTCGCAAACAAGCGTAGCCTCGTCAATTGGAATCCAATCCGACATTTCAATCATGCTTCATGTATCTGTCCTTCACGAACTTGACTTTGCCGTTGTCGTCGATGTCAACGCGCACCTTGCTCAGGAAAGACAAGAACATCAACTTATCCTCGGGTGTACCGTGGTTGTCCTCGAACCAAGTGATCTTCTTGATTGGAGGTGAATTCCTCCTGTATTCCCTCACATGGGCAAGGTCATCGAAGTCAGGCCACAACATGCATCCAGTCTGACTTTCTACGATTGCGTTGTCTATGATTCGCAGACAATTCTCGTCATGCTCCACATCTGGCGTGAACTTCTTCGTGTCGTGGTCATATACCACTGTAAGCAACTTGTCAGACGACTTGATTGTGAGTAGTGATTTCATTGTCTCTTGTTCTCCTTTCTTGCTTTTTACAGGGCGTTGAACTCCGATTCTGACATGATGTGGATGCCCAACTTCATCGCCTTCTTGAGCTTTGACGAAGGTTCTCCCTTCAAGCCCGCGTCAGCAACCACGAGGGTTCCGAGACCCTTTGCCACGGACTCTGCGATTCCATATCCAAGTTCACGAGCCTTTGTCTGCGCCTGGGTTCTTGTCATCGTCTCCAATTTCCCAGTGAAGCATATTGTCCCCTTCTCCGGCACAATATCCGGAACCTGATAAACCTCCTTTGGTTCATGGTACTTCTTGTTGAGGACAATGGATTCGTAGGCTTCCTTCACCACCGGGATGGCATTGATGATTGTAGTCTCCTTGACGGTTGGGCAATCTACATGTATGCCACCGCCAAAATACAGTTCCCCACAATGGGAGTCCCAGAACTTCTTCATTTCCCTGCGTCCAACGCCATATACAAGCGCAGACAACGCAACGAAGATGTCCACCTTCTGGGCGTTCCACATCTTCTTGTCAAGTTCCTCGGCAAACTTCACCTCGTTCTTGTACGCGGGATTCGGCTTGAACTCCACGATGTCCTTGATGGTCTTGATGCCCCAATTCTCAAGGGTCGTGTTGGAAACGCCCATGATGCCAAGTCTCTCGCAGAACGCCGATACCTGCTCGTTGAACCGGGAGGGACATTCCTCATTCACGCAAAATAGGTTCTTGACCCCATCTTTTGAGGTTTGGACTTCAAGTTTGCCACCACATACGGGGCAAGTTTCTGGGATACCAATCTTTGTAAGGTCTATCATAGTCTTTGCCTTTCTCAAGTTCACCTATATTATACCATAATCGGGGATTACTTGTCAATAACCCTTGGACAATTGTATTGCCTATGGAACTCGTCATATCCCATCAAGAGATAGTACAAGCCCTCAAACAAGCTGATGAATGCTGGCACCCCGGTTTCCGAGAACAAGAGGTATGCCAATCCCCACCACGGCTGTCCCAAGTAGAACTTGTGCGCTCCAAACCAGCCAAAGAAGAACGCCAGAAGGACGGCTATCCAACGTTCGCGTATCATGAGATTGGTCTTATCTGATGGACAGGGATTTCCCTATTCTCCCACTTTCTATAAGCATCCAAGTAGTAGAAGCCCTTGTGGTAGTCGTATGTGACCTCGTAGTACATTCCATCGGGAAGGGTGGTGGACATGAGCCACTTTCTGTTCCCAAGTATGCAACATTGCCAAACGACATACACCTGATATTCGATGTTTGGGTCTGACTTGTCAAGGTGTTCCTTAACATAGTCGTTTACGATGTTCAATGCCTCTGCATTGTAGTCTGGAAGGTTGTATGGTGTTGCCATGTTTCTGTCCTTTACTGTGCGATTAGTATTCCGAATGTGACCATTATCTGAACAAGGTGGAGCAACTGGTCTTGTATCAGGTTAATCTTCATCCTGTTCGCCTTGAGGTCGTCCACCACTGCATGTATGGTGGTGTTGACCAGGATGGCGTAGAAGAACCACGGCGAGGCGTAGAACGGTGCGCAAATGAAGATGCTCCAATAGAGGGCATGGCAGACCAGTGCAGCAACATAGTCGTATTTGTACTTGTCAGGAACAGAATCTTCATATCCGCCGAATATCTTTCGCCACCACAACTTCTGCTTCCCATCTGCCAACCACCCCCGAAGGGTATAGTCGGCCACGAGATGTCCAAGCAACATTAAAACCAATATCACTTGCCACGTCATTTGTGTCGTTTCCTTCAGTTGAACATGTCCGACAACACGCCACCAATGCTGCAAGTCACGATTGGTGAGCCGTCCCAATTGCGTCTTCCCCAAGGCCAGTCGGTGTTGGTTGGATAGCATGGATTGGTTGGCGGCCAAGATGGATATGTTGGCATCTCATCTGGCCAGTATGGATATGGTCTGTTGATTTGTGGGTATCCATTGTTCGGTGGATTCTCGACTATTCGCCGAATCTCCTCTTCGGTTCCCTCATATGTTATGCCGTTGATTGTCGCTTTCATTTCGTTTCTCCTTGTTTCTTGACTTTCCCACATCCCCTCTTCTCAGGGCAATATCCCAGTTCCTCGCACTTTGGCTTGAATACCTTGAGGTCGTACACTAGTTCCTCCCATTCGTCAGAGTAGTTCTCCAACTGCCAGAGGATTTCCTTCATCAACTCTCGGTATTCCCAATATGCCCTGTTGCAGAGCCTTTGCCTGGACATGTCAATCAGGTTTCTAAGGTTCGTGCGCACAACCACCTTTGTGGAATATGCGAGTGGCAGGACATTGGTTGCGTCTTCGTTGGGTACGCCACAGAGCTTCAGCTTCTCAATCGTGGGGGCGACATTGGACATGAAGTCGTTCCAAAGCTCCTTCGCCTTTGGGTTGTTCTCAACAGAGTTTGGAACTACCTGCTTGAACCCATTGGAGTAGTCGATGTATCTCGTTGAAGCCTGAAGTCTGGTGGGTGCTCCGCCGATGTGCGTATAGAATTCGCGTATGACCTTGGCAGACCAGCCATCAAGCACCATGTAGATTTGGGGAAACTCCATCGCACGTCCGTGGTTGGACTTTATGCAATCAATTCCACGCTTGTGGTTCTCCTCTGGGTCTTCTATGTTTGCGCCATAGCAGATTCCGGCTTCTTCTCCAACCAATGTGATTGGGTCTATTGTCGTTCGTTTTTGAATGGTTACTGTTCCCATATGTCATGTGTCCTATTTGGTTCAATTATACGAAATGTTTGATTACCATGAACGACGACTCCACAACCATAATTGGTCTGCTGCATGATCCATTGTGCCGCCAGAACTGTAGATCATTCGTCTGCCCCATTATATTGGTCAATGCCATTTGGGTTCTCCACAGATGTTCGTTCAGTTCCCCGAATGGCGTCCTTGTCAGAACTACATCGACAATTGGCTCAACCATGAATTGCCTTATCATGTTTTGCTTCTCCTTTCTCAGTCAAGCATTTCCATTGCGGTGTACAGTCCATCCTGCGATTCTTCGTAGTTGTCCCTGTCCCCGTCTTCTGAATCCAGTTCGTCCTCGTCGAAGTCGCAATCCCCACCACTCGCCACCTCGCGCGTCAGTTTTTGCTTGCACAAGTCCCCATATATTGGATGCAGTTCCCCACCTTCCACTTCAAGCGTTGTTGGGTTGATCTTCAATCCAACCTTCTCGAGCAAGTCCATCGCTTCCGCGCCCTTTTCCAGAATCTGGGTTCGCAGCTCCTCGTACCTGACTATCTCCTCTTGCATTTGGGATATGCGCTGTCGGTGGTTGTTGATCCTCTCCACCAACCATTCATGCGCCAGTTCGTCCCTGGCGTTGAACAAATCCTTCAATGCTTGTCCAACTTCAAGTCTGTCGTGCCAGTCCTCTTTTCGCATCTTTACTTTCCTGATATGTCGCAACTGTACTCGTCAGCAGTCCAATCCTTGTCGTAATCTGGCTTGCATGTTGCACATGTAGAATATCCCCTGCCTATGGATATACATGGAGTCAGACTGTTCTCTATGCGAAATGTCCCTGACATCCCCAATGTGGAGATGTATTCCGAGCCATCGTCCTCAACGCCCTCAACCTTGCCCTTGGCATCCACCTTCACGCCATTCTCCTCAAGCAAGTTCATGGCGTCTGCCGCAGTCTCGTACAGGTCGTTCAACTGCTTCTCCCTCTCCGCAATTTCATCTTGTCTGGACTTGATTTGCTCCCGAAGGTCCTTGATGTCGTTTTCGATGTAGCTTGCGCTTCCATCCATTGCCCGAACAGACTCCAATGCTTGTTTCAGTTCCTCCACCTTCTTGTACGACTTTGCGTTGGGGAAGTACTTCCAATTGGAGTACAGAATGTTCATGTTCAGGAGGAATCCATGCAAGATGGTGAATGATGGTGCGTTCGACCCATATTGATCGCGTATTTCGCCAGTTGGGGCGATGGTTCCCCCAACCAGGGCATCTGGGTTGTTCTGGCTCCAAATCCTGTGGGTCTCCTCCCAAATCTCCTTCATCCTGGGAAATGGCTGGTCGTTGTCTTTCCCCACTATGTATATCTTGGCATATCCTGACCCCATCGTCCTGATTGGCTTGTACTCAACAACTATTCCATTGCCAACCTGGATTGCCTTGTGCGGAACGCACCCATTCTCCTCAGAAGCCCAACTTGGCATAGGGATGTCTTTGCCTGGATGTGGGGATGTGTACATCTCATCATTTAATATGTACGTGCCATCATCGTCATTTAATCTGTACATTGGTTGGCCGCCACAATATATCTGGCCGTCCCTTAATTCCAATTGGGGCATTATCTTGGAGAGATCCAATTCCGCGAGTGTGTCCATGGCTTGCTTTTCAAGTTCTGGGTCAAATGTGGTGTCGTATAATGGTTCGTGTATTGCCATTGTGCTTACATCCCCTCACTCTTGTTCAATGCGTCCATATAGGCGATTGCGTTGGCTTCCCTGTTCTTGAGGTCGTATACGAACCAGTCCATGCCATTTCCACAGACGAACCCATGTTTTGGGATGTCCTTGTCGAACACAACCACCATTCCCCCAACTGGGACATCCCCACCCATAATCATGTCATCCACATGATCAAGTTCGTTTCGCCCAATTGCGTCGAGAATCTCCTGCTCGCTTTCGCATCTGGCATCTTCGTCAGAACGGGATATGTTCGCCCAATTCCACTTTACCTTCGTCAGGTCAACAGAACAGGTGTTGCGCGAGAGGTTGAGTATGTCGGTTTCGTTCTTCGCAGTTATGATGTACTTCTTCATAGTTCAATCATGTCCGCCTGGCAACCACAGAATACCAGCCATCCTCTATGTCCATTCGGGCGTCCTTCATGTGGTCTTTGACGATATAGGAATTGCCCTTGTATAGCATTGTCTTCTTGCCCAGGACATGCGCCTGAAGCAGAGCTGTAATGAAGCCCTTGTTGTATCTCGGTCCGCGTGGCACAGTTGGCATAATCTTCTCCCTTGTGTGGTTTTCTAACTATGCCTATATTATACCATATTCTGACCCTCGATGTCAATGCCCCTTGGCATTCGTCGTCAAGTCATCACGAACACGACCCGGTATTCCTCGCCATATTCTGTGTATTCGCTAATGGCGAGATCCATGGCCTCCACCTGGCCGATTTTCCTCATCGTGTTGTAGCCATACTGGATGTCCTCCACCAACGACTTGTTGACTGGGAATGTGAGCTTATCGCCAGACTCGTCACCCCAAGGCTCCAGTTCGTCACCATCGTCAGAGTACATCCTGACGCACCCCAGCGCCCTCACGACGACATTGAGCTTCGTATATGCGTCGTGGATCTTCTTCGACACCTCTTCCTCCAACTCCTGAACGGTCTTGGTGTAGAAGCTGGCGTAGCAGACCTCCTTGCCCTCAGAGTCCTTTTCCCTCTTGTACTTCTCCTGAAGCCCCGTGGACAATTCCTCCCAATTGAGCTTTGGGTAGTCCTGATAGTCCTCGAAGATGTACTTCAGGTAGCTGGACACTGGTTTCTCACTGGCCAGTTCCCACTTCCCTGTGTCCTTGTTCTTGTGCTCTACATATGCTCCAATGTTGTATCCCATGTCAATTCACCCTTTCCTTTTCTGTTGAGTTTGCTTTTGTCTGGTCTCCCTCAGCTGACCAATTTGGCGAGAGGCAATCTCCTGCATAACAATACTTCTCTGTCCACCATGGTTGTTCGCCACCGTATGTGAACTCCACAGTGGTGGTTCCATCGCCATTCTCGACTTCCTCTGCACCATCTGGGATTTCCGCCGCCCCCTTGAGGGTGTCGTTTGGTGGGGTTGGTGGCTTTGGGACATTTGTTGGCTCTGGTGGTTCCTCTGTATCCTCAGAACCCGAATCCTCCACGAATCTCCCATTTGCGTGGTCTTTCTGCCCATCCATTCCAAACAGCTTCAGAATGAAGTCATATGTCATCCCAATGAACACCAGTATTGCCACAATCGCAATTATGAACAAGAATGGTTGTTTCAGAAGTTCAAGCCAGAATGTCGTGTTTTCTTCCATGTTCAATGTGTCTCCTTGTTTTGGTTTTCCAATATATTATACGACCTTTGTGGGAAAAAGTAAAGATGGATTGGCGAACAGCCAACCCATCTTCCGTACTGTGGATTTGGAGTTTACTCTATTACCACTTCTTGCCATCGACACTCTTGAGCTTGAAGCTTGCGGACTTGCCATAGATTGGCATAATCTCGGTCTCCTCCTCGAAGTCGATCTCGCAAGAGCCATCCCAAGCGGTGAACGTGCCGCCACATGGACAAATGTAGTTGCCAATCACAACACCGTCCAGCTTCTTGACGCGAGAGCAGGTCTCCGTCGTGTCGCCACATGGTGTGCATCCACCAGTCGTCTTGGTCTTCAACGTGCCCATTCCACAGAATGTGAGGTTGATAAGACCCTCGTCGGCCAGATCATCGTTGACAAATGTCAGCACAGTGGAGACATCTGCGTTCTTCTTGCCAAAAACCGCATATGCCATATCGCCATCAAGACTGAGGGTATATGTAGTGTTGGTCTTCTTGAACTTGACAACCAATGTTGCTGTGGTGTTGGTCGAATCTTCATCCGTAACAACGGTAAGCGTACCATCAACCCTGGTGGATGCTGGAACAAATGCATCCTTGCCAATAGCTGGATACTTCATCGTTGTCTTGAATGTATAGACATCCGTAGACGCCATTGCGAACATGCTTGCAACAAGGGCAAGCCCCATGATCAGTTTCTTCATTGTTTTTCCTCTTTCGTTTTGTTTTTCTTTGTTTGTTTGTCTTGGATTGGATTCAGGATAACCTCTATCTATCATCCAACTCTGAACATTGAATATTAATTATACGAAATTCCACCACCCAAAAGTGGTAAATCGCATGTTGTTGAGATGTATTTACGCAAAACTTGACAAAAACCAATCGTTCAGTTGAACATTGGCAATCCATCTGCGCTGCCGTGCTCCTTTTTCCATTGTTTCTTGAATGCCTTTGCCAGTTCCCTCATGGTGTCCTTGTTTCCTGTCGTCTCCTCGTATACTGGTATCACATACATGCACATGAAGGGGAACATCTGCACGTTGTTTGGTCTGCCAAGGTATTCCTTTGCTGCCTCCAGTGGATTGTCGTTGAAGGAGTACATTGGGCACCTTGGACCACATTTGTCGTGTTCCCTCAACCAGCAGTTTTGGCAGCGTTCCTTCTTCCCAGCCAAGATGTCGGTTCCATATCTGACGAGAATCAGGTTTCTGGCGTCCATGTCAACTGGGTTGCCCTGGATGTCCAGTCCCAGTTTAGTCAACGCCTCGTCTAGTTCCTATAGTGTCATGTACTCAATTATACCTTGAACAAGCCCTTGATGTAGTCGTATTCGATTGGGGCGCAATTCCAACGCTCCACGCAAGCACAAAGCCTGTTTGGGTCGATGGTGTTGAAGTATTTGCTGCCATGCACATGCCCATAGATGTTCACCTTGCCATCTGGTATGGTCTCAAGTGGCTCGTGCGAGAATATGAACTTGCCGTCCAGGAGGAATGGATGCTTGATTGCCTTGTCGAATCCAAGGTCTATCCAGTTGTAGTGTTGTTCCCTGTCGTGGTTTCCCAGCAGAAGCCAGATTCTCCCATTGAGCCTGGACACGATTTCCTTGATTCTGTTCTTGTTCCCAAAGGAGAAGTCCCCGAGATGGAGAACCAAGTCGGCATCACTGACCCTCTCGTTCCACCTCTGAATCAGGGCTTCGTTCATCTCGTCCCTGTCCTTGAAGGGTCTGTTGGCTGCTTCGTAGATAAGGATGTTGCGGTGACAAAAGTGGCTGTCCGAAGTCACCCATATCTTGTTCTTGACCACGTTGGTTGGGTTTTCAGCATCGTCCAGGAAGTTGCCGATGAACTGCTCTGAACTCCCCAGATCGTTTTCTGGGGAATCCACGAACACTGACTTTGCTCCGAAGTTGCTGCCCTCTACGTCTGACATGTTATCATCTCTCCAATATCGAGAACACTGGCTTTTCGTTTGGCTGGCATCTCTTGAGAACCTTCTTCCCAAAGTGCTTGTCGTATATTGGCGCATTGTTTGGTCCGCATAGATCAACCCTGGTAACTCCCAGTCCTGCGCAAAGCTTCGCCACGATGTCCTGCGTGTCCTTGTCTCCGTGGACGATGGTCAGGTCAACCTTGTTCATCAATGCGATCATCAACTTGCCCAATGCCCGTGGATCTATGTTGTCCATATTGTCGACGACCAACTCGAATGGTGGCTTGCTTGGCTTTACGACTTCCTCTACTGGCTTCTCTGTCGCATCTGCCACATTTGGCTTTGGTGCTTCGACCACCTTCTTCTCTGGCTCGACCTTGGTTGTCTCTGCCGTGTTCGGGCAATCCACGCCATAGATGTAGTCAGGGGCGTCCGCGTACTTCTCCGCTAACATGGACTTGGTGTCGTAGGTGTCTTCCTCCTGCGTGTTGATGACCCTCATGCCATAGTTGTTCTCGCCAGGGATTGGGACAACGCCATCTCTCAGGTGAAGTGTCTGCTTGAATCCACTGTAGTCAACATAGTGGTGCCACCTGTGGAACTTCCACACGACCTTCGCAATGTCCGGGTAGACTTTCGCCAGCATCTCGCTCTTTGGCTTGGTTCCCTCCTTGGAATAGAACACCTCTGTGTTGCCACCCTTGACCTTCTGTGTAGTGCATTTGCCAAACAGCGCCCAATTTGCCTGAACAGTACACCATCCGGCCGTGAGCATGTCCAGCGACAGAATGGTGTCTTCGTTGTACCTGCCCCTCCACCTGAATGGAACATCGTTGCGAATCATGTTGCACGAGTATATTCTGGTGTTCATTGTATATGGCGGGTGGTACGCATCCATCGTCACGAACATCTTGTAGTTGGGACCGAACATGGCTATGTTGTCGTATCTGTCCACCCAATCCTCGCAAGCAGCAAGCAATGCGCCAGTCCTGCACTTCACCTTCACATTGTGCCAGAACCAATGGAATCCCTCTGTGGCGTTGTCGTCCATGACCCAATGCCATTTGTAGCCCCGCTTGATGGAGTCGTCCCACGCGAAGTTTCTGGCTGGACCGGGCCCAGTGGAGTGGGTGGCGTTGTCCCAGTCGTCCAATGTATCGTATTTGTCCTTGTACGACATGTCCAACTCCAATATAGTGGCGTACTTGTTGGCGACCTTTTCCTGGTAGGCAGCCACATCTTGTGGTTCGACCACCACGAAATGCGGAACTTCCATTTGGCTCAGAAACCTGGAGGTATAGCATCGTTCGCTTCTGCTTCTGGACACGATGTATATTGGATATCTGGGGTTCTTGTCCCCACCAACGACCCTCAACTTGGAATACCATCCTGGAACAAGCTTTGGATACCAAACAGAAATGGTCTTGGCAGATACGTTTTGGTCGAAGATCTTCTTGGCTAGATCCAAGTCCCCCTCGTTGAACTTGAAGTCAACTTGAGCATACGGCTTCGCTGCGTCATGGGACTCGTATACTGGCATCTGCCACCACTGGTCCTTCCACTTCGCGTCCCTCGCAGAATCGTCCTTCTTCGCCTTTTTCTTGGTGGGTTTCTTCTTTTCCACCTTTGTCTTGGCATTGACATCGTATTCCTTCGTCAGGCAAGTGATGTCAGTGCCATTGCGCTTGTTGAAGTCGTCCAATGCGGCTTGGTCAGCGAATCTGCAAATAATCCTCGTGTTCATATCCGAAATCTCCTTGTCATATTATACATCGGTTGGGCTGTTCTGTAAAGACGAGAAGTTGAACTTGCTCAAGTCATATGTTGGGTAGCAATGTTCCAAGGTGTCCTCGTATGTGTTGCCATTCAGCTTGTTGGCATATGCGTTCTTGTCTTGCATGGCCACAGCATTGTCTCCTGTCGTACAATACAGGTTCAAGCCCTTCATCTCCCCGTTCTTGCCATATGTATATTGGTCAATCGCCCCCAATGGCTCGGTCTCGCTCTCCATCCTCTCCACTATTCTGTCGATGGCCTTTTTTGACAACCCCAAGCAGCTGCTGTCGTATACGACCGAATCGTACCTCATGACCAGGGCCTGATCCCAGTTCTGATTTACCTCGTTCCCCTCCAAGTCGAAGTACTTTCCCCAACAACCCTTTCCATTGCCCATCCAACCCTTCCTACGGAACGGCGCGTAGTTCATTATGTCGTAGTCGTCTGGAGTTGCGTCCAATATGGTCTGGATTTCACCCAAGTCCTTTCTGAACACGATGTCGTCCTCCAGGAATAGAACATGGTTGAATTGCTGATACTGCAATCTCTTCAACAAGATATAGCATTGCAGTGTATATTCCCTGATGTTCATGGTTATCTTCTTGTTCACGCCCTTTTTCCTCCAAGTTATCATCTTGGTGAAGAACCAAGGTGTCGTGAATTCCATATCCAACCTGCCAGACCTGGAAATCCCAACCCTGTCCAACTCGGACATCAACTTGGGCAACCTTTCTGCCTTGGGCGTGAAGTGCATGCAGACTATTCTGTCGAACCTGTTCCACATCGCTGAAGTTCCCTCAATCGACATCACTTCACCTCCATTCCAGATGGGGACAACTTGAATTCAACCACTGTCCATTCGTCTGTTGGTTCAACCTTCCAATAGAACTTGAGGTGGAATTCATTCGCCAGGATTGTATCAGGCGTATTTACTGTCCCATCGCAAACCACCTTGGCCGCAGAAAGGCACTCCCCCCAATATTCGTCTACGACACCAGTGACTTTTTCGTGGATTCTGCCCCATATTGTCGGACAATTCGCCTCGTACAGTGCGTTTGCCTCAATTGTCTGAGCAATATCACTATAGGCAAATGGCTTCAGGGTCATCCACCTTTCCTTTCGGGTTTGAACATTGGTTTCCATGCTCAATTCCCCTTGCTCCATTCATCAACATCGTGGATGTCAAGCTTGTGCCTTGGAACTATGAGGACTTCGCCAGAATGCCAGTCGAAGCCACAGGTCACTTCCTTCACTCCAACCACTGCACCATCTGGGCATATCCAACCTGCTGGCTCCCGAACGCATATGGACACCTCGGCGCCTGCGTTGAAGTTGGATAGAACCTCAATCAACTCTGCTACTGTCATTCTCCACCCCTTTGCCCATCTACTGCATCCTGTATGATCTTCTTCACGAGAAGAAAACCCTCCCCAGGGGAGACATCCTCGTTGGGTGCATCCCCATCCTCAATTGCCTTGAGCCAGTCGTTGTGCGCCTTCTCTGCTGCCTTGTCAAGCATCTGGTAGAGTTCGTCCAAGTTGTCTGGGGCGAGACTCCATCCAATCCTCCACCAATTGCCCATTGCCTTTTCCATCAGGGCTTCACAATCCTTGTTGAACAAGTCTCGCTTGTCTGCCCTTGCGTCGTCCCATATCCTTTGCTTTGATGTTTCAAAGTCAATCATGTCTCTATTTCTCCTTTGTTTCAATTATACGCCTTTTCGTCTTGTTGTAGACTATTATCCAGCCAATGTCGTCGAATATGCATCCCACGCCCCAAAGCAATATGGCAGAATTGAGGCTGGGCATTGCCAGAATAGCAATGGCGAAACCAAGCACCGCAACGCCATTTCTGAATATGGAGCTGGTGTTGTCGTACATCTCCCTTTCCTTGCCATTCCAGAGCTTGGATTGGAACATCATGATGCACTTGCCGATGAAGGTCGTTATTATGGAGGAATACAGCAAAGTGAGGATTGCGAACACCCAGACATTGTAGTTCACGAACACCAGATACAAGGACAGGGCGAACGACCCAAGGGATTCTGCCAACGCGAACCAGGTGAAGAACCTCATTGCGAATTCCCGGGTCTTGTTCTTCCATATCGCGCCTATTACTAGCGCCGACATGCAGCACCACGCACCCTCGAACGATATGTACTCTGCTGGGAGCTTGGATATGATTTCCTTGACTATTGGTGGGTTCGCGTAGGTGTAGATTAGCCCAGATATGGCAGACGAAAACAGGAGATACCCTTGGTTCTCCTGCACTTGGATGTTTAGAACCCGCTTGAAGAAATGCCAAAACCTGGACATCTTCAGTTTTTCATGGTCTGCTTGATGTTGCTCAGGGTCCCGACTGACTCCTCGTACCACTGGTCAATCGCAGGTTTCTCCACCCCAATGTTCTGAAGAATCTGATGGAACCGCCAATCAGGGCAAGCCTCCACGGTCGCCTTGATGTGTTCGACTATCAATCTGTTCGCTTCAAGTCTTGTCATCGTCAACATATTCCCTTCAGCTTTTCATCCACCGCTGCCCAATAGCCCTCATGAAATGCCAAGTACTCCTTGGTGCAGCCGTCCTTGATGGAAATACCCCTCTCCTGCGCCAAGTCATGGACAGCATCCTGCAGGTTGTTGATTGCATAGCACATTGGCTTCGGCAATTTGTAGTCACCAGCCACAATTGAATGTGCCAAGTTGAACGCCCAAGTCAGGACATTCTGCTCGTTCTTTGTCAACCTTGGTGGTGTTGGCAGATTTGTCTTCATTTCTGTTCTCCATTGTTGTTTCTCAACACATCGATTATACGCCTTGCGTCCTCAATTGTCAAGCCATATTTCATGTCGGTTTTCACGACCTTTGAGTTGTCCACATATGGCAAGATGTCCACTGTCTCGTCGTCCACAACGCAATATGCATCCACTTCTGGATGCTCTGACAGCCATTGCTTGATCTCCATGCCCCTTCTGCCCAGCTTGTCGTTCCCAGTTTGGCCAGCGAACACCTCGTCCCTGGTTCTATGCAGCATCTCGGCAAGTACATCCCTCCAGTTTCTGTCTGGTTGGTATGGCGCATAGCTAGTGTGATGCCTCCAGGACGAAGATACCACAATCCTGCAATCGGTGTTGGCTATGATGAACCGAAGTCTGGCTACCAGTTGGGGGTTCAGTCCATAACGCCACTCGTCCAAGTCCACCCATTCGTGGTCGTCAGATGGAGTTGGATAGGCGCAATTGAGAACGCCATCTATGTCCAGGAACAGAACCTTCATATCAGTTGCGTGATGGAGCCTCTTCTTGCCATCGTCAGTGGATTCCACCGGCCTTTCGGTTTCGGCTGATCTTTTGGGAATTGCCAAAAGGCATGGACTTTCTGAACTGACCCCTTCCACTCGGTCCCATGAACACAGGACCTCGGTTCGACTTTTTGTTGCATTTGCAAGTGCCAATCTGTTTGATTGCTGCCGATACCTGAAGGTTGGTGACGACCATTATTATCATCTGAACCAGCAATACCATGCCACACGCGATTAGCGCAATTGTAGTTGTTGTTGTCATGTTGCTTTCTTCCTCCTGTTTTTTGTGTTCTTTTCTTCCTTCTTCCCACGAAACTCCCATTGCGAAACCACAGTGTAGGATTTCGAGTTGGATTTCGTGCAAATCAATCCTGTCCCACAATCCCTGTCCACTGGGATGTAGCTTTTCGCCTCGTCCACTATCCAGGTCATTGTCTGGTCAGAGAACTTGATTCCGTACTTCGAGTGTGCGTATTCCACCCCAAGCATCGTAATCCACAGTTCGTATTGGTACTTGGATGTGTCGTTCCAAGCATAGCCCTCCACTTGCGACGGAACCCGCTTCGACAACACGCAATGCGAGAGTTCGTGGAAGAACGCAATCAACATGCTCTCTATGGGGTTGTCGCAGTTGGAGTGGATTCCGTGACCCTTGACCTTATCACCCATCTTCGCCTTCACGAATGGCGAGAGCATGATTGTGTTTCCAGTGGAGCCCCCGTAGTTGTAGCCACCCATTCCCTCGTTCGCCTTGAGGAATGTGAGCTTTACGCCCTCCTGCTTGGCAATTGAGCGCATCAACTTCTTGGTGGATTCCAATGTTCGGGTGTATGTCTTCATCAGGCCACCTTTCTGTACACTGGCTTGTGTCCGGGCTTGAGCGAGACCATCTTGCTTTTGCCGAGGTGGCGTTTGGGGATGTGTGACTCGCCCTTTGTGGTGGTATAGAGCAGTTCTGAACGGATGCCCAGTTCCAGGCAGAGTTCGTTCAGCTTAGTACGCTCCTTCACCTTGCTGTGTACGACCGTGATGTAGTTGCTTTGCTTCAGATTCACGAGCATCTTGCGCATCTCCTGCATGTCGATGTTCACGAGGGAGTCTATCACAATCTCCTTGTGGGGCTTCGTGGCGTATTCCTCCCCCATGTACTCGTATGAGAACCGCTCAGAGTTCACGATGTACATGTTCTGGTTCCTGCCATTGATCTTGCCATTGGACACATCTCCCTTCTTGCCATTCCTCGGACCTTCCTTCCACAGGTTGGAGTTCTCGAAGTGGTGGGCCAGGGACTCGTGTGCAGTTCTGATGAACATCTTGTACCCCTTGTCAACATACATCTTGCACAGGGTCTCCAAGAACTTCGTGCCCAGACCCAGACCTTGGAAGTCGGGGAGTATGACCAGACGATGGACTGCCTTGCTGAAGTTCAACGAGCCATTCGGATATGGGCGTATTGCGCAGAATCCAACATAGGCGTCGTTCCACTTCAAGACCCAACAATCTGCCGCCAGGAGAAGATCGTGGCTCAGATAGTGATACGGAGCGAATATCTTCCAGACCTCTCCCTTGCGCTCCGATTCAACTCGCTCGAAGGAGAGGTCGATGCTTTTCCCAGGCGGAACCCCCTGAGGTCATATACCTTTTCGGTGTTCAGGTCAACGAGGATGTCCGGCTTGAGCATGGGGATGATGTCGTAGTGGCATCCACAGAAGATGACATTCTTGAGCCCGTTCTTCCGGATGTACTTCTGAACGCTATGGCTGGCACTCATTGCGCACTCCCTGTTCACCACGCTCGTGTATTCGTCAATCATGACCTTGGATTCGAGGTTGAGCGCGAGATCGGCCCGGAAACCCTCGCCAGTGGAGAGGACATTCCTGGGACGGCACCAATGGGGAATCGAGTTCAGCCCAACTGACTTGAGCTTGGACTTGCCTTTCTTGGGGTTGTCCGGGAAGTTCGATATGATTGCCTTGGAGTTGTCGTAGACCTTGTTGGGGAAATGCCAACCAGCCTTCTCGAACGCCTTGAGGAATGTGGACTTGCCAGCACCAGAGGGACCGACAATCTGGATGATGTTCACATCCAGGTTCAGAATCTCGTTGGGGATGACGAAGGGGTATACCTTGGACTCCCCAGTGAACTCGTAATCGAATGCCTTCTTGATGAGGTTGATGCCCTCGTCAATCGGCACCTTGCTTACTTTTGGCTCGGTGCTTCGCTTCAACTCGCAAAGCACGGGCGCGTTCTCCCAGCTTTCACTCATTTCTTGCGTTTCTCCTTGTTTGCTTTTGTTATAGACCAATCCCACGGAAGTTGAAGTCTCCCCTACTTACGGCCAGCCTTTCGGCATCCCTGGCGGCCTCGTAGTCGCTCCGCTCACGTTCCTCCTTGGCGCACTGCATGCAGATGCAGTCGGTGTTGTACATCGACATCGTGCGTCCACCATCAAGGGGCGATCCACACCTGTCGCAAGTTTTCTGCGTAAAGAACTTGTCTGCCATTGTCTATCTCCTTTCAACACCTATAGTATAGCATAATCAGGTGGTGAATGTCAATACCCCTTGGACAAGAAAACCACTTACTCCAGGAATTCGTCAATGTCAACAACCCCAATTCGTTGCTTCGTCGAGTCGGTCTGGCGTTGTTCAAGTGCAGGCTTCAGCCAGGACATCACCTTGGTGTCCAGGCATAGTTGAACCCTCTCCGGCGGTATGTCCCCCCAGACGCAAACCTCATCCAGTTCTGGTTGCCATGTTGTGATTGGGCAGTCAAGACCATCTATATCCACCTCAAGCAGCACCATTCCCTGTTGAATCCAACTATTGGGCTTTTCGGAAAGGGAGATGAACGCAGACTTGTGGAGACCATGTTCCCTCAACAACCCACACTTCAAGATGGAAGTGAGGTTCTTTGATGGGGTTGCATGGTAGAGGGTCTTCATGGCGTCAGGAATACCTTGAGGGGATACCAGTCCGAACCATCGAACAACCTGTTCTTTCCCTTGCCATAGAGGATGATGGAGCAGGAACCACGGCTATCCTTGTCAATCACCTTCAGCCAATCCTTCGCCTCGGCGAACGTGCTGAACTTCTGCGCGTCGTTTGGCAGGTCAATCCACTTTTCCTGCTCCCAGAACATACACTCGTCCTCGGTGGAGATGTGGTCAGCCTCGTTGTAGAAGCCACCGAAGAACTTGTCCTCGTCAGTGTCTGGGTCGTGCCACACCAGCATGAACGCAATGTGGTTTTTGTCCACAGACGAAACAGTTTCGATCTTGTTCTCAGCCATATTACTTCCCCCTCTTCGCCCGTGCCTTGGCCAGCCTCTCTGCGGCCGCCTTGCGCTGCTCGTCAGTCATGTTCCTCGCCCTCCTGGGGTTCTTGCCCAGACGATACTGCCAAAGCGGGCATGTCTTCACAGGGCACTCCTTGACTTCGTTTCGCTCTCCACAACAGCAATCCAGACACTTTGCCTTGATTGCCTTGATTGGCGTGATGTTGGACTCGCTCATTTGCTCGTTCTCCTTCTTTGGTCTATTATACCACTTTTTGGTTGTTCTGTAAAACTACGGGTGGTTACCCTTCAAGGTTTCGTCCAGGGAGTTCCACACCTCTGTCTTTTCGTATTCGTGCTTGTCCCCATTCCAGGACTTGTGTACAATGGAGAGTACATCCTCAGCAGCGAACAGCCTGTTGATCCTATGGTACTCCCACTTGTCGTAATAGATGGACTTGAGGTAGGTATATGCGGTCTTCACCACTGGGATATTGATTGGTTCTCCTGTTTTGTCAAGCGAAATCAAGTCGGGGTTGTAGCGATATATGATATAATCCAGTCTTCTGCTGTCGATATCCACCCTTACAGCCCGCTTGGATGGCCCGTCCACCTTCATTGTCTGCCAACCACAATATGGAGAATTGGCGAGGTCGATTATCTTCTTCCAATCCGCAATCGTGGCGTCGTAGGTCTCAACTGACTTGTCGTCGGCCAACACCTTGTCCCGAATCTTCTCGTTGTATCGTTCAAGCAGTCGGTTCATCCACATTGGCACCTGCATATCCTCAGACACCTTGGCATTCGTCAGATTGCCATTCTTGTCCAGTTTCCCATCCATCATGTAGATTGAGCGCAGAACCTTGTTCTTTTCGTGGACAACCGTAGCCCTCCTCCACAACTTGAAGCCATATTCCCATGTGCCATCGAAATGGTGGAGCTTCACGAACATCGGAATCCTGTCGTCCGAAAACGAATCCTTGAGTTGCTGGTACGTGGCGCACACATCCTCTATTTGGAGTTCCTCCAGTTCACCATCGTCCTTGGACAGAACCATCGCATAGTCGTTGCTGGAATACTTGCCAGAGTGAATCGCCTCTCGTATGCTCTGCCAGAGACCGCAATTGGCAAGTTCCTTTGGCGTAATCTCCTCAACCCACTTCACTGCCTTCATGATACACTCCCTTTCTTCGACAACACATCCTCGTTCACCTTCTTCGTGCCATCGTATGTGGTCACGACCAACTGGACCACACCCCGTTTGGCGTTGGATGGTATGAACGACTTTGTTTCCACTGTATACCTCTCCATCGCGGCAGTGAAGTTGCCATAGTCAGACCTGAATGTCCTGACCTTGTTGCTCTTGTATACATACATCGCAACCACCGAGTAGATGTTCTTGTACCCACTTGAATGGCGTTTCTCCAGATGCGTTCTGCACCCGAAGTCGTCGAAGTATGGCACATATGCTGACGTTTTCTTTACCCTTTTTCCCATAGCACACATATTGTAGCATATATGGGTCGGAATGTCAATAGACCTTGGGTATTCAAGTCAGAGCTGAATTTCCTCAACCTCCACGCCAGTGTTCTTGGTAATCCAATCTGCCACGAGATGTCTATGGCAGAACTCACCTGGCTTTTCGTAGCAAAGCATCACTGCGCCATCCCCCAGATTCCTGACGACTTCGTTTGGATCAAGCTTGCTCAATACAGTGTTGTTGTATTGTTCCACATAGAACATATTTGGCAAGTGGTTGTCGTGCCAATATTGCCACCACAACTTCTTGGGTGCGAGTTCTGGCATGAAATGGGCGTTCGGCATGTCGTGGAAGGACTTTGGGGCATATCCAGCGATGCAGACCAAGTTGTCGAACCCCATTTCCTGCAGGTTCTTGACATTTGCGAAATAGGACGTGTATATGTTCATTGGGTGTCCAATCACTTGAGCAAGCCTTGAAGAACCTTTGCGCAGAATTTCTTGTCGCAATTCGTGGGAAGCATCTTCATCAAGCTTCCAAAGTCCTTCTTCGTCAGACTTCTGCCAAGTTGCTCTTCGTTCTTTGCAACCAACTCCTTTATGATTGCCTCAATTTGGTCGTTGGGAATCATGGATGGAAGAAATTCAGAAACAATGGCAAGTTCACCCCTTGCCTTCTCCTCCAAGTCTATTCTGGATGCCATCTTCGCTGATTCAATGGAGTCCTCCACCTGCTTTGCGAACTTCTTGAGGCAAGAGACCACGATTTCCTCTGTGATGTCCTTTCCCTCGTTCACGGTCTTGTTCTTGACGTCAGAAACCACCATTCTGAGGACATCACTCTTCGTGGAATTGCCCGCCTTCATGGATTGCTTGATTGCATCTTGTATTCTGTCATATGTCTCGCTTGCCATTGTTGAAGTCCTTTCTGTTCATCTGATTATTGGTGTGTCTGGTGTTGGCTCTTCGGAAGGTTCGCTTCCCTTTGGTGGATATTTCCTCGCAAGTTCCCTTGCTGTGAGCATGTCGTCCTCTTCGTGGTAGCCTTCAGATGCGTACATTATCTTGCAGAGTCTGGGCAACAAATTCTCAGGCTTGTACCCACCCGGGTAGTCCCCCTCGCATTGGGCAGCAAGCCGCAACTCCCGATCTATTTGACGCAGGGTATATGCCATCGAAAGTGCCTTGTCCCTCATGCTTTCGTACCGTAGTTTCTCTTCGTCTGTCATGTCTATATTATACCACATTTGACTTCGGGTGTTCAACCCTCACCCGGAATATCGTGGGTCTCGTGGCTTCGTCTGGGAATTCCAATCTGAATTGGGATACTGCGTCCTCGTATGTGTTGACCTCGTACTTTCGGCTCTGCTCCTTGTCATCTTCTTGCTTGAAGTGGAACTCAACGATCTCCATTCAATTTCCCCCTTGCTTGTCGAACGCCCCGTAAAGCTTGAATTTCTTGCTTATCTTGTGCGCATCATCGTCCTTGAGGGGCTTGAACCACATACCAACTGTGCAGGTTCCATCTGGGTTCTCTGGCGTCAAGTCAGTCTTGCAGTGGTCGTTGATGTAGCCATAATCTACACCTTCTACCAGACCCAGTTCCTTGATGGGTTCCTCTGTCTTGGACTTCAGTTGCTCCAGGTTCTTGGCCTCGCAAATGGTCTTGGTGAAGATGTCGTTGATGTAGCCCTCCCAGATGTCCTTTTGGATTTCAACTGTGACGCTCACTGTATTCCTTGGAAACTGCGTCTTGACCTTGAAGTACTTCTCCCCGGCCTTGAACGCCTCCTCTGCCTTCTTGCAGACATCTGGGTGCTTGTATGTGGCTGGCCGACCAGGACGCCACGGATCTTCTGACAACAGGGTGTCGAACTCGTTGTCCTGCACATTGCCCGACTTCAACATGTTGGTGAAGAATGCCTCTGCGCAATGTCCAACCATTGCAGCCAGTTTCCCTGGCCTCAGATGAAGGTCTTTTCGGATTATGAATATGCGTCTCATAGTGGTTCAATTATACAAAAATCTACACTAGGCGCGAACCTAGTGTAGATAAGTGGCTGATCCACCTCCTTTGCCACGGAGGACCCAGCGGGTTAGAGCCGCTTGTGCTATTAGGCATTACACTATGGATCAATTGAAACTGTCTCGTTTCTCATTGCCTTCAATTATACGAAATCCCAACATCAGAAATCGCCCAAATCGACAGCATCAGAATCTTGCATCTTCACCGTGTTGTCTGGGGCCATGGATGGCGCGTTCTGAATCACCATTGCGCTTCCTACTGGTATCTTGTTCACTTCCTCCACATACTCCTAGAGGTTTCCATGTAGTCCGACTGCCGTCTCCTTGACCTCGGTGAATGTCTTCTCTGAAATCTTGTCTCCACGTATCAAGGCCAGCTTCAACTCCCGTTCCTCCCTGGGCAGTTTTGCGATTCTGTTCTCTGCCTCTTGCTTGATGTTGTTCACATCGTCGCCCAGTGACTTCAAGTCCTCGTCAGTGACCTTCCCAGGATCCTCAATCAACTTGCCGAGTATAGTTTCGTAGTTCTGCTCCTGCTTTTTGATTGCCTCCGCCGCCTTGATCTTCGCTTCCGCTATTACCAATGCTTCCTTGCGCTTGGCTTCCTCCTTGAGTTTCCTCTCGCGTTCCTCCTTTGCCTTGCGCTCCTCCTCTGCTTTTCTTGCTGCCTCTTTTGCCTCCCTCTGGCGGCGTTCCTCCTCTAGCTCTGCCATCGTCTTTGGTGGTTCCAATGGGGTGGCGTTGTCGGCAATCTGACCAGGTTTCTTGACAATCGACTGACCTTGCATCTGCGAGGATATTCGCTTCTTGCGCTCGTCTCCGAACGCCACCCACACCTTCTTGAGTTGGTCCAGGTATCTGATGTCGCCCGTGAACTTCGCCTCGTACTGTGCCTTTTGCATCAAGGGTTGCAGGAGGTCTATGTTCTTCTGCAGTTCGACATCTGTCATTTCAGACATCTTCCCCCACAGACCAAACCACGTCTTCAGTATGGTGTCCTTCTCCTTGTCGTTGGGAATTCCCAGGCTTTTTCTGTACTCATCGAGTTTCTTGCGTTGTTTAGAGTTCGCGTTCGAGTAGTCGATGAGCCTCAGTTCCATGTTCGGGAATCTGAGGTACTTCTTCATGAATCCAAACAGAAGTGGGGGTCGGAACAGAATCAGGAGTTTGTTGATCGAATCGTCGAGTGCCTGTTTGGACTTCTTGTCCCTGTTCGTGATGAAGTTGCCCAGTGCGTCCTCCACCCTGTTCCACTGGGGGATTATCTTGAAGGAAATGTACTCCAGGAAGATTTGAGCGAAGGCCCTCTGGGATGGGAGGTCGTGGAACATATTCTTCCAATCGAACCCCCGTATGTTGACGAAGTTGAAGAAGTTCCATGCCAGGCTGGCCAGAGGGGTTGTCTGGATGTCGTCCCCAAAGTCCTTGTCGAATTTCTTGATTATCTTGTTCTTGACGAAGAACTCTATTATTGGGATGGCGACTTGGATGCTGTTGTGTATTTGGCCAGACGAGAACAGGTCCAGTACGCCTCCATCGAACATCAGGCTCCTGACATCGCCGTATCTTATCCCAAATGCGGTAATGTCCTTCACCTTCTGGAGGATCCGCATGGTCTCGTACATCCTCTTGGACTTCCTGGAGGCGGCCTTGGCCTTGTCCAGAATCCCATCCTCTGGCTTGGCGTCGTACTTGCTCAGGTTCTTGTCGTAGTTCAAGAACCGTTCGATGCCCGCCTGACCCTTCTGAACTGGCTTCTTGAATGCTGACGAGATTTTCGAGACGATGTTCTTGTTGATTTGAATGGAATCCTCGATGCCGAAGGCCAGTCCAAACTTGGTCTCAACCTGGGTGTTCGCGTTCTCAAGCGAGTTGTTTTCGTCGGTTATCTCGCCCTTTTGGAGTCTGGTGTAGAAGTCTGTGAACCTGTTCTTGAATATGACGTTCCGTTCAACATCGTACCCACCAACATCGTGGTCGGCCAGTGCAGAGTTCCATTGCTTCCATTGCACCGCATAGTCTGCTATGTCGAGTTCCTTGGACTTGGTTGGATCCCAGAAACTGGGCTTGCCCAGGTCCTTGCACACGTTTTCGTATATCTCCCTGATGGCCTTCGCCCTGGCCAGTTCGTATAGAATTGGGTGCACAGATATCTTCGCCTTGTTCTGCATCCATGTGAATGGCAAGAACCCAGTTGATGTGGTCTCGGCCTCTGCTGGACTGCCGAAGTATATGTCTGGGGTCTGGTGTATGGACTCGAATGGGTTCAGTGGTATTATCGTCCTCAAGTCGCTGGCCATCACCCGATATCCAGGGTTCCATCCACTCACTGGGTCGTACAACAGACCCTGGACATTCTTGAACCTCTGGGACTTGCTGAGTTCGGTTATGTAGATGTCGAGTGCTTGAATCTGTGGCTGGATCGTCTCGGCGATCTTCCTGGCCTTCAGTTCCTTCAACTTCCTGCCCCTCTCCCTGGCAGCCGCGAATGGGTTGTACAACAAGGGTTGGTTGGCCTTCCATTCGTCCATGTGCTAGTCGAGTTCCTGGCTGATGGTTGTCATGTTGGCGTTCAACCTGGCCAGAAGGTCGTTTGTTCCCCTTTCCTTGAGCCTGTTCTCTGTCTCCTCCCTGGTCGTCTTCTCGTCTACGGCCTGCTCCTGAATCTCCTGCGCCTTGCTGAACGACTTGGAGTACCGCATGTCCACGCTTCGCATTATGGCTCCACGTGGGATTCCACCTTGGAGCGTGGACTTCGACTGACCCTTACCTGTCTATAGCCCTGGGATGTTCACCATCTGGTTCTTGAAGGTCTTCACGCCCCTGCCAGCCTTCTTCAGGGCAGCCATGTAGACATTTATCTGACCCTTGGAGTCAGCCATCATGTCCTGGACATTGTTCTGCATCGCCCTCTCTGCGTCTGCCTTCTTGTTGTTCCAGTGGAGCATCACTTGGGTCGAGATGAAGGTGATTATGGCTGGTATGAGCTTGACTATGAACGACAGTATTGGTCCGACCCCGGGGACAATGCTCAGAACCCAACCCAGAATCTTGGCCAGTACCCCACCAGCAGATTTCCTCACTACGCCAATCAACCATGCGCCAAACAGCTTCCTCATGGTGTTCCTGGTCTCTATTCCATCTCTGATGGCACCCTTCTTTCCGAACAACTTCTTCTTGATGCCCTTGAAGAACCCAGACAATCTGTCGATGAAGTTCCTCAGACCAACAGTGACGAAGTTGTATATCCCCAGACCAATTGACTTCAGTGTACTCCATCCAGGTATTGGAACCCCGAATATCGTCATCTATGAACCATCGTTCTTGGGCATGTACGCCTATGACCACTTGTTCAGGGCGAATCTGGTCAGACCTATCAGAATCAACGCTCCCAGGGCGAACACCATGAACTTCCCAATGCCACCAAAGAACATTCCAAGCAGGGCATTGGCCTTCGCCTTTGCCTTCAACATGAATATCTGCCTTTGGGTCTTCTTCAAGTTCTTGGCTATTTCAGACTCCCCCTTGTCGATCTTCTTCATCTGCTGGCCCAACCCCTTTTGGATTGCGTTGTAGTTTGGGGAGAACGCATTCACGAACTTCTTGTTTTGCAGTGTCTTCTGGAGGTTGTTGTGTATCTTGCCCAATGTGGACACTACGCCAGCTCTGGTTATGGAACCACCTTCAGCCCCAGGTTCCCGAATCGCACTGGGCAATTGGGTGTCCTCTGTTGGGCCGTGTGGTTGACCCAATTGGTGTACATGTCCACATATTGGGCAAGTGCACAGACCATTTGACGCCTTTTTTGTTGGGGACACATCAATCTTCGACTGCTTTTGATCCACCTCTGGAATCTTTGTCTTCTCCAGACCCTTGGATTCCTTCGCAAAGAGGGATATGTCGTTCTGGATTTCCTTCTCGTATTGCTTCTGTTCCTTCTCCAGTTCCCTCCATTGCTTCCCATCCTGTTCCACAACTTCTGGCTGTGTCTGATCAATTCCCCCAATTTGATTACTACCCTCGATTTCACTTACCAGTTTTCTGAGGTCAATCTGTTTTGGTGGCTTGTTGTCCTGTAACTTGACTTTCTGACCTTGTTGAATTGCCTTGTTCAACTGGTCTATGCTGGACGAGATGCCCTGTTCAACGTCTCCAGACAAGTCCAGTGTCTTGAGCATGGACTCAATCTGGCTCAATCTCTCCAGTTTCCATTGCTCGTCCTCGTCAGCCAGATTCCCCAATGCGTCTACTGTGCCTTGACCCTGCTCGGTTAATGTCTTGTTGAGGTTGTCGATGTCCTGTTGCTGACCTTCCTTGGACTTCGCCCATTCCAGTTTCCTTCTCTCGTATTCCCTAGAGAGGTTCAGCCTAACCTGTAGAATGGCCGTCTGAAGTTCGTCCATGAAGTCCAGCACCACCTGCATTATGTCGCAGTTGTCTGGCGTGAGTGTCTTGAGGACGACTTGCTTTGTCGTCTGCGACACCATGGCGGAATCCACATTCTCTGGGGTGAGATTGGCTTGATTTGCCTTTATCACTTCTGAGATTTTGTCGACAGTCTTGGAGTCTTTGACTATGTTCAGAAACTTCTCGTCAAGCGACCGATAGATGGTCCTAGGCAAGTATTCAGAATTTGCGCCCTATTGGGTCAATGCGCCCTGTGTAAAGTCGTCGAACAGCCTGCCGAGTCCATTGTAGATGTCCTGCATGTGCTTTGTGGAGGACACTGGCTCCACGCCACCAACAAACGAAGTGAAGTTCTTCGTTGCTGAATTGGCTACTGCCTACAGGTCTTGTGTTTTTGGCTAGGACATTATTTCACGGTTCTGTCATTATCGGTATTTACCATTTCTGGGTAGGGGAAAACGAAAACGACCCCGAGGTTGAGGTCGTTTCGTCATGTTGTTCTGGATTCTGAATTGGGATTATGGCAAGGTAGTTGCCTGTGGATGCATTGAGTCAATGGACACCCAGTTCTCTCCGAAGTTGTCGTTGTTCTCTTCGTCGTCCTCGTAAGGTTCGTCTGCCCTTGGAGTAGACACCCTCTTCTTTGGTTCAATATCCTTGAATGTATCTTCGTCGTCAGAATACAAATCCAATCGCTCATCGTCAGGTGTCAAAGGTTTTGCCTTTGGAATGGACACCCTCTTCTTTGGTTCAATATCCTTGAATGTATCTTCATCGTCAGAATACAAATCCAATCCTTCATCATATGGTTCGTTTGCCCTGGGGTCGAGTGACACCGTCTTGAATGTGCTTGGATCGTAGTGGAACTTGGCGCAAATCGCCTCAATCTTGTTCTGACCCAATTCTGCGTGCTGGAACACCTGTGCTGCCTTGATGTCGTCTGTCCACTCAAGCTCACCCTTGTTCAGACCTTCGTCGCTCTTCAAGTAGCCGTGCATGTCAAGGTCGTCGTCGTCTATGCGTATCACGACTTCCTCGGAGATGTCGCCATCGTCAGCACTCTCCTGCTTCACCTCGTCGTTGTTCGTTGCCAACAACGCTCCATCAAGTTTCTTCGGATCCTTCTTGAGATTGTCAAGGGTTTTTTGGTCAACCCCCTTGTCAAGTAGGATTTTCTTCTTCTGGTCGTCCGTGAGTGAATCCGTTGAGATTTCAATGGTGTTTTCGCCATCTTCCTTCACTATGTCTGTCTTGTCGTCCTTTACCACATTGTCGTTAGCCTTTATTTCGGTGTTTACGATGCCCTTCTCAAGCATTTCCTTGTCAAGTGCCTCGTTCATCTTCACCAGTTTGTCAAAATACTTTCCCATGTTATAACCTCTTTGGTTTAATTGTATTTGTATTTACCATTACATTCATCGAAATGGGGTCATTGCGTCGGCAACCACCTTGAACAACTTGTTCCTGGTGTCTGAATCCTGAAATTCCATCAGCCCTCTCGCCATCTTGCAGAACTCCCTGTCCGTCATTATGTCAATCAGAAAGTCAGTGGCATCTACATTGTGCAAGGTGCAGTCCAATTCAAACGACTCGAACACCCCATCTGCAGACTTCAACCAATCATCCACCAACAGAGTCGACAACCCCTTTTTGTCCAGTTTCTCGTAATTCTCGTTCCAAATGCGGTCGATCTTCTCCTGATTGAACAACTTGTATGTCCCACCTGTTGCTGCCAACTTGTCTTGTTCGTTGCATAGTTGGTTCCAAGCCATCATCTTCACGCGGTTGGTGTATATTCCCCTTTCGTCTGCCAGGATGTGCTTGATGAGCAATTGAGGTGGGTTTAATTCCCTCCCAGGTTTCCATGTCCCACGCAATCCAACGCCCATCTTGGTGAACTTGGACAGAAACTCGAAGTACTTGGAGAGGTTGCCTACCATGACGATGTGCTCTGCCTCTGACAACTCCTGGAAGAACTTGGGGTTCAGCATCTCGGGGAGGAACAACGAGTAGCTGAAGTCAATCTGGTCCTTGTCCTTGGTGTCCATGAACTTCTGGATTCTGCCAACAATCATCTGCCTCAAGGTGATCTTCCTTTGCAGAACCAACATATCCTGATCCTTGATGTTGTTGCCGAGCATCGTGAGGGGGTTGTTCAGCAGATCGAATCCCTGCATGCCGTGTTCTGTGAGGAAGTTGTCGTATTCGTCCTGCAATTGGGTAGACCCACCATCCATCTGGTAGTTGAAGTACAGTCTGGTCACACGAGGCAGGGCAGGAAGGCAGTTGTAGAGCCTTTGCCTGAAGTCAGAACTGAATTGCTCCAGAACATCCAACTTGAACAACCAATAGGCGCAAGTGGAGAGCCTGACGGCATCGAACAGAATATCGTCGTCAACCAGGGCGCAGTTCAACTCAACCACATCTGGTGTAGTCGTCTGTGGCATTATGATGGCATCCAAGTCCAAGGGACATTGAATATAGTCCCTTGGATTCGGTGGTTTCTGTCTTTGACCTTTCTTTGCCATTTGCCACATATATTGTACAACAAATGGTAAATACAGGAAAGGAAAGCGAGAAAACATGGTACATAGAGTCGGAACACAGGAAACAGAGGAACAAGAGGATCCAAAGAAGAAGAAGGGTGGTGGTCCTTGCAGTTCGGCGTCGCAGAATGGGGATGCATCTCAGGATTCGGCGGAGTATCCATCTGGTGGAGACCCCGAGCAGGACTTGGGCGAGGTCGGGATGGACGATGTTGACGCCTCTGTCAACTCGATGTGCAAGAAAACCTATACAGTCTACCGAGCAATACACAAGGACTACAACTGCCCATCAGCCAGAAGGGACAACGTGGCCGACCAGTTCACTCCCCAAGACGACCTGCTCGTAATGGAGAAGACCGTAAGGGACTTCCTGAAGTTGGAGGGCAAGGTATACGACCCACAGACCACCAACCCCAGGTTCTTCGCCCCAGAGGGATGGGTGCAGAACTACGAGAAGGACAAGAATGTGGTATTGGCAGCGCTGGACCAGTTCAAGGCCAACATCATCAGAATGGAACACCTCTACACGGTGGCAGACAACAATTCCTACTCGAAACTGCTGTCCATACCCAACCAGGACTGCAAGGAGTCCTTTCAGACGAACATCTGGTGGACATCCAGGGCGTTGAAGGATTGGGCGAACAACTGGTTCATCAAGCGCAACGCATACTCCAACACGAAACTGTACGACCAGGACTATTGGGTTCCTGGGATGACTGGGCAGATGATTCAGTGGATGAACATTGGATCGTACAACGAGTTCAACATGGACGCAATCTCGAACGAGACGATGCTCAGAAAGGTCGATCTCCTGGAGGGCGTGATTGACAGGCTCATGAACAAGACGGCTGTGCAGGAGACAATCTCCAACTACGTCAACCTCAAGGAGGCGATAGAGTCCACGGCAGATCAGAACAAGGAGAAGATCTTCACGACAAAGGTGATAGACTCCCAAATGGGCAAGAAGTTGGGCGTGACTGACACAGGGGTGGAGAACCAGAAGGTTGAGGGCACGACCTACATAGCACCGAAGGAAGATTCAGTGGAGGACTACACCCTGCAGTGCAAATTGAGTTGCGTCAAGAACTTGTTCAAGGAGTTCAGGGAGAAGTCGACCGAGACTATGGATGCCTGCAGGTGCGTGTCCCCAACTGGACCTGGCCCATATCCACAGATTTGGACGAACATAGATGTCCTGGCTGCCCCAGTGTACACAGATCTGGACATAATGAACGAACTCGTGATGGATGTCTACAACGACAGCGAGAACCCAGGGAAGCATTGCTCAGTGACACACCAACCATTGGATTCTCAGGAACTCATGACCAGAATAGCATCCTTCAAGTGCATCATACAGGATGGCGTGATAGACATCATGACGAACCAAGCCCTGTTGCCGAAGAAGGGCAAGAACATCCTCGACTCCATGTTCAACCAACTGTGGGAATATGGCGAAAAGGGACCGACAGTCGATTTGCCAGACTGGTGCAAGCAAGCCATAGAGAGCATCAATGGGTTCGAGAGGACGATGATGGACGCATGGAGCGAAGTGTACGACTGTTGGGAGAGGGAGTTCATCACCCGCCTGTGGAGCATAGAGGTCGACCACCACACATCAAATTGGGAGAGGACGCAGACGAGATCGGTGAGAACAATACACAACCACGTGCATCCATATGTCCCCTTGACCATGATGACACTGGCCTCGATTGGGGGAGACACCAGAAACCTGGACACGACCCCACTGAAGGGCGTGATGAGCTGCCCTGGGCACTTGGAGAGGTTGATGAAGCCAGTGTGCATCCAATACAGGGTGTTCAATGTGGCGCATCTGGCCAGGAACTTCAGGACAGACGTCAAGGCACTTTGCCAATGGATGGTGTCTGCCATAGAAGCTATTGGCATCAAGCAAGCAGCAATATCGGCAGTGATGTCCGACCCAACCTTGAATGGTGACTGTGGGAACTGTGGCTGCCATGGCCCACTCGGCCAGATAAACAAGCTCAGGGAGAAGAACAACAAGCTGCTTGAGAAGGTGGAGAAGGCCTATGGCATCTACTCTGATGTCAACAACATGAAGAACAAGAAGGAGTACGACGAGGAAATTGCCCTCCACGAACTGCAACCCAACAAGTTCAGCAACGAGGATCAGTTGAACATGTCGTCCAGCGTCCAATCTGAATCCAACGAGACTGGACTGGACTCAGAATTGTGCCAAGGTGGGATAGACATAGAGCAATTGAGGCCATGGAACCACCTGGAATTGTCAGAGAACAAGATCAACCCAGTTCCACTTCCAGTTGAGCCAGCATGCAACAAGTTCGACAAGATAATCCAGACTGTCGCTGGCTTCGAGACCTTCTTCAACAAGGGGTGATCAATCAGACGATTCGCCGTCCATTATCTCCAATCCACATTTCTTGGCAATCCCCAGTTCCTGCAATGTGCCCTTTGACCGCCTCCACCCAGGGAGCAGATATATCGCATCACAGTTTTGAAGTTGCTCCAAGTCGGTTTCGATCATTTCCCTGGCCAGTTCAGACCGTTTGCCCTTGTCTCCAGAATACAGAGCCTCAAACGACTTCTGTATCTCGTCCCATGTTCCCAGTCTCTTTGCGATTTCAAATGGATTTACGGTTTCGTATCCATAGTCCTTCAAGACACGTTCGGTGTCATAGAACGCATCTTGGTTGAATCTTGGCATTCCTGTTATTGGTCCGGCTATGTACACCCTCATGTTCAATTTCCTCAGTGTTATCATCCAAATGTGGTGGACAGCACCCTCAATACCTCGCAGTTGAAGTGTACCTTCTCGTGGATGTTGATTGCGTTGTTCGCAACATAGTCCTCCAGGTTGCGCTCAAGCATCAGGTTGAAGTACATGTTGAACCAATACGCGATTGCCTGGGAACGGGAACGACCAGCCCAACAATGCACAACCACAGTGGCGTTGTGGTCCACCTTCCAGATGCCCATCAACCAGTTCATGATGTCAGACGCCAGTTCCTGGTTGAAGAACACCGGCTGTCTAGTACCATCCTCGAACTTCGCCTTTACCCATGGATGTTCCATGTCGTGGTAGAAGCGATAAGGATCTATGTCGTCGAAATGGACGACCTTCGCGTTGATGTTGTTCCTCGCAATCCTTCTGTCCAGACAGGCATGCTTCTCGTCGGTCTCGGTGTCGGTGTAGGGATCGCGTATTGACAACAAGTTGCATCCAGGCCGCCTCTCGACGACCCTCAACACCTTGTTCAGACTGTATACTTCAAACTTCAAGGCGTCTGCTTCTTTCCATATTCAAGCTTGTAGGCACCCATGTCGTCGAAACTGAGAACCTTCACTTTCCCTGGCACATTCTTCAACACAGTCGCTGGTCTGTCAGAATACCAATAGAGGGGTTTTTCCTCTGCGGTGACAAGGTTCATGAGTTTCTTCTGAAGCTCCAACTGACGGTCGTTGTACCCAGTCAAATCCCTGTTTGGATCCCACCACTGCTCCAATGGAACTATGGTTTTCACCAAAGTGACCTCCAGGTTTTTTGGCTCGAAGTTCTCTATGTTCGAGTAGTCGTATTCTATGGTTGCGACAAACGAGTTGTCAGTGAACTTGGTCACCTGTATCCCATTTGCCTCAGCAGTATCGTAGTCCACGAATGTGAAGCCTGTCCTATGTGCGCATCCAGTGGCAAATGCGCAAAACAGACCAATAATTGCAGTTTTAATAATCGTTTTCATTGTTGTTTGTGCTTGTGTTGTTTTGTTATATGTATTTACACGCAAAAGTCGCATAATTCGTTCTTTGTGATGTACTTCCCAACGAAATCTGGGAGTACCTTTGCGAACTGCCGGAAGTCGCATAGGTAGTTTGTGGCAGCATAGAGCAGAACCTTCCGCTTGTCCAGGCTTCCATCCATCAACTGAATGTCGAACTCAGGATCAACCATGGTTTCGTTGCTTTCATACCACTTGTCCACCATTCGCTTTTCCTTGGAGTAGCCCACGACCAAAAACTTGTCTGGGTGCTTCTCCATAACCTGGGTCAGGGCGTTCCTGCCAGCTTCACTGTCCTCCCACGCAATCACGAACTTGCGTCTCGGTGGCTTCTTCAGCCCATCCAATCCAACCAAGATTCTATTGTTGTTGTACAAATCCATGTTGACATCGAATTCAGTGAGTCCATTTGTGGAGTCAATCCATTCCATTATGGTTTCCCCAGAGCAACTGTCGTGTTCCTTCACGAGTCCCCATTCGGCGTTCATAATCCACTCGCCGCTCCCCAGTACCCTGTTCTTGTACGACTGAAATGGCGTGGATTCGTAGGTGTACCAGACAAGTTCATCCATATTTGGTTTGTTGACGAGATTCCTGGCGAACTTGGTCACATAGGGAAATCCACTTCTGCTGCTTCCAACACCGCACAATCCAATGGGGGTTCCGAACTTCGCCATCTTCAGGGAGGAGTAGAAGCCAACAAGCATGATTGTGTTCGTGTACATCCAAGTAGGATACAGAACTATGATATTCCTCCTGGACGAAAACATCTGGTTGAACTCGCACCAGTCCACAGGGAACGACATGTTCTTGTCCAATGGCTGGTAGATGCAATCCAACTGCATCTGACGCCACTTCGCCAAGTCCTTGAAGCTGAACTTCTTGCCACCCATGTCACTTGATGTACTCTCGTAGGCGACTGCCAATGGGTGATTTCCTGATCTTCTTGAATGCACTGGACATCAACTGGGATATGCGCATCCTGCTCAACTTCATCTCAATGGAAATCTCTGTCTGTGTCTTTCCATCCATTGTCCGTCCAATTACATACCTCTCCTTCTCGTTCAGGAACTGATTCATGGTTTTGCGCAGTTCGAGCACCCCACCCCGAATGTCGTTTTCGTGGTTGATTTCCCTCTGGGTCTTCAAGTTCTTCGACAACACGAAGTTCGGAGACACATTTTCGATGGAGATTATGTTGGACAATGTATCACCATCGTCGTTGGATGAGGATGACTTTCCATTTGGAATGGCATTGTCAAGCGAAACCACACTGAGATGGGTGTTGTATCTGTGGTTGAGGGCAGACATCTCCTCTGAAATCAGTCCTGATCTTGAATAGGTGCTCTGATGCTGCATGATTGCCCACCTGATTGGATTGGTTATCCAGGTTGAAATCTTGCCCTTCCTCTTTGGGTCGAACTTCTTCAGAGCATCCACCATGCCTATAACGGCCTTCTGCATCACATCCTCGTTCTTGTTGAACGCCAGTTTGTTCACAATCTTGAACACCAACCCCAGGTTGTGCTTCATAGCCTCGTTCACGAACCTGTCCTTCATTGCCCTGCTTTTCCACTTCCCAGTCTTGGTGGTGCAGGTTCGGATGAATTCGGCCTCCTCTTCACTCGTCCAGCCTGGGTTTTCTTCGGCCAGCGAGGAATACACTTCCATTACGCTTTTCATTGGTCTCTATTACCTCCTTGCACCAATAGTATAGCAAATCTTTGGGTAAATGTCAATGGGGTTGGCAAAGCCAAAACCATTGTTTTCTGTCAATTGGGTTGCGAAGCAAGCCAATTGTTCATCTAAAAGCGAAACGCCACATATTATGGATGTGGCGTCTGTTTCTTGTTCTACTTGACAATTTGTCGGAATTCAGAAATCAATCCCAATCGTCTGCCACATTTCCGTAGTCGTACAACCCATAATGCTCAGACTTGCAGGGGAGTCTGATCTCGACGCACTTTACGGAATTCTTCACATCGAACACATCCAAGTTGTTCTCAATCACACCGCCACCAATATCTGCTATGCTAATTGTCGCCGTTTTTCTGAACTTCTCGTCCCCAGATTCCATTAGCCTGTCAATTAGTTCCTGGATTGTCATTGTGGTTCTCCTTTGATGAAATTGTTGTTGTCGTCGTCTTTTCAATTATACCACCTGTGGAATTTGGCGTAAAGTCCTTCTGCGCATCATCCACCCTTTTTTTGGCGACATCGAAGTACTTCTGCTCCAGCTCAATGCCAATGCCCCTTCTTCCCTCCAATGCCGCTGCCACCATCGTAGTCCCCGAACCCATCGTTGCGTCAAGCACAGTCTCCCCTGGGTTGGTGTATGTGCGCACGAGCCAGCGGCAGAGATCAACGCTCTTCTCGGTTGGGTGGTTTCCAGTGCAGTGGGGTCTTGGGAAGCTCAATATGGAGCCGGGGAACTTCTTTCCCTCCACTCCACAACTCTGAAGCCGCTTCACCTCCCCATAGCACCTGTTGGTCTCCTTGTGCTTTCCCCTGCCCTGGACATGACTTGGTTCCCGACCATTGAGGTCTTCAAGTTGGACATTGTAGGTGGGCAACGAACGGTAGAACACGCAAATGTCCTCGTGCCTCCTCAATGGCATCCTCTTGGAGTTGAGGAAACCTGAAGCCCGACACTTGTCCCATATCAAGTTGTATCTCCAGTACTTTGGCTGGGACATCATCAACTGGGCAGTGAACATCCCCTGGGCGAACAACACAATTGCACCATTGGGCTTCAACACGCGCCAGAACTGCTCCCACAACGGCTCCATCGCTATTGGGGAGTCCCACTTCCCAGCTTCGCTTGCCTTGTTCGTCACGCCATATGGAAGGTCAGTTATGATGCAATCGACATGTCCATCAGGTATCGTTGGCAGAACCTTCAGGCAATCGTCATTGTACAGATAGAATCCCATGGTCAAATGAATTCTATCGCATCTTCTTTGTACATAACCAAGTTTAGCGTTCCACCATTTTCAATATTTTTGTTGCTTTCATCAAAGCACACAAGGTAAAGTGTCTTTCCATTTATTGTCTGTGTGTGGTCAAGCGCACCGACTTTACCTGTATTCTTCACTCTAATCTTTCTTCCGTCAATATTTATCACTTTTTTGTCCATGGTATATGTCCTTTCTATATGAATTATACAAATAGTCGCTCCTTTGCTATGTCGTAGTACTTCTGGTCCCGTTCAATGCCAATGAAGTTTCTGTTGGTTTCCTTGCAGGCGACTCCACACGAACCAGTCCCCATGAACGGATCCATAACCAAGTCCCCTTCCTTGCTTGAATTTCGGATGTAGAACTTCAGCAAGTCAACTGGCTTTTCGCAGGGATGCGTTTTGTTGCCAATAATGTTGTTGAACTGATGCACAGTCTTGCTTCCACCAATGTCGTTGATCCACTTTGCGCGGCCCTTTCTCAGGAACAGGACATATTCGCAATTTTTCATGTAGAACTGGGATGGGGTGCAGTTGTTCTTCTCCCATACCAGGAGGTTGTGGAGCTTGAACCCAGCATTCTCGGCTTCTACCATCATCTCCTTCAGGTTCAGGGCGTTGGTGAAGATGTAGGCATGTGATTCTGGCTTTAGAACTTCGTACACCAATGGCATCCAGTCGCGTATCTCTATGTCGTTCTGGTGCTTGAACAGCTTTTTGTTCCCAGAGAGCATTCCCTTTGGTCTGTTGCCAGAATCCCCACCAGATATTGTTCTGTATGGAGGGTCAGTAACGAGAAGGTCTATGCACTCAGGCTCCATTCTGGCCAGCAGTTCAAGACAATCTCCATTGAACAGTTCAATCCTCGGCATTTCCAATCTCCTTCTTCAATTCAATGTTCGCTTGAGCCATCTTGACATACCGTTCGTTCAAGTCAAAGCTCAGGAACCTGCCACCCATTTCCTTTACGACAAGACATTCAGATCCACTGCCACAGAATGGAATCAGCACATTGAACTCGCCATCTGGCCTACATGACTTGATGAGCCTGGTCGTCAATTCCATGGGCTTTTGTGTTGGATGTACAACCAGGTCGTGTTGCAGATGTTCGCCCCTGCTTCTTGGGTCGATTATCCTCCCACATGTCTCGCACCACATTATGCGCTCCTTCAAGGATGCCCCACCAGCCAGACTGGGAACATCAATCACATCCCTGGGCAACGCACCCAATGGATTTGCGTTGTAGACTGACTCCTTTTGCCCTCCACGACCAGTTCCTGATATTGGTCTTTTCTTCCCAGCGCTCCCCTTCACAAAACCCTCAGTATATGGCTCGCGGATGGCATCTCGGTTGAACATTGGATTCCCCTTCCAGGCGCAGATTATGGACTCGTGGCTCCGCTGCCAGAAGTTCAAGCTGGCGACATTCTTGTTCGTGTAGTGCCATATCAACCAATGCTGCTTGTCAATGGGGATCATGGTGGAGATTCTGGCGAGGATTTCATCGAAACCATAGATGAACATCGTGCCAGTTGGTTTCAACAATCTTGTCCACTCCCCAACCCATGTTCTGCACAAATCAAGGTAGTCCCCCAAATCCATCTTGTCAGAATCGTTCCCAAAGTCCTTGCCAATGTTGTAGGGTGGGTAGGAGATTATGATGTCAAAGGTGTTGTCTGGGATGTCCTTCACCCCAACCATGAAGTCTCCGACCCGAATTGTGTCGTAGTTTATCAATCAGAACTCCTTTCATTTACAAGTCAAAAGCAATTTCTTGACTTTTACAACATCTTTTTCCTTACACACTACATTGCAAACCCATTGATTCTGACTCTCCTTGTTGTCCATCACATATCCACGGTGGACAGGACATACATGACCGTTCGACAAAGTGGCTATTGGATATTCAATTTTTGACAGCCTTTTTGCCACCATGTATCTCATCTGTTTTTTGTCAAGTCGGATATTAAACCACCCTTTTCGTATCAAAGGCAAATCCCATATTGAGGACAATCTATAGTCGTCTCCAATATGCCTTGCTATTGTCTTTTGCTCAGTAAGAACCTTTTCATAGGGAATGCCAAGGCAATATGCAATGCACCTTGATGTGCAGTTTGTTCTGGCATCTTGACTATTCGGCGTCAGTTCAATGTATTTGAAATATTGCTTGTTTCGCATCAGAACTCCTTTTCGATTTCGTCAAGGTCCGCCAGCCACATGTCCTCTATGCTCTCTTTCTGGGTGGTCTTGATGAGTTCCTTCAATCCCTTGATCTTCTCTGTCAGCTCAGCCATCTTCTCCTTGGTGATTGAGGACATCGGCATGTTCAAGAGGTAGTTGAAGGAGCCGTCCTTTGGGACAATCTTGTCGGTCTTCTCCAACTGCTTGACGATATCATCCTTCTTCTTGTTCTTGATGTGGATTGTCTCGTCAATAACGCCCTTGCACCAGACATACTTGGAGACATCCAACTGAATCTCATCCATGTACTTGTTGAGCAGATAGGTCTTGCGCTTCTTATAGTATTCAAGACGGATCTTGATAAACGCATCCAGAATCTCCTTGATGTTGTTGAACTCCCTGATTCTGTTGTTCTCGTCGATGCAATTCAACTGCTCGTTCAGTGGCTTCGCCAGGTTGAACACCTTTACCCAACTGTCAATGTCCTTGTTGCTTTCGAAGAACACGCGCTTGACCTTGATGGTGAACTCAAACTTGTCGGTCTTTGGGTCAGAGAGGTCTTCGTAGTCCTCAATAGTCCCCTTCTCAACAAGATTGTCCAGAACCTTGATGTACGCCGCGTAGGTGTAGGTGATTGGTATCTCGGAAATGTGCAAAGTGTTGGAATTGACCTTCTCCACCACGCCATAGTTGACGACCTTGGTGTTGGTCTTCCCATCCGCATCCTTTTCCTTCACCAATTTCGTCTCGCCAGCAAATCCCTTGAACCATGGCAATGCGTTCTCCACATGCGGAACCTTGTCAGCCTTGTTGAGGATTGCCCTGATGTACTTGAGGATGTCCTTGGGGTTGCGTGGGTATATTGTTGTCTTCCACCCAGTGGAGATTCCATCTGTGCCATTGAGGAACAGAATTGGAAATATTGGCATCATGTATTGAGGCTCTATTTCAGTGCCCTCGAACACTTGTGGTTTGCACAAGGCTCTGTCGGTCTCCATGAACAACTTGGAGGAGATTGGGGATATTGAGCAATATGTATAACGGGGGGCGGCTGCGCTTCCTGCTCCACTGAATCTGGTGCCGAAGTTGCCATGTCCCTTCACCAATGGATAGTTGTTGCTTCCGACAAAGGATGCGGCCATTGTGTCCAGAACTTGAGTCAAACTCGCCTCTCCATGGAGGTACTCGGTGCATTCAGCGACAGAAGAAGCCAGTCTTGCGGTCTTGTTCTCGCTTCCTGGGTTTGGGAATTTCTTGAACAATGTGTACATCACCTTGCGTTGGGACAGCTTCATGCCATCCACATAGGAGGCAATCTTGCGCAGGTTGTCGTATGCTCCATATGAAGGGGCGTCGTTTTCGTAGAATTCAGAAAAGGATATCGTGTTTTTATCTGCATTGCTCATTGTTTGTCGTCTCCAATTTCAAAGTGCATTGTGTCGTCTTCCAGAAGTTCTGGTGGGATGTTGTTGTATGTGAATATCGCTTGGTAGACACCCTCGTCGTTTGGTGGGAAAAGACCACCGCGATAGTGCGAATCCACATAGAACACCATCTTTCCTGACTTGTACAGTCTGTGGTTCAAGAGGTTGTCCCTCGATATCTTGTATATATCGAATCCACCATCTTCGTCCGTATGCTTGTTGAAGCAGGACGTGGACAACTTCATCTTTCCATATGACTTCAGCCTCTCGATGTCGTCGTGGCAAAACAGATACACTCTGTCTGGATAGTTGAACAAGTCCTTGCTTGATCTCGGAACCAATCCGCGTTGACGAATCTTGTTGAAGTATCTGTGCGGCGCCACGTGAAACAGGTTTTCTGACAAATCCAAGTCTAGTCTGGAATACCTCGTCTCGAAAGACAAGTCCAAGATTCCAATCTTGTCGTAGTTGAATGGTTGTAGGGTTCTGTTGTCGGACACCTTGTCGGCAGAATCCAAGTTCCATCCACACACATACATGCTTCTCGACAGTTTCTCAACCAACTCCCTCCAATCAACGAAGTCTGAGACGAAATATGGCAATATGAATTCCACTATGTGGGAATCAGCCGAGCATAGATGCCAATCAACAACCCTGTCCTGCCCATGTCTGGCTGGGGGATGCTTCAATACATCACACATCTTCAACTTGACCAACGTGGAATCCATCTCGTTCAAGAAGAACTTCTTGAACTTCGCAACCAACTTGTCCAATGGGTATGTGGCAATGAGGGCTTCGTCCAATATGATGTATTCTGAATCCATCTTCCTCATCGCATTGGTCAGATTCAATGGGTGGTTCAACGAATGGAAGCAAAGTCCACATGGATGCAATGAATCGTCAGACTTGCCACTCTCAAGCAAAAGTCTGGAGGCCGGAACGGACCTGGTTTCGTACACTGTTCCACATTTCCAATAGAAATCAGAGTATTCGTTCAATCTTTCTTTGACGTCTTTTCTCATGGTGATTTGCGTGTGTCAAACCTTCTCTATGTCCAAATTATACTCGCGGAGATATTGCTTTCGGATGTCAGTCTTGTTGGAGTTCAGCCAATCGTCCACCAAAACCCCATCCTTTTCGTCCAAACTAAAGTATTCCAGGAAGTCCTCTATGCCATTTGGGGACGAGTCGAACAGGTGCTGGAATTGCTCTGGACTCCACGACCCAAGACCCTTGAAGTAGTTTTTCTTGTATTTGGATATGTCGTGGTTGGCTTCATATGCCTTGTATTCGTCCAAAGTGTAGAACGCCTTGAATATCTTGGTCATCTTCTGGTCCGACCACAATATCACAAGGGGTGTTCTCAATCTGGCAATCTTGTGCATGTTGAACAGCTCCTTGCCAAACTTCATCCACCACCCCAGGTATATCATCTGAATGTGCAGTCCATCTATGTCACTGTCGTTCGCAAGCACAATCTTGTCGAAGTTCAGGAACTTGTTGTCGTTCTTTGATGGGTCTATGCCAAGCAATGTGGTTATGTCAGAGAATTCCTTGTTCGAGAGCATTTGGGACACCTTGCAGTCCCACACATTCAATGGAACTCCACGTCCAGCATAGTATCCAATGCCTTTTCTGCCCAGAGCTTGGGAAATCCCGGTAGCGGCTGAAAACCCCTCCGCTATGATGAAATACTTCTTGTCGTTCCCTGTTGGCGATATGTACTTCGTGGCGTCTATCTTGACTTTTGACCGACCCGCCTGCTTCAACGCCACGCGCTCCTTGACTTCCTCCTTCAACTTGAACGTCTCAACGATTGGGTCGAGGATGTATTCGTTCTTGAGAATGTTCTTTGCTAGCTTATTCCAATCAACAGAATCACCGAAGTACTTGGTTATCTCGGATGGCAGGTTTGTCAAGGTCTCCTTTGTCTGAGAGTCGAACTTCAGGTTGGGGAAGTCCCGAAGGAACACAACCATGCTCAGACGGTTCTTGATGTCAGCTGGCTTGATTGTCTTGTACTTCTTCGTCAGCTTCTCCCTCACAGGTCCAACCACTTTGTCAACTATGTAGTCGATGTGGGAACCACCACGGGTCAACGCCAGTCCATCTACATAGGTGAAGAAGTTGAATTCGTCAGAATCGTTGGGGTAGATGCCAATGAACCCTCGGTCGAATGTCTGGAAGGTGATGTGCTTGCTGAACAGATTGAGGAACGCCCGTTCGTTGACATTGACCTGTTTGCCGTTGAGGGAGAACTTGATTCCAGGAAAGGTGATGCCCAGGCAAATCAACCTCTGACGCATTAGTTCGACATATACATCCTCCACCTCGGTCATGTTGAATCTGGCGAAATCAGGGTAGAACTTCACTCTGACTCCATGCGACTTGGATTCAGAAACCTCGGTCTGTACGGTCTCCAGGTTGTTCTTCGCAACCACCTTGCACATCTTCTTGCCATCGTCAGAAATGCCAACGAACTTCTTGGAGAAGATGGATGTGCATTTGGAGCCGAGACCATGTGAGCCAATCGTGGTCTTGTCGGCAGAATCCTTGAAGTTGGATCCAGAGAACAGGCGGGTCCACGCAATCTCTGGCAGGTAGGTGTTCGCAATCTTCTGCTTTTCCTCGTTGGACATTCTGCTGTCGGTGATGTCCTTTATGTCCTTTCGGATTACTGGGATGCCAGGCCCATCGTCCTCTATGTAGATCCACTCCTTGTCCATGACGACCTTGACCTTGCCCTTGCCCTTGCATGTCTTGATGAGGACGTCGATGCAGTTGTCTAGAACCTCGTCTATGATCTTCCTGAATGCGGGGATGAAAGTGACTTCCTTGTATTCGACGCCCTCGCCATTCACCATGAACATCTTCTGTGTGAGTGGTGACATGCTGCCAATCCACATCTGTGGTCTCAATATGATCTGCTGTATGCCACTCAGCGCCTCAAAGTCTTCTGCTTGCTTGTTTGTCTTCATCAATAGTGTTCCTCAATTGTTCGATGTATTTCACACATTTACCCATATTATACACAAATCATCTGTATGCGTTTAGCATTCCCTCAATCAAGTCAGCATCTATGTTGGTGCTTCCATCGTCCGATTTGGTGATGAATATGCCTCCACTCTTGTCCACGAACATCACCTTGTGTGTGAGGGAGACATCGAACATAAACTCAATGAACTCGTCCTTGCCCCTGTAGTTGGCGTCAGTGAATCCCACTACCCCAAAGTGGTGTGGATGACCATCCTTGAACTTGACATCAAATACCCTCATGACAGTCTGCCGCCAACTCCATTGGGACATTATGTTCATCATGACCTCCCTTGGCATGCCATTGCGGGCCTCCAAGTCATATACATCAGACTTCAAGGTGATGGTGTTCCAGGATATGTTGTTCAGGTTTACCATAGATATGTTTCAGTCACCCACCTTTCCGACTATTGCCTCTATGGTTTCTGCCTCAATTGGAGAACCCTCGATGGCCGTCTCCTCCACATACAAGTCGTGTGGTTCGGCAAGTCCGACGATTCTGTGGTAGTGCGCGATGTCGAACATGTCGCATATGAACTCGTCCCTTTGGCTGGACAGACAATAGTCCCTCGAAATCAGATCAACCTTTCCCAGATAGCCTCTTACGACCTTGTATATCCGAATCCAAGGGGTTTTTCCATATCCGAATGTCCACTGCAAATCCACATTCGTAATTGGATGCCGTTTAGCCCGGTCGAGGATGATTAAATCAAAGCGGTCTGCTGGATATGGTCGGTTGTCGGGCTTGAACATCATTTGCCAATCCCCTTCACGATTGCGTCAATCATATCAGCATCTATGTTGGTGGTGCCGTCCTTGGACTCCACGAGCGCGATGCACACCCCATAGGTCATGGTCAATACCCCTACCATCATGTGCGTAAGGGAGAGCTCCGACAGGTCTGAAACGAGGGAATCCTTTGCGTTTGGAAGCACATATAGGATGTCCCGCGCACACCACTTTCCATCCATTTGCTCTAGTTCATAGATGCGCACGAAGCCACTGCATCTTTTCTTCTTCGCACTTTGTATGCAGTCAATTGCTTTCTCGATGTCAAGGGGGACATTTGGGTTCTCCACCCATTCCCAATAGCCATTGAGTTTGTCCACCACATACCACTTCACATTGTCGTCAAATACCATTGCCACTACCTCCTCCAATCTTCCTCACGATTGCGTCTATGACGTCTGCATCTATGTTGGTCTGGTGGTTTGGGGTCTCGGCCACTCCAATGCAGTTGTCTTGATGATTCAAGATGGGTCCAATGTAGATTATGCCATGCGAAAGGGATATCTCCGAGAGGTCAGATATGATGCCATCTTTGTCATTGGGATTGTGGAACAGATTCTGAGCAAATGCGGGCCCACACTCGTCGCATATGATGTTTTTGATGTTGATGTCGAAGTTGTTGTCGAAATTCCATCTGTCTATCGCCTGCACAATCTCGTCCTTTGTCAGGAACCTCTTTCCCCTCCAGAAGTTGCTGCTGCATCCAGTGAGGGCAAATGTCATGGTTCTTCTCTCGTCGTCGAACACCATGTCAACGCCACCTCGGCTTTCTGTCCTCGATTGCCTCCTTCACCACATCGACCAGGGTGGTCAGAACCTCGTCGTCTATGTTGGTACTGAAGTCCTTTGTCTTCTGGAGGTATATGCCAGTGAGGGTGTCCATGGAGGCATACCGTATTGTATAGCCCTCTATGGACGCCTGGAAGAGATATCCAACCAATTCGTCCAAGTCCTTGAGTTTTTCCATGTCAAAGGCTACTTTCTCGCATTCAACATCGTCGAATCTGCTCCAATCTGATTCTGAATTATCCCACAGAATCTTGCTGACCTTGATGTGGAACGAAGTGAAGTCCCACTTTTCCTGGAGGATGTGCAAAACCTTGTCCTTGGTGAACCACGGCATCGTCTCGTGGTTATATGAGTGAAGCCGTCCATGGAGAAGCTCTGACTTCTCGCCTGCCCAAAGGTTGGATTTCCCGTATTTGTGCATCGTCATTCCATCCTCGCTGTGGGGATTGGCTTGAACCACTTGAGCATTCTGTTCAGAACCTTGTCGTCTATGTTCAACTCATTGGTGTCCATGGTGCTTCTGATCCAGATGATGCCATTCCCAATCTTGACTATGCAGTGGAGGTCGGCCAGCATCCCCATCTCCGCAACGAAGTCGTCAGAGTCCACATCGAAGAAGAACCGCCGGGCCATTGCCTTTGTCCTTAGACATTCGTCCTCCTTGCCACACAATGTAGCCACCACGACAGACGAGGACTGCATGTCGAAGTCCCGAATGGCTTTCTTCACCTGAGACAGGGACATTGCTTTTTTCAGGTAGATTTCCTTGTAGTATTTGGAATACAGCAAGTCAAAGTGCTTGATGCCTTTGTAGTTCATATGTTATCCTGCGCCTCCACCATCCTCTTGAATGCCTCCATCACTTCACCATCTATGTTGGTCTGGCCATCATTGGATTCCTCGAAGTACACGCGAATCGCCCAGGACGAATCTGTCCAGCCAATCCCCACTATTCTATGGGAAAGCGAGATGTCGAACAAGTCAACCAACAGTTGTTCGCCACCACCAAACTCCAATCCATACAGACGGCCCCTCTTTTTGTTCCATCGCCCTTCCTTGAATACCTCGTACACCAGCATTCCTCGCCACTTGCCAGTCTTTGTGGAGTCATCCAGTTTCTGGACAATATCCTGGGATGTCAAATTGCACTGCTTCTTCAATGTGCTTTTGTCAAGGGAGGATTGGGCACATGTGACACAATTTGACTTGTCGAACATTTTTCCTGCCATGTCAAGTACCCTCCTCGTATTTGGCGTACTTCGCTTCGTCGCCAGGCTTCTCGTTGTCCTCCCAAGTACCCCATTTCAGAATACAACCAGCCAGGCCGACATCCCCCCACTGAGGATACGACCAATAGGCATAGGCGTTCTGAATCGACTCTGCACACAAGTCGAAGTGAAACCTTGCCTCCTTGCCCTCTGTACCATCCTTGTCAATGTCCTTGGCATAGTCAGCCATCAGCTTGACGTTCCTGACCGCATTCTCCCTCGCAGTGAGGGGCTTGAACCCAGCGTCGAAGATGTTGAAGTTGAAGTTGAGGAAAGTGGTGTCTGCTGCGAAATACTCGTTGACCCAACAAAGGTATTGATATGCCTCAGGGTTGTTGAGCGGCAGACGAATGTCGTACAAGTCCTTGTCCTTCATGTACTCAATGAACTTAATCCCAAAGCCAAGATTCCTTATGTCGTTGTACTCTGGGTCGTCCTTTTCCCGCGCCTTGATTTCAGGAATTTCCATTGTTTGCCTCTCCTTGATTTCCCTACGCCACATATTATATCATATTTGATGCTGTGCTGTCAATACCCCCTATGGGGGACATTATGTTCAACAGAAGCTCCATTACGTCTGTGGTTATGTTTGTCTTTCCATTCTTGGATCTCGCCAGATAGATTATGGCGTTGTCTGGATTGAACTCAACTATGTTGTGCGTGAGGGAGTACTTGAACAAGTCGGACATGAACCTGTCTTTGTCCAATGGAACATTGTACGCATATGATCGCAGGATCAGAATCTCGTCTGGCGGTATACCAAAGTCCATCTCAAACACATCTATTATCACAATCCCCGAACAAAACCGACCAAGCTTGGACTTCAGTTCTGATTTCCCAATTACGTGCTTGTAGTACTCCTTCTCAATCAAATTGGGCATCTTCCAGTGTCCGTTGAGTACCATCCCATCGCCTATCATCGGACGACCTCCTTCCCATCCACCTTGGAATTGTCGATGGTTCCGCCATTGTTCAAGACAATTGCCTCCACCAATTCTGCGTCAATGTCGTATCCCTTCTTGCCAGCGCACTCGTCCTTGCACACCTGAAGTACTGAACACCATGAAGTCGTAAAGCCGCCTTCACCCCTTTTTGGTAGTGAGATGCATCCATACGACATCGCCTTGTGAGTCTTGGATATGTCGAACAACCTGCACATGAGGTCGTCCTGGCCGTCGGGCATGTTGAACTTCTCAAACCGCCCAGCCTCGTCTGTGTACACGATGCCAACCGAATCTGACACCCATGTGTGCCTCCATATTTCCTTGGCTAGTCTGTTCATGCATTCACCTTCCTTGCGTATCTTCTGTTCATCGTGTCAATCAGCTCTGGGGTGATGTTGGTCTCCCCATTCTTGGATTCAACCACAGTAATCACATCAGACAAGAAGCTCATCTGGGAATTGTAGTCATACAGGGTTTTGCCACATTGGTAGTCTATGACATTGAATCCCAAGGACAGGTCGAACATGTGGCAGGCGAGGTCTTCAGTCCTCTCTGGAACCGGAAAAGACCATACAGTCCCAATCTTCGTCCGAGACAGCCCGCGCACCACCACCTTCTCTATGAACAGAACCGTGTTGTGGCGTATGAAGTCCTCCAGACTCTTGTGGTCGAGCGGGAACATCCTCTCAACCATTGAATTCTGATAGTCCTGCTGCTCAAACGATTCGCCTGCCATCATGGTCAAATCTCAACTCCCCCTTCTTTTGTTGAATTGCTTGGCAACCTTCTTCTGTATTTCCATCATGGCCTCCATCACTTCGTCGTCTATGTTGGTGCTTCCATCCTTGGACTCCTCCACAACTATCTCCAGGTATTCTGCATCCAGTGCAACCAACTTGTATGTGAGGGACAAGTCGAACAAGTCTGCGCATAGATCATCAAAGTCCTTGGGCAAATAGTATTTCCCAATCATGCGAGCCTCCATGTATTCGAATGGTTTGGCCGTGTAGATGTAGTCTTCGGTATTTCGGACTTCGTAGATGTTAGTACACAAATGGAACTCAGTCACCAATTTCTTGTTCTTCGTGTCGTTGTATGACTTCCTCCAAGTGAGTCTTCGCCCCTCATGCACCAATTCTTCCAACGACTTGGACACCATCGACCAATCCCGAGTTTTGTCTATTGCCATTTCTCACCTCCCAACATGGTTCAGTTTGTCGAGTTTGCTCCATTGGAAGGGCAAGTTGAAGAACTCAAGCAGGTCTGGGTACTCCAGCATCCCCTTCACCCTCCTGGGGCAGTGGTCGTAGATGTAGAGGAACAGGTCAAGCACATCGAACTGGGTCTCCACCATGTTCATGTCGAACACAGTCTCCTCGAAGGACATCTCCTTTCCGGGTCCGGTCGCTGCCAGGTTCTTGGGACATCTGCCGTACATGTCTTCCCACAGGGCGTAGTTGAACTCGTTGCAGGGATATTCAACATCAAGCACATTGAACACCCAGTTGAAGATGTCCACCTCGTTCGCAATCAACAACTGCTTGAGCAATTCGTTCGTGGCGTGGACGAGGGGCTTGGTGTAGTTCAGGCTATTGGCGAGTGCCTTGAGAACTATGAACTGCGCCTTTGTGGAGAACCTGAGGAAGTTGTTCGCCATCAGCATCGACCGACCCAGGTACGAGTGGTTGAGGATATACCTGATATCGCGTTCGTCTTTCGTCATGACCTCCACCAACTTGAAGAAGTCAACATCCCCAGATGCGACATTTGCGTCGTCCAGAAGCCCACCCTTGTATCCAGAACTGCGGAACTTGTAGAACTCCGGGTCTGACCTAATCACCTGCTTGAGGAAGTTCCTGATGTCGGGTCGGTAGTCCTCCTGAATCAACAGCCCCATGAGCATGTTCGTGGCGAAGCACTTGTCCACCGGCTGCAAGTTCACGATGTGCTTCACCAGGAAGTCGTTGATTCGGTATGGGTGCGCAGCGAGGTCGTAGAGGTCGTACACATAGGCACTGTGCTGGTATATCTCCCCAATCTGCTTCTCATGACCCTCCAGGAAGGACACGACAACCTCAAGGTCTGTTCCATCCAGAACCATCTCGTCCAGAACCTTGGACAAGGACACCTCGGTGGATATTGACTGGTCGTAGTTCATTGTGGCATTACCTCTCAACGCCACATATTATATCATATTCGAGCTGGAATTGTCAATACCCCTAAATATATCATTCTCGTGGTGGTTTTTTACACGTAAATCCTAATATACTTTGATTCAAATCATTTTTCGTATCATTTATTCCCTTTTCCAGACCTTTGCTTGCATCTGAACCAAAGTTGTTCAAACCATTGACAAATGAGTCTCGTATATTATCTTTATCTTCCTGTGTGGCGTCTTCAGGCAAAGGCTTTGGTAATTCTGTGGATATGTTACCATGTTCCTGGCTATATTCTTCTATATCATTAATGATTTTGTTTATGCTATCTTCAGTAATGTCGCCACTAGCCAATAGATCAGCAATATCTTTTGCAATTTCCTCAAGACCCTATAACGCTTCGTTCATTTTCTATAAGGTTTCCGATAAACCATTTATGTAGTCGATTATTGGATCATCGGGCTCAAAATATGGACACCAATCGTCAAATGAATTGAATGCCTCAAAACTAGATTCCGCACAATCCAATGTTCCATTTACAGCACCCTTCTCCAAACCAGCAACCAATCCAGTCAAAAGAGTGGTCAAACATGCGCCAATTTTAGTTGGGTCTTTGTCATATGCTATTTCGTCTGCATATTCCTTGCCAAATGAAATGAATATTTGATTTACGGTCTTTAATGTATCAACTATTTTCCCCTATTCAATAATCCACTAAAGCATTTTTAGTTTGCATTCACACTCATATGGGGTGTCTGTCGTCACACGATATACCAAGACACCAGTTTCTATAGTCAAGTCAACTGGAAGTATCACTGTTTGTGTGCAAATTCCAGTAACTTCCCCCAAAATGTTGGATATATCCTTCAACGCATCGTATGGGTGTAGTGTTGCGGTGTCTTTTGCGAAATCCCATATATTGCCCAATGCTCGTCCAAGCCCATTAGCCACATCGCAAAAATAATTACCCAAACCCCTTGAACTCAAGTTTCTTGAACTCAGGTTTCTTGTATTTGATTCGTCTGGATATCGTTCATTCACCAAGTCAATCAATTCTTGGGTATCGTGTTCAACTGGTTCACACCCATCCCATATATGTGGGTTTTGGTCGTATTTTTGTTGGCACATATCCAATACAGAACCGCCTATGTCATAGATATCCTTGATTAGATTATGGGTTGTTGGCTGCCAATTTTGTTGCGCATCATTTAACTGTTGCCTAACCAATTTAAGTTGGTATTCGGGCGACAATACCGATAATTTGGTAGACTTGAATCGTTTTATGTATACCATGACATTAATGTGTTGATGATTTAGATATATATATTTACAAAAAATTTTGATTATCGTATAATTCAATAGATATCATGGACATAGAACTAAAGCTGATAGAAGACGAACAGGGAAGGGATCTCGCCAAGAACATTGTCGAGAAACACCATTCCTATGTTCCGACATATAAATCTGTCGGTCGCAGGGTGGATTGGCTCGTCTACATAGATGGCGAACTGTGTGGCATGATTGGCATTGGCAGTTCCACATATCCGCCCTGCAAGGACATTCTTCGGCACTTGGGCATGACCAAGGACGACTACAAGGAGCAGTTTAACTCGTTCGCCAACAACTGGAGGTTCTGCATGATGAAGTCGGTGAAGAATGCTGGAACCCAAATACTCAAGCAATTGAGAAACAAGGCGAAGGTGGAGTGGAAGCGGAAGTATGGCGACGACTTGAAGTACCTCATCACATTTGTCGGGGCTGGGCACAATGGGGCAGTATACCGAGCCGACAATTGGAGCTGCATTGGCAAGACCAGCGGACTTCCCTCACACAAGTCGGTCTCCATGAAATGGGACAACGGAGAGCAAATCAAGGAGAAGTTCGTCAAGCCCACTGGCGAGAACGCAAAGCTGATATTCTTGAAGAAACTCTAAAGGAGAGAAACAGACGATGATAGACTTTGAGGAAGACATATTGGAGAACACTGGAACGGGGGATTTCGCCCCAACAAGGGAAGCTGGTCTCTGGGTGACGAAGTACAGACCACGCACATTGGAGCATTTCTGCCTTGACGAAAAGCTCAAGACGATGTTCCAGAGGCAAATTGACGAGAACGATGTACAGAATGTATGTTTGGTTGGTGGTCCAGGGATTGGAAAGACGACATTGGCCCTGATTCTGGCCAATTCAAGCAAGGATTCTGACATATTGTTCGTTTCCTGCGCATCTGGCGAGGGCAAGGTGGAGTCGATTCAGTCGAAGATTATTCCATTCTGCCAAAGCGCATCCAAGGGCAGGAAATTCGTGATACTTGACGAATTGGACTCCGCTTCCTCCACGCAGGCAAACTCATTCCAAAAGGCGTTGAGGAATGTGGTCGAGGCATATCCAGATTGCAGGTTCATAGCGACCGCAAACTATCAATCCAACATCATTGGGCCGCTTTGCCCATCAAGGCTTCCACCTGTGTCCTTGAGCTTCTCTGTTTCAGAAATGATTTCCAACCTGCTCTATATTCTAAGCGAGGAGAACATAGAGATTGTGAGCGAAGCCAGCAAGACAAAGCAGTTTCTCGGGAGCCTCATCAAGTCCTACTACCCAGACATGAGAAGCGTTGTTGGTCAACTTCAAGCGGCTTGCGTCGGTGGGAAGTTGGATGTGGAAAGCATCGCCATCAACAACAAGGAGGCAATCAAGAACGCAATATCGGAGTTTCTGGCTCTGGTTAAGTCCTCTGGGACTCCACTTGAGATGCGCAAGGCGTACAACAACCAGATCCTGGCGTTTGGCAACAATGGCAACTTGTCGAAACTGTGCAGTCCATTGGGGTTGGCAGAGGAGATTCTGAACTACATAATCGAGAACCACAACGCCAGCATGGAGGACTTGATGGCATTGGTGGAGTACATCTACAAGATTGAAAGAAGTGTTGACGGTGAAACACAATTCTTCGGCTTCTTGCTCAAAGTGAAATCAATGGCATTATGAAGTTCAACATCAGATTGGAGCAATGCAAGCGCACAGATCCCCGATACAAGGAGATTCGGGATCGTCACTACATCCCAAACCACGGGTGCATAGGTCAGCAAATACACTACCTCGTGTTCCTTGAAGACGAAGTTGTGGGCATCATATCGGGCGCGTCTGCCGTGTATGCTGTAAAGGCAAGGGACGACTACTTTGGGCTGAACAAGGACAACAAACGCCCTGGGCTGAACTCAATCATCAACAATGTGGTGTTCCGCCTTGAGAAGAACATCAAGAACCTTGGTTCTCAGATTCTGGCGTTGTGGAGAAGGACGATAGCAAGGGACTGGGAGGCGAAGTATGGGGTCAAGGTACATGGCTTCGAGACCTTCATCATAGGCAACGAGGTCAGGTTTGGGGCGTTGTACAAGGCGGACAACTGGACATTCGTTGGCATGACAGCGGGAAGCACCAAGACGCACAAGGGCATCAACAACAAGGGTGGCAGGCAGGACACATGCCAGAAGATGATATTCTGCAAGAAGATCCCAAAGACGAAACTTTGCTCCGAATACACCTCGACTTGGCGTGGAGATTCTGTATAATTGAAGTAACCTAAAAAGTGAATAGCAAAGAACCGTGACTGCTGGGTGGCAACCACGGTTTCTTGTTTGGTCTGGACTGTCAATCAGCCATTTAGGTAGCAACCACAGGCATACTCCCTCTGGAACTTCTCCCAAATGTCGTCGTCCCAGTCTCTTGGGTCTCCCAGCGCCTCCACATCAGGCTCATCTTCAGCCATTTCGTGCGCCTGTTCGTAGATGTCACCACAGAACAGCCAAAGTAGAATTTGGGCGAGTTCGTTGTCTGTCTTGGATTCAAGTTCCTCCTTGTCCCAGGCACCGTACTGCTAAAGATGTTCAATTGCAGCCTCCCTTGGCAGACCAACATCGAACTTGAGATCGTCCACCCACATGGCAATCTCATCGTCCTTTGAGCCTGGTCCTGAGCAGTCAACCACGCAATAGCCAGGAATTGGCTTCGTGAGTTCATAGGAGTTTCCGCCAATCTTGTGAAACCACTCAGACTTCTGTTCATCAACCGACTCCTCGAATTCCTCTGGTCCGTCGTATGCGGTGTAATCCATCTGACCAGCCAATTCCTTGATCTCGTAGAAAGCATCGTCTGCCTGGTGCTTCCAATAGGTCTTCTCCTTTATGTCGTCGTCTGCCGTGGCAATTCCCATGCCCTCGCAGGCCTTGCCATATTCTATTACAAGCTGAATGAGCTTCTTCGACTGCTCGTTGTTGAATGTCGTCTTTTCGTTGAACTTCCTCATTGTAGTTTCCTCTCGTGTAATGTTATTTACCATGTTTGTCCATATCTGTCTATGAAGTCCTGTCTTGCCTGCCTTTGCATTTCGAGTCTTTGCTTGTCCTCCTCGGATTCCACCGCTGGCGCATTCATCTGCTGCTCCAACCCGCTCTTGTCCAATATGACGAAGTGGGTATATGCGCATGTGAACGAGTGTTGTATCTCGTCAGTTTCAGAATACGACAATTGCAAATCAGAGAACGCCTTGATCCAGCAGTTCTTGAACCTGAACGCCACTATGGGCTTCTTGTAGGGCGATAGCAAGGTAACATCAATGTCGCACACATGTGTCAAACCATTGGCATCCACATTGCCAGTGTCCAGCGCATTCGCACCCTTGTTCACAGGGGCGTTGTTCATGCACCAGTTGTACAAGGCCCTGTAATCCGTCCAATCCGAGCGGATGAAGTAGTTGAAGGTGATTTCCTTGCTTCCAGGTGACATTGTATATGTTGGTCTCTCTATTTCGATTCCACGATAGGACACCTTGTCAGTTCCCATCTCTATTGATGGGATTGTGAAGGTCGAAAGACGGAGGTTCACATTCTAATAATCGGGGCCTAAAACAAGATATAACGGAACATCTGCTATCCACTTGTTTTTAGCGGCGAACGTGTTCTAATCCGATACTCCATCAGAGGCTGGAACATTTACACCCGGATATACCAACTACTAGTTCCTGTTGAGGTTCCTAGTCTAGTTTGGGTGTTGGAAGTGATTTACATTACTTGGTACTGCCATCGTCTTTCACCTCCTGCTTGTTCTCTTCGATGAAGAATATCCCATTCTCGAAATCCCTTCTGGCCTGCTCCAACTGGTTCAAATCCTCTATGCCATCCGCATCACGCTCCATTTGCTTGCGCAGCTTATCGAATTCCTCTGGCGTCATGGTATAGAATCTGACTGGGTTTCCCATGGTGGTAGTGTCCTCCTTGTTTGGTACTATTTACCATCAGTGCGACGAAATGGTAAATGTATTGAACAACACAAAGCAAAGGAATATGGGTACACTTTCAACGGTTAATCCACGCAAGGATTGGGTATTTTTGAAGCTTGGTGAGCTTTCTGAAGCAGTGAAGATGGACAGTTTCAACCTCACCAGGGACGAACAAGACATCATAGACATCAAGATACAGGAGTTGAGGCAATTTCTTGACCAGAAGTACGCGGGCAAGTGATCCAGTACTGCAGCAATTAAACCAAAGGTTGGTGGCTTTTTGAGAACCATCAACCTTTCAGTTTCGTGTGATTTGAGTTGGATTCGTCAATCTTCCGCAACGCAGATATCGTAGTATTCCTTGAACGCCGATTCGCACTTCCTCATGCAGTTCTGGAAGAACTCCATTCTGTTCACCCTGTCCTGGCGCGTGTACTCCCACAACCTCTGGCGGAACTCGTCGAATGCTGCTCCAACCTCAGCCCATTCGTCGTCGTATGATTCGTTGACCAGTTCATCCTAGTCGATGTAGTCGTATTTGTCCTTGATTCTGGTAAGACCCTTGCTTACTATTCTGTCGTGGGATATGCCATCAGGGGACAGTTCCAACTCAGAAGGGACGACCTCGTTGCCCTTTCTGTCCTTTGTCGCAAGAACGTCGCACATTTCGTCTGATGTTGAATAGGACATCCTTTCGCCCTCGAAAGAGCCAACTCCACCATCAGAACCGATGAAGAACACATATCCATCTGGCGCGATTACGGTATACCTTTCGTAGAAGTCGAAGTCTGGACCAAAGTCGAAGACATGCCATTGACCATCTCCAACAGAATCATCTTCCTCGTTGTTGTCTTCAATGGACTCGTCATATTCCTCGTTTTCGTCGTCAAGGTTTTCTTCTTCTTCCTTCTCGGCGCGGTCGTAGATGCTCTGGTGTCCGCCATTTACTGCGTCAGCCAGGTCAGGCGCATTGAGTTCAAGCTTCTCTATGTCACCATAGAACTCCCTGCCTTCAACACCAACATGGTCAGACTCGATTGGCTTGTCCGTGGGCAAGTCGGCATGTACCCATCCCCAACCATAGTCAAAGGCAATGTCCATTTCCTGATTCTCAAGTTCATCGTGGAGTTCATCGTCGGCTTCGTCTTCGTCGTAGCTGTTGCAGGAATATGCAATGGTGGCGACACCGCCATCAATCTTGGCATATGCCTTGTCTCCAATTTCATGCTCTTGCCAGAAGAAGTCGTTGTAGTAGTCCTCGGCTTCAACTTCGTATTCGCCAGGGAGGATTTCAACCTTGCATTCGTGGTAGCTCTCGTACTTCTTCTTCTGCTCAATGTACTTCTTGTCCAGAATCTTGCCGAACTTCAAGCCCTTGATGCGAACAGTATAGCCAGCACCAGCACCTTCCTTCACGAGCTTCTTTGATTCAAGCCCCAATTTCCTCTTTGTGTATTCATCAGCGTTCTCGGCGATGTCCTCCGCCTCAATCATCGTTCTGCACTGCCCTATGTTCAAGCCATTCTTGTTCGTAACAATGAAGCAATCTCCCATATCATGGATATTGCATCCATTTGCTGCTGGAATGACCTTTCTGCCCGCTTCCTTGGCAAGTTTCTTGGATTCTGCCATTCCCGCCTTCCTCTTGTTCCACCAATCCTTCAGTTCCTTGTTGGGGTCGTCCAAATGTACTGTCTCGCCAACATCCAATTCCTTCAACTGCTTGGTTGGAATATCCTTGTGACCATAGGTGTGGAGGAATGAGTGAATGTGGGTAAGGGTCGTTCCGGAGAGGTAGTCGTCGAGAAGCGAGAAGTCCTGTCCGTTTCCGTCTTCACACCTTTCAATCCTGGCAACTGGAGTGCCGTAGGAAATGAGAGTGAAACCATCTCCATCGTCCTCTACATACGCCTTGCGTCCAAATGAGGCGCGTCCATTTGTGGGTTCAAGCTCCTTTCTGACATTCTCAGTCACGGGCTTTTTCGTTTCGTCTATGTGTTTCATCTTTTTGCTTCCTCGTTTTTCCAAATTGCTATTACAGGGGCTTCTTCTTCCTCCACATCGTCGTCAAGGACAATCTCGAATTGTCCATGCATGTTGTTCTTGTCGATGTATTCGTCAGATATCCTGGGGTCTTCGTACTTGAATATCTAGCCGAATTTGTCCACCAAGAAACCCACAACCTCGTCGTAGAACAAAATTGCAGAATCGCACTTCTCATCGTAGTCTGGGTCATACTTGTCGAAGTCGAACCAACATATGATTTGGTCGTCATGCAAGGTGATGTTGGTCTTGATGAAGTTGTCGCTGAACAACTGGCCATTGTATTCCCTTGCCACTGCGTGGTATATTTCGTCCAATGTGGGTTCTTTTGATGTGATGTACGAATCAAGCATCTTCTTTACAACATCTGGGTTGAATTGGCACCAATCCTCGAAGTCCCTCAATTTCTTGTCCTGTGGGTATTTGCTGAGGTATGTCGCCTCCAGGTCGTCGAAGAACGCATCTGGGTCTATTGTCTACCCTTTGTACACCAGAAGTTCCCTGGAATCGTCGAATGTGACTCCTGGGATGCCATAGAAGCCGTCTTGTTGTAGTTTGTCCATGATAACATTATTTACAAAAAACGCTATCAAAACATGGCAGTTAGCTTCAATCCAATAACGGTGACATAGATTTCGGACTTCGCGGCGCTGGACAACACATTGAGGTTGAGGTGGATGAGGTTGGGCTTGGAGATGACGATTTCGATGTCCTTTGCCTTTGAGTTCGCCACGAAGCTTCTGCATGTGGAGGACAGGGTGTCGAGTATGGCCTTGTTGCAGAGGAACACGAAGTTCTGGGTGGTGGATGTGTAGCAGCAGATGTCCTTGTAGTTGGGTGCTGCGTATGTCATCCTTCCGAACTCCACGCTCACCTTGTTGCCGATGTTGGACTTCACGAGCTTCTGGTTGTCAGAGACAGTTGCGTATAGGGTGTTCTGGGTTGTGTTGGACACGACATCGCTCTCAATCGCGGCCTGCTCGGGGGTCTGAATCTTGATTGAGCTTTCCTCTGACTCTGACAATGTGGACAACAGTTCGTTCACCTCACTGAACTTGTTGGCTGGGATGTTGGCGGTGAGGAGGAAGTTTGGTTGCAGATCATCTGGGTTTGGCGTCTTGTGGACGACCTCGCCATACTTGGAGGGGACCAGAACCTTCTCTATCGAGCCCAGTTGGGTGCTGACTGCTGCAGAAGTGGACAACTGGAACTTGATGTTGTACTTCGGGGACGATATCTTGATGCTTGCCTTGGAGCAAACAGAAACCTTCACCTTGCCAGAACTGAACAGAGTTGCGTCCTTGGTGTCGTAGTACTTCCCGATGTTCTTCAGCACCACTATGAACTTCTTGACATTTGGCAGGAACAGCGTGATGTCATCCACTTCACAAGAGTCGTCCAGGTGGATTGCCGTGGTAAACAGGTCTGACTTGCCAGTGGCCCATTTGTTGAACATCGTGGTCTCGGTCTTGTTGATGGTGACTTGGCAGCATGATGCAGCAAGCGTAGTGTCGAATGTGGTGATGGATCCCAGCAACTGCTCAAAGTCCTCCACCTTCAACATCAATTCTTCGTTTTTGTTGTTGTTATCCATTGTGTATTCTGTTCTCCCTTCATCAATATGACGAAATCATCCAAAACCTGTCGCTTGGACTGGACTGGTCCATCGCCTTGCCAGTCTGGACAAGCTTCTCCATGTAGTGTTCCATGTCGTGGATGTCCACATACGAGTCGTTCACGCACAGTTCCAATTGGCAATCCTGGAGAATCCTGCTTCCCACATTTGGGAAGAAGTACCCAATCCACTGCGCAATCTTCAGCTTTGTCCTTTTCCCAACCCAAAGCTTGACCAATTTCAGTACCTTCTCCTGGTCCAGCTCGACAACATAGTCTCCATCGGGGCCGAAGTTGTCCTTGGCCCTGCACCCCAATAGAATTCGGTGGAGGTTTCTGGAACAGGAGAACCACAAGTCCTTCGCTGGGAACTTGCCGTAGTCGAAGTTGAGGTGCGTGTTCCCATCTTCGTGGGGGGATATGGAATCAACGAGCATCCCCAAGTATACCTTGAACTGAACTTCGTCCAATGATCGCATGAACTCTGTTAGTCTGACTTCCTCTGGTGGCAACTTGTCCAGAACCTGATTCTTCGTGAGCGTCATGCATTTGTTCTTCAGCTCAATCCACCTCTCGGCCCGTTTGCTTCTGTCGTCACCAAGGTACCAGTCCATCTCGCGCACAGCATCGTGGACAGCATACAATTCCTCCAAGTTGACCCCGGTCGTCTTCGCAACTGTTATCTCAAGACCCATTCGTTCACCTCTTTCGCATTTCTTCTCAACCATTGAATTATACGCCAGAAATGTGACATTGTAAAGTTTACGGCAAATCGTCGTTGGTGTATAATTGAACAAGGAATTTGACATACGATGGCTATTACGACGACAACAGACAACAAATCTACATTCTTCAAGGAGGAGCTGTCAGACAAGACCCTGGAGTTGATGCTGTTCCGGGAGATGGTGCTCAATTCTGACTTCATGGACAAGATCTCCAATGTAGTCGACTTCAGGTGGTTCAGAACACCATGCATCCAGTTCATGGCGAAGTTCGCAGTAGGCTACTTCAAGAAGAATGGCATATTGGTGACCCGGGACATAATGGAGTCCGTAATCCAGAGGGTCAACGAGAACCAAGCGATTGCTGCGAACAAGATTGACCTGAACGCCGCCATGTTCGACTTCAACAAGGCAACAACGCTGAACCTGGGAGAGATGTCCGACAAGGACAGAATGGCGAAGATCCAGGAGTATGTGAAGCAGGAGGCGATGAGGAACGCCCTTCTGGATTCCGCAACCGACCTGGAGCGCAAGAACACAGATGGATTGGTGGAGAACACGCTGAAGAAGTTCGACGACATCCAGAAGTTGGTTTTCGAGGAACTGGACTTTGGAGTTGAGATGTCATCGGATGAAGTTGACAATTCCCTTGAAGACCACATCGACTTCCTCACGAATCCATCTGCGAGGATTCCGACTCTTTGGAATTGCCTGGACGACGTGACGCATGGTGGCTTCTTCAAGGATGGCAAGTTCCTGGGTGTGTTCATGGCTCAGGCTGGACTGGGCAAGTCGAACATCTTGGCGAACCTAGGGTACAACTTCCTCAAGCAGAACCTCAAGGTTGTGGTGATCTCGATGGAAATGAGCCAGAATGTGTATCTGCGCCGATTCGACTCCCTCATCTCCAAGATCGACATCGACGATTTGGGGTTGTCCAGCATGGTTGGTCAGTTGAAGGACAAGGTAGAGAGGTTCTACAAGCAAGACTACCCAGGGGCGAGGCTCAACATCAAGGAATTTCCACCAAACAGCAAGTCAGCGAAGAGCTTGGGGCAGTATGTGGAGAAATTGGTGGTCGCGAAGGGTTGGAAGCCGGATGTCCTCATAGTGGACTACCTCAACCTGCTCAAGCCGAATGCTGGTTCCTCCCATGGCGATTCCACGATGTACGAAGATGGCAAGGCGGTGTCCGAGGAACTGCGCAAGTTGTCGTATGACTTGTCCATTCCCATAATAACTGCGGTCCAGTGCAACTCCAGTGGCTTCAACACCGCCGACATTGGAATGCAGAACATAGCAGAATCCAGGGGAATCGCCCACACCGCCGACTTCATAGCTGGACTCTACCAAACCGAGGACGAGCAGGAGCAAGGGGTGTTCCACATGAAGATATTGAAGTCCAGACTGGGCGAGAGCAAGAACCTCAAGTTCGAGTTCAACAAGCGCACGATGGAGTTCACCGACATCAACGATGTTGACGATGGGATGGAAGCTGTGAAGGAAAGCGTTGATCAGGGCAAGAAACCGACAACCAATTCACTGACCCCTGTCAGATGCGAAGTCGACGACAAGGATCTGTTCATGGGAGACTTGGGGATGCCGTAACTGGCATGGATGCCGTAAGCAATTCCTGCTCATCTTCGGTTATTTCCTTGCACTCCCAGATGTACACCTCTATGTGTGGTGGTATGTTGTCGTGTGGAATCGTGACCGTGTGCGTATTCGACGATTCTGGGTACTCCAATGGGGACATCTGGTAGTTTACCTTCACATTCTTCACAGTGTTGGTTTCTGAGTACTCGTTCAGGGTTCCAATTGGGGTGGTCTTCACATTGACTACTGCGGCCTGTTTCCCACTGATGCCCCCTTGCAGCCAATCTTGACCTTGTGTAGTGGACTTTTCCTCCAACGTCTCGTCGTGTGTGTGGATTGGAACATTGGATTCGCGCAGACACACATATTCCTCCCCGAATCTCCTGCCCAACTTCGCGGCCTCGTCCACTCCCCGGAGGAAGTTCTCTATTCTTCTCCACCGCTTGCCACCATAGTGGTTGATTACCTTTTGCTCTATGTCGTCTGTGGTGGATATGACGACCCTCCCAACATATGTCAATGGCCTCACAGACACGAGCAACTACCGAACCAAATCGATCTTCCCACCAATAACCTTGATTTGCTCCATCATCTTGTGGCAGCGGACATTGAATTCCTGTCTTGATTCGAGCAGTACATCCAGGAATGGGGTCAGAATCTCGGAAATGGATCTTCCATCCTCCCCCTTGAGTTCCCTACCAGCAACATCTGTGAATATGTCCAAAAGCTGACCAACCCCCTGCCGCATCATCTTGATGTCATCCTCAATCGAATCTTCCTCAATCTGCAACCGAAGCAGACAATCGGATGGTGTAAGGTTCTCCACTTGGTATTTCACCAGTCCATTTACGGTGCTCGACTGGTATTGGGCCTCCACCATCGAATCCTTCTTGACCTTCAGTGGTTGCCCAACAACATCCCTGCTTGATGAGGATTCCTGTTTGATGGTGGTATATGGGAATGTCACTGCCTGTCGTCCGATGGATGTATTGTTGCTGCTTTCCATGTACTTGACATATACATTCAGGCAGGGAGGTACATTGTTGTGCCTCTTGTTGGGGGTTCTCCAGTCCAGGATGTTCTGACCATAGAGTGGGAACGTGAGTTGGTCAGTTGTGGAAGAATTGCATTTGATTGGGTGAACCCGAACCCCCTTTGGAGAACCCCTGTTGTCGTCTTGGGAGACCAATTGGTAGTTCCCCTATGCGAATATGCCCAGAACATCGCCACCCAGTTTGTTTCTGGAAATTGGCACGGTAAGGGTTTCTGCCTTCGTATTTGGGTGGTCATGACTGGGAACCTGCCCGACAATGGATTCCTCAAAGTCGCTCTGGGGTAGTTCTGCTCCAAATGTCTGACACCATATCTGACCAAGTGCCTTTTTGAAGTTTTCGTATTTCACCAAATCAGGAATGGCCGATTCCTTGATGGATTGGATTTCGGTGGCACCAGAGTAGTTCAAGACACCCTTCCTTCTCAATTTCAGAATGTCGTTGTCCAGTCGTTCCTCCAATTGGTCGAGTCTAGTCTATAGGTCCGAAATGAAATCCTCTGCAACCGATCTTCTAGCATATTGGGTGAATTGCCCAGCAAGATCCTTTGGCTTCACTCCTGTTGGATCCAAGTAGGGATGTCCCTGCTAGTCGAACTTCACCAGTTGTCCGAATATGGTCTGGTAGAACTCGTTGAACATCTGCCATTGGGTGACTGCGATGTATCCACGAGGCTCTTCCTGCATGGGGAAGAACAAGAAGCAATCGTTGTCGTTGCTGGACAGCGAAAGGTCCAGTACGGAAATCGGATTTACTCTGAGGTATTCTCTTACATCTATGTTCATTGTAGATGTATTTACAATCGAGTGCGTCGTTTTCCCTTCATCTTCTTGATCGGAATGGATTTCTTGAACGATGAGTTCTTCAGGTTGTACAGAACTGAATAGACCTCATCGAGTGCGGGGTTCATCAGAACATTGAAGTCGGCCAGCAGGTTCATCAGGTTCTGGTCGCAACCACCTTGGGTTTCTGGGTTGTTCAATCCGGCCTCAAGAATCGCCTCCTTGGTCTTGGTTGCCTCCTTCGACAGCTTCTGCAACTTGCTGCGCATATCCTTGAACCTCCAATAGAAGTCCACCACAGACTTCTTGAACTTGGAGAACCTGTCCTTTACGCGCTTAGCGTCTGGCTCCCGTTTCATGCGTTATTCTTCTTTCCCTTGTTATATACGTCTCTTCCAAACTCAAATGGATGGAACATTGGGCATTTCGACAACCACCCAACTGCCCCACCAATCACTTTCTCCAGATGCCCATTGCTCAACAAGGTTTCCAGTGGAATGTACATCCAGAAAACCAACAGAGCGACCATCACAAACGGCCAAACGAAGAACACGCTTGGCTTGGACGAACATTCCTCCAATATCCCAGCATATCCACATAAGAACATCGTGATCCACCAACCGGCGAACCACCCAACCACAATAGTCAAGGCAACTTCCATGTCATATTCTCCAGTTTTAATTGTACCACTTCACCATTTCATTGTAAACACGATTCCCATCTTCTCGCGCCGTTTTCTCCATATGGTGACTACATCCACGATTTGTTCTATGATGTCCCAGGTTATGTTGGTGTTGCCATCCTTGCTTTCAGTGAGTGAGAACAGAACGCTTCTTGTCCAGGAGTTCTCCACCTCCACATAATCCATGGTATATGCCAAAGACCACTTGGCGAGGGTTTCTATGAGTTGATCCTTGTTGATTTGCTTGACATCCAGTGTATCGCCAAATTGACCATTTGACAAGTATATGGAGTGGACATCCTCTGTCTGGACGAGCAGGAGGACTTGTCCAATCGCCTCCACCAGCTCGTAGTCGTCGTGTATCCAAATTGCCCGTTCCATTGTGGTTGGTTTCTCTGCTTTAGATGTTCAACGCCATGGACAATATGGAGAAGGTAGCCATCGCCAGAAAGAACACCCCAGACGCGCACAACATCCAATTTGCAGTCCTGACGAGCCCAAACCAAGCAACCACGATGGACAGAACCAATGTGATGGTGCCAGCGAAGTACATGGGAATAGCAATCAAGTTGAACATGTCTCGGTCTCCTGTTTAGAATTCTGAATCAAACTTGTCATCAACAACCTGTCTTTCCCTTAGACGCTTCTGCTCTATTGCTTGTGCCACCCCAACCAATGCGTCAATCACATCTGCGTCTATGTTGGTGGAGAAGTCGGTCGAGGGTGTAATTCCAATTTCCAGACATGTGGAGTTTGGGATGCACAAAGACGTTATGGCGCACTTGAGGGAGAGGTCTGGCAGAATGTCAATCAGTTTTGATGGGGTTGGGTTCTGGTGCATCTTCCAACAATGGTCGTACACATACATGTCGAGATCGAAGTCGAGCATTGGGTTCGCCAATATGTTCTGCCCAAATGCCGCAATCTTCTGCAACATGTATTGCTTGCCAATCTCGCCAGACAGGTTGGTCATAGGTCAAATGTGCCTGTAGTCGGGCTTGTAGACCATCTTCTCGCCCCACTCCACGAAGTCCTTGGGTGCGTCAGGAGTGAGGACGAAGAGGGTCGGATAGGGCGGCGGATAGGTGGGCATGTCAATGTACCCATCCGTGAAGGTGATGCAACAGTTGAAGTCGTCGCCAAGCTCGCGCAGCTTCTTGAAGGCCGGCCGGAAGTCGGACCCACCACCACCCTTCGCGCTGAACTTGTCGAACTCCATCGGCGTCTCGGGGTCGTAGGTCTTGACATCCTGCACATCGGCATCACACTGAATCATCGTGATTTCGTACTTGCCAAAGGACTCGACCAGGGACTTGAACTCCGCAAGGAACTTGGGGAGGTCGCCCAGGTAGGAACCCGAGGTGTCGAGGATGAGCGCGGCCTTGATCTTCATGTCGGTCTTTCCAGGGAGGTACATTCCCCTGCCAAGCGCGTGGCGGGAGCAACGGGACCAGGAGTGATCGCCACCCAGGGTCTTCGTCACGAATTGACTGAGAGATTCTTTCCAATTGATCTCGGGCTTGAGCATTTCCTTCACCAGATTGTCGATGCCAGCAGGAAGATGCCCCTGCTTGCGCTCAATGCTCTGCGCCACGGCCGTGACCATTTCCTTGATCCTGTTCTCAGTATCGCGGGCGTCTCCCATCTTGGGGTTGAAGTCGGGGTCGTCTCCCCTCTTGCCAAACTTGCCCTCCTGCTCCTGGGCGTCACCATTTCCATCGCCCTCGTAGATGTGCTTGTCGAACTGGTTGCCATACTGCCCCTGGTTGTTGCCATTGTTCTGGTTGCCACCACCGGACGAAGAACCACCACCCTGGGAGTCGCCATCCTGGTCTCCAGAACCACCATCCTGACCCTGGCCGTTGCCCTGACCATTTCCCTGACCACCCTTGCCATTTTTCTTCTGCTGCTTCTGCATCTGCTTCATCAAATAGGCGTAGATGTCCTCGGCGTTCTTGCCAGCCACGATGGGATCCGGGAAGCAACCACTCTTGGGGACTTCAAGACCCTCGTTCTGGAGCATGTGGTTGATCTCCATGTCGGTCGCAATATTCCAAATCTCCTTGTCTCGGGCCTGACGACGGGTGAAGTGGAGGAAGATGTTGTGCCAAACCTCGTGGGCCAGGACGAATTCGCGTTGTCCAGGGGTGAGATTGGAGTAGAATTCGCAATCGAAGAAGATCCTGTTGCCATCGGTTGCGGCCGTCAGGCAATTGCGGTCATAGGTGGGGGTGATGGAGAAGCGCAGAAGCATCTCCCCAATGAAGGGATGCTTCTCAAGCAACTTCCAACGGGCAACCTCCAGCCCCTTGCCAACCTTTTCCTTGACTTCCTTGATGTCAACCTTCTCTGCCATGTTTCCTTCAACCTTCCTGGGTGGCTCTCGGGTGCCACGCCAAACCCTATTCTCTCCCTCACAACACACATATTATACCATATTCGGCGGTAAAAAGTCAATACCCCTTATGTTGGAAAAAGGTAAATAATATATCCAACAAATGGAGGATACATAGACATGATTACGATTAACAAATTGGTGACAACTAGATTTGACATGACAACTGGAGGGGGGGAATTAAATAACCCACTGTGCTTTACGGCGGTAGATGCTGGTGCTACGATAGCATTCAACAAAGTCGGCAGTCCAGATGCGGCAAGCATCGTGACTTCTACAGATGGACAGAATTGGATAGATTATACATTTAATGATGTTATCACTCTTGTCAATGTAGGCGACAAGGTGTATTTCAGAGCAACTGACGAGAACGACATCTCGTTCTACAAAGATGGCAGCAACTACTACAGATTTGCTACGACAGATGGAAAGAAGATAGCGGCAAGTGGAAATATCTAGACATTGATGAAGGCAGATGGTTCAAGATTGGACATATCTGGAAAGGACAGTTGCTATTTCAACATGTTCTACAAATGCACATCCTTGACATCCGCTCCAAGTTTGCAGGCAACAACACTTGCTAATCATTGCTACTAGAGCATGTTCTATGGTTGCACATCCTTGATGACGACTCCTGCCCTGCCAGCAACGACTCTTACTGAATACTGTTACGGCAGCATGTTCTAGGGCTGCACATCTTTGACAACAGCTCCAAGCTTGCCAGCAACGACCCTCGCCAGCGGCTGCTACTTAAATATGTTCCGAGATTGTAGCAATCTCGCTACAATAGATGTCAGCTTTACTGCATGGAACCCGACAAACGCAACATCGAGCTGGGTGTATCGCGTTGCAGCATCTGGCACATTCACTTGCCCAGCAGATTTGCCAACGGAGACGACTGGAAGGAACAACATCCCATCTGGTTGGACTATAGTAGAGAAATGACAATAGGATATCGCAAGCAACTCTGATTCCCAATTCAGAATCAGAATATGGCCGAGATGGGTTGTTCTCCATCTCGGCTTTACATTTCCCCACATTTCGCGTATAATATGACATATGAAGATACGTATATTCTCAGACATCCATGTTGACATCAACGAGCATTTCCCCTTTTCCTTCAAGGGAGAAGACAAGGACATCTTTACCTTGATCCCAGGGGATGTATCTGGCAATGTCAAGTTGACAGCAAATTGGATTGAGCAGAACATCCACAATGGCATGTTCATAGCAGGCAACCATGACCCCGCCTACAACGATCTTGGATGGACAATCAAGAGGCAGAAGCAATATCTCGCAGACAGGTTCCCCCTTGATGGCAATGTGACATTCCTGGACGAACAGGTTGGGGTGATGTCAAAGCCAATACCCAATACCAACATCCTCGTTGTTGGCTCCACGCTCTATACCGACTACCAGTATGCGTCTGAATGGACAGTCAAGGCAATCGAGGACGCCAACAACAGAAGGAAGGAATATGACGAGCCGCAACTCACACTGGACGAGGTAAACACATCTGCCGCATTCAGGGGACTCAATGACTTTCGGTGGGGTCATGTTGAGGACGAAATTGAGATTGGCAAGCAAAGGTATGTCCGTCCCCACGACTACAAGAAGTGGTTTGACATCACCTTCAAGAAGATCCAGGAGATTGTGGAGTCCAACCCTGACCAGGACATAATCGTGATGACCCACCATTGTCCGACGCCAAAGTGCATCTCAGAGCGGTATGTGCAGAACAACATGAACGCATCCTATGTCTCTGACCTGGAGGACTTCATCTTCAAGCATCCGAACATCAAGGTGTGGTGCTGTGGGCATGTCCATTCGCAGTTCATGTCCCAAATTGGCGACAACAAGCAGTGGATAGTCTGCAACCCCAGAGGATACGAGAGGGAGATGGAGAGTCAGACATGGAACCCCAACACCCTCATAGACACCGACACTTGGGAATTGACCACTGCTCCATACGAGAACAAAAAGCTCGACGATGCGAGAAAGAAGTTCCACGACGACTTCATGAAATACGCACCGTTGTTCTTCTGATATGCGGAACATCCCTAGACTCTCCAGCAATTCCCTCCCAATCATCGTGAAGAGGTTGGGGAAGAAGGCTGCACAATCGAAGTCCAAGTACAGAATCTCGGCAATGGGCTTCGACAAGCGGGGAGAATTCATGGCGCAGGCATTCAATGGGCTTCCACAGGATGGCGTCATTGGTCCAGGGTCAGGAAGACACGCCGAAGCCCTGTTGATGGCGAAATATGGTGACTTGCTCAAAACCATAGTCATATCCAGAATTGGACATGGTGGGGAATGGAGACCAATTGAACCATGCCACAACTGCAGGAAGATGGCCGACAAACTGGGCGTGAAGTTGATAACGATTGACCAGTGCAAGGGAGAATCAGATGGTTAAGCGGAGTTGTGTACACTACAGATGGAATGGAGACTATTCTCAGGACTTGTGCATGAGGGGTGGTGAACACGCAATCACCGACTTCAATTGCAAGAATTGTCAGGACTTCATCACGCACAACAGGGGACTAAAACCATGTCCATTCTGTGGTGGTAAGGCGTACTTGGACAGAACCTACGACTTGAAGGACGAATGGGAGGTCTTCTGCCAGAAGTGCTTGGTCTCGATGAAGAAGCGTGGAGACATCAAGCGGGTTGTTGATGCTTGGAATTGCCGCAAGAGCGGCAACAAGCTTCCTTGACAATCTCCTGGCATGACTTGAAGGGATTTGCGAATGGCGAGAACTCCCCATAGTGGATTCCAGCCTTGAACCTCCACCACTGATACCCTTCCTCATATGTGTCGAATGTCTCGTTGACGAAGCAGGTTCTGTTTTTGCTCATGTACTGAAACTCACCTGACCTCAAACCTTCCTCAGCATCTGCCATTGTTGGATATGACTTGCTAAAGGTGAATCTCCATTTGCCATTCTTGAGTTGATGCCCGTGGTGCTTTTCGCAATTCCAGCCATTCTGAATTGGGGAGCAAGGACGCAAGTTCTGGATTCTGTTGTCCAGTCTGTTCCGATTTTTGTGGTCAATAACCTCTCCCCAAGCCGGTATCATGTCGTTCAAGTAGGCTACAACCTGATGCAGAGGGACTCCAAAGCAGAAGACATAGCCATTCTTGTTGACCTTCCACCCAGACCAAGGCAACTGTAGCCAAGTCTTGTCGTCCAATATGAATTCGTTGTATTCCCCATTTGAATTACATTGGTAGTTCAACGGTTTTACTACAGCAATGCCATTGACAATGTGGAATTGGTTCTCAATCCCAGGTTCCTTGATTTGTTGATAATGGTTGCCAAACCTACGGACGAAGTTGTATGTCATCTGTATCTCCTTGATGTCGTTTACCGATATCGCCCAATTACCTGCAATCTGAATTGGTTCTTGCACGGCACTCCTACATTGTACTTCTTGAGGGAGTTGAAGTGGGTGTGGATGGGCAGGACTATTGTGAAGCCAGACGCGCTTTTGTTCATGAGCATTGGCATCGACACAATGGCGTCGTAGGTTGGCTCCACCTTGTTCTCCAGATCTGTCTTGTCGTACCCAAACACGAACTGCCCTGGCTCGTATGTGTCGAAGAACACCATGTACTCGTCGTTGGCGAAGTCCTCGTCGAACACAATCTGCTTGAAGAAGATGTTGGTGCCATACCTCAAGTTGTTGAACTGCTGCACTGGTGGGTCCTCCCAATCGTCAACCTCCCACACATCCCTCATCAAGTCCTCGTTCAGAAGGACTGGGAACAGATTCTGGTTCTCGATGTACTTCTGAGAGAATATGGTCTGGTCTGACTCGTCCCACACCGGCGACTTCATCCTGAAGTACCTTCTGTCGGCAATCTTGACCTGTTGGTTCGCCTTTTCGTCGAATCCATACTTGATGCTCATCTCCATTATGCCATTGGTGGACTTCCTGATCTCGCCATATGCCGTTTCCTTGACCTCGTTCACCAATGTGTGCTTCTTGCTCTCAATCCTCCATGGGGTCTGCAGGTTCGAGTAGTCCTTCCTCAGCAAGTTGCTCTCAATCTCGTTCGCCCCAATCAAGCCATGATCCTCAGCAACATGCTCGTCCAGAAGCCCCTTGAACACATCCACCACGACATCCCTGAGCCCATTCAAGTCCTGAAGCAAGTACGACATCGGATTCAGAAGAACCCAATTCGTCTTGCTGAAGTCTGGTATGCCATCCACCATGTCGTATCCTGGCATCGCGTTGTTCAGTTGCTCGGATGTGGACATCAACAGGAACACGAACTCCCTCTTGCCTTGCTCCACAGTGTTCTGGTTGTCTTGCTTGAAGTACAGAACCACATCCCCCTTGTTGTACGATACAGTGGAATCCCACATCGTTATCGCCTTCCCAATCGAATCTACCCCAATCCTCTTCTTCACATCATCGGTGAGGCACTGCATCTATTTCAAAACCCTGTGTATCCCCTGTATGGTCAAGGGTTCGTTGGGGGAGAGGAACTACACATCTTGTATCCTCTGCTTGAACCAGCTATAGTCAATCTTCGTTGCCATGTCTCTTGCTCAAATCGTAGTCAATTATGTCCTTAAGCTCGTCCTCGTACTCCGACTGGAAGGAGCCAAACCCCAGAACCTTGTTGTTATATATGCAATAGAAGCACTGTCCATAGTCGTCCAGGAAAACAGGAACAGAAACCCCTTTGTAGGTTATGGTCTCCACATAATCCTCCAACTCAATCTTGAAGGTGTCAATCCCAACGAAGAAGTCCTGAAACTCCGACAGCGACTTGAACAAACCACAACACTCCCAATTGTCCCTGTCCACAGAGTATTCGCATGGTCTGTCCATATCGACCACCCCACTCAAGTTGTATGTGTACCTGTAGTAGCCAGGCTGCAAGTGGCGGCCGTCCTTGTCAATCTCAGAATCCAGTTTGTGTATTATGTAGAATGTCGTGTTCATATCTTAATTATATGTATTTACCATTTCCATCCAATGTTGTATAATATAATGGCAAGGAAAGGCTAAAAACATGAGGATAATCGAGGAAACGCAGTTGGACTTCAGCGACTTGTTGATTTCGCCGAAGAGAAGCACATTGAACTCACGAAGCGAGGTAAGTCTGCTCAGGACATTCAATTGGACAGGTCTGGATGGAAAGACCACCAACACATTGGAGTGCATTCCGATAATGGCGTCGAACATGGCGACTACTGGTACGCCAGAGATGGCGAGGATATTGACAAAGCGGGGCTTCATGTGTTGCCTGGAGAAGCACATCCCAATTCAGGAGATTTGCGACTTGTATGTTGAACTTGAAAGAGCGGGGGTGCAGAGCTGGAAGTCAAATCCAATTGAATACACCCAGAGACTGGTACCATCAATTGGCATCAAGGAAAGTCTGGATGGGTTCAAGCGGTTGGCGGAGGAACACAAGGTCACTTGCGTGTGCGTGGATGTCCCAAATGGCTACATCCCCAACTTCATGACGCGGGTGAAGGATGTCGTGAATCTGTTTCCAAATGCTCTGGTGTTCGCAGGGAATGTGGTGACTGGGGACATTTGCCAGGATCTCATATTCAATCACGCCACGGTGCCGAAATGTGGCTTAGGTAACGGAAGCGTCTGTGTTACTCGAGCAAAGACAGGCGTTGGTCGTCCACAGGCATCCACCTTGATTGAATGTGCAGACGAATGCCATCAGGTTGGGGGCTTCTGCTTGTGCGATGGTGGATGCACGACCCCAGGAGACATCGTAAAGGCGTTTGGCTGCGGGGCAGACTTCGTGATGCTTGGTGGCATGTTCGCTGGCGTAGAGGAAGCTGCTGGCGAGATCGTGGAGATTGACGGCAAGCGGTTCAAGCAATTCTATGGCATGTCGTCCAACCTGGCCCAGGAGAAGCACTTTGGGGGAGTCCGCTCGTATTCAACCACAGAGGGTCGGGAGGTTCTGATTCCAGTCACAGGGACGCTTGACGAAGCACTGGACGACATAGAGGGTGGCATCAAGTCAGCGATGTGCTACATTGGTGCCAGGCAGTTGAAGAACATCCCAAAGAACTGCACGTTCTACAAGGTACACAACCAGTTGAACACCAGGTTCGCAAACTGCCAGCACATACGCTAAATCAATAAGGCGTATAGTCGTCTGTCCCTTCTGGGTTCTCGGCTTGCAGTTCTTCCTCGGTTGGTGCTATGTTCTCGTCAACATCCACCCAAGGCCTGGTTTCGATTGGCTAATAAGGTAGACCCCATTGATTCATGTAGTTTTGGGATTGTATCAACTGCGTCATGTGATCTGGCGTAATCTCAACTTCTTGGTCATACAACCTATGCCTTGGACTCACCCATGTCAATCCGTCTCCGGCCTCTGGCTTGTATCCAAATGGCTTGTTTATCCAATCTGGGGCCTCTAGTTCCCCTGTGTCTGGGTTCTTCTGGTAGTCTATGATCCAATCCAACATCTCGTATTCTGGATATGGAATCTGCCCATTGTCGAGCTTGTCCATGTAGTTCTCTATGGACATCTGATGCTGCTCAATCTCTGATGGCTGGTCGATTCTCCCCGTGTTGTTCTTTGGCACATTGTCCTGGTCTGGCTCCAGATATGGAACAGCGTGGATTTCCGCCGATACCTTCGTGATTGGCGCGATGAATGGATTGGTGAGACCGAGTTCACCTTGCTCAGTTCCCCCGAATATGTGCGTCTTGTAGGTGAAGTTCAAGGTTGCTGTGTGTATCTCGTCAGTGTCCTTGGATATGTCTGGCGAGGACTCTATGTTTATGTCAGGGGACATCACGACCTGGGATGTGTACTTGACGTTTCGGTACTTCGGGTGTCTGCTCGACACATAGACATCAGTGTTGAAGAATGGCATAATCTGCCCCAGCATCATGTCTATGTCCGACAACCATCGAGAGGCCAATACCACCGTGTACTGGATGTCTATTGGGCATGGCGTGTAGAGGTTGTAGTTTACGCGGCCTTCCTGTTCCTGGTTCTTGATTTCGTTGTGGAGGTTGGTTATCCTGGCAGTCGCTATGGACAACCCAGTCCTCTGGACAGTAATCAATGGAAGCGTCAACCCCTCCTTCTCCAAGTTCTTGAATATGCGGTTTCTGTCGGCCAGAACTACTGGAACATCTATTGTAACACGGGTCTTGTTCTCGTCGTCCTATGACCTCGTTATCCTGAAGTTCCTGAACAACCCCGAGAACAGGATGTTCGCCAATTTCAATTCGTTGTTGAAGTTTCTTATCTACATGGAATATACCTCAATTGGTATTTACCATGTTCCATCGTAGAAATATCTGTCATAGTCCCAAACTGGGCAAGGTGGCGACCCCACAATGGTGTAGTCCTTGTAGTTTGCACATATGTCGAGTCCCCTTTGCCTCATTGCGTCAAGTAGGATGCCGAAATCAGCATCTTCCTCCAAATAGGCATAGTCACCGTCCATAAATGAGAACTCGCTTATCTTATCGGCTATTCCCAAGGCAACCAAATCCTTTTTTGGAACTCTCATCCATCCATGGCTTGGATCTTCGTAGAAGCAATAGTCTTCGGATTGTTTGAACTTCATTGTATACTATTCCTTTCTTCAACCACATTATACGCCAATTCCAAATGTCTGTAAAGTCAAGTTCTTGATGTCTTTGCCCCGAAGGATTATGACATTGTTCGCCAACATACACTGGTGCTTGGCTTCCATGACTTTGCATTTCCATTCGTATTCCTCGTCAGACAAGTCTCCCTTCCAAGTCAAGTACATTTCTTCTTTTCCAGTTGATTCGTTGATTCTGAAGAAGTTATCGCCCTTGACTTCCACTATTCTGTCACCAACAAGAAAGTCTGGATGATATGTATGATGCGTTCCTTCACAATCAAATGGAATTCCTATTGATGGTTGGTACTCGAAGGGAATGTGGTTCTCAGTCAGGAAGTCATAGACCTTGAATTCCCACGAATTCCAAAATGTCATGTCTGGGTACTTGGGGTTCGTATACCGCTTGTGTGCCTTGGATGCGAATTCATTGGATTGCGAATAATGTGAAACGCCATATTTGCGCTCACATGTTTCACATATCTTCTCCTTCACCTCCTCTGCCTGAAACGAATACTCAACTCCAAAACGTTCCTTGCATGTCTCCCGACTTTGTTGCTTCGATGATTCCAATTGGGAAGTGAATTCAACTCCATGCTTCTCCAAGTTGTCCCTCTTCATCTTCTCAAATATCTCTTTGGATTGAAGTGGATGCTCAACACCATGATTCGCAAGGCAAGTCGCCTTTGACTTTTCCAGCAACTCGGTGTTTTGCAGAGGATGCTCGACATTAAAGTGCAGTTTTGTCGTCTGCTTGGCCTTCTCCATGAAAACCTTGCTTTCCAACGCATGCTTGACGCCGTGGCGTTCAAGCATCGTCTCCTCAATTCTTCTTCTGATGGTTGGAGACTGCAATCCAGTTCCGCCATGCCTCTCCATGTTCGTCCTGCGTATCTTCTCCTTCGTTTTCTCCAACCTGCATGTCGCCTGTGCCTTTTCGCGTATCTCTTTTATCTGATATGGATTCGTGACGCCGTGCCTCCTGACCATCGTCTGCCTCATCTTCTCCTGAACCTCCTTGTTTTGGCATGGATTTTTGCACCCATATCTTAGTTCGCAAGTCTTCTCAATCCTCTCACGAATCTCCTTTGATTGAAATACGGACGAAACTCCATATCTGCTCTCGCAGGTTCGTTTCAACTTGTTTTTGGTCTCATCCAACTGCATCATGTTCTTGACACCATGGAGTCTGATGCATGTTTCCTCTCTACGCTTCACGACATCCTCATCCTTGCCCATGCATGCATAGCAGCAATGTTCCCTGAATGCCTTTTTGCGCTTGTTCCATCTAGTTGGGTTCTTCCCACATGTTTTGCAGATGGGGGCAGATTTCAACCCATGCTCAAGGCAGTACAGACGCGCCTCGAACATAATGTCTCGTTCTGCCAAGAAGTCAGTTCTGCGCTTGACCTCTCCTATTATGTTCGCGCATGCTTTTCTGAACTTATTCGGCGAATATCCAAGAGACTTGACTTGCAAAAGGAGCTCTTCGTCAGATAGTTGCTTTAGTTCGTCAGAAGTATAGTGTATAATTGACTTAGCCATGTTCAATACCCTTTTATTGGATGTGGTCAGAGGTTGGTTGGAGAACGGTCAATTCCAATCGACCTCGTTTGTTTTCATCTATAATTATACAGTTTTTTTGTAAATATACAATGTACCAAACAAAGGTGATTAAACTATGAACAAGAAACTTAGAGTAAAGCATCTCATAACAGAATCCGATATACATGATTATGACTTGGTGAAGGAATCCACAAAGGATGGTTCCACTATATTGAAGTTGGCTGGTCCATTCGCGGTATGCGAGACCTTGAACAACAACAACCGTATGTATCACTTGGAGGAGATGGTTGAGGAATGCAAGAAGTTCCAGGAGGTAATAGACAACCACCGCGCACTTGCTGAACTTGAGCATCCAGACGACATCAACATCAATCCAGACAGAGTTTGCGCCAGAATCACGAAGTTCTATCAGGATCCCCATGACGAAAAGACCTTCTTGGGCGAGGCTATCATAATGGGTGGTGATCCTGCACACGGCATTCCTGGAACGCCTTGTGGTCAAATCGTCTCGTCGCTGCTCCAGTATGGAACCAGGATGGGATTCTCCACCCGTGGTCTTGGAAATCCAGAGGAGGACATGGATGGCAACACATATGTTGGCGATTTCCAGCTGATCACGGCGGACCTCGTCTGCGACCCGTCAATTGGCAGATTCTGCGACGCCAAGTAGGAATCGAAGGCTGTTCATGGCATTCTGGAGTCGGTTGAATATCTAGTGGACTCCAATAGGCTGGTAGTTGAATCCAGGGTTGTTGACCAACTCAAGAAGGACTTGAAGGTTCTGCCAAACGATTCTGCCGAGAGGTACATGAAGATGAAGGGCGCAGTAGACAGGTTCTTGCGTGGGATTTAATGCTGCATAGATGACAAGCAAACGAGGTAAAAGCGACATGATTACGATTCACAAATTGGTGGCGAACAGCATAACGATAACTACTGGACCAATTGTAAAGGCTGAGACGCACATCAAGTTCGTCGATGGAACAGAAGACAACTACTTGATAGAAGGAGCTATGGACTGCCAAGCATTGATTGACGCAGGATTGATGCCACCTGGAAGTGGAATAGAAGAGCCACCATCTTGGATAACATATCCAGCTGAAGTCGAAATTGGAAGCGCGGTGACGAGCATTGGGGATAATGCGTTCTGGGAGTGCAGAAGTCTTACGAGTGTGACGATACCAGACAGCGTGACGAGCGTTGGGAAGTTTGCGTTCTTGAGCTGTAGCGGGCTGACGAGTGTGACGATCCCCGACGGTGTTACGAGCATTGGATCTTCTGCTTTTCAAGGTTGCAGCGGTCTTACGAGCGTGACGATTCCTGATTCGGTGACGAATATCGGGGATAATGCGTTTGACGGCAACATGAGGTTGATGAGCGCGACCTTCTCTGGAAAGACCAAGGCAACTGTCCGAACCATGGCACACTACTATTGGGGGTTTCCTCCCGGCTGCACTATCCATTGCACAGATGATGATATTACAGTGTAATATGAGCATTACAATGTAATGAGAACATCACATAGAAAGAGACCACCATCAACTTGGTGGTCTCTTTCTTCATTTAATCATCGTGACGATGACAACGCCAATGAAAACCAACCAAGCAATCAATGTTCCCCAAATGATTGTGGCGAACACCAATGCGAGAAAGACATTCTTCAATCGGTCAATCATAATGTAATCAAGTCCTTGTTCTTGAGATACGGAGTTGGATCAAGCAGCCTCTTGTCCCTATCACCCTCAAGTTTCCAACCATCAAGGTGACAAGTCTCTGTGCGCAGTTCAAGGTGGAGCATCGCAACCGAGTGGTTCCTGATGTCGGGTCGATACTTCTCTGGCCTGAGGACGGGTGTGACACGTCCTACAATAGTAACTCCCCTAATCACGCCTTCCCCAACCTTAATGGTTGGCTTCTTAAGCTCGCCATATGTGACCACGCCGGATTTGCCTTCGACCTTTACGCACCAAGTTGGGTTCCACCATGGGCAATCAGCCTTCTGGCCAGTGAACTCGTATACTGCCGTGACAATTCCATCTTCAACAGCATATACAGGGGCATCTGCATGGGTGTAGATGTCCACTCCCTCGTGGATGTCGAACTTGCGTATTGCGCCAAATGCACCTGGCTCGTAGAACCTCGGAATGTAGTCCCTGAACTTCTCCCTGCACTTTCCACGGACGAACTCGTTGCTGTTTGCGTCATACACGAATTTGCCGAACATGCCCTTGTCGTTCTCGGATTGTCCATTGTATACGGGCTTTCCAAGCAAGTCCTCCTGCTTGATGGGTTGATACCAGACATGTCCCTCAACGATGTTCTTGATTGTGGTGATGTCAGCGAGACCACCGATTCCAATTCCACCACATGCCAGGTTCTTGACAGTAGGCTCTATGAACCTGACGAAATCGAGTGAGTCGAGATATGTCCTGTTCTTCTGGTAAATCGGCCCTTGGTACATCATCGAGTTCATCGCCTCGCAAATGTAGAGCTTCTTTCCACAACCCATCCATGCAGCAAGGATACTGGACACGAAATCGTCGGCTACACCATTTGCCATCTTGCCAATGATGTTGTAGTCTGCTGGACAGACAACGCAAACGTCGGCCCAACGAACAAGGTCTATGTGCTTGACTGGGTGGGATGGCTTGTCGTGCCAATCAAGTGCCTCCCGTTCAATTGAGATGTAGTTGGAGTAGTGGTTGGTGTAGAATGTCTGGCTTTCGTCGTCCTTTGAGTTGCTTCCCTTGCTCAACGCCATCATCTGACCTGCTGCCTTGGTCATGTAGTGCTTGACCTCGTGCCCATCTTCCTTGAGTTGATGCGCCAGCTTATGGGAGAGGTAGGCCGAGACAGAACCAGTGGATAGTAGAAGGATGTTCATGCGTTGTGTTCCTTGAAGCACTCGTCCACGACATTCTTCGCAAGTGGATATACTGCACAATACTTTCGTTCTTCAGGTGGCGGAAGTGTATACAGTCTGGGGTCAAGATTGTGCTTGGACATGACGAGAAGCTGATGGTCGTCGTTCTTGATATCCCGAAGGTCGTTGCCTATAACGAGGTCAACATTGGACTCCTTGATTTGCTTCCTCATTGCGTCAAGCAATTCGTCCTTCGTTGAATCGACAAGCAACTTGAAACCGCAGATTGTGGCATTTGGGGCAAGTTCCCTCATAATGGGCAGAATCTTTGGGAGCTTGACGAGCTTGATGCACATGTCGTCTTCCCTGGAGCGGTACTTGCCATTGTAGTAGTTGGCAACGCCATAGTCAGACACCGCGGCGGCCGCTACGATGATGTCGTATGTCTCCTTCTTAAGCAACTCCTCAATGCCAGACTTGTAGTCGTCGAAGGTGGAGTACTCGACATATTCAATCGGCCTGTATCCATCTTCGTAGGTCTCGTTGGTCAAGGATTGGAGCGTTGGCTTCCTGCTGCCCTTCGCCATGAAGAAGGTGATCTTCTCTATTGGTGTTCCATGCTCGTTTCCTGCGGCGAATGCCCCAAGTCCCTTAGCGAAGAATGCATCTGCTATCCGTGAGCCAAATGTCCCTCGGCTCATGTTCGTTATCGACCTCACTCGGTCAATTGGTACCTTTGTCCCACCAGATGTTATGAGTATCTTCATTTACTTGGTGATGTTGCGGGTGGATTCAAGTATGGGCAAGCCACCTTCGGTCGGGATGTAGATGATGGTCTTGTTGTTGAGATCGTTCTGCTGGCGCACCCAAAGATACCTAATGTAGGTCTCAGTGAGCTTGCCATTCTCAATCTCAATCGCTGCGGCAGCACCCTTTGCCCGCTCAACCTCAGCCTGGGCATTTAGCTTCTCGGCCTCCAGGTTCGCCTTTGCTTCCTCAATCTTGATCTGGCGATTCTGCTCGGCTCGGACGAACTCAGCGCGTCCCTCTAGCTCAGAAGACCACACCTTGTACTTGGGTATGACGAACATGAGGGTTGCGATGACCAATATGGCAACTGCAATCACTCCAAACAGAATTCCAAGTTCACCCTCTCCACGGCGCATGTGCTTTGTGTTCATAGTTTGTCTCCTTTTGTCATATTATACCTCACTTCATCGCATCTGTAAACTGCGCCATCATCACATTGAAGCAATCTCCGCATAGGTGATGCATTGTCGGACCTATGTTGAAGATGTGCGTCGCGTCATAGTGGTGGCAGACTTCGCATAGACCATTTCCACCATTGCAGTCAATGTCCAGATGGATGCCCTTTAGACACCTTGATTCAACCTTTGGCTGCTCCATCGGAAAGTCCCATATCTTCATGGTGTTGTCCTCCTTTCTATGGTTCCGTCAGGATTCCAGACGACATTGGAAACAAGAGTGCTTGATGTCACCTCTAGCCTTACCTGATACACCTCAATGTCTCCCGACTGGTTCTCTGGCTCCTGCAGATACTTGGTTATGGCCGCCTCTGCCTCTGCTTGGGTCTTGTGACCGCCAAGGAAGTCCAGGCACCACCACCCCTCCGTATTTGGCTTTGGATCATAGGCGTAGATTCTGTAAACGGACTCACAGTGAGTCGGGCTACCATCAATGTACTTCATGGGCTTGTTCTCCTTTGTTGTCGGGCGTATTTCAGCAGATATGCGTATTTCAGCAGTTATGCATATTCCAACTTCGATACCTTGATCTTGTTGCAGTCGACGATGTACCAGAAGTAGTGGTCAGAAAGGAAAGTGGCCTTCGCCAGGTCAAGGGTTCTGGCCCTCACCGTGAAGTGCCTGACCTCACCACCCCTGATGTTCTTGGCGTTCGCGTCGTTGTCGAGGGTCGCCCCAACAATCTCCACCGCAAACACGTCCCAAGTACAAAGTGGCATCCCAACCTTGTCATAGAGCTTGCCAATCTTCTTGAACACCTTCGCCCGATACTCAGGAGAGATACGGGTCGACCGAATCTCCTCAATCACCTTGTTCACCACTAGGCAAACAACGACTATGGAGACGAATCCCAATATTGATAGTCCTACATATACCATTGCGAATCTCCTGTTTCTGTTTGGGGTGGTTTTCCACCACGCCAATATTATATCATATTCGAGATCAATGTGTCAATATACCCTATACCAAGCATGTTGTGTCTCTTTCAGTTCACGAGACTGGCCTTGCTGTCCCACTGCGAGTAGAGGTGGCAATTGGGGCGCAGGATGAGGTACTTCAGAACATCAGTCTCGGGGTTCTTGCCCATGCAGTCGTCGTCGAACATCACTGACATGCCATCCACATCGTGGCAAGTCGCGCCATATGGAGTCTTGCCGAGGATTGGCTGATTTGCCAGAAATTCCTTGATTCTCTCAATGGTTTCTGCACTGACCATGTGTTCCTCAATCCACTTACCCTGTGGGGTCTCCTTGTCAGAAACGTAGAGTTTTCTAAAGGTAATCTGGTTGGCATGCCACGCCTTTGCCCAATCAAACAGCTCCCAAGTGGTGTACTTGTCGAACTCGCTTGTCAAGTTGAAGCAAATTCGGATGTTGAAGTCGTAGTCCTTGAGGTTGTCGCAAAGCTGTCCAATGCGGAACTTGGGGATGACCTTGCCAGTTACAGGATGTTCGGTGCAAGGATGTCCCAGAATCTCGCAATTCGTGGCCGAGATGGGGGAGTTGATGGAGAGCGCGATTGTGTTCACTCCCACGAAGTTGCGCAGGAATCGGAGATAGTCCCTGTCCTTGTCCAATCCAAACCCTGTGGTCTGCATTTCTATGTTGGTGAATGGGGAACCGATGGTCTGGTGGAGCAGGGCGAAGGTGGCGAGGAACTGCTTGTTCTGCTGAGGTTCTGATGTGCCAGTGAGCATGATGGTCTGGCAACCATTGTCAGCAACGAACCTGAGTCTCTTCAGGTATTCCCTCACATTGATGTCGTAGTGTGGGTGGTTGATGTCCATCCGGTTCTCGTAGACATTGGAGTTCACCATGCGCGACACGCAGAACGGACACTTGTTGATGCACCCCTTGTTGGGAACCACGATTGACAGAGACTGAATCTTCATTTGCTATTCTCCTTCCTTCACAGAACACCTATATTATAGCATATTCTAATATGGAGAGTCAATACCCCCTTGGCGGTATTCTTATCAACTTTGTTGATACTCAATACCCCCTAGATCACTTTTTTGAGGTTCCAGACACCCTGCCCATGGCGTCCCGATAGGTGGTTTTCCCATTCTTGTCGGTGGTAGATGTTCCTTGGATTCTCCCCATTGAATCCCTGTATGTGGTCTTGCCATTCTTGTCAGTAGTCGCTGTTCCTTGTGTCCTACCCATTGCGTCCCTGTAGGTAGTCTTGTTGCCTTGGGTGGTTGCAGTGCCCTGAATCCTGCCCATGGCATCCCTGTATGTCGTCTTGCTCCCATTTGTGGTTCCAGTACCCTGGATGCGCCCCATCGAGTCCCGATAGGTTGTCTTGTTGCCTTGCGTGGTGGAGGAACCGGACACCCTTCCCATAGAATCACGGTAGGTTGCTGCCAGAACAGCAATCAGCAATATGTTCAATATGGACTTCATGGTTCAATTATACGCCTTTCCTCTGCTTCTTCAGCCCGAGTTCCTTCAAGGCAATCTTGGCATTCTCGTAGTCCTCCCAATGGCACACGACATACTATACCCTCCCCATTTGGGTCTACGACAGGTCAATCACCTTACCCTGGAAAGTCGCACATACATGACCAGACGAACTGGTTGCCAGAGGGTGGATCAATTCAGAAGTAGCCAAAGCCACCCTCCACCTGGTCACTGGCTTCTTGAAGTATATCCGACGCCAACCCCTTCTCCTCAGCATCGTGTCCCAGAATTCTGCGCCATTCCACAACTCGTTGGCGGACTACGCCCACAGAATCTACTCGTTCTTGACTTGAAGATACTCCATCCCCAGGCAATACGAGATGCATCTGGTGGAGCAATCGCCCTTCAACGTCTTCACTCCCTTTGGTCTGACATTCACATACTTGAAGACAGAACTATGTGTCCGCTTATCGTCGCTCTAAACCTTGGCAGCAAATGTCAATCTCCTTTTCATGGCGGGTAGTCGTCACATAATGCGCCTCAACCGCAATTTGGGGGTTCTTGACATTATTTACCATTTGTTGGCTTCGACATCAGCCAATTGCAGAACTCCCTGTAGTAGCCATCGTCTGATATGTCAAGACTGGGATGTTCCCTTTGGAATGCCTCGTCTGCCTCCACAATGTCCTTGTACAGTTCTGCGTTCTTGGTTGAGGATCCAGAAATGGCAACCCTCGCCCGATCAACCATGTCAGCCAAGTCGAATGTGTCGTACACAATACCCTCGGCCCCATCGTTCCATGCCTGCAGAACGACATCCTCAATCGAATCAACCACCACGGTGCTGTCCATCAATATCCACCTCCACATACCCGGATCTTCTGCCTTGACGACGAGACATCCTCCAGCGTGTTGTCTTCGTTTGTGGAGGTTGTTGTCTTTCTTGACTTGTCGAATCGCATTGGACAAGGAATTACGCCCCAAGCCCCAAACAGGCGGTTGCACTTCTCGCACTTGCCGCAGAACTCCTTCACAGAATAGCCATCCTTGCTGAACTTCAACTTCAACCAACAAAGGACATCCCTCCAATGCCACCTACGCAACCTCATAGTTCAATTGTCTCCTGATTTACAATGGTCTTGGACTCTCCAACCACATCCACATATTCAATTCTGCGAACTTCTCTGCTCACCAATCCAACGTAGTAGTGGTTTCCCTTTGAGTCCTTTACGATATACGCAAACACACCAGAATCGGTACTGCAAGCAGCAACAATCTCCGTATTCTTTGGTATGGAATGCCTTGATGTATTGTCCACAAGATGTCCAACTATGCCATTGTCGGTCGTGGTATTCTTTGGATGGAAATTGATAATGATGTCAATGGCTATTCCAATGCCAATGGCAATGACTACCAACACCATCAATACGGCCTTAACGCAATTCCACAGTTCCCTTCCTTCTATCATGCTCGTTTCTCCTTTCGCTTCAGAAGTTCCCGAGCAGAGGCAAGCCAATTCTCGACATCCTTCGTGAACTGGTCGTTTGGATCATGCTTCTTCATCAGCTCAAGAAGCAGCGCCATCATCGGCTGCGCCTTGAACACCAACTCAATTGCCTTGACATGCTTCGCCATGATTCTTTTCCTTTCGCACAGTTATCTGCAACCCATCGTAGTCGTCAAGTCCAGTTCCATGGTTGTCCCACCATTCACTGACCTGCTTGAGGACTTCCTTCTTCGTGAACTCGCCCTCTATGTGGCTTGCCACAGACGCCTCGCCACCTTTCTTGAAGGCAGTGACAGCAACCCGCTTTTTCCTCTTTTCTCCCATTCCAAACATCATTTCTCATCCTTTCCGTTTTCAGTGTGGGACGCAACATAATTGTACATTTCGCCCATTACTGCTTGAATGTTCATTTCGGCGTCCGACAACTTGCGCTTTGCCTCTGGCGAAAGCAAGTCATATGCCCCAACTCGATATATGTACTGTATGCCATCAGCAACGTTTATTAGATTGGCATATCCAATGCACATCACCCTGTCGCCATATGTCATGCCATGGTCCCTTTCAAGTCCACGGCACCAACCATCTTGGACTCAATCACTGAAATCCACTTCTTCATCAAGTCGTTGTATGCCTTTTCTGCCTCTTCCTTGGTCTCGAAGAACCCAGTCCAATGCCTACTGCAGGTTATCTTGTCTATGTAGCCATACGATTCCAAACTGTTGTCGAATGGATTTGGATCTGAAGACCACACGAATATGCCACCCCTATCCGCTTCAGCCTTTACAATCTTCACCTTCTTGAAGACGACCTTGTGCTGCTCTGGATCCCAAGGATTGAACTTGAACGTACACATCCACATTTCATCGAGAACAGGTGTGTATAGTTCCTTGATCGTCAGCTTCTTCTGCTTCTTGAATATGTCGAACAGTTTCATTTGCCTTCAGTCCTCCATTCCTTGTACTTTCCCTTGTTTCGGTTCCAATGCTGTCTGCAATTGGATGCAAACATGGCATTTCTCGCCATCTGAAGTGGCTTGTTCATCCCCATCCACGCCTTGTCGAACAACTCTGCATTCTTCTCGGTCTTTCTCTTCATGAACTTGAAGAAAGCCTTGTTAAAGTCGTCCATGACAATAGACATCGCAGACCTTGCAGCATTCCAATCATGGACAGTTCCAGTTGCTGGCGTTTTCCTGTTGAGGATGTCGTATGTATAGACAACTGACTCCCGAAACTCCATCGCGTCCTTGTAGAACGCATCCAACGGGTCACTGTGCTTTATATTCGCCCTGTAGTATTCCCACATGGTCATTGGTTGTTCTCCTTGTTTGGTATATCATATTATACAACTTCTGGAGATTCAAGTTTAGCCTGTTCAAGACGGTTTTCGGCAATCTTGAAGTACTCCGACTCCTTCTCAATGCCCAAGAACCTTCGTCCAATCTCAATGGCAGCAACACCAGTAGTCCCACTCCCCATGAAGGGGTCAAGAACCAATGCTCCCTTTGGAGTGACCAACTTGACAAGGTACTTCATCAACTCAATCGGCTTGACTGTTGGATGTACATTATCCTTGCCCTTCTCCTTCTTGCTTGCCTTGGGGCAGTAGAAGAACCTTGCCGAATCGTTGGGGAACACTTCAAGAACTTCATCTGACCCGTCGTGGATGATGTTGGCCGGGAAGCGTCCCTTCAAGTTTGCATGACCCACTTTCCCCTCTTCTCCTGTAATTCTCCAACTCGCACCTTTGTCTGCACCGTGGTTGTTCTTGCATCCACGCAGCTCCCTAATCAACGGGTTTGTCGCAGCCGTTCCACCTTCCTCATAGGGAACGCGGCACTCGTCTATGTTCAATCCACCAACACAGTTCTTCATCACGTTCTCGACAACCGTTCCCTCCACTGGTTTCCGTGCAAGAACAATAGGCTCAAATGCTGGCTTGAGGCAAGTTCCCCAACCACTCCACTTCTTGGCTTCGTCCGTAATCGGAACCAAGTCGTCCCTGGGGCATGTACAAGGATTGGCCGAGAAGAATGGCTTTCCACACTTCGGACACCTGTTCTTCACTCCAAAGCCAATAATTCCTCCCTTGTCTCCAACTGCTTCCCTCACTGCCCTTTGCGCACCCAACTTCTTGTCTATTGCCTTTGAGATGTCCATTGACTTCGGCATTCCTGAGCTGTAAATCCAACCCAAACAATCCCTGACCTCCCAACCAGCATCCTCTATGGCGCAAGCCAGCCGATGGTATGTGCGTGTTCCACCAAACGCCAGAAGATGCGCACCAGGCTTCGCAACCCTCAACGCACCCTTCCAGAACTCAATCCCAGGAACACCATGATCCCAGTTCTTCCCCATGAAGTCCAATCCATATGGGGGGTCAGTGACAATGGCATCAATGGAATTGTCCGACATGCGCTTCATCGCGTCCAGACAATCAGCATTCACCACGCCATACGGCTTTCCACTATTGTTTTCACTCATTGGAATAATCCTTGTCTTTCTTGATCATCAACCACAGCGCAACCACTCCAATCAATATGCTGGCAACTGAGCATCCTGCGCCAATAGCCAACCAAAACACATTCTCAGTCATTTCTGCTTCTCTCCTTTCTCCTTTAACCGAATCAGAATCTGCCGAAGCAACTCGCCCTTAACCATCAGAGGATTTCCTTTTCTTTTTCTTTTCATATTCCTCCTCCTTTCGGGACTCGTATGTCTTCTCCTTCAGGACATTTACGCAATAGTCGTTCATCGTCAATATGGCAGAGACCTTCTTGGAGAGACTTTGGACCTCATCTTCACTCTTCGCAAACGCCCGAATGTCAGGAATCGCATCTTCCGGCCACTTGCCCTCTGTCCAAGGATAGTCGGGGTCGTCTTCGTCCTTGGTTTGCTCCTTCGTGGGCTTCGGCAACTTCTTGAACAGGGCGTTGCGCTTCTTCAAGTCAACCTGAAGGTAAATAGCCAACTTGACCCAATCGTGGTCAGTGCTCTTTGCTGGCCTCTCAGACATAATCCTGTCCAAGAGCCACTTGTACCACTTCGTGTTCCATTTCCACATGTCATATTGGGAACCATATGGGATGAATGGATATGTCTTCCTCAATTCGTCTATTGTCATGACAACTTCCTTCCAATCTTTTTGGTTTTCTTGAGAATATCCTCGGTCTTAGTGACAGTGGAAAACACATTGAGCAGAAGCATAGTCGCGCCAAGAACACAATATAGAGCAACACCGCCGTGTACACTTCCATTGGCATCCCCTTCGATGAAGCAGAAGATGCCAAATGCCATAATGTACACAAACTTGAGGAATCCCTTCATCATCAATCTTCTGACAACGCGAATTGAGCAAAGCATTGCAGTATATTTCCACACTTCCAACTATCCCAATCCAACAAGTCGGTTATCTCGCCCCTTCTCCGAATACATCCCATTGGACATCTTTGTTCGCAATAGTTGCAATGTTCCACAAACGCCTTGACCAATTCCTGTGAGGCGTTGACAACATCGCATTTCCGTTTTGGTTTACTTGCCATGGTTCTCATTCTTCCTTATCGTGGTCAATCACCCGCCTGGTGTGTTTTCCAAGTATTCTCTGATAGTCTGCAATCTCCTTGTCCAAATGCCTGCTATATCTCCCGTACAAATCATAATACATGTTCTTCCAAGACTCCTTCTCGCGCCACAATTTGCAGACAACCCCAATAATCTTCTGCATGTCGTTGTCAATTGGCTTGTTGTCCCTCTCCATCTTGTCCACAATTCCCAGAAGAAATCGCTCCAACTTGTCATGGTCGATCTGCTTGGATTCTGGATTCAGCGTGTTCGCAATCAAACTCTCCAGAATGTTGTCGTCGTCTTCAAGCATTGTTGTCCTTCCTCCTCTCGTGTTCAATCTTGCATTTCCAATACTCCGTAGCAGAATCCAGAAGCTCCCCACGTCACCTCTGGCACAAATCCACCAATGCACCAATAGTATTTCCATCGGACACATCAAGCTTTCCAGCAACCTCTGCCATTACATGAATGGCTTCCTCGGCTTTCTTGATTAGGACTTCATCTTTGTTCTTCATATCATGATTTTCCTCTAAGAAATTATACCACTTTTGGCTGAATTGGTAAAGTTTCAATCAGAATTCAGAATGGACTACTGTAGAAGACGACAACAAAAAAGACGACATCCGAAGATGCCGTCTATCAAAAAGATTCGAGGGTTTTCTCGCCCAAGGCAAGTCCCATATCGCATATCAATGGGAAGCCCTTTCAGGCGAAGGACACTATGCTGTGCGTGTATCGTCCATGCCAACCCTATACCCAACATAGACACGACCCACCGCCTGCCAATCCATTACAAAAGATGTTCCGGAAACACCCATTGGTGGATATGGCTGCGCATTGGGAAGATGTTTAGGACAGATTTAACAAGCCAATCGGGATATAGAAGGAAACTGGAGCCACAGGTCCGATTTGAACGGACGCGACCATAAAGGTGCGGGTTTACAAAACCCGTGCAATCGACCTGGCTATGCGACTGTGGCCTCGAAACTGGTGGACCGCCGGGGAGTTCAACCCCGCTATCTGCCGTGCAAAGGCAGTGTAATAAGCGATATACGAGCAGCCCATTGTAAATCTTGTTATGTTCAATTATACGAAATCATTTAAGTAGAAGTGAATCATTCAGAACTATCTTGCCATCTACAAAGTCCTTATACTGTTTCTCACCAATAAAGTAGATTCTTATTCCTGGATTGTTTTCCAAGACAAGACGCATCTTTTCCTTGTCTTTGTCTGAATAATAACCCTTTACTTCAACATACTCGTTTGTATCTGGTAAGTAGAAATCTGGATTATAGGTTTTGCGTATACCATCTTTAATGTATTTCAATGTTTTGTTCCTAATCCAATTTATACCATTTGCTGTCAATTTGTTGGCAACATTCTCCTCCCAATGACCCCTTACAGTATATTCAACACCATCTAAATTCTTCACTTTGTACCAACCAACATCTTTGAATCCCACTTTACACGAATCAAGATATTTAGAACGAATTTCAGAAAGTTTCTCCCGCGTTTCTTTGGTATGATGGAAAGTTCTTCCTTTCTGCGAGATTTTGTTTTTCTCTGCTATTTGTCTTACTTTTGTTGATGTTTCACTGGTCAATCCCTTGTTCCATGCCATTCCCTTCTTGAATCCATGTTTCTCTTTTCTGTGGATTTGCATTTCGTTTCTTGTATGAAAAAGACCTCCACAAATTGTACACTTCCAAGTGTGTTGTTGCCTATTCACATTAAAATTGCACACATGGTGCTTTACTTGCTTCGCAATATACGAACATCTACAATGCTTGGAGCAGAACCTTCCGCTTCCATACGAGCCATCATGCTCGTTTCCACATACTTCACATATCATAATCTTTTTACCTTTAGTTTAATGTCGTTGTTCTAGCAACGACATATCTATTTATAATTATACGAAAAGTTGCCTCCCAACTTGTGTTGGCTAGAACCATGACGGTTGGGAAGCGCAATGTTGGTAGGAGGGGTGGTAGTTGCAACCACGACCCATTGCTTATAAGACAATCGCTCTTACTGCTGAGCTACCCTCCCGTTGAAATGAAAAAGTTGAAGCCCAGGAAATGGGTCAAAGACACCGGTTTTCTTCCGGAGTGAAATTCCCATCTTCGCCGTTTGGACATTTCTGCTTTACACCTCCTGGACTTCTGGGAGTTGCATCCAGTGCGTTCAATCACTCCGCCACTATGCTGCGGGCTGCAACAAGGAGGGATTCAAACCCCCGGTCGAGTATCCTATATAGGAGCATGGGTGGCAGAAAGCAACCGGTGCGCGATTGCCACCACTCGACTCTGAATGCTGTTATCTCCCATTTAACTTGAAAAACTTGGAGCGAACGATGGGTGCTGCCCCCACTTGATCCAACCTGGCAGATTGGTGTACTGCTGATGTACCACGTTCGCATTGAAATGGTGTGAGATTCGAGGACTCTTACCCCCATTACCATCAACTTGGAATGCGGACTTGACGTCCTAATCCACATTCTGCTTGATGACCAAGCGGACTCACCGGCCGAATGGCATTCTACCAAGGAGCGACCTTGGCATTGAAACTTGGAGCCCCGATACAAGTACGACTTGATCCAATCCTCCATTACTGGGTGGGATTGACATTCCCCGTTATGGAATTACCGAAGCATGTTGAAATCGTCTATATGAAATTGGTTGTCCCGCCTGGGTTCGGACCAGGTCTAAGGGTATCAAAAACCCCTGTGCAGCCGATACACCACGGGACATTTTGAAATTGGCGGTGGCGTTGGGTTCGCACCAACAGTCTCGTGGGGCTTTGGGGAATTTTTAGTACGCACGAATGCAAGGCGAGAGCCTATAGTCAACTGAGGCAGAACTTGACATTCCAACCCCAATCCAAACTCGCCAACCCCAGGGTCACCTGGCTCCCTGCATGGAAGTTGTCAAGACCTCCACGCAACTTCTGTGACACTACTTGCTCCTCGTTCCCTTGGAACATGCCCTTTGTTCTTTTGTGTTTGAACTATCCACCATTGAAAGGGTCTGCAGACTGTCTTTACATTGGAATCTCTGCAGGGAAACCAACAACCAGACCTGACTAGCAGGGTTTCGTTTCTCGTCTGGTATGCCATCTAGCATAGCGATACACGCAGTGGGCTACGCTGCTCCCTGGGTCTGCTTTCCTCCCAGCTCAGCCCAACACGTTCTTGGGACTTGCATATGGCGTCTGTGATATCCCACAATTGACTTCAATCAGCACATCGGGATTCGGACCACGGTTTCACTCTTCGTGTATTCTACCTTTTTGAACTATTTGTGCCTAATCTTCATGTGACAGACGCACATTGAAATGCTTGAAGCGGAGATTGCTTATGTTTGACCGGTGCACCGGCAAGTTCATCGTGTTTACGGACCAGGAAAGAACCAGCTGACCCCTGAATCCTATTTGTTAAGTGTCATGACACTTAACAACCCACTGGACGCTTGTTATGTCCTCTCCGCAGAATCTATCCAGGGGAAATCCACTTGTGGCATGCGATATATTTGGCGCAGGTGCCGTCGGCGCATATACTTTGTTTGCCGCACATATTCCCATATGAACCAATTGATCCACATGTGCCATAAGGGGAAAGTGGTGTGGAACGCCGGATTCGGACCGGCAATGTCCCGTTGGGGACGCAGGATTAGGAATCCTGTCGAGTGTCCAATTGTCGCAGTCCCACATGTTGAAATTGGTGGCTGTCTTGCGGGTATCAACCCCGCTGTCTCCCCAACGGGCGATGCATCAACCCATCTTGTCAGGGAACCCGTTTTACGCACAGGCCAGGACCAAATACCTGAGTATCAAGCCATTGAAATCTGGCGGGGTAACGGGTAGTCGAAACCCGATAGTCTGCTCGACAGGCAGATGAACTAGCCGTTGTTCTATTACCCCGAAATGGTGTGGTCTACCGAGATTGATTTCTCAATCTCGGCTTCATGCTTCATCGTCCCAACCGTGCTTGGTTTTCGCTAATCTATTATTGGTCGGAACTCCACATGCATGTCGTTCGCAACGCGAACGATCCCTGCGACCCACAGGTACTGAAACCAAATCGTCCAATTGTCAAAGAACAACCTTTGTCTAATGCGCAAGCATTATTCAAAGAGCATATCCAATTATACAACACATCCAGTCAAATGTAAAGTGGTTTCCGATGTTGGATTTGAACCAACGACTCCAATCGGAATCAAACTGGTAGATGTGGAGAGAATCGAACTCCCGACGCATACCATGTGAAGGTATCGCTCTAGCCACTGAGCTACACATCCATTTGAAACTGGGTCGCCGTGCAGAATTCGAATCTGCGATTTCCTCGTTCACAGCGAGGCGTCTTAACCAGGCTCGACTAACGGCAACATCTAAATGGCGGATGAGGCGCGTCCCGGCCGCGCATGCCCGATTTCTCGGAGCCATTCGCTTTCCAAGCGAAGCTGTTTGCCAATTCCAGCACTCATCCATAAACTGCGGAGCAAGCAGGCTCTGCCCCTGCGGGGGACATTTCTGCCCCACGACGGATTAGCAATCCGCGCCCTTATGACTGACTTGGGTATTGCTCCATGTTGAAATCCGGATGCGGAGCGACTCGAACGCCCAATCCCGTGAAGGACACCTGAGTTCAAATCAGGCCGACTACCAATTATCACACGCATCCATAAATTGAAATCTGCAGATGGAGCTGGAATTGCACCAACATGTGACTTTCGCCACCCCGACTTTCGAGGTCGGACCTTTACTGTTTAGGAGAATCCATCCATCTTGTGAAATTGAAAAGGATATGGCGTTCCTGTTTCGCAAGATTATGAACCTTGGACGACATGGACTCAAAGAACTACTCCTGGTGGCTGGCAACATCTTCCGGAAGTTTTATGTGCTTGGCTGTTTCAGCACCTCCAGTTGGCAGATATTTCGTTCTTAAGGCAAGCCATCTTGCCTTGGTATTTTTCTTTCCTCACGAAAGAAAAACAACCAACAAAAAGAAATCATCTATTAAATCAAAAGAACCATCCGATTGGGAGTTGCTTCACCTTGCGGTTCATCAACCATCGCAGGACTTCCCACGACTTTTCAATATATCCCATTTATCTGCATCCAAATGCCAGCAATTGCCATCTTGTTGAGAGTTATCACCTTCGTATGTTCTAGTTTATCAGAACACACCTCTCGGTGGTTGCCGTGGTGAACATTGCATTTGGGTAGCCTTTCTTTCGGGTATGCACTCAATGGAAGGACTTGAACACTTCATGGTAATGGGCTTTTGCTCATCTACATTAAGATGAACATCGCCAGCCAACCTACCATCATGGCGAATGACCGAACGAGTTGCCACTACTCTCGTCACTGAGCTGCCGTTGAAGCATTAAGCATACTGGGTTTAACTCCCCATCTGGTTCATTTAAATGGCACCTCTGGTCGGACTTGCACCGGCAAATATCCTGGATGAAAACCAGGTGACTCTACTAATTTGTCTACAGAGGCATTGAAATGGCAGTCTTAATGTGATTTGAACACATGTTTCGGGAGTGAGGTTCCCGCGTCCTAACCAACTAGACGATAAGACCATTCATTTGGCAATATTCAACCAATGTTCCAAGGGGGAATCGGACCCGTTGTTGCCTATCGTCATACTTCTCACCAGAGTAGGAACATCGGTCATGGAATTGCCCAACCATCTTGCAAGTCATTTGGAGAGCAAGGTGGGAATCGAACCCACATTTGCGGATTTGCAGTCCGCCGCCAAGACCACTATTGGCAACTCGCCCATAAAAATGTGGAAGGTGGGTCTGGTTACCCACAACTTGTTCCTGGACAGGATTGTTTTTGCTGAAGACTACTTCCACAAATGGCAAGGGCGATGCGAATCGAACACATGTCTTCAGTTTTGGAGACTGAGATACTACCACTGTATGACGCCCTTATTGAAACTGGTAGGACTGGCGAGACTCGAACTCGCAAATCTCTTCGTTCGTAGCGAAGTGCAGTAGATCCGATTTTGCTACAGTCCCATTGAAATTGGTTGGGGATGATGGTATTGCGCCACCTCTAAGAGGTTCAGAGCCTCCTGTACCACTTTTATACGAATCCCCAATTGAAATCCTCAAACTTCCTCGCAGAAGTGCTTGCTTATCCTGAAACCCACTCCCTTGAGTTGATACACAGGCTTGCCATCGTTTCCAGTGCATTCGCCAATCACCTTGAAAGTCTCCCCTTGGTGTTCCCTAATCCACCTCTTGAAGTCCTCTGATTGCCAGGACGCGCTTGATTCAACTACCTTTACGAACATGTCTTTCCTCCTTGTTCTTCTTGATGAAATGGTGGCAACATCCGATTCTCACGGAACCTGCGACCACCAATGTCGCTGCGCTCATATGACCACCCTATCTAGAGTCAGATGGTCAAGTCCCTGTTTCTGGTGGAAGGCGAATTCAATTCCCTTCATACCCTTTGGGATTATACTATATTGCCTAAATTGGTGGACTAGTGCCGCACAAGGCGACATTGACCATAAATGGTGGACCGGCGGGGTAACGCTCCCCGACTCTTTCGTTGCGAACGAAAAGTGCTGCTTCTATCACTATCGGCCCATTGAAAGGGAATGTTCAAGTTATCGGGCCCAGCCCTCTGGCTTCTGCAAGGTTGGAACTTGCGAGAACTTTGCTGCGTGGGGAAACCCCCTTGGCAACCGTAGCCAGTTTGTCATTTGTTAACTATGGTGGAAAGTTCCGACTTGAATGAACTTGAACAAAAGCGCACACCTACCACATGGCTGGACTCGAACCAACACCTCCGCCCTATGACGGGCGGTGTGCCACCATTACACTACACATGATTTCGACCACTGCAAGATGGTCTTGCCCGGTGTCTGGCAAAATGTTCTCAATTATACGAAATAATCACCCTCAAATCTGTTGGCTGCAACCATGAGTTTGGGGGTTGAAATTGGTGGAGCGGAGGGGAATCGAACCCCTGTCCGAAACAGTCCTGTTGGACGCTTTCTACAACAGTTTCCTATGTCATTTAACCTCTCATCATAATAGGAATCAGATGACAGGCGAGAATCCCCATTGTAATGTTCCATCGGGTGGGGAAACCAGACCCAATGGACATGCCAGACAATGAATTCCCTACTCAAGCCCCATCTGGCGTCAGGCTTTTTTGGTAGGCTTAAGCAGCCATTCTGTAATCGTTGCCGTTTACTTGTTTTGGAATTTACGCCTCCCGGCATGGTGCTGCGTCTTTGGGATATTGCTCCGTCGAATACCTGAACCGCCCCATTGTCAAATTGGTGGGAGGATGTGGGATCGAACCACAACCTTCGGATTTTCAGTCCGTAGTACACACCAAGTATACGATCCTCCCGATGAAATGGATGAGCGGGGTGGATTTGGACCACCAATGCCAAGGACGAACAGTCGCACATTGAAAAGGAGCTACCTTTCTGGCAACTAGCGAAAACCCATGGGCATTGTGTTTTTTAACTCGCTTGTTATCGTCAATGGCTACCAGATTACGAATCCGGCGCGTTTGCCAATTCTGCTACCGCTCAAATTGGTTGCCAGTCAGGGTAACGCTCCCCGTGGGCTTTGAAACAAGTGATTTACAGTCACTCCTCGCTCTTTACGAGACTACCTGGCAATAAATTGGTTGGGCGAGTGGGTCACGATCCCACGACCTTCTGTGTATCAGACAGACTATCTAAACCAACTGATATACCGCCCAATTGAAATCTTAATGGTAGCGAGTGAGGTAGTCGAAACCCCATTGAAGGATTATGATTCCCCTGTTCTGCCGTTGAACTAACTCGCCATTTGGAGCTGGAAGAGGGTGACGATCCCACCACCTGCGGTTTACGAAACCGCCGCTCTACCAAGCATGAGCTATTCCAGCATTGAAATCGTTGGTAGGGATGATGGGATTCGAACCCATACTACGATGACCCTGAATCATCCGCCGACTGCCAAATTGGTCTAGTCTCCCATTATCTCCCGATGGAGGGAGTCGAACCCACAACCAGGGAGTTTTAAATTCCCCTGCTCTGCCAATTGGCATACATCGGGTCTAACACAGACAAGGAACAATGAACAACGAACCACAACAACAAATTGGTGTGCGATAAAGGACTTGAACCTTCACATCTTTCGACACAGCCACCTCAAGGCTGCGTGTCTGCCGTTCCACCAATCGCACAATAAAGGCCGCACCTACCTCCAAAGTGGGAGTCGAACCCACGGGCAACACGTCTGCGCCCATGCCGATATTTGGAAGTTTTGTCCCTTATGAGACGCGCCTGATGCAAGGCGCAACATTGAAAGCCATCTTCTGACCTTTACATACGCAGTTGGAGTTGAACCAACCTCTCCTCCCCATGAGGGGAGCAACTATCCGAGAATACGAAAGGTGTGGACAATCAATGCTTGAAATGGTAGAAGCGACAGGTGCTGCCCCTGCATATCACATCTTAAGAGGATGTTGCCTAGCTGCTCGGCCACGCTTCCAAAAATTGCTCCCCAACCTATGTTGGCACGAACCATGAGTTCGGGAACATTGAAATGGCTCGGGTGAGAGGGTTCAAACCTCCAGGGGCGCAGTTTGCGTCTCGGCTTAACAGGCCGTGCCGTTATCAGTTACGGTTTACACCCGAATAAATCTTGGAGCATCGTACCAGTGCTGCCCTGGTCTACTTCAGCTTGGAGGGCTGACGGACGGCTGATGTCCCAACGATGCATTTGAAATGGTCCCGAGAGTGAGACTCGAACTCACACGTCTTTATGGGACAGCGGATTTTGAGTCCGCCAAGTCTACCAGTTCCATCATCTCGGGTTGAAATTGGTCGGGGTGAGTGGAGTCGAACCACCGCCGTATGAACCCAAATCATAAGTGCTACCGTTATACCACACCCCGTTTGAAATTGAAAAGGTCGTTCTCAAAGGCAATCTATCGTGTTCTGGACAACACGGGTCAATTACTCCCTAGTTGCTTTCTCCCAGATACATGAATGTGTCTTACTAATTTACGCGCAGGCACAATGTTGCTCTAGACCAATCGCAGGCCACTTGTGGGTTTTCTGCCCAATCCGTGCTTCTTACACCATGGAGCAATTCGACTTGCCTTTGATTCATCGCATGAAAAACCAACTTTTACCTTGTTGGACTCGAACCAACCTCTCCTCCCCTGCCGGGAGGCGTACTGACCACTAATACGAAAGGTGTGGATTTCCATGCTAAATTGAAGTGGCTGTATCTCGCAGTCATGCCACATTGAAATTGAACAAGGCACTATTTGGATGACAAGTATCCAAAAGATTCCCAGCTCCGAACCGGGCGTTTCAATAACTAAGGCATAGACTGTCCATCTTGTCATAATGGTCATCTACACCCATAGCGGAGGCGTTTATCTCCTCAATCTTGTCGTGCCATGAAATCTACTGGTAGCGGGTGACCGAGTTGCACGGTTGCTTTCGCACCAGGGTATGAACCTGGCAAGGGCGCTGCTCCCTAACACACCCGCACTCTTGAAATAGCAAAACCATTCGCTTTAGACCCAAGGTTCTCATCTGAGTTTCCTCCAAGGGCTGACTCGCGCATGAGTATTCCCACATGGGGAACAGTCTTTCCATCTTTCTTTTCCTCTATGTCAATTATCAAAGATCGCTTGTGATTGCCTTGCGTGGTTCAAGCAAACCTTGCTTTGCTTTAGCAAACCTTGCTTTGCTTTCACATCACATATTATACCACATTTGACTGGTATTTGTAAAGGGGGTTTGAAAAGTTTTTTGAAGTTGGTTGGGGTGACGGGGCTCGAACCCGCATCCCACGGTTTAAAGGACCGTTGCAGAATCCACTTTTGCTACACCCCATCTGTTGAAATCCACTAAAAGCGCAAGCTCTAGACCTGGGGCTAATGACTTCCTCCCAGGAAGACTCGCAATGCTCTACGCTCAGTCTTTACTTCTATATCCCACGAAGTTTGCTGGTTCTCGTGAACCCTCAAACATCTGTCCTAAATTCAATTGTCAAAGATCAATGTCCTTGTCCCTGGACACTTGGGGTCTCAACTTGATTGATTCACTTGTGAATCCTCTCGTCTCAACGCTGCATATTATATCATATTCTCTTCATGCTTGTAAAGGGGGTTTCCTAAAAAACTTTTGGGATGACCTTTTTCTTTTTAGGTCATCCCATCTTCCTCGTTTTCCTTGAAGGATACTCTCTTTACTCGCTCGTCCTTTTCTCCTTCTTTTACTATCCTCGGTTGATGTTCAGACCCACATGTTCTGATGCTTTCTTCGCCTCGTTATCTACCAAATTGCGCTTCGTGCTGCCACAATACTGAAGTCGGGACTCGGCAAACGGCAACATGCCATTGGCTATCTGAGACATAAATCTCAGATTACCATGGTTCAATGCGCCAAATTGCTGTGTCGTCATCGTCATGTTTTGTCTATCTATCTTTCTTTCCACCTTCTTCGGTGTTCGTATATTATTTACACGGAATCACTCGAAAACCATGCTTCAATTATACGAAAAGTTCAGGAAAATTTTCAGGAGTTGTTTTTTGTTGTGTTCCTTAGTTCCTCCAAGTCGGCATCGCTTGACAAGAACGCATCTTCTTCCTTGTCTGGGTTGCGCATGAACTCTGCGTCTGGCTGGGCGAATTTACCACTTACGAAACATCTTGGATCACTTACCAATGTACTCAAGACTGTGTTAGAAGAGTTCTTCTCAATGTTGTTTTTTAATTCCCATATATTATTGTTTAATGTGTCCCATTTATTATTTTCATTATCTATTATTTCACATACCTCATCAAATATTTCTTCGGCATAGATATCCATATCGTCGTTATCAAATTTATCCCAATCAATGTTATCGGCCATCCAAATCAACCTTTTCCTTGGATCTGTATTTGGTTCATAATCTTCGTCGTCAGTTGAAGGTTTAACATAATCCATTACATTCAGTGAGTAATTGGCGAATATATTTGTAATTTTCTCAGTTATGTGTTTTTTCAATGTTAAAAAATTGGGCCAAGAGTTATATCTGACAAAATTACAAAGAATCCCATCTATGTTATGCAATATGTATCCAATGAAACTGTTGTGTATTCTATATCTTTTTCCAAATACATCCGGGGCGATGAAGTTGTCTATATAGGAATTCGCCGGTGGATATATATATTGCCCACTGTCGTTTTTCCTATAGTTTCCATTTGAATCTTTATATGGTTCTTGTTCATCCCTCGAAAAATAAGTATTTCCATTGTCTCGTATGTCAGCCAGAATATATGGCTATAAGGTCTTCCAATTTTCAACGAACCTGTCGCTTGGGAGAAAATGACACATTAGTTCAAAATTGTTTATGTAAAATTCCTCTATCAGCTTAAATGCTTTTGTCCTGTACGCAATCATGAAATTGTTGAAATTCTATGCTATATCGGAGCAATGTTTTGATTGTTTAATGATCTTGCGTAATACTGGCCAAGCTGCATATTCGCAGTTCTAATAATATGGTTTTCCATTTACAAGAACTCTCTCGATATTTCCAATACCTGTGTGTGTGGCATTTGCGTCAAAAAACGCCATTGTATCTGTATATCCACAAAATTGGTTTAAGTTTGTGAATATATGACTATTTGGACTTCTTCTACTGTAATTATCTCGTGTAATACCCTATCCAAAACAACAATGATCAAATATCAAGAATTTCGTTATACTAGAAAGATTGGTGCAGAGAAAGTGGAGTTCATCAAGAGACTCGCCAGTCCACCACTTGTTGGGGTTATCAGATGAGCAAATATATGAACAATCTTTCTTGGAATCTATGTCGTTATATTCTATTCTGGAACCATGACACTTTAGAAATTCCACCCTAAAAGGCGAGTCTGTTTTACAATATTGAACTATTGCGTTTTTATCTACTCCATCCTAAAGATTGGCCGAAGCATAGATTCTGGTATAGTAGTGTTTACGATTCCAATCATCATCTACAGCCCCATAATTCTTATCTAACTTTCTATGCAAGTACTTATATCCTATATTGTCTGGAAATCCAGTTGAGTCTTTTGATCCAAATGAACCACCACCCTTTGATGAATCACAATGCAAAACAAATTCCACAGCTGCCCAGGGTTTGACTATCGGTATTACAATTTTATTATATAATTTGTCTTCGGGAATAAAATCCTCATTGTGGCAAATTCTAACTTCATTTGAATCCCATGCTACACTGTCGTCCTCGCCAACTTCCCTTACATACCAATAGTCTGTGAATCTGTGAAATAGTGAATTGCATTTCGCAATTTGTTCCAAAGACAATTGTTTTTTACCTTTGGTTACTTGTCTAACTATGTTGTAGTATCCAGATATGGGATAATTGTAATTTAGGTTAAATAGACAAACCCATCTATGCTTATATGGGATATTTTGGACATCTTCCCCATTTTCTATATATCTGTTCAATCTGTCGTCGTCCGGGCGGGTATTTCTATCAATATCCTTGTTCCGAATATAATCATAATATGAGTTGTACAAGAACTTTTGCGTATTGCGCTTTTCCAATACTGTACTCTCATCTCCAAATAAAGTCTTGGGGAGAGTTGAATAGGAAACTTTTAGAAGTGATTTTCCACATTTATACCTTGTTTCATCAACAAGATTATATTCATCGCTTTCGCCATATGGAAACGAAGCTTGAAAAATCGCCAAAAATGCATCTATATACATCAATATTGTTTTTATGTTTTTGCAATCTATTCGTAGTCCAAAGGAATTGTTTATTGTACAACTATACCCCTATATAAAATTGCTTTTTTCCTCCCCAAAATGCCCAATATATGAATCTTTTGGAACATCGGGATTCCTGGTCCCAATGTCAAATTGATGCACTTTTTCCCTTACAAGTTGATTGTCTTCATTTGTTGGGGACGAATAGTCTCCTTCCGTGTTATACAACCAATCAAAACCCAAAATATTTGTATATGTGTGTGTATTTCCAGTGTGTTGTCTATGTATAACTATTTTTGGATCCGCCCCTTCTTCCCAGGTGAATTTGTAAAACAAGCACTCGTCGCACTAATCATTGCCAATAATTTTCAATTGCATATCTGTTTGTTCGGCAATGATTTTAATATGACTAATCATATTACGTGAATTTAAGGGCTCCGCGTCCACTTTCTTAACAAACTCCCAGTCATCATCAATATGTATGCAACTTGATAGATATTCTTTTCCATTGGAGGTATACTCTCCCCTGTCTCCCAATAAATTCATGCTTCGGGTTTCCCATTGAGGTTCATAGTCAGGCTAATCCAACGATGATGTATCTTTGACCAAACATTTGAGTACATGAACTCCGGGATTTGGCTTGAACAAAACAAACCATTTGGTGTTTGTCACTACACTTTCTCCTGAGTTGTTATACATTTTTCCTCCAGGAATGCGAATTATGCTTCCGAATTCACTTCCTTCCTCAAGTATCACTTGATTGGTTTCAAAATATGTATATTCAGCCATGGATGTGTACCTCGTATATTGCATTATTGGTCTAGTTCTTCGTTAAATGGTACTTCATATAGATATGGTAGCGATTTATCATCTGGGGTTTCTTCGTTGATAATCACAACTTTATTTGGTATTCTTGCGTCCGCCGGGGCAGCTGCTGTTGGTATATCTATATCACTTATGAGATCCGTCCATAGTTGAGTTGTCATTGTGGATTCGTCATTCCCTGAATATTTTATATTGTATCCCAATTGATTCACCACTATGGTTTCCCATTCAGAATCCAGATAGCCAGTTGAATTGGATGGTACTGTAAGGGTCTTGTTGTCGACCAATATTCCCATCTGATACTCCGGTGATGATTCGCCAAAGGCACTCTGCCCCAGACGGGGTGCGGCAACTGCCTTGGATATGATGTTCTTCAGGTTCAAGCATCCAAATAAAGCCCCCCTGTATATCATAACAAGATTTTTGGGCAATGTGATGCTGGTTATGTTCTTGCAGTCCTTGAAGCAGAACGATATGATTTCTACCACCTTGTCACCAAGCTTCACATCCCCAACAATCATGTTCGCGTTTGTATTTGTTTCTGGGTCAAATCCAACCGTTGAAATTCCGAACCGGGACACATTGTCGTCTATCCTTACATTGTATGTTCCAACTTCCCCATATGTGTGCGTAATCTCAGAAAAAACGCTTTGTGCATAGGTATTGGTGGTGCCATCTCCCCAATCTATGGTGGCTTGTTCAGAACCCTCCGAAAGTGTTATTCCATTGTGTATGTAAAATGTCTTGTTAGACTCATCTGTTATCTGGACGGTAAATTGTGTTCCAGTGTATTCAGATTCACTTGGCTCGTCTGGCTCGTTTGGATCGTCTGGATCGAATTGGGGTATTGGATATTGTTCGTCCAACTCCTAATCCCATCCACTGGGCAGTTCATAAACATGCTTTGAGATCGTGATGTCAGAATTGACGGCAATCGTATCTCCCTCTTTATATGTCGTCTATCCTATGTCTATTCCACTCATTACGCATTCCTTTATCGTGTATGTCCCCTTCTCAACTACAATGTCCTTTTCCCCACCATATATCCCAGGCAAGGTTATGTCAGTACTGGACGCTCCCCTAGAATTTGGGCAGATTACTATGTCGAATCCAACTTGATTGTGTATTGTTGCAGGGTTTTGTATTTCAATTGGCTCATCTGGTTCATCTGGTTCAATTGGATTGGATGGATCAATTGGTTCGTCCGGATCAATTGGATTGGATGGTTCATCGTCGCTCCATTGTTGGTATGTTCCAAGGTATATTGCAGAAACCTTTCGATTTCCAATATACAATCCAGATAATCCATTCAAGTTGTTCGCCATAAAAACAAATCTCCATTGTTGTAGAAGTATTTACCATAATTGGGTAAATTAACTATCATTATTCCAAAAATGTGGAATGACTGCAGGGGTCCGCAAGCGAATGGGATTGAGGTGGTTGGGTTCAGAGATTTCCAAAAACCAGGTGAAGTGGGCGGAGGACAGACTCGCAGATACAGTATCAGTTGTCAATGACTGTGTTGGTGTTGGTTGTGGACGACAAGACGCCAGCATCAATCTCCCTGAACAAAGTGGCAATCTTGAGCAGGTCGTCAAGCTTGATTGATATTGAGTTGGTTGGTGTTGACGAGTGGAGACCGCCCAGGTTGAAGTTCACTGTCTTGTTGCTTGTGATCTCGGCAGACATTGAGTCTATCTATGTGCTGAACCCCCATTTCGTGTATTTCACTTGGTAGCCCTGGTCAACTATGACATATTCCACTGGATTGGTCTGGCTGGATTCGGAGTATATTGGGAATGCCAGATTTGGCCGCTTGTCTACAATCACCTTGGCGAAGCATCCTGACAGAACCAGGGATATAAGCAATATCAGGATCTTGTTCATCGTTCAAGCTTGCTTGGTTCGGACGCCACCATCTTGATTTCCTGTGTCCCGAATATCTCCGCAACGAAGTCCTCGAACCTCTCCTTGACATCGTGGTTTCCACCAATGGAGCTGTAGTACTCGAATTCGTCCTTGATTCGCCGATACTGCTTTTGCGTTATCTTCTTCGTGGCTTCGTGGAAGTCGATTGTCTTGATGATGTCGTCCCTCAAGAGCCAGATGGTACCCTCCTTCGCCTTGTTCATCATCTCCTGGTGGGTTACAGCATTCTTCTTCTCGAAGTTGTCGAACTTGTCACCAATCTTGTCGCCAATCTTTGACTACATCCAGTGGAAACCAATTATGATGCTGATGACTATAATGGCATCACAAATGAGGGAGAACCTTCGCGCACTTCTATTGGAGATGTCTGTCTTCTAATTGCCGCAGTTCTGGTTGTATACTGCCCCATCTCCAAAGGTGATGTTCGTGCCAGTCTGCTTGAAGGAGTCGTCCACATTGGAATGATCGTCCATGCTCAGGTCTGCCGACACATGTGGATTTGTGATTGGAATGTCCATTTGTATTGTTGCACCTCGAAGATTGGTTGTTGATGTTTACATTTTTGCGCCTATTATGTAGGTTCTATTATATTTACATTTTTTGCGTGAAAAGAAAACAACAAACCCACCTGGTTCAGATGGGTTGCTGCAATAGGTTTAATTACAACTCTTAAAGTGGAATTCCACCCACAAGGGGTTTAATTCCACCTATTATGGATTGAGTGCCGCCCGAATCTTCATGTTGGCGAGGTCGTTGTTGCCATTCACGATTTCCTGCACGACACTGAAGAGGACGCATGTGGAGGAATTGTCTTTCATGAAGCCATTTACTATGCAGTACATCCTCAGGGAGAACAGGAACGACTTTGGGTATTCGCAGTCGCACAGACCAACATAGTACTTGGCTCTGGTGAGATATTCTGACTTCTTCTCCATCTGCCACTTCGTCAGCCACTTGATTACAGACGCCAGGCAGAAATCCACCTTGAAGGCCCGTATCAGGTCAATTGGCTGAATCACCAGTTTTGCATACGACTCTCCCATGTGTCATCCAACCTTGAAATTCCAAATCTTGGACTTGGCTCGGGGCGTTGTCTTGAACTCCACATCAACGACGATTGGATTGGTCTTCTCGTTTGGCGCAGAAACCTTTGTCTTGTATTCGACAAGCATTCCCTCCAGTCGAGCGCGTTCAAACATGCGACTTATTGACAGTTCGATTTCATCAATGTTCTTCTTGGTTCTGTCCTCGTATCCCCAACGCATAAGATATCCGGAAATTGCACATCTCATGCCCAGTTTAATGTCGTTCCATGTTGTTTTCTTTGTTGCTTTCTTCATTGTTGTTTCCCTTTCGTCAAGTCAGTCCATGTCCTCACCAACGAGCTTGTCGAGGTTCTTGGCAGGCTTCTGTTCCTCGACTTCCCGCTCTTCATGCTCTTCTTCTGGTTCTGCGTCTTCTGGTGCCTCGTCAAGTGGAGCAGGCTCGTTGTTTGGCGTCAGAATCAGCTCGGTGACGATTGCCAACATCTCCTGGTTCTTGGAGTTCTCGTGGTGCTTGTCGCACTGCTTCTCCACGATGTCAGTGGCCTTCTCGGCATCTCCATTCATGGAGAGTTCGTCGGTCTTCGCCTGGAGATCTGCCAATGCTGAGAACTGGGCTTTCTTGATGCCCTTGGGGTTGCTCTCCGAGTACTTCATGTTGTCAGGGATGTTCTCGAATATGACATCCTCAATCTCTGCGTTCTTCTCGAACATGTCGTTCTTGACGTCGGCGGCCCGTGTAATGTAGTCCGTGATTGTCTTCTTGTCATCCTCGTTGTTCGCCAAGTCGAGGTTCGTGATTGGCTTGGTGAACCGAATCTCGATGCCAGCGTCAAACAACGCCCGCTTCACCTCTGGGATGAGCCTGGCCGCATAGAGGTTGGTGATGATGTCCAGGGCGTAGGTGTCTGCCTTTGGCGGCGTGTTCTCCTTTGGCTTTCCACCCTTCTTGAGGTACTCGAAGTCAGCAGATTTGCCGAACATCTTCCCAAAGAAGGACTTGAGCGCACCCTCAATCTTCTTCTCGCGCTTCTTCTTGTCCTCGACATCGGCGAAGCCGTTGAACAAGCCAAGCCTCTCTGCGATCATCTTGAACTCGTCTGCCACATTGTCGTACATGAACTCAGAGAATTCCCGCTTCATGTTCTTGAGCGATTCCTTGCAGGTGGAGTTGATGTCTGTCTTGACCCTGGCGGCGTCGTTGATTACGGTCTTGAGGTTGTCGTACTGATTGTTGATTTCGTTCTGTTCTTCTGACATTTGGTGTTTTCCTTTCAATTAGAAATCTGTGTATATTGGCTTCACTATGTATATCCCCTTTGCCTCTGACTTTATGCTTTGGCTTTTGTTCCTGTCCTCGGCGAATTCGTTTGCGATTCCTTCGTCCCGAAACACCCCAATTACCTCATGGTTTCCACTGATGTGGTTGATGAATTGCACCGAATACAATTTGTTGATGTTGTCCATTATCCAAGATGCCTTTCGTTTGAAAGATGCCTTTCGTTTGATGGTTCAATTATACGCCATCCAGTTTGACGAATCTGAGGCACACGCCAGCTTCCTTGAACATTTGGCTGGTGAGTTCTGTGCTTTCCTTCCACCGCTCCGGTATCTCGGCATCTGGGACATACACGAACTTAATTCCACTTTGGATAATCAAGGCGGCGCAATGGGCGCAAGGTGGCATCTTGGTGACATAGATGGAGCAGCCATTCAGATTCTGCTTTGCGAACATTATGGCGTTTTCCTCAGCATGCAGAATCATCTTGTACTTGGTTGCCCTGTCTCCCAGTCGGTCGTTGGTATCCTGCACCCCAACAGGCAGCCCATTGAACCCCGTGGAGATGACCCTGTTCTGGGAATCCACTATCACAGCCCCAATTTGGGAAGACGGGTCCTTGCTCCAAGACGCAACCAAGTACGCCATGTCAAAGAACCGCTTCTGCCATTTCGTAGCCAGTTCAGCCATTGTCCAATCCCCCAATCTTGAGCAGATCTGAAAGCGAGGAATTGGTCTCCTTCATCAAGTTGGACAAGTCCGACACGGCAGAATACAATGCCATCTCCTGCTCCACAGTGAACTTCTTGGTCTCGCCATCGACGCAATCGTAGATGCGGTCGTCGTCGAACACGCCTGCCCTTTCTGCCTCATCGCGATCCCTTGCCATCTCGGCCAGTTCATCCTCGGGCAAGTCCTTCAATATGCCCTCTATGTCGTCTACTTGATATGCCATTGGTTTTCTCCTTTTGCTATATTATACCACTTCGCGGTCAAATGGTAAATATATCCAAACATCAACATTCATCTTCATCATCACCATGGTATACGACGCACAGACATACAAGGTTTTCCACCAACTCACTGAGAATGGGCAGTTCCACTATTTCGCAATGCTTGAACACAAGGCAGACGAACTCTTGTTCAAGAAAAAGCACTTTTTCCTGTATTGGTGGTAGAGGTTCCGCAATTGGGTGAGGACTGGGGATTCAGAATGGATTGGACCAGAATACCCAGACGAGAAGCAGTACCAAGATGGCTTTTCCTACTCAGAATCCTGATTTGTGGTTACAACTACGCAAGTGATCCACTACCTTTTGCAGGTTGTCGGCGTCCTCTTTGCGCAGAATCACCTCGTCGAACGCGCCATATCGGCTCTTGTGGCCGAATACATACTTCACGGCATGCCAAAGCCTCTTCCAAAAGCCCATGTAGTTGGCGAGATGCACCGACACATACACCTCGTTGTCCTCGTCGTCCCATCGTACAATCAACTGGTGCTCTACTGACGAGCAATCGCAAAGCAACAGAATCTCGTTGTCGTTCTTCATGTCTGTCATCCTTCGTGCATGTTCCAGGTCATCGTTGCTTCCTTCAAGTCCCTCCATGTGATTCTTTTGCCATTCAGGAAGTCGTATATCTCGCCGCGCATCTTGTCCTTCTCGGAAAGATACTTGTCGTCAATCTTCATGAACTCCAGGAACTTGGGGTCGTTGGGGTTGACCTTGCCCAGATTCACCAGATTGCGCAGAAGAACCTCGCACAACCTGTCGAATGTCCAGGACTCGGTGTCGAACTCCTCGGTTTGATCTATTGAATCGCCATAGGGCATCTGATTGTCGTCAGCATGGACGAAGAACCTGGCCACCTTGGACTTAATCACATCCAGGTTGGTCATGATGCCTGCCTCGGTCCTCAAGTCTCTGAGGAACTTCCCAACATAGTCTGGCATAGGCTCGTAGTGTCCAAACTCCCCGGTCTTTGGATCCCGCTTGTTCGACCGGATGAACCTATCCACCTTGCACTTCGCAGACTTTGACGATTCGCGCAACTCCCACCTGGAGACATCCAGTATGTCCGAGACGCCATCTATTATGTTGTTGAACTTGGATATGGCGTTGGTGCCGAACAGCACTTCTTCCTTTTTCTTGCCATTGCAGACATAGTGGCAGTTGTTGGCGTCCCACTCCCCCAGAAGCCTACCCCAACGCTCAATGGCCTCCTTCTTGTCATCCTTGTCCCACAGGTCGTATACCCAAATGGGCCCGAACGAGCCGAACTTGATCTCGTCCTCGTGCCACTCAGGTTGCTTTGCTACGGACCTCGCGACAGATTTGACCTCCTCGTTGTAGGACTTCCTGCCATATGCCTCGATGATGGCGTCCATTATGTCGGCCTTCGTGATGTTGAAGAACTCGAACAGCTCGTTCTGAGCAAGAACGAAGCTCGATGAACTTGAATTCGAAACATAGTCTGTGCGTATCTTCATTTGTGAATCCTTTCCAGCCAGTTGATGATGTCCTTTGGACGACTTGGCGAATGGTCGTCTACAATCCAGCAGGAGATGCGTTCACCCCGCTTCTTGGGAATGTCCTCCAACTCCATCTTCTCTCCCTTTGAACAACCACCCCAATCAGATGCGTCGTAGACGAACTCAGTGGCCCAATCGTCGCTCCTCCACTTGCGAACTTTCCATATGGTCACATTGTCAGAATATGTGTCAATCACAATGGGGGTTGGGCGCATGTCGAAGTCCATCATCAACTCTGGCGTCAACTTGAACACATAGTCTCCATCGCAAATGTTGGGGAACACGACGAAGAACGCCTCGCCATCCTCCAGGTTGTCGAAGTCCTCTATAGTCAATCTATAGCCATCCCTGGGCGTATACTTCGACCCAAGCACCATGAAAGAGCTTGAACTGGAGTTTGAAACGAAGTCAGAGCGAATCTTCATCGGAAGCAAATCCCCATTTGGTCAGTATAATCCCCCAGGAGCTTCAACGAACCATCAGGCTCCAGAACCATGATGTCGTTGAACTTGTCCGAGTCAGTTATCGTCTCATTTCCAACACCCGTGTAGATGGACACTTGAGCATGGCCGGAAAGACCCGGAGTGTTCTCTGCCTTGACTGCCACGACTTGCGTTGCTGTGCAAGCATCCTCGTATCTATCCCGAAACAGAATTGTTTTCCCCACCAGGAAACTCAGCTTCGCTGCAACACCCCTTGTGTCAATGCCAATCTTCTCAATACCCATATCAATACTCATAGTCAACCTCCACTTCCTTCAACAGATCCTTCAAGTCGTCAGTCATGTCGTCCCACTTCACGATGCGTTCCAACTCCCAACTAGTGGGTGGCGCATATGTATCGCGCATTCTCTTCACAGCATCCTCGGGAACACCATGTATGTTCTGAAACTGGGTCTTCATGTGGATGAACACCACATTGTAGCCATGTTCATCTGCCAGGTGGAAGTAGACCTTCCTGTCTGCCCTCTTGACATTCGTGTTGGACACAATCAAGTTCTGCCCCTTGTTCATGACCATCGTGGCTTGATCACAACACCACTTGTGCGCCTTCCAAAGCAACTTGGGGTCGAATGCATACTGCCCATTGCCCCGAATGTACCAGAACTCGTCGGCCTCGCAAATCTCGGCGATTGGGGAGATGTACATCGGCGCAACCTCCTGAATCCTCTGCGCCAAGGTGGACTTGCCAGAGCCAGCTGCCCCAGTTATGATGAAGATGTACTTTGAGTTATCCATTGTCAATAATCCCACTTGAAATATGTGTCCCTGCCAGTCTGACGGCCATCTTGCCACGCATCTTCTATAATGTCGGAAATGTCGTCCTTAAGTGCTTCTCTGTTTTCAACAATGCCATACTTGTCCAGAATAGCATCAAGTTTCTTCATCCACTCATCCATTGCCAGACTTCCTTTCAATCTTCAATGCCTGTTTTACCAGCTCTTCCATGTCCTTCTCGAACTTGTATATTTCCACCTTGGACAACCAACCTTCGGAAATCCCATCCATGCAGTCGCGATAACAGCACTCTAAACGCAAGGAACCGAATTCCTTGACTCGCTTCTTCATGGCAAGGAGTGTTTTGTGCAATTCCTTGTTATCCATTATACGCCTTTCTGAGATTGTCTCCAACCTCGTCAGCAAGGGCTTTCATCTTCTTGTAGATGTCATCGCACATGGTATGGTTGCTCTCCATGGTGACTTGCTGAAGTTCCTCCATGAAGGAATTCCAAGCCTTGCAAGCCCTCTGAGCCCGCATCTTCACCCTAGCCTGGTCAATCCTGTGGTATGTCATAATCAATCGCCTTCTTTGATACTTACAACACCTATATTATACCATATTGAAGGATGGTCTGTCAATAGACCACTCACAACGAATTCGTCTTGCCATTCAACCGCTTTTCCAGTGCGTCGAACACAATGAGCAAGGCGTTCAGGTCATCTTTCAATGGCTCGATGTAGGGCAGGAGGTTGGGGAGATTCACCCAGCGCTTCTCCTTGGGATTGAAGAACAACAGACCCTTGTCGTCATCCCCAGCATACTTCATGTTGAGGGAATCGCCAATGTAGATGTTGATGTCTGTCCCGAAGATGTAGATCAACTTGGCGACATTGGAGAACTGAAATTCTGTGAAGTAGTGGAGCTTCGGAAGCCAGACCTTCGTGATCCAGGCATTCACCTTCTTCTCGTCCACACCCATCTTGATGAACTTGTCGTGCAGCTTGCGCATCAGGCGAATCGAGAACTGCCCGCAACCGGCACAAGCATCACAAGTCGTGGATGTCAAGGTCAGATTCGGAATCTCCGGCTCAAGCATCTCGTCAACCAACCAAAGGGGCGTACATACCCAGCCAAAATCCTTGAATTGCTGTTTGGTCGTCTTTTGTTGTTGATCATCCCCACGCTCGAAGTGTGGCGTGGACAAGTCAAGGTGAGTCAAGCCAGTGACTTCCTTAAAGCGAGATTCTGTGGTTGCGATGTCCATTTGCTTGTAAATAGGCAATTCATTCAATGCGAATGAATTGCCCATTCTAAGTATGGTTTAGTTCAACGAACCACCCTTCGTTCGGTTGCACTTCTTACAAAGCATTTGGAGGTTTTCCTGAACCGTCTTGCCGCCGTTCCACCAAGGCACGATGTGGTCGCCCTCCATTTCACCAATCAAAAAGTGCTTTCCGCAAACGGGGCAAATTCCCTTTTGCTGCTCATATGCAGTGGTTTTCTGGGCAACGGAGAATTGGCGACGAGAGAGTTCACGAGCCACATCTTCACTTTCACCAGACAAGACATACTCATAGATGCCTTTCTTGTCGGTAATCTCCTCATTCGCCATGTGCTTGGCAACGAGTTCTTCCAACTTTGTCGGGTTATACTTGTTTTTGCCATACTTTGCAACCATTTTGCCCCAATTGACCCCCTTCATTGACGGGCGATAGTTCGGGAAAAGATACTTCACCCACTCAAGTACTGCCGTGTAGTATTTTTGGAGTTCCTCCGAATTCATATCGTTCTGGTGCTTTGCCATGTAATTGCAAATGCGAGTGTCAAAGTCCTCCTCTGGGATTGCACTTGTAATCCAATCAAGCGCTGTCTCCAAGAAGTCCTGGCGAATTGTATTGCCAGTCACATAGTCTTCTCCAAGCAAGTATGCTGCGCAATTTCGCTTGGAGAAATACTTTTTTGCATCCTCAAGCCAAGTTCCAGTGTAGACAGAGTTGCGAAGCTCCTGGTCAGTCAACTTTTCGCCAGCAATGTTGATGGTCTTGAACCAATCGTGTCGATCTTGCAGTGTTCCACCCTTGCACACAAAGATGAAAAGCTCGTAGTCAAGGATGTCGTTCGCCAGTTCAGGACAACTTGCCTGAATGTTATGGAAATACATCGGCTTGCCGTTCACAAGCACCGTGTAGTCACCATTGATGAATGTGCAAATTGAGAGACTGCGCTGCTGTCCATCCAACAACTCGTAGGTGCCGTTTTCAAGCTCGGCCCAATATACACTGCCAAGCGGAAATCCCTTCATCACAGAGGCAATCACCGCCTTCTTTTCCTTTTCCTTGTAAACAAACTCGCGCTGATATGCGGGCCGAATGTCAAGTTTTCCATCGAAGCCGACGACGCCAAGTTCCCCATTGTCCTTGAAGCCGTTAGTTAGCTCACGAATTGTGACTACCTTGCGCTCGATTTGCATTTTTTTCATTTTTTGTGTTCTTTCTTTTGTTTGAGGAGTTCAGGCGTCCTCTTTTCCTTGAAGGAGAACAATCCCCCTCAAAACATTGATATTATATCATAATTTGTTTAATGATGTAAAGCCCCCTTGGACTAGTTTTTGAAAAACATGTCAAATGATACCTCGTTCGATTCAGACTTTCCGTCGTTTGGCTTTCTCGGCATCTTGTTTTTAATGAAAATTATAGCTGACTTCCGCTGTCCATTCAAATAGGGTCGGTCATAGTGCTTGAATCCATCCACATACAAGTTTTCCACACCAGGAATCCCAGTAAGCCCAAGAATCTCAAACTGTTGGGGACAAAATTTTCCAACAAATGTTATGGGAACGCCCATCACGCCATCATAGTCACAGGGAATATCACAAACCTTCTGAACTTTGATGCAATTGAAGTTGTCATACTTTGGATAGTGTCTCTCGGAATACTCTCTGAACAAAACCATCTTTTCCTCGCGCTTGCGATGTGTAATGTTGGTGTACCATACCGAATTCACCTTCACGAGTTTTCCCGAGGGGTCAACAAATTGGGCAGAATCTCTAGGAGATACACCCCACCACAGTTTGTTGTTGAGGAACAACGGAAATATCTTGGTATAAGATATGGCAAGCGCCGAACCGATGATTATGAACGACTTTCCATAATCAATCAATGTCTGAAGATACTCCTTGAAAATTGGGAACGGCGGATTTGTCACAACAATGTCGGCTTGACGAATAAGCTCCAACCCCTCCTTGGAATCATAAGACCCATTTCCTTCAAGTTCAGTAGCCCTCGTCACTCCTCCAGGAAGCACTTCATACTTCATTGCGCGGCCATTTGGGTTGTATGAGGTGCAAATCAGACGAGTCAATCCAAACACATCAAAATTCATCTTGAAATACTGATAGAAGTTTGAATCCTCGTCGTCACCGCAATTGCACAATATAGTCTTTCCCTTGAAATGTGGTCGATAGTTCTTCAACTCCACCTCAATGTCAGGCAATCTCGTAACGAAATCACCGCGCTTTAACCTTCTTGCCTCACACAACTTTGTGTTTTTCTGCATTTTTTTCCTTATCTTGAGGAACTCAGGTATCCTCATTGACCTTGAGGTAGAACAATCTCCTCAAACCAATGATATTATAGCAAAAAATTTTTGCTGTGTAAAGGGGGTTGGCGAGAAAAATCACTTCTACCTTATTCGTATAAGTAGACGAGGATACATTCTGCGACCCTCGAGATATGGTCTATCATACTTTGTGCATCCAGGCAAGTACAGCTCTTTGAGTTCAGAATAGTTTCCGGTTATGCCAACAATCTCAAATTGACTTGGATTATACTTATCCAAAAAAGTAATCGGAACACCCATGACACTCATATAGTCTTTGGGAATCAATGCCGTCCTCTTAACATTTATGGCAGCATAGTTGTCAAACATAGGATACTCGCTCGTAATGTATGATTCAACCAATTTCAATTCTTTATGGCGTTTACCGTGGTCGAGGTTGGTAAACCAGCAAGCATTAACATTCCATAATTCACCAGACGGTAATAGAAAATCCATGCTCCTTTTTCCACAGCCCATCCATATCTTGTTGTCTCGAATTAGGGGAAATATTTCTTTGTATGTGATGGCGTTCACATTCCCAATAATTAGAAATTTCTTGTTATACCTCATCAAAGTGCTAAAATAGTCTCGAAATAGACTGAAAGGTGGATTAGTCACCACTATATCCGCTTCCTCCAAAAACGCCAAGCATTCTGGAGAATTGTATGAACCATTTCCCTCAAGCTCAACTACACCTGTATTGCTATATAGTGTCAACTCCAGCTTGATACCACGTGCGTTCTCCTTATAGCCGGTGCATATGAGCTTTTTCAATCCCAGGCGTTTGAAATTCAAAATGAAATATCGTGTAAAATTAGATACTCTTGGATCGTCACAATTACAATACACGACTTTGTTTAGAAAGTGAGATGTGTAATTGCTCATCTCAGAATCTATATCATCAAACAAAGTATAGAACTCATCATTCTTCGCCTTTTTCGCCTTGTTCAAATTATTGTTTTTCCTCTTCATGATGCAAACACACCTCATTTACTATATATTATACAAGAATCAACGATGTGTGTAAAGCCCCAAGTAAAAGTCAAATAAAATTTGTAAATTCTATTTAACGCGCATTCATAAAAGTGTATAATTTCTTTAGTCATACTCAATACCTCGAATATTGTTTGTGATTAGATGCTTCAAGAAACGCCAATTCCTTGGAGCATCGTTCTTTTCTATTTACAATTATACAAAAATTAAAACGGTCTTAAAATACACTTAATAAATTGCTTCCAATTATTTTCAAACTTTAATATATCATCAACAGATAATCCTTCATCAACTAGTTTTTTCGTCGTTGGATTTTCCATAATACCAATTTTTACATCACCACTAGTTTATGGGTCATTAGCAATTTTAGCCATGGTTCGCGCATGTTCTTTGTGTTTGTCTTTCAATAAATTGAATTTATTTGCCGCAATTGTTAACCACACACTAAAGACACAACATCCTCCACACACAAGACCATTTATTACATTACCTATTATTATTTCTTTCATTTGAGCACTCCTATTATGGGAATATAGTATTTCATATACTCCCATGCAATAACAAACACAACGAGTCAACCCACCTTGTGGTATTTTTCCATCATCTCTTTCTTGGCAAACAACACCACAGCAACATCCTTAAAATGTCCCCGGACGCCCAATGGGGGGTCAGTGTCGAGACATTCAAGACAATATCGGGAACCAACATCGGATTTGACGATGTACTTCAAGTCGGAACCTTCCTCCGACACGATGTCTCCAACCTTGAACTTGCTTTCCATTTTAACCTCCTTGTTTAGTTGCCGACCTTGCGCCACTTCTCCGCAAACCCCTTCTTGGGGGTGGCAATTGCTGAATGTATCCCCAGCTTGGGATCAATCTCCGTGGACTTGAGGCGAAACCAGAAGTCGTCCTCTCCCCCAGATTTGGTACTTCGTGTCCGAACCTTCGGGCGTCACGATGTCGCCCACCTTGATTTCATTTTCCATTTGTTGTCTCTCCTTGTATTTGTTGTTAAAAGTCAACCACCCTTCTTGAGGATCTCGTTCTTGATGTCCAGCAGGGACTTCCCATTGAAGCTCCAGAACCTCAGGCAATTCCCCACATTCCTTCCAGCAATCTTGTTCGTCAAATTCTTGAGGTTGCCAATGCTGCCATTGACCTTGATCCCGTCAACATCGTTCGTGGTGGTTGCGACTATCGACTCGTCGGCAATGTACTCCAACTGTCCCCCAACCGGAACCCCAAGTCTGCTGAACGGGAACCAGTTCTTGGGATACTTCTTCGTGGCTGTCTTCTTGGTGGCTGCCGTAGCGACCTTCTTTGGAGGAACAGAGGTTGTTCCCGCAGACACTGAACCATCCACCACAGGAACCTCCACCTTGTCGCCAAATGGCATTTCCACTGATATCTGCTTCGTTGGAATCTTCGGTTTCTCATCCTCATTCTTGGCGTTCTCATGACGGCTGTCATCCCCACCTGGAACCTTGTTCAGAACCCCAGACTCAACCAGGAACCTGTCGTTGACGACATATGCCTCCATCGCAAGCGCAGCTTCCCTGGTTCTGAAGAACTCAAGTATCGTGGTGTTGAGTTCCACGCCAGCGTCCTGGTACTTCCGAATCTCGTCACCAGAGCCATGGTAGTCGTCGTCAAGATCCAGTGTCGAGTGGATGCCGATGTAGATTTCCCCCTTGGGCGTAGTGGTGATGTAGAGATAGTGGTACAGACCACCGACTCCCTTTACTGGCGACTGATGGACAGTCCATGGATTCTCCTCTGGAAACTGAGACAACCACCAGTTCCTGTAGATTTCGCGTTCGCCCATGTGGGGGCAGAGACCCTTGAGATCCCTTCTGTACTTTGCGTAGTTCGTTGTGTTGAATGGTGACATTATGTACTTCCTTCCGTATTAAGATATGCAAATTTCATATTTGTGTTTGCCAATCTTCTTGGCATACACCATTCCCTTGATACTTTTCAAAGTTTTCAAGGTCTCGTCGTTGGTTTCATCTGACTCCAACACCATGGATGTCAAATCCAAGGTTTCAATCTTCTTGAATGGTCCGTATTTCCGATTGAAGTCTTTATCCAAATGATATACCCAAATGCTCATTCCTCTACTTGGGCGAACCACCTTCAATTCAATTGACTTTGGATTGTTTGATGCAAGTATCACGACTTTCTTGTACCCGCGTTCCTTCAATATGGACAGACATTTGTCCTTATTCTTTGCAAGTGTCTTGAATATCTGAAGAGTACCATCGTTGGTTTTTCCAACCTGAATAAACAGTTCCTTGTTCAGCATGTCTTTTACTTTTTTGTTGTCCATGTCAACTCCGTGTTCAGTCCTGCATGTTTTTGAAACACTAAACCCAAATTTCTTGAATCGTTTCCCCTCCTTCATGAACCAATCACCATGTGCATCGTATTTACTGTCATCAAAGTGTTGTGGGAAATTGACATAATCGCATATGTGAATCATTTCATGCAGAATCGTCTCCATCCAATTGTGTATCGTAAGCGTGAATATGCCATTCAATACAAGTTTCTTGACAGTAATTTCTCTAGTAATCGCATCCCTTTCAGCAAAAGTTAATCCAACAAATCCACCCCTTATCTGATTTGCCACCTCAAACTTAATTTCATTCTCGCTCGGAAGACAACCAAAGAAGAATTCCTTGTTCATCTTGTTGTAGACAACCTTCATGAATTCCACTGTTGGGGTGAACTTCTCGTCAGACACATCCTTGTTGAAGGAAGCATTGATGGACTCCATATCAGATGGGGTCTTGCTTGCTTCTGTTATCAACCTAATCCATTTCATGTTTCAATTATACTCCCATATTGGGGATTTCGGAAATACCACTGAAGTCCATCTTGTCCAAGTCCTCGGGGAACAGGACATTTGGATGCCGCTCCCTGTCTGAAAGTCCATCTATCCGTTCAAGCTCCCTGCAGAACGCATCATATGCCTTTGCGAAGTCGAAGTTACCATGCGCAGAACCATCCACGAGATAGCCACCATCAACCTTGAAGCCGAACTGGGATTCGACCTTTGCGAACGCATGCTCAATGACTTCCCTGTCCGCATCCAACAAGTTGCATATACTGTTGTGGAGGCGGCTCCTTCTCATGCCATAGTCGCAATGTTCGGCGTAGCTCAGCTCGTCTATTGGCAGAAGTCTGAGTCTGCAATATTGGTGGGCTGTGTGGAACAGCACTTCTCGCTTCCAATCAGGCATTGTCACCATCCTCCTTCATTGTCGTTTCCATTATGAAATGAGCTTCCTCAATGTCTCTATCACCTCAGGGGTGATGTTCGTCTGACCATCCTTCGAGTCATCTATCTGAATGAAATATCCAAGAACATCCCCATTCTGGGACGCCCTTATGCGCTCTATCGACGAGATGTACCCGACGAGACTCCAATCGAATAGATGTTGAACCAACTCGTCCTCGTCCTTCGCGATCCTGCCATCCCACCTGTCAACGAAGTCTGCGGATACAATGCGAATGTATGGAAATCCGGAACCATCGTGGAACGCCTCGTTAGCAATGTCGTTTTCGACCAATTCGATGATGTCCTTAGAAGATAGATATATGTCGTGAATGTCAGACATTGGCATCATCGTCCTTCCTTGCCGAATATGCGGCGACTACCATCAATCCAGACACAACTGTGGTTGCGGTGTGGCACAGAACCCTCCCAACAAGTGGGACATTGGGATCAGACGCAATCCACCTAATCCCAAATGCGAAGAAGCATATTGCGAATAGAACAATGCAAATGGACTTCATGCCTTGCTCTCCTTCTCCAACTGCTTCGTGAACAGGTCAGCAAGCTCGTTCAAGTCCCTATATGGGTCGTTGGTGGGGTGGATATGGTATCTGCGCTCGTACTCTTCGCAGGAAGTCCTCAATGCATCCTCCACCTGCTTCCTCGTCAAGCCATATTCCTTCGCAACCTCGCCATGCACCCGAATCCTGGTTTCGTCCGCGAACTCAAACAAGTCGTTCTCGAAATCCCTCACCGAGCATGGGTCAAGGACAATGGAGGCATATTGGTATGGAAGGTCCCGTCTCACTTCGAAACCTTTCTGAGGATGTTCCTGCCCTTGCGAGTGATCTTGTATTCAAACTTCTCGTTGTAGTCGAGGATATCGTGGTAGAGCATCTGGGCGAACAGAGTGGAATTGCTCTTCTTGTGGTTGCCCCAGACCCCAAACTGGATGTCAGAACGCTTGCATCCGGGGTGCTTCTCCACGAACCTCAGAACCTTGACATATACCCTGTCCTTGGTTGGGGACGAGAAGTTGTAGGTGTGGTAATCCCAAGCTCCATGATATGGGTGGTTGTCGATGTAATTGGGTATGTTCACATGGCGCATATTTGTCCTCCTTTGCTTTGTTTGCCATTATTATAACATATTGTGGGTCAAATTGTCAAGTGGTTCAAATCGACCTTCCGTGGATGGTTGAATCTATAGAATCCCACAAGATGGTGGGTTCGTCCTGGTCGTCTTTCTCCAACGATATCATCAGAAGGTCAGACGCCTTGTATATGCAATTCCTCAACATCGTTACCTTGTTTGGTATATATGTTGACTTGATGTACGAAGTCCTTTCCACCGTAAAGAACACAGGTGGGACAGAAAGCCACTTCTCGTAGCCCTCGGGTGGACAGGGTAAATATGGTCTTGCCACCTTCACCATGTCGTAGTTGAGTGGCAAGTATTTGACAGCATCTTGGGAATCCCCAACCTTGATGACATCCTGGCAATATTCAACCCAGCTCTTGATGCCCTTCCACCGAGACGAATCCATTGTCCTGCCACCTATGCAATCGTCGTTGTAGTTGTACATTGAAAACTGCTTCATCAACTCTGGGGATGGGTGGCCGCTTCCAAGAAGTGAACACGGAGGCATCCACTCGCCACTTGGGGCCTTCAACCCAGACTTCACATACAACGAGGTAAGCTTTGGCTTCTTCTCCACAGTAACGCAAGAGACCTCCTTGAAGCCATATTCAACAGTTCCATCGTCCATTGCGAACTGAACTGGCCACATGCCAGTCTCGTCTGAGGTTTTTCTCGTGTTGAACTTGAATGTGTGTATCCTCCTTGTGAACACATCGCCAGAATCAGACGAGAACATGAAGTCCAGGTTCTTTGGATAGAGCTTTACCCAAAGCGACTTCAGGATATCACGCATCAGATGATCCTTCACATATATCCCCTCAGTGAGGAATTGGATTTGCTTGATTCGCCTTTGCTTTGACATACGCCCATATTATACCACAAACCGCGCCAATTATAAAGGCGCGTTGTTGAGGCATACAAGAAGAGCCAGGGGAAATTGTGGATTGTATAGTTGATTCAATTTAACAGATTGAGAAGTATCAATCCACTCACCACTGGCTACATTCTAATTATACAACAAATTGGTCTGCGTGTAAAGCTTCAATTTCAGATGGACATGTTCTCAATGTCCTCCACCATGGACTTCAGCTTGCCAGCCTTGTACATGGAGATTATGTCAAAGATGTTGTTCGACCAGCCCGAGACATTGAGCAGCTTGAGGTTGGGGTTGAACACGGAGGTGCCACTCTGGCCCCTGATGTTGCAGCACACCGTAAGGCAATTGGGGTTGATCTTCCTGAATTCCTTGAACAAGTCCTGGAACTTGACTCTGGATGTGCTGGTGCAGTCCCAACCACCCTCGCCACCATCGCCAATCTCCATGTCAGAGAACACGATGAAGTTGTCGATGTGCTTCTTCTCCTTGATGACATTCTTGAGGAACTCGTATAGTCCATTCTCGGTCGCTCCACCACACTTGTCGCCCTCGTCGTAAGTGTGCTTGTTGAACTCAAGCAGACCAATGCCCCTGTCCATTGCAGGAGAGATTAGCCTGTCTCCGAACATGCCAATGTAGACATCCTTCTGCTTGAACGCCACGATGGAGCCGAAGAGATTGCCAATGTGCGCCGTATTGACGCTGCTCCAAGGCGAGACGCCCGAAGATGCCCAAGAATCCCCCCTCACAGAGCCAGAGTGGTCGATGAGGACAGCGCAGTTGCCCTCCAGGTCAGGGACATTCTCGCAGGCGATGTTCATCGCCTGTTCAAGTGCCTTTGACACCTTGGACTTCAGCTCAGAGAGCTTGCTTGCGGTCATGTTGGAGGATTTCGCTTCGTCTGACTCGAACTTAATCTTCGTGTCGGTTTCGTCCCCATTAATGTAGTCAGACATCTCCAACTTGTTCACAGCATCGTATGCAGACATGAACCTGAATGGCAGGAGCCTGCTGTTCACAACCTTGTCGTGGTTCGTGAGCTGCTTGGTTGCCTCGTCAATCAAGTCAGGAGCATAGAGCATGATGTTCCTGAGGTTGCGGAGCAGGTTCATTATTGGCATTCCCTTCTCAAGCACAGCCTTGATTGCGTCGTGCTTCGCCAGAACCAGCTCCTGCTCGTTGCTTGCGTTCTGGCCCGTAGCTGCCATCTCCTTCTCCAGAATCTTGGAGTCGTATGTCCCATCAAGGGACTCCCCATGCATCAGGCGGCGATATGCCTCCCTGTTCTTGTCAGTTGGGGTTGGATGGAGCAGATTCACGATGTCCACCAAGGACAGGTACTTGCCCTTCATCTTGTACTTGTCAATCTGATATGGCGAGAGATTGGAAAGCACAGTGCCAAAGCCCCTCTTCATGGCGTTGGGTACCTTGCGAATCTTGCCATCGGTGGCATTCATCTTGGCATAGCAAGACAGAATCTCGGAAATGTCGTCTGGCCGAAGGACAATATGCTCGTAGAAGGACTTGAGCCAGGTTGGGTGCGTGGAGTCCTTACAGACCAATGCAGCAAGAAGATGGCTCACCGAGCGGAGGTTTCCCTTCGTCCTGGCATAGAGGGCCAACTTCGCAGTGAACTCGTAGCCACACTTTTGGGCAAGCTCAACGATGTTCTGCGTCAACTGATTCTCGGTGACATAGTATGCGTCAGTGAGGAAAGTGGTCATGACCATGGAAGTCAAGGCTTCCTTGTCAGACAGAACATATGCGTCCTCGCCCATGAAGTTCTGCTCCATTTGTGCGCCAGCCTTCTTCTCGTTGAACTTGCTCATCTACTGTGCCTTTCCTTTCTATACATCAAGAATGTTGCGAGGGAAAGTCTGTGAAAGTCTGTTTAGTGCGAATTTCCTATTTGCGTTAGAAGTAACTTCCACATCACCACTCGCAACATCCTAATTATACATCAAACCCCAAATGTTGTAAAGGGGTTTCTGCTTACATTTGCGTCTGTACTGGCATTGGCTTCACTGGGGTGTTGACGACGCCAGAGAGGGAGAGCAACTGGCCCGCTGCAGACGCACCATTTTTCATCGTCTCAATCACGGCGGCAGCCGAATCAACGATGCCCTTCTCCATCAAGTCAATCATCTCGCCAGTGCCCAGATCCACGCACCTGGTCCAAGCAGAAATCGGAATCTTGTATGCCTCCGTTTCCTTGTGGGTAAGATGTTCCTCCCTGTTGGCTGCCTGAACCACACCAAGCGCGTAGTGGGCGTTCTGCTTGCCAGAATTGCCACACACCGTGAGGAATGGCTTGCTCAAGGCGTCTGCGAACACTCGGAATCCTGAAGCCTCCTCGGATGTCAGCTCTGCAATGTGCTCTGCAAGCCACGCATACAGTTCGTCCTGAATCGTGAGGTATGTCAAGCCACATCCAGGGACGATTCCATGCTTCTGGGAACTTGATACGCTTGCAAAAGCGTCATCCACCAAGTCCTTCTTCTCGTGCATCTCAGCCTCGGTCGCTCCACCAACAGATATGATGCCGATTCCAGACACCATGCGGGCCTTCCTCGTCTTGTTGATGTTGCGATCATAGTCAGTGGCCTTCTCGTCGGCAAGCTCAGACTCAATCTCGGCAACCCTCTTGTCGAACCTGTCCTTGACTATAACAGATGGGTCGGCTATGATGGAGGTGGATTCCGAGGTCACAATCACCTGCTTTGCAGAACCAAGGATTGTCATGTCTGAACAGACACTCTCAAGCGTCAACCCGGTCTCAGGTGAGATTACCTTGCCACCCGTTACTACTGCCAAGTCCTCCATCATCTTCGTGCGCCACTCGCCATAGTTCGGTCCAAGGATTGCGCAAATTGGCAGACCGCGAATCTTGTTCACGATGAAGGTGTTGAGGATGTCTGGGTCGTAGTTCTCTGCCACCACCAATATCGGGCGGTTCAACTTGCTCAATGCCTCGAATGGCTTGAGAAGCTCGCCAAGCACCGACAGCCTCTTGTTGACAAGCAAGATGATTGGATTGTCAAGCACAGCCTCCCCATGCTCGTTGGTTGCGAAGTAGGGGGACTCGAAGCCACGGTCGATGGTCATGCCATACACAATCTTGGAAGTCGTCTTGTCTGTGTTGGAAAGCTCGACTCGCGCCATTCCATCCTTGCCAATCTTGGAGAACACATCGGTGAGGATCTTCGCAATCTCGTCGGAGCCATTGGCAGAGACCTTCGCCACATTGTAGATGTCCTGGTCAGTCTTGACTGGGGTGGACAAGTTCTCAGCAACCAGCTTTTGCGCGAGTTCGCTGGCCTTGTTGATGCCCTTCCTGAGCAAGTTGCCATTTACCCCGGCTGTGAGGAATGTATGCCCCTGTTGGAAGATCTCGTTCGCCAAGATGCAGGTGGCGGTCGTTCCATCGCCAGCCTTCCTGTTCGTCTCGTCTGATGCTGACCTAATCACGCTCAACGCGATGAAGTCTGACTCGGTCTCTGGCTCTGTCATCGAGCGCAAGACGGAGATTCCGTCCTTCGTCACCCTGGCAGTCTTGCCATTGAGCAGGAACACATTGTGCCCATATGGACCAGCGGTCTGAGCCACTATGTCCGAAATCTTCTGCGCCGACTTCTTGACGCCAAGCAACACTTCCTCGGTATTGCCATGAATCTGTGTAGAATAGTTGTTGTTATCCATTGTTGTCGTAAACCTTTCCATGTGTTGTAATTATACGAAAACCACATTTGCTCCACAAATGGTAAATAGAGTCAAATGCGACAAAGACACAAAGGACTTTGAGATAACAGGATGTCAGACGATAGCAAGAGATATACATTGACCCTTGATTCGGATGGTGGATTCGGACAAGATGGAATGCCATTGTTCGAGCGGAGGAAGGTCGAGTACGACAAGCCAGTTGGGACATTGCCACACCCCAGGAAAGTCGGATTCAGATTCAATGGGTGGTTCAGGCGTCTGCCATCGTTGGTCAAGAACGAGCTTGTGGACGGCATGAAGTACCCATCCAGGAGGGACTTGACATACACCGCCATGTGGAGTGCCAACAAATCGTACACGATAACCTGGATGAATGGGGATCAAAGGGTGGACAGATGGCCCAACAAGCCCTATGGCTCCTACTATGGCAAATTGCCAGATGCAGTTCCACCAAGCGTACACTACGAGTTCGTGGGTTGGTATCTGGATTCAGAATCTGATGTCAAGGCAGACCCCATGACGATGGTCGAGTGCGACAGAACCTGGCATGCGAGGTGGAGCAGGAAACAGTACACGATATCGTTCAAGGACAGGCAGTTCAAGAACGAGTTTCCAGAAATTGTGGTTCAAGCTGGCGATGCAGTTGGTCAGCTCCCAGACCCCCGTGTGATTGGATATGTGTTGGATGGGTGGTATGTTGGGGATGTGAAGATAGACGGCGAGTACATTCCATCTGGGGATGCAGTGGCCGAAGCCAAGTGGCATCCAATTGAATATGGCATAACGTGGAATGCGGACCATTGTCAAGAAGTCCCCAAAACCGACGACTATCCCAGGAAATACACTGTGGAGTCCAACGACATAGTGCCACCACCACTGGACCAGAACCTCGTCGACGACGACTACTACTTCAACAGATGGGTTCCAGAATCAATCGCCCATGGTTCAACTGGAAACAGGATGTTCACTGCGGTCGTGGAGAAGCTGCCAGACCCACCGACATTCGTTTTGATGTTCGATGCGAACCAAGGTCAGGTTACCCCCAGCAAGCAGGATGTAGTGCAGTGGAAGGAACTGGGTGAATTGCCAATACCAGAAAGGGAGGGGCATGTGTTCCTGGGGTGGTTCGTTGGGGATCAACAGATATCAAGCGAAACCAAGTACATTTGGAGTCAGAACATAACTGCCCAGGCGCATTGGAGGCCAAACATGTATACTGTGGTATACAACGGAAACCTGGCATCGTCTGGGGACATGCCATCAGAGACCCACTATTGGGGTGAGTGGTTTGACCTGCCAAAGAACACATACGCCAGACAGTTCTCGGTGACATTCAACTGGAACGACGGGAGGGCAGAGAGCAGTCAATCTGGCTTGGCGAACGGCATGTGGCACAGCACAGACGATGGCTACATAGACTACACTCAGGACGACGATGGCAACCCAGTGTACAGAGAGGACATAACGCAGGTGTTCGTGGAGGACATGGCGTTTGCTGGGTGGTCGAGATCGCCAGTGGATGTCGTTGACGAGCATGTTGATGGGGAGAGGGTCGTGAATCTGGCGGTTGAGGATGGCGCAGTCGTCACCCTGTACGCCATGTGGGAGACGCAATACCTCGAAATGCCAGTCGCCCAGAGGAAGGGATTCATCTTCCTGGGGTGGTCGTTCGAGAGGCAAGACGACTTCCCCCACCCAGGGTACAACACCAAGGACAAGGTGAAGTCCCTGAGGATTGGAAAGACAGTTGGTCCACTCAACGACTCTGACCCAATAGCAGACAGGGAGAACTACTTGATTTGGAAGCCCAGCACCCACAGGAGGTTGAACGAGCAATACGAACTGAGTGGGATGTGGTACCCAATAGTACCAACGGTTGATCCAGACAACACCACGTCCAGAGATGAAGAAGAAGGGGAAGGGGATACAGACGCGACATTGTACGCCATGTGGTATGGAAACACGCCATATGTCCCACCAGACATCAACATCGTAATCGACGACAACCACGAGAACTTCGTCGAGGCCAGGATAGACAACAACTTCGAGAACTTCATAGACATCATAACGAACAACAATTCGTAATTGGAGGGCAACAGACATGTCAGAGATAAGGACAATAGTTGGGCAAAAGGGGGTGGAGACTGTTATACCACCATGCCCATACCAACGCGAGAACTTCACCTTCGTTGGGTGGAACACGGACAGGAACGCATCCACCGCAGAGTTCCCCAAGGACCAGGATGGGAACACCAAGGTGACTCTGGACGAGGACACGACCTTGTACGCAATATGGAAGAGAACCACTTTCAGGGTGGAGTTCGATCCAAATGGAGGGGATTCTGACGTAGACGACAAATACATCGAAACTGGGCACAGATTGGGTGGATTGCCACAGGCCGTCAGGGAAAACTACGACTTCGATGGGTGGTATTCGCAATCAATTGGTGGCACAAAGGTCTCAGAGGACACCATCGTCAACCACGACATGACATTGTTCGCCCAATGGATTGCCAGAACGCAACCAGAGCCATAGCCACCACAACCAGAACCCGAGCCTGCGCCAATCCCACCAGCACCACCACCAATTTCAACACCACCAGTAGTGGTATTCGATGTCAACGAATTGGTTCCAACAGGGAAGACGAAGAAGGTATACCACAGATGGGAGTCCCCTCCTGGCACAAAGGCGCGCTTGGAGCACTTGTCCAACGACAGAAAGACTGGGTGCAGGACATATTGGGCGCACAACACAGGGGAGCTCTACACCCATTCCATCTTCACCGACCACACATATGTGAAGACCGAAATAGTCCCAGGCAGGAACATGAGGACTGGCAGTCAGATACTGTTGTTCCAAGACTACCCACCCATCTTCGAATACCCTGCGCACGACATTCTGTGTTGGTATTTGATGAAGAGCGCGTCTCCAAAGGGAATATCGCAAGAGACTGGAATCGTCGAGACAGAGATCTCGTCCAGATTCACGCCAATAGTCAACTCCATACAAAGTCAAAGCATATTCGACTACAAGTCGATATATGTCTACATAGACATAACCTACATGCAGTCGTTCAAGTATCCTGGATTGGACAACAAGGTTTGGGGCTTCATCTTCTGGCCATTGGTGAGTCCATTGCCATGACGGTCAGAGTGAGTTGACGTCATAGGGGCCAACATGCCTCTTCCTGAACCTCATAGTGAACCTGCCATCAACAGGTGCTATATCCCACACTATGTCCGTCAAATAGCCACAGTACAACCTGGTTGGCGACACATGACCATAGGCGTGGCACCCACACCCAATCTGCCCAGTGACAGAACCCCGCATTGTCTTGACAATATCCTTCCTCAAGGTTCCATGCCCAGACAAGTTCAATATGAGCGTGTTGTCCTCACCCAAGTCGCCTATGTTGTACGAGGGGTTCGCCATGAACGAGAACTTGACCCCACCTTGATTGAACTTGAGTGTCTTGTTGCTGCCAACGCCAACAGCCAAAACCCCATTGTCATCATAGAGACTTTCAGAACACTCGTATGTTACCCTCTTGCCCCCTATCTTGTGGGTTATGTTCTCCAAACCGTTGACTTTGACAAGGGTTTCTTGATCATCCGTGTAGATGACGAACAATGTCCCCTTCAAGGTCTGTGGTTGGTACTTGCGATATCCCAGCGACTGCATGTTGTCGTAGACCCTCGGGACATACAACCTCATCGTGAAGTCATATTTGTCTATTACATGGGCGAAAGAAGCAAGGGAAACCAAGCCGGCGAACATGCCAACAACAACTGTCTTGATAATGGCGTTCATCGTATCACCTCCCCCAAATGGGCATTTGTAGATGAATCATCGTTGTTCAAGCATATTTACCATTCCGAAAAGATGACAAGTAGCAAGTTTTTCAACTATTTGCCAAATGTCATATATTGGCGTGAATGGTAAATAGCAATATGGCTATAATACAAAGCAAAGAACCAAATGGATTGAGGATAGGCAGCCTGCAGAATGTGTATGCAGAGTCTATAATTCAAGAAGGATACATGAGGGACATGATACGTAGCTATGGCACGGACATCCGCTACTTCAAGCTCAAGACCCCATATCCAGATCTGTTCAAGCCCATACTCGACACCAACAACCTGGCGATACATGCGTATGGCGAGGGCTATGTCCAGGAATGGGAGGACCCCATCAACATGATTGCGTTCCTGAAGTGGGACTCTGATGGCATCATATTGAACGCCTATGGCATCCAGCCAGACTCCAACCTCACGATGTGGCTGGATCAAACTGACTTCGCAATAGCACTCGCAAAGAAGCTCTCGCAATGGAGGGAATACAAGGTCACCGGGCATTCTGAGTTCATATTGGACTTCGACAGTGACGAGGATCTTATCAAGAACCGTGACAACATTTCCATTGAGTTCAAGACAGACCTGTTCGATGGCGTGTTGACCGCACAGATCACCGACAGAGTACTTGACCAATTGCTGATTCCACAACCTTGCGAACAGATTAAGTCGCCATTGCCAATATCCATCCCATGCGTACTCCTGGATCACGGTGGACTCAAGATTGACACCGGGCGCATCAACCCACTGCTCTACAAGGGAAACCACTACGACCCATTTGAGGACGAGATGGTGGATTGCCATCTGCATCTGGAGGTGTTCTCAGTATAGAAGGACAGAATGGGGCGCATCAAGATAATGGGTGGCATTCGGGGTGGCGTAATCTACCACGACACCACCGTGATTGGCAAGTACATCGACAAGATTCGCCCAGAGGTTGGGGACTTGATAGATGTCCCGGTCCCATCGGGCGACCCCAACAAGATTGAGGTATACAGGCAGAAGTACGAGATTGTCCAGATAGTCGAGACTGGGGCGAACGAGTCCACGATGAACCCATTCCTGCGCAAGTACATATACGAGATATCGCTTCGGGCGTACATCTCCAGTGGATCTACAGAACCAGAAGAGACAGAGCAGAAGAAGGAAAAGCAAGACCACCTGGACTTGATATCCCAGGCAGCAGAGGACGCGGCCAAGAAGTTGAGTCTGTACGAGGACGAGGAACACAATGTCTATGGTGGCTACCAGAGGGTAAACAAGCGCACGACATCAAGTGTCCAAAGGGATGCATCCAAATCCACAATCAACGACTTCTACCCACCAGACAGCAAAACGGCGAAGACCCTCCCGAAGAAGCAAACAATCCCAGTGTTCGTGTTCAAGGACATGGGCATGGTGCTTTCGGTGGTTTCCGATCCCAAGAAGAACGAGAGCAGTCTGAAGCTATCCCCATTGAAGAAGTCCACCAAGAAGCCCTCCAACCACTTGGAGTACATCAGGGCAGACGACGACACCCTGTGCCTGGTGGACGGCACCCGCGCATACTTGCTTGCCGACAGGTTCAAGATCCCAGTTATGGACGAAAACACCTACTGCATAACCCCAACAAAACTGATAACCCCAACCAGACTCAAGCATGAGGTATATGCGCAGAAGGGTGGATGGGCAGACCAACCATTCAACCTAGTCGACAGGGACGACGACCATCCATTGGACATGAACATCCAAGACTTGATTGGTAAGAACACCACTCCGGACGATTGGAAGAACCCATCAGAGAACAGACTTTGCTTCCCATACACCAACACCTACATGGAAGTGAAGTACGAAAGGGTTCACGGGACAGAATATCTCCCAGACATGGAGGTTTGGACTTGCTATGTCGTACTGGCGGGCGACGAAAAACATACCCAGATGCCAATTTGCGCCTACTTCAAGACGCCCCAATAATCAAGCCTTCCCTGAGAGCTGCATTATCGCGTCAGACAACCTGTCCACGAACTCCTGATTCTGACCTCTGTCAATCACTTCGTTCAAGTCGTTGTAGACGGCCGTTATATTTGCCTTGTCTGACCCCCTCAACTGGCAAGACACGGCATTCCCTTGTGTATCCAATACTTGGCATTGTGGGTCGTTGTGCAAGACAGAGTGGCTCAACACCCCTCCAGCATCATGCCCAAGCACGCCGTAGATGTCCCCGCAGCCAATGTACTCCAGGTAGTCCTTGACTTCCTCAAGCAATACAATTAAATCCGAATTTGTCATACACATGTATTTACACAAATTATGTCTTTCTACGGTCGGACGGAAACACCATCGTGTTCAGAATTTCACGTATGTACCATAGACCCTTTGTGAAGTTGTCCTTGCCGACCTTCCGCTTCTCGTTCGCGTCCTTTTCCTCAGTTGTCTGAATCTGCTTTACGAGTGTCTATAGATCGTTGTAGGTCATGGTGGACTCGTCCGAGAATATGCTTGCGCCATATTTCCACAGACACAGGCACTCCATCTGTACCACCAGGCCGTATATGCTTCTCAACATGCCATAGAACATGGAGTAGAACACATTCGAGTTGGGGATACCATAGCCAGTGTCAGCACCACATTGGGGGCAGCGCTCGGACGAAAAGCAATTCTCCAATCTGTTCACGAAGTAGCCAGTCACCTTCGAGAATATGCCACTTTCCTCGTCGAACATCACCATAGAGGGAATTGCGTTCAAACAGTCCAATCTGTCCTTGAACTCGTCCAGTTCGTCCATCTGAACAGACGCCTCTACCTGTCCAGACATCTCGTTCACGACATCCACTGAACGCACAAACGACAATATGTAGTGTATGCCCAATTGGGTCTGCTCCATCTGCTCGGTGACAGTCCCCAGTTCGTTGTAGAAATGCCGATACATGATGGAGACATCGTGCGTGGTAGGCCATCCCAGTCTGAACCTGTATATCCTGTGGCTCTTGTGCGGGATGTCAACAACCTGCTCGTCCACATATGCGTCTGGAATCTTCGCTATGTACTTGAACAAGTCGTATCTGTAGTTGATGTCCACGCCGCACTTCGGGCACTTGAACTGAACAGAATCGCGGAAGAACGACACTTGGAAGAACACCATGAGGCAATACAGCCTGTCCAGGTCCGTGAACTTCGACACATCAACGCCGTCGGTCAGGAACATCGCCTACAGGTACTCTGTCACGGCGTCGTATATGACATCCATCTGCCTTCTGTTGAAGTTGTCTATGATGGTCTTGGCCACAGACTTCAACTCTGTCACGGTGGTCTCCCTCATCACCACTGTCCTTCCAGTGCTGGGAATGGTAACGGGGATTCTGTTCGTTGGCAATCCCTTGCTGAACAGAACCCCTCGCTGGTTCGGCTATGTCAGGTCTATTGCCATCAGCCTCCAAGGAAGTCGGTGAGGTTCGCCACCTGACCCTCTTGCTCCGCTCCACAATATGCGCAGTCCCTGTGCTTGAACACCTTGTTCATCGGCTCCACGTATTCAGCGATGATCTTGGAGACCACGCCGGTGGAATCGTCGAACATGACGCTTTGTGGGAGGCAATCCACTATCTGCACCCTCTCGCCATATGTCATGTCCTCGACATCTGCTGTCATCGAGTCCTCTGGGTCGTCCACATCGGAAACAGTCACAGACTTGACGAACATCGTGATGTACTCAATCTGAGAGAGGTTGTCCATGGACTCCTTGATTGCCTTGCCAGAGTTGTCGTACTTCCTGTAGTAGTTCTTGAAGAAGTCCTCCACAGAAGCAACCTTCGGCCAACCTGTGGTGAAGGTGAACTTGCGTATCCCAGACTCGATTTCAAACGCCTTGTCTGGCCTATAGGTCTTGGAGAACTCCCTGAGCATCTTCGCCGTGTCGAGCGTGTATGCGTTCTCCCTACCGCACTTTGGGCATGTGTACTTGATTTCTGGGTTCAACTTGTTCATCTGCTGGAGGTTCAAGGTAACCAATATGCGCTCGAACTCAGTGTAGTTCCTGATGTCAAAACCCTTCTCTGTCGCCAGCTTGTTGATTAGGTTCAACATGGCGCAGTACATCAAGTCTGAGCGGGAATTGCTCTGCATCGCAATCTTCGACATCTCCTTCTGCTCAGATGTCGAGATTTCCCTGAACTCCACCGTCTTGCCGATGCTTTGCATCTCGATGGGGGTGGTCGCGTTCGCCATCTTCTGGCGGAATGCGTTTACGATGTTGCTTGCGCTGGTTGGCTTCTTCTTGGTCTTCTCCACGGGAATCGTCTTGAGCGGTTCACTGGGTCTCGCCGAGGATACCTCCTTGTTCAGTTCCTCGTTCACCAGGTTCTTCGTCATGTCGGCGTCCTAGGTGGCCTCGTCCTTGTAGTGTGTAATTGGTGGTTGCATGTTGTATATGTCCTCTTCTTTGCTGTTTTAATGGTTGTTGTTATTTGCCAGCCTTCTGCCTCTTTGCTGGCTTCGCCTTCTGGGGTTTTGCCTTCTGCTTGCTGTTCCCCTCGTCTGCCTTTTCGTCTGCGTCAGACTTGCCATCGCCAGAACCTTCTGGTGGCTGGTTGGTGGCAATCTTCTGCTGCTCCATGTTCTGAAGTTCTGACATGAAGGAATTGAGCTTCCTCATGTGCTCCCGCTTCGCCTTGTTGTTCTCACGGTTGATGATGTCCACCCTCCGCTTGAACCTCTCCATGACCTCCTCTGAGCGGAGCCACATGTCGGTGCCATTCAGAACCGACTGAATCTCCTTCTTCGTGAGGAAGTGCTTGTAGATCTCGTTGAAGAAGTCCTCCAGCCAGGGGTTGAAGAACTCCTCGCTCTTCTTCAGGTCGGACTGCTTGCCAATCTGAATCCCAGACGATGTGTGAATCATCATGTGCGCGAACGGATAGCAATACATGCCATCGCAAGCCAGAGCAACCATCGTGGCGGCAGAGCAACACGAGGACTCGATTTGGCAAAGCACCTGCGCCTGACACATCTTGATTTGCGTGACGATTTGAAGCGCGGTCCACAGGCTCCCTCCCGGCGAGTTGATGTGGACGACCACTACATCGTCCTCGCTGGCTGACTGAAGTATGTCGAACCACTTCATGAAGCTCCTCGGTTCGCCAATCTCGTCAATCAGCCACAGGTGAAATACATTCTTCGTCTGCTTCCCGAACGACACAAGGTTGTCCTTGTCGAAGTCGGTGTCAATGTCCAGTCCTGGCAATATTCCCTTCATATATTTGTGATCTCCCTCTTTTGGGTGTTGTTTAATTTCCTTGCTACAATTATACAAGAAAACGCAAACAAGGTAAATATAACAAGGGAGGAAGGAAGAAAAACATTCGATGAGAAAGCGAAAAAACCCAAAGGAAGAGTTCAGAAAGTCGGACGAATGGTTGGACTTCCGCAGAAAGATTGCAGAGTCCTTCGCCAACAAGGATCCAATCACCAGGAAAAGGCTGGCAAAGGGCTTCAATATCCACCACATGAGGACAAATCAGGATTTGGAGGGCTATTGCGACCTGTCCAGGGAGGACGAATTCGTGCCATTGAACAGATACACCCACAAGCTCCTCCACTACCTGTTCACGTACTACAAGCAGGACAAGGACATTCTGAACAGAGTGAAAGATGCCCTGGACAGAATGTGCGAATTGGCGTCTGACGCCACAACAACACCAAAACACAACACAGAATATGTCGAAGAAAAGCAAACTCGAACGCAAGGAGAGGAAACAGCAAAGGAAACAGGAGCAAGTGGAGGAGAACAAGCAGGTATTTGACGTTATGACCCTGCTCAGAGACGAGAAACTGGACACAAAACCGAATTTCGCCAAGTTCCTGGAGACATATGTCAGGGATGTGCGGGTTTGCGTTGGGAGCAAGATACAGTTCTACCCAACATTGAAGTACGACACGCGGAAGATCTTCGTCACCTTCTTGGATGGTCACGAGTTGGTGATGTTCGTATAGCTGGACTTCCCAACGCAAGAGAGGTACTATCTGGAGTACGATTTCGAGTCAATTGAACTGAAGCCCAAGGAAAGGGAATTGGTGGAGGCGTTCTTCCAGAAGTTGATTGAGTTCAAATTCGTGAGGATTGTGTAAATATATATAATCAATTGAGGTAAAACGACATGATTAATATTAACAAATTGGTGACGAGCAGCATTGTAATAACAACGGGTCCTGTGGATGATGGAAAAACCAGGGTCAAGTACACTACAGAAAGTGGACACTCTGACTGGGAAGGAGACATTGTTGGAGAGTTGACAAGCAGTTCAATCCCAAACAAGGAACATATAGAAGAAGTAGAGATTGGAAGCCATGTGACGAGCATCGGGCATGAAGCGTTCTATGAGTGCACCGGGCTTACGAGTGTGACGATACCTGATAGTGTGACAAACATCGGGGAGTGGGCGTTCTAGCTTTGCAGCGGTTTGACGAGCGTGACGATTGGCAACAATGTTAAACGCATCGAGGAGGGTGTGTTCTTTAATTGCAACGGGCTTACGAGCGTAACGATATCCGATAGTGTTACAAGCATCTGGAATAAAGCGTTCGCATGGTGTAGCAGACTTACAAGTGCAACATTTGAAGGAAAGACGATTGCCCAAATATAGGCAATGGATTATTATGATAAATGGTTTGCAAATTCTGGGCCAAACGGTTCTGTGACATTGATATGCACAGATGGTTCAATCACAGTAACGCAGTCTTGCTTCCTCAAAGGCACTGACATCCTTCTTGCAGACAATACCACGAAGAAGATTGAAGACCTCACATACGACGACATTCTCAAAGTCTGGGACTTCGACGAAGGTCAATTGGGTTCTGCAAAGGTATGCTGGCTGACGAGACCTGGACTTACAAGCGACCACTACTACCAGCTCACATTTGACAATGGAACCGTCCTCAAAACCACAGGAATCAACTCCAACCACAGGATATTCTCTGTTGACCAAAGCAAGTTCACGAATGTTGCTGATGCGAAGGTCGGGGACAAGGTGTTCTCAATAGACGGAACGCTGACCATAACGGATGTCAAGTATGTGGAAGAGGAATGCGAGTACTACAATGTCATGACCTCTGGCAAGATAAACTGCTTCGCAAATGGCATCTTGACTTCCGACAGATATGGCAACCTCTATCCAATAGTTGACATGAAGTATGTCAAGGATGGGAGAAGCATTCGTCCATACAGCGAGTATGAAGCTGCTGGCATTGACAAGTACTGGTATGACAACCTCAGGCTTGGTGAAAACACCGAGACCGTTGAGAAGTCCAAGGAATATGTCTGGAAGTGCCTTGGTCAGATGCTTCCTTTGCCAGAAGCGAAGAATTGAAAACAGGAACAGTACAATCCCAACAAAGAAGACCACCATCAACTTGGTGGTCTCTCTTTTTGTCGCGTCACCTGGAATGTGATCTCAATATCCTGATGTTGATGCTTCTGCCCGGCATCTCGAATCCAAGTTGATCTGCACCAGAACCCATGGCAGCAACACCCATGCTGTCCCCATACCCCTTTTCGTTCAGCTCTGCCACCATTCTGTCCAATTCCATGTCAGAATATGTAAAGTCGGTGTTGTTCTCGTCAGCCAGCCAGTCGAAGCCACCCAAAGAGTCATCGTAAAGCCCGATATGGATTCCAAGTTCAGAATTTGGCAATGGCGTGTCCTGCGAACAAGCCTTGAACAACCCGGGTCTCAGGTTTCTGTCCCACGCCAATGGGTTTCGATATGCCATCCTCAATCAACCTCCATCATCAACCAAATGGATTCTCGTCTCCCCCACCTTCGTCATCTTCTTCTGCTCCACCACCATCGTCTGCTCCACCTTCATCTTCTTCTCCCTCGCCACCTTCCCCGTCAGCATTCTGCTCATCCTCGGTGTTGACGGTTATCCTGCCAGGCGTGAGCATGTTGGCAGTCAGGATGTTCTCCAGGGAGGATATGGAGAGAGTCTTCATCTTCGTGAGCATCGTTTCGTTGAACTCGCCGCCCATGTACTTCTCGCCAATGCCCTCGACCAAGGCAGCCATTATCGCGTCGAACAACCTGTACTTGTTCATGTCGCTTATCTCGTCGTCGGTCATGCCGAGGATGTTCTTCTGCGCCCAGGTCTTGGAGAACTCGTCCCGGTCTGCGTACTTCGCGTACAAGTCCATCTTCTGGGAAATCTCCTGGTTTGAGATGAACTTGGAGTAGACATATGGTGGCGTGAACTCCACATAGAAGTCGCTTTCCTTCAACTGATGCTGCTGCCAAATGCCCCGAAGCTTCAAATGTACTATGAAGGAATCCTGCAGAGCCTTTGCGAACTTCATCTGGATGCCCAATATCAACTTCGAGAACGAGAATTCCTCCTGAGTTATCTCTGTGGATGCCCTGTACGAATTGGATTCCAGGTTGTCGTATCTGGTGTAGGGGACGCCAAACTGCTTGATGAGCCTTTTGAGGAAGTACTTCAAGTCCTCGATCTGGTCATATTGGGCGGTGGATTCGACTGTGCTTACAGTAGTGCCCTCGTTCGCATTCGGCTTCGGGAACACCCAACTGTCCAACATCGAGCTGGGGTTGTAGGTCTTGCCAATCATGGAGTTGTTGGACTGACGGTCAATCTTGGCAACCTTCTTCTCAGAGAGCTTGTTGGCGAACCTTCTCACGTACTCGTGCGCGACCTTGTCTGCCATGCCACCAGTCGCGATGTTGAAAAGCAGTCTCTGTGGTGCCCTGGTGACCCTCAATATCACGGCAGCATCCTGAAGCAGCACCAATTGGTAGTATGCCTGCTTCACGCCCTCAATGATGGAGTATGTCACTCGGCCATTAGGGGACTTCTTGTCGTGGGAGAAGTAGGTGATTTGCGGGAACAGGAAGGGAACCACATTCTGGGCAGAGCTGAAGTCCAATCCCCTGTAGCCATTCGTGTAAATGGTGTTGAATATGGCAGAGTTCTGAGAGTAGTATGCCGACAAAGTGTACTGCAGTTCTTGCGCGTACTTGTCCAGATCGAAGTAGATGCCACAATTGTCTCCAGTGGCTTGGTTGATGAGGATGTCGTAGAAGTCGTTGCGCAGACGTTTCACGCCAATGATGCCCAGCGACGGAATCTCGTGGTTGATGATGTTCTCCCATGCAACCTCGCCCTCAATCACATATGTCCTGATGATGTCGACGATGTTGTTCCTGATGTCGAAGAGCTTGATGAAGTTGTCGAATTCCTTCTATATGAGGTTCTGAGTCTGTTGGTTCAGCTTGTCAGATATGTCCTGGGAGAAGTTGAGGCGGATGAATTCGCCAGTAGAGGACACAGTGAGGAAGTCAGACGCAATCTCGTTGATGCACCAGTTGCACTCTGGGAACTCGGAAATCGCCCGATATTGCCACAGCCTCTGCTGCTTGTCTGTTATGAGTGGGATGTAGTTGTGGTCGAATTCGTCCGAGACATACCCAAAGAAGGCGGTCGATATCCCAGGGTTCTAAAGCGAGACAATCCCCTGCTTGTCCACAATCTTCTCGATCTTGGAGGTGTATGCCTTGAAGGTCTCGAAGTTCCGGTTCTAGGCGAGTATCTGTATTCTGTCCTGGGTTTCTTGGTTCGTGCCAGCAACATTCGATGTCCCCTGAGCCTAGAGGGTGAGCTTGTTCGCCCTGTCAACCGGGGACGCTGAATTGGTCAATACGCTATGGTTTGTGTTCGTCGACATCTCAATGTACTTTCCTTATGTCAATTATACGAACTCTATTTACCATTATTATCCACATTCGCTCGTCAGTATCTCGACATTGGCGTACTTGTTGAAGTCGGAATCCCATCCAGACACTGCGTATATGGAATTGGCGTCCTCCCCATTGCCCGCGTGGTTTACCTCTATTCCAAAGATTCTGTCCCCATTCTCCAGTCTGCGCCTCAAAGCACCTAAGTCAGAACACCAGGGTTCAAGGTAGAGGTCCTGACACACGCCAGACGCAATCAAGTCCTCGGTGTTCTTGATGGTGTCCAGGGTTATCTCGTACAGGGAGGAACTCAAGTCGTTGGTGAAACTGAACCTTTCCGAACTCCCACAGCACTTCACTATGTTCTGAACCACATCCCTTCTGTAGTCGTCGTCGGACACGCCACGTGCATGCCAAGGCCGTATTCTGCCCATGGTGGATTCTGGCACAGTCACATGCGAGGTGTAGAGGGGGACATCCACAACGATTTCGTCGGGCTTCGAGGAAACGATGGTGTCTTGGGGGATGTGCCAACTGGGATCCCACCTCATGATATACTGCCTGAACTTGTTGCATTCCTCGACCCCAGTTATTGTATCCCTCCTGACGCCATATGTCAACCTGCCCAGAAACAGAAGGACATAGTTGTTGAGGCAATACTCCATGTTCGTGATGTTGCGCCTCTTGACGCCATTCAAGTACGACTTCTTGTTCTGCTCCTCGTACTCTGGGTTCTCTATGCATGCCCTCGCCACATCCTTCACGAACTTGGAGAACTTGTACCCCTTCTGCAGAACAACGATGAACGAGCTGGAACTGGAATTGCTTACATAGTCAGTGCGTATCTTCATGGGATTCAGAAACCTCCAATTTGTCCAGAATCTTGCCAAAGAAGGAGTCGTTTTTCTCGGGTGGGAATGTCTGCTCGGAATCGCTGGCGTCTGGCTCAAACCCAAACTTCTTGAAGTACTTGTAGAGGAACACGAGGTACATCATGCCAGTGTGATCCCAATCTGAGCAATTGAAAGACAGCGAAACGATGTCCTCGGGGTTCTTGGGTGTGGCATGGGTGTCGGTTTCGCAATCGTACTCACCCTGAATGTAGATTTCACCAAAGTGATCTGGCGACATCCAGTCATGCCACTCGTCCTCTGAGCCCCTCTCGATGACGCCAACATTGAAAGTCTCGCCCAAAGAGTCTGCGCCATAACAGTTGTTCAAGTATTCGCCGAAGTCGTCCAGGAACATCTTGGCGGCCTTCGCAGCATCTTTGTTGATGACGAAAGACGAAGATGAGCTGTTGCTGACATAGTCTGTGCGTACCTTCATTCTGATACCTCCTCTACATCCATATTATACCACTTTTGGCGCAATATGTAAAGCAACCTATCAATTGTCTCTGTCCAGGTCAGTTCCCCGGATTGAGTTGTAGTCCAGATGATCCTCGCCCTCAATCTCGATGTCCTTGTACTTGAACTCCAGGATTGTGGCGGTCTGAATGGCATTCGACAAGTCGTCACCCCAATCGTCTCCACAACCAACGCTGAATCCTGGGTTCTTCAATGCGAGAATGTCCTTGATAAGCTTAATCTGTTTCTGGTTGTCGGGCTTGATGTCCTTTGCATTAGAATAGATGCAAATGCCTGGCTCGTCGTCGTCGCTCCAACCTTCGTCAAGGCACTTCTTTCCGAACTCGTCGATAATGCGCTTCTTGAACTCGTCGTACTGAGCCTTGTCCTTGCAATTTCCCCTGACGCTGATGGTGTTGCAGCGCTTGAGGATGGTCATGAACCTTTCGTCAATGCACTTTCCACAATCGCTGAACATTATGATGAACGAGCTGGAACTAGAGTTGCTTACATAGTCTGTTCTGATCTTCATGTCGATTGTCTCCCATCAGCCATTGTCGTTTCCACCTCGGATGTAGGACTCGTCGAACCTGAGGAAGTCGTATAGCGTATCCTCCGACTCGAACATCTCCATGCACTCTCCCTCTGAGGAAGCAGATTGGTGGTCGATGTAGTAGCCAGTCGCCAATGTGGTGTAGCCATAGTAGCCACCCCTGTCCTCGCTGAACCCAATGTTCGTCTCGATGACATCTGGATTCAGCTTGACATTGAACCCAAACCTCTCCTTGCAGACATGCTTGAGCATGTCGTAGAGTCGGTCGAAGTCCTTGCCAGTATAGGGTCTCTTGTACTCGCGCTTCCTGTTGGACATCTTCTCCATGAAGAGATACAGCAACTGAAGTCCAACGAAATTCAACTTGCCCTCGAAACTGCTGGTGTCCTCCCACTCCCAACCAAACTCGTGCTTGCCCTTGGTGTTCGGAATTGGATATGATGTCCAATCGTCAGAATACGGCTGGAAATTGGACTTGATTTCGTCAGTTTTGTCAGTTCCCGCATTCGCTATTATGATGAAGGAACTGGAGCTGGAGTTGCTTACATAGTCAGTTCTGAGTTTCATGTATCAGTCGTCCCTTCCACCATCGACCAGGCAGCTCACCTTGGTTATTTCGGTTCCAGTCATATCTGTCAACTGCTTTGCGACACGAGCCTCGAAGTCCTTCCTCGTCTCGTCGGGCTTCATGCCACCATATCCAATTCCAACGCAATATTCGTCGTAGTAGCTCTCCAATCCACGATTGAACTCCAAGTCAGGGAACTTGTTCTCCAGTTCAGATATGATGTCCCAGGAGTCCCAATCCTCGTAGTCTGGCTCCTCACCATCCTCCACTTGGTGGTACTTGGATGTCAGCTTGTTGTGCTTCGCAATGGCAACGAGATCGTCCCAAGTGAATGCCTTGCCAACCACCATGAAGGAGCTGGAGCTGGAATTGCTAACGTAGTCTGTGCGTATCTTCATGTCTGTTTTCCCTTCGCAATATTATACCACTTTGTTTTCGTCCTGTAAAGCCACAAGCTTGCTCCTGACTTCAGTCAATGCCTTGCCAAGAAGGTTCTGGCCCTTCCAATTCCTTTCGTCAAGAACTCCCTGGTCCTGGATGCCCCAAATGCCATCAGACGGGGATGCCTCGACAAAGGTCTTGCCATCAAACTCTGGGTCGAGTAACTTGTTGTGGTGGTAGGTACATTGGCTGAATCTGGCGAAGTTCACATCCCGCATCACCTCGTATCTTACTGACCACTTCTCGTCGTCGTAGTTCTTCACCATACGCCCCAACTTCTTGCACTCCATCGGGTCATCGGTAACGGCCAGAATCTTCTTTGCAATATCAACATCTCCAAAGAACATCGCCTTTGCCCACATGAACGCTTGCTCTGTGCAGAAGAACTCATGCTCCTCGCCATCAAAGGACCAGCGGAACTTGCATCTTGAGAAGTTGGAGAGGAAGCTGCCATAGAAAAACACGTACTTGTCAGTGACCCTATAGCCCTTCTCGTACATCTTGTCAGTAGTCTGAACCGGGTCAGGATAAGTGGGCTTCACAGAATCTTGCGCGGCGTCGAATATGCCCTGCGCCCCAATCAACTCGATGAACTTGGACACCCTCTCGTCCCTGGTACCGAAGATGGCGTCAGATACCTTGTCCACAGGAAGAACGCCAGACAGAAGAAGCTTCAACAATGTGTCACTGAACAACCAATCTATCTCCTGACGGTACTCCAGGTTCGTGTCCCGGAACTTGTCATCCACGACCACCACATTGCCGCACTTGTCGAGATCAAGGAACACAATCTTGTCGTACCTGCCAATCTCGCAGCAAAGCTTGTTGAACATGTTCTGCAAATCGTCCTCGGTTATGCCCAATTTGGGATTGTGCGCCTTGAGATACCTCGTATATACATATGCGTCAATTGGGGAACGGTCGGTCAAGTAGCAACCATCTGGCATCTGGTCGATGATGTCAAGCTGCTCAACCAAGGTGTCGAAGATGATCTTCTGAGATTCAAGGTTGCCCTCCCTGTTGATCTTGAGACCCCTTTCCTCAATCTTCTTCCTGTAGTCGCAACCAACCGTCTGGAATTCCATCGCCGTCCCCTTGAACTTCTCCAATATGTCCCCTATGAATGTGGACTTCCCTGTGTTCTGCGTTCCAATCACCCCAATAGTCAATTTCCCATTTGCCATTTCAATATCCTCCATCAATAGTTGTTGCTTGGACTGTACTTCCCAGTATGAACATCGTCCAAATACCTGTCGTATCTGAGTTCCCAACTCTCCAATGGCTCGTCCTTGTGCCTCCTGTAGAACTCCATCATCCAATCCTTGGTGAGG